ATATATTATATATAATATCTATCTCAACCTTAAATACTAACATATTTATTATACTAAGGTTTTGAGAAAAAGTCTACATTTTTTAGAAATATTTTTTAGTAAATTTAAAAATAATTTATAACATTATGATAACTAAGATATTAGATACCATAAAAAATATTTTTATATGGTTATATAAGAAATTAACATTTAAAGATTATGTTATTATCTTATTTGTAATGATTTCATGTGTATGTTATATGAAATATCGACATTATGAATCAAAATCAATTAAACCACCGCTGGTAATATATAATAGTGATTCATTAGAAATTTACAAGAATAAATTAAAGAATTTATATGTATCAAAAAAAATATATGTACATAATATAAAAGAATTACAAAATCAGAATTGTGAATTAACATAGGAATTAAAATCATTAAAAGATAATCCTTTGGTAATTACATAGACAAAGATGCATACAAAAATTGATACTGTATATGCATAGTCTGATACAATTATACATGGTGATTCTATATATAATTTAAAATGGCATATTGATGAACCAAAAGGATATTATGCGGTTACTGGTGGAACAGATGTCAGAAAAGACTTTTCGTCATTCTCTGCACATATAGATCAATTTACTATGAATACAAATTTAACATTAGATATTATTGAAGATAAATCAGGAATTAAATTAATAGGTAGAACAGATAATCCATATATTTCTATCAGTAATATGGATGGTGTTATGTTTGACCCATCAAAATTTAAATATTTGAAGAAATATTATAAACAGAAAAAATGGTCTATAGGTCCTACAATAGGATATGGTTTAAGTAAAGATTTGAAGTTAACACCATATATTGGTATTGGCATTTCATATGGAATAATTCAATTCTAAAATTGATATGGTGAAATATCATTAATAAATAATTTACAATTAATATAATAAGTAATAAAGATGGCAGAATTATCAAAGTTTTATTAGGTAACTAATCAGATAATGTTAGAATATGTAGCTAATTAGTATGATGCAAATGATACACCTGATGAAAAAACAACAGATTATACAGTATATATAGGTAAAGATGGTAATGTATATTATACAGAAAAACCATAGGATATAGATAATGAAAGATATTCTAATGCTTAGTATTTTATTAAGTTTCCAGATGAATCAATGTCAGAATATACATTTGTTGGATTAACAAAACAAAATACATTAAATGTTGATAGTTCAATATTAGATAAAAATGGTAGTAAAGTATATAGTAACGAATCTTTATTGAATATTAAAGATAATGTTGATACATTTACAGAACATAAAGGTGGTAAAATGCATTATGATAAAATCAGATTACATTTTATATATGGTTTTACATTAGATAGATTAGCTGGTATAACATTACAAGTAAAAACGAATGCAAGATATTTAACACCTTCTTAGAAAATGTACCCTAATAGTAATACATATAAAATGTATGATGAATATCATAATCCTATATTCGAAACAGAATATATATTGATAGATGATAATAATGTTGCAACTACAAACGATAATCCAACTGCAGTATAGTCTGCATATTAGAACAATGCAAAACAAACTGAAGTTGAAAAATTATCATTTGATTATACAGATTTTTATCTTCTTGATATATTTTTCCCTAAAGAATGTTTGATTCTTCATAATGTTGTTAAATGGCATAAATCTCCAATATATCAGAATGGTTGTTTTTATGATAGATATATAGAATTTTTAGTACCATCTGCATATTATATGTCATTAAATGGTGATTTAAATTTATCAGTAGAAAGTAAATATGGACATGGTGAATTAATCAGAACAGAAAATACTGTTACAGATAAAAATGATGTTCAGAAAACTAATATTCAATATTATGGAAAAATACCAAATGATAATACACAACGTAAATTGGGATATTAGATATTGAGTGATCCAACATTAATTGTAAATTTTGCGACTGTTTCAGAAGGTAATCTTACATCAACAGATCCTAATATATATGCAAGTACATTCCATCAAGATCCAATAAATCAGATTGCTATAAAATATAAATCGAATTCTGATTACTTTAATGTAAGAATATATGAAGATACTGATAATAAAGAAATTGTATATTATCCAGTATATGGTGAAGGAAATAATGTAGTAGAACTTTCAGATGACATTATGAGAAGAATAGAAAATAATGAGATTCCATTGGTTTCTGAAGCTTTTTATGATAATTTATCTAATACAGATATTGATTCATTTGTATAGACATATGGTAATGATGCGGCAAAATGGATTATTTATAATGAAGTTGCTGTTACATATAATTATGTTCCAAATACAAGATTATTAGAAAGTGATGGAGAAACTGATGCAATAGAGTCAATTGAAAGTTTTACTAATATAATAGATTATTCAAAACATAATAAAGATATAGAAGGTTCATTTTGGAAATGTAAATATACACCTAAACCACAAATAAGAAATAATATGTATTGTAAATCTATTTGTATTTCATATACATGTAGATTAATAAACAGATTAACAAGTGTTGAAGCTATTAGAACTGCAACAATGACTATACCTCAACAATCAGTTATAAGGTATTCTTCAAGAAAATCAGTTATAAATAGTATTGTAACATATAAAGTTGTTAATCAAATAAAGAAAGAAGATGTTAAACAAACAGTAACATATAAAGAAGCACAACCAAAGATTATAAGAAGTTACTATGATGCAACAAATATCACAATTAAAGATATGAATGATAGTAATATCTATACACAAGGTTAGATGACATTAAAATTAAAACATTCGTCTACAAATTATGTATTCAGATTATATAATTTAAATGAAGATAATATACGAATTCCATATGATTTAACAGGTCCATATAGATACTATCTGGTATTTCCATCTAATGACGGTAATAAAGTAAAGATTAAACCAAATGCAGATAGTAATGCACTTAATTTAGGAATAGGTTAGATAGTATTTTATATATCAGAAGAAAATGTTAAGAGAATTATGAATGTATCATCAACAGATAGATATTTTGCAATAGTAACAGATAGTGATAATAACGATTCAAATCAATCAACTCTTTATGAAGGAAAAGTAGAATACTATTCTTAATAAAATAAAGTAAACAAAAGTTAAATAATTTAGTATAAAATAAAACAAACAATAATTTCGAAATTATGTCAGATTAGAAACATACAGTAGAAGATGTTCTTGCACAGTATGCATAGACAGCAGAAGGTGCAGCACATCTTGCAGAGATTGAACAAGGAAAGACAAAAGCAAACACAAGAAAAGCACCAAGTGTAGAAAATGTACAAACCGCACAGGAACATTTTGCAGAGCAAGTTGCAGATGCAAAAGCACGACCAAGTATGAGAGAAGCACATGCAATACGTCAGGATGAATTAAAGAAAGAAATTCATGACAGTGGTATGGGATTTCTTGAATTACCATTAGAGTCTCTTCCAACTGGTGGTATTTTCTATCCAGAAGGAACACGAATTTTTGTACGTGCAGCATCAGGTGGTGATATTAGACACTGGTCTATGACAGATGAAACAGATGTAAGTGCAATTGATGATGCATTAAGTTATATCATTGAACGTTGTATGAAGATTTCATTTCCAACTGGTCAGGCAACATGGAAAGACCTTAAGGAAATTGACAGATTTTATATTATTCTTGCAATTCGTGATTTTACTTTTACAGAAGGAAATAATGAATTGAAGATTAAGATTTCAGAGAATAAAGATATTGCAGTTCATAAGGATGATATTACATTCATCGATATTAGTGATAAGATGATGAGATATTATAATACAGAAAAGCGTTGTTTTACATTCCCTGTTAAAAATCCACAGGTTGGTTCTATTGATATTTACATGCCATGTGTTGGTGTTACTCAATGGTTGAAAGATTATATGAGAAAGAAACAACAGCGTCAGGAGCAGTTTGACCAGGATTTTATTACAATTGCACCTATGCTTATTCCTGATTATAGAAAGTTGAATGATTCAAGTTATGCATCTATTCTTCGTGATACTATGAATTGGGGACCTTATGAATGGTCACTTGTTTCAAAAGTTAAGAGTATTCTTCAGGAAGCTATTACACCAAAATTAATGTATACTGATGAAAGCGGCGCGGAGGCAGAAACACCGCTCAACTTTCAAGGCGGAATCAAAGCGATATTCAACATCAATTTGGACGAGGAATTCGATTTTTAATTCTTGGAATTATAAATTTTTAAAGAATACAGATATATGGGGATTATATTGGGAATGTACAGATTTCTCTGATATTCACAGATTATTTAAAATTCCATACGATGATTTAATGCATATTGTTTATGTTCTTTCAAAGGAAATGAATCTAAGTTTTCAAGATATTAAAGAAATGTCTTTCTTTGAAATTCTTGATATATTAGATGTTTATAAAGAAAATATGGAAGAGCAAGAAAAACAAAATAAAGAAGAAAATCAGCGTATGGAAAAACAAATGAATAATATGCAAAGTCGTTATAATATGAATGATTTAAAAAATCAAATGAGTAATCCATCAGGTATAACAAACAGTTATCAACCACCTAATATACCAACCTCAAATTTTAATATACCAAAAATCTAAATAATATAAAGAAAATGAGTAAAGATAAAATCATTGAAGCAGAAGAAGTAAAGTCTGCAAAATTAGATAATACTATTGATCCAGAAATGATTGTCATGGATGATGATTCAGATATGCCAGAACCAGAAACAAAGTCATATGAAAAACTTATCAAATGTACAAATAAGTTCATGCAACTTTTCCATGAAACTGTTGATACACTTCCATATGCAACTATTTTAAAGAATTCAAATAATGATCAGATTAAGCTTATTGATTTGGTTAAATATATTGAACAGAAATATGATAGAATGCCTATTGAAGAAATGGATAAGATTGTTTCATTTATTGCAAATCTTGACTTCAAACATGCAAGACCTCTTATGGAAATTATTGAAGATCAAAATAAACAAAGTATCCTTTGGGAACCAGTTGATTAATTAAATGAATATTTTTAAACAACTATTTAATAATAAAAAAACTGAATTAGAAAAGGAAGAAGAAATAGAAAAAGAAGTTATTGATAATAATATAAGCATACAAAATAAGACAAATATATGTATTATTAAATATAAAGTAACAGAAGATAATGATATACCAGATATTATACATATCTGTGATTTTCATGTTGATACTCTTCCTAATCAAGATTCAATTATATGGTGTCCAAATGAAACACAAACAAATTTAATTCCATATAAGGTAATTAGATATGATTTCATAGAGGATCCAGAACAAGAAATTAATTCTAAAATTTATATTGTTGTAACAGATGCTAAATTATCTGATATAACAAATGAAAATGTTTATTAACTTATAATAAAAGGAAGATTCTAATATTGTAATATATTTGGAATCTTCCTTTTAATTTTTAAAAATAAAATATAAAACTATGTTTGATAAAACAGAAAGAAGTTCATTTAAATATTGGTTTGCACACTGGTGTTCATTTAATATGGTTGCATTAAATCAAAAATGCTGGAAATTTAAATATCTGTTTCATGATATGGAAAAACCATTCCTTAAATTAATTTTACCATATAAAACATTACAGAAATTCCATAGATTTCATAATAAACATCATCCAGAATATTATTTTTTACAAATGGGAAAATATCATAAATGTAATAATTATGATTATGAAGCAACTATTATTGATTGGGAATGCTCTCATTATACAAAGACTAATTGTCCAAGAAATGCAAAGCAAGAAGTTGATGCACAATATTTAATTTATAAAAATAATGAAAGTAAATATGTAAAACAAATTGTTGAAAAATATTCTGATTATTTTAATGAAATTATAGATGAAAATGGTAATTCAAGATATATTATACTGGTTGAAAAATTTTATAAAAATTTATATGAAAAATTAAATAAAATTGGATTAAATTGATATAAAATTGATAAAAATATTAAGTTTTATGAAAATTTATTTAATTATGAAATATTTAGTTATGTTTATAAAGTTATAAGATTCCATAAAAGTTAGTAATTGTTAGTATAAATATAATAAAAAAATATATTATTTATGAAATTCATTAGAAAATTTTCATCTGAAGTTGAAATGAATGATGCAATATCACAAATTAAACATGGTGATGGTGCATTTTTATTTGGTGTATCAACAGCTAATGGTATAGAGAGTATGAATTTTTTTAATCATATACATCCTGGTGCAAATTGTTTGATGTTAGGTTCAGTAAATATGGTACCAGTTAAATTGGATTCATCATCAACAAAAAAGACTCCAGTTGTTGCAGATGTTCTTTATTCAACTGCAGATGGAAAGTTAACACTTGATGCTTAGACAAATAATGTAGATAACACTCCTATTGCAATTTGTGTAATTCCAGAAGTTACTGAAAACTTCAAGAATGGTGATGATTCAACTGGAGCTGTTAAAACAGCTAGATTTGTTTCTTTAAATTACATGCATCCCGAACATCCAACCTCAGGACAAACTTCTGCATATAATATGTACTTTGGTAATTACGGTACTAAAATAGGTAATGTAAAAGGTGGAACTGATAAAACATCGTATATTGGTGGTAAGCGGAATACACAGCAATGTTTATCTAAAGCTACAAATCAAGATCAATATATATGTGATGGTGTAACAAATAATTCAGGTACTGGTTATTGTGCTCCTGCATGTTGTTGTGTTGCATATTCAACACCTGGTACTAAACCAGGTGACTGGTACTTACCAGCAATTGGTGAATTATATCAGATTTATGCTAATAAAACAGCTATAAATGAAAAGAGAACAGCTATAAAAGGTAGTGGTTTCGATGACGACGACCTTTATTGGAGTAGTAGAGAGTACTCAAGTAACCATGAGTACGCTGTCTATCTCGGTAGTGGTAACTTCAACTACAACAATAAGAGCTACACCAACTATGTCTTAGGTTTCTTAGCTTTAGAATTACCAGCAGAGAAGTAAAATATATGGGAGATTAAACATTCGTTTGTTTAATCTCCTTTTTCATTTTATGATTATTATACTGGTTGAAAAATTTTATCAAAATTTATATAAAATTTTAAGAAAAATTGAACTAAATTGATAAAAATATTAATTTTTATAAAAAATATACTTAATTAAGAAATATCTATTTAGCTATGTTTATTAAGTTATAAGATTATATAAAATTATTCTATATCTTTATAAATATAATAAAAAATATATTATTTATGAAATTCATTAAATAGTTTGCAACTGATGAACTAATGAATGAAGCTGCTTTATAGATTCATCATAAAGATGGTGCATTTGTATATCAGTCTCAATCAATTAAATTTATAGATGAAAGACATCCAGGACTTAATTGTTTGATGTTGGGTTCAGTTAATATGTCTCCGGTTAAGTTGGATGCTTCATCAACGAAGAAGACTCCTGCTGTAGCAGATGTTCTTTATTCAACTGCAGATGGTAAACTTACACTTGATGCTTAGACAAATAGTGTTGATAACACTCCTATAGCAATTTGTGTAATCCCTGAAGTTACAGAAAACTTTAAAAATGGTGATGATTCAGCAGGCGCTGTTAAAACAGCTAGATTCGTTTCTTTAAATTACATGAATTGTGATACACCAACAACTGGAAATAAAAATACTCAGACTATATACTTTGGTAATTATGGTACAACAATAGGTAATGTAAAAGGCGGTACTAATTCAACAGCATATATAGGAGGTAAATGGAATACACAATAGTGTTTATCTAAAGCAATAAACTAGGATTAGAATATATGCGGTAAATCTATTACAAATAATTATAATACTGGTTATTGTGCTCCTGCATGTTGTTGTGTTGCATATTCTACACCTGGTACTAAACCAGGTGACTGGTACTTACCTATGCCAGGTGAATTATATCAGATTTATGCGAATAAAACCGCTATAAATGAAAAACGAACTGCTATAAAAGGTAGTGGTTTTAGTTAGAGCACCAGTTATTGGAGTAGTAGAGAGGACTCAAGTAACTATGAGTACCATGTCTATCTCGATGATGGTTACATCAACCGCTACTATAAGGACAACAACCGCTATGTCTTAGGTTTCTTAGCTTTAGAAGTATAATATATTTAAATATAAAAGGATGAAACAACTTAATGTTTCATCCTTTATTTTTTTAAAGTCCAACAGAAAGCGGATATTTAACTGTTGAATATGAATTATAATTTACAATTTTAATATCATCATATTTAAAATCATTAATATCTTTAATTTCTTTATTAAGCTCAAGTTGTGCATATTCATATTTAAATGGATTTCTCTGAATTTGCTTAATCGCGCCAGATAACTGATTCTTATATATATGACAATCACCAAGTGAACATTTAACTTCATAAGGAACCATATTACAAATCTGCGCAATAAGATGAGTTAATATAGAATAACTCAATAAATCATATGGTAATCCTAAACATGTATCAACAGATCTCTGCATCCACATACAGCTTAAATATTGATGTGGAATTCCTAATTTATCTAATTCTTCATCAGATAAAAGTTTATTATCATCTACATTGATATTATATCTTTTATGATATTCTTCATTTCTTTCATAGTTATTCATTTCAGTTACATACCATTGTGATAAGTAATGACAAGGAGGTAATGCCATATCTTTAATTTCTCCAACATTCCATGCAGAAATCATTAAACGTCTATCATCTGGATTTGTTTTCAATTTATGAATAAGTTCTTTAACCTGGTTAATACCATTCCAATTAACCCATTGTTTTCCATATACAGGTCCAAGATCACCAAATGTATATATTTTACTATTCATATCACCATCTTCAACATAATGAATAATATCCTGTTTAATTACACGGTTAATAAACTGTTCTTTTGTAGTCTTTACATCTTTATCAGATTCAAATTTCTGCAAATAATATCTGTATGCATCATCATCCCAGATATGAGTATTATTTTCAACAAGATACTTTATATTTGTATCACCATGTAAAATCCATAACAATTCATGAATACAACCTTTTGAATACACTTTCTTTGTTGTGAGAATAGGTAAACCTTTCCTTAAATCAAATGAAAGCATTTCACCGAAAATAGATAATGTTTCACCTGCACGTGTATGTTTTGTTTTTCCATTTTTAATAATTTTATTCATTAATGACAAATAATCATAATCAGTTGTAACAAATGTACGTTCTCTGTATGAAATAACCGGATTAATATTTGAGTTTGAATTATAATCAGTTAAATTTTCACATGTACGATATGTTTGTTCAACAGGAGGAAATTCAAAATATGTATCAAAATCTTCATCAGATAAACCTGTATTTAAAAAATCAACATATAAAATATCAATAAGATCTTTGCTAATTGCTTCTTTATAAATAGATCCGCCGCCAAGAATGAATGCAGAATCCATTTTAATTTCTTTTGAATAACTGATAGCATCTTCAATCGAATGACATACTATACAACCATCAATATCAATATCTTTATGTGTAATTACAATATTAATTCTATTCGGTAATGGTTTTCCTATTGATTCATATGTGGTTCTACCCATAATAACAGAATTATTTCCATCTCCTGTTGTTACATTTTTAAGCCATTTCATATCATCTTTATTATTCCAAGGAATTCTGCCGTTTTTACCTATACCATGTGTGTTTTTATCTACAGCAACAATTAAATTTACATTCATATATAAGTTAGCTAAAATTTATTTTTTCTTTATTATTATAAAAGACTTTTCGCATTAAGTTTATTATAAATTAAAAAATATGAATATATTTAATTAAATTATAATATGAGTGGTATGGCAATTAAAGGCTCTGTGCCTGTTAGAAATTTTGATGCAGTATATATAGCAAGTATGGTAATAGATAATTTAACACATAATTGTAAAGATACTGATGGAAATATAATGAATTTTAATGCATGCACATTAGGTTCAACAGGGAAGAAAAAAGATGATGATTATTCAGGCGATATTGATATTGCGGTTGAGCTTGAATTCTCTGATAACAATATTAATGCAATAGAAAATTGTATTCGTAATAAGATTTGTCCAGTGTTTTCTGATAATAAACCTCAAATAAAAGTTAGTTCTGGTTTCCATATCATTTCTTTTGGTGTTAAGTGGGTTAGTGATATTGTTCAGGTAGATTTAATGTTTTCTAATGATATAGAATATTCAAAATTCATGTATCATTCACCAGATTACAGAAATAATGAATCAAACTTCAAAGGTTTATATAGAACAAATTTGTTAATTGATTTAGCAAGCTTTATTCCTACTAATATACCTGATGTATATAATGATGATCATGTATTAACTGATTTTTGGAAATATACATTAACATATGATAAAGGCTTATTTTTACGACATAAAACATATAAAGGCAAAAGAGGATTATTGAAGAATCCAGTTACAGTAAAGGAAGATGATAAATTTATTACAAATGATATTAATGAAATTATTAAATTTATATTAGGAGAAACAGCTACATTTACAGATACTAATTCATTTGAAACATTAATCGATTTCGTATTCAGTAAGAATTATAAATATGATAATATCGTAACATTTAATGTATTAAAAGAATACTTAAATGATAAACGACATAAAGATAAAATATTAGACATTATATCTTATATAAATAAAGCTATAGTAAATTGGTTAGATGATTCAAATAAAGAATTATATATTTCATGTTTAACTGAATCTTTATTAAAAGAAATTATTTTTATTAAAAATTATGTTAAAAATTGAAGACTTACATATAGGAGATAAAGTAAGAACCAATATAAGTGATAAGGATGCATTGATTGTTAAACTAGAAAGTAATGCATATATTAATTATCAGAAAAATGTAAATAAAGAAGAAAATAAGTATAGTAAAGCATTAATACCATTTTTAAATGATAATAATACATATCAAGGTATTATGTATAATAATATAACATTAAAAATTGATGGTCAAGATATGCTAATAGGTACAAATATATCAAATATAATTAGTGTAATTAAAACAGATAATAATCTAAATAAATCTAATAATTCATTAATTAAAAAGTTTTTGTCTTTATTTTGTAGACATTGATATATTAACAATATATAATATATGAATTATGGTTAAGCTTAGATTTGGAATAAGTTTAAAAAGTATTTACACATGTTAGAAATACATAGTGATAAAAATCTCCCTAATGAATATAATCTATTTTTGATAATAGATTATATTCCACTAAATTGTAATAGAACGTGAATCTATTTTAAATGTAAATTGTAGTGTTACAGCATAAATTGTGATGAGACTTTATAGGAGATACCTACGTTTAAGTACACGAAGTATAGTTAATTTGCAGACTATCACCTAATCATTGAGCATTAGGTATTACAATAAGGAGCGCGCATACTTAAATATGGTAAAAAAAGTTCAGACCACAAAATACTTAAAAATGAAAAATGGTTAACAGTAGTGAGAGTAACAGTCAGTAGTCAAATACAAATTAGCTGCTAGTTTACTCAAGTATTGCTTATGTGAATAAGTGTGGTAAGTTATTAAAAAACTTTATGGGTTCGATTCCCATCTAAGCTTCTAATTTTTTAATTAATTTTATTATGAAGAAATTTATTTTTATTTTTTTAATGATATTTGGATTTGTAATTTCTTCACATGCACAAATTCAATATTATAAAACAACATCATTTGCAGAAGCAAAGATTTATAATGGTAAATACTATTGGGGTGATTGGCAATCATCTGATATGGTTTTAACAATTAATCTTAATACTGATGTTATAACAATTTATAGTCCAAAGACACAGATATATAAGGTTTATAAAACAGGTGATGCTTTTACTGATAATAAAGGAGGTAGACAAGTAACATTCTATGTTATTGATCAGGATTATGATAAGGGAACTGTGCGATTACGAATAGAAAGTAATGGGAATTCACAGGTCTATATTGATTTCAGCAACGTAGGGTGGTGTTATAATGTTATTAGAACATCTTAATAAATAAGGGATTTAAATATTCGGTATATTTAAATCCCTTATTTTTATATTATTAATTTATCATCATCAACTTTAAATGTTTCTTCAATAGAATTTAATCTGTCAAATATTTTTGTTTTAAGATTATTTAACATTTCTAAATGTCCACTTCTTCTTAGTACTTTAAATACAATATTTCCAGTTGCTTGTTCACCATCAATTGGTAATGATTTTTTTCTACCCTATATAATAGAATCATATAAATAATCAACTTTAGACTATAATAATAAAATAGATTTATCACTATTTAATTCATCATATTTTCTGTTATAATATTCTATTTTATTAATATACATAGAAGCAATTTCTTTTATCGCATCTTTATCTAATTTCTTATGTTTATATGCAGGAATTTTTAACCAATGACTATATTTAACAGAATATATACCATTACTTTCATTTTGTTCTGATATATCCTATGCATATAATTCTACGTCATAACCATATATTTTTATATTATTATGTTTATTATTCCATTCACATTTTTTTGCATATAAATAATTTTTTACTAAATCTACATTATCATTTAACTATTTGAAATCTGTAATTATATGTAAATCAATATCAGAATATTTTGACCAATTGAATGATGCAATAGAGCCAACGATAACAATATCTATAGGAATGAAATCTAATTCAGTAGAATCAATAAATTCTTTAGCTATTTTTATTAAGCGCTTTCTTATGTTATCTTTTAATTTTCCATTTTTCCATATTTTAGGATTCAATTCTTTTTTAAAATTAAAAGATTTTAGATTTATTTGATTTGGATATATTTTATCTATAATAGTATTTACTTCATTAATTTCCATATTAAACGAAATATATGTTTTAAATATTTATTTAAAATGAAAATAAGGAGACTAATTTTATTAATCTCCTTATTTAATTATTAATTAAAGTAAATCATTACAATACATACGAATATTTCCAATAAGGTCATCTCCATCTGATGCACATGTTGCAACAGTAAAGAAATTATAATCACCCATTTTAATTAATTGTTCATTAAGCTGAACATAGAAATATTGATCATCAATAGAAGGAACAAAAACAACCATACCATCGATTGTAAAACATTGTCCTCTATCAGTTACTTGATTACGAAGTTTACGGGCCGTTTCATCATGCATTATATAGAATACATCATCATCTGTTAATGTATTAAGTAATTCTTCAGCTTCAAAATCTTCAACATTTTCGTTAATCTTTCTTTTTATTGTTTTTGAAACATCTTTCATTATAGATTCATATAATGCGCGTTTGCGATTTTTATTCATAATAAATTTATTTATTTTTTTACTAATATATTTATTATTAAAAATATTGTTTTCAAACAATACCTATTTCTTTCTATATAAAATATAGAAAAATTATATTTAAATACAATGAGTACATACGTAACAAGAGTTATAGAGGTAAAATTACCATGTGTAAAAGGATATGTATGGAATGAAGAAAGTCTAAATAAGATAGATAAGAAAACATTATTACCATATGATGTTTATAGAGTTAATTCAGATAATGAATATCCATATAGAAAATTTCATATTGCACATGAAATTGATGGTATTCCGGAATATTGGGAGAAAATGAAAACATGCGATTATAAATGGCATTTGGTAAAATATTGGGTATTAAATAATCCTCATTCACATACAGATAAATTTGAAATTATTTCAGATAATAAGGGAAAACAAGAAGAAGTTAAAAAAATTTCTGAATATTGTGATAATGGCGGTTCAATCAGAGATGTTTATCTTTCAAGATGGTATGAAGATACATATAGCATCATTAATCGAGGTATTCCAGAAGATTGTTCTGCAGAAACAAGGAAAGAATTATGTTTAGATGATAATTATATCTATAATAGAACATATGTTTTATTATCAGAACTCTACTCTATTTATAATAGAGAGATTGAGAATTTCAAGAATAAGATTAAGACAACAATTCTTAATGATCAACTTAAGACTATAGATAAAAAAATAGATAAAATATATAGTAAATTAAATGGTGAAGACGCAGAACCAGAAGTTGAATCAGAATCAGAATCAGAACCAGAATCAGAAGTAAATGAAATGTCAGATGACACAGATTATGATACAGAAGGTTATGATTATGAAGAAAACATAGATTCATTATTTGAAGAACCGTTCAATGATATTCAAACATTAAATGATGAAATTGTCATTATTCATCGATTAGTAGATGAAATTTATGGTTATATATCATCAGAAAATATACGTATAAATTATTATTTTTCATAAAAATATGAGATAGAAAGATACAAAACTTATTATAATAGACGGTATGGATAATACCGGTAAAACTACATTAATTAACAGAATCACATCGGTTTTGTAGGATTAGTTGGATATGAATGTGAATATTATTCATCTTGAAAAACCACCGAAGGAAATAAAGAAAGAAGATATTCCACATTATTCACATATGTATTATACAGATATATTAGTAAAACAACTTAATACATTATATAATTCTGATATGTATGATTACATCATATTAGATAGAGGCTGGATTTCTGAATATGTTTATGGACCATTATATAGAAATAGAACATATCAAGAAATAACAGAGGATAATATTGTAATGGATTATAAAATTTCTAAAATATTTGGTAAAGAAAACATATTTCTATATGTATTAGTTGGTGATCCGGAATTTTTGTTAGAACATGAAGATAATTTATCATTATCAAATTCAAATAAAGAACTTATTAATAAAGAATATGATTTATTTCTATAGGCATTTTATATGTCATTATTAACAAATAAGGAACTTATTCATGTAAATAATGGTAAAACAGAATATAAGGAATATCTTCATGATATATTTAATAGTATTATTGAATTTTAATAAAATATTTTATATATTTTTTAACAAAAAATAAAACAAATTTAGATAAATAATATATAAAATATAAATTAGAACATTAAGGCACATGAATTAAATAATTCAATGAGTGCCAGTTCAATTTATAATATTTTAAGATTTATTTATTTTTTAAGTTTAAGTGCACAAAAGATTTAAAGTAATTAAAGTTTTAAAAATTTAACAAAAAAGAAAAAATTAAAGTATTTAAAGTTATGGCTAAAGATTTACTCGATGAATTGTTTAACGCAGCTCCTACAATTTAGGTAGAGCAACAGCAAATTACTGAATGGAAACCAGCAGCAAAGAAGGGTCAGGGCCAGGTTTATGATGCAGTAATTCGCTTTATTCCAAATCCAGAAGATCCTTCTAATAAATCTATCGTTTCAAAGAATACAGTATTTCTTAAGAATCCTTTGACAAATGTACAGATGGAGGTTGATTGTCCATCTACAGTTGGTCAGCCTGATATTCTTCAGGACACATTCTTTGCACTTCGTAATAGTGATAATCCAGTTCTTAAGGAAAATTCAAAGCATTTTTCACGTCGTCAGCGTTATGCATCGCTTATTCAGATTCTTTCATGTAAGGCAGAGCCTCAATTAGTTGGAAAGATTCTTGTTTGGCGTTATGGTATTAAAATCCATGAGAAGATTTATAATGAAATGAATCCACCAATGGGTACACCAAGAAATCCATTTAATATGTTTGTTGGTCGTCCTTTCTATGTAAAGTGTAAGTTGGTATCAAATTTCAATAATTTTGATGATTCTCAGTTTATTGATCTTCAACCACAGGATGGCGCTCTTCGTATTCAGGTTAAGAATGCTCAAGGACAGGAAAATTGGCAAGTTATTACACAGGAAGTTATTGCACAGAATCCTGATGTTAAACCACTTGTTCTTAATTATCTTAAAGAAAATTGTCCTTCTCTTGCACCATATGAATATCATGCATGGACATCAGAGACTACTAATTTTGTAAATTCTTGTATTAAGATTTATACAAATCCACAGGCTTCAATGCAAGCAGCAACAGGAATGCAGGCAGCAGCAATGCCAACAGCAAATCCATATATGCAACCAGCTATGCAGCCACAGGTATCTCCAGCAGCTCCTGTACAACCAGTAATGCCTACATCAATGCCTACTGCACCAGTTACAGGTCTTGAGATGGGTGCAGATGCAACATCAATGAATCAGACAACACCGGGTGGTTTTAATGCCGCTAATATTCCAGGTGTTGGAAATGGTGAACTTGATTCAATTCTTAATGGCGGAGTTCCTGCAGCAGCTCCAACTAATCCTGCATCAAATATGAGTCTTGATGATGTTCTTACAGGAATTATGTAATTTTTAATTTAACATATATTAATAGCATCTAAGATTTAATATTTTAGATGCTATTATTTTCTAAACAAATTATAAAAATGCGAATATAATATATAAAATATAAAATTAACGTAATTTAATATTATGGCAAAGAAAAAGTAGTCAAGTGAAGATTTTGAAGGTGGTATTGGTTCATTAATGTCAATGGTAAGTAGTATAGATGATTAGGCAGAAATTATTGCAGACTCATATTATTCTAATATTTAGGAATGGGTACCGAGTGGTAATTACATATTAAATTGTTGTATGAGTGGTGATATGTTTAAAGCATTACCATCAGGACGTATAGTTTCATTAATTGGTAAATCTGGTGTTGGTAAATCTTTTTTAGCGTGTTCTTTTGCGAGAGAAGGTTAGAATATGGGTTATATTCCTATTGTTTTAGATTCGGAAGGCGCATATGATAGTGCATTTGTTAGTAGACTTGGAGTAGACCCAAAACGTATGATTGTTAAAAAGGTAAATACAATTTTAGAGACAAGCCAATTTATTGCAAGTGTATGTGATAAATTGCAAGAACAACAAGATAAGTATGGTAAACATGATAAAGTAATGTTTATTCTTGATTCTCTAGGAAACTTAACATCTGAGAAAGAACGTGAAGATACATTATCAGGTTCTCAAAAAGCAGACTTTACTAAAGCAAAAGATACAAAAGCGATGTTTAGAGTTTGCGCGACGCCAATTGCGAAATTACAATGTATTATGATTGTATGTAATCATGTATATGATTCTATGTCTTTCATACCCCAGACAATCCAAGCAATGGGATCTGGTGCAGTATATAACGCATCTACTACAATTGAATTAACAGCTGCAAAGTTGGAAGATAAAGAGAATGATGCAGCAGCTAAGAAAAAGCAAGGAAGTGAATTAGCAACAAAAACTGGTGTATTAGTTACAGCAAAGCCTGTGAAAACAAGATTCTGTATTCCGATAAAGGTAAAATTTTAGATTTGCTACCATAAAGCTATGAATAAGTATTTAGGCCTTGAACAATTTATGAATTGGGAAAATGCAGGTGTTTGTAGAGGAAATTTATTAACAGAAAAAGAATATAATAAATTAAGTGATTCAGAAAAAGCAAAAATTCATGTTTTTGATTTTAATGGAGAAACAATGTATGCTGAAGAACGTTCAACTGCAAGAGGTATAATTGTAAAAAGATTAGGTAAACAAGTTTCATTTATTGATTTTTGGTCAGACAAAGTATTTACACAAGAATATCTTGAAGAACTTAATGAAAAAGTAATTCATCCTTTATTTCAATTACCTGATCAAAACTCATTTGCTGATATTAAAGAGATTGAGCAAACAATGGGTGTTGATGATACAGATGAAGATGATCCTATAGCAGAAGTAACAATTGAATAATTTTTATAAATTTTATATACAAAGAGGATATATTTAAAATATATCCTCTTTTTTATTAAAAATAATTACGTTTCAAATACCATTTTTTAACAATTCTAAAATAAATAATATAATGATTAAATTATGGGAAATAACATTTTTGTAAGTGCTATTTCCCATAATTTTTTATATAAACTTTATACATTATTTTTGCTATAAATTAATGATAAATTATATATAAAATTAATATGAAGAATATTAAAGAATTAATTGAAAATATTAATAATTAGATAAAGACTGAATATAAAGGTTGTGTATCTGTTTCAAAGTTATGTAATGATTATATTAAAGTAAAGTTTGATGATGTAGCTCAAGCAGAATTATGTGCAAAGAAAGGTTTGAATGACCCTAATTATAAATATGCAGGTATGACTGCAAATCAGATTCTTGAACAATGGCACGCAAAATCGTCTGAATCAAAAAGATATGGTTCTTTATTGGATGATTATGCTGGTATGAATCTTAATAATGAAACAGAAAAATTAGAATTATGGAAGTTAGATAATGGTTATGATTATGATGATAGATTAAAGTCAATCTGTAAAGGATTTGATGATTTCTATAATTTTATATCAACTAAAACAAATTATAAGTATGTAGCAAGAGAATTACCATTATATTGTAAAACACCAAAAGATGGTCATATTAATGGACGTTTTGATTGCTTATTTTATGATGAGAATACAGATGCTTATATAATAATAGATTGGAAGACAACAGATGATATAACAACATCATCAAGATATGGTAAGAAATTACAAGGTCCTGCATATATGTTAGATGAATGTGATATGAATACATATACGATTCAATTACATGTTTATAAGAAAGCATTGGTAGAAACATATGGTTTATCTTCATATGATAAGATAAGTGTATATGTATGTAATTTGCTTAGACAACCGAATGAACAAGGATTAAATTTTAAATTGTTTAAACAAAATTTTGATTTTGATGTAAATAGATTAAATACATTTATTGATTTTGGAAATCAAAAATTTAAATTAATGAAAACATTATCAGAAAAATGCGACAATCAGAAAAAATAAAATATATGTTAACAACTGAGTTAACAGAAGATGAATTGAAGAATGTAATTCATTATTCATTTTCGAATAGACCGATAGATACGAAGTTATGGTCCGAACTGTTAGATAAGTTGGATTTAACAGATGAAGATATAACAACGGATTTCCATGATAAAATTAAAAATCTTGTATATGATGCCTTTATTATTAAACGTATTGATTATGATGAGGTTTCATATAATCTCTCGTTATTAAGAGCAAAAAAGTATATAGAGAAGTATACAAAAGGTAGAAATATGTCAGATTTGATTAAGGGTTGGTTATTATATACATCTACTGATAAAAGTTATTTTTATCCTAATGCATGGAAAGAACCTGAGCAGAATAGAATATTAGAGTTTTTTAATATTAAGAATAATCAAAAAATATATAGAAACGATGATTTAACATTAATGTTTTGTGTTTATGTAGTTTCTAATGAGTATAAAAGGAAAATATCTGATTATGAGCGTTTTGAACCAAGTGCAAAATTATTAGCAACTATGTTAATGGAATTAAAAGGAATATTTGATATGGTTGAAAATTATTTAATAAAATTAACATCTAATTTATATTGCACACCAATATCACAATCTACTTATAATTTAATTGAAGAAACAAATCAAAAGATATATTATTACATATATGATGTAACAAATGGTTCAGTAACTACAAAATTAAAAGCAGATATAGAATGTAATAAAATATTATTATCATTTGATTATGATGTAAAACAAAATTATATTATTAAAAATACAGGGTTTGATTTTATATTTGAACTATTAAATTATGATATTCTATATTTTAATACTTATGGATATTTTTTTAATAGTTTATACTCATAAAATAAATAATAAAAGTTATTTTATTAATTAGAAATTATGATAATAAAATCATTATATGAATCATTATTAAATTGTATAAATGAAGCAAGGGTTTCAAGAACAATAGATAAAAAGTTATGGTTAAGTATTGCATCTACATGTTCAAGAAATAAGGCAACAGAAGCAGAAAATGTTAAACCAAGAGCATCATAGTCTAAAGAAGAATTATTACCAAGATATGTTGCTGCACTTCTCATAATGAAAAAACAATGTCCGGAATCTGAATAGGATATTGATGATATTAAAACATTTAAATTAGTAGGTAAGCGCCTTTTATAGTTAGGATGTACAATAGATGAAATAAAACAGGAATACATAAATAATGGCGGTAAACTCGTAACAAATACCATTAATGTTCAACCAAAACAAGTTGATTAGAAATTAAATACAGAAGTTAAATAGAATACATAGGTAAAAGTTGATAATACTGAATAGAAAAAAGTTATTAAACAACCAACAGTAGTATAGAAGAAATTACCTGATGGTGTAAAGTCATATGAAGATACATTAGAATTTGTAAAACATGCATATGATAGTTTATCTGAAATATGTGAATGTATTTATAATATATTAGATAAATCTTATTATACTATATAGAAATCATTTTATAAAATAGAAGAACCTACATATAAATTATATTTTAGAACTGTCACAACAGATGAAGACCAAAAAGTATATTTTAATGATAAGCATTGTATATATATATCATGGGTGAAAACATAGAAAAAACGTGTATATGAAGGAACATTCTGTATTTTAGAAAATAATATGACAATTAATGATGAACCTATAAGTGATAAAATAGAATTAGATGATAATACATTTATTACATATGAACAATTATATGAATTATGTCAAATTGCATTAGCAAAATTAAGTTATTCATCATAGAGACAATATAATAATCCATTTTTACCTAAAAATAAAGTCATTAATAATACATTAGGCAAATTCGGTAATAAAAAGAGAGACTTCAATGAAGAAATTGATTCTCATGAGATGGGAAAAATAATGCCAAAGGTTATAAGGAAATATCCTACAATTAAAAAATGTTTAACATGTTTGGAAATATTATTATATAAGAATAAGTTAGGTAATAAGAATAATGATATGTCATTTGAATTAAATGAACCTATATATGAAGGTAAATTTTTTAATAGTAATAAAAAATTTTATATTATAGGTTACGATTATGATCCATATCCAAAAATTCATGTTGAATATATAAATTCAGAAAGTAAAACGACAGATGCATATATATCATCATATTCATGTGGCCAAAAACAATCGCCTGCATCATTTATAGGTTCTTATAATATGTTAGACGATGGTGATTTACGTATAGATATGAAAGAAATTCAAAATATATTATGGAGTTTAATTTCAGCTATATTATATTATAATAATAATTATGATAATTTTATACAATAAAAATAAAGGTTAGAGATATTACTTCTCTAACCTTTAATATTTTATATACCTACATAAACTAATTGATTTTTCTTATAGGAATTTTTTGTATGGTTTACACTTATATGAATCCATTTAGGTCCTACATTTTTCTTGCCATATTCCCATATTATTTGTCTGCAAGATATTTTACCATTATTTTTTAATGATATAATAGTATCATAAAGTTTTTTATTATCTTCATATGTATTTGAAGATGTATGTATATCAGCGGCAGCACCAAATAAATGATCTGAATTACTTGCACCTCCAACTTTCTTGTTTAATTGAACACATCTAAATCCAGAACTAATTATAATAGGTTTACCAAATGCATCTCTTATTGGTTGTAATATTTTAGTAGTAAGATTTGTTAAGTTTTTCAATTCTAATGAATTTGGAGAATTTTTAATTCCACATTCATTTGCAGTATCTGATTTTATGAGTTCTTCTAAAGAAAAGTTTTTACTTAGTTTCATAATGTAATAACGTATTTAATTTTTATTTTTCTATATCTTTAAGTTTCCAACACCAACATCCATGATCATTTGCATATGTATGTCCAAATAAACCAGATTTACATTCATTCCAATTTTCATTCGGATTATAGTAAATGCAATTTTTACAAAAACGTTGTGTATAATTATTATTTTCCATTTTATTTAAGTTTTTTTTCTTATATTTATTTTTTTATTTCAAAACTTATGTGTATCTTTGTATTGTTAATGAAACAAATAATATTAATTAAAAATAGAAATATGAAAGAGATTAGTTCAAACGCAGTGCATAATTTTACAGTTCGTCTTCGTGCTGTATCTGAGTTTATTGATAGTAAACCAGTATCAGACGTACGAAAAGTGATGAATACACAGTTTATTCTTCCACTTGGACCAAATAATAATGTACCGAAGAAATCATATTCATATAATAATGATAAAGATGAAATCAATTTCAAAATATGGTTTTTAAATACTGTTAAGCAAGCATGTCCGTCTTATATGCATCTAACTTTCGAAAATGCAATGGAAATGACTTGGTGTATGTTATTTCAGGCATGTAGAATTATTTACTAATCATTTAAAAATATTTAACTATGGATTATAAAAATAAGAAACTTCGTATCGTAAAGAAGGAGAAGGATGGTATTACTATTAAAGAAAATGGTACATCTGTAAAGTTTTCATGGGATGAATTTAATGCTGGATATAATATTGTAGATAATGTTTATGCAGTAATGAATGATAAAATGGTTGAACAAATGACTCAACTTGATGAACTTATTGATACAGCAACAACTGCATATTTTATTATGCAAAATTCTGTTCCAGATATTAAGCAGTTGAGTTATGCAGCAGTTCTTTCGGAAACTATTGAAAAAATTCAGAAGTTGTTGAATTGTACAGGACTTGATGCAATGAAATTGGTTAAAAACCGTATTAATGCAATTAATAATATGTTTGGTTCTGATAAGAAATCACATTCTCGTGATTATTATAAGAAGCAACGTCATGAGATGAATAAGGATAAATTCCCAAAACGTGTAGAAACACCTGTTAATTCAACTTCATGTGTTATGTCAGATAATCCTGCATTGATGAAGCTCAAAGAATCGATGTGTTCATAATATATTTTTAAATTGTTAAATAATGGGAGATTGAAGTTATCTATATTTCAATCTCCAAATTATTTTGTTTAGTAATTATTAATATTTCTATTATAAACAAAATAGTTTATATAACGTATATAATATAAATTTGATTTAAAAATTGATTTTATGGTAAAGAATTATAATGAAAATGCTTTTAATGAGCTTGTAAATACAATTAATAAACATATCGATGGTGATAGTTCAGCATTACCTGTTTTAGTTGATATGATTACAGAATTAGATAAGAAATATCCTATGTTGAAGAATAAGTTTATTCATGATATGGGTTCATTTATGACACATTGGTTTAATCTTATTAATGATAGTAAATCATGTTCATTGAAACTTCGTGCAAAGATTTTGAATGTTGATTTTGTAACAACATATAGTGATTTTAATAATTTTACTACATATTGTTATGATGTTATTGAACAGGAAATTAATCCACATACAAATCGTTTATATTCATCAGATTTGCTTAGTTATCTTGCATGTATTATAAAGGCAATTATTCAAACAACTCGTAGACAATTAGGTCTTGATTTAAATAGTAAGAAATATGGCAACACAATTAAAAATGACACCGCAACAGCTTGAGGAAATTAAGACTAATAATTTTACAAATTTTCCAAATGGTGTTGTTCGTTTAATAAAAAGAAATAAACGTGAGTTTCTTGTAGTAGACATTTTTAAATTATGTAATATAAGTGGATGTACAAGAGCTGAATTTTTAGATTTTGTTCTACAATATGAAAAAATAGGTTGGAAGTTTTATACCAGTTTTTCATCATATGTATATTTCAAAAAGAAACGTACATTAATTGAGAAAATTAAAAGTTTTTTTGATTAAAACATAGACAAATCTATTATTTTTTAATATATAATAAAGTTTTTAGATAAAACATTTTTTTATTTTAAATATTTAATGTAATTTTGTAATGGCAAATAAGAAAGAGTTTAAGCCTGAGTATAAGTACGAAACGCTTACAGGCAAGTTTACAGATTATCGTGGAATGGTTCGTGATTTTACAATGGTAGCAGTATCAATTCCAATGAAGTATGATGATGCAGTTGTAACACGTCCAGCTATTGTTGAGGATGAGTATGAGATTCCTGCAAAGAATGTGTTGAATGAAGAGAATGGTCAGATTGAGTATGTACCTGCAAGTACAGAAAAGTTTATTGACGAGGTTGATGAGATTCTTGCACCTATTACAAAGATGCTTTCTGTTGGTGTTGCTACACGTTGTGTACGTGATACACATGATGCAGATTTGGGTGTTAGAATTGCATATGGTAAGGCTTTGAAACTTTTGGATCATTCATTGTATGTTTCACATCCGGGTATGATTAATACTAAGATGGTTAAAGCATTGCTTGAACAGGAGGCAGAGCATTTTAAGAAGGACCCAGGCTCATATCTTGCAGGATATAATGACGCAAAGGCACGTTATGCAAAGGATGGTAAGATTGCAGAAGTTGAGATGACTGAAACAGAGATTGAGGATGCATCAAAGAAAGAAACTGAAGCAAATGAGAATGCGGTTGCATTTGAGCCTGATACTGCAGCTCCAGTACATGATTCAGTTATTCATGTAACAAAGAGTCCTACTAATTTTCGTCAGAAGTTTCTAGATGAAGCAAAGAGTGAGTAATAAAATAACATATTAATAATTTCACGATAGTCATAGGTGATAGATTCTTTCTATTGCTTATGACTATTTTTGCATATATAAATAATAAACTAAATAAATGATACGTTATGGATAAAGAAGTTTTAACATTAGTAAACATGCTTAATGATAAGTATGTACATGTGTACAAAGATGAGCATAATAATATAATAGTGGATGGAACTATTATTATATTTGATAAGGAATATGATGAATTTCCTGTAAAGATTCATAAAGTAAATGGATCTATAAATTGGTATGGACATATCTCAAGTGATCCTTGTGGTTCATTAAAGAGTTTAAAGAATTTCCCTGATATTGTAACAGGAAATGTATATATTTTTAATAATCCAAAATTAACATCATTAGATGGATGTCCAAAAGAAATTTATGGTTCTCTTATATGTGATCACTGTAATATTTCTGATATATCTGGTATTGCTTCTAAAATTAATAATAATTTTATTGCATCAAATAATCCTATTAGTGATATAAGTGCATTAGAAAATATTACAGTTGGTGGTAATATAGAACTTATTGATACTCCATGGGCAAATGCACATAAGAATGATATTAAAAATGCATCTATTATTGTAGAAAAAAATATGCAAGAAACAATATTTGATTAATAAATAAATTAAATTTATTATATTGAATAAATTGTGCATAAGTTTAATGAAGTATTTGATGACGAATTTTATAATATCATAGATGAAAGTTATGATGATACATTATATAACATAATGAAACCTAAATTTGGTGATCTTGTTATATTTAATTATAGTAATTAGAATTTTGATATTATACCTAAAGATAGATGTGGAAAAGAAGATGATAAAGCAATAGTAGGTATTGTTGTTCAAGTTAATAATGATATGACAGTTGATGTATTAATGAAGAATTATCTTACAAGTGAATCTTTATTAATACCATATCGTTATATGGAGAAACCTACTTTTATATCTGCATATTTAAAAGATATGTTTGATAGATATTGTAATAAATATTAGAGAACATCTGTAATAGATTTAACAACATTTAAATATTAGGTACCATAGATAGCTTTATTAGATTTTGTTAATAAAAATTTAACTACATTAGTTGATGTTATTAAGACTATATGGGGTGAAGAAAGATCTATATAGTTTACAGAAAGATTGTATAAAAATGGTTTATTCTCTATACATAAAGGTAGATATTATAGATGGTTACCAGTTATTAATTCAAAAAGGAAAATAGAGAATATATTAGCATTAACAAGAGTTGAATTTTTACCAGTGTTCACATTACAATATAATTAATATAATATGGAAGAAATTTAGAATAGTATACATAAAAATCTTTTTAATAAGAAACGAGAATATGATATGCGTGGTATTATGATTCCATGTATAGGAGATATATTATATTATGACACAATAGATAAGCAGGCAATTATTTAGGAAGTTGGAGATGATAGATTTATAAATTTAAGATTCATTCCTATTGGAATTATTGCCGATATATCAACTGATTGTAAAACATTAAAATTGATAACACCATATTTAATTAAAGTTTCATTTGATATGAATGAAAAAATATCAGAAAAGAATATTATAAAGGAACTTAAATCATTTGTTCGATCATATACGAAATAGTTATTTAATGAAGAACTTGATGATATGAAATTTAATATGGCAACTGCAGATGATTTACAATTATTAATAGATAATTCAGATAAAGTATTAAACGGGATAGAATATTTTAATAATATAAATATTCCAAAAGATAAAGATATACAAGAAATTATATCAAATGATATAATCGTATTTGATAATAAGAAATCTTTGGAATTTACATATAGTTTAAAAGATAATTATAATATTGATAAAACTATAAGTGATATAAGATTAGAAAACAGAAATGATACATGGAATAATATAAAAACATGGAAAGATATAAAAGATTCACAAGTTGAAACATTAGATTGTTATATTATTCCTATTGCGACGATAACATTAGATTAAAATGATAATAGAGATTAACAATTAATTTTATTAAAAATTGTTAATCTCTATTATCATTTTAAACAATATCTATATTTACTTATATCATATATAGTATAATTATTTAAAATGAAGTTGTTATGAAAACAAATATAAACATTAAGAATAAGAAAGCATATTTTGATTATTCATTTATAGAAACATTTACGGCAGGTATTATTTTAACAGGAACAGAAATAAAGTCAATACGTAATGGCAAAGCTTCTCTTGTGGATACATTTTGTTATGTAAAGAATAATAATGAAGTATGGATGAACAATTCATATGTTGCTCCTTATGATAAAGGATGGTATATTAAGCAGGAAGAACGTCGTCCACGAAAACTTCTTCTTAATAAAAATGAAATTAAACGTCTTGGAAAGGAATCAAAAATTCCTGGTATAACTATTGTACCTATAAGAATGTTTATTAATGATAGAGGTCTTTGTAAGGTAGAAATCGCTTTATGTAAGGGTAAGAAAGAATATGATAAAAGAGAATCTATTAAGGAAAAAGATAATAAGAGAAATCTTGATAGAGTAATGAAAAACTTTAATTAATTTTACATGTATAATATATGTAAAATTATATAATTTAAATTAATATGGAAAAATATAATGTATTCCTTGGAGGAACATGTGCAGAATCAACATGGAGAGAATAGTTAATGCCTATGTTGGATAAGTTTAATATCACATATTTTAATCCTATTGTTGATGATTGGACAGAAGAGTGTTAGGTAATAGAAAACTGGCATAAAGAAAATGATGATTATAATTTGTTTGTAATCACTAAAGAAATGCAAGGATGTTTTTCTATTGCGGAAGTAGTTGATTTATCAAATAAGAAACCAGCATAGACATTATTTTGCGTATTATATGATGGAATGGAAAAGTTTCAGGTTAAGTCATTAAAGGCAACAGTTGAATTAGTACAGAAAAATGGCGGAATTGTTTTAAATACATTGGAAGAAATTGCAGATTATCTTAATGGAAAGATTAATGAAATAACAAATGATGATATGTTTGAATACAAAAATATCTTTGAAATAAAACCGGATAGTAAAGAACAGAATATTCCATCTAATTTTTACTACGTTCCTAAAATATTTCTTGCAGGAACTATTGATATGGGAAATTCAGTTGATTGGCAAACATATCTTTGTAAAGTATTAGATGAATATAATAAGAAATGCGTAATATTTAATCCTCGTAGAAATACATGGCCTGATAATAATTCAGATGAATTTTCATATCAAGTTAATTGGGAATTAGATCATTTGGAAGAATCTGATATTATTGTAATGAATATATTAGGTACAAGTAAATCACCTATTACCTTAATGGAATTAGGGTTATTCGCGAGAACTAAAAAGCTTGTTGTTATTTGTGAAAAAGATTTTTATAGATATGGTAATGTAGAAATTACATGTAAACGTTATTCAGTACCATTATATAATAATTTAGAAGAATACCTTACTAACAATATTAAGTAAATAATATAAAAAATAAACTATTATGAAAACTAATTTTAAATAGATATTAAAAAATACATGGCTTTGTATTAAATATCCATTCTTATATCCTCGTAATAGATTTACAGATGAACATTATACAAATAGAATAATATCAAATAAAATACATGAATTACGAACATTTGGTATATTATCAATTCCTTTAAATATAATGGAAAATGATAAATTCATGGAGGAATGTAAGAAAGTATTAGATATTAAGGATAATAAAGAACGGAAATTAACACCTATATTTGAATATCAGGAAGCTACAATTATTATCAGACATCATAATATTCCAAACTGTTCTATAGAGATTGAAGTTAGAAATAAAGCAAATAATAAGATAATTTCGAATACTGTATATAATTTAGATAAGTATCATATAGTAAATAATGCTTTATTTTATATAACTAAATATAAGACATTAGGCGGTGAAATTATTAAACCATATATTTATGTTTCTGTTAAAACAGTAGATGATATAGAAGATGATAATGTAAAGTATAAACTTAATAATATATCTGTAAATCTTACAAAATTTGCTCATACGAAAATATATTTGTTAAGGAAACTAAATACGTTCTTAGGAATATTTCATATATTACCATCTTATACAGAATTAGATGCAATGGAAACTGGTTGGCGTATAAAGTTTGGTGAAGATATATGTAGAGAAATTAAAACATCATTATTACATACATATACAAAAGATATTCATAAGTATTCTATAAAATATTTAATAGCATATATTAAAGGTATTAAGTTATTATTGAATTATAGAATAATGCAGATCAAGGAGAAATTCGGTGGACTCAGGTGGTATTCAGAAGGTGATACGCAAGAAATATTTAATATAATAAACAAATATGAAGATATTTCATATAAGACTTGCATTGTTTGTGGTAAAGATGCAAAGTATATGACACGAGGATGGATATGTCCATATTGTGAAGAACATGTACCTGATAAAGATAATGCTTCATTAATAAACGAAATAGAAAATGAATTACCTTAATTATTAAGAATAATATGAATAAAATATTAAAGTTATCGAAAAATGAGTATTATGAAGTACTCGATAATGATGGAAAGATTTGTGATTATTGTAGTTTTTGTGGTAATCTTGGAAATTGTTGGTTAGCTTGTAATGGGTATCATTGTGATATAGATAATAAAAAATTTATTTATAAACGTATTTTTGATCCATATAATAGATTCTATACAGACACATTACTAAAAAATATATTATCTATTATTGAAGATACTAAAGTAAATGATTTTATATCAGAAGAAGAAAGAGATATGTTTATTTATGTTATCACATCATATATCAATTCTGATGACAAAACATCATTGTTAAAAGATGGTAGATTTCTCTGTAACAAGACATTTTCTTTACGCCTATATAATTTTCTATCTGGAATAAAATCGGACGATACAGACGAAATAAACAAGCTTAATGAATGTATTTCATTTGCAAAGGATATGTTAGTTTTCCAATTGAAAACATGTACTAATGAAGATGAAATAAAATATTTTAAACTTAATGGTTTTATTGATGATAATAATAATTTGATTTTACCATGGATGAAGTAATGAATGCATTGAGACTGAAGGATAATCATTCAGTTAAAGTAAAGAAAGTTTCAAAGATTAAATGGGAAGATTGTGAAACGAATGAAGTATATTATATTCATATAGATATAGAATTACTTTATTAAAAATGAAATATTTATAAAAAATAATTATTAAAAACTTAAACTTTTGATGTTTTTAATAATAAATAATATAATCAATAACGTAATTTAAAATTTATTTTTAACTATCGGGTCCAGTCTGTTTGTGAAAATCGGTTGGACCACATTTTATTTAATAATGTATTGAAAATAAGTTTTAAATTATTTTTTTATTCCAAAAATAATATGTATCTTTGTATTATTAATTTAGTAATAAACAATTAAAAATATAAAGCTATGGTACAGAAATCATCTAAAGAAAGACAGCATGAATTTGATGTTGCATATATGAATATGGCTATTGCTATGAGTAAGTTGTCATATGCTATTAAGAAACAGGTAGGTTGTATTGTTGTTTCAAAGGATGATCAGGTTATTTCACAAGGCTTTAATGGTATGCCTATAGGTATGCCTAACATTTGTGAAGAAATCTATAATATTAATACAGGTGAACATACAACACTTGAAACTGCTGAATCTTATCATGATAAGAAGAAACAGGAAGAGATTCTTGTACAGTATCGTAATATCAATAAAGGTATGATGCCTGGTTTTAGACTTATTACAAAAGATATTACATTGCATGCAGAAAGTAATGCAATTACAAAACTTGCAAAATATAATTCATCTGCAAAAGGTGGTACTGTATATGTAACTTTATCTCCATGTATTCATTGTGCAAAACTTTTGGTACAGTCAGAAGTATCACGTGTTGTTTATTTAAATAACTATAAAAGTGATGCTGGTATCAAACTTCTTGAAGAGTGTGGTATTATTGTAGATAAGTTAAATATGGATTAAATGAATATTTTATATGGATATTAACGAATTATATAGATGGAGATTCTGTTTATTTGTAAATGATAAATTACATAATCGATTTGATTCTCTTGATTTTATATATTCAAATAATCTGGATGAACTTAAAAATAGTTATCCAGATTATTTTAATGAATATAAATTAGATGGATTATTATCACCAGAATGTTATGCAGGTGATAAAGAACTATCATTAATAAGTCATAATTATAATGTGAATTATAAAGATATTCCAGTTTATTATGCAGTATTAGAAAGAAATTCAGAAACAGAATATCAAGATAATAAGATTATTGTAGATAGAGGTATTGCATATAAATCTAGACATTATGCAGCAGGTATGCAAAGAAGTTTATATAATAATTTTAGAACATATTGGCGCTGTATATCTGATGATAAAGATGTAAAGCCATATCAGTGTTGTTTAATTCATAAATCTATATATGAATGGGAACCAAAAATATGTGCTGGTAGAACAGAATCAACATATAAAATATATGATCATGATTATAATGTATACCATTGTACAGAATTTGAACCAAATAGAAATTATGGTGAATTTTTTAAAAATCGAATTATGGTAATGTCTACAGAAAAGAAACTATTGGATGATTATATTGTTTTTTATGCAGGTGATCGTATTCATAAATTAGAGTCATTAATAGAGAAAATAAAAGTTACTATAAAGAAAATTAAAAAAAATTAATATTTTTTGAAAAAAAGTTCTCAAAAATGAAGACTTTTGAAAAAAATTTAGATATATATAATAAAGAAATAATTTTAAAAGACAAAAAACTATGAGACAATTTAATAATATATATAAAAATAACGTGGATATTTATGCCGATTCATTTAATTGGTATGAACAAGTACGTTGTGCATATATGTTACGAGATATTGTGAATAGTTAATACGTTGAATACTATAATATAAATAACGATTAATATATTAAAATCTTGAAACATTCTGCATAATCAGAGAGTTTCAAGATTTTTCCATTTATTATATATAATACACAGATGTGCGAGTGGTTGATGCAGTTGATCTCCAAAATCAATAACGGATTAAAAGTCTGTTCGAGGGTTCGAATCCTTCTCTGTGTGCAAATTTTTAAAAAATACAAACAAATTTTATAAGAATAAAGTTATGACAAATTTAATACGACATATACATAAGCATCGAATATTATAATTGTTGATCTTATATACATTATTATATATAGGATTAACAATAGAAATTATGTTCCTATATGTTTAATGGTATAATGTTGTATTATATTTAGGAACATCCCATATTGGGGTGTAACTCAACGGTTAGAGTGGAATTCTTATAAAATTCTGGTAGTGGGTTCAACTCCCACCACCCCAACTAAAAAAAAAAGAAAATTAATTAAAAATGGAAAACATTGATTTAAAAAATTTAGTTAAAGGTGCAGCAGACCTTGTTTGTATGAATGCTGGAGGAATTGCAGTTTATAATATTACATCAACTGATAATCATGTATATTAGTTTGAAATCGATTTATCAGATAAACATGATGTAGGTGAAACTGCTTCATTCTTACCACATTATGATAGAGCAATAATCCTAATGAGATGGATTAGACGTTCTATTAAAGAAGATACAATTATAAAACTTAAATAAAAATATCAATTTTTTATAGACTTATTTTTTTATTTGAAATATATAATGTATCTTTGTGTTGTTAATGAAATAACAAACATTTAGTTCTTTGACATATTGATAATAAACAAAAAATATTTCAAAAATCTCAATGAATATTTTTTTAATTCAAAATAAAGATGTATCTTTGTATTGTTAATTAAAAAATATATTGTTCTTTGAAATTTTGATAGACAAATATAAATGTTATTCATATAATATATGTTTCTGTTACTGAAAAGTTAATCAGATATACTATGAACTTTATTGAAAAGTAACTTAATAAGTATTTTACTTATGTAAGGAAGAAAACAATAATTATATGAATTTATAGAATGATGCTGCCAAAGAAAAATATGATTGAAATATATCAGGCTATATATAAGATTTCTTATATTATACTGCTTGTCCAAAGTGCATCAGGCGATATTATAGAATATTAAAGTCCTTTTAATATTTGCTATTGCTTTCGAAAAGAATATCGCCACGAGCCAAATAGAACAAATATTCGCACAGGCTGGATATGGTTGTATACATGGAACGATAGTAATCGTGGATGCTTATACGACGGCGAGATGTGTGGTTTGCTGACCTTAAGGCAAAAGTTGGGAATATAGCTCGAAGGTCGAGCGAGAGACTGTTAATCTCTGGGCGTGGGTTCGATTCCCTCTATTCCCGCAATTTAAAAATATGATTTAGTATATATAAAGGATGTACCTTCTATGTTCAGATAGTATCGTCGAGGCGAATATATATATTAAATTTCTGAATATATTTTTAAACGTTTTTAATTAAATAGTAACGAAGTTTAACGGTAAGTAGAGAGCTACGTTATGTAGAACTAAACATATTAATGAATAAAAACTTGCGCAATTTTCTTTTATTCATTAGTAAGAAGGGTCCATCATTAACATTTAGCTATGGAGTAAGGGAAGTGCAAATCCACCCTAATTAACTATTTAATTTTTAAATTCATAAAATCGGATTTGTGAATTATTTCATAGTATACCACTTGTGAAAGCAGTATACTATTTTTTATAAAATTTGAACTATTTCTATTATAAGTGTAGATAAATATAATAAAGAATTATGTATACTATGATTTGTGAAAATTGCGGGAAAGAACATGATGGAACATATGGAAGTGGACGTTTTTGTTGTTCAAAATGTGCAAGATCATTTTCAACTAAAAATGATGATAATAATTAGCAAAAGGAAACAGTATGTAATATATGCGGAAAACTTATTTATGTTAATAAAAGATTATCAAAAAAAGAATGTTTATGTATGTCATGTAAATAGACATTACCTAAAAATTAGTGTAAATGTAAAATTTGTGGAAGAACATATTACAAATATCAAAAACAATGTTAGAATCCTTTTTGTCAAATACATAACTATAAGTAGTTTAATACATTAATAAAATATTTTGGGTTTGATAAAAATAAATTAGGAACTATTGATGTTGAAAATGAATTTAATATAATTAGATAGAAATTATACGATTTATATTGGAATAAAAAAATGTCAGGTTTATAGATCGCAGAAATGTATGGTTATAAAAATGGACATAATTTAACCTAGAAAATATTTAAATATTTAAATATTCCTACACGTTCAGAACCAGAGATGTTTACACAAAATGCTGTATTAACAGGTAGATTAGATCATAGTAATATTTTCAATAAATCAATATATAAAGCAGGTTGGTATAAAACATGGGATAATAAAAATGTATATTTGAGAAGTTCATATGAACAGGATTATGCAAAAAAATTAGATGAATAGAAAATTTTGTATGAAGTTGAAAATTTACATATAAAATATTTTGATTCAATAAAGAAAATATATAGAATTGCTATTCCTGATTTTTATTTACCATTAACAAATACTATTATAGAAATAAAATCAAATTATACATTGAATCTGCAAGAAATTAAAGATAAATTTTATGAATATAAAAAATTAGGTTATAATATTAAATTAATATTAGAACATAAAGAAGTTGATATTAATACTTTATAATGTTATATTTTGGATACTAATAACTTATTAGTAAGGGGATTCGAGTTCCTCATAACCTACCATGTGTTCATATATAGTTTAACTATGGTAAAGTTAAATCTAAAAAATTAGTGTTTCAAATTTACCTATGTGAACAATTTTTTATTATTTGAATAGACAATATAAAGGTTTTCAAATATAAATATTACTTTTAAACTAGAGAAATACTTAATATATTAAATAAAGGACAGATGGCTGGAACCATTTGATAAACGAATTCCAGGTTTATCTAACTTTATTTAATTATTTTAATAAATATATATAATATAAAGGTGATTCCAGTCACCTTTTAAAAATAAAATTAAAATAATATGGAATTATTAAAGATTGAAAAAAAGTGTCCTTATTGTGGAGAAACTTAGTATATGAATATAAAGTCATATGCAAATCATGTACGTTGGTGTAAGAAAAATCCAAAGTATGAAGAAATACTTTAGAATACAAAAGAAAAAATGCATAATCAACGTAAACGTAAAGAATATACATGTAATTGTGTTATATGTAATAATGAATATAAAGTATATGTTACTCCAAATATGTATGCATTAAATAAGTATAAGTAGACATGTTCAACATAGTGTGCAAGAAAATTAACGAATGCACATACAAATTTAAATTAGAAAAATTAGAAAATTTCTAAAACATTATCAAATAAATGTAATAATATAAAATATACAAAACATGTAACAAATACAACATGTACAATACATGCAACACATATTCATATATGTGAATATTGCGGAAAAGTATTTGAAAGTAAGAGAAGAAAATAGAAATTTTGTAGTAATTCATGTGCACATAATAGCCGTTATCGTGTTGAAAATAAAACTTTAAAATAGTTATATAATAATTAGTGTAAATTTAAATTTGCATTAAATAGTTATCCAAAAGAATTTGATTTTAATCAAATAACATTATATGGCTGGTATAAACCAAAAAATGCAGGTAATAATTTAAATGGTGTTTCTAGAGATCATATATTTTCACGTAATGAAGGATATAAAGAATTAATAGATCCGTATTTAATATCACATCCAGCAAATTGCTAGCTAATGTAGCATAGCTTAAATGCATCAAAAAGTATAAAATGTGATATATCATTAGATGAATTAAAAAATAAGATTAATATATGGACATAGAAATATGGAGAATATCCAAATAAAATAAATTATGATATATTTTCAAAATTTGATATAATATTTAAAAAATAATATAGAAGATACGTCTTGTGCGAAACATTACAGTAATAGTAGTATACTTATATTATTAGACAGTGTATTTATATGACTATTAAATAAAAGAGTTATATGGTAAGTATGTAGGGTTTATTATTAAGTCTAAATATAAAATAAATCTGATGATGTAGAGCAAACTCTTTCTGGTTAGAATCTATTTTTAAATCCTATAGATGTGACTGTGACGACAATGAATGTTTCGGGTAATTTTTAATGAAATATTTTGTTCCTGTGAAGTAACAGGCATGCTATTAAAAAACCTAAATGGTAAGCTGTAAGATTATTAGAAGATGCAATTTCTTTGAAATATTTCATTAATTTTGGGTGAGTGTCCCGAGCGGCAAAGGGGGCTGACTGTAAATCAGCTGTCATTTGACTTCGCAGGTTCGAGTCCTGCCTCACCCACATTATTATGGAATATTAGTATATATGTGAAATATGTGGAAAATCTTTTTTAACTAATAAGGCAATCCGTAAAGATAGACATATAAGATGTGATGAATGTAAACAACATAGAAAACATTCAAAAGAACAAGAAATAAATTCTATATTAGATTGTTCAAAAAGAACAATATCAAAGATTTTAAATCGTTCTAAAATAGGTTGTGCAATATGTGGTTGGAATGAATCAACATGTGATATTCATCATATAATAGAGAAATGTAATGGTGGAACTGATGATGTTTCAAATTTAATTATTGTATGTCCAAATCATCATAGAATAATACATACAAATAAATGTTATTCTGTTGAATATTTACAAAATTTATCAATAAAGAATACATTTAATAATTGGAAAGATTATTATCATCCATCAAATTAAGAAATAAAAATAGAGAATATATTTTTAATAATATGGTTGTATAGTTCAAAACAGGTGGAGTAGTTAAAACTGGTAATTAAAATGAATATTTATTTCGAATATTATAATAATTAATATGAGATGTTTGCGGATCGAATGGTATTAATCTTAAGCTCTTATACCGTTATTGATTTTATAATTATTTGCTTATAATGAATAAAAAAATTATCGTTTACTCGTAGAATGGCCCAAGGTCGTGGGTAGATTATTGGTTCGAATCCAATTACAACCGCTATGAAATAATTATTTAATATGTTTATTAAAACATTGGACTATGGTGTAATGGTAGCACAATAGTTTTTGGAGCTATTTGAGTAGGTTCGAGTCCTACTAGTCCAACAATTACAGGTGACTTGCAGTGTGGGAACTGTATTTCTACAGATGGGTAGATTGATGAATAAGACGCGCGTGAATAAGTCTAAGGAGTTCGAATCTCTAAATCTGACAAATAAAGTATAGATTCTAAACAACTCTCAGTAACTCTATTAAATAGCGTAATTACCTTAAAATTAATCATTTGGGTTAGAAAGAAAAAGAACGTTAGATAGCTGAGGACAATAGAATAGTTTAAATATAACCAGTGAAAATTGCCTATTTAAAAATAATAAATTATAATATTGCGGGGGAGTGAAACAGATATATAAATCATGCTAGTCTCATAAGCTATGCGATACTTAGTGCGACTCTAAGACCCGCAACACATAAATGGACCTTGCGTATGGCTGGTGCCTGTACGCTGGACTGAAAATCCAGAGGTCGTGGTTCGATTCCACGAGGGTCCACATTTTAGAGATATGGTGTAATTGGTAGCCACGTATGCCTTAGGAGCATATACTGTTAAAGTGTAAGGGTTCGAGTCCCTTTATCTCTACTAAAAACAAGTATAGACTTCTGATTATAATAATGAGTAAGTATATAGTAATGCTAGCTTATGTTATATACTGAAGAACTGATAAGGGTTACAGGTCAATTATTGAAAAGAATTGGTTTGATTTCGATCATAGATGTGAAGAGCAGCAAATTTCGTGAGAAGCCATAAGTTGACACACAACAACTTCGTAAAACAGCGCAAGTGCCTAATAGCGGGTTTCCTTTATAAAGGGTGAAGAAGCTGTGTCTCGTAAATCTACTTGTTTTAATTTTGGGTGGTATATCAGCTGGTTAGATAGCTTGCCTGATAAGCAAGAGGTCGTGAGTTCAAGTCTCACCCACCCAACAAAATAATTTAAAAAATAATCTATTAAAAATAGACTTTATTTTAAGTTTTACATATAATATTATGTATTTAGTTCTTTGAAATATTGATAAAATAATTTATTAAATACTTTTTTATTTCAAATAAAAGATGTATCTTTGAATAGAAATAAAAAATAGTTATGTAAATTAAGATATAGGTCTCCTTAGCTCAGTTGGCAGAGCAACGCACTTTTAATGCGTGGGTCATGGATTCGAGTTCCATAGGAGACACTATAATAGTTAATAATTATATGAAGTATACAAAAGATTAGTTATAGAATATTATTAATAATACAAATACTATTAAAGATTTTTGTATTAAAATTGGTTGGAAACCAGAAGGTGGATTTTATAATATGTTTCATTAGTTGGTTATTAAATATGATTTAGATATAAGTCATTATAAGTATACAAATGATATGAAATATAATAGTCATTTTGTTTCTAAAAATCCTAAAGATATATTAAGTGAATTAGTTTCTAAAGGAGAAAGAGAATATAAATGTGAATTATGTGGTTTAACTACTATATGGAATAATAAACCATTAATATTATAGATTCACCATAAAGATGGAAATCATTATAATAATGATCCAGAAAATTTACAATATTTATGTCCTAATTGTCATAGTCAAACAGATAATTATACAGGACGAAATAGATGTAAAATACAAAAGGAAATTAAGTATTGTAATATATGTGGTAAGGAATTAAGTAAAACTAACATAACAGGTTTATGTGCTGTATGTTTACGAAAATCATATAGAAATATTAATAGACCAGATAAAGATGAATTATTAAATTTAATAATTCATAATAGTTTTTCAAAAGTTGCAAAATTATGTAATGTATCTGATAGAACTATAATAAAATGGTTAAAACAAGATAAATTACCATATACAAGAAAACTAATTAATGATTATATTAAAGAAAATAATATAGACATTTAATAGTATATTTTATATAATATAAAAATATATTATTTGGGGTTGTAGCTCAGTCGGTTAGAGCAGCTGACTTAACTGTTATTAATTAATCAGCATTATTTATAATGTAATTAATAACAATGGGTCGGTATATAGGAAACTATATATCAGAATGGTGTAAATTCAATGAACGGTTTATGGTGACATAAATTCCAATGTTGAGCGAAATCTTTTTATAAGAGACGTGCAGAGACTATAATCACCTGCCTAAGTTATATTATTGATATAATATGGCGAATGCATAGTCCACACATAAAATATTAATCTGATTAATATATTTTATTTGTGCATAATCAGAAGGTCTACAGTTCAAGCCTGTACTTCCCCACAAATTTAAATAATATAATAATTCATAAATAATAATTGAAGTATTTGACTTACGATGAGACTTTTATTAGTAAGAAATGTAAGTGTTTAATGAGATTTGTTTATGAATATGGAAGTCAATACAGCAAACTTATTTTTATAATTAATAATAATGTTTACAAAGTGATTAATATATTTCTAAAATATATTTAATAACTCAAATACTTAATATATAAATGACTTCTGAAAAAATAGTGAATCTTTTATGGAATTAAAAAAATATGTAATAGAATGTAAAAAATGTGGAAAATAGTTTGAGATAGAATGTACAGAAAATAATTATCAAAAAGGAAAATATAAAAAATATTGTTCTCGTTCATGTGCAAATTTTCATATAGTGACACAAGAAACGAAAGATAAAATATCTGTGAGTTTAAAAAATTCTATTAAATTTAAAGAAGATTAGGAAGGTCGTTTTAGTAATTAGAAACTTGTAAAATGTGAATTTTGTGGTAAAGAATATACTGAATATGGTCTTAAATATCATATGATGTATTGTAAAGAAAATCCTAATAGATATAATTCTATTTGTAATAATGGTAATAAACCGGTATATATATCAAAATAGTTTACAGATAAAGTAAAGATGCGAAATGGAGATATATTAGATATTACTAAATATGAATTAGAAAAATATAGAGAAGAACATAAAACATGTGAAATTTGTGGAAGAACAATAGATGACTGTGTAAAGTGGAAATCAAAAAGTGCACCTAAGCATTTATGTATTGATCATAATCATGAAACATTAAAATTTAGAGGTTTATTATGTTCTGTATGTAATAGATAGTTAGGATGGTATGAAAATAATAAAGAAAAAATTGAACAATATTTAAATAAAAATATTTAATTTGGTGCGTTAGTTCAGTTGGTCAGAGCGCTACACTGTCACTGTAGAAGTCACGAGTTCGAATCTCGTACGTACCGCAACTTGTTCAACATATCTATGTTGATATTTCGGTCCCATAAAGAGTAATGGATGACCTCAACAGTCTTCTAAACTGTGTTCCGTAAAAGGACTTCCAGGTTCGAGTCCTGGTGGGATCACAATTACAATGGTTATGAATGTATGAAATAGTTATAAAATGTATATGTTATTCAGTATTATCTGTTTTATATTTACATTTTTTATAAAGATATTGCGCATAGCTCGAGACTTTATTATAAGTTTTAATTATTTCTTATAATAATGATATGCATTTTTAAATTTTAATATAGGTTTTAAAAAATAATTGTGAATATATGTTATTCAACCATATATTTAAGATGAGATGGTAAGATATTTTTCCTATATGAATATTAGTTACCAAAGTTGAATATGGTTTTAATCATGATAAGTAGTGCCATTATGAATAAACTTTCATGATATAGTGCATATATAATTCTCGGTAAGTATATGACTGAATTTTAATAATTATGAATAGTGTCCGAAGATAAACTATTCAATCTTTGCTTCGGTAGTTCAGTTGGTTAGAACGTCTGACTGTTAATCAGAAAGTCAATGGTTCGAGTCCATTCCGAAGCGCAATATGAGTGATATAAAAGAATATCGTATATGCAAAAAGCATGGGAATACTTTATTTAAATAGTATTTTTATGATAATTCAATTCATTGGAAATGCATGAAATGTTAGTCTGAATATGTTTAGAAACGAAGAGATCATATAAAACTATTAGCATTAGCATATAAAGGAAATAGATGTCAATGTTGTGGTTATAATAAATGTGTATCTGCATTAGAATTTCATCATATTAATCCTGAATAGAAAGATTTTGCAATAGGAAATAGAGGTTATACTAGAAGTTGGAATAAAGTAAAATCTGAATTAGATAAATGTGTATTAGTATGTTCTAATTGTCATCGAGAAATACATAGTAATTTACTAGAATGCCCAACTGAAATTATAAAAGATGATGATGCTGTTAATAATTTAATATATAAATTTAAAGACAATTCTATAATTAGTTAGTATAATAAAATATCTGATAATATAAAAATCAATAAAAATTATATTATTCCGTCGAAAGAAGAATTAATAGAATTATTTAAGAAATATATTACATTTGAAAATATTGGTAGATTATATGGTATTTCTGGTAATGCTATAAAAAAATGGTGTAAAAAATATGAATTACCATATAAAGCAAAAGAATTAAAGGAATATATAAATAAATTATAATATTTGGGAATACCTTCTCGTTGGTGTGAGAGACCCATGGTAAGTGGGTTGTATTTGCAAACCGGTTGAAATGATCTTACGTCACAGTGTTCGAATCCTGTTGTTCCCACAAATATTTTGAAAATATTTTTAATAAATATATAGACTTTATTTAAAAAGTTATATATAATATAATGTATTTTGAATTTAAATATTATAATTTGAATTTAAGACATATAAAATGCTCGGTTCGTATAGCGGTCAGTACTACAGATTTTCGATCTGTTAACGGGGGTCCGACTCCCCCACCGAGTACTGTATCTTGATTTACATAACTAAATTAAGAAATATAGTTAAAAATAAACAAGATTTTAAATTTACGTTATTAAATTAAAAGTTTCTTTATGAAACTAATTTTAATACCTTCATAGACGAATTGGTATAGTCACTAGCCTAAGGAGCTAGGTTTAATTACGTCTCGGTTCGAGTCCGAGTGAAGGTACAAATAATTATGAAATATTTTTTTGATTTATTATTAATTTTTAAAATAAATTAGATAAATAATAAGTTAATTATATGAATAGATCTGATGCAGGTAAGTTAGGGTATATAAAAGCAAAATAGACAATAGAAGAAAATTATAATGATAGAGTAAATAATTATTATATTAATCCAAAACATTGTTTATATTGTAATTGTGTTATTCCTTATGATAAACGTTATAATAAATTTTGTTGTAAAAATCATGCAGCATCTTATAATAATAAACATAGAGATCATTCAATATATGAAAATATATCAAATTTATTAAAGAATAAGAGTATAGCACCTAATAAGAATAAAACAAAGAGAAATACATGTAAAATATGCGGTGCATTACGTGGTGAATGTAAAGATTCATATGTATGTTCGAAATATAGATTATTTAATGGGTTAATTAAATTTGGATTTGATATAAATACTAAAGGTACTGAAAAGATAATAGATGAATTTTATAGAGTTAGAAATATAATTGAAAAATTCTATTTATTAAATGGGTCTAATAATGATAAATTAATAGAAACTTTTAATTATTATGGTGGACCATCAAATTTTCATAAAATATTAAAAACGTTGGATATACAAACAAGGAATTTATCAGAAGGATAGATTTTTTCATTGGAATCTGGTAATAGAATAGATATGCCTTAGGTTAATTCATATCATGATGAATATCATAAAACATGGGATAATAATATTGTATATTTAAGATCTAGTTATGAAACTGATTATGCAAATATATTAGATGATAACAAAATTCATTATGAAGTTGAATCATTAAAAATTAAGTATTTTGATACACAGTTAAATAAAGAACGTATTGCTATACCAGATTTTTATATTAGAGATAAAAATCTTATTGTAGAAATAAAATCTAATTTTACATTAGATATATAGAATATGAAAGATAAAGTTATATCATATAAAAATAATGGATATGATTTTAAACTTATATTAGAACATAAAGAAGTTGATTTATATTCTTTATGATTAAAGTTTGCCTGGATGGCGTAATTGGTAGCGCGACGCACTTGTAATGCGTAGGTTGTGGGATCGTACCCCACTCCAGGCTCAATAACATAACTTAATAATGTTTTTATATTGCTGAATAATTTGTGGACAGCAAATAAGGCATTTAAGTTATATCTGAAAAGATATGATTTAGAGTAATCAATATTAAGAAGCATAAGGTTAAAATAGCCACAGTTGGCCAACTGTGAGTGACGTAAGAAAGGTCAAATCGTTTTAATGAAATGATGTCTGTAGCCTTTGAAGGTAATCAATCCTTCCTACATAAAAAGTTAGCGTCATGAACTAACTTGTAGTGACTGAATAATGCGCTTAATATGTAATGAGGTTTGATGGTAGTCAGGAATCCATCTATGAATTCATTATTATTTTTATGTTTTTATATATCGTGGGGTAGTGTAATGGTAACATGCAAGGCTCATAACCTTGAGACAGTAATTGCTTAGCGAAGGTTCGAATCCTTCTCCCGCAACTAGTATGATACGTTTATTTTATGAATATAGATAACTGTTCGCGATTGTGTATCTATAAAGTAATATTATAAATGGGGAAATATGAATGACAGAGATAATAAGCGATCGATAAAACTCTGCATGCATCTTGGTGTAATGGCAACACATTCTCATCATGCGAGAGAGTAAGCGGTTCGATTCCGTTAGTTGCAACAAATACAAGAACATTAAATTTATTTAATGGAAAGTCTTGTAGACCATCGTATTGGTACTGAGTTAAAGGATTCTCACAGAATATAAATCCTAATTTTTTATTTGGAAGGATGGCAGAGCTGGTCGAATGCGCGGGTCTTGAAAACCCGAAATCGTTTAATAGCGGTTCGTGGGTTCGAATCCCACTTCTTCCTCTAATTATCAATAAGTTATAAAATTATCCTGTAATTTTATAACTTATTTTATTTTTTATAAATATTGAAATTAATTTTGTTTTAATATGAACAAATATGTAAATGAATTAGTTGAATATTATTTTCATAATGAAAAAAAATTATATGAAAATAATTATAGACATTTACGTGGTAATTTTAATTGGTCGTATGAAAGAAGATTACAATATCAATATAATGATGATGACGACATGCTTAATATCATAAATGAAGAATACCATATAAGTGATGTATTTGATGAAGTTATAGATGTTATAGAAGATATTTATAAAGATAATATAGATATAAGTAGAGATATAAAAGTATATACAGGATATAACTATAATATTAAAAATTCTTTATGTAAAAAAGTAGATAATGAAAATATAAAATATCCTATATATGTTTATATATTAAATGATATAAAATCAACTTCTTATTCATATATAAAAAGTGAAGATAAAGATGATAATGAAATAGTTATTTATCTAAATTCATATATGATATAGAATAATATATAGTTATTGCGAGATTCATGTAAGCATGAATTTTTACATATACGAGAAATGTATGCATTGGAAGATAAAGACGTTTTAAAATCAGAGAAAAATAGATTACCGGATGATGAAACGAATCCATTTATATGGGATAATATGTATTTTGAAAAAAGTTAGAGATTATGTTATATATTTAATAAATCGGAAGAGCGTGCAAGATTAAATGCTGTATATGAACATGTTAAATCTGAAGATGAAGATATTGATTCATTGAATGATATAACATTATTATCAGAAATGAAAAAATATATTAATATGTTAAGAACTATATATGTTTCAAATAATTTTGGTCCTATGGAAATATTTAATTATTCATGTTATAAATATCATTTAGTAAAATATAAGATTAACGAATATCATTTTGATTATAGACCTAGATTTTCTGAATATACATAGGATGATAAAGATAAATTTCAAGCGATGATATTTGAATTATAGACTAATTATAAGAAGTTCAAATAGAATATATAGAAAATAATATATAATAAATTTCACAAATAATATGGATAGTTATGATAGATTTAAAAACAAGAGGTTCTTATATTGAAGGAAATAAAGCAACTATGTATAGATTCTTTGATGAACTAAAAAGGATAGAATAGTGTTTTTACATATGAAAATATAGATTCTATATGTATATCATTAGATAGAGAAATAAAAGATATATGTATATAACTATTAATTTAATTTTATAAATTATAATTATGGTAGAGAATGATATAAAAAGAGATGAGTCAGAACAGAAGATGTTTGAGTATGATATATAATTACTATTTATAATGAAATTTAAAGACTTTATTTATAAAAAATTCATTATTTTTGAAATAAATTATAATATTTATATATTTTTTTAAAAATTTTAGATAAATAATATAAGAAAATTTAGTTTAAATTTGGGACCTTTAAACTAAATCAATAATTATTGATATAATATATAAAGTCATTTATGTATTTAATTTATATAGGTCCCAAATAATATAAATTAATATATGAATGACTTTAATTTTTAAAATAAGTAATGTAATAGATTATGTTAAAGGCAATAAAGGTTAGAATATATCCAACTGATGTTTAGAAGTAGTTTATTTCTAGACAGCTTGGTTGTTGCCGTAAGATATATAATTTATTGCTTGATTATAAGAAAACTGAATGGGAATAGAATAGGCATTCAGTTGGATTGAAAGATATGGGTAAATATCTAACTGATTTAAAAACTAAAGATGAATATTTTTATCTAAATGAAGTTCATTCAAAAGTTTTGCAATAGTCAATGCAAGATTTAAATAAAGCATTTGATAATTTCTTTAAGTCATTAAAGAAAAATAAATCAGTTGGTTATCCTAAGTTTAAATCTAAACATGATACAAAATAGTCTTGTAGATTTCCATCTGATATATTTAACAGAACTAATTATAAATGTGATAAAATTAAAGGAAACAGAATTACTTTAATTAAATATCTATCAGATATTCATTTTAAATGTTCAAAACGTGATGAAAAATATCTAAACAAAAAACAACAACATATTAGATCTGTTACTTTATCTAAAGCATCTTCTAATAAATACTATTTATCCATACTTATTGATTACCAACAAATTAAATATGAACCGATTGATACTGTCATTGGTTTAGATTTAGGTATAAAAGATTTCTGTGTTGATTCAAATGGAAATAGATATGAAAATAAACATTTTTATAAAAATTCTGAAAAACGTTTAAAGTTTTTATAGAAATGTTTATCAAGAAAATAGAAAGGAAGTAAGAATAGAAATAAAGCAAGAATTAAACTTGCTAAATTACATGAAAAAATAACAAACAGAAGAAATAATTATTTACATCAAATATCTTCAATGTTAGTTAATGAAAACCAAATTATCTGTATTGAGGACTTGAATGTGAAAGGAATGATGTCTAATCATCATTTAGCAAAGGCTATATAGGATTTGGGTTTGCATGAATTCAGACGTCAACTTGAATATAAATGTCAGTTTTATGGTCGTTAGTTAGTAGTAATTGATAGATTTTATCCATCGAGTAAAACATGTCATGAATGTAGATATAAAAACAGTAAGTTAACATTGAATGATAGAGAATGGATATGTCCAAAATGTGGTAAACATATTGACAGAGATTATAATGCAGCATTGAATATTCTTGATGAAGGATTGAAACAAATATTATAAAGATATAAATAGGGTTGAGCTCATCCAAATTTAAGCTTGTGGAGAAACCAACTATGGATGACTGATCTATTATGGATGAACTAAAAAGTAGTGTTTCGGAGAAGCAAGAAATAAATGTTTTTCATTAATTTTCATTGAAAAACAGAGCTATTACAGGAGTAAACGTTATGAAAGTAATATGAAAATTTTGGAAATTTTGAAAAAATATTTTGAGAAATATCCGGATTCAAGATTTCATGAAGCTTTAATAGATTTGCATGCAAGAAATGATGAAAATTATGATCATCAATATTTTGATGAATCGTTACAGACTCTTATGGATTTAGAGAATTATTTAATATTTAAGCAAATTAATTTAGAATAATTAAAATGGAAATATATGGAAATTATATATATGGTTCATCTGATTCAACTGATATAGACATAGCATATATTGTAGATAAATTACCGTCATTAAATGAATGTAAGATATTTTGTTCATCTGATAAAAATGAAAATAGAAATTTAATAACTATTGATGATGGTATTATTTCTAATTGTTATAAAGGAACAAAAGATGAATTAAATAATGCTATTAAAAATACATATTCTTTACATCATCAGTCCACACCTTTATTAATTACAAAAAATGTAAAACGCAATATACCATTAAAGATAGTACGCTCTATACGTTCAATTTTATCTCATTTATCCAGATCTCAATATAGATCAGAAGTAAAACTCGCATTACGTAGTGACTTTGATTGTAGATTAAATACATTATTAAATATTGATTTAACAACAATAGATTTCACAACATTAAATAATAATATGTCAAAAGAAGATATATTAAAATTAATTGCATTTCAATCAGGACAATGTTTAGGTTTAATAAATGGAGATGAATATTTTACAAAGAAAGAAATATCATTAGCATATCCGGAATTATCTAAATTTATATTTAGAATAGAAGATACAGATATATCTATATTAAATACATTTGTTCATAATTTTGTGAATATTATTAAAAATATTGAATATTTAGATATAGATGATAATAATGTTTTATTCATAAATGATGATATAATTATTAATTTAAAAACAGAACGTATTAATAATGATTAAATAAATATTTAAAAGGATAATTTAATAAAATGAAAATTGTTTATAATAGTATTATACCAGTATAGGGTTTTATTGCTATTAATCTTTTCGGTACATTATTTGTCAGAAAAGAATATGCATATAAATTATAGATTCCTAGATATAAAGAAAAAATATTAAATCATGAGTCTATACATACTGAACAAATGAAAGATTTTGCATGTTTTTTACCATTGTGTCTTCAATAGTATATAGGTGGTATTATATTCTATATAATATATTTCTTTGAATGGTTATGGCGTGTATTATTTACAAAAGATAGATTTTCACATAAAGCATATAGAAATATATCATTTGAACAGGAAGCATATAAGAATGAAATGAATTTATTATATTTAGATACAAGAAATCATTTTGAATAGTGGAAAATATATTAAGGATACTAATTTAAGTTAGTATCCTTTCTTTTTTAATATAAAATATGTATCTTTGCTATATAATATTTAAATAAGATTTGTTATGGAACAAGAAAATGTAAAGGTAGGGGATACTATTAAAATTTTATGGGTTGATGATTGTGGTTATGATACAGTTGTAGATTCATATATTGGACGTGAAGGTGTTGTTCAATTTATCGATAGTATTGGGCAGCTTCATGGAACATGGGGTGGATTAGCTATTATTCCTAATACTGATAAGTTTAAAGTTATTAATAATAAAAACAAATAATATAAATTGATATATAAATTATATGAATACAAATGAAACTAAAAATATTAAGTTTAAGAACAATAAATTTGATGAATTAATCAATGACGATAACTTTGGTAAGTTACCATCAGCAGAAAGAGCTTTAATTTATACAATGTATTGGGCAAATTCAGAGAAGGCTAATAGAGACCGATATGAATTTAACAGAATTATTGATATGGCAAAAACAATTAAAAAATTTATTGAAGAGTAAGAAATATGATAACTATAAATAATTCAAATATAAATAATTATATCATTCAGATTCAAAATAATATAGTTAAATACGTAAAAGAGTTAGATACTTATATGGATGCAGAAAGTGTATATGAGATATTACGTAATATTTCATCATATAATATCTCTGATCGTCCATTTAATAAATATGTCGTATTTATTCTTTTACAATTATATAAGGATTTTTCTAATAATGATATTTCTTTTGAAAAAGACTTTGATTATTATAATTGTGTTTGTCCTATATTAGTTAATATAGTTGATGATATTTTAAATGATAAGATAATAATATGAGTAATGAACAAGAAAAACAATTATATGATAAGATAAATGAAATTATTGATTCTATTAATAAGTTAAAAACTATTATTTTAACACAAGAGAACAAGATAAGGTTGTTAGAGATAAAATTAGAAAATTTAGAAAATGAATTGTGATGATTACAAATATATTAATATTTACATTTTTTTATATGTACCTAATATCATTAACATATGATAGAGATATACAAATTAAGAAAGTATTTAATATTTTTGGTCCAATTGAGTATACTATTAGATATGTTGATGAATTTGATATAGGTTTAGGAAAACATATAAAATATTACAAAATTTACTGGAATTATTTCAGTATTTTGCCATTTTTTCGTGATTTTTTAATGAAAACTGATAACCAGATAGTATGTACTGTAATTGATAAAGAATTAGTTTCAAATTATTTTTTATCATATAAAGCAGCAAAAGAATTTCTATATAAAACGCGAGATTGTACGAAATTTATTTTAAATGAAGATGAACATTTTTAAATTAATTAAATTACTTTTTTCATCTAAATAGTATGTTATATATGTAGTTAATAAAAAGGATGAAATAATAAAAAAAGAATCTTCAAATATAACAGAAGATTTTCAACACCATATATTTAATGATTCGAGAGTTTCATTAATTAATAATGTAACAGAAGAAAAATATGGTGAATCACTTGAACAATATGAACCGGATTTATTCAATGCGTATAAAGAAGCAGATTATCAAATAGCAAAATCTGAATATTTACAGGCAGAATTAGATTATTATAAATTGGTGAATAATCCTACCAGTGGCGACGCAAATGTATTGTATACGAATTATAGAAGACTTCAACAATTAAAGGATAAATATGAAAATTTTCAATGATAAAGTTTAAACAGAAGAAAAGTGATATTATAATTCAAAAAGCTACAGAATTACGTGATTCTCTCGCATATGAAGCAAATCAAGAATTTTTAAAGAGAGGAGATGTTGTTGTTGATTATTTAAATGCAAAGCTTAAAGATGCAGTAGCAAAAGGAAATACACATTGTGTTATATCAGAATTAACTATGGTTTCTATGTTAACAAAAAAATATAGTTTACCTGCAGAAGATTGTTATAAACAATGGATTCAACAATTTATATCATTACTTATCTATACATATGGTTATAGATGTGAATATCAACACGAATCAACAGATAACAAAATCATATTATTTTTTTAGTGATAAAAATAGACTTTTTAATTATAATACATTATAAATATAGTAAATAAAATTGATTGATATAATTTATTAATCAATTTGGAGAGTAAACCTAACGGGGTTAGGGACAATCTGCTAAATTGTTCGTTCATGTATGTGAATGTGGGTCGGGACCACTGCTCTCCGCATATAATACATAAAATAATACATAAATTATAATGTTTTATAATTTATATATTTTTTATAAAAAATTCATTGTTTTTAAAAAATATTTAGATAAATAATAAAAGAATATAATATTATATACAGTTAATAATGCAAGTATTGAAGATTAAATATCAGACAGATGATTAGTCATTAAATATTATACAGAATTATATGAGGTAGTATAGTTCTGTATAGCATTTTGTATACAATAGAATAAATGATGGTAAATCATAGAAAGAGATAAAACAACAAATAAAAACATTAAATAATATAAATTTGTTAGATAGCTGGTTTATTCAGTGTAGTTTTTATGATATACCTAAAGTTGATAAAGTAATATTTGGTGGTAAGAAGAATTATTTTTAGAGATTAAAAAATAATATATCTAAAGAATAGTTTAAATTGAAACGTTTATCCCCTATATATTCAATAGGTGAAGTTATAAATAAATCTGTTAAAGGAAACAGGAAATTCCATATAGAACAAGATTTAGAAAATATTATATTTAAACCAAATAAATCAACTAAAATAAATTTAAAACTTATAGGTTTAAATAAGCGAAAACAAATATTATCTAAATTATATTAGAAACAAGAAAGGAAAGAAATAAAGATAGCTTATAAGTTGGATTTAGAATATATTTATGTGATATTTGAAGAAAATGATGTTTATAATTATGAAACTAAATTTATAAAGAATAGAGTTCTTGCTCTAGATTTGAATCCTAATTACATAGGATGGTCTATAGTTGATTGGAAGTCAGAATCAGAATTTGATGTTATCAAATCTGGTGTTTATTCAATTAAAAAATTGAATGATAAAGATTTTAATTTAAAGAATAAAGGATATTCAACTGATTCAAAAGAAAGGAAATATATTTCTGATAAACGTAATTTTGAGTCAATATAGATAGTAAAGAATATAGTAAATAAATCTATATATTATAAGTGCTAGATTATTTCTATTGAGGATTTAAGTATTAAATCATCAGATAAGGAATTAGGTAAGAGGTTTAATAAGTTAGTTAATAATTCATGGTGTAAAAATGCATTTGTGAATAATTTAACTAAAAGATGTAATATTCATAATATTAAGCTATTGAAGGTGAAACCTGATTATTCATCATTTATTGGTAATTTTTTATATAGAAGCCTACATTTACCGGATATGGTTCTTGCTTCAATAGAGATTGGTCGTAGAGGATATGAGTTTTATAATTAGTATATAAGTAAAACTAAAGAAATAAAAAAGAATATAGTGAGACCAAATTTAAGTATGTTTAATAAGTTGTATCTTAAGTCGTTGGAAGAATTTAATTTACAACCGATATACAAAGATTTGATTGAATTATATTACTTCTTCAAAAAGTCGAAACTTAAATATCGACTTTCTATAGATTCATTCAATCTATAGTTTTCTAGATTCACTTCACACAAATCATATATATGTTGTATATAACATAAAAGTTATATATGTTATAAGTGAATTATTTAATTATGATAATATATTGAACATAACACAAAAACTAATTGTTATTGTTCACAAGTTATTATAAATATATAAATTAAGTTTAACTTGTAATGAATACACAAATTTTATCAAATCGTTTTGATTTAACTATTTCTGACACATAGTTATATGTCTATATAAACTTCTTATGCAGAATAGAAGGTTGGAAAACAAGATGTAAAAATCTTCATTGGGCAGCTCCTAAGAAAAACATTCATACTTATTTAGATGAGTTTTTGGATGTATTGTCAAAATATCAAGATTCATTGGCAGAAGATATAATGGGAATTACTGGTCAAAGATTAAATCCTACTTGCATAAAAGGAACATTTTGCTCAACAAATAACGCAACAGATTTTATTAATTAGGTAAATACTGTTACCTTGATTTTCTTTAATAAGATACCGGAAAATCCTAATTATGCAGGAATAAAATCTGAAACAGAGAACTTTATACATAATATTAAGACATATATGTATTTGTTCAGTTTATGTGATATTTAATAAGAAATATTTAACATATACATCTTTCAATTAGGAAAAATAAAGATATTTCTGTAGTGGTCTATAAGTTCGTTCCTTAATGAGAGATTATTGCATTATAAATAGTGCACAAATAAAGAATGCAATTGACATTAGTAAATAGATTATTTTAATGATTTGAAAATATCTTCTGTTTTATTGTTATATGAAGATAATTAAAATAATTTCATATTTACTTCTATTAAGATGATGAAATAGGAACATTGTTTATTAGTAATAAAGAGTACCCAGATGTTATTAATATATTACATATATATTAATAGGTGAATGAAACACATGCCGGCAAATAATAAATGTGGTTGTTTATGAAAATAATGTTTTTGGTATAATAGATCTTATTAACTCATAAAGCCAAAACGATATATAATAAATATATAGTATAGTAAGCTTATAGATTTTATTGGGATATAGTATAGTGGTAATACGACTGACTCTGGATCAGTAATCATAGGTTCGAATCCTGTTATCCCAACATTTTTTCATTTTTATTTTCATATAAAAAATTAAAGGTTAATAAGTGTTTATGCTTATTAACCTTTATTATTTTTAATTATTAGTCTTCATAATAATCATTCATATCATACGGATCATATGATTCTTCCTATTCAATTCTGAAATTATCAATAACATTAGATGATAATGTTTCATCCTTTACCTTTTCAATAATATCTGGATCATTAATCATAATTTCTTGATCACCATCAGTTAACATTAACCCAGAAATTACAACATCTTTAATATCACATTCTCTATATGCCGTATCATCTGGAACATCTCTATCATTTGATGAATATGCTGCATGATCAATATTTTCATAATCGATTGTTACATTGAATGATAAACACATGCCATAATCTTCTAATGAACGTGTTAAAATAGAAGCATTTTTATTTTCTGAATCAATATATGGTAATATACTGCACATGAGACAATCATCATCTCTATCATCTTCTTGAAAATCTCCATTAGTAAGAAGATCCTTTGCCAATGCATTGATAATATTTTGTGGTAATACCGAAAGATCACTTAAATCAATATCACCATCTTCATCATAATATTGAGATGGTATATTAATTGTATTTTCTTCCATATTTTCGTTAATTTTTTTCTTAACGATTTTGCTAATATCTTTCATTATAGCTTCATATAATGCCTTTTTATTCATGTTAAAAAATTAAAATTTTATTTTTATTATTTATTTGTTTTATAAACATTTTAAAATAAAAGTTATATAACAAGTAGATTAAAATAGAAGTATTATAAAATTATGCCTACACGTTGTAATATTATAGTCAAAAGTGGTATATCAGGATGCAATATTTTGTATAGACATTGTGATGGTTATCCAGACAGTGGTACAGGTGATGATTTAAAAATAGTATTAGAAAAATATTCAAAAAATGTAGAAGAATATGATTATGAATCATTAACAAAACAAATTCTTGATTCATATGATGATATACAAGAAGATGATAAAGTTACAAGAGATATTTCATATTTGTATGAAATAACTCTTTTTAATCATACTATATTTTATACATGTTATAAGGTTCCAGTAATTGGAGATTATGATATAGATAATATAGATGAAGATGAAAATTGTAGTATTATAGAATGTAAAGAGTATAATAATGTTTATACAGATAAAAATCAGTTAGAAAGTACGAAAGAAGTAATTGATGATGTAAGACAATTACTTGAATATACAAATAAACGAAATTATTTTATTGAACAAATAATTAAGAAATATAGAGATTCTAATACAAAAGATATTAAGTTAGTTACAGAACTTTTAAAATTATCATATGATCAAGGATTTAATTGTAGTAGATTAGATAATATTTAATAAAGAATTAATTATGAAAAGAAAGTTAGATATTCATTTACAGTTTGAATTACCAAATAATTATGATATAGATATAATTACAGATGGGTTAGAAGATAAAAAGATGTGGTCACGCATTTTAAATTTAATAACAGATAATAAAGGAGAAATCATTGATATATGTAAAAATGCTTCTGCTAAAATAAGTTAAACTAAAATAATTACATGAAACATTACGATTCAATAGATAATATAAAATATAATACTGAATTACTAGGTGAACAAGTATGGGCATTTAATAAATTAGATGGACAAAATTTCTGTGCTAAATATTCTGTTAAGAAAAAGATGTTCACAAATTTTGGTTCAAGAAAATGTATGGTAGATGAATCATCTGAACAATTTGGTGATGCTGTACGTTATTTTAAATCACATAATTATGAAAATATATTATCTAATATTGTTGAACAACATAGAGGTAAGAAAGATGTATTTTCAGGAGTTGATGAAATTACATTTTTCTTTGAATGGTATGGAGAACATAGTTTCGCAGGATTTCATTCATTAGAAGATAAAGATAATATGCATCTTGCATTGATTGATGTATTTATAAAAAAGAAGGGATATATTGAACCAAAAATTTATATGGATTTATTTAAAGATTGTGGTATTGAATTACCTCAATTAGTTTATACAGGTCCATTAGTTAAAGAGTTTATTAAAGATATACAAAATAATGATTGGACTGAATCTAATTGTAAATATCCATATATAAAAGAAGGTGTAGTAATTAGGCGATCAACATTATTAAAGGGACAACGAATGCCTAAAGTAAAAGTTAAAACAAAATGGTGGTTAACTGAATTACATAAAAGATATACAGAAGAAGAATGTAAAATTTTAGAGTAATTATGGTAAATGCAGAATTAGATGAAATAGTAAAACAAATTATTAATATATTTGGGAAACATATAGAATGCGTAAGTTTATCTGGAAAATCTTATGCAACCGGTCATGAAAATTATTATGATTTAATTTTTAGGAATACTACATCATATACGGCAAGAATGTTTGGTTATCAATATAGAAAATTTTTAAATGAACTAGCATTGTTAACTAACGGTGAAGTAAAGAAAACAAATTCATTTTCTGGTTTTGTATATTATTGGTTTCCTGGATTTTTATTTAAGAAAGATAATTTGAAAATTGAATTTGGTAGAAAGGGTTGGGATAAACATAGAGGAGATGATTCAACTACATGTTTTTATATGACTACTAATAACAAATATTTAATTGAAGAGATTACAAATTTTATTTTAAAAGATAGAGATAATCTAAGAATTTTAAAGAAAAATAATTATGAATAATAAACCAATATTAGTTGTACCAAAAGGTAGATTATATACAGGAGTTAAATCATTATTTAATGAATGTAATATTGATATGCCAGACGAAAATACTCGTAAATATTATTTTCCTGATTGGTCAGACGACTGTGCATTGTTTATAGCTAAACCAAAAGCAATACCTGAATTAATTGCAAGTAAGTTTTGCGAATTTGGTATATGTGGTTATGATATGGTTAATAATAGCGAGTACGAAAATGAATTAGAATTAGTATCACATACAGGTTTAAATAAGGTACAAATATGTTTAGCATCAAAAATGACATTAGATGAATTAACGTCATTGAAACATCCTATCATATGTGCAACTGAATTTGAAACAATAGCAAAGCATTATTTTACAAATAAAATACATTGTCCATATTATGTATTGAATACATCAGGTTCAACAGAAGGATATATCGATATTGGAGCTGATTGTATTATAGATGTTGTGGAAACCGGTGAAACATTAAAAGCAAATGACATAAAGATACTAAGTAATATTATTAATACTGATACATGTATATTTGAGCATGCTAGTTTAATGGATTGTTGGTTACCAACAAATATACAAAAAGTTTATAATTTATGCAAACAGAAAAACAATTAACGTTTAATATTGAATTTGACGGTAATGATGGTACTGGTAAAACTTATATAATTAATCTTATTAAACAATTTTTTAATAATTGTATATTTAAAGATAGAGGTATTTTCAGTAAAGCTACATTACTAAATAAAGATTCAGAAGAAAAAATGTATGATTATATCGATAATAATATTGATAGTGATACTTTATATATTATTTTAGATGATTTCCCAGAACATTGTCAACAAAGAATACAAAAAAGAGGAGATTCATTAGACGAAGAATTTCATACATTAGAAGATTTAGAGTATTATAGAAAATCATTTATGTTACTATATAATCATTGTAAAGAAAAAAAATATAGTAATGTATATTTAGTTTCAAGAATACCATATGATAGTACAGGAACTATTATAGAAATTATAAGAGATTTTATTAAGAAACAAATAATGAATAAATCATGAGTAAAATTATTATAGGTACAAGTAATCCTGGTAAAATTAGAGAAATTGCATCAATTTTAAGTCCATTGGGATATGAAATTGAACCACATGCATTAGATGTTCAAGAGACAGGTAAAACAATTAAAGATAATGCTATACTTAAAGCAACTGCATATAGTAAAGAATATCCTAATACATATGTTATTGCAGAAGATAGTGGTTTAGTTGTTCCTGGATTGAATAATTTACCTGGACCATATTCAGCTCGTTTTCATGAGGTTACAATAGATAATGAATTAAATGTTACTAATGTACCAAATGAAGAGTTTACAACAGACAAGTCAGAACATGATAGACTTAACAATGAGAAATTGTTACAATATATCAAAAAGATTCCATTTAATGAACGATCTGCATATTTTGAAGTATGTTTTGCAATAGCAAAAAATGGTATTATAGAAAAAACGTTTAGCGGATATTCATATGGATATATATTAGATGAATTAAGAGGTACAAATGGGTTTGGATATGATCCTATATTTGTAGGTGATAATACATTTGGTAAAACATATGCTGAATTAGATTCTGCAAGAAAAAATTTGAAGAGCCATCGAAAACAAGCATTAAAGCAATTAGGACTTTGGGTTTCACAAAATATTGAAAATTAAAAGATGAAGAAATTTATATTTCCTGGTTCATTTGATCCATTTACAAATGGACATAAAGCAATTGTAGATCAGACATATAAATTATGTGATGAATTTATTATTGCATTAGCAACAAATTTAAAGAAAGGTGAAGGACTTATTAAACGTTCAGAGCGAGTTAAGTTAATTAAGGAAATTTTCAAGGATTATCCTAATGTAACAGTAATTGATATGACTGATACATTAATTTCTGATTATTGTAAGAAAAATAATGTTTCATATATTGTTAGAGGTATTAGAAATTCAGAAGATTTTACATATGAAAAGTCTTTGGCTGCAACTAATCATTATTTAGCAGGTGTAGAAACAATGTTGGTAATGGGCTTTTGTGAACCTTATAATATTGATATTTCATCTACATTTGTAAGAGAGTTAGTACATTATAAACTACCTATTGGAGAGTTTGTACCTCCTGTTATTGAGAAATATATTAAGGATAATAATTTAACTTGGTAATAATTTATGAATAAAATAATAGAAGAAGATTTGAAATCAATAGAATATTGTAAAACAGTATTATATCCTAAATGGAATATTAAAGACTTATTTTCTATTGACTTTGAAACATTTAGAAAAATGCCTTTAGTAGTAGAAGGTGAAAGTAAAGAAATACGTGCATTAGATGATGAATATTGTATTATCTATTTTAAACCTACAATTTATTCATTTACATATAATAGAACAGGTATTGTAGAAGGTAGTAATATTCCTCGTGTACATGTAAGTAAAGTATTATGTGAATTGCTTAAAGAACATGGTATTAAACATGCATATCTTGATTATGGCGATGAATTTGTTTTAGCTCGTATAATTAAAGATGCGCCAAATATTGAAGTTGTAGTTAAAGCAAATCATACAGGTACAAGTAAACACAGATATTTTGGTATGGGTAAATCACACGTAAGAAAAACGCATCCTTATTATGCAGGTATGGAAATTAAAGATATGGAACCATATCCTGAACCAATTGTACGTTTTGATTGGAGAAACCCATTCTGGGAACCAGACACACATAAGATGTTAGCAGATGAAGTTATGTGTGATGCTCAAGCAGATTATTATATTGATGTAAAAGAAGCAAGAAAAACAGCAGCTATGACATTTTCTGTATTATCTGACTTTCTTGCAGAAAAAGATATTGTAATATATGACTTATGTTTGTTTATATCAGAAGATGGTAAGACTGTATATGGTGAAATTTCACCAGATTGCGGACGATATAGACATTATGATCTTGGAAGTCTTGATAAAGATGTATGGCGTGCAGGAGGTTCATCAGATCAAGTATTGGAAAAGTGGAATTTACTTTATAAAATGATTACACAATAATAATTTTTATTATGAGAAAATATGAAGTAGAACTAGAAGATTATCATGGACATTTTTTTCATCATAGATTTGAAGCAAAAAATGATGATGAAGCATTAAATGAAGCTAATAAATATGGATTTAAACATTTTTCTTCTGATGATAATCTTTATTACGTAGAAGGCGATTATGTAGATTATTCTAATACATCAACTGAACATTTTAAAGAAAATATAAAAAAATATCACGAGATATTTAAATATTTGAAATAAAAATAAAGTCACTAATAAGAAGTTAAATTCCTATTGGTGACTTTTCTTATTTCAAATAAAATATGTATCTTTGTATATAATAATTTAATAAGTAATTAATAATGAACATTATAACAAATATAAAAAAATCATATAAGCATATACCATATAGTTGGAAACATTATTTAATGGTAATGAAATTAGAAAAGAAATATATAGGTTATTATAAATATCCTTTTCATGATTTGGATAAGATTTTTATGTATATATTTTTCCCATTTTTAGGAACTAAAGTAATACAAAAAATACATACAAGATTTGCAAAACATCATTTGCGTAAATATAAAAAACATATGAATTTTGACGAGGCGATTCTCGATTGGGAATCTGCAAGATTTACGAAACCTGATAAACCCATGAATGCATGGGAAACATATCAGAAGTTATTTACTGATTTTAGTGATGATTTATTGTCTATATTTGAAAAATTTAACTTGAAGCATTAAAACTTTATGTAGTAATATACATATAAAATATATAATTATTAATTAATACATTAGTTTGTTATTAAATAGGCATAATTTGTTGGTCAGTGCCTTGGGATGCTCTGTTACTCCATAGTGGTATTATCTCCTTGCTGAGGTGTCAGTTCGAATCTGACTTTAATAACATTAAGAATTAATGTTTATATAACTATATCAATGACATTTATAATGTATAGTTTAATGGTGTATGTGGCAACACGTCGTGAAAACGGAAAATAAGGTTCGAATCCTTTTAACTATATTATAAAAAGTTGAATAGTTATAAATGCAAGATATAACGTTTATCGTCGAAGTTTTATAGGATCTGATTGAAGTGCGGATGTTTATTATACCTGTTGCGTTCAAAAATGTAACAAATGTCCCTATAGATTGAAACATGGATTGAAGTGAATATAAGATGATGTGGATTTAAATTTGTTATATTTTGCATTATTTTTATATATAAAATTATGGACAAAACAAATAGGAAAATTATTGATAGTTATGTTGCTATTCATGATGGACGTACATTTACATTATGTCATATACCTAATGGTTCTATTATTGTTATAAAATTTTCAACAGAACGATTTAGTAATATATATATTTCTTTTGAAACTTTTATAATAAGTAAGTATACAGATAAAAATGGAGCGAACCTTATATATTTTACATCTGTTACAAATCCTGTAATGGGTAGATCATTTATAATTGATGTAAATAAAGAAAGTATATGGCAGCATTATAATCCTAATAATCTTGATATAACAACGTTAAACTTTGGGTTTGATAAAAAATATTTAGAAATTGTTGCTATATATGATAGACCTATTACTACATTAGATAACAAAAAACGATGTAATCAATATAAATTATATGGATGGAAAAAGTATGAATTAACCCCTATTTTTCTTAGAGAATTTAAATATGATTATGAGTAATTATACAGAAACGATATTACCAGATATTAAAAAAATTGATATTCATCCAGGGATGTTATTTAAATGTAAAGTATTAACAAGTTGTACTAGTAGCAATTCCGAATATAGTTTTGCAAATGGCATTGTTATGGTTGATAAGTACGATAGGTATTTTTTAATGTTAATATGTAGGACCGAATTTGATGCAAATTATAATACAAATACTGGTTTATGGTATGATGATTTTAAACGAATAACATTTTATGGTCAACCATGGTATTTACATTTAGATAAATACCCAAATAATTTTGGATTATCACCAAAATTATTTGTTGTAACTGATATTATATTTTGGGGTAGACATATTTATGAAAGTAATTGTGATTTATATAATATAGAAAAGAGCATACAGAAAAATTATGTATATACACCATCATTAGATTGTAAATGCTTTAAAATACAAAAATATAGTGAATATTCAACAGATTCGCCGTATAAGCAATTAGACCGTTTACGAGAACAGAATAAAATTTAATTAGATATGAATGGTAAAAAAGAAGATAGTTTTTTTATTCCTAAAAAACTAGCAGTTGGATTTAATAAAAGATCTGATACATATACAGGGAAAATTGGTTATGTAATTTATTATGATGCGATGAATAAATTACGTAAAGAAGCTTCATGGAATTCCTGGAGAGATCAGAAAATAGATCCGTTATATGTAGATAATGAACCTATTGATGGTTTTGTATTAAATAAGCGAGTAGGTGGTGAAAGATGGTCACAACGTATGACATTCGCACGTATATTTGATCCGCGTGGATTTGAAATCGAAATATCAATAGATAATTTACTGTATATATTAAATTGGTGTAATACTGATAAAAAAGAAATTAAAGGTAAATTAGTATATAGTTATTATGGTACTGAACTTGTATTGCTTCCTGTAAATTCTACAGATTATATTGAATCAAAGGAAATGTCAGAAAAGATGTTTACTAAGAATTCATTTAAAGAAAAAGATTTAGTACCAGGTACGTTATATAGATGTAAAGGTAATAATAATGTCGTATATATTGGTAAAGTAAAATTATCTACTGAGTTTGATAAGAAATATGTAAGTAAACTTGCATTTGTTTCTGTTGATGAAGATACATGGTTATATAATTGTCATAATTATATAGCTAATAATGATAATGATAATGATAATAATAGAGATTATAGTGATTGTCTTGTATTTAAATCTGCATCTAGTATAATTGCAGAAATACAGCAAGATTATTTTTCAAAAGAAAAAGTAAATGATTATTTACATAGATTTAGTTTATCTTCATACTCATTTGATTTCTGGCATAATTTGTCAAATATTGTAGATAAATTTGTACCTGATCATGAATGTATAAAAAATAATTATAAATCACCTTATACTATTTCATATGATTTATCGGATAAAGATGAAAATGGAAAATTTGTAGTTAAAGATACATTTAGATATGAAGGTACAAGATATGATAGATTAAAAATTGTTCCTGAATGGTTTAATGAACTTCCTAATTCATATAGTAAATCTGATATAATTGATAATAATGTTAGAGCATTGAAATCGATCATATCACCTGATGGTAAATCTGTATTGATACAAGATTTTATTATGCTTAATAATGAAAATGCAGCTTGGAAATTGTGGTTACCATCTTATTTACCATATATGTATGATTTTATGGAAATTAATATAAATACAGGTTATAAGAAAATATGTGATCCAGGACATCCACAATCACTAATTTTTAAATCACAAGAATTTCCAAATCAATCTGAACCTGGTGAATTAAATAAAGCAATATCCAATAAAAAAGATGTAGTTATATCTGATAATAGGTCATTCTTATATTATATAACAAAAGATGGATATATATCATCATCATTACAAGAGCAGATTGCAAATAATAGAATTATAAAATTTGGTTATTCAAATGGTATTAAAGCAAATGCATGGAATATTCCATCTGCTATACAATTACCTATGAAATTACCTAATTAATTTTTTTATTTCAAATAAAATATGTATCTTTGTATTGTAAATTAATAAACAATTAAAAATATAATAATTATGAATACAAAGAAAAATAAGACAGCAGAGAAGAAATATATCCTTAGTGCAGATCTTCCATTCGGTAATCTGAAAAGGGATACAATCTTTACTTATAATGCAATAACTAAAGTTGCATCATTTCCAAATGGTGTACAAATTTCTGATTTTGATATTTCAAATTCAAAGTTTGTAAAGAAATGTGTAGATATTTCTTTTAGTATTGATGATATAGTATTATATGATACAAGATTGTATAGAATCACAGATATTAATTATATAACAGGTATCTGCAGTCTTCATGAGGTATATGCAAATAAGGAGATTTCCAGAGTTGGGTATCATCGTTTGAAACCGGTAACATTCTATTATTTTATTAATTCATCTGGTCAGACTTCATCATCTTATATTGGAAAAGATCCAGCAGCTGATTCATGGAGAGCATTAACAAATAATCTTTTTTATACAAAAGATGAGGCGGTTAAATATAGAGATTCTATTTTGAAGAAAAAGATTTAATAATAAAAGAGACTTGTAAACTAAATACAAGTCTCTTTTTTATTTTAAATAAATATAAAAATATAATATAGAAGTATTATGCCAACAATGATGCCTTTAATGGATAAGGATACCGTACGTTATATAACTTAGAATATTACACCAGAAGAAACAGAATATGTAGCAGGAATTAAATCTACTATTGATGATTCAAAGTGTGAACCATAGAAATGTGATGATGTCATTTATTTAACAAAAATTATCGCATTTTATACTAAATTTAATAATTTAGCAAGTGTAACACCTAATAATCAATATAAGATGCATATTCAAGATTTTATGTGGAGACTACAACAATATAAAGAAGACATATTTGAAGTAGTGCAGTCAATAATTGGAGTATTACAAGGTTCTGATATTACTAAAATTGAATTACCTATTAGTGATAATCCACTTGAAATTATTAATGAGTTAAAACAATGTGTACAAAATTGGTTTACATTACATGTAGATGATATTGAATATGAAGGTGCTCGTTCATTAACAAGTAGTTTTCTTTCTGTTATTCATAAGTATATATACCTTTTTAGATTAGATAAATGCTCTACCGCTGATTATTGTCAAGATTAGAAATTACCTAATCCTGATGCTGGTCTTTGTGGAGTAAATAATGCATATGCAGTAAAATTTTAATATACTATAAATCATGAATCCAATAAATCAACCATCTTAGAGAAATTATAATATTAATGGTAGTACGAGAAATAATGGATTCTTATATAAAATCATGCCTTTATCTTTTAATTTACAATAGAGAGGAAATGATGTGAAAACAAAGAAATATAATAAATGTAAATTTAATATCGGCGATAATGTAAAAGGTTTATGTATAGATGATTAGAAATATCATACAGGTAGAATTACAAATATTTTGTTTAGTTCTACTACACAAGTCCCATATTTAGTTTATGTTATTGATAATAAGACTCGAAATAAATTAACATTAAATTATAATTCATTAAAATATAATAAGAATATTAATGAATCATATGGTTTTGATGTAGCTATAAAATTATATGAAAATATCTTTAATGATAAATATAATAAATTAAAGCGAAAAGGTAGGATGGTAAATTCAATAAAAGTTTTGCTTGAAGATTATTTTAATAATACTGAACAAATGGATATGTTATTAAAAAATTATTCTAAAGAGTAGAAGAAAGCAAGTAAAGCATATGATCAAAGACAAGAATTTTTAAAATCAATATTAGGTAAAGTAACATATAATAAGTATACAAATAAGGGAATGTTTGCACCTATACCATTATCTGCATTACATTTAACATTTGAAGACTTTTATTATTTGTTTCCTGAAAATAATATTAAAATGAGACCAATGGATAATGAAGTTGGTATTGAAAAAGTATAGAAACTTATTTCTCGTATTAATAAAGAATATCCTAATAATGGTATAAAATTATTAGATAATAGTGTATCTTATACCGTCAGTTCAAATCTTGTATTTAAAAGATTAGATAATATAATTGATTTCCTAATGATAATTCAGAAAAATGTTTTGAAGATAACATCTAATAAAAACAATCCTCAAGTTAATTGGAAGGCGATGTTAAAGAAGTTTAGAAATTATCTTAGATAATCAAATAAAATAAAAATAAATTAATATAACAAATGATAACTACAAATATAAGTAATATCCCAGATGCATGGGTTGGTTATTTTGAATAGCAAGTTAACAAATACACGCCTTCTGTAGAAGTTAGTAAACCATGGAGATCTCCAGTTTGTCCGAAACCTATTATGCGTCCTTGTGGACATCATAAAACACAGTTTATTATTAAACATAAAGATCCATCAAAGTATACATGCTCAGTAGATGGATGCAATATATGTGATCCATGTCATTTCAATAAGTATAATCATATGAATATGCCATGTTTTAATTAGCATAAACCTTATGGTATTGCGACACCTAATATTATAAATCCGTTTGATGATGATGATAGACCAGATTGGCACAAATTTCATTCTAAAAATCGTAAACCTATGATATTTGAAGAAGTTATTGACGAAAATGGTTGTTCACATGGTCCAAATGGCACTATTAATGTTAAACCAATAGGTCATTTATCAGAAATAACAGATGAAATAGAAGACGAAGTAATAATTTAAATTGAAAATTAATTAATAATAAAATAGAAATATGCAAACATCAAGTAAAGTATCATATGATAATTGGAATGATTGGAATTTAGGTGATAAAATTATGAATATTAGACCAGTTGGAACTTATTGTTTCTGTCATTGTCATCATCGTCATCATCACCATCATTGTGTTGATTGTGAATTTACAGATTCATGTGTTAAATGTGATCATTGTGATTGCTGTGAGCATCATTGCGATTGTGATTGTGAACATTGTAAACATGATCATTGTGATTGCTGTGAGCATCATTGTGATTGTAATTGTGAACATTGTAAACATGATCATTGTTGTCAACCAGTACCACCATGTCCTCCACATCATCACCATCATTGTGATTGTCATGATCCACATTTATTTCCAATAGATACAGATGGAGATGGATTTGTAGAAGGTGATCTAATACATAAAGTACCTGAAAATTATATACCAAATCCAATTCCAGATAATATAGGAAATAATACAGATAAAAATGAAGATTCATCAATAGATACAACCTCTTGTTATGGTATGTCATTAGTAGATAGTATTCCTGATGAAATTGAACCAGTCGAAACATCAGATGATGTAGATTCTATATTAAATGATGTAGATAATTCAAATTTAAATACAGAATCTAATGATATTTTTGAAGAATAGAATGAAGATTCTGATAATGCAGTTGATGAATTAATAGAAACATTTGGTTCAGATGATGATACATGGTCAACTGCAAAACTTATGGATACAGATTCACATGAAATTATTACAGAATCACCAGTTGAAGAACCTGAATTAAAAGAAGTCGAATCAGTAATTGAAGAAGAAAAACCTACACGCGGACGTAAACGCGTTAATAGAGGTGGACGTAGAAAGAAAGAAGATTAAATATATTTTATAATGTAAAAAGAGACTTAGAATTAAAGATTATTCTAAGTCTCTTTATTTTTATATAAACTTTTTAATTTCATATTACTATAAAATATATGAATATTAAAGCATACATTCATCCCACCAGTCAGCACGGAATGTCATATCACATGACATAAGGTCTGTACTATCATAATTAAGTGTAGGACCAGGTACACCTGTTGTAGGGAAAATGTAATAGAATACCCATTGCCAATAAGGATTACCTGCACGATCTTGCATAGTAATAGTCATTGAAGGCGCAACATAATCTTTCTTAAGACCTTCACGACCTGTAAGAGGATCATAAATAAGGTCAACCCATTCACGAAGGAACTTATATGTATAGTTCTCAGGTGAACCGTTATCATAAGAAAGGTTAAGATTAAAGTGTAATGTCAAATCAACGTTTGTTCTATCAGGTTTTGCACCTGCGAATGAACGCTGTGCAAATTTATACTTCTGTTCTGTTGCATTTGCACCAAATGAAGTAGAAATCTAACCAACTGACGATACACCTTCAAGAATAATATTTAAGCGCTCATCATCTGTAGTATCTACCATACCTTGAGGACATGTTAATTGAACAGTAAATAAATTCAAATATATTGGTTCCCAAAGAGATGTTGCTACACGGCTATTTCTAAAATGTGATAATCCTAACAAACCTGGGGATTTCTTAGGTAATGTAGGTCCATTTGTTACTGCCATATTATTATCAAAGTATATTTTGTTTATATTTTATTTATTTATCTTCAAAATTATAGATAATAAATTATAGACAAAAATATATTTTTTCACTATAATATAAGAACTTTTTAAATAATTGAGATAAATAATAAAGTTTAAAAAATAAATTTTAAGTAAAGAAGAATATGAAAAAGATTTTATTCGTACTTGCTGCTGTTGTAACATTGAGTTTTGCATCATGCGGTAACAAGACTGTTGGTTATGGTGCTGGTGCTGATTCTACAGCAACAGATACTACAGTTGTTGATTCAGTAGCTGCTGATTCTACAGCAGCAGATTCTACAGTTTGTCCTATGTAATTTATAAGACAAACTTTAAATAAGAATTTTGTGTAATTAAAAATATAAACAATATTGGTTTATATTAAACTAATTTTAGGAGTGTATCAAATATTTGGTTTATTTGATACACTCCTTTTTATTTAATAAATATTTAAAATTTATTTAACTGAATTAATAATATATGACAACATGGAATCAAGCTGTTCAATAGATGGGTAAATTCTATTAGCAAAATATTCATACATATCAAGGTGGTAAATCTGGACATGCAACAGGTGCAAGACGTTCATATTCATGTTCATTATTAGGACATAGTGTTGGAGATGATTGCTCAGGATTTACATCTGCATGTTTATAGTTATTCGGAGCATTTCCTTCATCATATATTGTAGCATCAAGTGGATTTGCATCAACTGGAGGTTTAACTGCTACATATTTAAGAAAAGCTGGTTTTACACCATTACGCTATATTAGTTATATGTCACTATAGCCATATGATATTGTTGCCAGAAATGGACACGTAGAAGTTTTTTGTGGTATGAATGGAAAATCACCAATGTCATATTCATGGGGTAATATACATGATGGTATTAATGGACATGTTGGTATGCCATGTTGGTTTTCTAAATAGAATTATTCTATTGTATGGAGAAATTCAGGTGTAAGCATTGATACACCATTAGATTTTTCTTCTGTTAATGGAAATACAATGCAACAACAAATGAATACAGGATATGGTACTGGTGGTACATTTAATGGTCGTGCAGGTTCACAATTTAATTATACATCAAATACATATCCTGTACATGATGAATATGAAACTATTGCATCAGGTAATGGTTCAAAATCTGTATTTGAAATAGTTGGTGAAAATAAATTAAGATTAACATATACAGATTCTACAGCATATAAATAGATGAATGATTCTTCAGTAATGAATTTAAAAACAACTCGTATATATTCAACAAATGATTCTTCTATGGTATTAGATGAATTATCAATTCCAATAAATCCTTGGGATTCTAGTGTTTCATTAAATACGACAACATTAAATATAGTAAATAGTTCAGTTAAAACTAATGGTTAATGATTTATGGCAGGTAAAAAATTATTAAATGGTGTTTATATAACAAAAAAAATAATGGATACATGGCATCTTAAAGATTTTTAGGCTGCTGGATTTGCTGGATGTTTTATGGAAGAATCTGGTTGTGATCCTGGAGCATATAACGCTGCTGAAAAATCTGGAAGATTTAAAGGGTCATCAGCAAATGGTTCTGGATATGGTGCAGGACTTGCACAATGGTCTAATGCATGGAAACGTCAAATATAGAGACAATTTCATAATTCTAGACCTATAGAAAATTGGTCATTAGATTAGCAAATAGCTATTGTAACACAAGGGTGTTCTGAATCATTTATTAATTTACTAAGAAAAACTACATCAGTTGGACAATCAACTGATATTGTACTACGTGGCTATGAAAATGGTTCTGCAGGTAAAGGAACAAAATTACGTTCATAGCAATCTATGAAAGCATATACATGGTGTAAAACATCATATATGGCAGATGGCAGCAGACGTACATTTAAGGATGGATATATTGGTGCTCTAACATGCAGAACATCATGGGCAAATGCAGTATTAAGTAAAATGGGTTCTGTAAACTTAGCTGACTTATCAGGATTAGGTACTGAAGTTTCTGGAGGTTTAGATGGTGGTGGTTTTGGTGATACTGGTGGTGCAGGTATGGGAAATTCTAATGCATATCCTGTACATGATGAATATCAAACATTTACTGGTCAAGGTGGTAATATATTTGAGAATTCAAAAGATAATGCATTTCAAATGGCTTCTGCAACATCTAAACAAACAATGTTTTCATCAAAAGATAAATTTGCAAGTAGTCATACACGTATATATTCTACAAATGATTCTTGTATTGTGTTAGATGAATTAAAAATACCATATAATTCAAATGATCCAGCTATAGAATATGCGAATCAAGGTATTACTAAAGAGGATGTTGCAAAAAAATCTGCAGATACATCTACCGGTAAAAAAGATACATCTACAGGTAACGCAGATAAGAAAACTAATAGTACAGATAAATCTAATACAAATAAAAATGCAAATAAATCTAAATAATTATGTTAACAATAAATGGTATTAAATATTTAAAAAAAGGAGAAGTATCATCAGATAAAACTATAACGCATTATTATTATACTGACACTATAAATAATACTTATAATATCATATATAAAGGTAAGAATGCAAAATTATATACAGAAACAAAAGTATATAAAAATGTAACAACAAATTAGATAATAAAGAAAGATTTTTTTAATTATACTATTGATTATGGTACAGGAAAATATGGTGGTGTTTGTTATTCAAAATCAGATGAAGATAAAATATTAGATATGGTTGATACATCTAATTCTGATGGAAGTAATGATGATAATTCTAATACAAATAATGATTCAGATAATGATTCTTCAGTAACAAATAAGAATATATCAAATACTGGAGATAATGCAAATGATTCCGATGGTAATAGTAACGGTTCTAAAGATTCTTCAAATAAAGGTGTATTTGAGGATACCATGGGAAATAAAGATAAAGATAATCCACGTAGTTCATTACCATTAGGTGCTGATATTGATAATCCAAATGTAATAGGTATTTCAGTACCGGATGTAACAAGTCCTAATATTAAAGAGAATCAATGGTATAATAAAGGTGCAGTATATCCTATAATTCGTATAAATGATCATTATTTTGAATCTACAGAAATATAGCATTTTTCTATGGAAACCGGTTATTATAAGAATTATAATGAGTATGAAATTTATCAAATGCCATTAACAGGTGTTTTACCTACGATGAGACTTATAGTAACTACATCAGACCCTGGTTTATTAAAAAAGGATTTTGTAAAGCAAGGTGATAGATGCAGTGTATTTTTTCAGAGTGGACATGCAATGATTAAGTCTATGAGATGTGATTTCAGAATTACAAATGTTGTTTCAGATTAGATGGATTAGACGCAATATCAGAAATATTAGACCTAGATTATAACCGGAGAATTATATGTACCAGATTTAAGAAATGAAGAATCTAGATATAATTTTAATGGTTCATCACGAGATGCTATGATGGATCTTGCAAAACGTTTAAGATTAAGTTTTTTCTTTTGTGATCCAGATGATACAAACGATGTAATGGTTTGGTGTAATTGTAAATCGCCAGAAATGTTTTTACATGATTTGACAACACATGCATGGAAAGATTCTAATTCATTTTTTGAATCATGGATAGATCCTAGATATGGTTTAGCTTTCATGAATATTAATAGATTATTAGGTGAAAGCGGTTATGATGAATCAATAGATATGACATTTTGGACAAATACATTTATTAATAATAGAGCTATTGATGGTAAAGCTGCAAATAAAACAGAAGAAGAATAGAAAGTAAAACCACATATATAGACAAAAATATTTACTAATATTACAGATGATAATGAAGCAGCAACAGTATATCATGTTAATAATTGGAGATTACTTAATAATGCATAGGAAATATAGGATTTTGTTGGGTTAAACTGTAAAATGCAATATTCATCAGTTAACACAGGTTTAATAGATCCAAATAATCCTAATTATAGTGTTGAATTTTCATTATGTTTAAATAGAACAAAATTTGATCCAACACGAGCAGATAATGATTTCTTTGTATTATTAGGACCTGGACGAAATATGACATATGCAAGTGGTGATGCTGCAATGGCAACTTCGGAAACTCAATCATCAAATAAAAATGATCCAGAGAAAATTACAAATCAACAATCTGATGGAGATGCAGCATATATTGAAGGAACAGGAAATAATATGATGTCGTCTGGAAATACTCATAAATTTTATGAAGTTGCATATGAACATAATATGAGAAATTTATTATAGTTACAAAAACAGTATTTACTTGTTGAATTAAATGGTGCTAACTTAAGTATTGTTCGAGGTGAAAAAATGCCTATTGTTTTAATGGATTTAAATAGAGCAGAGCAAGCTATTAGAACTGGTCAAGCACGTACAAAAATAGAAGAATGTATGTATGAAGCAGAATCTGGTTGGTATATTATAGATGGTATTGAATGGGTATTCGATATTGACAATGATTAGGGTTAGGGTACAAATTGGAGAACAAATGTTAAATTAGTTAGACGAGAATGGCCAGTACCATCTAAAATTAAAGATAAATCAGGTAAAACAATAGATAAAAAAACAGCAAATACTATTGTATTAGTAGATATTGGAAATGGTAAACTTGCTAGAATGGCATATTATGATGCATTAAAACGATATGGAGAAGAACATATTATGGGTGCAACAACATCTGAAGATGCTGTTGTATCAGCATAGAAAAAATAGAATATAAGTTCTACGACTGATGAACAATAGCAAGAACAAGAAGAAGCAGGTACTATATATAATGCACACGGAAAAGAAACAGTAGACGCAGTTAATTTTAATCTGGATATGATAGATCAATATGTAAAGAAATCAGATTATGTAGCTGGTTCTACTATACCGTTAACTGGTTTAAAATCTTTTATGAAAGATATTTATAAAACCATTTTATCCGAATCTGATAATAAATGTAAATTAGTATCAGGAAGAAGATGGGCAGTAGATGAATACGGTAATAAAGTTGATGGTAATGCATTTATAAAAAAATATGATTATTATAAATGTATGAATGCTATAGGTGAAGTAATGTATTTTAAAAAGAATAATTCTCGACATTTATATGGTGAAGCTATAGATATTATTAATAACGGTATGGATTTTACAGAACTTATGACAAATATTATAATGAAAAGTCCTACTATATTAAAATTATTCTATGATTATGGTGTATCTGCTTATATAGAATAGGCACGAGATGATACAGGTGCAACAACAAAACATTATCATATAGGAACAGATACAATAAAACAAAGGGAATTCTGGGAATCTGTAAAAGCAATATTAGGTTCAGATAGAATACCCGGCACATTAATAACATTTACAAATTACATGACTAAAAATACAAATTAGCAAGTAGAATTTTCGAATAGTAATGATATAGATGAAAATACATTAGATACAAATAGTAATAATGACAAATAAAAAATAGGGGAATAGTATGTGAAAAACTATTCTCCTATTTAATTTAAATATGTTTAGCTTTTAAAATTTTAATAAATTCATCTTCTGTTATTTGTGCGCCTGCAGCACCTTCATGCCCACCACCATGATAATATTCCTGTAAAAATTTACCGCAATGAAATTCATGCGTATCAATAGGATTATATAATGATATTGCCCACATACCATCAGTTAGACGTTTAAATACAATACCATTCTGAACTCTCTCTTTACATGAAGAAAATATTTGTGAATTTGTAGGTTTCTGAATAAACAATGCGCATGCACTTCTATTATCAGGTCCAACTGTCCATGTAAAATCACCATAAGTTTTAATAAGATTCTTATTATTTCTATCTATAATATTACATTCAAGTTTACCTAAATCCTTAAGTTCATTAATTTGAGCTGATAATTCAATAGGCTCATATGTATATATAATATCATATACATAATTAATAATTTTATTAATATTCAAATCATATTTGTTATTTACACCAATATTTACATATCTGCAAAAATCAAAATTAATATTTTCTGCTTCATAACTCCAACTATCCCATGCAGATAATACCTTAAATAAATCAGGAATTCGACCAACAAAATTATATAGATATGTAAATGCATTATACAATGCTGAATGTTTTGTTGTTCTTGTACCAGGAATATCATCAAAATGTAACTCTTCTGATTTATTAATCATAGGTGCATGATGATCAAACCATGTAAGCTTATTGCCATATGTTTTCTTAAGTTCTCTCATTGTTTCTGCAGTATCAAATGAAATATCAGTAATATATACATAATCATATTGATCTATAATATCTGTATGAATATTTATATTCTCCATCATATTATAATCTGCACCAAATAAAGAAATCATATTTCTGTTTATATGTTTCTCTTCTGTTAAATAATTATAAATGATAGCCATTGAAAATAAGCCATCATTATCTTCTTTATGATATATAATTAAATATTTGTCATCCATATATTTTAATAATTAATCTTTTGTCTTTCTAAACTTTCTATTGCACCTGCTTGTCTATCTACTGTTTCTTGCAATTGATGTACCTTCATTTCATAATACGTTTTTTCACTTGCAAAATATATACAAGCTCCTATAAGTACAATAATAATAACGTAAAATAAATTATTTCTTTTATTTTCCATTTTTAACTAATTAATTTTGCAATATTCCACTGTTAATAAAATTACAATATGATATATTAACAGTATCATTGTAAATGATAGTATCTATTAATTCATCATATCTCAATAATGCTGATATATGACAACTATTTCTTTTTAATGGTTTTATAGTAGTATCAGGATGTTCTATACGTGTTTCATAATTCATCCATATTGTAGCATAATTAAATTTGTTCTTTACAATATCTAGATACTTATGATAATCATCAAATGTAGAAAATGTGCCTCTAAATAATATATCTGTTATATTCATATTATTAAAGTTAATAAAAGATAACATTTCTAAATCATTTATATTCACTACATCTTCTTCTAATTCATTGTTATTATATTTTCTTGGTGAATATAAGATTAATCGTATATCATTTTCTGTATTATTTTCTATATTAATATTATTGATCGGTAGAGGACATGATATAATATAATCAATTGGACATAATATAACATTTTTCTCAACATTAGAATCAAAAATCAAAGTAACTGAATTTCCGTCTAATATTATATCATCTATATTATGAACTATATTTCTACGGTTATATATATCATCTTTTCTCTTTTTTAAACTTAATACTTCATGTTTCCATTTTTTAAATTCATTAACTCTCATCCATGTAGAAACAGATGAAGATGTAGTTTCTGAATCAATTATATCGTCAAATTCGTTATCAAATAAATTCATACCATTTAATCTTTTTCTTAAAAATTATATAGAAAAACATATAAAAAGTTGATTAAAACATCTATTTTTATTAGAAAAAATCAATAAAAAATGATTCCAGTAGTAGTATACTGGAATCATTAAAAAATTAAAATAAAATAGGTTTTTAAACTTAAATATTTTCACTATTTAAATAAACACTATTATTAATAGTTTTAATTTGGTTTATATTATTTAATATATTGTTATATATTATTGTAATATATTTCTCATCATTAATATCAATATTATTTTGTATTAATTCACTTAATATTTTTTCATTAATAGTTAATATACCTATACTTATTTCCTATTTGTTTAATAAATTAATATGATAAAATATATTATCAATAAAATGCTAATTACATACTAATTTAAAATGTACATTTCTTAATAATGGTATAATAAATGTTTTCATTTTATTATATCCTCCGAATTTTCTTCCTAAATGCCAACTATCAGGTAATATTTTTATCTAATCTTTACAAAAACATGTAGATGATTTTAAATTATCATTATAATAATATACTTTTTTATATTTTGATAAATTTTCAGACATTAATGTTTTTGATTTTAAACTCATTTTCTTTCCTCTACCCCATGCATACTTATTTAAATCAATATCTGGATCTCCTGGAAACCATTTATAAGATTTATTTGTTATTAAATCATAATAAAATTTACTACCCAATACACCTTTTCTTCTTAATCGTACTCTAGATGGATCTTGCATAGCGTGCTTTGTAGCATCTGAAATTTTTTTACATTGTTCGATTGTACGTTTTTTATTCTTTTTATCTTTTAACGTAATATAATATAAAGTCCTACAATATTCATAATCTCTTGAAGATATATTAATATGTTTTTCAAAATCATTTAAAAAATGTTTTACTCTATTATTAATAGGTATATTATTTTTATATTTTATATTATTTGTAATATACTCTTTTTTTGCTTCTAATGTTGTAGTACATATTATCCATAATGTACATTTTAAAGAATTATTATTTGGATATATTTTAACTAGCAATGCATGACATATAAAATGTTCACGTAATGTAAGCTATACTAAATTTCCATTATCATTTTTACCACCTATACATTTTGGAATAATATGATGCATTTCAAAATATTGATGAGTATTTATATTTCTATTTTTTGCATTATTAATAATATCATTATAAATTTTTTGATAATCCATTTAATTATAATTTCATTTATAATATTTTAATAGTATTAAATATTAAATATTTAAACCCATTAAATAAAAATAAGTTATAACATATACTTTATGTTATAACTTATTAAAAATAAAATAGGTTATAAAAACTTAAATATTTTCACTATTTAAATAAACACGTGTCTTCTGTTCTTGTTGACGTCCATCTGACCAGTTTGAAATTTTAGTTAAATAACCTATGATACGGTCATATAAACTTATATGAACTGATCCACATTTTGGACACTTATCAAATGGAGTTTTTGATATATATCCGCAATCTTCACACTTACAATTAGGTACATTAAATGTCCAATACTGACATCCTACCTGTGCAGCAAATTGCATGATATGTTTTATTTGTTTCTTAGATAAATGCTCTGATAAATTAAGATGAGCCGCAGAACCACCATCCAAGAAATCTCCGATATAATCACGACCATGTAATGTAATTTTATCGAAAATTGATAAGCTCTTATCATTTGGTTTAAAGATATAAGATGCATAAAGATTTGTATCATCACTTACCCAATATCCATCTTCTTTATCCCAATTATAGTTCTTTATTGCAAGACTTTCCGCCGGTACGCACTCAGTATTAAACGTGAGCTTGTGTCCGTTAAACATACCTGCAGCTTCTTGATTTTTCTGTTTAATATATCCAAATATTGTTTGACATAATTTTTCATAATGCGGATTTATATTGCATGTAATTCCTAAGAATTCTGCCATTTGATTAAGACCATTTAATCCAATTGTTAAATACTGCTTATTCAAACTAATAAATCCTGCTTTATATACTGGAAGCAAACCAGCATCATACATATCCCATAGAAGTTCATTATATGCAGTATGATATTTGTATACTCTATCAAGAATGTCACCAAAATAATGACACAATTCATCATAATGTTCTTCTACATTTTCTTTTGTTACACCTGTTTTCTTAACACTATTAAACCAATCTTGTGTTATACGACTAAGATTTAATGTTATTACAGATTTTGACCCGGTTTGAATTCCGAGATTTCCATTTGTAAAATTAAATTCCTTCGTTTGAATCTTATTCTTAAGACGACAGTTATGTGTAATATTTCCATTAGGTAACAAAAAGTATGGTTCAATATTTTTATCACATAACTCTACACAATAATAATCCTTTGGTTCATCAAGATTTACAATTTCAACTTTAGAAATAGCACGTTTTACTAAATCTTGATCTCTATCAGGAAATTCATCTCTAAATAATCCCATATATTGTGCATACTCAAAAATAAGTTGATCTCCAGTCTGTAACAAATATGCATTTTTATCTCTAATAAATCCATTATCATCAATAACTGGGAATATATGATCCGGTGTAACTCTCATTACATTCCTTGACTCATCTGGATTGAAATCATCTGGTTTAAAATAAATTCGTACTTCCTGAATAGCTTGTGCTTTTACAAATTTTGCATTTACCCATTCACCTGTACATTTACCTGTAGTACCATTAAAATTCATATGATATACATTAATTATATCATCTTTATATTTTTCATATGCATATTTAATAGATGAAACCATATATGCATTATTACCGCCATGCTCTTCCATATTAAGAGGTTCTACAAACATAAATGGAGTATCACCATCGAAACAGCAACTTGATAATGAATCAACAGTATCTGACATATAAGTAAAGAATGAATGACCACGAGAATATTCTTCTGCAACAAAATCTGCAGAATCTTCATCTACAAACTTTCCATCCTTATATACCAATGCAAAACTTTCAACAGGGAAAGTGATTATCGTACGAAGGCGCTCTTTATTAAACCAAATCATGAAATTTTTCTGCAACCATGAAACACTTTCAAAACAAGGTCTTGTACCTTCTTCATCTGGAAATACAAATTCGCCAAACATGCCTTCAAAGAAAGGCTTATCAAAATAAGAGAAATTTACAAATGCTGACTGTAGACCTCTCGATGCCGCGGGTTGATTAATTGAATCAAATATATTAAATATAAATCGTTAGTTTATATTCAGTTTTATAACTGCTCTATATTTCTATAGACAACTATTACATTTCAGTAATAGAGGGAATTAAACATTCGTTTAGACTATTTCTTCAACTTAATTGATTAGATTAAGTTGCCATGCACTTCCATAACACTTGTTATGTACTCTACTCACTTCTTCAAATAAACTCTTATTTGTTTATTCTATGTTTTCGATAGTCGTTGAACCTTCCTAATTATTAGGCTTGGCTGCACGATTCCCTTGATAATAAAAATTCAAAAATTTTATTATTTTAGAGTCCCTGCAATTCACATGGAGTTTACCTAATCGTTACCGATTAGGGGTGCGTTCAATTCACACTACTTGTTGGAAGAATTGTTGTATACATGAACCAATAGTTCTTGTACCATCCCCAATCTTAATAGGATTTGTAAAATCTTTTATTGAACCTTCTACATCATATTTAGAAAGTTCTGTTTCATATTCTTTAAGTTCTTCATCAGATAATGGTCGTTCTGAATTATAAACAAGTTCATCTCTCAACTTATTTAATTCATCTGAACCAAAATCGTGTTTTCTAAGTGTATCTACATCTTTACACCAGTAATTAGATTCATTAAGTAACTTACGATATTTTGGACCAATCTTATAGAATTCTTTACTATGCAAATAGTAATCATCTCCAAATTCCTTTCGTGCAAAATAATCAAAATATACCAAGAATTCTGATGTTGCTACTGCTCCTGCAAATTGTGCTGCGACTGCAAATACAAGATTTACATACATACCACAATAGGAATCAAGATTTTGTGGATGACATGATAATCCTCCAATCTTTTCCAATCCATGATTAAGGAATGGATACATAGATACACTAACACAATAAGGACTTATAGCACCTGCGAAGCTAGACTCATCATTCTTATAGATAATATGATTTTTTAAATCTTTTTGATATTGTTTTGCTTTAAAATCAGGGAATAACTCTTTCAATTTTCTTGTGATCATTCCTCTACTTACAAGAATATTATCACCTTTATGAATTTCTGCATTTAATACACCGATGTTCTTAGATGATACGTTAGAATTATCATCAATTGTACTATTTGCCGTATTTGATGCATTTTTATATCTTTCAATAAATGCTTCTTTATTAGCAACCCATTCTCTGATTTCCTTCTTCTTATTGCGATAAAGAATAAATTCTTTTGCAACTTTAGGATGATCATGAGAATACAAACTTGTTTCTATCTGATCCTGTATTTCTTCTACAGGAATGCCATCATATGGCGTAATAGAACTTACAATATTCGAAATTGTGTCTTTTGAGTATTTAGTCTTTGTTGACTTAAACGCTTCTCTAACTGCACGTTTAACTGTCTAAACACTATAATTCTCAAAACTACCATCACGTTTTGTTACCTTCATATTTAGTTTTCTTTCTATTTTATTTTAGGTATTTTATTTATTCATTGATACTATGAAATATCAAAATAATAATTTAATTATTATACAAAAAAATGCTAATAAAGTTTTACAATAAACTTTATTAGCACTTAAATATTTTAAATATTTTTAATTTTATTTTTCCAATAATTAAAATCAATATCTCTAAGTTGATATTGAATTAAATTTCCTGTTAATATATCAGCTAACTTTACTGGTTTATAATCATTTCCATCTACACCAACATCATATGTCATTGCTTTTTCTTTTAACTTTTTAGCTATATTCGCATCTGTACCTGTATAATCTTCTATATTTTTTGGTGTATGTAAATGACCATGAATATTAAATTTACCTAAAAATTGTCCATCACAATGTGGATAATGTGATACTGTAAACTGTAGAATTATTTTATCTTTATAATCATCATATATTTGTACAATAAGTTCTGTACTCCAATATACTTTACTTTCTTCATTATAAGGTACTATATTTCTTCTCTGTAACACGTTTTTTACATCATGATTACCAATTATATTATAAACTTTTTCAGCTTTAATATTATTAACCATTTCATCATATGTACTTACATTACTAAAGATAAAATCACCGCAATTTATAAGTATAGCATTATCTATACTTGATAATGAATCATTTAAATTCTTAAATAAAACCTGATTCATTTCATTAACATCTGTAAATGGTCTATTACAGTATTTTATAATATTCGCATGATTTGCATGTATATCACTAGTAAAAAATATTCTATTAATATCTGATATATTAAACTTTAATATATGTGGACCTGCTACTACTGTTTTTCTTTCTTGTTTCATAAATTAATTACCAAAAACCTCGTTCATAATCTTCATATGATACTTCTGTTCTTTCTACATTTTTAAATAAAATTTTAAAATAACATGGAAGTTCATCATACATTAATGCTAAACATTGTGTACCACTTAGTGAATCTGCTATGTATCCATGTTTAGTTGATATATCCCATAATTTACCAATAAGGTCTGACTCTTCTTTTGTAAAGTCAGACATAAATGGTGGTATGTATATACCTTTATCATTTTTAACTGTTACTATTCTCATAATAAAATGTTACATATTTCTAAATGATGTTTTCAAATCAAACCCTGCATTTATAATTTTTGTTTTATTATCAGGAATTGATTCAGGTTCCTTTTTCATTTCCCACAAAAAATTTTCTATATCTATATAAACATTCTGTTCATTAATTATTCTGGTTCTATTAGTGCCTAATACATCAAAATTTTGTTTAACAAATATTGGATTAAGTATTAATCCATAATCTTTAACATATCTTGCAATATCATCATTTTTACATACATACATAAAAGTTGGTACATTTAATTCTCTGAATACATCAGGATTTTCTATCTTCCAACTTTGAGTTTCAAATTTAAATATTGATTTATTCCATGAATAATTATTTTCCCTAATTTTTTGTATATGTAATTTTCCTCTTATATTATTTTTATCGCAATACTCATCAAATTTTGTTTGTACCTTATTATAAATATGTTCTCTTTTACTTTTATCATGTACAAATTCTTCTGATATTGGTATAGGTTTTAAATCAATAGGTATAAAAGTTCTGCCATTATTTAATTGCTGCATAATCACATAAAAAGGACATACGTATATATAAGGATATATACCACATACAACACTTTCTACCCATGCAACATAATCTTCTTTAAATCCATAAACATGAAAATACAAATGTCCATAATCATAAAGTTTTTTAATGATTGATTTATATTGTTTATTGTCATCATCTATAACTTCTGTTGTACGGACATAAGTTATACTCTCATCTGGTTTACCAAGAATAAATCCATATGAGTCATAGAAATCCTTATATTTTGATATGATTTTCATACTTTCATTTCTTTACTAGATTCACTAATATAAAGTTTCATATGAGTAAATATCATATATGCTTTATATATAGGATCTAAATTTTCGTTTTCATAAAAATGCTTTACTGCATTTTTTCGTTGAGTTTCACGAACTTCATCAATATCTCTCCATTGTACATCTGGTCTATATGTATATTCATTAAATTTAAAACCACATGAATATTTTTCATATAATTTATTATTCAATGTTCTTACATGTTCATATATAGCATTCCAAAATCTTTTATCAATTCGTTTATTTGCATTCATAAACAAATATATCATATCATAATTATCATTAAGATAATTAGCAAATGTTTCTTTAATATATGGTTGGAATTCTTCATAAGGATGTACTTTACGTGGTCGTCCTCTCTTCTTCTTTACTGGTTGTTCAACAATTTCAATATCTTTATTATCTTCCATTATTTTGATAATTTCAATTTTACAATAAGTTCATTAACAATATTATTAGGAATATCATTAACCTTAATATATTGATTATCATGCTCTGACCATACACATGTACAATCTACATGCTGTAAAAGTTCTATCAACTTTTTAATAGTATCCTTAGAAACTGATACTTCATTATTATTTCCTTTAATTGTAAAATCCATAATTAATTATATTTAAAAGTTATTTAATCTATATATATTATATGATAAACAACTTTTTGTTTACTTTATAAAAATAAAAAATCTCTAATAATTATGAAAATTATTAGAGATTAAAATATAAAAATTACTTTCCTAAAATCAAATTAGGAATACCATGACTACCTACATATGTATCCGGTAGATTTCCTGACCACTTTTCAATTGCCATTTTCTGAATAAGCAATGGTGTAAGTGATTGTTCTTTCAATTTGTTTGCCTTTGCTTCCGCTTCTGCAAGAACAATTTTTTTCTTTGCTTCTGCCTCAGCTACGCGGATCTCATTGCTGACACGCATTTCATCTTGAATTGCTTTATTCTTAGCATTAATAGCTTCTTCATATGATTTAGGATAACCAATACCAGGTGTTAATTGTTGAAGAATAAAATGTTCTTTTGCAAATGATTTTCTTACACGTTCCTCAAATGATTTATCTACTGCTTCTCGATTTGATACAATCTGATCTGCTGTATACTTATTAAATTCAATACGTGCAGCATCTCTGATATAAACGTATAAAGTATTCTTTACAATTTCATCAAGCTGCTTTCTATACTTTTTAAAAATAAGAGGTGATTTACCATCTTCTATTTTTACGAGAACTGCAGGATCAACAGTAAATTTTGTACCGTCTTTACTATTAACTTCAAATGATGGATAATCTACAGTCTGAATATATGTAGGATATTCAAATACATCATGTGTTAGGGGACAATACCACACAGCTCCTGAACATAGGCTAACTTCACCTACTCCTTTATCATCACCATAAAGATTTACATAAATACCTTCACATCCTGCATCAACTCTCTCATAAGCGCAAGATACAAAACTCATACATGTCATTAGTATGACAATCAAATTCAATACGATTTTCTTCATATAATTTAATAATTAAAATAATAAATTAATCTTTAATTTTCTTTTCTCTTTCTTCCTTGTATTTCTGATAATGTCGCATATAATAATCATTATAATATCTCATTACAATAATACATATATAAATTGTAAATAAAATAAAAATAATGGCAATAAAATTCATCATTGTAGATGCAGCATTTATCAATGTAGGAATTGCAAATGTAAACATTACAATTAAAAATAATACAAATACACTTGTTATCACAAATGGATTAAAATTCTTTAAGGGATTATGATACCGATACATTGTTAATTTAATTTTAATTTGTTAATTTAATTATTTTATATTAATATTTATTATTTGTCTACTTTTGTAAAAGTAAAAAGAGAGTAGTTACAATAAACGTACTCTCTTTTATATATTGAATTACTTTTCAATCATCTTTATAGACCTCTTAACAAATGCTGCCAAATCTTCACCTGATAATAATCCATACTGTAACAAACCAATATCAATTAATTCATGAATATGACTATCTGCATGTGCATGTTTATTAATAATTTCCTTTTTCTCTGCAATAATATTATCAAGTTCTTTTTTAATAGAATTCTTTGCATCATCTGTATCAGCAGCTTCCAATCTTGTATTAATATCTTTAACTTTTTCATTAATATCATTAATTTGCTGACCAATTTCTTTTTCAGCAATCTTAATAATCTTCTTTACAACTTTAGAATCCGCATTAATAATAATCTTAATAGATGCATTATTTTCCAAATACATACCAGCATTATTAAGCATAGACATTTCTTTCATACGGCGGAAAAATTCATCGGCAACAATAGTAATAGGTAGTGCATCTTTACCATCTTGCTGAACAATATACTGATGTGTAATTTTAGGAAGATTTAGTTCAATACAATCAAACATAGACACCAACATACTCTTGATATTTTCAGATACAGGTTTTTCTTTCTTAGTTGTATCATCTTCTTTCTTAATAAGGTTTTCTGGTACATCTGCATCAATACGTTTAAATGTTACATTCTTTTCCTGTAATTTCATTTCGAATGTATGTACTTCAAATGCTCCATATTGACTATTAAACAACAGAATATTATAACCGTATTTCTTTAAAGCATCGATATAAGTATATTGTGTAGCAGTATCATATGTATACAAATATACAATTTTACCATCTTTATCTTTCTGTGTTTCTGATACCTTATCATAATATTCATCAAAAGTATACATCTTATTATCAGTATCAACAAGAAGAATAATATCCTTTGCTTTATCAAAAATATTAGGTTCAGTTACAACACCTAGATTAATGAATGTTTTAATTGTTTCCCACTTTTTCTCATATGTTTCTCTATCTTTCTTCATAAGTGTACGAAGTGAACTCATAACCTTATTAGTAATATGTGAACTAATCTTCTTAACATTAGCATCATTTTGAAGAACTGAACGAGACACATTCAATGGAATATCAGGAGAATCAATTACACCATGAAGAAGACTCAAATAATCTGGCAATACACCATCTACATCATCTGTCACAAATACACGATTACAATACAAATTAAGATGCTTACGCTCAAAAATAGGATGTTTCTGATCAAATGCAGGGAAATAAAGAATTCCCTTAAATGTAAACGGTGTATCAATATTAATATGAATCCAGAAAAGTGGTTCAGGTCTATTAGGGAATGTTTCTTTATAGAATTTGATATAATCTTCATCTTTAAGTTCTGATGCAGATTTTAACCACAAAGGTTCATCTCGTGTAATTTTTGTTTCATGTGGTTCTGGATATGTAACTTCACCGGTAGATGAATCAGTAGTTGGTGCAGGAACATCTTTAAGATAAATTTGAATAGGTAAATATTCTGCATACTTCTTTAAAAGTTCCATAAGTTTACTTTCATTTACATACTCCTTATATTCATCAGAAATATGCATAATTACATCGGTACCTACAGATTCTTTATCATCATCCTTAAGTGTAAACTCTGTAGTTCCTTCGCATGTCCATCTACATGCTTTTGAATTCTCTTTATATGACTTTGATACAATTTCAACTTTTGAACTTACCATAAAGCTTGAATAAAATCCAAGTCCAAAATGACCAATGATCTGTGTATCCTTATATTTCTCTAAGAAGTCATTTGCTCCTGAAAATGCAATCTGATTAATATACTTTTCTATTTCATCAGCAGTCATACCAATACCCATATCAGAAACAGTAATAGTATTATCTTCATGATTAATAGTAACTGTAACTTTTAAATCATCTGGATTTGCTGTATACTCATTTGCACTAATAACTTTAATTAACTTCTCTGATGCATCAACTGCATTACTTACGATCTCACGGATAAAAATGTCCTGATCGTTGTACATAAATTTCTTGATTAATGGAAAAATATCCTAACTAGTAACTCCAATATTACCCTTTTGCATATTTAAAAAATCAATTTTTGTTTAAATATTATATTCAAATATATGTTAATTGTTTAATTGTTTAATTTATTTTTATATAAAATAAAAAAGGATATAACCTTTAGAGTTATATCCTTTAAAAATTAATAGTATGTTTTTAATAATTATTCAAAATTTAAAATTCCAATAAAATCTCCACTTTAAAATAACCTCCAACAATACAGGGACATTCTTTACTCATTAATCATCCAACTGATCCATAATATATTTTCATATCATTTTCAAATTATAATATCGATATTAAATATTACAATGTAATATTCTTTATAAATAATATTCTTATCATTTTCAATTCCAATATATTATTTCACAATCTTCAAATTAACTTTCGAGGGTATAATATCATCGTACTATTAAATTAAAGTTTCAATAATACCTTCATAATAAACTGAAGTAACTAATAAATAGTATCTAATTTATGTTTTTATTAGATTCATAAAAATTATTAGAAATATATATGTTACTTTATTTATAATTTCTATTTATATTCTATCTAAATTATTCTATTTATAATTGTAAACATATATACATTCATAGCTATATTCTCATTATTAATATCTTTGCTACTTATCTAATAAAAGGAATGTTCATAAAAACATATTGGTTTAGCCTATAGATTCAGTTATACTACTATTTTTTATAAACGTATATCTTTAACTATAATTACTTAGTTTCATTATTATCTGATGTAACTACTACATCATTATTAGTAATCTCCATCATTTTATAAATACGTTCTGGTGATTCATTAAATGACGCAGATTCAATAGATTCATTATTGAAATACATTGTAGTTACATTCTTTCCATCCTCTTCTGATTGTGAAATAACAGAAATAATCTCTGTATTTACAATCATAACAGCATTATCATCACTTGAATGAAGTTTCAAAAAATCGGTATTATCTAACTCTACAATATTTTGATAAATCTTCTCTGGTGTTTCATTGACTGTAATTGAATCAATATTTTCATCATCAAAATATACAGTTGTCATTTTACCAGAATAATCATTATCTGTAGTTACAAGACTAATCTTTGAAATTCTTGCAATAATAACACTATTATCTTCTTTTGAATGAAGTTTAATAAATTTATTTTTTGACATAAATTATTTTCTTTATTTGTTATTTGATTAACTTAATTGTAAATATATTACTCTATAATTTAAATAAAGTCTATATTATTTCAATTTATTTTTTACTTACATGGAATCCAATTAAATTCCATAGAAAATACTTGAAGACCTGGTTCATATTTAATATGATAACGCTTACAATCATTACGGTTTAATGTAAAAATTGTTCCTTTTGGTCCTTCTACCTGCTTAAGAATAAGTATATTAAGAAGTTCATCTTTTACTGTATAAATAAATTTCTTACATACATATTTCTTTATAATCTCTCTAGAACCACAAACAGATTTCTGTCTAAGCATATATTTCTTACCAACTACAAACTTCTTTTTTACAAGAGCTTTAGCATTATTTTTTGCATCCTGTTTTGTTATCTCAACAGAAGGCTCAATATATGCTTCTTGCTCTTGCTCCTTATTTGTAGTAAGTTCTGCTTTCTTTGGTTCTGCTTTCATTAAAAACAATCCCATACTATTTACTTATTATTGTTATCTGTTAATGAAATTTCAAGTTGACGTGCAAACTCACGCAAATGAGATTCATATTCCTTACGCTCTTCTGCTCCACGATCATGGATATTCTTAACTTCCTGAATTGTCTGAATAAGTTCCTGTGTAGTGTCCTTAAGTGTATCAAGTTTAATAACCGACTCTTCACTTGCCTTAGCAACATTAACAGAATTCATATGAAGTGCCTTTGCATTTTCACGCAAAATCTTATTAGTCGTGTCAGTAATCTTTTGCTGTGCCTCAATAGAATTCTTCTGATTATTCATAATAATACTGATAGAAATCTGATTCTTCCACAATGGCAAAACATTATTTACAATATTATCAGACTTATTTGCAATTGCAACATTATTCTGCTGAGTTGCACGGATCTGAAGAAGATTCTGTGACAAAACATATTCAGTTGTTTCCATATCAACAATCTTCTTCTGAATTTGATTAATGAAATTTTGTGTATCATTAATCTCATACATCTCATAATCATTAGCATGAGCCTTCATGTTTTCAAGTTCATCCTTAACTGCTTGTTCACGAATCTTTGCAGCAAGAATAAGTTCACGAATCTGTTCAATATATGAAACGTTAGCGTCAAAAATCTGATTAAGTGTTGAATTATCACGTAATGCAACTGTACGTGCAGTATCAATCTTTTCACCAATCTTTGTAACACTATCTTTAATAGTATCATACTTAGTCATAATAGACTCAACAGAAGTCATCATCTTTCCAATAATAGGGAAATTTCTCCAGAATTTCTTCCATCGAGTATTAGTATTAATCTCATCAATATCAATAAGATTAAGCTGACTAAGAAGTTCATTTGTAAGCTGTACAACAACAGACGAATTATCTCCACGAACAGAATTAAGAAGATTATCGCCATTACGGGAAATAACAGAACTCAATTCTTTACCATATGAAGTCACTGTAGTCATATCATGACGATCCAGCTTCTCCGTCTTCTGTAAATACTTTGCTTTCTCATCAGCAGACATAACAGCAATTCGCTGATCATAGTTATACTGACTTTGAGTAAGGGTTTCTACCTGACCCTTATCATTAAACATTGCTACATTTGAATTTTCCATTTATAATATCTTTAAAATTAATATGTTATATATTCATATATAATTAAAACAATAAAAAGTTTAAATATATATGTATTTTTGTATATTTTTAATGTTTATTCCATACTTTATTTAAGTATTCCTTATATTTCATGTTAGCTTGAAAATACATATCATTTTTATCTCTATTTAATAATGTTGAATATATATTAGTATTATAATTAAATTCCATAAAATCTATAATTGTTTTATTATCACCAATATATTTTTCCAATATACAATAATCAGAATATGTATTATAATTATCTGATTCATTATTAATATTATTAAATAGAAGCTTTTTGTATTTTCTATCAATAACACAACATTTTAGATTTTTATCTAATAACGTTTTTAAATATTCTTTATATATATCAATACTATCAGTTTGAAAACCTTCTTCATAGTCTTCGGTATATTTAGTACCTGTACAAGTAATCGCGCTTAATTTAGTAACAAAAACAATTGCATAACGTTTATGCCACCAATATCGTCTATAATTAACACTATAATCAATCATTATTAATTAAATTAAATAAAATAGTAAATTCTTTTTCATTATTAGTAATATTCCTAAGTATACCTTCTGAATTAAGTAAAAAACCTGCTCTGCAATCTAAGCATGCATAATATTTAGTTATAATAGGCAATTCACTTTGTTGAGTATGACTAAAAATTTGATAATCAATATCTTTTGGTTTATTAACTTTCTCTTTATCTTCCCAACAAAATTCTAATGCTTCATTTACATCAGCCCATATAACAGAACCATATGGATCATATCCACCTCTTGAATATCCTATATGATTCAAAATATTTCCCATTTTTCTTTCATCACCAGATTTAACTAAATCATTAAGGTATGTAATAAAATCAATAATATTCATACTATTAATTTTATTATCTATATTTTTAATATCATTAATCCAACATTGACCAATTACTGAATGACTAAATGATATAAATTTATTTTTAATATAACGATATGTTACAAGATTAAACATATCAATATTATCCAAAAATAATCGTCTTATTTCTTTCCCGTTTTTACTATCATAACGATCCCGTGGTAAATTATATGAAATATATTCCATATCATGATTACCCAATAATAATGTTACCTTATCATAATTATCAGATTTAAATTTTAAAATCTCTTTAAAATTATCTATTGCATCTTGTTTTGATATTCCTTCATAATTATATGGATCCAAATAGTCACCTAAGAATATAATTTCATCACATTCACATTTAATACATTCTTTCCAGAATGTACGTCCGTGTATATCAGGAATAATTAAAATATTGTTCATATATAAAAGTTATTTTGAAATTATATTCATTAAGTAACTATTTGTTTAAATTAAATGTTATCCTTCATTACTTCATGATACTGCTCTTTTGCATATTTCTGCATATCCTGAACATCATCTGTTTCATCAACAATTTCAATATTCAAAATTGTTTCAATAACATCTTCTAATGTTACAATACCTCTAAATGTTCCATATTCATCTGTAATTGCAGAAATATGTTCATGATTTTTTACCATATCATTAAATATATCTGCAACATCTGTAGAATCAATATAGTTATGAATTGAATGCGTAATATCAGAAATCTTTACATTATCTGTATCCTTCGAATCCAACTCGTCTTTAAGAATATATCCAACACAATAATTGTTTTTATTCATTACAGGAATACGAGAAAATGTACTACCATCAGTAAGGCTCTCATATAAACTACTATTCTTTGAAAGATTTACATAATCTGCAACTGCATATACAACACTTGCAGGTGTCATAATATCTTCTGCTTTATATTGATTAAGTTTTAATATACGCTGAATAATCATATTTTCCTTCTTATCAATAACACCTTCTTTTGCACCTTCATCAGTCATCGCTATAATTTCTTCTCGTGAAATTGAAACAGCATTTTCATTACTCATAAGACGTGTAATAAAATTCAAGCATTTTACTAATGGATATGTAATATAAATCATTACATTAATTACACGAGTTACATACAATGTAAGTGATTTCCAATAATTTGCACCAATAGTTTTTGGTACTATTTCTGCAAACATAAGAATCAGAACAGTAAATATTGCAGATATAATACCAATAAATGTTGCACCATCAATACCTTGCTCAACAGCATAAGAAGAAGCAGCAGAACCAACAATAGATGCACCTACTGTATTTGCAATTGTATTAATAATAAGAATAGCAGATAAAGGTTTATCCATATTCTCTTTAAAATTTCGCAAAATATCAGCACCTGATTTTCCCTTAAGTGTTGATACAAACGACATTGGTGTTGAAGACAAACAAGCTTCACACAAAGAACAAATAGCTGATATAATAATAGCAATCAGCATATAAATTATAATTGTTTCCATTCTATTTTTAATTTTTATAATATTCTGTTAACCAATCGCACTTTTTATTATAATGAAAATATTCACCATTACGAAATGATGCTTCTAAATACTGTGTATCATCCCATGTTTCTGTATGTGTAAATCCAGTACGAATATTATGACATAATACTTTTACATCATTACATTTCTCTTCATCAAAATCTTCCAATAATGTAAATACAATATCACCTTCACCACCACCATTACGAAATGTATAACCAGTCTTCAAATATTGTGGACGACTCCAAAAATCTGGATGGTCCATAGGGAAAAATTTAATATTACTCATTTTTATATATTAATTATTAAACAATCAGTTAAAAAGGAAGATCATCATCAAGAATAGTATTATCAAAAGGAAGAAAATCCATACAAGTATTAGTATTAAATACACGATCAAATGCATACATTACAGAAAACTTTGCAAACTCATCCTTATCAACAATAAGATCTGATGTTTCCTGCTGAATATATGATGCTTCTGCAGCTAATGTATTTAATGTATCATTATCTGTCAATTCTTTATTAAAACGATTCTTATATTCGTTTTTAATCATTTCTATTAATGTTGTATTCATATTTCTTATTTTTATAATTGAATTATTACATCACAAAGATACACATATTTTTTAAAACAAAAAAATGATGATACTATATTTTTTCAACATAATATCATCATTTATTAATTATTGTTCATCAATATAACTATTTGAATCATCATTATCAATATTTTCAGATTGTGCATCTTCAATATTAGTTATACCTGCATCTAACTCTTTCTCTTCCTTATTGCAAAAGCGGTAACTCTTTAATTTGAATGCTCGTGGAATCATATCATCTATCTTAATAACAACACCTTCATGTGGAACCTTATTTATACAATCAGGTGAATCCATTTCCATATAGAAATTTTTATCAGATGCCATACGATTCCAGAAATTTTCATGCCAATGATTTGTTATATCAAGATCTGGATACAAATCTTTTGCTTTACCATAATAATATTCAGGAACTGCAACAAGATCATTATTCTTACACCATATTTGAACTTCTCTTGGTGAAAATTCATGTACTTCACCATCGACATTCGTTAATGTTACACGATATACATAAACCTTAAAATGCTTTCCATATGTATAATCTTCACCATCCTTCAATGGAACACATCCATAATCATAATCTTTTTGAATATACCTATTGGTTGATGTATATCCTACAATTTCTGCATAAACTGACATTCCCTTAATAAGATGCGGCTTAACAATTTTAAACGCTTCACCCCATATATCGCATCCATAAAAACCAACATGATAAACATTACCGGTTTTCCCTGCTTCTTTCATTATATATTGATTCTTAATAACAGTTCTAGATGCATATAAATAATCATACTTATTAAATTCATAACCAGTTAAATACTTTGCAATTTTCTGCTTCCAATTTAACTTTTGCTTACATAAAACGTAAGAAAAAATCGAACTTGATCCATGTAGCTTCGCAGAAATATGAATATAATCAGTAGGTTGTACAACAAATGGTACCTTCTTTACCAAAGTTGAATCATAATGAAATCTAAACTGTTCAGGTATAACTCTATTAAACCTCTTTAATTTCTTTTGTCGTCTCTTATATCTTGATTGATCACCACCTGTTTTATTCTTTGCTGTAAATACTTTAGGAATAAACTTCTTAGATAACCAGCAAACCTTTCCTTCATGTTCAATAGTATCAAACCATGTATCATCAGGTATATCATTTTCATTTACTTCTATATTAAACGTATCTAATATAAAATTTAGAACAACTTGTAATTCAATCAAGAATCCGTCTGAAACACCATTAGGTAAAAATATATTTTCCTTTACTCCCGTTAATGGATCTGTTTTTTCATAGGATGCTTTTAATTTAAGTGACTTTACTCTACCATTCTCTTCAAAAAATCCTGTCTTGTTTGGATTACTATTCATTTCAGGATCGCGATATAAGTTAGCATATCTTAAAAATTCAGGATTGATCTTTGTACTTGCAGGGAAAAATACATACTTTCCAGGTTTTGAATCTATACTTACAATAACATTATATATAGTATCTCCACCAATTCTGCAACACTTTAACTTTGTTACATCTGGATGAGGATGTGGAGAAAAATCCTCTTCCTTAATGCGAATTACTCTTGATACATAATTAGGATGTAATTCACTTTCCTTTGACTTAATAAATCTCATAATAAACTTCTGTTACATTAAACTGTTAATTTTTTCCAATGTCATCTTAGTTCGAATCTCCACTTTAATATCACGTTTCACCAGTTTATTTTATAAAAAATAAACAAAAATTATTAATATTTAGAAAATTGTTCTTTAAGAACATTTAACTCTTTTTCTTTCTTGTATATCAATTTATCAAGAAAATCTTCCATTAATCGCATTTCATCATCACTTAATACCATATTGATATAATCATGATTATATCCTCTCATAATCCATCTTATATTACGATAATGCTTTAATGTTTTACATGATTCAATTTGACCTTTTGTCGTTTGAATTTGTTCATGTAATTTATTAAGTTTTTCTAATAGTTCTGTATTCATATAATAATTTTATATTAATAATATATTAAAATAATTTCACAGATGCATTATTATCCATGCGCTCTTTCATCCCATTATTATAATAATCTGCTAATATCTCTGCTTTAAGTTTAGGTGATAATACTTTCTTTACCACATAATCATAATTAAAATTAAAGAATTCATTTATAGCGATTACCATTTCATATGCAGATAATGTTTTTACTTCTGCAAGCTTATTTTTCATGTAATAAAAGATTTTACTTATTTCTTCTTTAGGTATCTTTGGTATGACAAAAGTAGAAGAATTTACTTCATATTGTTTAGCATATGGTGAATTAATCCATATGTTATATAATATTTCTTCTGTATCTTTTCTTTCATGTAATAAGACTATATCATCAGTCATAGCGTAGTCATACTAATCTGCCACAAGAGGTGATACAGTCATTGTTTGATTAGAAAGATCAGGATTATAGTCATTACTTGAAAAATACCCATCATTACTAAGCATCTTTGTAGTGTTAATTCTTGCCATATTGCTTTTTATAATGTTTGATATTTTTAGTATATATTAATTATATTAGAAAAATTAAAAAATGTTTATTACATACTAAATAAATCTTGTGCCTGTATTTGTGTTTCTGTTAATCCTAATTGAGGTGATTCTATTACATTTGGACGAACTCCTACATTTGTAGGATATTGCTGATAATTATTTCCTGTATTATCATTCTTATGTTTATCTTTTACTAAACCATCAAGTGATACATTTTCTGGAATAATATTTTCTTCAAGATTTTCTTCAATTCTTAAATATGTAGGATTAAAATCAAATTTCTTTTTATCACCCATATGTCCAGAATTTCGAATAGCAACAGCTTTTAAATAATATGTATTATCAACACGCATCATTGAAGATTGAATAATACCGAATAAACTATCAACTGTTGCTATCAAACCACCTGATTCAGAAACATTACTCATACCAATATCAGTTGAATCATATGCGGTTCTATTTGTCTGAGTTAAAGAAATAACACACCAGTTATTTCTTTGTGCCATCGCACGAACATCTTCACAAATAGATTTAATTTTCAAATATGTACTTTCTGAATTAGGATTCTTCGCATCTTTCATGATATTAACATAATCAATGAAAATGTTTTTAAATTTAAAAGGTTTTGTTTCAGTAGAAAGTTCTTCCTCTAATTTAAGTAAGAATGATTCTATATCATATACAGTTGCAGATGATGTTGGGAATTCTTCTATGATAAACTTACCAGGAGTGATAAGTGAATTCATATAAAATTCTTTCATCTTCTGTTGCATAAAATTTGCATCTGCAGCACTTTTTTCATATTCTTCGATAGGAATATTAAAAAGATTTGAACCTATACGTTGTGCAACAAGCTGATATGCCATCTCCAATGTAATATATGCTGAATTCTCCCCATTTCTTACAGAATTAGCACATAAATTACAAAGCCACATAGACTTACCTACTTTTGGTGAACCCATAAATACATTTAATGTTTTATTTGCCCAACCACCTTTCAAACACTGATCAACAAAATTATAACCAGTCTTTCTAGTTTCAAGTTCAGTTTGCTTATGATTAGCAGGATCAAAGAAATCATGTCCTTTTGAATTGTTCAATGTAAAATTAGTATCTGATTGAAACATTGATTTTGCATGCTGAACAATTTCTGCACAATTTTCAAATGTAACATCAGCTTGAATAGTTTTTACATATTCAATAACACGTCTAAGACCACTCATAAGGTTTTGCCATTCACCAAATGCCTATGTATTCTGATTTAACCATTCATCTGTATATTGGCTAACCATATCTCTTGTTTGCCATAAAGCATGTATTTGATCTTCTGTTACCTTATCTTCTTTATTTGCAAGTTTTACTAAATCTATAGATTGCTGTTCAGTTGGTTCAGCCCTATATTCCAATATATGTGGTTTAATAATATCAAATAAAGTTTTTAAATAAGGATTAGTAAAATAACTTCCTTTAAATGACTATACAAGATTTAAATTTTTAATTATATAAAAGAAAATAACGTTTTCAAGATACGTATTATTCATAGACGAATTCTTATATTTGTTTTAATTTATAGTAGATAAAAGTATTAAAGTTTATTAACAATTAAAAAATTGAGAAATTTTATAAGTCTTTTATTAAAAGTTAAAAATTTCTCAATTTTTATATCATTTTTGTGGAATTTTTGATAGTTTTTCGAAGTTTTTCTTACCATTTTCATCACGCAGTAACCATGCATTGTGAACTACAAATTTATCTCTTATAAACTCTCCAAACTGTTCTGATTTCATATGGACTTCCTCTTTATAAATGAAGCGTCCATATTTTTTTCCATCATCAAAATCATTCCAATCAATATTATACTTATCTTTTAGTACTGAAATTTGTTCATCTGCTTGTTTACCTGTACATTCTTTATGGGATAGATATGCTCTTGCTGTTTGTTGTTTACTATTTCGTTCACAATCATTTTGACGATATTGTAACCATGCAAATATATCATTATATGATGAAACATTCCATGCTTTACAATCAAACTGATGCAATTTCATATCCATAATTAAATTGGAAATTTTATCTTTATTATATGTGTCTTTATTACAACGATTAATCGCTTCAATTGTCATTAATTGATTAAATTTAGATGTTGCTATAGATGCACATAATGATAAAATTTTTTCTAATCTATATCCAAAAAATGAGTCTGTTTCTGGTGTTTCAAAATCTGTTAATATTAATGAAATTTCATCAGATTGTACATATGCAAATTTACAACCTTGTACATTATTACACAAATATAATGCGGTTTCATTCATAATATTAATAAATGTATCATCAAATGGTTTTTTGAAATACCGTTTAATTGTAGATGAAAAAGATCTACCATCAAGCATAATTAAAACATAATCATTTGGAATAAGTTTATAGTCTGTTAAACTTCTTAGGTATAACATCCTATCTTCTAAATTTTTAAATTTCATAGTAGATAAAAATAATAAGGATATTATCAAAGAATTAAATTTGATAATATCCTTATGTTAATAAAATTTATATTAATATACAAATTGAATCTTTGACTCTGCTATATTTGTAATTCTCCATGAGAACATTGTACCAGACATCTGTTCGCTTATCTTAGATGAAACTCCTTGTGGAGAAACACTTTCGACGAGGTGAATTTCCTTCATCTTCTTAGGTTTTCCATTATCAGGATTTTCTGCATCAATTACAACGGTACACATATAGAATTTATTACCATCAGATGGTTGCATTACCTTTATATCTTCCATATTAATTTAAACAATTAAATTTGATTTTTTTGATTCTTCCACTTTCTTCTTTCCTTTTTCAAGAATTTTTTTATCGTACGGACTTAATTCTCTACAATTAGCACAATAAAAAATCTTCAAAGGAACTTGTGTATCATCTGAACCTTGTCCAATCAATACGCCAGGAATTTTCTTAAATATAATACCTGGTACGAATATTTCACATCCACAATTTGGACATACTTCAGATGGATAATCTAAAGGATTCACTGCAGGCATATTAACATTACCCGCAGTGTTTCCAAAAAGTTTATTATTTTCCATTAATTAACTTTATTCTCTTCTTTTTCTGCATCTGCTGCTGCCTCTTCAGCCTCACGGCGAGCAATAACCGCATCACGCTCATCAGATGGAACATCTGACAAAATTACGCGATTCTTCTCGATCTTATGTACATATACCTGTACATTTGAGCCAGCAACAATTTCATTATTACGCATAGCCTCACGTGTCTCATCCTTTACAAGTGTCTTATGCAACATACCTGTAATAAATTCATCAAGCTCTACGAATACACCAAATGATGTAGTACCTGTTACCTTACCCTCAAATACATGGTCCTTATCGGTTTCCAACATATCCTCAAGTTCGCGAAGCTTAACAGGAAGCATTGTCTTCAAGAACTTCTTACGACTTACTACAAATCCATAATTAGGATCATATGATTCAATCATAACCTCAAACTTCTTACCAACCATGCTCTCAAAATCAGTAACACGGTTTGCAGCAGCCATAGAACCTGGCATAAATGCCTTAACGGTATTCATAATATCAACAACAAATCCACCCTTATTAGTAGACATAATTGTCGCATAATATGCCTTAGACTTCTTAGTGATCTGCTCCTTCATCTCACGTTCAAGTGTTTCAACATAACCATTCCAGATAGACGCCTTCTCAACATCACCTTCTGTAATCTTAGCATTCAAATCCATACCAAGAAGTTGCTCCTTAAACTTAGGATCCTTCAATGCTTCTACAAACATTTCCTTATCCATTGTCTTATCATCGCCAACATTAAACTGGTTAAAGAACTGATGTTCCTTATTAAGGTCAACAACTACATTGTTAGAACCACCATTAATAGTAAGCATCAATGTATTATCATCAATTGTATCAATATCAGAAATATGAACAAGTGAATTCTTAACAAGTTCCTTACTACCAATTACATGAATATTTGCATATGCATCATACAATTCCTGTGCATAAGATTCATGGCTGAATACCTTCTCATTATTCTTTGTCTTAATATTCTTATTCACCTTAAGTGAAGTACCATTCCATCCATCCTCATATGGAGCCCAATTAAATGAACCTTCTTTAGGTTCGTCCCACTCATAACACTGAGTCAATTCATTAAATTTTGCCATTAAAAAGTATTTTTAAAAAATTAAACTTATAAAATTATAAAATTAAATATTAAAATTGTTATTTATTAATTACTGTGTTACAGTTGATAAAACTGTATATGAAGTACCATCAACTGATTCTACACGTACTTTCTGTTTTGAATCTGCAGGTAATGTAATAATAACACTATCATCACCACCTTTTAAATTAATTGCTGTAAAGAAATTACTTCTATAAATAGGAACACTATTCTCTACACCTTCACCATTTGTCAAAAAGCCTAAGAGATAATCATAAGACTCATTTGTATCATCATACGCATAAAGTCCCCATTTGTTTGTACCTTTGTCAATTTTTGTATAAAATTTGATAATATCTTTCTTTGCATCTGTTACGAAAATACCAGAAATACTTGTCAAATTCTTCAATACACTCATAGGAATCTCAAATGACATCGGCTTATCAATTACATTAATTCGTGTAAAGAACAAATCATCTGAAACCTGTTCAAACTCAGAGATATTACAATCCTTTACCTTCATACTATTTGTACGTGACTTAATCTTAATTGCCTGTGCATGAAATTCATCACCAGTATGTGATTTATATACATCAAAATCTACAGTAAAATTAAAATCTGTATCTTTAAAAATATCAATTACAGAAATAAATTTAGGTAGAATCATGAAGATACCAATCTTAATACGTACATTATACTTTTCATTCCATTCCTCCACTGAATATGCAACATTATCATTATCTCTAATATTGAGAATTTCCAAACCTGCATTATCAAATGAAATCTTAGAATACTTTACAACTGTATGATCTGCAGTAAATCCTTTCGAAACAAAACATTGCTCTTTCAAATCACATTCAATAAGAAGTGAACTTTGAATTTCCTTAAAAGCAGAAAGCCATGCAGCAAATCCAGCAGTAGTACCTTTATTTTTAAAAACTAAATTCATTATTATTAATCTTTATTAAATGTTTTTATTATGTTAATTATAGTTGAATTTAATTAAAAAGTTTATATTAAATTCTAGAAAAATTCTTAATAATTGAATTAATTCGTTTTGTATGATTTAACTGTTCTTCTGTTTGAGGCCATTTTGTATATGCTCTGCTAAACCATGTATGAACAGCAATCATTTTTCTATCATAAAACTCATTATCTGGTTTATAAGAAAAAATTGCAGATGTTAATCCTGATGTATCAAATGTTACATTTCTCTTTATATAATCTGAATCATATAAATCTGTTCCAAACAAATAATATATCGGTGAATCAGATAATATTACTAATGCTTGTTCAATTATATAATAAGGTTCAAAATTAATTTCTGCAACATCGTCATCCCAACTATATGGAATTTGATGAGGCTCTATCTTATTATTAGGATCATCTCTTACTATTTTACAATAAGGTGTTTCATGATTTGGTAAATCAACTCTACTTTCACGAAATGTTTTTACATCGTTTATCATATTCATTGATTTTTCATTCATATACATATATAAAGATTTATCATTATTGTTTATTAATTTCTTAATAAAATCTTTATATAAAGTATTGGAATTATTTTTAAATTCATTAGAAATATAACCAATAATATTATCAAATGTTATTTTTTTATCTCTAAGTAATTTTATATTCCAAAAACTTAAGAAAGTATTAATCATCAATCGACTATGATTTCTATGACAAAAAACCCCTCCATCTTGTGGTCCTGCTAATACACAACCACTTTCTGTAAAATCCATAAATTCATTTACTAATGAATAAAAATCAGTTATAAAACAATCTTCATCTATATAGATAACATAATCAAAATTCTTATTTGATAAGAAATAATTCAACATTAAAAGAAATGCATCTATTCCATAAAATGGTTTATTGTCTCTTATGCCAGGAATTAACCAGAAATTCTATATAGGAATATATTCTATATATGTTTTTAGAGATGAAACTAATAACGTACTCGGCATTGCTAATGAGTTTGTAACAAAACAAACTTTATTACTTGCTAAATATGTTTTTATTTTAGTAACGTCCATTTAAAAATTTAATTAATTTATTATGTATATTTTACTATAAAATTACAATAAAGTTTATATTTTAATGCAACATTGTTATATTAAAACCACAATATCCTAATAGAATTACTATACGTATAAAATCCTGCATTTTTACTTCTTCAAAATCATGAATTTGTTCAAGATGAATTTGCAGTAATTTTACATCTAATGGTTTATTTTCTTTATGTAATTTATATACATAATCAAAACAAATTTCAAAAAGTTTCTTTTCATTATCAGGAAGATTACCCTTTAAAATAGTGTTTTTCATTTCTAAAGAATAATGGTCAAAGTCCATTGTTTCCAACGACTTTGACCATTCATCAAATGTTTTTGTGTTCATATTTTGTATACTCGTTGTACAATTTTTCTATAATCAATTAGTTATCAAAATTATCTATATGTACGCATAATTAAAATATTATTATTAATTATACAAGCTATATTTTTAAAAATATAGCAGGCCTCCAGTTTCATTTATAGTTTGAAACAAACTATATTTTTATCGTATATCACCTGTCAAAATTGCCCAAATGAATTGTAATACCATACCAATAATACTAAATAGTACTGGAATTACTGCACATGCAAATGCAAACAACAAGATAATACCGAAAAATCCTAAAATAAATGTTATCATAATTTTATATATTTAATTGTTAATACTTTATTTTTTATTTTTACAATACAAAGATACACTATATTTCCTAAATAAAAAAATAACGTATTAACAATTTTAAAAATTTTTTTAATCATTAAGATATGCATGGAATGAACCATCATCTGAATTACCACTAAGTTTTGCAAGTACATGCCAATACTCAAGGTATCTCTTAGCTTTCTCCATATCCTGAACTTCCTTATCTTTATGATCAGATCTCCAAATGTATTTAAATGCATTCAATTTACAGAAATCCATTGTTGCATTTTTACCAAATGTCTAAAGCATTGCTTCAATACATTGCAAACCTCCGTTTCCTGCACCATAATGATTTGGATGTTCAACCACATTTAAATTATCTGTATTAAAAATAGGATTTGCTTCTTTCTTATGAGAAATCTATGCTTGTTCCTTAAATACAATTTTATTAGGCTTTAGTGGCTAAAGCTTATTTTCTTTAATAGGTACATTAAAAGATTTATCAACTGGATCACCACAAGGTTCATCTTCTTCAATATCTGCTTTTACTTTATCAGACTAAGTTGTTACAAAGATAATATCCTTATCTTCTTGTGTACGAGTACCTTCATCATATACAGGCATATCTGTACGTGTTTCATTATAAGTATAACTCATATTTAATTTCAATTAGATTTTCATTTAAATATTATACAAAAAATTACTATTATTGTTTAATAGATCTTAATGAAATTAAAGTAGTTCCAGATAAATCTATTTCTTTTTCATGTTTTGCACTAAAATTTAATATACGAAAAGTTTCTGGGAATATATTACTATTATTCTCAGAAACTTGTTTAATATTATCTTCTATAGGTTCTATTAAATGCATTAACTATTGTATATCATCATCAGATTTCTCATCATTATTATTAAATGTTAAATCATGATTAATAATATCAGTATCAATATTTATATCAATACAATTAATAGATACATCATCTATGTCATCAAAATCCTATAAACTCTTATATTTAACATCCTATTTCAATGTATTCTAAATATCATCATATGTATCATCTACAATATCAGGCATATCAGAAATATTATTAATTCCTGTAAACTTTACCATAATACACATAATAATAAAAAATCCTACACCGATTGCAATAACAGGTTCTACCATAATTTCTAACTTATTTTATTGTTAATAATTCTAGTTTTACTTAATCTTAAAATTTACAATACTCGCATCATCTACTTCATTAGATAATTCTTCTGAAGAAATATTAATTGTATGTGAGTTCTCTTGTTCCTTTATAACATCATCACTAAATGCTTCTTTTCTTTGCTGTTCTTCCATCCGTAACTTATCTTCATAATCACGTCTCATACGACTGGAAATTACAATAAGCATGATAAACGACAAAACAAGTAGTACCCATAACGTTGATGTAATAATTGTACTCATATTATATGTTTTTATTTTATTTACCAGATTTTTGCACGTTTGTCTATATCCAAATACAATTTATTTGTCTTTTTTACATTATAATATTCTATCCAAGGTGTAAACATAGGTAACGTTCCATTTACACGTAATCGATTAATAGTATGTTCATTATTTGCGACAAGATTCTTAATAGCTTCATCTGTTGTAATTTCAGACCAATTATTTGCATATGCTAAAAAGAATTTATGTTCCCAATTTTTTGTTGTACCTATTCCATGTTTCATAATATTTTTACATGCATAATATGCAATCTTCAATCCACCATAATCTGCTATATTTTCACCTAATGTTAAAGAACCATCACATTTTAATCCTGGTAAAGCTTCAAGATTATTAAATCGTTCTTTTGTTATATCTGTTAATTCATTGAATTTATTAGAATCACTTTCAGTCCACCAGTCATTCAGTATACCATGTTTATCATAATGTCTTCCATGGTTATCAAAAGCATGTGTCATTTCATGTGCAATAATTGTACCTATCGCACCATAATTATATTCAGGATCTCTATTAGTATCATAAAATGGATATTGAAGAATACCCGCCGGAAAACAAATCTCATTTTGAATGCAATCATAATAAGCATTAATAGTCTGCGGATCCATATACCATTCATTATAATTAATTTCCTTATTATAATGTTTTTCCATATTTTTCTTCCTAAAATATTCACGAATATTTAATGAATTTTCAAAATATGTTAAATTAATATCAATAGGAATATCAGAAAAATCTTCAAATTTATCTGGATACCCTATTTTAAGTTTCATTGCATGTAATTTATCTAATGCTTTTTCTTTTGTTTCATTACTCATCCATGTTTGACTATTTATAATAGTTTCAAATGATGCCTTTAAATTTTCAATGATATTAATAACATCATTCTTTGAATCTTCATTAAAATACTTTTTAACATAAATTTGTCCGATAACTTCTGAAAAAGCATTATTAATCTTATTAATTGCTCTTTTTTCTTTAGGATACTGCACTTTTGCACCTGTAAATACCTGACTATACTTAAACACTAAATCATATATTTTATCATCAAGTTTTGTTGCAGCAATATTAATTACCTGCCATTCATAAAAAGTCTTTAAATAAGAAGTATCTAATGTTAAGAGAAGTTTACATGCACGCTTTAAAAATTCAATATTACTTACAATAACTTCATTTGTCTCTGTATAACCTAATGTATCTAAATATAATCGCCAATCAAAACATGTTTTTTCTGATAATTCATTAACAGATATTCTATTATAATTAAGTATAGGATCTTGAAGTTCTTCTACTGAATACGAAGATGGTGCCAATAAATTTTCTATTGATAATATCTTATTATTTTCCATTAACGCAATATTATTATCATTATACAGATATTCATATAAATCAATAATATATTGTGAATATGCATTCATATATTTTTTATTTTCTGCAGTATCTTTCAAATAGTAATCTTTATTTCCTAAACCTAATCCATCCTGATATATAGCAACTTCATATTTACCTGATCCCTTACTATCTGGTTGTAACCCTGTATCAAAAAACATTTCAATATTATTTCGTGCAGATTCAAGAATTACATCCATATTTGTTTTAAGATTATTTACATGTTCATTGATATAAGAAATCAATGGTTTCTTTCCATCTTTATTTCTTTTATCATAATTCATAATAATATTATAACAATCATTAATCTTATGATTAATTACAGATGAATCAGTTTTTGATGATGTAATAATATCTCTAATCCTATCGATATTATCTTCTTCTATTTTTGTAAATACATTCCATGTTGGATATTCATCAGGTTGTGGATTATTCTTTATCCAATTTCCTGTAGCATAATTATAAAAGTCATCACATGGATTTATGTTCTCATTAATATTGTCTAAGATATTCATTATTTAAAGTTTAATTAAAATTCTGTTACAAATATTATATACGATAATAAATTAAAAGTTTTATTAAATAAGAAAAGGATATTAACACACAGTTAATATCCTTCATTATCTTTAATAGGTACAGTAAATATTAAATAACCATCATTTCTATACTTACCGCAAAATGGGCATTTCATAGAAAGGAAAAAATATGGTTTATTACAATACTAACATATAACACTATTTTCATTAGTGAGTTCTTCTCCCATCTTTATTACTTATTTTTTTCGACTTCTACATTAATATCATTTAGTGATACAAGACCAACCCATTTCTTAAGTTCATCACCATTATCACCTTCCAAAATAATAACCGGAACATTTCTTACATTATACTTATCTATTACTGCAAGTGTTTCCTCGTCTTCATTATCAACATCATATTTAACGTAGTCACATGCATTGAAATTTTCCAATCTCTTATCCATTACACCGCATGGACCACACCATTCAGCACCAATCTTAATTAATCTCATATATCTTTATATTAAATAATTTATTTTTTATTACCATGAATCAATATCTGTAATATCTTTAGAATCATTATTTTCTGTACATACTATAGTTATACATGGTCCGATTCCTGTACCAACTTCAATAAATGAAAATGGTAATTTCTCTCTCTTTCCATCAGCCCAACATTCTTTATCATAATTAGTATAATCATATGATTCATTACATACATTACATACATAAGTATTGGTAAATCCACAAGTATATAATTCAATTAATCTATATGAATCTCCACCTCTACATACTTCTTTATGTTTTTCATAAAAATCATATAATCTCTTATGTTCAATATCATCCAAATCTGGATAACCATCATATTTATAAATCAACTCAGTTGCTTTTCTTGCTATATTATATCCAACTATATCTTTATGTGCATTAATAAATGATATAGCATCTATTATTTCGTTTTCTGTCATTTTATTAAAATATTTTAATTATAAAAATTACCAAAGTGCAGCAGTATAACATAAATTAGATGTTAATGTCGTATAACCGATAATTTTAATAATACGATTACAAGGCTCAAGAATCATTTTCTCAAACTGCTTATCATAATCAATCTCCGGTGCATACTCAATCGGATAAGCACCAGGTAAAAATGCAAAACAATCATATGTTCTATCTTTTGCATAATACCACTTTACTTTATCTGCTGTTTTAATAGGATTATATTTAACCTTATATTTCTTATTCTTTGGCTGATTTAAAATAAAATTAGCAATTCCTGAAGCTTTAACCTGAATAGGGCAATGTTCAGCAAACACTAACTTATTCTTATCATCTAATACGAATTTCTGATAATTTCCTATCGAGCTTCCCTTTGAAATATCAGCAGGGTCTTTAAATAAAAATTGCTGTTTATAACCCTTAATACGAGATATAATTTCTTCATAAGGTGGACGTTCTTTATGTTTCTGATACCACTGCAACATATAATTTGTAAAATCTTTCTGACATTCACGTGCAAATGGCGGTGTAGATCCCTGAACAATTTCCAAACCCTTATAAACAACTTCCTCCATCGGCTCCAAGAAAATATTAGGTTCCTTAAAACATTCTGCCATTGCATAATGCTTCTTTGATGTTAAAATTGTTGTATCCGCAATTTTCTCTAACTCCAAATTCTGAATATTTACATCACAATTATATTTCTTCGCATACTCTTCATATTTCTGCTGCATATACGGTCCGCAACCATAATTCCAAAGATCAACAACAAACTGTGCACATTTATCTTCTGGTATATTTAAAAAGGTTGTAAGACGACCGAATTCTACATAAATTGAGTTATGAGCCAGTATCTCATTTGCGAAGAATGTATGAGTATCATCTACTTCAATATCATATACATATTCATCATTAAAATCTTCAAGTTGTTCTATTACATCAATATCTTCTACTTGTATATTATAATTCATCTTTTTTCACCTATTATTAATTGTGTATTAGTAACATTACTAAAATGCTCTAATATATAATTATATAAATAATTTTTTATATTGTCTTTTATATCTTCTCTATCTTTATGCGTTTTATAGAATATCCAATTATCATTAAAATATGGATAGATGAATAACATATTTAATTTATTATTTTTTGCATCATTCCATTTTTGAATATCTGTTTCCGTCCATGTATGAATCAAACCATCATAATTATTTTTCTTATCTGTTTTCGAACATTTACTTAAAAAATAATCATATTTAATTTTATCCAGTTCTTTATTATACAAACATTTATTATGATAAAATGAACCTTGATATTCTATATATAAATTATATTGTTTTAAGTAAAAATCACAATTATGATTATATTCTGTTGTTTTATAACATCTTAAAATATTATCGCCATATAATTCATATAAAATTTCATATAATGTCTCTTCTTCTAATGATGTCTTATATGTTTTATGTTTATTATAAGATTCTGTTACTTTATCCTAAATTTCTGATAACTATGAAACATGTTCAACTCCATATTTCTTTAAACATGTTTTAATCATTTTATTTTTAGCATCATCAGATAACATAGATTTTGATATTTTACTCCTTATAATATCAGATGACTAAGGATGTTCAAATCCATATTTTTGCATCATCTTTTGTTTAAATGAAGATGAACCAAATTTTCCATAATTCTTATCTCCATATTTTAATTCTCTTGTTTTATCTGCTTTCCTTTTATTATTATCAGATTGAAATGAATATTCAACGCCAAAATGTTTTAAACATGTCTACTTTATCTTATCCTGTATTTTCTACTTATCTTCTTCAGACATATTTTTCCATCGTTCTTTATTAAATGTTGACACATATTTATGTTGACAATTTAATGAACAATAATCAGTAAATCCTTTCTTTTCACCTAAAAATTTTACAGGTTTACCACAAATCTTACATACAGGTCTATTTTCTATATTAAATTTTAATCGATATATAACTTCCCCTATTTTAAACAAATCATTTGGAATATCATCATATCTGTTTCTTAAATATTTCAATATTTCTTTATCTCTATAAATTATATGAGAATTTGGATGTCCATCTTTTCTTAAGCAATTCTATAAAATATAATTATCATCTATTAACATATTAAATTATTAATTTTTTCATTAAAATGTTTTTCAGAATAATACTAATCAAACTTTTTAATTCTTTCAAACTATTCATCAATAATATCAATACCTAAATATTTCGCATATATAATTTGATTATCACTTACCTCTGATTTATCATTCATTGTAATACAATTCAAATCATTATTCAAAGAAAAGTATATATCTTTATACGTTGAATTAATTATTTTTAAAAAATTCTTTAATAATGTATTATGCTTCTTAAAATTATTATTTCTTATAATAGTTATTTTAGATTGATATGGTATCATATTTCAGTTATGTCATTTAATTGTTCTTTATTATTAATCATCTATATTAATGAATTAATAGTTCCTTTTTTGTCATTTCTATATGTAGATTCCCAAACTATTATTACTTTACAATTTAATGTTTGTTGAATATCATCTATACGTTCTTTATCATGCTACCACTTATCTTTCGCTTTAACACATTTTTCATGATTTTTATATTGAATAAAATCAGGTGAATATTTTTCAGGATTTAAATGAAAATAATTACCATAAAATTCTATAACAATATTTAATGTTTCATCATAATAATCAACATAATATAAATTATGCTTTAATGTTTTTACTTTAAATTCATTATCATCATAATATATTATATTATTTTTAAATTTTTTAATTAACTTATTAAACATCTCTAATGATATAGCAGATGGCCCAAATAATCTATTTGCTGGATTTCTTTTATTTATTAATATATCATATTTTTCTTTACCTATTTCTTCTCCATATTTTTCAATATAATATGGTAAAGTACATGTATAACGTTCTCTTTCAACATATTGATTCCAATGTATTAATCCTTCATTTACTCCATAACGCTTAATCATATTATCTAACGTAACTGCACGAGATTTATTATATTCATTATATTCTTCTAATGTCATCCCATGTTTTTCATGTTTATATTCAAATTTATTAGAATCTGCTTGTTTCTTACAATATGAATTCCATCTTTCTGTACCGTCAGAAATACCATATTTCTTAATCATTTTTTCTTTTGTAACAGACTATCTAGCATCGCATACAGGTTTAAAATCTTCATCTGATACTCCAAATCCATATTGAGTATATTTTGCTGCTTTATGTGCAAATTTAAATCTTACATCTCTGAAGTTTGGAAATTTCTCACATACACAATCATAACATCTACATAAATGATATTCATTACCATTATAATTTCGTGTACTTAAAAATGATAACTTATTATCATCAGTAACTAATTTTTTTGTAGCTTGATTTATATGAAATACAGCATTATCATATGCAAGAAATTTACCACATTCTTTACAATAACATATTGACGGATCTATATTATTATCTTTACAATATTGAATTATCTCCTATTCATTTAAATATTTTGCTTTTGCAGGCATAATTAAAAACTATGTTAATTTTATTATTTATCTCCTGCTTCTGTTAAATTACCACCTGCTATAGTAATAATTTTATCAGTTTTTAAAATATCTTTTGCTTTAACAGTAATTAGTTCATTATTACGAATTATCATCATACTATGATCACCAGTAACTTCTAATTCTTTACCTGATTTAGTTTTAATTCTGAACCTTGATTTATTATATACTTTATGACGCATAATATATTTTATCGGTCTATATGTAGCTTCAGCATCATGATCAACATATGATAAAATATTATGATTATGAACCGGAACAATTTCTTGTCCATTATTTAATTTTAATACAGTATCATTATTTTCATATTTAAATTTATTAAATGCATCTTGAACCTTTAGTTTAACCGAATCAACGTAAATGCTTGATTTCCAGCTAGTTGAGTCAGTATCACCAGCCACAGTGAGTGATTGGTTTCCGTCAAGATATGAAAACTCGGGCCCATCTAACGTACCTGTTTCTGTTGTTTTTCCAAGTGCAATATTAAATCTTTTCGCATCTTCTGTCTTAATTCCTAATTTCTTATGCAATTCTGTATCATTCTGAAATATTCCACTAAAATATGCATTAACAGAATTCTCTGAATAATGATTCAAATCCTGTCCCTGAAGTGTAATAGATTCTGCAACAGCTGTGTTATGTGCAATGAAATACTTGCTCGCGGTAGCTCCGTAAACACTATTAATAAATTTCTTAAGTGCCAACTGTTTAGTTTCGTAAAAATCTCCTAAGTTTTTAAGTCTTTCTACTTCTTCTTCAAGTTCTTCAACAGTGCAATTATTTGGATCTATCTGACAAAATTTATATTTCTTTTCTTCCATGTTTTTCAATTAAATTCTAATTCAAATTTTAAATTATATAGTAAAATATGTTATTTGTTTATTAAAACATTTTTAACATTTATTAATATAAAAAATATGGAAGTAACAGATCAGATTATAATAGATAAATTAACAGTATTTAGACACAATAAAATTCAATTAAATACATGTAGGATAAAAGAATCATGGTTGAAAGATCATAATTTATATGAATATTTAATGAATAGATTTAAGTCTGTAAAAAATATACAAGAAATCATATATAGGATATATTATAAATTACCTGATAATTTACATTTATATTGTAAAACATGTGGAAAAGAGATTCCTTTATTATTCAGAGGATTTTTATATGGTTATAGCCAATATTGTTCATATAAATGTTCATTAAATGATCCAAATAAAATACATAAATTAACTGATGTAAAACAGAAGGAAAATATTGATGATGAGTATGTATTAAATTTAATGATTAAAGATGACAGATTAGTTTCTGAATATTGTAAAGTTAAGAAGTTAAAGCAGTTTGGTATATATGATTACATGATGAATAGGTATGATGATTTATAGAGGAATAAATCAGTTATACAGGAGATTTTATATCGAATGAAGAATAATATTGATAAAAGTCCTGTATGTCCTACATGTGGAAAATATGTTAAGTTTTATAGATTCAGTGAAGGCTTTAGACATTATTGTTCTAATGAATGTGCGAATAAGAATGAAAATAATGTTAAATAGAAATTAGTTAATAAACATAAAACAATAGAAAATAAATGGTTAAAACGTGGTTATGAAATTAAATATTCAGATAATAAAAATGAATTTATAGTTTATAATCAATGTAAAATACATAATCCATTTTCAATAAAGAATTATACATTTTTTAATAGATAGTAGAAAGATATTGTTATGTGTCCTATATGTAATCCAGAAAAAAATTTAGAGACGTCTATAGAATATAAAATAAGATTATTATTGGAAAAACATAATATAAAGTTTGAACAACATGTTAGATATATAATATCACCGCGTGAATTTGATTTTTATTTACCAGATTATAAAGTTGCAATAGAATGTAATGGAATTTATTGGCATTGCGGAATTAATGGTAAGAATCGATTTAAAGTAAAATATGATTTAGTATCTAAAACTGATATATAGATGTTGACATTTTGGGAGGATGATATTCATTATAATATAGATAAAATAGAAAATATTATATTAAGAAGTTGTCATCTTGAGCAGAAAGTATTTTCAGATAATTGTATCATTAAAGAATTAGATGAAAATATATGTAAAGATTTTATAAATACTTATCATATTGATAATTATATTGAGTCTGATATAAAATTAGGATTATTTAAGAATAATGAATTATTATGTTGTATGACATTTAGTGACATATCAGATAATAATTATATATTAAATAGAATTTGTTATAAAAATAATTTATATGTGATAGGTTGTGAAAAATTATTATTAAATTATTTTAAATGTAATTATACTTATAATTCTATTATTGTTAATTGTAATTTAGAAACTGATAATATAAAATTATATGAAACATTAAATTTTAAATTAGAATTAGATAAAATTAAATTTACGTTAAATTATTATAATTATAAACGTAGTGAATTTAGATTTAATAAAAGTATGTTAAAAGAATTTCTAAATTGTAATAAAGATGATATTAGGGAAGATTATTTAAAATGTTATTCACCATATTTAATATATAAAAAGAGAGATTAAATATCCGTAATTTAATCTCTCTTTTATTTTTAACCAATTCTGCATTCAACTGTTTGGTCTACTTCTTTTTCCATACAGTATGAAGCGAAAAAGTCTGCTTGCATAATTAATACAGAAAGTGGGACTTTTGTATATGATGTTTGCATAGAAGGTTTTTGGTAATTACTCATCCATGCACCAATATCAGACATTCCCATATGCCACATAATAGCGCATAATTCTTCTCCTGAAAGTCTGATAAATGTTTGTGCAATAAAAATAGATTTTGGCGCATGACCGAGTGGAAGTTTTTCATCAATCTGATATGAATAGTATTTGAACCATTGATTTGATTCATCTTTCTTAAACTTCTCAACAATCTTATAGTTATTTGCTTTACATAAATCATGAAGAAGTGCTGTTATGATAATAGATTCCATAGGAATAGACTCTACATTTTTTTCTGGTAGAGATAGTTTCTTATAAGTCTCATAGAAGTCTCGTGCTGCATAATAAACGTTAAGTGAATGTTGGCAGAGACCTCCAGGATAATTACAATGGTAAATTGTAGATGATGGAGCTTCAAAGAAATCAGACTTCTCTGATAACCAGTTAATTAAATCTTCAATACCTTCTCTTTTTGTACTTCTCAATAACTCTATAAACTCTTGTTTATTTCTTTCTTTTGTAATTTGATCCATAATATTTTTATGTTAAAATTAAACACTGTTTGTTTAGAGCTTATATAAAAAAATGAGACTTAAGTCTAACTTTAAGTCTCATTTTTAAATTGTTAAATTAATCTTTGTTTTTAATTATAACTAATTAAACGTTAATCCAACTTAATCTTTCATCAAGTTTAGCTTCTGCTGCTTCTGCACGAGCTTTTTCCTTTGCATAAAGTTCAACAAGAGCTTTAACAGTATCTTCTGTATATGCAGTAATTGTTTCTTCAACAGCTTTATCACCATTATGAATAGTAAATGTAACTTTACCATTAGTAACATTGAAATTAGTTGCAGCAGTAGTAACAACATTGCTACTGTCTTTTACTTCTGCAACAGAAATAGCGACATCAGACTTAGCAGAAGAAACAGTAATTTCTTTACCTTCTACTGTCTTTAAACGATTTTCATGATCATTAAGAGCTGTTGCAATAACCTCTTCATCTGATACGATTTCAGCGGCAACATCAGCTGCAGTTGCAAGACCAGTTGATGTAACATCAGCAGTACCTGCTTGCCATTTACCAGCTTCAGTCTTAGTAAGACCAACAGTATTTAATGCAGTAGTCTTGATTTCAACTTCATGGTTATTAACGGCGGCAAATTGTTCTGAACCTGTCTTAACAGAAAGTGTAGGAAGATCTGCACGTGTAACTGTAATCTTACCATCAGTTTCAGAAACGGCAGAAACATATTTTCCGTCTACTGCAGTATCTGTAACATCAAGTGCCTTAATTGCATCATCAGCAGTCTTAGCAGCAGCTTTAATAGACTTAGCTAAACTTGCAATCTATTTAGAAACTTTATCACCTTCAACAGCAACAGTTTCATCACCTGCATCAATAGCAGTTGCATTAATATTAGCAGCTGCTAATTCAGTTTGATCAATTGTTAATGCGCCATCTTCAGAAACATGAACGCCTGATACACATTTACCTGTAGTTGCAGTTACATCACTTACTGTATGTTTCTTTGCTTCAAGATCTTCAATTCTCTTATAAATGCTTTTATCATTTTCTACAGTTTTTGTACCAATTGCAGTTTTATTTGCCGCAACATCAGAAATAAGTGTGGCACCTTTTTCAGTTTCAGAAACGTTTTTAAACCAATCAATTACTTCAGATACTTTATTGATAGTTCCATCTTTATCAGATGTTATAAGAGTTTCAATACTAGTTACACGAGTATTTAAACTACCTTCTGCTTTTGTAGCACGATCTGCTTCAGCTGCAATCTTTCCAAATGCAGTATTAGCAGTAGACGCATCAGTTGCAGTACCAAGAAGAGCTGCAGATGCAATATCATCTTCTGTTACAGTTACAACATTATCAGCTGAAACCGCTACTTTTACATGACCATCTGCTTTTGGAGTAACTGTTGTATACTTTTTATCTTCAAGTGTTTTGATTCTGTTTGATAATCCTGTTTCTGCATCAGTTGCACGTGATGCTTCAGCAGCAATCTTGCCAAATGCAGTTTCTTTTGTTTTATCATCATCCTTAGTTCCAAGAAGACCGGAAATTTCATTTTCTTTAGTAGTTGCACGATTTGCTTCTTTTGCAATTGCACCGAATACAGTATCAGTTTCTTTAGTATCTGCCTTTGTACCTACTAAAGTTTCAACAGCTGTAAGTCTATCTGCAAGACTCTTAAGTTGAGCAGAAGCAGAAACAGGAATTTCTAATGTCTTTACTGTTTTATCAGTAGCAATATAAGAAATTACAATCTGTGCTTCTTTTGCTACTGAACCGCCTTCTCCTGTTACAGCAGCAGTTGTTGTAATATCAAGAATTTTAGAAGAAACAAGTTTACCGCGTGAAACAATTGCACCAGTTGATTTAGCATCATCATAGCCGAAATAGATTACGCCGTCATCTGCAGTACCAATTTTTGCAAGTACATTTGTAAGTGTACCATAACCAAATTTTACTGCTACACGTCCAGATGCACCATAAACCACAGGGGTTTCCTCTATTGTTCTTGTAATAGTAATTGCCATATTATTAAGAAATATTTTATTTTATTTATTCATAATAATGGAATAATTATTTTTTAATAATTATTCCATTATAGTATTTTATTAATTATCAATTAAAGTGATTCCCAAGTAAGAAGTCCTTTAAGATAAGTATCATTTCTATAAAGTGTATTTAATGCTGTATTTAATCCATCATAATATGTTTGATTAGCAATATCTACAGTAACAACACTGTCAACACCATTCTTTCTGTTAGTAATCTTTAAAGTATTAAACTGTGAACTATCTGCACTCTTAGGTGATACAAGAGATGCATCTGTTACATAAGAATCTTCGATAGCACTAACTGATGTATCGAGTTTTGTTAAACGATCTGCGATAGATGAATCTGCTGCAACAAGTTCATTAAACTTCTTTGTAATATTAAGAGATGTGTCAACATAAGTTACAACAGCATCTTTCTATAATGAAACAACACCATTCTGAACTTTGATGAATTCATCACCACTCTTAAATGTAGTAAAGATTTCTGTAAAATCAAGATAAACATCCTAATCAGCAACAACTTTCTTATCTGTTTTTGTATTAATAATTAAATGTAAATATGAATGACCATATTTAATACCATGATTCATACGAGCTTGCTCCCATGTACCATCAGCATTTTTAGAATAAGGAAGATTGCCTTCTACTACATCTTGACCAATTAAATTATCTGCAATTTTAGTTGCTCCTTCACCCGTAGATGCATAATTAAATGTACATACATGTGCAGATTTTACAAAGAAGTCTTTTGCAATATTAATCTTATCGCCAACTGCCTTTGTAACACCATCAGCATCAGTCATCATTAACTGATATTCAGATGCATACTTTGTTTCTTCACCATCTTTCTCCATTGATGCATCAGCAACTTTAGCGATTTTATATGTAGCAACTTTAAGTTTATTATCAGCAACCTTAACAGTATCATTATCTACGTTAACAGCAACCTTATAAGTCTTATAACCGTTTGTATCTGCTGTAGGTGTTACTGTAAGTGCACTACTAGTATCAGATGAAACCACATCGCCCTTAAGAAGTGTTTCAATACCGCTAACAGATGTATCTAAACGTGAAACATCGCCTGTATGCTTCTATTCTAATGCATTAACTTTTTTTGTTAAATCAGAAGATGATTTTTTAACTGCAGCAGCAATCATATTTGAAACAGTTTTTTCATCAATTACATTAAACGCAGTTGTTTTTTGTTCACCAGTACTTGCATCAAACCAAGTAACTGTTATTGTATCTGATGTTTGATATGTTGTTCCCGTATATTCACCAGTACTTGCTTCAAATTCATGTTTTTCAACAGCGTTTGCACTAATATCAAGAATTTTTGAAGATACTAATTGATTACCAACAAAAATCATACCAGAATCACCAGCAGCATCATATACAAAACGTATCTTACCATCTTGTGTTGATGCAGCAGTTGCAAAGTTTTTAATAGTTTCTGCATTAAATGCACCATTTCCAAACTTTATTGCTTTTCCTTCTGCAATAGTAACACCAGCAACTTTGTCAGTTAAATTTGTTGCTTCATTAGCACCATAAATCATATTTTTACTCATATAATTTTTTAATATTTATTTTTAATTACCTATTTTTTCCCATTTTAATTGTGTTTGTACTTCTTCTAATCTATCATTAATAGATGAATCTGTATTTATAAAGTCGTTTACATGTTTATCATAATCTGATAAATCTAAAGAAACTGTCTTAATTAAATTTTCATGTGTTGATGTATTGTCTTTAATAATAGTACCATCATTTAATGTAAACGTATTTTCATTTAAATCAATTGTTTGTATATGTTCTGGCCAAATTTTAGCTTCAATTATATTAGAACCTTTAATATAATTTAACTATTTTAAAACCATATCAGTTGCATCGATTTTAGATGAATTTTCTTGTTCTTTATTACCTTTAAATAATGTAAATGTTTTTTTTAATCCATTTTCAACTGTACAAGGATCTTCATGAATTGTATAATTATAATTACCATTATCTAATTCATTAATTAAAAATGATAATGATGTATCAATAACTGTAAGATGATCATTAATATTAACTATTGATGAATCAATAATGTTTAATTTATCATATATATTATTCAATGATGTATTAAACTGTGTAATATTATTATTAAATTTTTCAATTATTTTTTTTAAATCATCAATACTATTCTATGAAGGTAAATTTGTTTTTACTGTTGCAAGTTTACCAACAGAATTAACATATTTAATAGATAATGTTACAACACCATCAACAGAAACAAGAGATACATCTTTTACTTTTGAAGTAAGTTCAAGATCACCTAAAAAAATACCTGTTAAAAAATCAGATTTTTTTGATATACCGAAATATAAAGTATTTGGATCCTTATTCTTTGTATTTACAATATCAACATAACGACCTTTTATAAACTCAACTTCATCATGTGGTCTACATATTCTATTAGGTTCGAAAATATGTAATACATGCTGAGACGGACGTATATCTTTATTCATTTAAATATAACATGTTATTTTTTATATTTATCAAAAAAACAATTAAATATTTTATATAGTACGAAAATATATAAAATATTTAATTGCTCTTTTTATTCTCCTTATTCATTTCTACTTATATTAAATTTATCTAAAAGATAATTTGCATAATCTAATTTTTCCTATGAAAATGTATTATATCTGAAAAATAAATTTAAATTTAATCCGATTTTTCCACCATTCATATATGTTGTTGGCCATAATCTTACCATTTTATTTAATACATATTCCTCTATTGTTCTAAAACGATAATGATTTAAACATGCGTTTTCCCATGTAGGATTATTTATAATTATATCATTTGTACATAAATCACCATTTGTATTTACACATGTAATATGACAATCCTTATTATATATAACACCATGTGGTGAATCAAATATAATATTATCTAACTATGTTTTAATTATAATTTTTGTCTATGCACAATATTTATCTTTATCTAATGGTATATATTGATTAAATTTAGTTACTGAATAATTTCCTTTTGTTTTAATAATATTAGAATCAGTAAATTGTTTCCAACAAACTCTTATACAATTTATACCTCTATCATTATACATATCATCTGATAAGAATTTTTTTATATTATTACAATCTAAATCTAAAAATTCATCTATATCAAAATATGCAATCCAGTCATATTCATCTTTATATGTATTATAACAATCTGTATATGATGGAATCTATGCTAATTCTTTTCCTCTCCAATCTTTTAATATTACAAATTCAGAATCTATATAATCTTTTATTACATCCTCAAAATGTTCACCATCTATATCATTATTATCATATAAACATATATTATCAAATCCTATTGTTTTATAATATTCTACAAACTCTCGTATATAATTATTTTCCATTTTTCCTATACAGCATAATAATACTTTTCCTGTATATGGTTTAATCTGATTATATAAATTTAAATTCTTTAATTTTATAGGACAAACATCAACTAATTTTTGTAAATCTATTTCAAATGTTGAATTATAATTATCTTTTAATTTTAATAAGTCTTCATATGTTGTATCTTCATTTACTAAATATGACTCATATAATGGTTTATTAATAGATAAAAAGAAATCTTCATATTTTAAATTCTATCCTATATTATTTCCTAATGAGATCCATATATTAGGAATTCTAAATGCTTCTGATATAATTAAACCATGTAAACTTTCAGATACAATAAATTCACATTCTACAATTTCTTTAATTATATCTTTCCAATCATTATATCTTGTAAAATTAATAATCTTAATATTTTCATTATCATTAAATTTTGTTAATATATCTGAATTAATATGAGAATGATGTGGAATAATTCCTAATTTATATTTTTTCATTACATAAGGATAATAGTAATATGGTATTAATAAAGCAGGATCTCCATATATTTCTGGACAATCTATATTTGATGCTAAACAAATCTCTCGTGTTTTTGGACCTCTAACTGCATATACTTTATTTGGTTTTTTATATAATACCTAATGTCTTAACATTCCACTACCCCATACTTCTGTAAAATCATTTATATACTTATCAATAAAAATACTTCCAATCATTAAATAATTTGTTACAAATTCATTATCGTATTTCTTATGTTTCTTACCTGTTATTTCTGTCAAAAATGAAAAATTTATATCATCACCAAAATTATGCGCATATGGTTTATTAAATCTATTTAACCATACCCAACCATTTAAATATATTACGTTATCATTTTCATCATTAATATTATTCTATTTCTTATTTTCAAATACTTTAGAAAATAAATTTACAGATGATTTACCTTTTACTTGTTTAATATCATTATTATTAATAACTTTTTCTTCTTTATGTAATTCTTTAAATTTGTTACTATTAATAACTATATTTTTTGAATTTGTAATATTATTTTCAGTTTCTTTTAATATTTCTGTAATAGGTTTTACTTCTACTTCAATAGTAGGTACAATAATACCAGAATCATACGCATATATTTCCTTATTATGCTTTATATTATTAATATTAATTTTTGTATTATTTCCTTTATTAATAGCTTTATCTTTATCATAATTAACAAATGTCTTCTTATTTGGTTTAGTTATATTTCCTAATATATACTTATCAGGATTATATGTTCCCATATCCTAAATTTTATTTGTTACATTAGAAAAACCTTCCTAATTATAATAAACACCTGCTGACTATGCATAACTACAATTACTAAATACAGAATTCTTATCTAACTTTTGATAATTCTTTATTTTTGACATATTAGGTAATTTTCTTTTAATATATTTATTAAAAAAGGATGAAATACTCATAATTAAGTATTCCATCCTAATATTAAAATGATGAATAAAATTATTTACTTATTTACTGCAAGAATTGCAGATGAACTATTAATAATCAGATCTACTTTTCCTCTGAAATCATTAATATATTTCTTATTTGTATAACTCATTGCTGATCTGAAATAATCTATCATATTATCTGACCACTGTTTAACAGTTTCTTTTACATGAATATACTTCGTACATCCTTCAGAAGTCTTTGACTTTGCATTTGGGTTAATCAACTTCTGAGCCTTCTTTGTAGACATACCATAAGATTCCTTTACAATATCTTTCATATCCTTAATGAAATCTTTTTTCTTCTGCTCCAACCCTTTATTATCAATTGGTACTAATGTATCATTATCATCTTCATCTTCAAGTCCATCCCAAAGATTAAGAATATTATTAATACCATCATTAATAATACCTTCTGCATATCCATACTTATAATGTGAATTATAACACTCAATATCAAGAGGTGCAGCAGATTCAAGTAATCCTGTAAACAAACTACCAATCATTACATAATCTGCACCAAGAGCAATAGCCTTAATAACATCTGCATATCCTCTAACACCACCATCAGCAATAATATAAGGTGTTGATTTAGCATAAGATTTACCTTCGTATACGTTCTTTATATACTTACATTCATCAATTAATGATGCAATAGGATAGTGAATGGATGTCTGCGTAGCTGTAATACAATTTGATCCACTTCCTATAGACAATCTAATATAATCAACTTCAGCATGTTTGCAAATCCATCTATATGTTTCAGGATTTGCAATATTTCCTGTCATTACAATAAGTGTATAATTGTTATTTCTTGCAATTTCCTTTGCTTTATTAATTGTATCATATAGACATTCCATATGGCCATTAGCCAAATCTACACATACTCTATAAGTTCGATTATAACCAGGAAAAATTTGTCCAGGACTCATCATCTTATGTTCTACAAAAACATATTCAAATTCCTTAAGTGACAATGCAACCCAATCACCATTATCAAGAAAATCTTTTATATAACTAATTCGTTTCTCAATACTTCCATCTGGATCTGCACCAATATTTCGTGGCAACATAGGCATAATCTTATTCTTCTTCCATATATTAAAATTATGCTCATTTGCAATAGTAGACATTGGTGCTGTAAACAATGGAAGATAATCTCTCATATTTACGTCCATATGCTCATATGGATCACATTCCTTTCTACTCTTAATTGAACTAATTACTGCAGGCTCAATAGTCAAATCATTATATGAATACTTTGTTTTATCAATAATAGGCATAATATATTTTTTATTTTAATTCTATAATTTATAGAAACTTAAATTTGTTTTGTCTTCTCGATAACAAGTGAAATAAAGTCATGTCTTTCCATGAAATCTTTATTTTGACATTCATGTTTTACTACAAGATATGCATCTATAATCTTTTCAATATTATCATAATTTTCAAGACTTTCTTTTTGTCCCTGTTCATATCCTTGTGTAAAAATATATTTTTCGTTATCTGTTAAATCATTAATGTTAATCATATATATTTAAATTTAATTTTACCAAAAAACAATAGGTCCATCCCATGAACATGCAAACAATTCATTCTTATTAGAAGTTAATGCATGCAAACGATATACAGCACCTACCATTCTACGTCGACTGCATGAACATGCAAAATGATTCTGACAAAAATCATAATGAATTCGGATGAACTTAAAATCATCATTAACATCAATATCAGTAATACTCAAAGACTCAAGATTAATATAATGTGAATTCGTTGGATCATTGATACTGTTATTATTCATTTCCATCCACTCAAGATCATGCTTAATAGCTTCCGTAATATTAATTCGCAAAAATGTCTTATATTGATTCTGTGCAGTCTCATCATCTATACGATCAATTTCTTCAAAGAAATTAATATAAACATCTTTACCATTATTTTCATTACTCATTGTCGCAATATGGTCAATAAGCAGTTCACTCTTATTTGTAGAATTCTTCGTACTTCCAAGATAGTCAACCCAATTAATTGACATACCTCCAAGATTTGTAGGATAAAATACTTTACTCATGTAATATAATTTTAATTAAATATTAAATTTTTCTCTATATGTATTATAATTATGGATAATATCAATATACTCTTCTTTACTAAGACCAGTAAGTTTACATCCATTAATATAATCAAGCATATTAATTTCTCCAGAATTTTGTAATTCTCTATATGCTTTAAACTTTTCTTCTGTAATATTAACTTCCATAATTATTTTTTATTTTGTAATTTCTTTTACTTTATCAATAAGTTTCCAAATTTTATTATATAATGTACCCATTTCATAAAATGCAATATAATTGTTTTTACATTTATGATATGTAGGATTTACTACATTAATGTCAATAAGAAGATTTTCATATTCATTCTTTATATTATTAACTTTTTTTGTATGAATATTAACCAATTTATTCATCAATGGTGTAAGACGTGATGATGCAAAATCATTTAAACCATCATAATATACAAATGTACCTTGTTCATATTCATAATATGTAACGTATACAGTATCTTTCTTTACAGAAAGAACATAATAATCATTGCACATATCTTTATCATATCCGATATGTAATTTATTATGTGATGTTGCATTAGCAAACATACATACAAAACTAAAAATCAATGTTATAAAAATCTTATTCATAATTTTTTATTGTTTTATTTGTTACATCTCAAAGATACACATTTATTTTTGAATTAAAAAATTAATATGAAATTATTTTATCTATTTGTGTACAATTTGCAGTCCATACTATGCCTTCATATACAATTGCAAAATCTGCATTAGAATTATATATATGTTGTCCCATTGAATTAAACAATGCAACAATTTCTGTTGTAACATATCCTTTATCACCACGAGAATCATTACATAAATGAATACGTATAATACTTCCAATACGTAAATCACGAATAGTAAAATTCTTCGTTTTAAATATTGGTGATTTTGTAGTTGGTAATGTATCTATTAAATCTTTAATTACATCTAATGATATAGTATTATTTGATGTTTGATTTTTAAATTTTATCATATTATAATAACTTCTGTTTAAACAATATATTATATTACAAAGATACACAATTATTATAAAATAAAAAAGTGTGACTAGAAATAAATTCTAATCACACTAAAATTAAATTATTATTAAACTTTAAACTACTTTTATTACTTTACAGTAACAATAGCAACACGACCAAAATCATCATCCATACCATGTCCAGCGGTATCTGTTACTTTAACACCACGTGACTCAAGATACTTCTTAACTGCATTTGCACGCTTTACAGAAAGCTTTGTATTATACTTTGCAGAACTCTTTGGCTCTGAAGATGCATATGCATCAATTACAACTGTTGTGCCCTCTGCAATATTATCAAGTACTGACTTACACTTATCAGAAAGTACTGAACTATTAAACTTAAATGGGGCAATAAACACATTTGAACCAACACCTGCAACAGTATTAGCTGCAACAGGCTTCTCTACAACCTTCTCAATTACAACTGGCTCACGTGACTCAAGCTCATTAATCTTCTTGTTAAGAGCTGCAACCTCTGCTGCATCATAAAGACGTGCCTTAGCGAAAGAACACTTTCCATTTGAATTCTTGAAACGATAAACAACACCTGCTGTAATCTCAAAACTACCGTTCTTCTTTACAAGCTTACCATTGTCAATGTCATTCCAAACAACTGATGGATTTACAACAATGCCCCATGCACGATCCTTACCAAGATTAAAATTAAACTCTGCACCTGCACGATAAGTCATCCAGTTATTGTGATTATCTCCATAACTTGCTGTCTGATGTCCCCATCCAATACCTGTATAAACAACAGGCTCAAAGAACTTACGTGTTCCATCAAACTTAAATGCATTAGCAAGATTAACCTTTGCAAGACCACTTACATTAACATAATCAAAAGCAGTATATGTATTATAACTACCATGACCTGTACCAACAAGTGTACGACCTTCTACACCAAATCCCAACCAAGGAGTTACATACTTATCTGCACCAATCAAAATAATAGGTGCCATTGCAGTATGACCACTGTAAAAATTATCAAATGATGTAAGAACACCGCCCTGAAGTGTTACTGAAACATTATCAGTAAACTTACTAGAACCTGCATAGTCATTCTGTGTCTGTGCGTTAATTGAACCAATTGCAAATGTAAACATTGCAATAAGCATAAAAATAAACTTCTTCATACTTTAAAAAATTTAAAATTTGTTATTAACTAAAATATTAAAATTAAAATTAAAAAATAATTACTTGATGTTCATACAAGTAACATATATAAGATATTTAACTTAATAGCATATATTAATTTTTATAATATATGTGAAGTTAACCTAAGAAAACTATATTATAATATAGAAAGATAATTATCTAAATCTTATCTTTTTTAATAAATATAATTCAATTAAATTTTTATATATTAATTATAACTTAAATTCTTCCGATGACTTAAGATATAACTTATTAAACATACTTAAATTTAACTTCTCTATATTCTTTTTAATTTGTATAAATTATTATAATTATAAAATATCATAATTTATATATTATATTGAATATCATTTAAAAAGTTTAGTTTTTAAATAATTTTTTTCAAATATTTTTTTATTTTTATGGTTTAGGACAATATAAAACCATTTCACTTCTTAATTTATTAATTAATGGTTTATATTCTTTTTTATATTGTTCCCATGAATATTTCTTATCTAATATTTCTTTTAAATAATGATTTGCTTCACTATAATCATTTATCTTTCCAGTTTTTCCTATTTGAATTCCAAACATATATAATCGTATACAATGATATAATGATTTTTGTGATCTATATAAATCATAATCTTTTTCTACTGTTAACTTCTTATGACATTTTGCATAAGAATTTCCAACTATTTTTGAAATAACCTGCCGCAATTTCCATTTATCAAGAATGAAATATTTCGCGTATAACGAGTTAAAAAGTTCAATACTTGAATACATATCAGATGACATAAATAAACTCTCTACGGCGATTATATGATGTTCATAGAGCATCTTTTTGAATGTATTGTTATTGATAATCTGAAAATCATATTCAGTTATTCCATCAGTTACAAAAATCTCCTTAATTCCATTAACAGAATTTTCCAATTCAATATTATCATCAACAATAACAATTATATCTTTATCTGATTTATCTGTATTTGTACCATAAACATATGAACCATACATAAATGATAAGATATAATGCTGTCTGATATATTCTGGTAAATAAATTTCTATATTTTTCATATATTATTCAATTGATTCCAAAACAATACTATGAAATTTTATTCTGTTTTCTTTCAAAAGTCTATCTAACAATTCTTTAAAATCATATTGAATATAAGTTAATGGCTCATATTTATAATCATCTATCTTATAATATTTAAATAACTGTTCGAAATTTGCAATGATTCCATTATAAAGTTTCTTTTCACTTGTATATGTATGTTTACCTTTATAATTTACAATAAGTCTATCATCAAATGTTGCACACCATAAACATTTCTTAACTTTCTTTTTTGTTTTTAAAGGTCTTGTTATTTCATCAAACATTTTATCATCAAATTCAATTTCCTTTGTGATAACTTCCTTATCAGCATCTGATGAATAATTTGAATATTTTTCTATATTAATTTTTAGTTTCATAGCTTTGATTTTAAAAGTACACAAGGTTTACCAATGTGGAAAATACCTGGAATTTCTATCATTGATTTACTTAGTTTCCTTTTTAATTTTGAAATTTTATTTAAATATACATTATAAGTTTTTTCCCTGTTATGATCTACCCATGCATCCCAGTAATCTTTTCTTGTAAAATCTTCTCTTGTTTTATCTTTCCATGTAATATTAGAATAATTCTCAATCCAAATATCAACTGCTTCATCTAATGTTGTAGCAGCAATATGATATACAATAATAATATCATCATCTGTATATGGATCATTTGGATCATCACTTATAGTCTGTGTACAGAAATATACTTTTAATGTATTATTATCAGAAATTGGATTTTGATTTTTAAATTTAAGTCCCATAATAATTATTTTTATCAATTATAAATTATTATAATAGTAAAAAACTATTTTGTTTACTTTTTACAAAGATACATTAATAAAATATCCTTGAACTATTATAAAATAATTCAAGGATAAAAAATTACTTACTTTTATTATGATTAATGATAATCTTATTATATACGTCCAATAAAATGTTATCATTATTAAATGCAATTTGTATATCGGATGTAAATATCATTGATATTGGTATAAACATTATATCATCTACTTCATCTGGTTCTGAATGTTCAGTTGTTAACTGATAATCATCAATAACACCTGGAAGAACAACATAATATATTACATTTACATTTTGTCGTTTTGTATCTGGAACTGAATTAATTGCATAAAAATTCATTAATGCCCTTGGGATAATAAGACCAGTTTCCTCATATGTTTCTCTCATACCGCATGAACATATATCTTCATCATGATCCAAATATCCTGCCGGCACATTCCACTTTCCAACAGCAGTCGGACAACCTTTACCCCTTTTATTAATTAATGCACACCAATTTCCGTCTGAATCCTTACAGAAAATACAAGTTGCAACTGTTATAGAACGTGAATACCAATATTTTTCTCCATTATATTCAAACTCGAAATTACGTAGCTTATTCATATTCTTAAATATATTTTATTTTTTAGAATGTTCCTGTAGAACCTGCCATTCCATCACCTCTGTCTGATGCTTCAATCTCATCATATTCTTTCTCATCCATTTCAACCCAATCAGTATCAAGATAAATCTGATGAATAAACTGTACAAGTTTCTGACCGGTCTGAACTGTAATATCTGTATTACCATTATTACAAAGATTAATATGAACTTCTCCCTGATAATCTGCATCAATCGTATTTGCCATAACATCAAGATGATACTTTGAAGCAACACCAGACTTATTAGTTGCCTGAAGATATGTTCTCTTATCATTAATCCATACCTTAATTCCTGATGGAATCATTACCTGTTCACCAGCTGGAATAGTGATAAACAAATCATCATTCTCAATCTTATAGAAAATTTTATTACCTGTATTCTTCTTAATCAAATCAACAAGAAACTCCTAATTATAATAAGGTACAAAAAAATCTGTACCAGCATCATGCTTATTTGCTCTATTAGGCATCTTTACATTACGTATTCTCGTAAACTATACTTTAGTATTAAAATCCATATATATTAAATTAAATTAATTTTCTAATATTATATTAATCATTATTTGTAAAGTTTAAAAAATATCATTAAAAAATACTTAAAAAATAATTCTCAAAAATGTAGACTTTTTCTGGAAAGCTCAGTATAATAAATATGTTAGTATTTAAGGTTGAGATAGATATTATATATAATATATGTAAAAAATTTAATTTTTAATTCAGATTTAAATTTATATTAATTTAGATCTGAATTTTTATTTTATATTAATTTATATGAAAAATATTTTATTTAATTTATTGAATATTAATTAGTTATAAATTATTTTTAACATTTATTAAAAATATTTAGAAAAAATGTAGACTTTTTCTCAAAACTCAAGTATAATAAATATGTTAGTATTTAAGGTTGTGATAGATATTATATATAATATATGTAAAAATTTATTCATAATTTTTAATAATTTAATGAATTTAGTAAGGTAAGTCTTCCGGAAATGTAAATATTTTTTATTCATTAAATTATTTTTTTAAAATTTATTAGTAAATATAAACTTTTTATAAATATTTAAGTATAATTAATATAGGATATTAAGTTAAAGATAGATATTTATATTTTATAATTATTTTTTAATTTATATCTATTACAATTAAAATTAGATAATGATATTTCTATTAGACTGAGTATTATTCAAGTACTTTTGAAATTTTGTATAGAATTGAAAGTTTAATAGATAAGTTTAAAATAAATTATATATGACTTATGATTATTAATGAAAAGAAGATGGCTTAGTTAGCTATTAACAAATCTCTTTTGAAAGAGTATTCTACAAATGAAGATTCACGTGTTGTTTATATGGACAATAATGATGAATTTCAAATTCAGTTATTTAATCCTGAACAGTTTACTATTGGTATTACATTTACATTTAATGGTAAAGATATGGATGGTATGTTAGTTTTGAAACCAGGTGAGAGAGTATGGTTAGAACGTTATTTGGATAATCAGGTTAAATTTAAATTTTCTACTTATGAAGTAGATGATAATGATGTACAGGTAAAACATGCTATTTCGAATAATGGTAATATTACTGTAAAGTTTTATAAAGAAAGAGTTTTATCAAGAATTAAAACAAATATTTATAATACATTAAATGTTTTATGGAAAGAGAGTCCATTAATTTCTAATGAAAATACATATACTGTTCCAAGTTATGATACTGTAGTTACATGTTCAAATACTAATGATAATGTTTTATTAACAAATAATGTTACTAACTGCTGTTGTGCAAGTATTGATGGAAATACATATAATAAAGCTTTATATAAAACTAATGTTAATAATACTACTATTGAAACAGGTAGAATTGAAAATGGTGGTTATTCAAATCAGAAATTTGAAACAGTAAATAATGAATTTGAAAATTATCCATTTAAAACAGAATATATAAAGATTCTTCCTAAATCAAGGAAACCATATACGACAAGTGATTTGAATAAAATATATTGTACCAATTGTGGAAGGAAACTTAATTCAAAATTTAAGTTCTGCCCATATTGTGGTGAAAAATGTGTTATTTAATTAAAACTAAATAAAATTAAGGTTCTAATTTTTTACGAATAAGATTAGAACCTTAATTTTTATACTTCTGTATTTAAATAATATTTTAATTTATTTTTAAATTTTATTAATTTTAATGCTGTAATATTATTTCCGTTATAATAGTAATTATAATCCATTCTCATCATGAATGACATGAAGAAACAGATTATGAATAAAAATAAATTAGCTATAGGTATTAACATACATATACAATATAAGATATACCAATACCGTCTTATTTTTATTGGCTTTGAATTTTCTCTTGTTTCTAAATTATTATATATAAACCATTTATTTGTATATGTAAATTTTTTGGTGAACCAATCAAATATGATTAATTGTATAAGACATAATATAAATCCTATAAAATATATAAATACTGTTACCATTTGTATATTAAATTTCTTTTATTTTAATTTGATTAAACTTATCGATATTATGTATATCTAAAATATCAGGACCTGTTTTATATATTAAAGAGTTATTAGTTTTCTTTAGTATTTTTATATTCTTATAATACATGTCAAGACAAATAAATTTAGGATTATTCTCTATTGAATCATAATGATTATGAAAATGTCCATAGATCCAGTATTTAATCTTGTTAGACATACTTAATTCTTTGTGTATCGCATTCAAATTACTGCGGTCTATAAAGTTATCATTTAAAAGTTTTGAGTCCCATATGGACCAATTAAACACCGGATTATCTGATATTAATAATGGATATTCATCTCTTGGTTTCTGATATGTAGGACAATTATGTGAACAAACAATATCAATATTAAAATCTAATGATTTAATTTCTTCTTTTAATTCATCATCTAATATTCTTGTTCCTTCATTTTTCCAATATGTTTTATTAAGAACTCGATCTGTTCTGTCTATTGATATTGCACCGCCTATACATATTATATTATAATCTCCTGTTTTTACTACAGTGAAATCATCAACTAATGATATATTACTTTTATTCAAAGGTGATGATTCATTATATAAATCAGGATTATCATGATTACCACGTATTAATATTAATTGAATATTATGTTTGATACATATATCATTACATAGTTTCAATTTATTAGAATCTGTTTTAATATCATCAAATCCTATTCCGTTATCACCACAAGAGAATATAACGGAATTATCTGATATATTATCTTCATTTACATATGAACGTAATATATCATAAATTATGTTTATTCCATGTGGATCTCCAAAGAAATAAACATTTTTATATTGTGTAAAATTTATTATCTTCATATTTTTAATAAGTGTTATTTTTACAATTGTTTATTAAATAAATATGATATATATATTTTTAGTAATAATTAGGATAAAAATGAAATATTAATTGTTTATTTTTAAAAACGATGTCAAACATAGTTAAAATAAAAATATGTTTTGAATTATGAAACAAAAAATCTTAATTATTCTTAATCATGATTATAATACTGATAAACATTACAATATGTTTATAGAACAAATAAAATTTTGTTATGGTGATAATTATGATATAGTCTTTAAACTATTTAATGATATACAGAAACAATATAATTATGTACCAGAAAACATACAGATGGAAATTGATTCTGAAACTATATATGCATGTATAGACAAATATGTATGTGTTATAACAGATGGTCCGGCAGCATACTTCTGGTTACAATCTTTTTATGATGGAAATCTCATTGTTATAAATCCTATTATCGACATTTACAAAGAATATCCATATAATTTATATAATGATGATAAAGAATTGAAGTTAACAAGACAGTTTCAAACAGAAAATACAATTTGTATAATAAGTGATGAATTAAGAAAGTTAACGGAAGTTTATGATAATGAATTTTATGATACAACAGTTATAGTAGCAGATGAAAGTATAAAAGATATAAAAGAATTCTGGTCAATTGGATCAACATTTGATCAGGTATTTAATTATATGGTTAAATATAAATAAAAGATAAAATATATAAAATAAAAGGAATATATTGTGATAGTATATTCCTTTTTATTTTTAGGTAAAAATAAATTGTTAAGAATAAATGAAATTGATTAAGTTATTAAGAAATATTTTTAATGATAATAAAAATAATGAACGAAAATTATCAGATAAAAGATTTAATGTTATTGTAAAGAATAAAATTAAAAATTATTGCATAACAAATTTAAATGTATTAATAGGAGATGAACATTCTGAACATCATGTAATTATGAAATTTGATGATGAATATTTAATTGTGTCTGATGAAGATAATGATGTTTTAAATTTTAATGTGAAATTAAATATACGTACAAAACAAGGGAAACTTATAGATGAATATAATTTTAATGAAACTGTTTATAAAGGAAATACAATTATAAACATAACAGAATCTTTGATTAATTTTAAAAAGACTTTTTAATACAGTTTCATTATAATATGTATTAAAATAAATCTAAAATAAAAAATGTTAAATAAATCAAAAAGTCCGTAGCGTATTCTTAAATGTATTAATAATCCAAAGGAAAGGCGATAGTTTCTATCTTCATTAGATGATAGTATTTTTGTTGCAAATGATTTGGAAGAAAGTATTCGATAGTGGTTAGAGTATTCTACTGATGATGAGTATAAACGATAGTTTTATAAATTGTATAATTCCATTTATACTTATATGGATGATTATTATTTAACACTTTCATTACCAGAACCGAATTTTACAGAAATCTATAAAGATACTGAAGATATTACATTTAATGGCTCATTAACATAGTTTATGTCGTATGAAAATAAACTGTTATATAAAGATTCAATGCTTATGATTTTATGTCATGATACATCAGAATATATTGTACATAGAATATTTTCAGAAACTGACGGTTATAAAATTGAGCATGAACCAAATGGTAGGAATGAATGTCCAGATATTAAATTAACATATCCAAATGGTGATGAAACATATATAGAAGTTAAATCAGTTTTATGTAGTTTCTTTGATGATAATACATTTAAGGGTAAAGTTAATAATGCAATGAAAGGTATTGATTAGATTCTAAATGATATGCGATAGTTGGAAATAAAAGAAAATAAATGTCAAACATGTCTTCGAAATATTACTACTGTATTTTTCTTTTATTTCTGTAATTCAGAAACAGGTGAAGCTGAATATTTTAAAACATATGTTATGCCTGCACCTATTGCAATTGATTGTGAATTTAATAAAGATGGTACCTTTAAAAAACTTGGACAAAAATCAGATACAAATTTCAATACAGTCTTAAATCTAAAAATAAGAACACCATTTAACAAATATAATACATTAGTAGATAGAGCATTACTTATATCTACCGGTTATACATCAAAAGGTATTAACAGATTAATCCATAATACTGAAGGAGATTTTTATGTATTAAAGAAATAGTTTAATGATATAAAACAAAAAATATATGATATATTAGCTGTATATAAAATAGAAAATAATACATATACGGATTGTTTAAGTCGTGTATTATAGTTATTTCATGAACTTAAAGGATATAAGTATAATGGCAGTAGATTTAAAGATTATATATTGGATTATGATAAAACATATATAAAGAATACGATAATAGAAATTAAGCGAGATATTAATAAAGCTTTTGGAAAAGGTACAGTTAGGTAATATAACTTGTACCTTTTCTTTTTAATAAATAATAAAAGTTAATTTTTAATTATAAAATATGAATAAATGTGTAAAACGTTTGATTGAAAGTTTATTTGATGATGATTTTGAGGATATTGTAGATAACCGAGATGACTTATCATCTGATCTTGCGGGTAAGATAACGAAAAATATGTTAACATATTGTGAATCATATTTAACAGAACAAACCTTCAGTAATAGCTATATTGATATTAAAAATGTAGTAGATAAAAAAGTTCATTCAGAAGTAGAAGGAACTACAGTAGCATTCTATTATGAAACAAAAAAACCAGAAGAACCAAAAGTTTATTTAACACATGTATCTTTTAGACGTTTAAATGATGCACAGAAATTTATTGATGAACTTAATGAATTCAGTATCAGTAATGTATTGCTTAGATATAATTTAGAAGTTGGAAGATATGTAAACGCAAAAGATTCAGATGCAATTAATAATATAATAGACTTAAAAAATATCAATTTTATTAGTGTCGGTTTAAAGGGTGTTTATCCAAAAAACTTTTATGTTAATGGTGATGATATTAAAGAAGAGAAATTATATTCTACAGTATTTGATGAACATAACTATTATTATAAAGGAGATGTTGATATTAATTTATTAAGATGTTGGATTGATAATGAGACTATTGATATTGAATCAACTGATTCAATAAGTTTAATGGAATGTTATAATATGAATGATTATTCATTTATTAAGAAAATAAATAATACATTCAGGAATGCTACTTATTCATATAAAGGATTACCAAAAACAGGAAATCTTACAGGTTTACCAAATGGAAAATATAGAGCTCAAATAGAATTTAATGATGAAAGAACTGTTAATGAACCATATCAACCATTAGATGGAAAAGTTAAAATAAATTTTGTTGGTTTTCCTTCTGATTGTTCAGAATTGACAGTAAGAATAAGACAAATGCCTTGGAGAATTTTACCTTATATGTCATTCGAAGGTATTACTATGCAAAATTTACCTAAATTTAATTTTGAAGCAGGTGGATTCCCTGGTAAAAATTTTGGAATTATGATTCAATTAGGTCCATATAAATTTGAAGCTAATTGCAGAAGATGGAAACCTACAAAACCACAATGGAAAACAATATTAACATCAAAAGATTGGTTCCTTGATTGTTATAGTTCAAAGAACGGTCCACACAGAGAATATGTAGAACCAGATAATAAAGAAGCGCAAGAAACTTTTATAAAGGAAAAATCAAAAATTGATTCTGTAAATAAACGTACAGAAGATAAGAAAGAAGATGCAGAATTAATGAAAGAAAATTGTATCAAGTATTTAAAACCAGACACAACATATTTTGGTAATAACTGGGTAATACGTATAAAATCATTAGGAGATAGATTTATTTCATATATTCTTGCGAAACGTATGTCAGTTACAAATACATATAAGACATATGAAGCATTCTGTAAATGGTTAGATCATACATCATTTAAACTTGAAAAAGGTGGTACAGAAACTTTACGAGATGTAATTGTTAAACCTGTTGAAGAACGTAGAGCTAAAATTATTGAACAACGAAAAGAAGAAGCTAAACAATTAAGGAAAGAATTAAGGAATAAAGAAAAAGAAAATAATGTTGTTAAACAGACATCAGATGAAACAAATAATGATGAAATTCAACCTGTAAAGAAACGTAGAGGAAGACCACGTAAATCAGATATTACTGCAAAAAATAATACAGAAGTTAATTCTGAAAATAATAATGGAACTGAAGTAACAAATAATAATAATGTAAAGATTTATGATTATTCTGATAGAGCTATTGCTATATATGGTGATTATAAAGATATTCTTCCTATTAAAGATAAGTTAAAAGAAATTGGTTGTCGATATAATAAATTCTTAAATATAAATGGAGTTAAAACTCCTGGTTGGATTGTATCTGCAAAGAAAAGAGCTGAAGTAGAAAAAATTATAAATAATTCATAATTAGTATAAAATAATTAATCACAGATACTATATACTGGTTGAAAAATTTTATTAAAATTATATGAAAAAACTAATAAATTTTTAGTTATTTTAATAGAATTTTATTAAAATTATTGAGTTTTAATAATAGTGATGATTATTTATAATAATTAAGTTATGTTTATTAAGATGCAAGTTTTTTAATGAATAAACGTATAAATATAATAAAAAATATATTATTTATGAAATTCATTAAATAGTTTGCAACTGATGAACTAATGAATGAAGCTGCTTTATAGATTCATCATAAAGATGGTGCATTTGTATATCAGTCTTAGTCAATTAAGTTTATAGATGAAAGACATCCAGGGCCTAATTGTTTGATGTTGGGTTCAGTAAATATGTCACCAGTTAAGCTGGATGCTTCATCTAGTAAAAAGACTCCTGCTGTTGCAGATGTTCTTTATTCAACAGCAAATGGAAAACTTACGCTTGATGCTCAAACAAATAGTGTTGACAACACACCTATTGCTATCTGTGTAATCTCAGAAGTTACAGAAAACTTCAAAAATGGTGATGATTCAGCAGGCGCTGTTAAAACAGCTAGATTCGTTTCTTTAAATTATATGAATTATAACACACCAGCAACTGGAAATAAAGATACTTAGTATATGACGTTTGGTAATTACGGTACTACAATAGGTAATGTAAAAGGTGGTACGGATTTAACTTCATATATAGGTGGTAAATGGAATACACAGCAATGTTTATCTAAAGCTACAAATTAGGATTAGAATATATGTGATGGTGTAACAAATAATTCAGGTACTGGTTACTGCGCACCTGCATGTTGTTGTGTTGCATATTCAACACCTGGTACAAAACCTGGCGACTGGTATTTACCAATGCCAGGTGAATTATATCAGATTTATGCAAATAAAGCAGCTATAAATGAAAAGAGAACTGCTATAAAAGGTAGTGGTTTCGATGACAACGGTTATTAGAGTAGTAGAGAGGGCTCAAGTAACAGTGAGTACCGTGTCAATCTCTATAATGGTGACATCTACGACTACGGTAAGGGCAGCAACTACTATATCTTAGGTTTCTTAGCTTTAGAATATTAATAAGAATATTTATAAAATATATGGGAGATGAAATATGATTTCATCTCCCATTTTCTTATTTAAAAATAAAATATATTATTCTTCAACAAAATCTTCAAAATCCCAATAAGGTTCAGATTCAGGTCCAAATTCTGTTTCTAATGATCTTTGTCTAAATGTTCTGCACATCTTTTCACGATCCATATTCTCATAAAATGAATACGTTTTAAATGAATCAATAAGATCATTATAACTTATTGCAGATATACAATCATTTGGATGACATACAGATTTATAATCATTGTATTCTTTAAATAAAACCCATTCATAAACTTTATACTCACTATTCTCTAACCAATATGCATAAGGTTCATCATGAAAATATAAATAAGTTGAACTTGAACACTCAGGATATAACGTATAATATTTTGGTATTAAATTATATGACATAACTTTATATAAATTTTATTTACCATCTAAGGATGCTATAGTATCTTCAACTAATTCTAACCATAGTTTCGCTTTACATTCAACATTAGTTTTATATAAGCATTCTAATTCCATTTCAGATTTTAATTTATTTAATTTTAATAATACTCGTTCTACATTCATGTTTAATTACCTGTTAAATTACCATTAAAATCAACACGCTGTTTACCTGATATAATGTTATAAAAAGTTTTATATGGTATTTTATTCCATCCACAAATTCCACCATTCGTATAAAGATAATTAAATTCTACTTCAAAGTTAATATTATCTTTCTTGTTTAAATCAACATATTTCTGTAAATTTACCATTGCTTCTTTTGGACCCATATTAAACCATCTTTTATATTCAGCAGGATCTGAAAGAACTGGAAGTATCGTTGTTTTAGGTGTTTCTTGTTTATCTATAATCTTACATCCTTTTAATGATTCTTCCATACGCTTTTTTATTTCGTCTCGTACTTCCATTCTATTTTTATATTATTATCTTTTATTAATTTAGTTACAAATTTATTTATTGAATCAATAGTATCTCTTTTTTTGATATATTCTTCATATGTAGGATTTGGATCTTTACCAGTAAATGGATTAAATGGTTTAAAATTCAAATTTAAATATCTTTTATATTCTTTGTAATCTTTGTAGTAATCTATATCTTTTGTTGATTTAAAATGATTCAACCATAAATTACATTCATCCCATACATAATCTTCATTTAAAGGTAATTTATCCTTTTTATTTTCATATAATTTAAGAAAATCATTTTCGCGTAATATATAGCAACAGTAAAAAGGAATACGAGCATTCATTTCATCTGGATGACTAAGTAATTCCATCATAGCTATCTTAAATGCAGGTTGATGTTGTCTAGAATATTCATAAAAGTCATCACGCTCATTCATACAAACTGCTAACGATGAAGAAAATAATTCGGCTTTATATAACCTTTTATATAGATATTTAATTTTATCTATAACAGTTCTATTTGTTTCCATTATCATCCAATTTAAATTTTTCAAGCAGAGACTTAATTACTCTAATATGTGCTAAATCATCTTTTGTTAAAATCTTTACAGTTTCACCTATTGTAGGAAGTTCTTGTCCACATGGATTATAAATTTCCAATTTTTCTTTACATATCCAAAGATTATCATTATAATCTTCTGGAATTTTATCAAGAAATTTACTGAATTCTGAATATGCAAGTCCTAAAAGTTTTAATTTATCTTCATAGTCTTCACATTCCTTTTGATCATTAAATATCTTTCCGTCAAATGCTGTATATGTTATAATCATATAAATAAATATTTTAAAGTTTATATATAATAAATTAAAATGAAATATACCTATAAATTATTACATAAATATATTCCACGGTTAAATAACTTATCTGATATGTTGTTAAATCCAAAAGAAGATAATGATGAATTTGATGATATTATAATAGGTGGATATTTTTATCCAGATGATAATAAATCACAAATTAATTTAACATCTGATGGACTTATTAGAGATAACATAGATAAAGTAAATGCAAATAATAATTATTTAGCTTCATTTTTTGGTGATAATGTCATGAATAATGAATTATCATCATATGATGATAAAATAAATTATATCGGTAAATGGACTAGTAATATAGATGCAAATGCAAATATTTACTATGTAATTGTAGATAACCAAATAAGAAAAATCATATTCAGTAAACCAATTGAACCAACATCAATGCAAGATACATTCGGTATTATCTATATTATCGAAGATGATGGAAATATGGTTTACTGCCAACCAGATGAAAATGATATTTTATTTGATAATCTACCTGAAGCAAAAAAATATATTAAAGAACAAAAGGAATTATTTAATCCTTTAACATAATTAAATTATTCTGTACTCTTTTCATTCAGTATATTATTTTCAATAATGTATTCAATTGCAGATTTTAAGCAATCTTCAAATGTTTTACAACCATAACCAATTTCCCAACAGTTTCCAAAATACTTATCTGATTTTGATTTATATCTAATTTGTACAGAAAATCTATCAGTATAAATATCAGAATTGATAATTATATTATGTTCTTTATATAACCATTCTTTTACATCAAAATATGTAGGTTTATAATATGCATCACAATATTGCCATCCATCAGAATCTTCATATGGCAATGTATAATATAATGATTCATTATGATCATTTCGTATACACTTTGTAAGTGGAAACTTATTATCGAGTAACCACTTACAAATATTATCATCTACTGTATGAGTAAAATAATTCATATCAAATTAAATATAACGTTCACATTTATTCAAAAACTCATTAAACACACTTTCTACCTTATCTCTATCAGACAAAATAAATGCATCATACATTTTCTTTAAATCCTCATAGAGGCACTTCTTAATTCCTTCTCTCTGTGTAATATTTAAATCCATATCTAATAACTGTTTTAATTAATGTTTATAATGTTTAACCAATAAATTGTTTTAACTTTTAATCTCTTTTAACTTATTTAAAATTTCATCTTTTGTTATATAAGGATTATCAAAGACAATATCCAAACTTTTATCAAGATATTCTTTAATTTTTGGTCCTGGTTTAATATTAAATACATTCATAATATCATTACCATTAACAGGTAATTTATATTCAAACATCTTAATTAAATCATTACAATTCATTCCTTTCGAAATAGCATCATGAATTGATTTTAATTTATTATTATTTGATTCATATATTACTATCATGTTATATACATCAAAGAATATATTTAATGTTTTACATTTATATAACATTCGTCTAATATCAGTGTCTGATGATTGATTATTAATTTTCGACATATCATAATATACATTAATATAATTCATTATTGTATTAATTTCATATGTAGAAAATTTAAGATTAATTAAATCTTCTTTAACATTAGGATTATTAATATTAATTAATGCTAATTTTAAATAAGGTTTATATGTCTTATCTAAATCAATAAAATGCCCTGGAATATTATGAATACATGGGAAAATAAATTTCATTGCATCAATGTCAAATAGATAATTAATACCTAATGTTGAATTTGATGTATTCAATATTTTCATAAGTTCATCCTGTATTCTTTCTTTTGAAATAATAGATAGTCTATCTATATTTTTCTTCATACTGTTGAATACATTTTTATCTATATTCCAACCAAGTTTACATGCAAATCTTACACATCTCATAATGCGAAGAGGATCATCAATATATGTCTGATCTGGTTCACATGGTGTTACGATAATTTTATTTTTAATGTCATCAAATGATCTGTTTGTAACATCAATAAATTTACTGTTTGAAATATCATAATAAATTGCATTAATTGTAAGGTCTCTACGCATGCAATCCTGCTTAAGTGAACCGAATGTTGTATCTGGTTTTCTTGAATCTGATGTATATATTTCAGTTCTTGTTTGTACAACTTCAAGTTCTTCATTAGGGAAATCCTTTAGTCTAAACATAGCAGTTCCATATCGAGGATATGTCACAACAGTTCCTTTTGTAAAATTATTCTTTTCCAACCATTCTGCAAATTTAATACCACCGTTTTCCAATGAAACAACAAGATCTAAATCTTTTATATTATTTCCTAAAATTTCATCTCTACAACATCCACCTACTGCAAATAAATTGTTTTCAAATTCAGATCCTTGAATAATTATTCTAAGACAATCTTTAATTGCCATATATGTTTTTGTATCCATTATCTTATAATTATTAAGTTAAATAATTCACTTATAATATATATAATTTTTATATTATATATAACATATATATGATTTGTATGAAGTGAATCTATAAAACTACAGATTAAAATCATCTATAGAAAGTCGATATTTAAGTTTCGACTTTTTGAAGAAGTAATATAATTCAATCAAATCCTTATATATCGGCTATAACTTAAATTCTTCCAATGACTTAAGGTATAACTTATTGAACATACTTAAATTTGGTCTTACTATATTCTTTTTAATATCTTTTGTTTTACTTATATACTAATTATAAAACTCATATCCTCGCCTTCCTATCTCTATTGAAGCTAATATCATATCTGGTAAATTTAAACTTCTATATAAGAAATTCCCTATAAAACTAGAATATTCAGGTTTCACTTTCAATAATTTAATATTATGAATATTACATCTTTTAGTTAAATTATTTACAAATGCATTTCTACACCATGAATTATTAACCAATTTATTAAATCTTTTTCCTAATTCCTTATCACTTGATTTAATATTCAAATCTTCAATAGAAATAATCTAACATTTATAATATATAGATTTATTTACTATATTCTTTACTATCTATATTGTCTCGAAATTTCTCTTATCTGAAATATATTTTCTTTCATTAGATTCAGATGAATATCCTTTATTCTTTAAATTAAAATCTATATCATTTAATTTTTTAATTGAATAAATACCAGTTTTAATAACATCAAATTCACTCTCTGATTTCCAATCAACTATAGACCATCCTATATAATTTGGATTCAAATCTAATGCAAGAACTCTATTCTTTATGAATTTGGTTTCGTAATTATAAATATCTGTCTCTTCAAATATTATATAGATATATTCTAAATCTAATTTATAAGCTATTTTTATTTCTTTCCTTTCTTGCTTCTAATATAACTTAGATAATATTTGCTTACGCTTATTTAACCCTATTAACTATAAATTTATTTTAGTTAACTTATTAGGTTTAAAGATAATATTTTCTAAATCCTATTCAATATGAAATTTTCTGTTTCCTTTAACTGATTTATTAATAACTTCACCTATAGAATATATTGGAGATAAACGTTTCTATTTAAACTATTCTTTAGATATAATATTTTTTAACCTCTAAAAATAATTCTTCTTACCACCAAATATTACTTTATCTACTTTTGGTATATCATAAAATGAACATTGGATAAACCAGCTATCTAACAAATTTATATTATTTAATGTTTTTATTTGTTGTTTTATCTCTTTCTATGATTTACCATCATTTATTCTATTGTATACAAAATGCTATACAGAACTATACTACCTCATATAATTCTGTATAATATTTAATGACTAATCATCTGTCTGATATTTAATCTTCAATACTTGCATTATTAACTGTATATAATATTATATTCTTTTATTATTTATCTAAATATTTTTTAAAAACAATGAATTTTTTATAAAAAATATATAAATTATAAAACATTATAATTTATGTATTATATACGAAGATACATATTTTATTTGAAAGAAAAAAGAGAATACAGAATTAAATCCATATCCTCTTATATATTAAATTAAAACAATAAGTTCTATAACTGCATCATAATATGCGTCTTTTTCATTGTTAAAAAATTGACGTGATTCTGGAAGATTATGCCCGATATTTCCGTTTGCAGTTTCACCAGAATATACAGATTTCTTACCAAATGAAATAATCCATTCCCATTTATTATCATTTACTTTATTAATGTTAATGTAAATTGATTGTTTTTTAAAATAATCTATTACTTCTTCTGCATTAGGATTATAAGCTAATTCTAAATGATTATAATGTTTCTATAATTCATTAGTAGATTCAACTAATGTTCCGTCCCTGTTTACCATATATCGAGTTTTATCGATATTATAGTTATACTTTTTCAGTAAGAATGCAATTTCTGGTTTTAAATATGTTTCTTTATAATTCATTGTTATAATTAGTTATTATAATTTATTGTCAAAAAACTAGTTTTTGAATTATGATTAACAATAGTTATTAATTTCATAGAAAGAATAATGAAATTAATTTTATGGTTGTAACACCAAAGGCATACTACATACCTTTATCGAGTCATATTCATATTTCCCGATTACTTTCTTTAACTATCTGTATTTAACGTACATCATTTAACAAAATTATGATTATTTATCCATTGTTTCTATTCCCTTATAACTTATAATATTCATTATATCATTAGAAACTAAATAGTTAATAAATACTAAACTTAATTAATCTTATTATTTAATTATTTATCTATAAAATCCTATAAAATTCATTAAAAACATTAACCAGTTATTATATCATTTGATGAGATACTTCTTCGTATTCATTTTATTCTAATTATTTTGTATATATAAAGATACATATTTTATTTAAAAATAAAAAAATAATATAGAATTAAATATATATTATCTTATATATTAAATTAGTATTTACTACATGTAATCATATCTTTAATCTTTATAATTTAATATTGATATTGTTTTGTAGTAAATGTATGCACCAGAATAATGACTATATTCAAAGCACTTATAAGATTTATCATTTTCAATATCAATTAATGGATCCAAAATTTGTTCATCAAATCTTCCATTTTTAACACTTTCAATTTTCAACTGATTGAACCCATTAGAAGAACGATACATATTCTTTATTTGAGTTCCTGTATAATAAACACAATCATCATCAGTTATATCTGCATAACATTTAATTTCTTTATTTTTTTTCATCTTTTTTCTTCTATTATAATATATTATCAAAAATTAGTTCCTGAATTATGATTAACGATGCCATTTGCAGAAATATATGTATGTGTATCTTTAACAGTAATGTCAATCACCGGATTGTTAATTCCTGATTTGAATATACGGGCAATCTTTATTTTATTAAACTTAATTTTCTCATTAATATCAATATTAATGGTACTCATTGTAAAGATTTCATCTCCATCATGAAGTTCTTCTGTGGTTTTCCATGATGATTCCTTCTCAATCTTATTCTTATTTACCAAGAATCTATGTGTATTTGAACATTCGATATGATCACCGTTTGAAAGTGATACATAGTATGTAGGTTTCTCAAAATTCCATACATGCTCTACTTCATGGTAATAACCATCATGTGATAAAACTTTATCACCTACTTTAATTTCAGACATCAATACAAGTCCATCCTTTACAATAATTTCTTCATTTGGCAATAAACAACCACCATTTAAATTAGTATTCATATATAATTAAATTATGTTTTTTTCTTTTAATGTTTTGTATGTTACGTTTTTTAATTTTGTATAGTAATCAGATTATGTATAAATTTCATATATCATATATATGTTTAAGTATTTATTTTATTAATAATTCTTTACCAATATTTCTGTTATATTACCACGTCCGTTTCCTTTTGAATTGATGGATCTTTTAGCATTTACTCTAATTATGTTATAATCTGAATATAAGTCGTCAAAAAACGTATCATTCACGTCAGAATTTTTTGGATCAGAATTACTTAACATACAATAAGCGCAATCACTAGTCAATACATCAAACCATACTTTTAAATCTTTTTGACTATCATCATTAAATCCTGATTTTGTATATGACGTAAATGCAGATGATTTAGTAATAGGTCTATAAGGCGGATCCATATAAACAAATGCATTTTTCATATACATTCCTTTACCTTTGAAAAACTCATCATATGTACCTGTAGATATTTGAACATTGTATTTAATGAAAAAATTATGTACTGCTTTAATATTTTCTTCATCACATATACAAACATTTACATTCTTATTCCATGGTACATTAAATTCACCTTTTGAGTTTTCCCTGTATAATCCGTTAAAGCATGTCTTATTTAAAAATATAAATTCAGCTGCATGTAATACATCTGCATCTGGTTCCATATTCATATCATATATATTGAATGAATCACGTGTATTATAATAAAACATTTTCGGATCTTCAGATTTTCTATATTCTTCCTGTATTGTTTTTAATTGATTAATTAATTTCAAATGTTTATTTTTTACAACTGTATATAAATTTGTCAATTTATAATTTAAATCATTTATAAACACATTTTTTATATTAGGTAACTTGGGAACAATATAAAATAATACTGCAGCACCACCAATGAATGGTTCCATATATGTGTTAAAATGTGATATGTTTTGTGGAAGATTATCATTTATTGTATTTAATAATTGGGTTTTTCCACCTACCCATTTGATAATTGGTTTTGCATTCATAAAAATATAGTTATATACATTATATAATTATATCAAAAAATATGCTGTTTGTTTTATTTGATAAATAACATATAAGAAAAAACTATTAAAAATTATATATAAAATGTATCATATAAATCTACACATATAGGGTGTACTGGTTCATAAGTAAATACAGCATCAGACCAATTTGGATCTTCAAAAAATCTATATTTTAATTGAGGATATTTATATAAATCAATTTTTAATACAGCAATTTCTAATTTATTATCAAAAATATAAGGTTTTACTGAATCTATATATTCTGTTGTTCCCACTTTATGATATAACCGTTTTGCATAAATTTCAAATATAGACTTATTTAAAATTTTTAATTTATTTTTTGGAAATAAATAAATTCTTTCTGGATGATTAGATCGTTTATTTCCTGATTTTGGTATTAAACCAGTATTTAATATTTTATTATATTTAGATGCTAATGTTATATGGTATAAGATACCATTGCATTTATTTTTTACATTATCATTATTATCATCATATATCTAATCAAACTTATCATCTTTGGATGTTATTTCTACAATATATTTTGGTTCTATCTATAATGATACCTAATTACTTTCTATATCTTTCTAACATATTGATATAAAATATCCGCATTTATAGATATACTATTTTATCTTATTATAAAATAAATTATATTCATCAAGATACAAAATTATTTGTATAATTTTTGTATTTGTATTATTAATAATAAACTGATAAAACATATCAGAAATACCTGTTTCATTAATAAATGATTTAATGAATATATCATTAGGATACGTATATATTAATCCTTCATTGATTGAGTCAATATACTTATCATATAAATTATAATAAGAATTTATATCTATATACGTTTGTATATATGTTTCATATAAATTAATAAAATTCTTCTATAATGGTGTTTTATTTAATAGTAATGATTCATTTAATTTACATCGCTTATATATAAAATTTGTAGGATTTAATTTTTCATGCTCATGTAATTGTTTAAATTTTAAATATTTGTTTAAGTATTCATTAAAACTAATATAATTCATAAATATGATTTTTTATTATTTATATTGTTAAAACACTATATTTTATTTTCAATAATAAATATGAAAACAAAGTTTTTAATTAAATGAAATTTCCAAGAAAATTATCTAAAGAGCGTTTAAGTTTACTTAGTCCTGAGGATAGAAAAATATATGAATATGAACATTCAGGTTTATGTCCTGAAATGAAACAGCTTCAAGAATCTAAGAAAAAGAAACGTATATATAATGATGAAGGTAATATTGTTCCAAATATATGTCCAAAATGCGGTGGTAAAGTTGTTTTGAAAATACAAGGAGAACCTGTATATGTATGCAGTAACTGCGATGCATATTATGGTACAATGCCGTTTAATCTTAAAGAATCTGAAGATGTTATTGATAATTCTGATGATGAAATAACATATGAAGATATTCAGGATATAAAACTTTCTAATGAATATAGTGAAGAAGAGAAACGTCAAATAAAACAAATGATGGATGAGATGTTATTCGAATCATAGTTTGATGAATTATTTGATAAGGAACTTATTGCTGAAGTTGGTTTAGATGAATATAATAATATCAAAAAGAATATTTTTGAATATATTATGAATGATCCAGATCTTCATACATTAAATGAAGCTGAAGGTCATGCTGCTGATTGGTGGATGGATTGTTCTTGGATTTTGAAATTAAGTGCGGGTTTGTTAACAGGTTTATTAGGTATTATTGCATGGTTGTTTATGAAAGGAAAAGATAGATTAGCGATGATGAAACTTAAGCAATATATGAATAAGCTTGTAGAGTTAACAGATTCAGGTGTAAATAAAAAGCGTCCTTGGTATTCATTTTTATTACCAGGTAGAAAGAATAAACAAAATACAGGTGATTACAATAAAGCATGTTTTAGAACTATTCAAGAAACAGCTGAAAGAAATATGGCATGTTTATATACACAATGTATTCACAGATTAGGTTTTTTATCACCTTCATTAACTAATTTTAATAGTATAACTTCAGGTGATGAGCCGGCAGATGATTCAGGTTTAGGTCAATTTTTTGATATTGTAAATGGTGTTTCTAAAAAAGGAGAAGATGCTTATATAAATGAAGGTACAAAAAAACTATTACCGATTAAGGTAAATGAAAAACGTTTTAATAAGTCATTATTAATGTTACCATCATTACCAACAAATTATGCAATGTTAATGTCTAATATTGATTATCCTACAAAAGCAAATGAAAATCCAAATGGTTCATTATTCATGAAACCTACAAAGGAAATTATATAGGATAAAGCTTCTGATATAGGACTTAAATATTTTAATAAAGAACATGTGAAATTAGATGATATTGTAAAATATGAAACATTAAAAAATGAATCATATATGTTATCTTTAAATAGAGTATTATCATTATTTGAAGTTGAAAATGAAGAAGGTTTAGATAAAACAAAAGGAGTTTCATTAAGTGGGCCATTAACAGGTGATTTAGATCCCACTTCTGTATTAGGAAGCGAATTAGATTAGGAAACAAAGAAACGTGTAGAAAATGAAGCCTCTGCATTTAATGGTAATTTAATAGATGCAATTGATAATTATGTACGTAGTAGTATATCTATTGTAACAACATTAATGAAATCAATTTGTGGTAATAACGGTATTACGGAGATGAGTAAGTTTGCTCAGAAAGTATCTGATATGAATAATGCATCAGAAGGTAATATGGATAAGTACATGAAGAAAGAAGATGCAGTATTAAAACAAATTATGGATAATGAATATCAAAAGGATTTAAATGGATGGAGAGAATTTAGTGAAACTGCAAGAAGATCAAGCAAAATTCTATCATGGACATCATCTGATAAGTTTATATAGAAATTAGCTATAACAGACAAGAAAAAATTAAAAGAATTTAAAGACCGTGTAACTTCTAAAATACAAGATACAGATTCACGTAACAAAGATTTAGATCTTATAATTGCAAAATATACACCATATAGTAAATATGATGAGTTACAGAAAGTAGCATATTCTTTAAACTTAAAGGATGAATCTGTATCAGTATTTACTTATAATGATAAGTATAGTTATGCATATAATTCTCTATTTGAAAATGAACAAATTAAAAATAGTGATGAAATTATTAAATAGTTAGAAGACGGAAATGAGCAAACATATAAGTTTGTTAAAGACAATTTAACAAGAGAAATTACGGGAATTATTACAAGTTATGGTAATCCAGAAGAATGGTATATAATTAAAAATGCTCGTGAACGAATGAAAAAATTAAAAGAAGCAGCAGATAAAGAAATTACTGAAAAAATAGGATTAATATGCAGAACATCATAGTCTGCATCGTCAACATTAGGTGATAAGTTTAAAGCTGCGCTGTCTAAACATCCTGTTCGTGCTGCAAGTCTTCAAAATATATGGGCACGATATGCAGATGATTTAGATGATAGAATAGAATCACGTATACGTTCAATTACAGGTGATAATGGTAATAGTTGTATGTATAAGTCTATATAGGAATTTTTGACGGTTCAATATCCAAATTTGTTAGCAGTAATGCTTTATTATAAACAGATATTCTACCTTATAAAACTATATACTGATAAATATCCTATTACAAAAGAATCTTCAGATGAATTAAAGAAACAGCAAGAAGAGCAAGAAACATTATATACATATGCGTAGTTATTAAATATATTGAATAACTCAAAAAATAATCAAAATTAAATGAATATAAGTTATGTTATAGCAAATAGATAATATAATATATAATGTAGTATATCATAATATGTTATCAACTGATTTATTCAATGAATTTAGTAATATTATAAATGAATTAAATGATGATAACAATACAAATGTAGGTATAAAAAATAAGGCGATTAAATTAAATTAGTTTTTAAGAAAATGTGGAATAACACCATTAAATATTTACTTAGAACCAAATAATTTAATAAATGAAAAAATTTCACAAATTATAGAAAATGATATATTTAAAAATAATATATAGTTAAGTCAAAATGATATTTCAAATATATCATATAAAACTATAATAAAATATATTATATATAACGAAACTACAGAAATCGATAAAGATAAATTATATGATATTGAACCAATAACTGATGATGAAATGACATAGTTTATTGATACATTTAATAATATGATTTCTCAAAAAACGTTAATAAGTATATTACAATTTATTTTTTCTAATAATTTTAGTTCATATTATAATAAATTAATTGATGATAAATTTTCATAGTTTGAAATTCCAATTAATATATATAATGCATTAGGTAATAAAGATGTATAGGATAATATAAATACATAGCGTTATAAAGATATATATTCAACATTATTAGAATTATTAAAAAAAGATAATGAATAGGAATATATAGAATATTTCAAATAGAATATTTCAAATATAGATATAAAAGAAGGTATTAAAGATGTATTCCTTAAAAAACAGATTGATGTAGATAAAGATATATTTAAAACCAATAAATTAACAGTAAGTAAATTCTTAGAAAATATATAGAATTTAGATGTAATAACTAATGAATAGTTTACAAAATGGAATACATTATTATCAGATACATTATTATCATTAAATGAAAAATCTGAAAATCTGGAAGATAGTATAAATGAAATTAAGGAAACATTAAATACATCAAAAGTAACTGTTGTTATAGGTAAAGACGAAAAAACAAATAAATTGTAGACAACAACTATATTATGTAAAGAAATATTTAAATTATTTTATACAAATATAAAAACGTTAGATGGTCATGATACAACAAATGGAGAGAAAGATAATCTAAGTATAGGTGAACATATTATTAATGAATTACAAGATCTATTCAATATAAATTTAAATAATTTAAAAATTCAAATAATTAATAAAGATAATAGTTTCTTTAAATCATTTAAATTGTTATTAAGTAATGATAATAAAGAAATTTTATCATTTTTTAAATAGTTTAAAGTAATAGATGGTTCGTTAAATATATTTGATATATATAAAACTATATTAGATTATATTTCAAATGATAAACCTTATGATGGTTTATCAATGTTTTATAGTTTAATGTATTTTATAAGTAAAATAAAAATAGAATCTGTTTTATATTTTAGAAATAATGATGTATACTTATTTGAAGATGAATAGAATAATACAGAAAATTTAATTGATAAAGCGAAGAAATATATAGAACAGGAAATGGGTACGAAAGCAACATTAAAAGATTTAGCTGATTCATTATATAAAAATAATAAAGAAGAAATATAGAAAGATAAAGATGAAACTAAAGGTAATGTTAAACCGTCTGAAAATAATGTAGGAATGCCAACAGAAATAGAAAAAGCTAGTAATGCAGTACAAGCTGTAGAACATAATTAATTTTTAAAATACATTAATAAATAATATATAAAATATATTTAATTATGAAACAAAGAACAAATAAAAAGTTTAAATCTGTAAATGAGAAATCATGGTATGGATTATTTTATGGTTAGGAACCACGTGATAAAACTAACATAAAGAAAGTAACAATGATACCGACAAATTTAAATCAATGTAAAATTTGTTCTGACGGTAAATCTGTTTATTCTAATTCATAGTTTTATCCAGGAGATATTATAGAAATATGTCCTACAAAATCTATAGATAAATTATCTCTTTATACTAAAGATATGAGAGATATAGTATTTGAAGTTATTCCTAATGAGAAATATGTTATTCCATTTGGTTATTGTCAATATTATGATGTTATAAGTAAATCAAATCCTGATCCTAATTGTGATTATATGTGGGATGGCGATAATAATAAAATAGTAATAAGGGCTTTAAATCGAATACCGAAAAATACAAAGCTAGTTTTGAATATCAGAAAATAATTTTTTATAAAAACATAGATAAATAAAATAATAAATAAAAACATTTAAATTCAAGCAAATGAAAAGTTTTAGTACAGTATATAATAATAGTAAAAAATAGGTACTTGAGGCTCGTGAGAAATTATATGAATCTCAGAAAGTAGCCGTTATTAACGTACTTAAAGAGACATATATGATTACTGGAAATATGTCAGATCTTCCTGCTGAGCAGAAAAAAGAAATGGCCAAGAAAGTATTTGAATACTGGTCACCTAAAACAGGAATTAATAAAGCAGGTATTAAACTCTTAAATGAAAATATGATTACTCTTAGTGCGAATTCAACTAAGGAAGATATTCGTCTTTATATAGAGAAACAGACTAAGAAAAATCTTGTTGCTATTACAGAAGCATATCGTTCTGGAAATGGTAAATATGTGGTAGAAACATTTAAATCAGATATTGAACCTGCTGTTGGTAAGAAACTTAAGGAAAACTTTATTACAAATACAGTATGGAACCTTATTTCTAACCGTATTAAGTTAGGTCTTGATTAAAATGTTTTTAATAAACTGAATATTCCCACTGTTAACTTTATAAATTATTTTATAAAATAAAAAATCCAAACAATTTAGATATTGTTTGGATTTTTTATTTTTAAGGATTATTGTTAGATGTATCTGGTGTAGATGGAGTTGATGGTGTAGACGGAGGTGATGGTACATTTACAGTAATTGAAGGATCTGCATATAAATTTGCAGTAATTGATATATTTAATGTTTCTCCTATTTTAAGCTCTAACTCTTTATCCATTTTTGCTTCAGTTGCACCTGTATAAGTCCATCCATTCCATTTTATTTTATTTCCATTTTTATTTAATAACACATCAAAATTATGTTTAAGTTTAACAGTACATCCAATAGGTAAACTTATCGGACGTGTACTTCCAGGAGTACTATAATATGGTGGATTCTTAACGTTTGATAATTCTCCGTTATAACCAGTAGGTAATTCCATAATTAATAATGTTATATAACCATCAAATCGTGAATCTGTACAGAAGAATGTACAAGCTATTTCACTCGTACGTTTTCTATACTTTGTAAATATAATATCTACAAGATATTGTTTATTTGGATCAAATTTTATTTTATAAAAATTTTCATTAATTTGCGATTTTGTAAGACCATTTGAAATAGAAGTCTAACCTTGTTTTACATAATTATTTGCTGTGAAATCATACGATGATATTACAACATCATAACTTATTAAATACTATGATGATATATATTGTAGATCTTCATCAATTGATGAACCAATTATTTTTAAGAAATCACAATCAATAAATATATCTGAAGTATATAATGATAATATATTCATATTATTAACCTTATCTTGTAAATTTATTGATGACGTATTTGCACCTGAATTTATTTTATATTTAAATATATTTAGTGTTATTTTATTATTATAACGTGTTCTACATGCACCCTCTACTAACGGCTTTCCATTATCCGTTTCTGTAGAATACTGTATTGAACCAAATTCTATTATATATATTGGTTCAAATGCTAAATATATTGAAGGCTATGTTTCTGTAGTATGTTCTTTTATTAGAACTCTACGATTATCAATTTCTTTTCCAAATAATGTACTACATTGTTTAAATTTATATATATTCTTATTATTCATAACTATTGATGTTTTATAAGCAACATTAAATGGTTTATGCTTTATTGTATTAAATTCTTGATATTGATATGAATCTGATGTTTTAAATGATATAGGTTCTATATAAAAACTTTGATTTTTATTTACATATGCATCTTGATTCTATGTTGTAGATGTTCTAATAAACGCTTGCGTGAAACAATTTAAACATGTTGTACCTTTTGTATATGATTCTGCATTAGTATCAGCATGATATATTAAATACTATAAAGATATATCTATATTATTTAAACCTCTAACCTTCTATTCTATAGTTGCAGAATTTTCATCCTATACATATAAAGATATTATTGTTAATTGTTGTTTATCATTCTTTTGAATATCATTTGATCTGAAATATAAAAACTATTTTATATTATTAAATTTAAATTTCCAAAATACATATGTTTTATTAGAGTTTTTAAATCTAAACGAATAATATGGTAAAGTATTTGAATGTGTATATGCATTAATGATATAATCTACATCTTTTTCTGCAAGCTACCATGTTTCTGTTGAATCTAGATAATACAATTCAAGATTTAAATTATTAATATATGAATCTTTCTATGTTGATGTTAATGGTTCTTTTTCACCTGATGCATATAATTTCACTTTAGCTTCAGTACTAGATATAGTTATAAATACTTCATTAGCACTATTATTTGGAATAGAATATATTATATCTTTTACTAATTTTTCCTGTTGCCATCCTACTATATTAGATGCTTTATCTTTAACTGCTTTATTATCATCTGAAATTCCAGCTTCTTCAAAAGATTTAGATATTAATCTTACACAAGTATTTGGTATTATAGTATCATATGGTATGCTATAATAAATATTAATACCAATATTTGAAATTTCTGAATTCTATTTTACTATATAAAAATTTTTACATCTAAGTAAATCTATATCACAAGGGTATCCTGATTTTTTATTCTCTTTATCTAAAAAATTATGCATCCTTAATGTACCAAATGGTCCAGAATAGTACTAAATATCCTTCTTAATTTCATCTTTATCTTTATTATTAAATGTTGTTATATCTGCAGTATTTGCATAATTTTTTATATCATTTTTATTATATAAAGGATTATTTATTCTATTGTTAAATTCAGTTTCATCTGTTAACAATAATGATTCATTATAAGGCCACTCTAATGTTTTTAATGACGTTTCATTAATATTAAGGAAATAACCTAATCCGTCGTCATAAGTATATTTTCCGCATATATTCGGATCGTCCTTATATTTTTTATAGCCATCTTCATCATCATTATCTTCATTCTCACATACAGCGTTTCTTAAAGAAAACCATATATTTTCTGAGTTAACTTTATCTTTATTATCTTTATCCGAATTTTTAATAATATCATTCCATGTTAATGATATAGTTGTTGTTATAGGTGTTGACTCTTTACTTATATTTTCATATGTCACTTTATATTTTAATATAATATCAAGTCGTGTAGATTTTAAAATAGCACTCTATGGTAATGCAGTACGCCAATCATGTATTGACTCTATAATTGTGACTTCTTTATATAATAAAAATGCACCTAAATCACATCTTAATACTGGCTCAATCTGTAAATATGATTTATTTGAAATCTTTCCAAATCTAAATCCTGTAACATAACTTACAAAAAATCTCTATGAATTCGCAAAAATATTTAAATAATATTTAAGTTGATTATAATTAGATTCTTGATTATACGAATAATTATTATCATTAGTTTTAAAAATTTCCCATGATGTGGTGCTAAATAATGTGTCAATATTAATTGTGTCTGTGCTATTTGTTAAATAACCATTTTTTTGTGCAATTGTTAAAATAGACTATTCTGTTGTTGTATAGTTTTTAAGTTTTATATGTTTATATGTCCATATAAAATCACCCAAATACTTGTATGCGTCACTCTTTAACTCATTATTATTATTATTATCTATAATTCTATCAATTTCTGGATATGTTGTATCGCCTTTTTCATTTGTTATAGAAATAAATAACTCTTTAATATATGTTAATAAATTCTAACTATTATATTTCCTTAATATTTTAATTATATTTCTTAATGCATACATAACAGTAGCTTCACCTGTTGATGTTCTATAATTATAATAATATTGTTTTTTGTCATTCTAACTTGCGACTATAAATTTAAATCCATACTTACCACTTATTATATTTCCTGGATTTGCTACATCTCCAGCTTTTATATATTCATGCCCTGATATTCCACCAGGATATAAACCAGTAAATACAGAAGAATCACATTTCTGTATAATTTTCATATGTTTACCAGTAGGATCTCTTTCTGTATTTGAATATACATTATCAAAATAAACAATTTCATATGGTCTTTCACCAACGAATTTATTATTAGCATCTAAAGAATCTTTAAATACTAAATTCTAAAAAGGCTAAGACACAATATTTGATGTATCTAAAAATGTATATTCAGTACTTTGAGGCCATGAGGAATAAGCACCATATTCATGTACTAAGTCATTTAATGTAGCAACTCTGCCATTTATAGGATATTTTGTATTCATATTTCAATCAGTTATTATTAAAATTTGTTCTTACAAAATCTGCTAAGTTCGAACCGTTATATAAACAATTCGAATCGGATAATTTTGTCATTGTACTATTTATAGCATTCTATATAGTTGATGTAATATTTGCAACCTATGATATTTTTTCAGATGAAGCAATATTTAAACCACTATCTTCACCGAAATACACTTTACCATTTCTGATAGTAACGGCAGTTCTTCCATCTTCTGAAATATATGGTACCATTATATTACCAGTTTTATTAACGATTTTACCTTTATCTATAATACCTGAAGGCATTTTCTTATTTTCAAGATCTCTATAAGACTATCCATCTTTATTATAAGGGTTTAATGTAGGATCATAATATTTAAAACTATGTCTAATTTCTGCTTCATTATCAATTGCATTTTCATTATCATTACTTGGTGTATTGACTTCCATCATACCATATACCTCCTAATCATTTGGTATTTTTAATATATCATCTTTATCTAATGAAAATGGATTTGAAATACCTGAAAACTTTAAAATATATTCAGCTTCATCAATATCACCATACATCGCCATTGATATAAGGTCAGGCCTCATCTAATACTTATCCGCATTTATTCGCATTAACTAATAGTCTTTAACACCTGTTGAATTTTTAGTAAATAATGGTGTAATAAAATTAACTATTGTATTTCCTTTTGAATCTGTAATTGTCGGTTTTTTATCTATTGTATAAGTAAACATTTTAATTAATTCATAAGTTTTCTAGTTGCTGCTGTACCTCTAATCCATGCTCTTGATGAATTATTAGAACCAAAAAATGAAGATGATTTATCAACAATATTGCTAATAGCTGCATCTACGTCAGGTGGGGTAAATTTTGCTATTACTGTATTAGATGTATGTTCATCCATTGCAGGATTTTTTCCTTTATCTATTTTATATGTCTAATAACCATGGGCACCACCGATTGCCATCATTTTTGATGCATTCATATATTTTGGTTGATAAAAATTACTACCTCCAGTAAAATTATCAACTTTTGACTCATAATCAGATGATGCTCTTATCCAGTCTGGTAACTGATATATACGACCGCTACCTCTATTAAACATAGATTGAATTCCTGATTTATCACGAGGCATACCATGTTCTAATGTGTAAACAACTTTTAACTCAGTAGGAAAATCATCAGGTCCTAATTCTTCGCCGACTTCAACTTTCATATCAGTACATATGAGATTACCTATTACCATAATAGGATTTAAAGGGTTACCAACTGTTAAATGCCAGTTACCAACAGGTTCACCAGTTAATAATGCACGCATACCATGTATAGATGGCATTGTTGAAGCTTGTATAACTTTAGATCTCCACATCATATTAAGATTCTAACCTAATGAATTTAATTTTTTCGCACCTTTATCACCAGAATCACCATCACCAACATCATTACCTTTACCTTTTAACCAATCACCGATAGAACTACCATTTGTACCGAATACCATGTTTTGTAATGTGTTAAACATTTCACCTAATGCACCCAATGTTTCACCAAGATATTCACTTAAATGTTTACCAATTTCACTCCATGAAAATGAACCAGTTGAATCTGTTCCAAAACTCTTTATACCTTCAACTGTATGAGATAACGCACCATCTTTACCGAATATTCTACCTGCATATAAATCATCCATAATTCTATTTTTAAACGCAGTGTTTTTAAATGGATACATTTGTGGATGTATGTTAAATCTATATCCACCACCCCAGAATACGGCATCAGCTGATGCCATTTCCATACAGTTTGATAAAATATCAAGCATTGCTGCTTTTGTATTAACACCACCAATAGGTCTGGCTATATATTGACATGTTAAACTGAATTTCTAATCAAATGTAATTCCAGCATCTCTTGCTTTAGTCATATTAATTCTATTAACTGGACCTTTTATTTTGTTGCTATAAAGTTGTTCAGATGGATCTACATTTGCTAGTGATAATTTATCAAATGTTTTTTGATCTTTACCCATATTATAACCACCTGGACTTAATAATCCAACAAATTTACCTAATGAAAACATTTTACCAGTTAATAAATTAGTACCACCAATAATATTTTTCATAACATTTGATTCACCTGTAGGAAATCCACCACCTCCAGTAAACATTTCATCAATAAGTGCATGAGGATCTGAACCGCTTTCTCCTTGTACATCATATACATCAGATGTTATTTCTTTCCATTTAGTACCTGCAGTAAATCCAAATAAAGAAGATAATGTATTACCAGTATCATCACCAAAATAAGTTATAACAGTAGCAATAGGTGCAAATGGAGTTGCAGTTGTTCCATCAAACATATTAGAAAATTGAAGGTTATCATATACAGGTGCATGATACTTTCTTAATGTAATTAACCTGTTATTTGGTATAACATTCCAATATTTACAAAATACAAAATCCTAAAAATAATAAGGGGTTCTTCCCCATTTATCTTTATTGCTCCATGTAATAATATTAGTAGTTGTAGGATTTGATACAGTTAAAACATCTCCACCATTTTCCATTATATCACCATAAAATCTACGTGAATTTCGTATATCATACATATGGTTTTCCACCTATATGTCATCGCTGTTTTTTTCTGTACTGTTTGATTTTACTTTTACAAGTCCACCACATAATTTAGTTAATGTATATGGGTTAACAATAGAAGCAACACCATATGAATTACCATCATTTAATATAGTATCTCTTAGTTTTTGTCCATTAGAACTATTAGATATATAAAAGTTTTTGGTTGATAACTTAACATCTGGTATTGTTTCGCCATCTTCTGTAACCGTATAATATTTTTCTGATGATGCTGTTTGTTGTTGTCCATTTTTATCAGTTTCTTTTGATTTTTCTTTATGCGTTGTAGATCCCGTCATTTTGTCACCTACTGCTTTTTCTACAGTAAATACTAAATCATAAAATGCACCTGCTGCTGTTTCAGAAGCGAATGGAACAACAGTAGGATGATCATCACTTGTTGAACTGCGAGACACAAAACCATCAACACGTGCAAGTCTTGGATCCCATGCACGATATTCTGTTATTTCATCATTTATTGAACCACCAGGTTCAAAACTATCTAATGATTTAGATGAATCTATTGCAGCTTTAAATGTACCATATAACGGACTGTTTTGCTATGAGTATGTAGACGAATTTGTTAATGTTGTCATTTGTGAAATAACTCTATCTAAATCCTCATTTGATATATCTTTATTAAATTTATCTATAAAACCGTTTTTAAATTGTTCTCCTATGCTATTAATATTAAGTCCCATTTTGTAAATAATAAAAATATTGGTTTTATTATTTATTTCAACATATACTATATTATCAAATAAATAATAAAAATAGAATAAATCTATCATTATGCAATTTAGTTTAAAAAAATATATTAATGAAAAATATTTGACTGAACGTTTATAGTCAGACACTGTTATCCATGATATTCTTAATGATAAAGGGAAGATGTTTACATATTATAAACAACCATATCCTGGAACAATGTATAAAAAAGCATTAGATCAATTTGAAATATTAAATGATATTATTTCTAATACATTTCCTGTATATTCAACTGAAGCATATGATTCATATAGTTATCAGCATGAATCTATAAAAACAGATGAATAGAAGAAAGCATTACATAACAAATATATGCAAATATTAGAATTATATAAAGATTATACATCAAAATTGTTTATTAAACCAGATCCTTAGGTATTATCTTCTGTAATATTAAGTAATGCTGATGGAACTTTTCCTATGCAGAAATTGGATTTATTTAATTTAACAGATGAAAACTTTAAAAAGTATACTGTATCGGATTTAAAGAAAAATAAGGATCTAAAACAATACATTAATGAATATGCAATATTTTGGTTTAATTCCGAAGGTAAAATTCTTGTTGTTTCTGTATATGGCAGAATGGTATTATTTGCTATAGATAATGAAAATATAACATTTGAAGATGGACGTATTTGGCAAAGTTTTAAAACACATAAATTAACACCTGAAATTATTGAAGACGCATGCAGGAAAGATAATCTTATTGTTAATAATTTAACATAGACATTAAATGATGGTACTGTATTAACATATCCTACTGTTGCTCGTTTATCTCGTGGTGGTGATAAACGAGAATTATGTGGAATAGGTTTTGTGAAGAATTTTTTAGATTTGTCGAAATATATAAATGCATATGGAGATTCTAAAAAGAAATTATAGAAAGTTGGTGCGAATCCATATTCAAAATCAAGTAAGTTAAATAAATTTACTGGTTGGGGTAATTCAAATGATGATTATTTCATTGTTTATATACCAGAAAGTGGGCATAAAGATTATGATGGAAATGTTATATCGACTAAAGATAATGGTAAGCGAAAAATGGATGATTCTAATTTAAAAGGTTACAATGAGTTTAAATTTGATACAGAAAAAACACGTCAGAGAAAATTAGATTTTGAAGAACAGCAAAGAAAGATATATAAATGGACTAAAGATATTTTAGGAAAATATCATCCATATGCTGGCGGAAAATCATCAGAACTCTTTGCATTTGGTAGAAAATTAGAATCATATGATTATGAGAAATTATATGGAACAGATGATTATTGCAATAAAATAGCAAGGGCTAATATTTTGAGATATAAAAAATTAATTGCATAGAATAGATCAAAAATAGGTATTTCTAATTTTAATAAAGAATTAAAGGAAATATTACCGCAGTTATAGGCATTTACACAAACAGGTAAAGTATTATGTAATGAAATTAAAAATATATACAGGAATGACGTTATAAAATTTAAATCACTTATGATGTTATATGGTGTATATAGTAAATTGTTAAATAATATGTTACAACAATATGGTAATATATAGATTGCTATATCATCATTTAAAGATACATATGCTAATAATAAGGAAGACGCATATATGTCAACATGGGCGAAAGAATAGAAGTTAAAAAGATGTCAGGAAGATAGTAATCAAATAAAGATACGTATACGTAATATTAAAGAATTATGTAATGAATTATCTTCAATGGAACAAAAAATAAATGAAACATTAAATAATTAATTATGGCAGGTTTAGGAATTGATATTAATGAAATTATAAAATCCGCGTATGAGACAGTAAAGGAAATCCAACAGTCTGCAACAGAGACTGTTGGAACAGACTGTTTATGGGCGCGCGCAACACCTGTCATCAATTCTGAAGATGTTGTTTTATAGGAATATACATTAACATAGGTAGGTCTTGAATGTCCAAAAATAGTTAAAGTTATTGTTTCAAACCCAGACTATAATCCTGGTGAATATACTATTGATTTATATGGTCTTAATTATGTTTAGCCCCTTGAAATTAATATAACTATATAGGAATGGCAAAATATGTTTGGAAATAATACCATGCCATAGAAAGGTGATATTGTATATGTATAGATTTATCATAAATTATTTGAAGTATAGTCTTCTGAATTAATTTATACAATAGCAGCATTACCTACATATTATAAAGTTATTTTATCAAAATATAGTCCAACTGCATCTAGAAAAGAAACATAGGAATTTAGAGATTCTGTAGAAGAACTTACAACATCACAAGAAGAATTATTTGGAGATACTATATCAGAAGAAGTAGCAGATGTAGATGCACCAGTAGAAACATCATATAATAATACAACTTATGTAGATCCTCAGAAGGATTATGATATAGATTCTATAGTATCAAATTAGATATTTGGTTCAAATGGGAATCTTATATCAAATGCGTATTATGATTTTTCTATTGCAAATAAAAATATTACATATAATGATGAATTATTATATGAAATATCATCTTCAAGAAATCATCTTATATATTCATGTTGGTGTTTCCTCAATAGTTATATTCAAGATAGTAAAGTAATAAAATTAGTATATTATTCTAAAGATTCTGACAATTGGTATTTTAGAGTTTCTACTTCAATAAAATTAGAATTAGGAGATAATGTAACAATAACAAGAGGAACATTAATAAAAGTTAATGCAGTTGTTGTTGAACTTGATGAATGTGTTGAATCATTAGGTATTGCCATTAAAAATTCTGATATGGCAAAAGCAAATAAGAAATTAACAAAATGGTATGAAAATTCACAATTCTTGAAAATTTATAAAACTAATATTTATAAATTAATCAGAGGTTATGATGAAAATAGTAAAATAACATTTGACGTTCTTATAAGATAGAATGAATTATAGATATAGGTAGGTAATAAATCTAAACATATACCTATTAATTTTGAATTTGATATATGGTCTTATATTATGTTAGATATATCACCTGAGAATACTAGAATATTAATAAGTACACCAAAGGAAGTTGGTGATCGCATAATAGGAGATGTTGTTAAAACAGATACAACTATTACTTGGAATATATCTGATTTTTCTGTACATGAATTTAGTATAGAAGATATGGGATGTAATATATAGATGTGTAATATCAGATTATATGAAAATGAATATGAAATAGGAGATAATTATAAATTAGATATGTATTCACCAGTAACACGAAATGAAAGTAAATTGATATTGGTAGATACACCGAATAATCCTAATAAAACACCATTCATTACACCAGTAAAATAAAATGATTAATTAAATTATGGGTATTTTTAGTACATTAAAAGGCATAAATAAAAAGACAAATTCCGCATACAATTTTTTAAAAGGATTTAATTCATTACTTACTGGAGATACTAAAACAAATGAATTAGAGTAGAAAGTAACTGACAGTGAATCATGGATTTTATCATCTGGACGATTTATGGAACAGAATGAAATCATGGAACGATTTCATATGGGAAATGAATATGGAACAGGTATGTCTTCTGAAGTATTCAGATCAGGTTTTGAAGACCCTACTCGACTTATGTTTAAAGTTGAATTTGGTGATTGGGGATGTTCAGTTCTTGATACAGAAACAATAAAGAATCAATAGAAAACAAGTCTTTATAATAACATATATTATGAAGATTATGATCAATTTCCAATGGGTTTACTTGATTTAAATTTTTTAGAATTTGATAATACAGAAAATTGGAGTAATCAGGAGCATTATAATACATATAATTATCTGATGAACAGAAATGAAGATGCACGCGCATCTTATATTAAAACATTTGTCCAAGGCCTTTATGAAATATAGAGAAGTATGCCGTATCTGTTCAAAAAAATTACTGGATTAGAAAAGCTGACATCATTTGAACCAGGAAAAGGAGTAAGACTTAAGGATGCAAAGATTACATTAGAATGTTATGAAGGAATTGATTTGAAAATTCGTACATTATTGGAAATGTATAGGAAGGCTGCATATGATGATGTTTGGCAAAGATGGATATTACCAGATATATATAGATATTTCAAAATGATTATCTATGTATTTGACAGACGTATTTTATAGACTGGTTATAAATGGGATAAATCAACAGGAAATGCAACTGCTGTATATAGTATAGAGCAAAACGATTTTCCTATATATGCATTAGAATGCGGTCCATGTGAAATTGATATTGAATCAATATGGGATAATGAATATGCAACTGCATATGATGAACATAAGGATGCTGAAACAAAAATAACAATTTCTGTAAAAAATGTAAAAACTTTCTATTCTAATGGTTTAATGAAAAAGATAGATACATTAGATCCTAATTAGACAGACCATAAACCAAATTCAAATGTAAAAAATACAGTTAATTGGATTTCTGATTTTTAGTCTGTATCAGAACGAAATGATTATACATCAACTAATGCAGATAATCATGCTAATTTCAGAACGAGATGGATGAGACGTATGTTTATGATGCCATCTGAATATACTGCGTATTTTGATAAAGAAATTACACATAAAGTTGGTGATAATGCAGATTATGACAAATTATATGGAACTGCAGATGTATATGGTCCACAATTACCTGATAATAGTTGGCATGAAGCAAATGTAAGGGATAATCTTTATACTATAAGTTCATGGAAGGATTTGAAAAAATATCTTAAAAAAGTTATTCATTCAAGACCTGTATTAGTTCGTGATTCTAGAAATCCAGACAGAGATTAGTTCTATAATGATTTATAGAGACCATATGAATGGTCTTATATATATGATCATGAGCAACTTTTATACGGTCCAGATGTTGTTAAAGCTTAGCAATAGATGAAAAAACGTATAAAGGTAATGTTATTACATATGTTAAGAAATACTTATATTGTAGGAAGTAATGCATATTATAATATAATAGATCCAGGTATTATAGACACATCTGCAACTAAGTTAGAACCAAAAATTCAGATTATTGGTAGTGATGCAAGTTTTGGATTAATTGATCCTTCTATTTAGAAAAATATTGAAAAACCTCAACATAATTATATTCATTTAAATGAGAATTTAGATAAAATATCATAGAATTATACAGAACTTGATGAAAATCTAGATAAACCAGAATATGATTATATAACACCAGAATTTAATTTAGAACATAATGATATGAATTATATTTCACCAGAAATGAATTTAGATCATAATGATATGAATTATGTGGAACCAGAATTTAATCTCGATAAATTTAAATAGAACTATATTAAACCGGAATTTAATCTAAATAAACCAAATCAAACATATGTTGAGCCCGAGTTTAATTTAGACCATAGTATTATGGATTATATTAAGCCATATATGAATTTAGATAAAACAGATTAGAATTATGTTTCACCTGAAATGAATTTAGATAAGAATCAACATAATTATGTAGAACCAGAATTCAATCTTGATAAAGCTGATTAGAATTATGTTTCTCCAGAAATAGATTTACATAAAAATCATCATAGTTATGTGGTACCTGAATTTAATCTTGATAAAACTGATTAGAATTATGTTTCTCCAGAAATGAATTTGCATAAAGAACATCATAATTATGTAGAACCAGAATTTAATCTTAGTAAGACTGATTAGAATTATGTTTCACCAGAAATGAATTTAGATCATAATGATATGAATTATATTTCACCTGTTATGAATACAGAACATAATTCAATGACATTTGTAGAAACATAGATGAATACAGAACATAATTCAATGTAGTATATAAAGCCTGAATTAAATACGGATCATAACGATATGAATATGAGTAATGATTCAACATATATAGATACAAGTAATGCATCAATGAATTTAGTTACTAATAATATAAATTCAGACCATAATTATATGACATTTATACCAGTATTATAGGATGTAAGTAATTCATCAATGGTATTAGTAAATAATCCATAGACTATTAATAAAGAACATCATAATTTACAACCATTAGAAGGAGATGCAATACCATAGGCACATAATCAAATGACAACAATGGATATGTATATTTCAAAACCAAAATCAGGTTTAATTCCAACAGAAAATGAAACATTTAAACCATCTACATTAATGCATAATATAGAAATAACAGATTAGATAAATCCTACGGATATGGTTATGTTAAATTCTCAATAGGCAAAACCAAATATGGATATGACAATATTAAATTAGAATGTATCTATAGCAAATATGGATATGACTAAGCTTATATCTAATAATTCTACTGTTAATGGTTAGATGTTACAGTTAATACAAGATTCATCTACAGCAAATATGGATATGACACATCTTGATATGAATACTTCTACTTATGATATGGATTTTATTTACCCTATAACTGATACATCATTACCTGATATGATATTAACAACTACTAATAATGATGTATCTATTGCAAATATGGATATGATTCATCTTGATATGAATGTTTCTACGTCTGATATGAAAATGACTAATATCGATTAGATTACTGAAAATACGAGTATGAAAATGACAGAAGTAATATCAAATTCTTCATTATCTAATATGGATATGACAAGATTAAATACAGATTCATCTATACCTAATATGTAGATGACACATACAGAATTTGTTGATAATAATCCTGGTATGAGTATGGCAGAATTAAATGTAAATGAATATAAAACAAAGATGGAAATGAGTAAACCATTAGAAAATGAAAGTATTATTAATATGTAGATGACATAGAATGTTAATAATAGTTCAACTGCAAATATTCCATTTATTTCTAATACATCTGTTAATGAAAAACCAGAAATGGTAATGAATAAACCTGTTATTACATATGATATTCCTTCCGCTATGTTATTTGATAATATTACTGATAATAATGATTATAAACCAGAAATGAAATTAGTAAATATTTCAGATGATAAAAAACTTACAGAAAAATTAAAAGCATTAACGTCAATTGATGTTAATGAATTAGATAATATAAGTACAGAAGATATGTTATCTCTTGCAGATATTATTGAATCAACATATGATGAATTACGAAGTAGATAGAAAAATATGAAGTTATAGGATAATAAACCGCATATTCCACCTCATAAACATATGAAGATGCAATCAATAAAACAGCCTAAACGAAATACATATATAGTTAATGATATACATAAATTTTAGGATGTTGATAAAGCTGCTATGGATAGGGCATGGCAAGCAAAACAAAATGCAAATTCAGATAATAAATCAACTGGAAATTCTGGTTATGCGATATAAAAATGAAATAGGATAGATAACTGTATTAATATATCTATCCTATTTCTTATTTTAAGCAGCCATACGGCTCTCCTTTATACGTTGACTATATTCTTTTATATATTTACGACAAAGTTCCGTTACAGGGAAATTAAACGTTGTTTTATCAAATATTTTATTGATAATATAATCAGTTTCACTCAAATTCATTCGTTCATTTGTTATAATAGATGAACAAAGTTCTTTTTGTGTCCATGTAAGTTTCTCCCATATATCTGCATAATGTGCTGCAAATATATCAGTAATACGTCTAGTTTCAAATGATGTATACTTATTGGTATCATTAATTTTCTTAATCACATCATTAAGTATATTAATTTGATTCTGTTCAAACATTTCATGAATATCGTGAATATCATCAAATTCTGTAGATGCATAATTATATGAATCTTTAATGGTAATATCAGTATCAGGAATATAATCTGTTATAGTTTCATATTGAATATCATTACATGGCTCTTTAACGTCTGTTACTTCTATATTTTCATTAATAGTAGTATCATCAGTGGTTTTTTCAATATCAGTAGATTCTTCAGGTGTTACATCAATATGATTAAACTTATTGTTATAAGTAGAATCAAAGTCATATTCATTTGGGAATTTAATAATTCCAATATTATACATCCGTAAGAATTTATCAACAATAACTTTCATTTGTGGTGCATCGTTTTTATGTTTCATCTTTGGTGTAAACATAACATCAAATATACTATTCACAAATTTCAAAATATTATCATATGATATATGTTCATTAAGTAATGAACGAATATACTTTTTTTGATGATCTGAACATTTAGCATATTTATTTTTTGTATCTAATGCAAGAAGACTTCCAAATGCATTTAAGAATTTAGATTTATCTTCTTCCTTCATATCTTCTATATTAACATCAAGATTCTTATAGTATTCATTAAAACAATTAGCAAATTTTTCTTTAGGACTAATAGTTTCTTCTAATCCAATAATATTTCTGATATTATAATCATCAGGAAAATATGTTACTAATATATTAATAATATCATTAGTATTCTTATGATGCCAATCATTTTGATTATCATTCGGAAATTCTACATCAATAATATCCTTAATCTTGCCAATATCACCACATAATTTAAATAAATGCATGAATATAATTTTATATATTTGTTTCATATTATGCCATTGAGGAATAATACTATAAATGCATTTATCAAATGTTTGAAATATATCTAAATTAGCATTATTATTTGAACGTAGCTGATTTAAACATGTATTTAATATTTTTTTATTCTCCTCTGACTTATTTGCTTCTTTTACTATATTATCTGAATATCTATTCTTAAATTGAAATATAAATGTAGATAATACAATTTTTAAAGTTTTTACATCAGGAACAGATGCCATTGCAGGGTAATTCTGTTCTTTTATCAGATAATGTTTATTTTGACCAGTTAAATCCTTTACTAATATAATTTCCAAATCACTATCATTTCTATCTGAAATATGATCAGCAAATCGAACTTTTGCACCATAAAAATAATAATATTCAGATGATGTTGTTTTTGAACTTACATGCCGTTCTGGATTTAATTCTTTTTCGATCCAATTCAACAAATATTTCATATATAAATTAATTTTAATAATTACTATTATAGTATATTACAAAGATACACATTTTTATTTAAATATAAAAATATTAAATAATAAAAAAATGAGTGAAAATCGTTATCACAACGACTTTCACCCTTATAATCTATCTTTCCTTTTCTTCTTTTGTGTTTATCTAAGTGATAAACACTCCCTTCTTTTTAATTTGTTTAAATGTTTGTTAATTATCCAAAACCAAAACATTTAAACAGAAATGATTATACATTTTAAAAACCAAGGATAATTAAAAAACATCTTATGTATAATCATATAATCACCATTTTCTCTCTTCTTATTATTTATAAGTCTTAATACTTAAAAAGCCTATATTTTAACAATTTTTTTAACTATTAAGATGTTTCTTCATAGGATTAGAATTTCCAGAAATACCAGGAGTTAATTCCTCTTTCTTTTCACCCTTAATTGAATCTATAGTATCTGCTGCAATTGATGAGTCATCTGAAATAGGTTCAAGCAAATTGTTTGCTTTCATTTCTTCAACTTCCTCAATTGCCTGTTTATTCCATACAAGCAAAACGAATGTACTACCTGTTTTAATTGTATCTTCTGACTTCAATTCTTTATTTGTAATAACAGAATTATCATCAAGAATGATTACTTTAAATCCAAGTTGACGCATCAACCGATCCTTAATACGAGGAAGAAACTTAATAATGTCATCATCAAGTTGAAGCATACCACAATAACTACGCTCCATATTCTTCTGCTCAACCATAAGTTTTACATCTGTAAAGAATTCCTCAAGCATCATCTTATCAGATTTCAAGATACCATAGCGAGACTTCTTATATGCATCTGCTGCTGAAATAGAAACTTTATTTTCATCAGTAAACAATGTACTTACATCTGCAGCATTTTTCTTATTAAAAAGTTCAAATAATCCCATGCTAAATCTAAATTTAAAAGTTAATATGTTAAATTAATTATTTCTTATATATATGTTTAATAATAAAGTCTTATTTTATCTTAGAAAAATTTTTCTTTTGAATATGTCTCCAATTTAAATCTGATACAATCATATGTGCAACAGTCTTATATGCTACATCAATATTATCAAATACCATATTTGATATAATCATATATATGTCAGATTCTTTATCCATTCCTTCAATTTCAACTTTTTCTATTACACCACGTTCATTATATGAAATAGATTCACCCTCAAAAAATGTTACAGAAATACCATATGTAGAACGAAGAAAATCATAAATCATATAATAATATATTTTATCATGTATTTCATTAAATTCTCTTAAATTCCTACATGCACCTACATTTAAATATTTGTCGGTTTTTGGATATGTAAATCCTATTTCATCAAGGCAACAAAGTAATGAAAATGAATCAAGTTCAACATTACAATTTGTATATCCAATAGCAATAGGATGTAAATCTATATTTGTTCTCATATCAACCAAATTCAATTAATAAATTGTTAATACCATGTTTATCAAAAAAATCAGATATTCGTTCATCTATGTCTTCAGGAATACCTATATGCTGATTATTATTTTCATCATATATTGCAATATTATTTGGCTCAACTGTATGTACAAATTCAATAAGTTCATCCTTATTATGACATTGTTTATCTGTATACTCATAACATCTAAATGGTATATCATTACATAAAAATAGATATGTATTATTTTCAGCTGTATCAAATCCATTTATATCTGTTATAAGAGATAAATCACCTGTACGTTTAGCTTCTTGTAATTTCTTTACAATAAGTGATGTTTCATATCGTGCTTCTTTATATCGTTTAATTGCATCTGAATATGATAATGGAGAAATTGAACTGTCTTTTGTTAACTTAACCATTTTATTTGCATATTCATCTTCATTTTCACTCATGTATGCACGAGATAAACGTTCATTAATAACACAATCGATTTCTTGATTAATCTCTTCTCGAGACATTGAATCAATACGTTTGTAAACCCAAGTATGACAACTCATATATAATAATTAAATTTAGTTTAAAATCAAACTGTAAAAATAATAATTATTGTGATTGTGTTATTAATGAAAGTTATAATTTACAAACCAACCTCTGAAGATGAGAATACCATTACTTCATTAGATACACATGGACGAATTACCAAACTTCCATCAGGATCATTAATTTCAAATCCTTTACCCCAACATTTCTGTGTAGGAGATATACGAAATTCATGACCATTATCATCAATAATTACAATTGAATCATATTCTTCAAGTTCTACGAACTCATTATTTCTACCAACCTTAATTTTCATATCTTTATATTCTTAATTGTTTATTATTTTATTAACAATACAAAGATACACATTTTTATTTAAATAGAAAAATAATTCATTAAATATTTATATAATGAATATATATTAAAGTTTATTATTTTCTTGCTCAATTATCCAATTATTATAAGATTCTATAAATCCATTTAAATTTCCATTCATAACAGAATCTACATCAGTTGTTTGATAACCTGTACGATGATCCTTTACACGCTTATCATCAAATACATAAGATCTAATCTGTGCACCCCATTCATTTTTTAGTTTAGCATCTTCAATTTCTTTTTTCTTTGCAAGCTGCTTATCTAGTGCTTTTTTATAAAGAATAGATTTAAGAATTTGCATTGCACGTTCCTTATTTTTTGGCTGATCACGTGTTTCAGTATTTGCAACCTGAATCTTTTCAGTTTCACCTGTATCAGGATCTGTATACATATAATTTACACGTACACCTGATTCAACTTTATTAACATTTTGTCCTCCTGCACCAGAAGATCTAAATGTATCTATTGTTAATTTAGACTCATCAATTTCAACTTTAATTGAATTATCCACCAATGGAACAACTGAAACAGCAGCAAAACTTGTCATTCTTTTTCCCTGTGCATTATAAGGGGAAACGCGAACAAGACGATGAACACCAGTTTCACCTTTTAATGTACCATATGCATTATTACCGGTAATTTCAATAGATACATTTTTAATACCTACTTTATCACCTTCTGAATAATATAAAATCTTAAATTTATAACCATTTGATTTAGCCCACATATCATACATTCTGAATAACATATTTGCCCAATCATTTGCTTCTGTTCCACCTGCACCTGCATTAATATCTAATACTGCACCTAATGAATCAGTCGGATCTATAAATCTATATTTGTTTTCAAATATTTTAAATTCTTTAATTAATTCAGCATTAGCAAGATTAACAAGTTCTTCTTCATCCTTACCTTCAAACTCTTTATAATACATTAAAGCAGTTTCAAGATCATCTATTAACATATTGATATGTGAAACATCTTTAATCTTTTCTTTTGCTGTATTAAGTTCCTTTGTAATAGTTGTTGCATTTTCAAAATCATCCCAAAAATCTGGTGCTGATACTTTAATAGTTAATTCTTCAACGATTATCTTCTGCTTATCCAAATCGAATGACTTTGCGATTTTATCTAACTTATCTTTATAATCCTTTATATATTGTTCTGTTATTGTAATCATGATTAAAATTATTAATTATAATTTATATATATTATAAAAAAGAAAAAGTCTGATAACTATATTAGTTATCAGACTTTAGTAGCGAGGACCGGGATCGAACCGGCACGGACATTACTGTCCAAGGGATTTTCTTACTACTCTTACTTTAACATAAGCCATCTTAAAATTAAGATGTTGTAGTCTGGACTATTTTAGTACCATATTAAAATAATGCGCATTTCTTATTATAAAACTATATATTCTCTATATATAGTGATAATCAAAATGATTATTCTTTGTGTACTTTAACTTAGGTATCTCCTCTATAGTCTCTTCGCCATTTATGCTGTAACACTTCAATTTACATTTAATATAGATTCGCGTTCTATCACAACTTAGTGAGTTCGTCACCACCATTATTGTCACCAATAATTAGGTTTCCGTTTCGTTAGGGAGATTCTACTTCTATGATTTCTCAATAGAGCACTCAAATTTTTTAAGTCCCTCGTGTCTCAAAAACTCTTTATATTTCTATAAAGTTTGGACTATATCTTAACTTGCTATTAGTTCCCACCGTATAGTCTCTGCACCTTATAATTAAAATTATCTTGGCTCAGTATTACCAAGCTATCTTCTTATGAAGACCTTAGGTTTTCTTAGTCAGCTTCTTCGTTGTTTATTAAATAAACACTTATTCCTCAGGTAACAATAATTTGATTATTGTCAATATTTTTGTCAATAGCAACTACTCATATTCAAAATTTAATCCTAACTGATACTGAATTTGATGGATTCTACAAATTAATGCAGGCAAACACTTTACCAATTCCACCACCTCGCCATGTGGTGTATCTTCGTCCTAAAAGGAAATTCTGAATTTTCATTCAACTTATCCATAACGCTACGAAAATTAAATAAGCGTTTGTTTTTAATTATTATATTATTTATATGTTATTTATTATTAATTGTCTACTTTTTAATGAATTATTTTTAAATTTAATTTTAAATTCATTAATTTGTTTCATTAAACAATTTATATATTATATATTAATATCTTATCATTGTCTACTTTAAATCAATTAAAATTTAAAAGATTCAATAATATCAAATGTAAGTCTAAGCAAATCAGATTCACTATTAGGCTTATAACATTTTCTATTATTTATCATCTTCTGTAATGCTTCACTGAGTTGAATTGCAGTAAGTGCATATTGCTCATTTGTAGATGCATTATTGAAAATATATCCATCAACATTATCACAATAAATGTCCATAGACAATGTAACAGAATTTGGATAATTAGCGGAATTACTAATAACCTTAATCTGTCTCATAGAGAAATCATGAAATGCTGGTACATTCTTAATTGCTCTCTTTTTGATAACTGTTGTGAAATTTGCTCTCATTTTCCTTTATATTTTTAATTGTTTATTATTTCATTAACAATACAAAGATACACATTTTATTCCAAATAAAAAAATTATATGGTAGAAATTTCTTTTCCATTAAAAGATTGTCCAAAACCAAGTCCTTCATATTTATCTTCTGGTTTGAAATCTTTATCTACAAATTGTAATATATCATTTTCATCAACATACAATGTTGAATAAGAACGAACACCATTATTATATAATGAACAGTTAAACATAGGTTCTGCATTACTTATATCATGCGTAATAACAATTCCATGTGTATTTATATTTATAACCATATATACAATAGGTTCAGGATTGTTATCAACACGTGGAAATATATCTTTCCATACAGTTTCCCATTTCTTTCCTACTTGCTTAAGTAAGTAATTATATAGAGGACCGTAATCATAATTTGTTCTTTTATTTTTATTATAATGAGATTTCTTTCTTGTTATTTCATTATCAATTTCGAATTTTGTAATCTTTTTATGTCTATCATATCGAGATCTGTATTTCTTTTCAGAACCATGATTATGACCTCTATGACAATTTCCTCCTTCATTCTTAGTATACAATTTAGACTGCTTCATAATAATTAATTATTTCATTAACAATACAAAGATACATATTTTATTCCAAATAAAAAAATCATGGATAAAAAATACCCATGATTTATAATTAAATATTTGTTTTGAATACATTTCCAAATAGTTCATTTAATTGAAGACCTATAGAATTCTTTGTTAATCTCTTAACCGTATTAATTAATTCAATTATTCTATTGTCACATGTAATAATAGAAATATCATTATGTATATGTAATATATAAAATGATACGTCTCTTGGTACTGTAATCATATAATTATAGTCTTCTAATATGATATTTGTTGAAATATCATTAGATTCTATTCGTTTTACAAAATAAGTATTTACCTCATTTTTTGTATATATAGTAACTGTATTATTATTTGTTAATTCTGAAAATACCATATAATTTATTTAACGGTTTCATTTATTTAATATAAAATCCATAATATTTGTATGCGCTCTTATAAGAGGTTGTTTTGTTATATTAATAATAGTTCTCATAAATTCTACTAATTCATAATCAGAAACAAGAGCAGAACTAGACCAATCATCATTATTACCGCCAGTAATATATTGTCTATCTTTATCAATAGTATAAATAATACCAGAATCCTTTATACTTATTATAGCTTTATTATCATTAATTTTAATATTTTCTATTACTAACGTTTCAATTTTAGCTTTATCATTAACAATTCTATATCTAAATATATGATCGCCTTTTTTTAAATCTCCAAATGTATAAACATGTTTTTCCATAATTATCTAATTTACTTAACAGTTTCATTTAATGCTTTTAAAACTTTTGCATAATAGTCTTTAAATTCATCTGTTTCACGAATAGCTTGTGTTCGTGGTTGACTGAATTTAATATCAATAATCTCCTTAATACGACAAGGTTTTGGTTCCAAAATATAAATTCTATTAGAAAGGTAAACTGCCTCCGAAATATCATGCGTTACCATAAGAAATGTTCTGTCAACATCCCTATTATTGAAAATTTTAAGAAGCAAATCTTGAAGTTCAAATTTTGTAAAATAATCAAGACCAGATGAATATTCATCTAACATCAATAGTTTAGAATCACATGCTAACGATCTTGCTATAGAACAACGTTGCAATTGACCTCCAGATAATACTCCATATCTGCAATATTTATGCTCGTGTCCTTCAAGTCCAACAATTTTAATTAATTGCATTGCTCTTTCTTCACGTGTTTTCTTATCAATACCAGCAAGTTTCATAGGTAATGCGATATTTTCTAGAACAGTCATCCATTCAAAACTTGAATACTGCTGAAATACCATAGGTATATTATCAGATTCTTTAATTTCCTTACCATATAACATAATCTTACCTGAATCTGGTTTTGAGATCCCGGAGATCATCTTAAGAAGCTGAGTTTTTCCACATCCAGATTGACCTATAAATGTAATGAATTGTCCCTCATCTTTAAAGTCTTTAATAGTAAGATTAAGATTATCAAATAACTTAAAATCACCAAATGATTTATTGATATTCACAAAATTAAATACATCTACATCTTCACATTCATATTTGCCATCAGTTGTAGTATTAATTACTTGTGAACTTGTATTCTTTGATGGAATATTAGAATCATCTACAGATGTATTATTCTGTTCAGAGATAATATCATTCTTTTTCTCGTCTTGATTATTATTTGTTTGTCCGAATAATGTTTTAAAATCACTCATAATTTTTATTCATTTTTATATTTGTAAGGAAATAATAGTTTTGCACCTTTCTTAAAAAGAAAATCTTGTACACAACCGATAATAATAATAAGGAAAAGTAATGCAAAGGCAGATGCCATTTGTGATTGTCTAACCATTGTGTTAATCAATGCACCCATTCCACTTACTGCACCATCTTTATAAATCATTTCTGCAATAACAACATAACTATAACTGATAGCCAATAAGTCAATACAAGAATCTACTACACCACCTGTTACATATGGGAAATATACATAACGGAATTTTTGCCATGGAGTCATTCCGATTGTCTGCGCAGTTTGCAAATATACATTATCTTTTTCATTAGCAGGGTTTTGTAAATCATTTACTTTATTTACAACAGCGGGAATAATATAAATCATAATTGCAACTGTCAAAAACCATACTTTCATTCCAAATGTCAAACCAAATATTGCAAGGAAAATTCCTGTAATAGAAGGTAATGGAATAAAACGAACTGAATTAATATATTTTCCAAATAAAATATTATTAATAGGATACAATGCAATTAAGAATCCTATAGGAAATGAAAATAAAATAGCATACACATAACATGATAAATTCAATTTTACTGTATACCAAATATTTGCAAATAAATGATTTTCTGAAATTAATGTAGGAATACTACCAATCACTTTAAAAGGATCAGGAAGAATATTGCTAGGTACAACATCATATGCTGAAATACAATGCCATCCCATAATAATAATAACTGCTCCGATAATACTAATAATTACATTGGTAACTGTTCCAAAATCAGAATCACCACCAAATTTAAATAGACGTTTAATTAGATTCATTGTTTAATTCATTTAATAGATATGTTAAATATTCTTTTTTAGATTTATGTTTACCATAACAAACAGTTGATAAATAGTATGATTTATATACAGGACTTCTATTATTTTGTTTTAATAAATTTCGTTTTAATAATTGTATAGCTTCTTCATCAGCAAATGCTACATACCACCATGTTTCATTATCATTTTCTGGTTCTCTTGTTGCGAACCGATTATCAAAATAATATGGATATTCAAAAGGATCATGATTATTAATTTTAAATTCAACAGCTGAACCAATATGTCCAGTATTTCTAATAACCATAATCTTATTTGTAGCGGGGTTATATTCAATTATTTTTCCTAATATATAAGAGCAATATAACCTTTTATAACTGCTGCCAATACTATTACATATAATTAAAATTTTTTTACCTATTAAATCATTTCTATATTTCATAACTAAATTAAAAACATGCGATCTATAGAATATAATTAAAATTATATTATTCTATAAACCGCATGTTTATATTTTTTATTACTCTGTTACCAACTGAAAATCTGTAGTACGATATGCATTATTACTTCCTACTACTTTATCTTCTACTGCACGTTTAGGACCATTACCAACAATAATGAATCGATTCTTATCAAATCCATATTCCTTTACAAGATAATTTGCAACTGACTGCGCACGTCTTCGTGACAATTCAACATTATATGCATAATTACCAGTATTATCAGTATTTCCTACAATACGAATTTTTGCACCTGCAAACTGCTTTGCAATACCAGCGAACTCTCTATCAATAATACACTGCGCATTATTATCAAGAATATCACTATCAACAGGATATTCAATAGTTACCTTCTTATCTGAAATTGCAGTTTTTGTTTCTGCATCAGATGTAGATGTTTCTTTAAACTTTACTGATGCTTCTGCAGCCTGATCACCCTTTACTTCACCAGCATTAGATGCAAGTGATTCAATAATATCAGGATAAGAAACTTTTCGCCATGAAAGTGGTTTCTTACAAAGACCCAACTTCTCATAAGTACGTGCCATCTTTGAATATAGCTCATCACCCTGCATACCTGTATATGAGCTATTCAAACCAAAGAAGTTCTGTGCGTCTCCCAATGTAATATAATGAATATTCTTAGAACCATCAATTGCAAACTTCTCATCTGTTCCATATGCCTTTGCAAAAGCCTTAGCTGCAATCTTTACTGCTGCTTCATCACTATTCATTTTATCATTTGCATACAACAATGCAGAAATAAGTTTCTTTACATTTTCTTTATTAGAATCAAGGTAACTCTGCTTTGCAATCAAACCATCACATATAATATTAGATGCTTGCTTTGTTGAAATCAATACATGTGCACCCTTTACAGTTGCAACCAAATCCTGATCATCTGGAGAGAATACAACTGCCGCATCACAAGAACCTGCACGGAATGCAGAAGCAGCTTCAAGACCGTTATCTACAACCTTAATATTAACCTTATTAGGATCTGTAGAATTTCCCATATTTACCTTATCAGCCCCAATACCATTTGTTTCAAGTGTATTCAACAACAGCGTATGAGATGCTGTACCCTGTGAACAACAAACAACCTTACCAATTAAGTTACTTACATTCTGAATACTCTTATTAACTACAATAGCATCTGCACCACGTGACCAATTTGATACATTAAAGAAACGAGCATCATTCATATTTGAACCTTCACTCATCTCGACTGGAAGAGCATCCGCAGTACAATAAATAATGTCAATATCACCATTATTAAATGCAGCACGTCCTGCTGCAAAATCATCCTGAACAACAATCTTCAGCTTAAGACCGTATTCCTTATAAATAGGACAATCTTCATTAGGCTCAAGACCATTATTCAAATACATAAATGGTAAAAAGCCTGCATAAGTATTTGTACCAATTGTGATTACATCATCATCACTTCCAGAAAACATGCCGCTGAAAAAACCGCCGCTGTCACTCGATGACTTATTATTACCATCATTACTGCCTCCAAAAAATTTAGAGGCACCAAACATAATTGCAGCAACAACTGCAATAACACCAACAACCTTTACCCAAGGTCGCAAAACTACATTTGCCATAATTTTTTATTTTTTAAATGTTACTAATATTGTTTCATAATATTCTTTTTATTAACTTATTTTGTTTTTGTCTATTTTTCAGTAAAAAAATTACGTAACCAATGACAACAACTGAGTCATTAGTCCACTATGAAGATCTATCATAATAGAATGTATATAAGGAATAGTACAAAGAAAAAATTTATGAATATGGTTTATAAATTTAACAATGAAATTTATTATCAATATTTAGGTAAATGGAAATATTCTGATTTGAAATATGTATAGAAAATAATACCAAAATGGAATTCATATTTAGGAATGTTTCAACATTGTAAAACATATAATATATGGAAAAATGTATTAAAGAAAAATGTATATTTTAATAAAGGTTTAATGTATATTGTAGAGTTTTATAGATTTGGATTTATGTGATTAAACAAACAATGTAAACAATTATTGAAAGATAATATTTTATATGGTAAAAATGAAATAACATTAGAAATATAAATATATTATATTAGTATGACTATTCAGTCAGACTAATAATGTAAAAATTAACATTAATTAAAATTATGATTTATTTACAAACTTTAGAAAACCTTGCAGGTAAAGAGTTTAAGAAAAATTCAGTTATCTATTACACAGGTGAAGACACTGTAACTGTATTAGGTGATGAACCTGGTGGTTTAGTAACTGAGTAGGATGCTCCAAAAACTTATACTAAGGATAAGTTATCTAAAGTGTATGAAAACTACTGTATTATTGGGGCATTGTTAAGTAAGGTGATACCTGGACTATTTGGAATACTAATCCAACAGAAACAGGTTATTGGGATCCTAAATCAGATACAATTACAACACCATCTACTCAATACGGTGAAGTAGTAGCTGTTTGTGTAGGACGTGGGCTTTGGGCTAAAATCGGTTGGTCTGGATTAACAACTAATTATAAGTGGGCTTCACCAGGTTCAGACGCAAATAACAACTATCATGCTATTAATATTCATGGTAATGGTTGGGAATCTACAAATCACATGTTTACTGCTCATAGTGATATTTTAACTGGAACTATCTGGGAACAACTTAAAAATGGTAAAACTGCTGATTATGATTTATATCTTCCAAGTAAATATGAATTGCTTGATATACATAATAACACTTGTGACGGAATACATGTAGATGAACAAGTACAAGGTGCATCGGAACATACATTTAATAAAAATCTTGGTAAGTTGTTGAGTCTTTCTACCGATAATTATTGGTCTAGTAGTTAGTATGCAGCTTATTTCCCGAATTACCACTACGCATTCACCGTTTTTTTCAACATTGGTAGCGCTGCCACCAATAGTAAGACTAACGAGTACCGTTCAGTCGCACTCTTACATTTCTAATCAGGCACGTTAGTGCCAAGGAATAGTAATTGAAACGAAGCGTTAGCGAAGTGAAAATTACGACAAGATATACAGGGAATTTGTTTTACAGATTCCCTTAATTTTTAATAAATATTCAAAGCAGAATCTAAATTATGAATAACAATATATAAGAACTAATTGAACAATATATAAAAAATGATATAAATGACGCGACTCTTATCAAAAATAATTTAGCAGATAAGTTTGACATTTATAAAGATTTATTAGATACTTTATTAAATACGTTTAACGAACTTGGAAAATTACCATTAATATCTAATATAAAAACAATAGGAGTTAATAACGTGTTGTATAAAAGTATAGTTAGTAATACATCTAAAAATATTGGTTAGTAGACTGGATTAATTATTGAAGATGCTATTATTTCCATCATAAGTGAGAACTTTAAGAAAATAAATAAAACTAAATTGATTCCATGTAAAAATGGAAATTCCATAACAGATTGTGTATTTGAAGTTGACAATATAGAAAAATATAATGTATAGATTAAATGCGTAAAATTAAGAAATTATAAATCTGGAAATATTATTTTCTATTTTTCTTTTATCTTATGTTTATTAAAAAGTCTATTAAATTGATTTATAATCTTCAAATATTATTTTTGATTTAGCTATTTCATTAACCATATTTAATATTTGTTCAAATGAAATACCAATAGACATTAAATCTCCATATGGTACTGATTTTACCATAAAAAATCTTGCCCAGTTATCTTTAAAATATTGTTCAATAATTTCATCTTTATTATCATTATCAATATCTTTGAGATTAAAATCGAATTGAAAATCAAGTATATTCATATTACAATCCAATTTATGTTCTGTATCGTAATATATAAATAATTCTTTCTTTTCTTTATTATTAATAATGTAATACGATGTATCAACTATTTTTATCATAACATAAATATTTTATTAATTCAAAGATACATATATTTTTTAAAATAAAAAAGAGAATCATGTATTTTTTACACAATTCTCTTTAATTTTATTAAAACCAATTTGGTTGACCTAATGTTTGTTGTACATTATTCCTATTATTTGTAATAGTGTTCAAATTTGTAAATTCTGCTTCTTTGAACTCTACATTTTCTGCCGGTGTGTGTTCAATTGGTTGCTTTGCAAAACTTCCAAGAAGAACTGCATCAAGACCTCCAGAATTATATTGTGCAAGAAGCGCATTTGCTTTGTCTGACATCACAAGATTATCCATATCAATCTTTGACATCAAACCACCTGTTTCCTCGATGATAAATGACATTTCTCCTAGTTTCTGGGAAATATCATCAGCCATATGATCCATTGCACGAGTAAATAAACTAAACTGATCATCCTTACCATTAATAATTCCAACAATAGATGTAAATGCCTTATGTTGTGCTTTAATCATTTCCCACTCTTCTACACGTTCATTTACTTCATTTGTTGCATCAAGTACTGTTAATTCAGCCTGGTGTTTCAGTTTACCCATAATTTCATACCATTGCTTTGACTGAATAAGTCGTGCTTCTGAATTTTTAATTACTTCAGTAAGACGAGCAACTTGTCGTTCATATACAGCAGCATCTTGTGCCTTCCCAGTTTCTTTATACTTATTTAATAGTTGAAAATCATGATCACATTGTTTCTTTTTATCTTGAATGCGCTTTTCTGATTTATCAATAAGACCTCGAAGTTTTCCCATATTATCGGTAATTTCCTGAATCTTATTATTCATCTGCATAATCTTTCTCTTAACAATAGAGATTGGATCATAATCAACAAGAAGACCTTCAATCTTACGCATAATCATAAAATATATTGTTGAACCAATATTACGAATACGAGGATCAAATAAACAATATAAAACTAGAAAAAGTGCTGCTGCCATACCAATTGCAGATAATGTACTTGCGCATGCTGCTGCAATAAAATTCATAATAGGCGTAATATTAATTGCAATTGCACCTACTACAACACCTAATACAATCATACCTGTTGTTCCACCAGGTTTTTCCCATTTTGATACTGTATTTTTTGCTACATTTACAATATCACTTGTGTTATATTCTGCCATATTTTTATTTAATTATTATAAATCTAATGTTACTTCAGGATATTTCATAAAATCTACATAAACAACTTTATTACCATCTGTATCATTTAATACAACATAACCACCTGAAAAGTCTACATGTTTATCCATATTATTTTCTACAGGAATAATAATATCCTTTGCTTTTGTAGAATCGTAATTTTTAATTATTACTCTCATATTATTAATTTACTAACTTTTCAGAAATCTTTTTCTTATCTGATTCCAATGCAGATACAATAACATTTACAGCATTTCTAAATTCCTTTACATTCTTATCGCATTCTGCATCACCTTCTTTAATTTCATCAGATAATTTTGTCATTTCAGTAGACAATTCTACAATCTCTTTTTGAAGATTTGCAATTCGTTGAGCTTTCTCCTCATGTGCTCTCTTCTTATCACCTACGTTAATCTTTCTTTTTTCCTCAATCTGTTTAATAGCAATATCATATTGCTTATTCATTTCAGAAATATATGTATCAATAGAATTGATAATAATATCTTTTGTAAGATTTGGATTTACACTTTTTAGTGTTGCATATGCAGCTTGGAATCTGACAGTTTCATCTGGAATAACTTTCATTCCATCACTGTTTGCTGCTTTTTTAAGTTGCATATAATCACCACCTTCGATTTTACAAGTTTCTAGATAATTACATAGTTTATTAAGAAGCTCTTGATTTACTTCTTCCTTTCCAGAATTAACTGATGCATCAGTTGGAATAGATGCTGGTGATTGTACGTTTGATGTAGATACATTGCTCTCTACATTTGGTTTATTATTTGAATTATTTGAAGTTTCGACTGTAGTATCTTTAACTTCATCGTCTGTATTTGTTTCTTCAACAAATAATGATTTAATATTGAATTTTCCCATTATTAATAAAATTTAAATAATTGTTTACCATCATTCATTCTGAATGCATATATATCATTAATCATATATTTCATTTGTTCAAAAGTCTGACTAAACATTAAAAAACCATGTCCCTTTAGATTTATAATACCATAATCTTTATGACATTCATCGTATATGATAAATTTCATAAGTTTCTTTACTTCTACTAATTCTCTTAAGTCTCCGCATGGAAAATAATTCTCTGTACTTGTACATGGAATATTATTTTCATCTAACTCTTTCATAATAGATATAAATGCATGTCCATGAATCATATAATTAATAGATGGAAATTCTTTATATATTTCAGATTGTACAGGTGAATCAACAGATGGCTTTATTTTTTCATCTACTGAATAATAAGTATAATCATCTGTATTAAATAAAACAAAATCAGAAGGAGTTAACCTATTTTTATCTACATTTCTTGGACTTACATAAATAAATTTACCATCACGTTCTGATGGAAATAACTTTTGACAACGTGTAGATAAATTACCAAAAAACCTATCACCACACGATGTTTGAATAAAATCAGCAAGACTATTATTCAACTTAATAAAATCATTTAAATCATCAGGTCTACCATCATTATATTTAATTAATGAGGTATCTCGTGCTGTTTGTCGACGAATACTGCCTTTACTGAATATATAAAAACTATATATTGTTAATGCTAATTTTTCAATATCGGAACCACTATACCAACAATTTGCTAATGCATCCCAAAATTCAAATACAAACATATTCGTTTTACTATCTTTTGTAATTGCAATAACAGCATTACCATGCATTTTAAATATACGTGCAATTGCATCTTTATATGTATATCCATCCCTAATAACTTTTGAACAAATTAATACAGAACCTGTATTTTTAACTGGATATATTTTCTCTTTAGCATTATCTACGTCCGCCATCCATATAATAAGATCTGTTTCTGTAATAGATGATAAAGCATTACCAACCAAATCGAAATAATTACCACCATTATACATAACAGAATTAAATGTACCTAATGCATGATATAATTTGTTTACTACACCAGATTCTTTTCCTTTATTATCATTAAATGTTCCACCGACAAGAACATAATTAAATTTATTTTCAGTATTCATTTTTTATAAAAATATAGTTACTTACTGTTTATATAATAATAAATAAAAAAGTCTTCACATATCATTGTGAAGACTTTAAATTTTAACATTATTTTATTATTGTTTTAATTATATCTGTTTTCCCACTTGGTAAATGTCTAACAGATGTTTCTTCTATTTTATTTCCATCTTTATCATTATACCATGTTTTCATTGTAACAATATGTTCTACTTCTGGAATCTTAATGATATTATTTTTTATATCATTTATATATTGTTCTATTTCATGTTTATCTGTAAATACAGCTTTATTATTTTCAGTTAATAGATTTTCTTCTAATTTCAGATTTTTATATAACTTACAATTTTCTTCAGATTGTACATTATATAATGTAGTATTTACATACCACATAGGTGAAATTTTACAAAGATATTTTGGTTGTTTTTTAATTATATTATTATATGTTTCATCTGATTCCTTATCTAATAAAAAACCATAATAACCTACATTTCTGGAAACTGCATTAGTTTTATAAAATATATATCCTGACCATATATCCATATGTGTACATCCTTCATCTATATAGTTAATAGGTTGACAAATATAAACTTTTTTCTTTTTTGTATATTCAGGTTTATTTAATTTATAATATGTATATGTAGTATATTCTTTTAATTGGTTTAATGTAGTTATTCTCATATTAATAACAATTTCACTTTATTTTGTATTTTTTACAAACTTTATCAATAATTGTCTTTAACTGATCTGTTAAATAACTATAATCGAACGTAGACATATTAAATGATGTGTTACTGGTTTTTTCTATTTCATTAGCAGCTAATATAGATGTTGGACCTAATGTTACATCATTTTGATATGGATATTTTTCAAATTTTTTAACGCCTAATTCATAAATTGGTTTACTGTCTGATATTGCTTTACCAATTACATAATACAAATTATATATCGCATATTTGTTATCAAATTTTATAGGTAATGTGTTTATATCATAATATGAAGTTGATGTATTATAAAAATTATAACTTACCACAGTACCATTTATACAGTCATCATAAGTTTGCTGAATTTTCCAGTCATTTAATTTTTCATGTTTCATTATACAAAACATTTTATATAATAACTATCGTTCAAAAAATGGTTCTATTCTATTAGGCTCTTCTATATTATCAATCTCATCAAATATATATCCATTCTAACGTCTTAAATTCAATACTGTATCTTTTAAGCAAATTTTACATGTTCTGAAAGTATTTATTGTTTTTAAGTAAAATTTTATGTTATTTTCTTGAAAATATTGTAAAATTTGATTAAATTTTTGATAATATTTTTCACTAAGTATACTTCTACTGAAATTCAATTTTGCATCATTTTCTTCTTCTATTTGTTTATCCTGATTACCTGATAAAATTTCTTTTCTACGTTCATCTATTGTATTCTAATTATATACAAAAAATTCTTTATCTGAAATATCAAATTGATTATTTACAAGTTTCTGGATAAATGTTAAAAACATTTCATCTGATGTAAACCATTTTCTGTCTATTATAGAATTATTAGATGGATTCATATCATCTTTTAATTCATCTGAATACATAGGTGTTATTTTTTCTGGAAAATTATTAACAAATGAATTTGGGATATTTTTTTGCTTAGAAAGTGGTGTTCTGCCCATTATCCATATTTTCTCCCATTGCTCAGTATATGGAGTATATTCATTATAAGGTAAATGATATTTTATTTCACTTATTGTATATGGTGTTTTACAAATAAACTAATATAACTGATCATTAATAATGAAATTTCTTTTATTACCGAATTTTGTAATATCTAATATCATTCCACCTGTTTCATCAAATGTTAAAATATATCTGTAGAAATAATTTAAATTATATCTCTTCCTTTTTCTAGGTCCTAACTTTTCACGTTTATATGTAGTGTAAGGAGCAATATAATACTATAAACTATTATCAGGATTCTATTTTATCATAGGTAAACCGTCATCTTCATCTGTTTCAACATTATGATAAGCATCAGTTGTACATAATGTTTCTAATATAACTTTTTTCAAATAATCATCCATTAACTAAGAAGAATCTATATCATCATTTGATAATATATCATCTACATCATCAAACAAACCTTCATACAATGATTTCTATAATGACTCTGATATTCCTCTAACTATAGAATTATATAATTTCTTATTCATGTATCTAAATTTTATTAAATTATTAATATATTTATTTTAACGCTTGATAAAACGTGAATTCATTAAATTATTTCTGCTTAAACTAGAATATGTTCCCTAATACATAGGTGTTTGCTGTGGAGATGGATAATAATTTCCATTCATATTATTAGGATAATTATTATGATATGGCGTTGATGTATTCTAATTATGCATTAATGAACCATATGTTCCAGACGCTTGCTATGTTATTTGTCCAAATCCGGAGGTTGCTGCACTTACTAATTCTGAATAATTATCTGCTTCAGTATCATCATCTTCATTAGTATATTCATATATTTCAAGATAATTTAATATCTGTAAAACCTTATTTCTTTCTTCTATTGTATTATAATTATAATTTGGTAATTGACTAAACCATTCATCAAGCCATTCAAATTGACTGTCATCTTCAAAGAAACGGCTTGCAAATAATATAGTAATAGATATATCATCATGCATAGATAAACCTGCATAACTATTCTTTACTTTTCCGAACGACTTTAACTGTTCAACAGAAGATAATACTGGTATTTCATGATCCTACTTAACAATAATCTAATCAAGATCAATAAGCTTTGCACCAAGTTCACAGAAATATTTCTTGCCGTGATTTCCACCAGTTGTTAAAAAACCTTTTAATATTGTATCATAGAACTAATCATGCTTCTAAAAAATCTTTCTGAAATTCTTACCATTAAAATTAGTTTCGTATAATATTCGCATATTATCTATTTCACCTTCATAACCTCCACCATTACTGAATACATCAAATGCAATATGTTGGGCAGCTGCTGCACATTCTTCTTCATCAAAATTATTATCTATGTAAATACCAACCTATTCCAAACATATACAGTTAGTATATTTAACAGCTTTATATCCAAGCCTATTCTTTAAAATTATTTCAGGATCTAAAAGTTTCATTTCAAATATATTAATAATATTATAATCTGAATCTTCTTTACCATATTCGCCTGCTTCAGTTCCCTATGCAGTATCAATTATACATACAAATCTTCGTTGTATCTTATCTTCATATGTTAACTAATCTGGATGAAATTCTGGATCCCAATATATTTTATCAGTTACAAGTTTAGGTACACCATATATCTCAACATGTTCAAATTTTCTCTTTATATGATCTATTTTCTCTAATGCATTCTTTGATAACAATCTAGATTCATTAGTATCGAATGAAAGTTCAAACTCGCGGTCCCATAAATCTTGCCCGAATACAGAAATCTAATCTTGCTTCCATTTTTCATCTCTACCTGGTACCTGCCACCAGTCTACACGTTTTGGCACAAAACCATTTTTTCCATTCTATGCACCTTCCCATAAATCATAATAAAGTCCTGTTCTACCACGCGGTGTTGACAAAACAATAATCTATGACTACTGGAAGTTTGACATTGTTGGATAAACTGATGCCCAGAATTCTTTAATTACATTTTGAGATATTAACGCGCACTCATCTATGAGAAGGATATTTATTGAATCACCTGTTGCAGAATCACCAGTAGTTGCAACTGCTCTTAAAGAACAACCATTCTCTGTTCTTAAAGTTGTTTTACTATATTCTTCAATTCCTGGTTTTAAAAAATACGGTAATCCTTTAAATACATCCATACATTTTTTAAGGATTTCCTTTGTAGTAGACTCTTTATTAGCTGTGATCATTAAGTTACGGTCTGCATGGAAGCATATATACCACACAAAATACGCGACGCAAGTGGTGCTTTTAGCCGTTTGTCTTGCCTACAAAAGAATTACTCTTCGATTTTTCATACGAACATCTTGTAGTTCTTCATCCCATATTTCATCAGAAAAAAGATGAATAACGTCTTCCTAATAATCTCTTAATTTAACTAATGTAAAGCCTTTATCATTCCTGAATTTTACATATATAGAAACAAAATATATGCAATCCATTGCACATTTTTTATATTCATCATCTTCTTCTTGTGTACGTTCAAAAGTAATACCAGAATCTCTTAAGTCTTTTTTACCATGATAAAATGGGTTGAGATCCGGTTTTTTACCTTTCTTTATATCGTCTAATATCTAATTAATTTTTGCAGTTGTATAAACAGTAGACATCTTTACACTCTCTGACTGTTTATCCAATGCATTTGCTCTTATATCTCTAATAGTTGAACTTCTTCTTGCCATAAATTTAATTATTGAAATAATTATCAATTTTTATTTTATAATCATCATTATAGAATATTTCTAAATAATTCAATTTATTTATTTTTGCTGTTTTCCTTTTTAATGGATCTCTTTTTGTCCATATATTTAATGCTGCTTTATAAAATTTACTTTCTTTTGATTTATTATCCCAAATTTTATATAGTTTACTATCTTCTATTGAATTTATATCGTATGGATGTGGTCCATGTGTCCAAATTCCTTGGTATTCAATATATGCATTATATTTTGGTAAATAAAAATCGCAATGAAAAGGATATTCCTTTGAATAATATTGTCTTATTGTACTTTCATCATATGTATTTACTAAATAATTAAAAATTTCATCTTCTTTTTTAGATGTAACTGTACAATGTTCTTTATTATATCTATTTTTAAATGCTTTTAATTTAATTTCCTTACATTGCATAGGATTCTCAACACCATATCTTTTTAAATTTGTTTCTTTACATCTATTTTTAATTTCATCATTTTGCATAGGATTTTCAACACCATATTTGCAAATACATGTATTCTTTACTTTTTCTTTTATTTCATCTGATTTCAAACAATTATCAACACCAAAATGTTCGATCAATGTTTGTTTACATTTTTCTCTAACATTTTCAGATTTCCAAGGGTGTTGAACACCATATTTTGATAACCACATTTCTTTCGTTTTCTCTTGTATTCCTTCATTTTGATACGGATGTTCAACACCATATCGTTTCAAACATGTTTGTTTATATTTTTCTTTTGTAGAATCAAGATACATACTATTTTCAACACCATATTTTTCAAGCATTGTATTTTTCCTTGTAACCTTCGCTTTCTCTTTTATTTCCTTATTTTGATTTGGATTTTCGTAACCAAAACGTTCTAAATTCGTTTGTTTATATTTGTCTCTATTATTATAATAGCCAGTTCCATATCGTTTTAATTTTGTTTCATAACATTTTTCTTTTATGATTTTTTGTCCTTTAGATGAATGTTCACATTCTTTTGAACAAAACATACGTTGATAATTATTTTTATTATTAAAAAACTTTAAGTTCTTTCCACATATTATACATTTTGGAATTTCTTCTAATTTATGTTCAATTCTATATATTAATTCTTTAATGGATTCATTTCCAATACTATCATTAAATCTATTTCTTATATATGATATAAAATTAGGAAACACTCTATTAACATATTTTAATGGGTACCTTTTACCTTTTAAATTATTATTATAAAATTCTAAACATTTTGTATCATTCATAATTATAAATAAAATATTCATTTTATAATTATATGTACCAATAGAAGTAAAGTTTAACAAACATTAACTATAATATATTATATAAAATATATAAATTTAATTTAATACATTACATTAATTATGAAAAGTAGATTAAGAAAAAAGTATTGCGGTTGTAGATGTGCACATGATAAGTCATTTGATGATATGGTAACAGATGATCCTTATCCTATGTATATTAATTGGTTTTGTTGTCCTCGTCAGCCAAATTATGATAATAGACCTGTGTATGAAATTGAAGATGAATTAAATAAAAGTATATTTGATATTTGTGAAAATTGTCCAAGTTTCACTGTATCAAGAAAGGCAATGAGAGAGTGTAGAGAAGATAAAAAACTTGAGAAGAAATATTATAAAAAGTATAATATGGATTCATATTTTCAATTTAATAAGATGGAACCAGGAGAAGAATTACCCTTTTAAAATAAATATTTAAAATAGTAACGTATTTTAATGGATTTATTTAATGATATAGATTTTAATGATGATAATGATATTTTAACATCATCTATATTATCTAATGATGTAAAAGAAATCGCACACAGATTTGCTGAAGAAATTGATTGGATGAAAGTATCCTATGAGATATATGATCATTATTTAATTATATTAGATAAAGATTCTTATGAAGATTATAATAAAGGAGAATAGTTAACATTTGATAATGTAAAATTACCGTTTAATCCTGATTGTATTTGTTTAACATTTAAATTTAATAATAATTATACAAGAATAGAATATATATAGGTTTATCCATATATGTATAGTACCAATAAAACACGTATAAGCGATGATGATTTTTATGCTATAAAATTCGCAAATATATTATATGATGAATATAATATTATAACTGATAAAATTATATATGGTTATGATGACATTACATATAATAATGTGAGAGATTCTTTTTGTGTAATATATAATAGAAGGAGAGCGAAGTCAAATAATGATTATACAATATCAGATGGATTTGCCAGTAATTTTCCAAAATTATTAAATATAAAATCAGAATGTATAGCGAATATAGTATATGTAAGACAATTATCTATATAGGATGAGACTACATGTATTTCATTACTTAATTCATTACTTAAACAGTTTAATAAAGTAATGGTAAATACATGTACAACTTGTATCGATAATATACCTATATATCAATTTGATAAAACGAATCCTAAGTTTTTTGATATATTAGCAGATAATTCTGAAATACGATATGATGGAGATGATTATGCAATTATTGATAAAAATAAAATAAATAAATTAAAATATGTATCAGAAAAAATGAATAATAATTAGTTATATAAATCATTAATTGAATCTATTGCTGTTATTATTAAACGTAGTTTAAATGAAGATAAATATGATTATGCACATAATAATTCGTCTACACATTTAAAGGAAAGATTGAATGATGTGCTTATTAAAAAATTTGGTAAATCTACATTTTTCAATAAATCTGCAAGAAGAGGAAATCAAGATTTTATAGTAAGAAATATTAATGCTTTAATGAAATTCCCTTCTGTATTTAGTGTTGCTGTTGCAGAAAGAAAGAAATCAAGTGAAGATAATTTCAGAATTAATATTTCAAGAAAAGGAGAATTAGATATATTGTCTGATGATAATATAAAATACATTTTATTTCCTAGATATATAGGCACAAGTAATATTGATTATATTGTTTATATGTTGAAGAAAGAAGATGTACAATAGATATATGATAATTTAACATCAATTTTAAATAAATGTAAAGAAGAAATTAAACAAGGGAAGAGAGATAGAAAAACGATTAAAGTAAATAAGAGTATTTCTGATAAGTATAAAAATTTCTTAGCTCCTACTGCTGGCGGTGATGGAGTATGTTTAAGTAATAATTGCTTAAAAGAATTATCAGTATTTACATTTAAATTATATTATAACATGTATTAAATTATGGAAAAGAGTAAAGTTTTAATAATGCTTGATATGGGGCATGGAAGTTCAACACCAGGAAAATCGAGTCCTGTATTTGATGATGGTAAAACATAGTTAAAAGAATATGCATATGTTCGTGCAATAGGATATGAAGTTTACAATAAGTTAATTTCAGAAGGATATAGATGTTATATTATTCATCCAGAAGTTGAAGAAGTTACAAGTCAATCTTATGATTTAAATCTTCGAGTTCAACGTGCTAATAAAAAATATCTTGAAGAAAGAGCAAAGGGAAATAAAGCAATTTTTATTTCTATTCATGTAAATGCCGCTGGAAATGGTTCATGGATGAATGCACAAGGTTGGTCTGTATATACAAGTAAAGGACAAACATCTGCAGATAAATTAGCAACATGTATTTATGAAGTTGCTGAATCTAAATTAAAACCATTAGGAAAGAAACTTCGTCCTGATAATTCAGATGGTGATCCTGATCAGGAAGCAAATTATTATGTATTATCAAAAACTGCATGTCCTGCATGTTTAACAGAAAATATGTTTATGGATAATAAAGAAGATGCCACGTGGTTATTAAGTAGTGAAGGTAGAAATATAATTACAGATATTCATGTGGAAGGTATAAAGAAATATATTGCAAGTTTATAAAAAAATAAAGGTTGATAATTTTGAATATTATCAACCTTTATTTTATATATTATATTAAATGATAAAATTTCATTTTTCATAAATTATTGTATCATTTCATGTCTATCAAATAACTAAGGCATAACAGTATCAATTATTTCATCTCGAAGGTATCCGACTTCTTCTAGCGTATCATAAACTTTATCGAAGTCTTCTTTATCAACTGCGATAAGAAAGTATCCGTTTCTGTCTTTTCCATAAAGCAAATCTGTATCTTTAAAAGCACGTTTGAAATCAGCCATACCTTTTAATATGTGATCATCATCAGGGGCTATCAGATCACCCATATATATTTTTGCAGTATGAATATTAGATTCGTTTAACCATTTATATTTTTCTGGGATTTTATAATATGATTCATTTGTTTGCGATAGTTTCTATAGCTATGCTAATTTCTAATCTTGAAAATTCGCAATATCAATAGCATGTTGTTTAGTAATATCATTTATTTTTTTCATGATATTTAATACGTCTGCATCTGTTGCAACAGGGTCATATGGTCCTGTTGGTGTTTTTTTAGAGGCAGCAACTTTAGCAGCATCTAAAAGTTTCTGCTATGTATTTAAATCCTATTGAAATTTATTTTCATTATCTTGTATTTTTGCATTGAGACTTTGAATTGTTTCATCAGATTCAACTGATTTAAAAGATGTATTATTTGTTGATGTATCTTTATCATCAGTTGTTGATGAAGTAGTATTAGAATTATTATTTTGCTATTGTTGTGTATCTGTACTTACATTTGAATCATCTTCATTTAGTTTCTTTATAAAATGGCCTGTTTTTTGATTATAAACATATTTAAATTTTTTAACCATATTTTAGATTCATTTATTTTTATTATAATGTAAATTCAGTTTTATCGAAATAATCTTCACAAACAGAATTATAATATTTTTTCTTATTTGCAATCTCAAGATTTTCCATAAGATTCTTTCTGAATGAATATGCAGCTTTTAATCCAGCATTAACATTTGTTTGAGGTTGAGCTGGTTGCTATGTAGGTTGTTGAGACTGAGCTTGCGCAGCTGGCTGTTGACCATTCTATTGATTATTTGTCTAATCATTATTTACACCACCAAATGCTTTAAATCCTTCTAAGAATTGTTTGAATGTATCTTCTGTTGGATTCTGTTTAAATGTTCCCCATGCTTTGATAGCATTATCAGCCTATTGATTTCCTTGTTTAAAATCAGGAATATCTTTTTGAATTTCATCAGGAAGATTAACAGAAATCATCCACCATGTATTTTCCATTTTTTTCAACACATCTGCAACTTTCTAAGCATTAGGATTAGGTTGTTGCTATTGCTGTTGATTATTTTGATCTGCTGGTTGCTGTGGTGTGTTAGTATTATTAGGTTGAGCAGGTTGCTATGCTGGTTGTTGAGGTTGAGCTGGTGCAGCTGGAGTTGTTGTATTATTTGCAGGCGCAGGTGTTGCAGCAGGTTGTGCTGTTGTACCTGTTGTTGCTGGTTGTTGCTATGTAGTCTGATCATCCTCAAAAATAGGTTTACGTCTTCTAATCTTTATCATTTCTTATTTAACTTTAATTTTTCTAAATAAACTGTAGCTTTTTGTGAATCTACATTTTCTTTTAATAAATCTATATCAAATCCGTCTTGAACAAGATTTTCTAATAAGGAAATATAATTTTCTTCAAGAGGTGTATAAAAATAAACGCCATCGCTGACTTTATTATATTGAAGTTTATGTTTCCTTACATAACGTACTAATGCTTTATCAACAGATGAATGAGCTTCATCTAATGTAAAATCATTTAAGTATATTGAAAAACTATTATCATTTTGATATTTCATATTTTCATATAATGCTTTCTTAAATTTTTTATTACATTTTGATTCATAAAGCATTTTTACCTATTTTGATGAAATTGTTTTTGCATATTCATCTAGTATATTTAATGGAATATTATGTTTCATAAAAAATATATTAAAAATAACTTTTTATTATTTATTCATGAATATTTTTTTAAGTTAATCTGATTATTTTAAAAATAATATATTTAATGCAGTTGGTTTATACGTACATCTTCTTACTTTGATGCTTCTGTGCTTCTATCCTAATTTATTTTAAATAATTCAGTACCTTTATAATTAAATCTTATTACCCTATTACTACCTGTTGTATTTTTAGATAATGTATATCTAATTATACCTGTTTTATTTGTCAAATCATTAGTATTCTACGTTATTGTTGCAGAACATCCATCAGTATCACTTGTTATCTATGTATCAAAATCATCTGTTGTTAATTCTCGCCAAGGTTTATCTGAATCTGCAGCAGATTTTGGTTTCTTAATACCAAAATATATTTCTTTCTTTGATGAATTTTTTAAAATGCCATTTGAAACAGCTTCTCCATTATTATCATCATTAAAATTTGGTATAGACTAACTACTACCATATCTTTTATATCCCATTGTTATTTAAATCTATTATTAAATTTACATTATTTATTTTATAAAAATATAGGATACTATATTTTAACCATATAAAATATAATATCCTACTATCACATATATTAATAATCATTAAATTAATAACCCGTTTCGAAAATTAATAAATCATATATCCATGCAATCCTTCATTTATATATGATAATATACAATTTAAACAATATTCAGAATTTATAGAAAATATTTCAATAAAATTAATATTATTTGTTTTTGCTATATTACGTTTTTTTGTATCTCGATAAATCCATACATCTAATGCACATTTATAATAATCTGATCCCTTATTTTTCCATTTATTTTCCCATTTATTTTTTAATATTATGTCATCTTCATTTTTTTCATTATATGGATGTGATCCATGTGTCCAACTACCTTGAATCTCTATATACAGGTTTTCTGATTTAATATAAAAGTCACAATTAAATGGATATAATTCAGATTTATATTGTTTAATTATATTCTCTGAATCAAAATATTTACATAATTTTTTATATAAAGTCGTTTCTACAGAAGATGTTGCAAATGTACCATTCTATCTTTTTGTCTACTGCCCTTTATTAGAAAACTTCATTAAATAATTTTCTCCATATCTCTATATATTTGTTTCTTTGACTTTCTACTTTGTACTTTCTAACTATGTTGTAAATTTTACACCATATTTTCTCATATTATTTTCTTGCATTCTCTACTTAATAATAGGAGACTATGCAATATATTCAACTCCATATTGTTTTAAATTTGTATTTACTATTTTCTATTTAATATCATCAGACATTGACGGATTAATAACACCATACTTTTTTAAAGAAGTTTCCATCATTTTATGTTTTAATATATCAGATTCTCCTGTATAATTAACACCATATCGTTTTTGCATTGTTTCAGTAAATTTATCTCTAAATTTTTTTGACTATAATGCAGAAGAAACCCCATATTTTTCTTGCATTGTATTAATAAATTTATCCTTTAATTTTTTTGACTATAATGCAGAAGAAACCCCATATTTTTTCTACATTGTTTCCTTTTGTTTTTCTCTAATATCTTTATCCTATGATGGATATTCACATCCATAATTCTTTAAACATGTTTGCTTTGATTTCTCTTTAAATATATCAAGTTGCATAGGATTTTCTACTCCATATTTTTTAAGCATTGAATTCTTTAATTTATCTTTACAATACTATTTTCCTTTTTCCGTATTTTTACATTCGTTACAACAAAAAGTCCTATAACCTATTTGCATAGATACAAATGGTAATATTTTTCCACAAACTGGACATATTGGTTTTTGTTCAATATTATGTAAAATTCTATACGCAGATTCCACTTTTGTATGAGAATCATTAAATCTAGATATTAGAAATAAATTAACATCAGGTATATGTTTACATAAACATGGTATTTTATTATAAATATGTTTATTTTCATTATAAATTTTAATAAATTCATTATCTGTCATAATAAATAAGTACAATCATTTACTATATTTATTAATATCCTGTTTCGAAAAAGTCCGCTTGCCGTAAGTTAGCCCAATATTCCTTACAATCATTTATATCATTATTCGCTTCTTCAGAATATGTTCCAGTATTTACTGTTACACCTCCAATCGCTGTTACTGTAAATGTACCTAATTTCTTTACTACCTATAATTTACACTTAGCTGCAATCCATTGTCTAACCCAAGGATCTTCAAATAAATCCTAATCATCTACCTTTGTTGCTAATTCACAATATACATCATTATATGGATCATGTCCAGTTACAAATAACTAATGTGTCGGTCTATTCCATCTATGCTTTATATCAACCAAATTAAACTACTTCAACTAATCCCAATTAGACCACTATATAGTTCTAAACATAACAGTGTCCATTGCCATCTATGGTCCCATCCACATATCTGTCTAAAACATTCGATTCCATGATAAATCTGGGTCTGCAATACCCCACATTTGATTACGCATTTTTAATTCACAAAATTGAACAACACTTAAAACGCAATCCGGAAACTTAATGCACCTATTCTTTCGAAATTCCTCTGAATAAAATACATCTCGCGGTATTACACATTTATCATATTTCACACTTTCTACATAGAGTTCATAAATCATATTTAGTTCTCGGTCAATAATTCTATTATATTCTTTATCTGGTAAAGATATATTGATAGTGCCGGACATTGTTATTTCCGACTTTAGCCATTCTATAAATTCAGAACGTGTCATTTTATATAACTATATAATAAATTTATAATATTTATTTTTTAATATTAAATTTTTAAATAACTATTTATTATATCTTTAAATGAATCTTTAGGAAATATTTCTAAATATTTTAAATTATTATCTTTAGCTGTTTTTCTCTTTAATTCATCTGATACTGTCCATGTATATATAGCTTTTTTATAAAACTTACTATTTTCTGCTTTCTTTTTCCATGTTTCAAGTAATGCTATATCATTTTCATCATCTTTATTAAATGGATGAAAACCATGTACCCATGAACCCTGATACTCAATATATACATTAAATTTAGGTAAATAAAAATCGCAATGGAATGGATATAATTCAGAATAATATTGTCTTTTTATATCTTTATCTATTGTTATTAAATAATTATAAACTTCATCTTCTTTTTTTGAAAATTTAGCTATCTTTTTTGAATATCGTGTATTAAACGCTTTTAATACAATTTCTTTATTTTTAAATGGGTGTTCAACACCATATTTTTTTAAACACGTTTCTTTTATTTTCTATCTAATAATTTCAATTTTAGATGGATATTCAACACCATATTTTTTTAAACATGTTTGTTTCTATTTTTCTTTAAACAAATCTAATTGCATTGGTGATTCTATACCATATTTTTCTAAACATGTTTGCTTTATTTTTTCCTTAAATATATCTAATTTCATAGGACTTTTACAATTGTACTTCTTTAAACATGTTTGCTATGTTTTTTCCTTAAATTCCTTTACTTGCTATGGATTTTCAACTCCATAACGTTTTAAATTTGTTTGCTTGGTTTTTTCCATTATTTTCTTATTTTGCAATGGATACGTACACCCATATCTGTCTAAACATGTTTGCTTTACTTTATCCCGTACTTCTTTTGATTGCTATGAATTTTCAACACCATATTTTTCTAACATTGTATGCTTTAATTTTTCTTTATAAAAATTTAATTGCATAGGATTTTCAACACCATATCGTTCTAAATTTGTTTGTTTGCTTTTTTCTTTTATTTTATTACATTGCATAGGATTTTCAACTCCATAACGTTTTAAATTTGTTTGCCTAGTTTTATATAAAATAAATTCTCGAGCTTTATCAGAATATTTACATTTATTAGAACAATATGTTTGATATTTTGGAGGATTTGTATTAATAAATTTAAGAGATTTACCACATATAGGACATTTAGGTATTTCTTCTAATTTATTTTCTATTCTATAAATTAATTCTTTAAATTTTTCTTCACCAGTTATATCAGTAAACCTATGTCTTACATAATTATTAAATATAGGATATTTTTGTTCTATATATTTAATACTGAATTTCTTACCTTTTAAATTCTAATTATAAAATTCTATACATTCTTCATCATTATTAATCATACTTAATAACTACAATTTTATAAAGATTATATATAAAAATATATAAACTGTCTATATAATAAAAATGTGGATATACCCATATCATGAATATATCCACATTATTAAATTATTTTATTCTTATGCAATATAAGACTTAACCATATTTGAAACCATTGCACCATCAACTAACTTAAATTGACTTCTTACAAAACCGATAACTTTACCCATTTCTTTCTGTGTATAATTACCATTATCTGCAATATATTTTTCAATTACAGTTTTTACTTCATCTTCTGATGCCATCTTTGGAAGCAACTCTTTGATGTAATTCATCTGTTCAGTAAATTCTGATGCTTCTTCTGTTCTACCTACAGATAGACGAGTTTTAATATCACCCTGAAGTTCCTTAACCATTTTGTTAAGAATCTGAATTTCTGTTTTCTCATCAAGAACGGGGTAATTTCCATCTTGATCTGCAGCACCAGTCTTATACTCAAGCATACGAGCTTTTACCAACTTATATGTATTAAGTTTAGCCTTCTCATGAGCCTTCATTGCATCCTTAATAAAATTATTATACTTTACAATAATAGGATGCTCTTTCTTATTCTCTTCCATTTTTCTTTAATTATTTAAAATTAATTAATAATTTACTTTAACTTTACGACCAATAATAATGTAAACAATTACTGCAATATATGAAAACAAAAGTCCGCAAATAGCAGCAGTAGTTGTTCCTCGATTATTTGCCTTTGCAATATAATAACAAAGAATCATACAAATAATCATTGATAAAACACATGAACCTATTAGCATATTTTTAAAATTTTATTTTATTTATTAATCATGAATATGTTCTTTAATGTATGTAAATATCCTTTTATAAGTTCCTTTTTGTATTGATTCCCACATATCAGATATATACATATCACGTCCTTTATAAAAATCTAGTAACATTTCATGAATCTTTAAATTAATTTCTTCATTTGTTATATTATTTACATAAGAATTTGTCTGTTTTTGTTCTTTAAATTTTATCATCTCTATATTTAAAATTTAATTAAAAACTCTATCTATAATCTCATTGTATATTTTCTTAAAGGTACCATCAACCATAGCATCTCTTAATTCTGAATTATCATAGTTACAAAAACGTTTTTCAATGAGATTTTCGATTATATGTAATTTTATCTCCTCCTTTGTTGGTGTTCCACCATTTGTATTTTTAAATCGTATAGACATTGTTTAATTATTATTTAAAAAGTTTACACAAATAATATGCTATACCTGCACATACACCAGTTAAACATAATGCGAAGGGAAATCCATAAATCCAATCTTCCATACCATTTGTTAGATTCATTCCATAAAAACCTGGAACAAGTGCAGCAACCATTAAACATATAGTTATAATCGTCATTTTCTTCATAGTCTGGTTCAAACTATTATTAATAATAGATGAATATGAAGATTGTTCACGTTCTAGAATATCACTATATATTTGAGATGTATGTAATGCCTGACTTAATTCTACTTCAACATCATCCATAAGATCTTCATCATATGATTTAGTAGGAATAAATCTTTTTGCTCTTGTTAATACAGATTCATTATCTTTAAGTGATGCAGTAAAATAAACTAAGAATTTTTCTATATTCATTATATGCATCAATTCACTTTTATTCATCTTATCACTAAGAGATGATTCTGCTTTTTTCATTTGTAAATGAATCTGCTTTAAATATTTAAGATACCAAAAATTCGATTCAAGAAAAATACTTATGTAAAGATCATAACCTGCTCTATTAATTTTTTTCTGATTTGACCAGTTAATAAAATTAGATATAACATTATTTTGTCCATAATATACAGTTACAAGTATATTATCTTTTAACATCATACCTAATGGTATAGTTGTATATATAGGATCTTGATTATCTTCTGTTCTTACTCTATTAGGAACACGAATAATTGTTAATATCCAACCATCATCTCTATCAAATCTAGGTCTTTCATCAATATCAGAAATATCTTCATAAAAATAATCAGGTGTATTGAAATGTGAAACGAGTTCATTTATATCATCCTTTGTTGGATTTACTACATTAATCCAACAACTAAAATCATATTGTTCTGTTTCTTTAAACCCATTATCACATTTCAAATACTGTATCATATCCCTGTTATTTTTTATTTTAGATATTCTTATTCTTATAAATGAATAAAGTCTTATCTTTATTCACTTTTATTTTATCTTTTTTCAAGTTATAAAGAATACGACATAGTTCTATATATCGCTTAGAGATTTCTGTCATCTCATCTTTACAACATTTCATCTGTTTTTCAATACCTTCAAGTTTATCATCGAATTCAGTAAGTTTTACTTTATAAAAATAACAATCTTCTGTATTATCTGGCTTACTATCATTCTTTGATTCTTTCTTCTTAAGTTCTGCAAGATAAAGTGCAGCTTCCATCTGATTCTTACAGAAAATATCATCTGGTTCAACCCAGATTTTAACAATCTTTCCACCTAGTGAACCGGTATTCTTAACATACATTGCAAAATTATGCAAACCAGATTCATCTTGCCACATAATAATCTTATGAAGCTCATTATCTGCAATACCATAACCATAATTCAATGTATCAAATGCTGCTTCAGTTGTACTCAAAAAACGTCTTGATGGATCATTAAAAAATGATGTCAACATTTTTGCAGTTTCATTAGAGAAAATATGTTCAGATTTCTGATAAAACTGCTTAATACTATCTACAATTTCCTTTGTAGTCATTACATTTTCTTGGAATTCCTTAATGCTATTTGCATCAATTGAAATACCTTTCTTATCTACATAAAATTTAATCATATATTATTAATTATTGGTAAATATTTTACTAATTTTTTATAATCATCTTCATCTAATCTAAGCCTTGTAGGATCTCTAAAATAGTTATCACCTTTGGAATTTCTGATATATGCATAATAACCTGCCCAATATTTATGACCATCCCATTCATTAGTTACTTTTACAACATGTGTAATATCTTCAATACATATAACAGATTTATATTTAGTCATAAAGAAATGTTTATTATTATTTCTAAATTTTATCATAATGCATAGTTAAAAACTCATAAAATGTATATTCTTCAATATTATTTAATTCAGATTCATCTAATATAACAAAAGATGTTCCTTCTGTTTCAACCACATTATCATATTCAATGTATTTTATATTGTTTTTTAAAAGAAATTCTCGTAATTCCTCATTATTCTCACAATTATCTATATTATCGCATAATATATCAGGAAATTGTTCTTTTAATTTAGATTTAATTTCAATAATTATATCATGTAAAAAATTATCATAATATCTAAATATATCTTTTAAATATAAAGTATTTTGTCCATTTGGATTTATATCACTTACATATAAATATGAGTCACTCCAAAGAAATTTATTACTTTTCCTCTTTGGATCTGCTATATCAATTGCTTGACATAGATTTCCACAATGCCATCCTAAATGACATTCATCTATATCAATACAATTGATTTTCTTTGAACTACCATGATATACTAACATAATAAAATAAAATTAATCAATGTAAGAAATATTACCAGTTTCTTTATTCAACAAAATTGCTTTACCTTTTGATGAATATTCAAAATTATCTTTCGATGGAAATATTACATGTTCTTTTGTTTCAATAGGTGATGCATATCCATATTCAAATATTTTTTTGCCTGTTTCTAATGAATATAATTCATGCTTATCCATTGGTTTATAATACTTTCCATATACAATGTATCCTTTACGCCATTTTGGTATTTCAATATCAACTTCTTCTCCTGTTCGCAGATTAATAATAACATCTGTTTCCTTTAAGTATTTTTGTCCAACTTTTCGTTTATCTCCTTTATAATTATATTTTACATAATCTTCATTATACTTATCTACTTCTTCTTTTGTATAATGTGATATTTCAACACGTGTAAAAAAATCAAAAAGAATTTCTTTATTATACTTCTTAATACTGTAATACAATTCAGATAATCCTGCTGCACCTTTACAATAATAAATATTGTCATTTAATTTCTTCCCATCAATTGCTATATGCACAAATTTTGGCTTTGCAAAATGTTCAGATAAAGATGACATTTCTTTTTCAATATCATTATTAATAGGAGCGAAACTAAAATGTGAATTTTTGATATATGTTATCATATCATTATCTGATGGTTCCGAGAACATATTTGTTAAATACGAATTAAGTGATGTAAGAACATCTTTATTTAATGCATCTTCATCAAATTCAAAATATGATAAAAATCCACCATTATTTAAATAAGTTGAAATTAAATCATTCATTTTCTTTTATTTTTATTAATTACTTTACATATTGTATCAATCTTAATAGGTTTAATATCAACCCATTTTGAAATTTTATTACTATCAACTGGTTTATTTGTAGTTGGATCTAATACACATGTAATATGTGGTTGCTTATTTTTAATTAACATTGATACAACTTCAGTTTTCTTAATACGAAATGCAAAAACATTTTCATATCTACCTATACCATCAACTGTTAAATACATATGAGTATCAGGTGGTGTATCCTTTAAATAATTAATAATGTTTTCTGATTTTGCATCATCAAAATTACCATCATTAAATATCATTGTACAATGATCAATATATTTCTTCCAGTCTTGAAGATATTTTGCTCCATTATCTACATTTTCACAAAATGCAATTTCAAGTTTCTCTTTATCTTCATCTGAGACAAAAAAACCTGCATATATAAATGAATTAAGATTAATTATCATATTTAAATCGTTTTGTTTCTTGGTCAATAAGTGAAAATAATAAACTAAATTTACTGTCTTTCTGAACTCGTTTCATATTGTATATTTTATCAACAATAGTTTTTTCTTGAAGCTCGTCAATCACATTACAGAAAGTAATATACATTGCTTTCTTTGGTAACTTATTTTCTTTATTAAATTCACTATATTTAATTAACTTGCCATCATATTCGAAAAATGTATTATCATAAAGATATTTGTATGGATGCTTTGCAATTCCTATGATAAGGCTATTAACACATGGTAATGAATTATCACGTAAATATTCTTTAAGTCTTACACCTAAGCCTTTATGATATGTTACACCATCATCTTCACACATATGACAATAACCATCGATAATTATAGTATCAAGAATATATCCTCGTTTCCAACATTCTTTTAATACATCTACAATACAAGGTAATTCTCTTTTATAAAAATTACCTGGTTCGTATAATGCTATATTATCTGTACGTGTAATAACAATATCTTTAAATGTTATATCATCATATGTTTCAAATATACCTGCAACTGTGCGGGCATATTCTTTATCTGTATCTTTATCTGTATAATAATATACGTCTATATAAACTTTCATAATTTACCATATATATTCTTATATTATTATAAGAAAAGAGTTGAATAAAGTTTGTTTATATTCAACTCTTTAATGTTATTTAATTTAAATTTACTTCCATGAAACTTCTGCTGTTGATGTGTAATATGGATCACGACATCCTGAATATGGGTCATATTCTGCTTCTGTTTCAACGGATACTTCCATATGCTTAGTAACTTGTTCGCGAACAATAGATGGTGTCTTTGTATCAACTACAGACTCTGCGGTTGATTGCATCATCTTCTTAATTGCAAGTGCAACTTCATGTTCTGGCGTATTAAGCTGTGCATCTCGAACCTCAATTTCATGCTGAAGCTCTTCTTCCTTCTGAGACATCTTCTGAATTGTTTCATGCAATTCATCAATAGTCTTAATCAACTGCTGAATTTCTGGAATCAAGATAGCTTGATAAGACTTCTTAATACCCTTTGAAAGGAACTCTTCTGATGATAAATCTGTATATGATAACATAATTATATATTTTTAAATGTTTAACTTCTTGTTTATTATTTACATTACAAAGATACACATTTATTTCCTAATAAAAAAATATATCATAAACTTTTTATTCATAATACAATAAAATATATGAGTAATTAAACAAAATTAAAACATATGATAAGTACTATTAAGAGTTTAATCTTTGATATTAAACAAAATAATTATACAGATAATAAAATAATATCATTACAGGATGAACTATCAAAATATAATGTAGATGAAATTAAATCTATATTAAGTAATGATGAGATTACAGATTTATTGAATATATGTAAAGACGCATATTATAATACACAAAAAGAAATTATTGATGATTATAAATTTGATGCTCTTGAAACATATATAGGATTAGAAAATAATAATTATGTAGGTTGTAAAAGTTCTGCTAAACATGCAAATTATACTATCAAACATAGTTTCATTATGGGTTCTTTATCAAAAGTTCAGATTAAACAAGATAAAGAAACTGGTAATGTTGATATGAATTATTTTGCTGATGAAATATCTAAATATATAGATAAATCATCAAACACTAAATATTTTGAAACAACACCAAAATTAGATGGTTGTTCATTTAGCGCTGAATTTACAGTAGATGAAAATCATAATTACAAATTCATATCATGTGCAACACGTGGTGACGGTAATTATGGCACTGATATTAGTCATTGGATTAAACCAAAAATTTTAAAAGAATGGACAAAGATTAATGAATGCTGCCAAGATATTCTTACGCCAAATGATATTTTATGTATCAGAGGAGAAGTTCTTGTACCTGTTAAAGATTTCAATGAAAAATATGCAGATGAATTTACTAATCCTCGTTCTTATGTTGCAGGGTTATTAGGTAGAAAACTTTCAGATATACATCCTAATCTTATTCTACATAATGATTTGCATTTTGTATGTTATGATTATAGAATATATAATACTGTATCTAAAAAGTATACAGAATTATCATGGATTAATAAAAATGATCCTACATATAAAATATTAAGTAATTATATCGGTTATATTGGAGAATTACCAGAAACAAAATATTGTCAGTTACATTCATATTCAAATCGAATAACTGGTAAAATGTTATCAGATATATATGATGAATATAATAAATTCAGAAATAATGAATCTGTATATGCATTGGATGGTATTGTATTCAAACCGTCTTGTTCAAATAGATTATATAATGAAGATAGAGCACGACCAGTAGATTGTGTTGCCATGAAATTTATTCCTATGATAAATTCAACACATATTATTGATATTGAATGGAATGTAAAGAAAACAGGAGAATATTTTCCTAAAGCTATAATTGAACCAATTTACCTTGATGGAAAAGAACTGAAGAAAGCTTCTTTACATAATTATAATTATATCATTAAGAATAAATGTGGTATTGGTTCAGAAGTAAGAATTTCATTAGCTGGAGATATAATTCCTTTTGTATATGAAATTGTTAAACCATCAGGTATTGATAATATTAATTTACCAAAGGATTCTGAAGTGATAGCAGAAACTTCTGGTAATATGCATCTTATGAAGATTTTTAAATCACATAATGAATTTAATAAAAACAAGTTCTTAGCTTCTGCTACTGCATTAAATATTAATACTATAGGTCCAGCTGCTGCAAATACATTATGGGATGGGTTACATAATGACATTAAAGATTTAACTAATATTGTTTATTTAATGTCTGATAATAACTTAGATCTTATTACAAAAACATTTGGTGAAACAAAAACATATACAAATATTGTTAATAATTTAAGAGAATATAGGAATCATCTTACATTGGAAGATATTATATTAAGTTTTTGCTTTAAGACATGTGGACATAGAGCATCTTCATTATGTGCGAAGATTATGAGAAATGAAGAATATTCAACATCAAGTTTCAGTTCAGTATCTTATAATTGGGCATTAGATAAAAACAGTGAAGAATATAATCTGGTTATGAATGTTGTTAATTTACTTAATATCGATATATCAGCAAAAGAAAACAGTAAGGATAATAACGAAAAAATAAAGATTATTATGACTGGATCTCCAAAAGCATTTGGATTTACGACAAAAAAAGATTTCTTAAATATACATCCAGAATATGAAGAAACTACAGTATGGTCAGAATGTAAAATATTATTTACTGATGATTTAAATTCAACATCAAGTAAAATGAAGAAAGCAAATAAATTAGGTATTGAAATTAAAACATATGAATAAAAAGAAATGGTGAATAACTAATTAAAGTTATTCACCATTATTTTCAATAATAATTATCTTCTAAACTTTCATCTGCCATCTTTGATAACAACTTATATTCATAATCATCTATTTGTTTTAATTCTTTTTCAGAAAGGTAATTCATCATAGATGTTTCAACTTCAGAATATAATTGTTCTTCTTCATCAGTAAAATGTTTTTGAGTATTATCCATAATAAATTAATTAATTATTTTTAATTAATTTTAAAATATCATCTAAACATGTCTTTACAATATCATTATCGCAATATTGTTCTTTTTTACTGTTAATGATATTTGTTAATAAATCAATATCAACCTCTACATATTCTTTTTCAAAATCATCTTTTGGAATAGAAAAACATGCATAACGTTCTGGACGGCTAGATGTATCATGATAATGTTCTGATAACATCTCGTAATAATTCTTATATATAGGTGAGTTTTTCTTAATTGTAACACATATAGTATCATAAGAACCTGTTAAACATGAGTTATTCTCAGATGTATAAACCTTTCCTTTTTTACCCATGTTTGAACCAGATGCTGTTGTCGGTTGATAGTATAATCCTGTATATTTATGTTTAACTTTATAATTCATAATTTATTCTCCTGTATAAGATTCGTGACCTACTTTAATTTTAATATAACCATCTTTCAACATTGTTTTATAAATAGATCCAAGAGATCTACACATTGAGCATTTTAGATCTTTCTCTGAATCAAACTTCCACATAAATCCTCGATTTGTACTTGCTCCATATATAGCAGGTTCTAGAGTAGGATGATTAAATTCTGCATAATAAAATGTAAATGTTTTAAAAATATGTGTATCTTTCATGAAATTTCTATTCCAAAATACACGTTCTGGTTGATTTTCTTTCCATGGTGTATCATATGATAAGTATCTCATAAAAGTCGTATCTTTTTCTGGATCATAATTCTCCGGATAAGATGTTCTAGTTTCACATATACCATATGCATTTTCAAAATATAATCCTGCCTTATTTGATTTAATATTCATAATTTATTTTTTAATTTTACGTGAATATTCTTCACCTATATTAAATAATTCAACTCCGTTATTTTTATATTTTTCAATATTATTGTTATAATGTTCAATAACAATATCAGACCATTGCTTTGTATTATCACTTTTTAAATATGTAGTACTCCACAATTTTTCTAGCATTTCTCTTCCAATCGCAAATAAAATTTTTGCATATTCTTGAGAAATTTTATGAACACCACAATTCAGTATTGAACAACATGTACCTCCGTGATAATTGTCATTATTAATAGTTTCATGAGGATAGAAAATTACAACATCATCTACAAAGTATTGCTGCAATTTTCTATTATCATAATAATTATTAATTTCCTGTACAATACCAGGTAACATATTACATGTTTCTACCCAATCACCAACTTTATAATCAATATAAGAATTGATTTTATTCAATTTATTTTGTATCTCTACTTTATTCATAATATATAATTTTAATTATTTTATATATGTTTAATTATTTTATATATACAAAGATACATATTTTATTTGGAATTAAAAAATAATTATTTAAATAAAATCATTTTAATTAGTTCATCTACTTTTTTATCAATGTCATTACAAATAGATGCGCCTCTAGAATCATTTATTAACGGATTTTTATAAGTATCTGTAATTTCTTTAATTCTCAATAGATATTTGTAAATATCTTGATCCCATCTATTATATTTAATATCTAAATCAACCTCAATAGGTTCATCTTCATATTTCAAATCAGAAAATGATTCTTTATCATATTTCATTTTTTGACAACGTGCGGTCCATATATCATTTTCTGTATGTATATCTTCTAATAATGATCCCTTAAATGAATTTGCACGTTTAGGTTTTTTCATATAAAGATATAAATCACCTGGTATATATTTACCAGATAATGTATCATGTCCTTGATTTCTCGCCAAATACATAATAATTACAATTCAAATTCGTCAACAACTTTTGGAAGTTTATCATAACCCATTTTTACATGATGTTTCTTACATGCTTCAATAGCTTCTTGGTCAGTTTCATAATAATGAGTTATTGGACAGGAATTAAGATTTCCGTCTTCTTCAATATATTCAAAATACTTTCCGAACCTTTTACTTTCAAGTTGAACTTGTGCACGGAATCCTTTCTCTTCTTTCAGTATTCGATATTTCATATTAATCTTTTTTTATACAATGATTTTTAAAGTCCCATTCATAATATTCATAATCAGTATTATCATTACTGTCATCAGATATGAAGTCATGATAACTTTCATTAACTAACCATTTACATAAATGAATATTATTCTTATCTACATGTTTTATATTATTTGGTTTATATAACATAAGTTTCCAATATTTTGGAACATTATCAATGTCTTTAAACAAATAATAATCACATGTTTGTTCATCTACATAAAATTTTTCTTTTGACTCACCTTCAATATATAAATAACAAGGCATAGCAAAAGATATTACCAATTCATAATTATCTAGTTTCATTTACAATTTAATGTATAATGTTTATTAAACCATTCCATAAATGAATCTGATGTGCTTGCATCATTATAATGATTTAAAATATTAAATATATGATATAGAGAATCATCAACTTTCTTAATATATGTTACTTTATATGTGCAAGAAAAATCACATGGATCTGCTGCACTATAATAATCATATTCAATTTCATAATAAGCATTATCATCAAGACCTTCAAAATCTTCCGGAAATACCCATCTTGTTTCATCATTACATGGACCTGATGTATATGAATGCATATACTCACCTTTCTTTATCTTTCTCATTCCTTATATTTTAATCCTTCTTTAAATCCAGCAATGTATGCTGCTTTATTTGCATTATAAAAATCTCTAACAGTACAGTTTGTTAACCGGTATTCAACATTAGATGTATGATTTTCTGCATAGTCTGTTGCTAGCATATTCATCACATTATGCTTATGTTCTTCCCTTAATTCTTCAAGTTCAGTAAGCCAATTTGCTAATTGTTTATGATCTAAACCGCATTCTTTATTATCACATGTTTCTGAAATTTCTGTTGCATGTTCTATTGCTTCTTTTAATGTCATCATTTTTAAAATAATGTAATATTTTTCAATAAATATCTTCTGAATATAATGGCCAATATTTTATATTACTATCATCGTTTCTTAATGCTCTTTCTTTAGTTACCTGACCACATTCATATGCTATTTTCATCGCTTCTATTCTATCAACATATCTACCTTTAGAAGTCATAAAACCACCATCAGATTCAAATGAATTAATTTCATCTTTAAATTGATATATAATATCAGGATGTCTAAACCCCAATCTCATATCAAAAACGTCATCATGCGGTTTATGATATATACTTTTAGGATCTTTATTCATTGTATCTATCATATATTGTCTATGTGCTGTATTCTTTGTCTGAAGATATGCAGCACATACAATATATTCCTTTGAGTTATCAATCATAATTTCGTATACAATACAATTTTCTTTTTGTTGTTATCTTTATAGTTGCGAATATAAAATTTATATAAAGTCTATTTACAAACCATTCCTCATTATTTGCAAATACATCTGTATGAAGATTACCATCATAATAGAATCCTAAAGAACAATGTCGTTCTCGCTTCCAACTGAAATCAATATACATGTCATCACCTTTATATAGTCTTGTATTATAAGTAGCGTATCGCCAAGGTGTTTTATATCTTATATAATTTTTAACCTTGCATAAAAGTTCGAATTTCATCTTCATCAATATCTTTTATTTCACCATTAGTATTTTTTACATAAACTCTATACAATGATCTACCTGGACGAAGTTCTCTTGAATCCTTATCTTCATCAAACGTAAAATTGTAAAAATACTCGTAAAATGTATTTTCTATATTTTCAATATCATTATTTGTATATCCTTCAGTTGGATTATCAAATAAATCACCGATATTCTCATCATCTCCTATACAATCATCAAGCCATCCATTATATGGGCAATCCCATGCTTTATGAACAATAGAAATAGGATATGCATTAATACCATAAATTTCACAAAGTTTATCACCTGCTTTAATTGCTTCTGTTTTTTTCAATTCCTCTTTCTGTTTCTTAAGTTTTTTCTTCATCTCGTTTTCTTTCTTCTTGTATGGCTTATAAAAATCAGAAAATACTTTATTAAACTTAATTACATCTTCATCAGAAAAAGTTTTCAATTCTTCTATAATTTCATTAATATTCATTATTATTAAAATTTAAAAATTAAACATTATTTTATATTATCTCTTACTTGCATCAATGCAAATCCCAAAAGATTTTCGCCTTTCCATTTCTCTGGATATAAAATATCATCATTATCTGCAGATAATTTTACACCCCAGATATTATCATATGGACTTGCTTCAACTAATATTGAATTACCAGTTGATTTAATGTATTTCTTTAATTCATCGTTTTGTGTAAACTTCAAATAATTACCATTATAAACAATAGTAAACTTATTTTCATTCCAAATTTTATCATCAAAATTCTTAATAAGTCTTCCATATTTTTTCATTTTAGATGGATCTGTTTCTAATAAAATCTGATATGCAATTTGTTTGTCACCAAATAACATTGCTTTTTTAAACATCATATATTGTTCAGTACATGAAAATTTAATATTATTTTCATCAATAAAATTTGTTTTATACCACTGACAAAACACATGTGGACCTATTTTATCATTACCATAAGGTTTCCAGAAGCAAATAATATCTTCGTCATAAGACATTTCTTCTGCTGTTGATAAATTATATTTTTGTTCTACCATAGCTCTGTTTTTAAATGAAAATTAATGAAAAACATTTGTTTCTTGCTTCATAGGAACACTACTTTTTAGTTCATCCATTCTAGATCAGTCATCCATAGTTGGTTTCTCCACAAGCTTAAATTCGGGTGAACTCAACCCTATTTATATCTTTATATTTAAATTCTATTGAATAGTTTCAATCCTTCATCAAGAATATTCAATGCTGCATTATAATCTCTGTCAATATGTTTACCGCATACAGGACATATCCATTCTCTATCATTCAATGTTAACTTACTATTTTTATATCTACATTCATGGCATGTTTTACTCGATGGATAAAATCTATCAATTACTACTAGCTAACGACCATAAAACTAACATTTATATTCTAACTATCTTCTGAATTCATACAAACCCAAATCCTATATAGCCTTTGCTAAATGATGATTTTTCATCATTCCTTTCACATTCAAATCTTCAATACAGATAACTTGGTTTTCGTTAACTATTCTTGAAGATATTTGATGTAAATAATTATTTCTTCTGTTTGTTATTTTTTCATGTAATTTAGCAAGTTTAATTCTTGCTTTATTTCTATTCTTACTTCCTTTCTATTTTCTTGATAAACATTTCTATAAAAACTTTAAACGTTTTTCAGAATTTTTATAAAAATGTTTATTTTCATATCTATTTCCATTTGAATCAACACAAAAATCTTTAATTCCTAAATCTAAACCAACAACCGTATCAATTGGTTCATATTTAACTTGTTGGTAATCAATCAACACAGATAAGTAGTATTTATTTGAAGATGTTTTAGATAAAGTAACGGATCTAATATATTGTTGTTTATTATTCAGATATTTTTCATCTCGTTTTGAACATTTGAAATGCATATCTGATAACTATTTAATTAAAGTAATTCTGTTTCCTTTAATTTTATCACATTTATAACCAACACGATTAAATATATCAGATGGAAATCTACATGATTGTTTATTATCATGTTTAGATTTAAATTTAGGATAACCTACCGATTTATCTTTTTTTAACGATTTAAAGAAATTATCAAATGCTTTATTTAAATCCTACATCGACTATTGAAGAACTTTTGAATGAACGTCATTCAAATAAAAATATTCATCTTTTGTTTTCAATTCAGTCAAATATTTACCCATATCTTTCAATCCAACTGAATGCCTATTCTATTCCCATTCAGTTTTCTTATAATCAAGCAATAAATTATATATCTTACGGCAACAACCAAGCTGTCTAGAAATAAACTATTTCTAAACATCATCTGGATATATTCTAACTTTTATTGTCTTCAACATATTTTTCTATTACTTATTTTAAAAATTAAAGTCATTCATGCACTAATTTATATTATTTAGGACCCATATAAATTAAATACACAAATGACTTTATATATTATATCAATAATTATTGATTTAGTCTAAGGGTCCTAAATTTAAACTAAATTTTCTTATATTATTTATTTAAATTTTTTTAAAAAATATACAAGTATCATAATTTATTTCAAAAATAATGAATTTTTTATAAATAAATTCTTTAAATCTCATTATAAACAATAATTATATATCATACTTTTTATATTCTAATCTGTCTTTACTTATGTTTGTATAATAAAGTTCTAATTTTGTCTATAATAAATATATATGTATAATAAACAAATTATTATACTTCATAAAAATAGTTATTTATTATCTAATATGTTAAGTTCATTTATTAATCTAGTAAACTTTTTTAAAGGTTTAACATTTGAATCAGTAAAAAAGTTCTTCGTAACTTTTGGATTGTATCTATGGGAAATCCTCAAAGAAGTTTGGAATGATGTAAAAACAAATAATGGAAATTCTATCATGTTTATTGCATGGTTTTTAATTTCTATTTTATGCGGATTTACATTCTCAATATTAGCAATGATTGTACAGTCTTGTTATGTACATCATATGCAAGTAGAAACTTGTGATGTATGCAATCATAAGGACATGTTAAAGTATACATTGGTAATCTGCATCGGCAGTTTACTTCACTGCATATTTTAAATAACTATTAAACAAGTACAGGGGATTACTGACAGCACACAAAGTAATCCCCTTTTTATATAATTATTTCTATACCCTTTATTTGATTTATAATCTTAATTTCATCCTCTGTTAATCCTAATGCAGGTTCATCCGGAAATAATATATTATGAAAATTTATTGCATATGTTAAATCTTCATATTTTCTAACGGATGCATTCATATATGAATATACATATTGTATCCATTGTTCTGCATTAAATTCTTTTATTCTGTCTTTGAGTAATTTATCAGATTTCCTAATATCTAACAAATCTGTAAGTTTCTTATAAGTGCTTTTAAATTCATCCCTTAACATTTCTATACGTTTAGCAGAATAAACAGCAGTTACAAGATTCAAATTTTCAAATTCTAAATCTTGCTGTTCTTCCTTATTCCATGTAAATAATTCTTTGAATGAATTTAGTTCTTTCATTTTTGTACAATTAAATATTTAATTATTATATTTAAAAATAAAGTATAAGTTTATAAAATAAAAAAGAGATATAACTCATATACTGAATTATATCTCTATGTTAGAAGTAAAATAATTAAATCTATTGATACTTACTTCTTTGTGTTCTTCTTAGTATTCTTTACTTTCTTATTAGTCTTAGTAGTTTTCTTATGTACATTGATATATAGCTTTGTGATAAGTTTTGTATTATCAATATCAAATGTATTTGTTACCATCTCATGTAAAGTTGCTGATTCACGGTGATAGAGATAATCAAGTACATAAAGACTTGCAGGTACATTACGAATCACAGAAAAATGTTCATTGTTTCCTACAAGCTGAACATGACGATCTCGATCTACAACAGCAAACATATACTTTCCATCATTTGACTGCACGCCTGCAACCATAAGTCCTTCTGTATGATCTACATTATCAAATTTTACATAACGTCCACCAGCCTTCTGCATTGCTGCATTAAGCTGAGCAATATACTCTTCATCTGTCTTTACACGTGGCTTGTGCTCATCCTTCTTGAAACGTGGACGCTGATTATTATTCACTCTCTTACCACGATTTAAATTAAGATCAATAGATCCATTAACATTTACTTCTGCCATAACTTTATTTCTTTTTAGTTTTATGAATATTTAAAATTTATATATCCAAATATAAATAAAGTCTATTTATGATAAAAATAAAAGGAATAACAAAATCGTTAAATAATGTTATTCCTATATTATTAAACTTCAAAATTTTCTTCATCTTCACCAGCTGCAGGAGATGTTCCTTCATCTGCTTCTTCTGGTGTTTCTTCATCTTCTGTATTAAAGTCTTCTTCTGTTTCACTGTTATCTTCATCTGATGAACTATCATCATTGGTAGTTTCAAGTGAGGCACCTTCACCGCCCTTAATAAATTTAGCAACTGTTTCTGCAATACTTACAATATCTTCTGTTGTTACATTGCTCATAAGTTTACCTATATTAGTTGCAATCTTCAATGATTCAATCTTAAGTTCTTCATCAGTCATACCGTCATCTGTTGCTGTTACGCCATCTTCAAATACGGCTTCTTCATCAAGACCTAATCTTTCTTTTAATGTAGTTGTATTCATATTATATAACTTAAATATATTATTTTTAAATCTATGTATTACTGATATAATCAGCAATTTTAGATGCAATATTAATAACGTCTTGAGTTGTTACATTACTCATTAATTTTGCAATATCTATCGCACGTTTAAGCGCTTCAATTCGTAAATCTTCTGCTGGCATTTTATCCGGTTCTATATTTTCTACGAAACTGTTATCACCATCTTCCAAAAAAGAATCCATATATACGTCTTCTGGTGTATCATTAACATCAGCAACACTTAAACCATCACGTGAACTATGTTTTTTTGGTTCCATTCAATTAAAAATCATTTTTATTATTTATCTAATTTAAATATATATATATTAAAATTGAAGTTTTATTAAAATTAACCAATATTTTAATAAAACTTCAAAATTAATTAAAAAAATAATATAAATATTTGATAAATTATGATAAAAAATCATCAATTTTTGACTCAATTTTATTCACAGTAGTAGTATACTGTGAAATCTTTGTTTTATAGTATGATAATAAATTATGTATAATAATTTCTTTACATTTAGTTATATAATCATTACATTCTTCTAAAGTAGAAAATATATGGATATTCCTATTATTTCCATAAGGAACTGAATATTTCAATGTTTGGTCTTCTATATTATATATTATAGCAAATACTAAAGGATTACCTTTACATTCTCGATAAAAAATATATGGAATATCAGGATTATTCCAATTATTATCAATAGGTTGTAACATATATTTAATGAATAAATTATTAGATGGTAATATGTTACTTGTTTTTACAAGAGTAAATTTAACTGGTTTTATATTATCATCATTAAATATATCTGTTAAATTATCTATTTCCTTTGATGAAAGTTCTTCTGCTAATGGTAAAATACCATTGTTTAATATTGATGAATATATAACAGCATATACTGACTTAGATTCATGTTGTTTAAAATCTTCATAACTTATTAATTCCATTCTCTAACCTTATTTAAATCTTCCTGCGTATATGTAATCTTTTCAGTTAATTTGGTTATTTCACCTTCAGATTTTTGCTTTTCATTATTAAGTATAGATTCAATTTCTTTTTTAAGCTCTTCTACACGTTCATTAAATAATTTATCAAATTTCTGCTGATAAAGTTCTTTATTATTTAATGTAATGACATTCGCTTTTTCTTTAGAAAGTTTAAATTTATATTTTTGAATAATATCCAACAATAAATCTTCAGCTGATTCTTTTCGTGTATCAAAAAGATACATTAATGTTGTCTGGTAATTATGAAACTTTTCATAATTATAAAAACAATATTTCGGTGTCCAATATTCATTATCACTATTAATCCTCTTTGTTAAATTGATAAAAGTAATAATATCGCCTTTCATACCAATATCAGACGACATATTAAGAATACCAATATTATAACAATTATCGTCTTCATTATAAACAAGAATAGTTCCATAAATATCATCTGCTAAATTATAAATTTCACCATATGTATGAATATAATAAAATTTATTCTGATCAATATATTTCTGAACTTCTTCCTTTGTTACTTTAATACATGGATATAATCCATCACTAGAAAAAGAAATATTTTCTTCTGATGGATTATTAATAGTAAATAATTTCATTTGTGAAAAATTTTTTACTCCTTCTATAATATCTATTGTATGTTTAGCCATAATAAATTAAATTAATCTTGTTTAACATATAATTTACAACAACATTTATCTTTTGTTCTATAGTTAGAACATGGACAATGTTTTTCCTAAGAATCATTATTACAAGGACAATCACCATTACAACGATTAATACCTTTAATAATTCCATTTACAATCTTTTCATTTGGATTCAACATCCATCCTTCACGTAAATTTCCTTTAACGTATTCTAAATCTACCATATCTTTATTTTTTATTCATTTGCTTTTTTATGTTTTTTAAATAATATGGAAAATAAACAACATCCATAAAATTCTTACAGAACTCTTTAGTTACTATAGAATGCATATTCTAATCAAAATCTAATATATGCATATATTGATTTTCTGTTAAACTCTTTATATAATCATCATCATATATACCATTATTTTCTGTTATCTACTTATGTATATATAATGATTTATCATACTCATTATCTCTTGTTTTTGCTTTATTATATTCTCTGAACGGTATTGCTATATAATCACCTGCATTATTAATATTAACATTAGGTAATGGTGATTTCCATGATTGCCATATAAAACATGCATCATAATTATGTTGAAGACAATAACAATTTACTGTAAAACCTATAGCATTATCATCAATTTCAAATATTGCTCTCTTACTTGCTTTATTTTCATTAATATTTTTAATCTTAGATATATGATTATTTAATATAATGTTAATCCAAAATTTTGATAATAATAATGAATTACCAACACCATATAAACTCCACTCATAAGGGCCTGAACCATCTTTTGTGCAATATACATTATTAGAATAAATTATTCGCTCATCTGTTAATCGATTAACAAAACTTTTTAACAAATTAACATTTATGTATGTTGAGCAATTAGTTCTTAATATATAATCATAATCTAAATTAAGTTGTTCTAATAATTTAAATGTTTGATATGTTTTTTCATATGTTCCATTTAATGAATCATCAGTTGGAACTTCTATCTTATGTAATTTTTTATTTACATGATATTTACCATCTGTAGATGCAGTATATGTCCAATAATCAACATTTTTAAATTTATTATTTAAAATGTTTTTTGCATATAATTCTGTACGTAATCTATATTCCTGCTACTGAAATAATTCCTGATTACAACACATTGACAATATAATTATTTTCTTATCTTTCATATTTAATATATGGTATATTTCTAAAATCTTTATTATATTTAAGAATATTTAATGCATCTTGTTTTGTAATAATATCATCAATTAAATATCTAACAACAAGATGAATCATATCTTTCTATAACCATTTATTTATAAATGATAAATCTGTATTATCGTATTTTATATTTTTGTGAATATACATACAGTTATCAGATTCATTCTATAAAGTTCTATTTTTAAAAACTCTATATGAAATTGCTATACATTTATTAAAATCATTTATATTATCATAAAATGGATCTGGTTCATGCAGATATTCCGGTCTGACAAAACCAAATTCCTAAAACATGTCAAATATATCAAACTTGTTTTCCAAATAATAACATGTTAAGATAAATCCCATACCATTATCATCAATACTTGATGTTACATCCGGTTTATAAATATCTTTATACATTTCCATATATCTGTAGAAATTATCAAACGTAAATTGTTTATATAATTTACGAGATAATAATGTACCATTACCCTATGGAAATATACAATACTTATATGGACATTGTTCTTTTGTTATATAACATTCAGTTGCATATGTAATATTATCATCCGTTATATTCTATACAAATTCATTTAATAAAGAAATATTTATATACGTAGATAAATTTGTTCTGAATATATAATCATAATCCTATAATATTTGTGTTTGTTCTAATACTTGTAATGTTAATAATGTTTTTGATAATGTTGAATACAAATCATCATTAGTTGGAACTTTTATTTTATGATTGTCTGTATTTATATAACATTTATCATTGTCTGATGCTGTATATATAAAATAGTCTATATTATCATACTAATCAATATTAGAAAGCCATGTTTGTTTACAAAGTTCTTCTTCTTTCTAAAAGAATTCTATATTACATGACATCAGTAATATTAATATCTTTTTCTTATTTTTATTCTATTCCATCATATTTTAAAATAAACTTTGTGGATCTTTAAAATTTATGAATAAATCTGGACTTACATAAAAATGATATAATTTATAATCAGCGTATTTAACTGTTTTTAACTGAAAATATACTTTTGTTTCAGTATCAAATAAAGGATATAACCAATGATAATAAAAACCTGTATATTTGTCAAAATTATTTATATCAAATTCCATGTTGTCTTCATCAAATTTATAATAAAGTTTTGGAAGAATTTGTTCATATGTAAATTCAACATAATCTCCTCTACCACCATGAACAACTCTTTCAAACTTATGTGCAAATAATAATCCTGAATTCTTTAAATAAAGTTCTTGATTATGCATAAATTATTTTTATTCTATTTTGAAGTTCTGGAGAATATTGTTCTTTTGTTTGTTGATATAAATTACCAAAACATCCATCTAATATATATGTTGTACAATAATCATGTTCATTTCTGACGCCTCTACCTATACTTTGTATAATAATATTACTTGTAGTACAATTATACCATAATGGGAATAATTCTAATTTCTTTTTTACAATTTTACTTGTAATATTTGGATATGGTACTTTCATCAATATAATAAATCTACAATAATCATCTGGAAGATCAATACCTTCAGTTAATGTTGGGCCAACTAAAATACCATTAGTTGATTTCTTAAAATCCGGCATTATTTCTTCTTTTTGCTTTGGTGTACCATAAAGGAATAATCGCTTTCTTACTTCATATGGAACACTATTATAAAAAAGTCTTGCATTTTCATATGAACCTGTATGAATAATTCCTCTATATTGATTATGCGCATTTATAATCTTTGTTGCCATTTGTTGAATCATTGGAAAATCATGAGATTTATTTGCATAATTCATTTTGTATTTAGGAATATAATATATAGGAGATCTACTGAAATCAAATGTAGATGGAATCTTTGAGAAAAAAGATTCATGTTGTTTTGTATATTTAGTTCCTATATTTTCATCAAATGCATGATGAGACCCTACAGTAGCAGATAAAAGAACTTTATTATTTGCATGTGATAAAAGATATTCATTACAAAGATAATCTTCTTTTGCACAATTAAACTGATATGTTCTTTCATGTGTTTCTGGATTAACATTAACTTCCATTAACATATATTCAGTTCCTGACTTTTTAATTGCTTCCATAAAATCTTCGAATGAATTTCCAAATGTATGGAACCATGTTAATCTTTTTGATAATGTTTCCATATCTTTATCCATATTCTTTGTATTGAATAATGATTCATGTTGAATTTCATCTTCTAATGATGAATTAACATTTGCAACAATAGTAAGAATATTTCGGAATAATTTAAGTAATGTTATAATTTGTTCCGCATCATCATGATAGTAATTAAGACCAGTAAATACCACATCCAACTTGTCTTTAATATTATCGTTATCAAATATATATGTATAGTGTTTATCAAATTTTTTATTTTCATTTAATATCTGTGTTAAGCATTCAGGTTTAAAAAATTCATCATATATTATATCAGATGAAAGTGTTTTCATCTCGATATTATGTTGTTCTGCATAATCAAGAATATCCATTAATTTCTTTGTATGAGATTGATCTCGAAGTGTTGGTGAACAGAATTGTTGAACTAGATCAGGAATATTATGGCACTCATCACAAAAAACAACATCACGTTTTGGAAATGGATGACTTGTTCCTGTTTTTTGATTTACAAGGTTCATATGATGAAGCCATAACTGATATGTCATAAGTGTAACATTTGAACGTTCTGCTCTAAATCTATCTTGCATATATTTACATCGTTCAACACATGTAAACATATTACGTTCTCTCCAATTCTTATCTCTCAACTGTCCATATGAAACTTTTGCGAGTTTACAACGTCCGCAACTGAGATCTTGCTTATTAACAAAACATGTATAATTTCCTATTGCACCCTTTATATAACCAAATTCATATAATGACATTTTATCAATAAAATCTGCATATTGCTGCCAGAGAAAAAGATCTGAACAAAGTATATATGATGATTTATGATAATATTTTGACAATACACCTGCACATATAATACATATAAGAGATTTACCAGAACCAGTTGGTGCTTCAATTATAGAAGTTTCCCTATTATCATTTAATATACTCTTAATAATAAACATTATAGATTCAAGCTGATATTTTCTGAATGAAAAATCTAAACCTATATTATTTTCAACCCAATCTAATATATTTGATTTTATTGATTCTATCGTGTATTGCATTTCTTGTTTTTATATATGTTTTATATTATATAAAAAAATATATAAAAAGTTATAAAAATAAAAAAGAGAATTAGATTTTCAAGTTTCTAATTCTCTTATATATTATTGTTTTATTCTATAAACTCCTAAATGTTTATTTTACTAAAAATATTCAAAATTAATTATATCAATTTCATGTATGTATTACCAAAACATATATATACATAAATCATCTAATGAAAGCTATTTTTGACCAACATTTATCTAAATATGTAAATAATTAAATATCAAATTAATTTATGAAGTGTGACTTTGATGTCACACTTCTAAAGCTAAAAAGGCTAAGACATAGCAGTAGAAACTCTTATCGTAGCCGTCGGAGATGACACCAAAATTGAGACCGACACTGTACTCAAGGTTACTCGAGTACTCTCTACTACTCCAATAATGACCGACATCACTAAACCCACTACCAACTAATGTCTTTCGTTTTTCATTTATAGCCGTTTTATTTGCATAGATTTGATATAATTCACCAACAGATGGTAAGTACCAGTCACCTTGTTTTGTACCAGGTGTTGAATACCTAACGCAACAACATGCAGGAGCACAATAACCTGCATCAGATTTATTTTCTACTTTGTTACTAGTTTTATCTTGATTTGTTGCTTTAAATACACATTGCTTTGTATTCCATTTACCACCTATATATGATGTCTAATCTGTTCCACCTTTTACATTACCTATTGTTGTACCACTATTACCAAATATCATAGGTTGTGCTTCTTTACTTCCAGTTGCAGGTGTATCATAATTCATGTAATTTAAAGAAACAAATCTTGCAGTTTTAACAGCACCTGCTGAATTATCACCATTTTTTAAATTTTCATAAACATCAGGAATTACACAAATTGCAATAGGAGTGTTATTTACACCGTTTGTCTATGTATCAAGTGTTAACTTTTCATCTGCAGTTGAATAAAGAACATCACCAACAACAAATGTCATTGGTTTTTTATAATAAGTCTAATTAATTTTAAATATTGGTGTATTCTTATAGCTAAATGTAATAATTCTGTCTGCAGTACATTTATTTAAACTAAATTTAATTGGAGCGCCTGTATTATCATTTGGTATTAAATAAGCTTTTGCAGAGCAACCGTCAGTATCAGAGTCTAATGTAGTTACCTATGTAGTTATAACAGACGATAATTTATTTGTAAATATTTTATTTGTATCTTCATATCCAAGATAAATCTATTTTTTTGTGCCATAAGTATAAAATAAATCATAAACATAAACTTTGTGGTCACCACTCTCTCCAGTAGTTATAATTTCAATTACACATAAACTACTATCCATTATAGCATCATTATGCTTTTTTATAGTAAATGTTACAGGACAATTATCTTGTTTTATATAATTACTTGTTGCACTTGCTTTATATAAAATAGACGTATTCGTAGTATTTAGTGATAGTTTTTCTGTGGTTGACTCAGGAATGTTATAATCTATATTAGATGAATCAATCGTTGTTGTTTTATAAGGTTCATTAAGTCCATAATATTTTTCTGTTTCCATAATATATAAATTATTCATAAATTTATATATATACATTAAAAAATAAAATACGATGAGTTAAATGACGTAATTAAAAAATTATAAATTATTATTTTTATCAAAAAAACCAATAAATGTTTCGTATGCGTCATTATATGGTTCTACCGTTGCTATATATCCTAAATATACATATTCTGACTAATTATTTCTGGTATAAATATATATTTTAAAATTTGCAAAGGGGTCTCCATCTTCTATATCTTTTAAATATACATAGTTTCTATATACATCATTTATACAATCAGATATATCCATAACATAATAATCCATATAGGAATTAAAATCATATCCACTATCATGTTCATATTTTAAGTTATACTACGTTAATACATTACGTAATATTTTGTTATCTGCATTTATTTGATATTTATTATCTATTAAAAATATAATATTATCTAGAGACATAGGAGCATTTAAAACATGACTTTCATAATTTATTTCTTTTTTAGGATTTTTAGCTGTTAAAAAATATAAGTTGTGTATAATAGAAATAGTTTGACCATCCCATTTTGCTCTTGCAATTATTGTATTTTTCTAATCCTAATGTCCATATTTAAGTGTCATAAATTGTTTATTATTATAACTAAAAGTAATTACATCCTAAAGTTCAGCATCATCTGGTATATTAATATACATTATTGCAGCAGTTCCAACTCTATACACTTCTGTTTGATATATTAACTATAATTTATAATTTGTTTTTGATAATGTTATTAAATTCGTATAATTATTTTTTAATTCATTAGAATCCTTTGGTAAATTATCATATATATTACCATTCTAATCAACAATACCAAAACATAAAAAAAATTTTCCTACATTATTAGCATCTATATCATTTTCATTTTCATATATATAACTAGTTCCATTATTTTTAAATATATAATATGTGTTATTAGTTAATATTTTATATGTTTTGTTATCTTCACCTTCACCACTTACATATTTTAATACACAAGGTCCTGCTGTAATTTCTCCTGAATACGCATTCTATGTAACACTCAATTTTATATTATGTAATATAGAAAAATTTCCAATATTAAATGTTATTACTGTATTTCTTTCTGCTCCTGTATTTTCTTTACATGATATAACTGGCACAATTATTTTAGAATTATCAGGGAAATTATCAGCTGTTAAATTTTTATTTGGAAATGTTACCTCTAATGGATTTTTAAATTCAACACTACACCAATTATTACCATCATTAGTAAATGTTGTACTCAAATTTTTTGAGTTATAACTAACAGGTATATTTTTATCTGATTCTGTAACAGCAATTACATAATTTGCATCACAATAACTCACTTCACCACCCTCAAGATTAATAGTAGGTATATTAGCTTCATAATCTAAATTTATAACAGCATTATATGTTGTGTCTCCTTCTTCTTCAAGTAAAACGGGTTCTTCTTCTACGTCTGGTGTAATTGTACCATCACCTAATATTAATAATATAGGTGTTAAAGTTCCTGTTGTCTATGATGTTTCAGTACCATAAACTATTGCAGTTGATTGTGTAACGATACCTTCATCACCTCCACCAGTAACTTCCTATAAATCATCTTTATTAAATTTATTATTTGTTGTTGCATTTCCACCAATAGTAGACTATGATGTACTCATATCAGTATTATATGTATTATCATTATTAATAAGATTACTTTCTTCCATAAATTAAAATATTCGTATATGATATTTCATTATTTATTTTAAGCAATAAAGGGATGTAGAATTTGACAATAATCTACATCCCTTTATTTTCCTCACTTCATATTCAATATATCTAAAATATGTTCTGTTATAATGTCCGTTGCCTCTGTGGTTTTAACCGTGGTATATTCAATATTATGTTTTTCCAAAATATCTTTCAATTTTTGATCTGCTTCTTTTGCCTATTCAAGTGTATGAATTCTTCCATTCTGATTATATTCAGTGTCTCTATCAATAAAATATGTAATATTATGAAATGTATTAAATTGCTCTATTACAAAATCTTCAAAATATTTACTTTTAAATTTAGAATAATAAATTGATAAAATTAATGGACTATCTGATATAACCACCTATACTTTATGATTCAATCTCCATACACGATGATATTGTTTTCCAAACATATAAATCTAATCATCCATTGTTGAATAACTTCCTTCCCAAACTCTGTCTTTTGCATATTCCAATGACTGCTCACAATCAACTCCTTTCATTTTTAATTTGTAAAAAATTCCACTTGCAATAGTTGATTTTCCTGCACATGCGCCAGCAATCAGATTAATAATAATTGTGTCGTCGTACTACATAATTTATTTTTTAATATATTTTTCAATAAACATTTTATCATTAGTTAAAAAATATGTTGATGTAGATGCATCTGATAATAATGCTTTAAAAAAATAAAAAATATCAAATTTTATACATTTTACTTCTGTAATATCATACATTATTTTTATGTGTGATATGTTAATTAAATCATTTGCGCCATTACATAACAAATTACGTATATCAGTCATTACAATTGAATTATCTACATATTGCTCTAATTCCTTATAATTGTATAATGCATCAATAGATAAATCATTTTTATCTAACAATGATAATAAATCTTTTACATTTCCTGATATACCTTTAACTCTGATTAATATATTATCTGTATCCTTCTTTTTAAATTTTATCATTTTGCAAACATTTTAATAACAGGTTCAAAAATCTCTACTACCTTATACCAGTTTACATATGGTCTTCTTGATTTTCCATATACTAAAGGACATCCAACATTTCTGTCATCAATAGAAAATGGTGCATATGCTTTAGGCGAATCTGTCCATTTTTCTTGTTCTGGATCTTTACTGATACCATATAATTTAATTCCTTTTTCTTTACACCACGCAACAGCTTCATCCAATGAATCGCCGCTTCTCATAGTATCAAGAATAATTCCTACATTATATTCATCAACCCATCTCTTCAATGTTTCAACACAACCTTCTGTTTCTTCACCAATATCGGGATATTCATGTTGAACCATTGTTCCATCAAAATCAACACATACAGTAATAGATGGTTTAATTTTCATCATCCCGTCATCTTTCAATCCTGTTTCGTGAAAAGCACCTATATTATCTTGAATTTCCTGCATTTCTCGTTTAATATCATTAAAAATTTCAGTCATTAAATAATAACATTTTATTTTTATATTTTATATAAAAAAATAAGGAAATAGTTTATTACCATTTCCTTATTGGACAGCCGTCTATGCTAATTCCCTCTTTATCTAATAAAAAGTCCACTCTAGTTTTTGCTTTAAGAATACATCCACATTTATCACATATACCATGATTATAATGTTCACATTTTTTACATATAATCATTCTCTTTTTAGAAAGTCGAGATTCCTTAAATGTTATAATATCAAATAACCATTTTAAATAACCTTCTATAATATATAATATATGCTGTAAAAACATAATTACAAAAGATAATATATTATTCATCAGTATGTATTCTTTTTTATATTTATTATTTAGAATATTTGAGTAATGTAATCTCTTGCCAACTCTTTTAATGTATTAATCATTTTTATTTTTCCATTTTTATCTATACTGTCAAAATTACAATTAAATTTATTAACATCACATTCGAAATCAGACGAATATGCAAATTCGTTCAACCCTAAATTTGTTAACAAATATAGACGTGCAACAAATCGGTTTGATTCAAATTTTATAACAATTTTTATTTTTTTCCCTTTATACTTTACAAATTCACTGTAATAATCTGTATATTTACGACTTTTTGTTAAAATATGTAATCTATTAATCATAATTTTATATTATTATCATTGTCATTATAATTATCTTTATCTTTCTTCAACCGTTTATTACGTAATAATTCTTCATATCTTATATCTTCATCTATCGCATTAATAAGACCATCTATTATACGTCGTGGTATTGAGAACAACAAAAAACATGCTGCCATTAATGGCCAAAAAATAATACTCATTACAATTGTTGAATATTCATCACCTTGACATACTGATTGCTTATACTCTTTTCGAACATCTAAAAAATCGTATTTATAACCAATTCCGAATATTGTAATACCAAAAGCAATATAAAATGCTATAAACATAATAATGTAAAATACTGTCATAATCATTAAAATTAAAAATTAAAATATATCTTCTATTATTTAGAAAAGAAATAATAAAAAGTTTATTTAAATCATATAAATTTCTTTATTTATCAAATAAATGCTAAAAGTGATTATTACATATTTTCAAAGTGAAAACTTTTATGTATCTTTGTAATATCAGTTTTAAACACAAATATTAATTTTTAAATAAAAAGAATTATGCCAAGTTATAAGAATGGTAATTACATTGTAACGATTTTGAGTGACGGAACAAAGATACGTCGAACAGATGATAATGAGTTCATTCCGTCATTTTCTGAGAACGTAGATTGTAAATTAACAGATAAATGCCGGGAGATGTGTAATTTTTGTTTAGTTCCAAATACAAAAATTACAACATCTAATGGATTAAAAAATGTTCAAGATATTACTACAGATGATTTAGTATATTCATTTAATACAAATACAAAAAATACTGAATTAAAAAATGTAATAGAAACATATGAAAGAGATTATAATGGTGAACTTATTGAAATTAAAACAGATAATCATACAATAAGATGTACTCCAAATCATAAAATATTTACAACAAATCGTGGGTTTGTTAGAGCAGATGAAATAAGCATAGAAGATGACATACTTTTACTGGATTAATATCTATATTTTCTGTAATATCTTTTAATAAATAAATTAAAATGTATTTAATTTTATGTCATATTAGAGATTTTATGAAGAAAAAAGATATTGTTTATATTGTGGTAAAGATATAAGTGATAGACAATTATCAGCAAAAATATGTGATAATCCAGAATGTGAGAAAATGCGTTAGCATGAAAAATATTTAGAAAATAAGAATGGAAAAAATAAAAAACATAGAATATGTATGATATGTGGATGCGATATATCTAATTTACCATCATAGTCAAAAATATGTAAAAAAGAAGAATGTCAAAAAATTCGTTCAAAACAACGATATAATTTAGCAAAATTTAATAAAATATGCTCATGTTGTGGTAAAGAATATATTGGAACAGCAAAAACATTAGTTTGTTCTGATTGTAAACAAACATCTTATAAAAGAAAAGTTTAGAATACTCCAACAGTATTACAAAATGTATATTGTGAAAATTGTGGAACACATATTGACACATTGAAAAAATATAAAACTGTACATATATATGAAACAGTATATAAATTATGTGATGATTGTTTAAATAAGAAGAAAGAAGAAAATTATAAACGTTCATCAATAAGAATGAAAGAAAATAATCCAATGTTTAATAAAGAAACATAGATTAAAGTTGGTAATACATTAAGAAATAATTATATTAAAAAATGTGAATCACTTGGAATAGAGCCTAATGAACGTCATATTCGGCCTGAAATTCCAGAGACAAAAGAAGAATTAATTAAGAGAATGAAAGAAAATAATCCAATGTTTAATTCAGATACTGTTAATAAAATGAAAGAAACAATACAGAAACATATAGCAGATGGAACCATTACATATAAACATGGTTCAGAACATTGGTTATGGAAAGGAAATAGAGAACTTAACGGATATGTTCGTGTAGGTCTTAGGAAATGGGTTAAACATATGTTTGAAAATGCACATTTTACATGTCAACATTGTGGTAAAACTCACACAGAATTACAAGTTCATCATACAAAGCCATTGAGAAATATTATTTCTGAATTTTTAGATAAACATAATTATACAATAGAATATATGAATTCTATTATTGGAAGTAAAGAATATAATAATTTTATACAGGAAATAATTGATTATCATTTTTAGGAAAATGAAAATATTGGTATTGTAGTTTGTCCTGAATGTCATAATGAATTAGATCCATATTATAAACGTAAAAATCATGACAAAAATTAAAGATATTAATCGTATTAAGTATACAGGAAAAGTATATAATTTTGCAGTAAAGGATAATAACAATTATTATGCAAATAATATTTTAGTACATAATTGTTATGAGGGTTGTACACCAGAAGGGAAACACGGTGATTTGTTTTCATATCCTTTTATTAATACTCTTCATCCATATACAGAGATTGCTCTTAATGGTAATGATCTAGATCATCCTGATCTTGTTGCATTCCTTGAATTTTTGAAAAAGAAAAAGGTTTATGCAAACATTACAGTTAATCAGAATCAATTTTTGAGAAACTATGATAAATTGAAAACATGGTCAGAACATAAGTATGTTTATGGTATTGGTGTTTCTTTGATTCATCCTACAGATGAACTTATTGAAAAGATGAATAGTATTCCTAATACTGTGCTGCATACTATTGTTGGAATTCTAAAAGAATCTGATATTCAAAAACTTCGTGATCATGATTTAAAAGTATTGCTTCTTGGATATAAGGATTTGCAGCGTGGTATTAATTACCATAAGCAACATGATGAATTCATTAAGAATAATACAAAATATCTTTTTGATAATCTTGATGAAATTAAGTCATATTTCAAGGTTTTGAGCTTTGATAATCTTGCGATTGAACAGCTTAAAGTACAGCGTATTCTTTCATCAGAGGAATGGGATGAATTCTATATGGGTGATGACGGAGGTTATACATTCTATATTGATATGGTAAAGGGTGAATTTGCAAAGAATTCAATTTCAAAGGAGCGATTCCCTATTGGTGATAAGACAATGGATGAAATGTTTCATTTTATTCAAAACAAATATAATAAAAAGTGATATAATATATTATGAAAGTACAAATTAGACGAGGTGTATTTGAAACAAATTCAAGTTCTGTACATACATTAACTATATGTTTGGAACCAGTGAATATTGAAAAATATGCAGGTATGACATTTAAACTTGGTATACCATGGGATAAACGTCAAACAAATGATAAACTTCAGGAACGTCTTGATTCATTGTTTGCTTACATGACAATGAATGATTCTTTAACAAATTTCATTTATTGCAAAAACCGTATTAATAAGGTAATTTCAAAATATGAAATTAAGTTTGATTACCTTATTGATGAAAATGGTGAATATGAATCAAGTGGTTGGTGTGAAGATTTATTAGATAATATTTTCAATAATAACGTTGATGATGAAACATTTGAAAAATATCTTTTAGGATATATTTTTAACAATAAATCGTCATGCCAATGTTTTGATAATAATTATTTTAGCAGTGATAATGATCTTCCACAAGGTTCTAAATATAAAAATTTTTATGAATATTGTTAAATATGAAAATACAAATTAGAAGAGGAGTATTTGAAACCAATTCAAGTTCTACCCATAGTTTGCAAATTACTAAAGGTTCTATAGATTCAGTTAGAGATAATATATTCAAAGCTATTATAGAGCAATATAAGGAAAACATTGATAATGATATGTTTAATCCTTTACTTTGTATTGATAAAGAAAATAAAACATTTACACTTACAGGCATATATTTTGAAAATGGTGATGAATGTGGAAATATTTATTATATTATCTCAAACTGGATTGCAAAGCTTCAGTATATTGCAATGGAATTAAATGAAAATGCATATTATATAGAAGATTATAATAGAGATGCATATGGTTCAACTTATTTTGAAAATGAATATCATGATACATTGTTAACAGATACTAAAGTATATGCAAGATTTGTTGAACGAATTAAAGAATATACAAAAAGTAAAGGTTATGATATTGTACATGTAATCAATAATCTTGAACATGGTGTATATACAGAAACAAGAGAAAATACAGATACACATGTAAAATATTTTTCTAAACATGGTAATAATAAATGGATTACTGTAGATGAGTTTGATAAATTCTTTGATGATGTAATGAAAGATGAAAATATTATTACATTTCAAGATATTGCATATGCACCTTATAATAAGCCAAAAATTTATATTTTGTAATATATGAAAATTCAGATTAGAGAAGGTGTATTTGAAACGAATTCAAGTTCTACACATTCATTAGCATTATTTAATGGTAGTGATTGGCAAGCATTTAAAGAAGGAAAAATGGTTATTGAAAATGGACCATCAGCAGACAAACTTATTAATGTAAAAGATGTTCCAAAGGATCAATTAATTTATGATCCTAATAATGTAGATGAAGATATTTGGTTCGATGAATATGATTATATTCCTTATGAAGTATGGAAGGATATTTATAATTATGCGGATGAAGGTTGGGATACTATTACAGAAGTTGTAAAAGACTCTAATGGTGTTGATTCTACTATTGTTGTTTCTACATATCAACCATGTTAATCTATTAATTTTAAAAAATAAAGTAAATGAAAGTACAAATTAGACAAGGTGTATTTGAAACAAATTCAAGTTCTACACATGCAATTTCTATTATTAAGAAATCAAACATTACTGAATATCCAGATGAAGTAAGATTTGATAAAGGTGATTTTGGATGGGATTTTGAAATCTATTTCAATACATCAGATAAAGCATCATATCTATGGGAAGCCATTATTGGATATTATTGGAAAAATATCGATAAGGTTAAAGAGTGTATGCAAGCAATTAAAGAAACACTTGCAAAATATGGAATTAAAGCCATATTTGTTTATGATGATATTTCTATGCATACATATACATATGATAATGGTGACACAGATACTTACATAGTATGTAAGAATGCTGATGGTGAAAAGGATGATGGTTATATTGACCATACAGAAGACCTTGGTGATTTTATTGAGTCAACAGTATTTAATGAAAAAATACTTTTGAATTATTTGTTTGATTATAATAGTTATGTATCAACAGGTAATGATAATGTTGATGAAGAAGTAGAAACACCAGATTTTGGTTCTTCTTGGGATTTTGATAAAGGTAATTAAAAATTAAGATAAATTTAATAAAATGAAAGTATAGGTAAGACAAGGCGTATTTGAAACCAATTCAAGTTCTGTCCATACACTTACTATGTGTTCTGATTCAGAATATAAGAAGTGGGAAAATGGTGAACTTCTATATGGCAAATATAGTGAGGTTTTCATTACAAAAGAAGAGTATGAAGCAAATCAAGAGAAATATGATTCAGATGATGATTATAAATCATATGATGATTATTTTAATGATTATGATATGGAAACATATGATGAATCATATAAAACACCAGGAGGTGAAATTGTTCATGCATTTGGACGATATGGTTATGATAGTTAATTAAATAAAATGAGATATAACATCCGGTGGTTATATCTCATTTTTTATACCATATTCACTCTGTATTGACTTATAATTAATAATATATAGAAATACTAAACTAACTATATATTAAGCAAAATATGAGTAAATAAATATAAATATAAAAATAAATTATATATCAATTTATGGATAAAAAGAAACTTTATGAAAATATTATAACTTCCATTGCAAAATCTGTTAAAACAAAAATTAATGAAAGTTATAGCAATAGTTCAGATTCTTACTCTGAAACAATAGATACAGAAGGTGAAAAATTAACAGTGGTTATTGGTGATCCTTGTTATGTTTTAGATGAAGATATTTATGAAAATTGTTGGGGACCAGATTATGAAAATGGTATAATCACAGATGATAATAATATTATCGGTTTTGTTCATGGAACTGCATTTGGTGACGGTTCATACGATTCAATGTCTGGTAAAACATATGGAGTAGATGCAGGAGCTTTAGGTATCTTTGATTCTTCATATTGTAAAGATATTAATGAACTTAGAAATGATGATGATGTAAAAGTTATTGATGTACTTGATGCAGATTCTCATACAATAAAATTATCATATGAAGATGGAACATTCACATTTTATATTGATAATGATAATGTAGAGGAAATATATACGGGAGATCCTCAAGAAGATGATGAATATGATGAGGAAACAGATTCTGATGATTATTTTTATGATGAAAATGATGATGAAGATTTATATTAATAAATAAAAATGAAGGACTAAGATTTATTTCTTAGTCCTTTTTTCTACTTCTTTTATAAAATCACAATATTTATATAATTTATTACATACGCAATCATCTGACATCATATAATTACCGCATGATTCACATGGTGATTTATACATTTCTTTTAATAATTCTTTCTTAATAACATTTTTCCCATATTCAATACCACGTCTAAAAATAAGTTCATACTTATTTTTCTCTAATTGTGATAAATTAGGAAATTGTTCATCTAATTCTTTATCTATTGCTTCTTCATCTACAGATTTTTCATCTTTAACTCTTGTTATATTAAAATGAACTTTCCCTACTTCATTTTCAGTTGGTCTAGAAGAACCTGTAAATGATATATTATATTCTCTCTGATATTCTGGATCCCATACAACTAATTTTGCATTATCCCATTCATTATCATTATAAATCATTGCAATATCCTTCAATTCATGCATACTTGGATATTTAAATAAACCCATATATTCAACTACTTATTTTTTCTTTTAATTTTTTTCTAATTAACTTATGTATTTCACTAGTAATAGAAATTATTTGTTCATTAGAAAACTTATATGTTTTTTGAAGATAATTACCAAAATCTTTAAATTCTTTTGACTCTTCTAATACATTCATATCTACTATCATAACTTTATTTCTTTTTCTTCTAATGCTTTATTAAATGCATATAAAGATTCATACATATCTTTATAATAAGTACGTTTTACTATTACAGATACATAATAAATTGTATGTGTTTCTTGATAACCATATATATATGGAATTACATCAGCATATACAATTTCATTTAAATATTTTCCATTATTATCATTATTGGACATTATTTTTTGAATAACATTTGTTAGATGTTTAACTCCATCGTTATGTGAATACGAGTGTCCTGTAATATATGTTAAATATCGAATTTCAGTTTCTCTTTCAACATTTTTATTTTTAAACTTTATCATATATAATTTGTATTTAAATAATTATAAAATGTTTATATAAAAAGAAAAGGTTTAAAGAATATTCGCTAACATTCTTTAAACCTTTGTAAAATACAGTAGGAAATATTTAATCTACATCAATATAGAAATCTCTATTACAAGTAACACAATGTGCATGTTCTTGATACTTCATATTATCATAACCGCAATCAAGAACTTCTGATGAACCACATATAGGACATTGTTCTAAAATATAATTAACTTTAGATTTTGCATTGTTAATTATAATAATTCCTACTGTAATAATAACTGTAAGAAGTGTTATTTGTATCTTGAGTTTCTTATCCATATCTTTATTGTTTTATTATTTAACAATACAAAGATACACATTATTCTTTAAATAAAAAAATTATTCAAAGGTTTTTTTAAATATATCATAATTTATACCTCCAGGTATAGCGAATATTACTTTTTTAAAATGATAGTAATTAGTAGAATAAAGTAAATCTTTAAATGTTGAGGCTACGAATTCTGGATCATTTTTAAAAACTCCACATCCAAATGCACCTAAAATTAATTCAGTTTCATTATTCTTTTCAGCAATATCGAGAATAAATTTTATTCTATTTCTAATTGTATCATATGCTTTAAATTTAGGGCCTTTAAATATACTCAAATTAGGCGCTGCACATGTTATAACATTAACAACTGCTTTACTATTACTAAATACAATACTTGGTGAATAAATTGCTGCATTTCTATATAATCCACCATTAGTATTATTTTTATTATCTTCATAGTAAGACTCAAATTTTTCAGATGAAATAACATTAAATAATGTACTATCATGACAAATAGATTCTTCTTGTGCAATAGCACCATTTATAAATCCTCCACCAGGTTTTTTATAACTTGCAAAATTTAAAACACAAAGTTTTTCATCATGCTTATATTTAGATACAGCATCTGTAGTAGACATATTATCAACGACAATATTTATATTGTTATTATAAATATTATCATCTGTATATACCATGGAATTAGTAATGGAAGCATTAATCATTCCTGGAAACTCTCGTTTCATCTGTTCTGTATGATTAATAGCTTTTTCTTTTCTTAATTTTTTATTATCCATATTAATAAATTATTATAATGGTTAATAGATTTTGCACCTAATCTATTAACCATTTTTATTTTTACATATTAATATCAATACCACACATCTGAATAACTGCATTAAGTTCTTCTACTGTATCTGCATAACTTACAGATGCACGTTTAATAATTGCACCAGTTTCATTACATCTCCAACAATTAATATTAAATGCAAGTTTATTACTTAATGGAAGGTATTCCTGTTCTACACTTACTCTCCACTCTGGATTCTTATTATTTGTTTTATAAAAACGACACAAAACTCTATCAGGATGATTAGTTTCATATCCATGTTCCAACAGATATTCTTTTGTAAGTTCCATAATGTCTTTACTTTATTTTAAATGTTAAAATTTTTCTAATAACTTTAAATACATACTTTAATCCAAACATCCATACAATTAACATCCATATTGCAGTTATAAATTCTGCAATAAATCCATATAATACTGCGATTAATTTAAATAAATAATCTCTTATCTTACATGCTTTCTCATAATCTTTACAACTTCTGCTATCTGCATAATCATCAGGATTAAAATAGTTCATAAGTATTACCCAGTTAAATATTGGTAATAATGTACATACAGTTAATGCAGGAATTCCATCAAATTCTACAGCATTTACATAATCATTAAGAGATGCACCTTTCTTTAATTCAAGATATGGAATAATATAATATATATAAAATACAAAAAATGCTGGAATTAAATGTATGAATATTAAAAAATTTACAAATATACTCATAATTTTAATTACTAAAATAAATTAATTCATAATGTACATCCGGCCAATATTCTTTCCTAAATGCAATACGTTTCTTAAACTCATTATATGGTAAATCTTCAAATCTTGTACAATGATCTTTAATACAAGTATTTCCATCAGCAGATTTTACATCTATATGCATATGTGATGATCCTTCACCACCTTCATCTTGCATTTTTTCACGTGTAATTATTGCTTTTATATATTCAAATTTATGTACTTCTTTTACTACAGAATCAGTTTGAAAGAAATTATAATAAACATATGTTTCCATATTTTTATTTGTTGCAATTGGTTCATCTGTACAAAACCATGTATTCGGTTTATCAATAATATTATATGTAATCTTAAATGATGCAATACACATAAATAATATGACTAACTTCAAAAACCATGTTGAATGTCCTTCATCTCTTCTAGTACCATGTAAAGTATTAAGTGACAATATTATTACTGATGTTATACCGAATGACAAGATAAACAAAATTAAAGAAAAAATATATGCTCCAATCATAATACACTTATTTTTTTCATAGAAATATCATGTCCAATAGGTACATACTTCTCTTCATATTCACGAAGAGCATCATAATATTTCTTTCTAATTAACTTGGTATAATTATTTCTTGCAATAATAAAATCTCTATCTCTATTATCAGAAATAAAATACATTGTAGGAATTCGACCATATATAAGTGGTCTCTTATATGAATTTACCTTATTAAATCTCTTAGGTATACATACAGCTAAACGATATACTGCTTGTTTTCCGGTAGGGCAAGGTACATCATTAAGATTATCATAAAGTTTAATGGTATCTTTTATCTTTCTTGCTATTGATCTACCAGTACAATATCTTTTCTGAATTTCTGGAGCTTTAGTAGAATTACCAAATAAATCTTGCTCAATAGCTTTATATGTACTTGTACTATTAATTAAATCAATATCTCTAATGGTAATATCCTGTATTTTTTTATCAAAAAAAGATGTTCGTTTCTTGTTATTATCAAAGTCTTGGGATGTCTTTGCAACCTGAGCATACAAAAGTAAATCATCTAATGACAATTCTTTTGTAATCTTCTCACGAAATACGGAACATGCATTATCAATAATATCCTCAACATACTTTTGAATCTTATTAATATCATCCAAATATCCAGCAGTATTATTCGTAATAATTTTATGTGCCCATTGAATATTTTCAAGACTAATATCCATTTTCTTAATAGCATCACTAACAAATGGATATAATTCCTTTGTTTGTACTTCTTTTTCCTTCATATTTAATTATAAATTAGTAATCTTATGCAATATCTACTTATTATAGTATAAAATATAGTAAATGTTTATTTTTCTTTAAACCAATATTGATAATTTGTAATTGAAGAAGTGAGTCTATTGGCATCATTTAAAATGCCGATAATAGCTACTTTTTCTGCTTTGGGCAGATTATCAAAATGATTCTTAAAATCACCTTCTTGCGGTTCATAAACAATATTCCATAGTTTATCTCTGATTTCATCTGTTATATCAACAAGTTCACAAATCTTATCGTATCTTTCTTTCTGTGTCATAATTTTTTTATTATTTTAACATTATTAATTAACGGTTCACCATTAGTACCGGTTTCATCTAACAAATCACCGGTTACTAGATATTTGTTACCTGTAAAATATCCTATATGATATATAAAATCATTAAATGCTTTTTCATTTGTCGGAAATGGAATAACAGGAGTATATTCTCCATTTATATTTTTATGAGCTTCATAAACAGAAACACCTTTTTCTTTACCTATTACTTCATCATTATTATTCCATATAGATGAGCATTCATCTTCAGGAATATCACCAAATCTATAAAATACCATTAATATAATTTTAAATTGTTTTTATGTTACAAAGATACATAAAATATATGAAAATAAAAAATCACAAGAATACTTTTAACATACTCTTGTGATTATTAATTATATTAAATAGATTTTTCACTATTGCATATTCTTTTCTTTAATCCCATTATATTCTTATATTGAGATTTCAAACAATATCCTATATAACTTCTTATTTCTCTTTTAACATCTGGTTTCCATTTTGGATTTATTAATGATCCTCCTACAAAATTATATCCTATTTTATTAGGATTATTTAATTCAAATGTTAAATCATATGGTATATTGGTTAATGAACCTATTTGTTTCTTTATATCTTCTATATCATTTTCATCTACAGGTTCAATATTTGATTCATATCTTAAATTTTGTAATTGTGTTGGACATCCAGACCAATCTTTTGGTAAAGAACTTCCCCAAAAATACAAAGATATATTATAATCATTTTTAGGAAATCCTTTAAATGATGTTATTTCACTTATCCATTGAAAATCATATTCACCCCATATTTTAGGAAAACCTTCTAAATTTTTTAACTTACCATAATTAACGGAAAAATCCTGGATTCGTAATATATCATTATATTTTGTCAAATCCAATAATTCTTTAATAGAATAAAAATTATCTGTTTTATTCTCTAATATAAAAATTAATGAATTAACATCTAATCTTACATTATACTCATATAATATATCAAAAATATCTTTAAATATATCTATATTCTTTTCATATAATGATATAGTTATTATAGGAATATATATACCGTTTCCTTCTTGTGATTTAATTGATAATTCATTTAAATTTTCACATGACAATAAATTATGTTTAAATAAAGTATTTTTAGGATCATGTAATTGTTCTAATAATGATTTCAATTCATTTAAAGAAAACATGTTGTTTTCAAGTTGTTTTGAAACATTATCATCTGTCATACCTTTTAAAATATCATCAATATCATCATCAAATAATGATTCAACTAATTTCTTAATATTTGTATTCATATATACATAATCTATATTTAAGTTATGTTAAAAGAGATGTAGTTTATCACTTAATTCTTTTTCAGTCCACACTTGAAATAACACACCACGTTTTTTAAATTCATATTTAGCAGCTTTCCATTTTGCCTAATTAGTTAAGAATGTTTTCATTTCTCTATTATAACGGTTAACTTCTTTTAACTTAGCACCAGGTTTTAATGGTTCTGGTTTAATAGTTTGAGCATATGGCTTAATTTCAATGAATACTTTTATAACGTCTCCATCTTTCTTTTTAAACTCAACCCACATATCAACATAATACTTTCTTATTTTCCAGTTCTGTGGATTATTAGGATCCAAATTATGTTTATGACAATACTCTAAATTTGCTACAGGATCTCTATACTAAATTGCACAAGGTTCTGATCCAACTCTTAAAACCTAAGGATTTCTATCACACCAATCCATAAAAAAAAAAAAAATTCCCACGAACTTCTATATTCGTTGGTCTTCGTCACCCATTTTTCTGGATGTTTTGGATGAAAATAGCCTTGTTTAAACCTGGAATTCCTTGAAGGTTTATGTTGACTTTTATAACTTTCATTCATATATTAAAAATTTTTTATTTTTATGTATTCTTCAAATTTTTCAATTATTTCTTCTTTTTTAATTGAAAATATTTCTAAATAATTTAGATTATTCTATTTTGCAATATTTCGTTTATTAACATCTCTCACTGTCCATACATCAATAGCATGTGCATAACCTGATTTATCTTTTCTTGATATTAATTTATTTAAACGTTCAATATCATTTTTATCATTAGGATTAAAAGGATGATACCCATGTGACCAATATCCTTGCAATTCAATATATAAATCTAAACTTTTAATATAAAAATCACAATTATATGGATATAAATCAGATTTATACTATCTTAATATATTATCTGTTCCATATCTATTACAAAGATATTCATATAATAATTCTTCTGGTTTTGACTATTTATATGAATTGTGTTTCTTCTTTGAATAAAAATTTTTCTATAATATATTTTCATTCTACATGGGATTCTCACAACCATATTTTTCAATCCATGTTTCTTTTATATGTTCTTTAATACCTGGAATTTTAAAATTATGATCTACTCCATAACGTTCCATACAAGTTTGTCTCATTTTTTCTAAACATTTTTTATTCTAAGCTGTATATGGAACACCTAATCGATTTATATTTGTTTGTCTAACTTTTTCTTTAATAAGTTCACTCTATGAAGCAGACTTAACACCATATTTCTTTAAACATGTTGCTTCTCTTTTCTTTTTAACTTCTTGATAAAAATCATAACCTAAATATTTATATTCTGTTACTTTTCGTTTTCTTGTTTTTGATTTTTTCTAAATAACATCTTCAAAATTCTATACACATTTCTATGAACAAAATTCTCTAAATTTATGATTATGATTAAATTCTAGAATTTTACCACATGCTTTACATTTTGGTCTATGTTCAATATGATGAAATATTCTATAAAATGTTTCATAAATAGATGTTGAATCATCATATCTATTTTCTATATATTCTTTTATTGCTGGATACTAATTTAAAAATATACTACTTGTTCTACTAGGATTAATATCATTATCTGTATTTTTCAACTTAAAATTCTATATAATAAAATCATCAGTTATAATATCTGGAATATCAAAATATTTTCTCATATATTAAACTTTTATTTGTTTATTATATAAAATATAATTTTAATAGTTTTAATATAATTTAATAAAACTAAAAATTTGATAAATTATTTATTCAATATAGTCTTTAAATATATTAAGCTTATAGTTATTAGTATAAGCAAAAATTAATGCGATATAGGAGAAATATTTAAATATATTATTAATTAACAATCTATCTTAATTTGTTTATTATTAAATTTCTTATTTTTGGTTTAAGCTAAGGATTATCATTAATAAACATGTTCTTTATGTAATTCTTATAATATCTTAATTTACCAAATGCACCATGATTAATAAATAAAACTTCTGGTATATTTATTATTTCTTCTGGCATATTATTAAAATGTAATAAATGTTCTATTCCGATAAATTCCCAGCTTTTATAGTCAACTTCTAACTAAAACAAATTCATATTTTTCAAATTAGACCAATCAGTTACAGATTCAATATCAGTATCATATACAAAAGTTAATTTCTATAAATTTGAACCTAAACCATTTATAGTTTTAACATAAGAATTATTAAACGATAATCTTAATAATCTATCTTTATTTAATCCGGATAAATCATCTATTATACCACCAAATACCTATAATGATGTAATATTTAAATTATTAGGAATATTATTAAAAGAAAAATGTAATTTTGGTTTCATTCTCCTATGAAATGTAAAATCAAATTCTAAATATTTAATATCAAAATTAATAGTATAATTTTCAAATGAATTAAGAAACTTATCAAATATTTCCTAATTATCAAATGATAAAGATAATGCATAGATTCGTATTTCATTATTATCATTTATTTTTGCATTCTATTTTAAGATTTCAATATAAAGCTTCTAATCATATTGTTTATTGAATAATCCAAATTTTTTCCATTCCTATAATAATTCATTAAACTATGTTTCTGGATCATATAATGATTCTATCGATGAATTATCATCTGAAACAATATCATCATAATCATCAAATAATGTTTCATATAAAAAAGATAATTTTTCATTAATAGATTTATCAAAACCAAATTTCATTATTAAATTAAAAAAGAATATTTACTATATTTATTCTCTGAAAGGATCTACCTTCAAAAAAGTAATCAAAAAGAAAAGAACCAAAAGAAAAATCAATATTTAATTAAAATTAAAAAATAAATTTTTTACATATTATATATAATATCTATCTCAACCTTAAATACTAACATATTTATTATACTAAGGTTTCTCAAAAAAGTCTACATTTTTTCTAAATATTTTTAATAAATGTTAAAAATAATTTATAACTGTTTGATAATCAATAATATTTATATGTTAATTTATACAAATTCTAAATAATATTAATAAATTATTATTAAATATTAGTTTTTCTTTAAATATCTTAGACTCTCAAATTACCAGTAATTATTTTACTTACTTTTGTGAAAAAAGTCTATATTTTAATATAAAAAATTTTTAATAAAATATAAACTTTATAATAATATATAAGTATAATATATAGTACAAATTAAACATAATCAGTTAAAATAATAATGTAGAGAACAAATTATAAGAACATAAAGAAATTAGGTTTATTAATAATTGCATTTGAAGGAACAGAACATCTTTATAATATTATTTCTGAACTTAGAGATTCTGTTGATTATGTTTCCATTGGATTGTAGAGATTATCTTATCATGGTGATAAAATTTCTGAAATTGATTTACAGGAAATTTTTCGATTACGTGATGAAGATAAATTAGTTGATAATATTGTTGAAGTTGAATTAGATACAACAAAACCTGCAAGAGAACAGGAAACAGATAAAAGAAATATGTTAATTCAAGATGCTCAGGATAACGGTTGTACACATGCGATTGTAATAGATTCAGATGAATATTATACGAAGAAAGCATTTGAGAGTGCATGTAAAATTATAGACGATAATAATTATCCTATTACATATTGTCAGTATATAAATTATTATCATGATTATAAACATTTCTTAGTATATCCGTTTAAAGATGGTATGTATGTACCTTTTGTTACAAGAGTAGAATATAGACATTCATTTGAATGTACTGATTTCCTTTTACCTTCTGATCCTACGAGACGTTTTGTAAGACCATATTCAGGTGTAGAAAACGTAGTCGGAAGAGATGGTCAAATTCATAAGATTAAACAATATACAGTAGATTACCATGTATTTAAATGGAATGAAGTTAAAATGCATCATTTGAGCTGGCTTCGTGCTGACATCAGAAAGAAACTTGAAATGTGGTCATCAAAAAAATGTTTTGATAATTATGATGATTTAATTGACAGAGCTGTTAATTCATTTAATAATTTTGATGAAAGTTGTGATAAGGCACAGGCTTTGATGTTGTTTAATACACCTGGTAATACAGTAGATGTTAAGGCATTCCCTAAACAATATATTCATCCTAAGGTTGATTATAACACAAGATTACGAAAAGTTAAGAATTACAAGAAACTTATTGTTTTATCTATGTGTATGGATAAACCAGTATATAATGAACTTGAAAAAGTATGTCAGGAAACATGGAAAACAAATATAGATGATAATATGAATATTGATTTCTGGGTTTATACTGATGCTAAAGAAGGTGAAGATACACATGTAGATGAAAGTAATCACATGATTTATATAAAGAGAGAATATACACGGGATGAAGATGCTTTATATCATACATATTCAAAAACAATATTTGCTATTAGAGAATTAAAGAAATTAAATATAAATTATGATTATTTAATCAGAACCAATAATTCAACATGGATAAATCTTCCGTTAATGAATGAATTCCTTGCATATCAAGAAGATGATTCACAAATATTTACAGGAAGAATGTATGGAAGTTTCTGGTCAGCATTTAATACATATGCCGGTGGTGAACTTATGGTATTTTCTAAAAGAAATATTGATATATTAGATAAGTTGTCTGGTGATAATCCTATTAAATTTGAACAGCAAGTTTTAGGATGCGATGATAATTTAATATTTGGCTTATGGAATAAGAGATTAATGAGACTTAAACTTAGACAATCTAATTATATTCATTCTTTTGAAGATTCATTATTGATAGATAAAGATATTCCATCAGAATATGATTTTTCTCAGATTGCAATTCAAGTGAGAACATATGGTGTTCCTGATAGACTTGAATATGATATTAAGAAGATGCGAGATATTCAAGCAAAATGGAAATTGAATAAAGAATCATTAGATATATTATATAATAAGATGATGAATGAATATTATGATAAATTTATTCATCCTATTAAATATAGTAAGCAAGAATGGTTTAAACTTAATGAAGAAACAAAGACATATTGTAAATTTGAGAATACAATGAGCAGAGAAGATGGTTTAGTATATTTAAGAAATAGACAGAGAGAATGTGGTTACACACCAACATTAATTTAATTTATAATGATTATTATATAGAGGATTGAAAATTTGGTATTTTTCAATCCTCTATATTTGTTAAAAGATGTTAGTAATATAGACTTTTTAATTATATACTTTTTTATTTTGTTTAAAAATATGTATCTTTGCATTGTTAATAAACAAGTAAAGTAATAAGAATAATATATTGTATGCAACATTTATATCAGTTTTTACAGAGTAAGAGATTACCTGTTAAAGAAATATTGAGTTGTAATTGTCAAATAACTGAAAAAGTTGACGGCTCTGCATTTCAATATTATAAACATCAAAATAAGGCGATGTATGGCAAGCGTCCAAATGCACCATATATACCATCAAAAAATATCATTGATGAGTTTGATCTCATTATGAATAATATGTATAATAATGCATACAACATTATTCATAAGAATGAAGATAAGATACCATCAGATATAGAAATATTGAATTTCGAAATATTTGATAGAAACAAAGATAATCACATTATTAAATATAATGGTGAATATAAGAATGATATAGTTCTTCTATCTGGATATGATATGTTTGGATGTGTTCTTCCTGAATGTCGTCTGAAAGAGATTAGTGAACTTCTTGATATTAGTTGCATAAATCTCCTGTATGACGATTATTTTGATGAAGCATACATTTTATCACTGATGGAAAATAAATGTGATACAGAGAAGATATGGTATCAAATTTTAAGTTTGTTGGACGATAAGATAGATTCAAAAAATGTGGAGGGATTCGTTCTTACATTTAATGAACATACAGATATTGAGAATATAAACAGAATTGTAAAAGTTCAATCACCAATGTTTCATGAAAAAATTATGGAACATTTAGATGAAGAAAAGAATATGAAACAAGCTATAAATCTTGAGAATATTTATGACTTGTTCATTAATAATAATGATTTAAATTATAATGAAGATTACAATCCTGTTAAGAAAATATGCCATTTATATCTGGCATTAGAGATCATAAATAAAGACTTTTCGAACATCGAAAATATTTTGAAAAATATTGAGATTTTGAGAAATCAAGAAATAAATATTAAACTAATATCAAAATATTATTATATGTTTCCATCAAGAATGGAAGATATAGAATATCCAACGATATTGAAATTCTTATTTCTTGTGTTCAGAAATAAAAGAGTAAAAACACCATTGTGGTGTTCATTAGACTATCAACTGAATATAGTAAATCCTTTTATAGAGAAATACATATTTTGTAAAAAGTAGACAAATTCATTAATTAATAATATAAAAAATAATTTAGAATATGGTAATCGCAATGCAAAATCAGTTTAATGACGAATATATGAACAACGACAATTACGCTATTGATTCAGTTACAAATACTGGAAAGAATTATACTATCAATAATTCTATGGATGTTGATGTAAATCTTGATGTTCTTAAGACAGCAGGAATTACAGAAGATGAAATTGATGAAATGTTCAATCTTGATGATGATGCAATTAATAGTTCTATTATTGCATTGGACAAGAATGACAAGAAGCAAATTGAAAAGTTGAAGAAAATGTCTTCTAAGAGTAAGAAGAAACTTGAGGATGATATTATTCTTGTAAAGAAGTTTGTTGATAATCCTACACATGATAATTTCAATAAACTTTGGGAACGTTTCTATTTTGGTGTAAAGGGTCATGCTTTTAAGTTTATGCATGATTGGGATATGGCAGATGATATGGCTATTCAGACTTTTACACGTGCATGGGAATTTCGTGATAAGTATGATATTGAGAAGGCAAAGTTCAGCACATGGCTTTATACTATTTGTCGAAACTTGTGCCTTGGAGAGATTAATAAGCGTAATAAGGAAAATATTGTTGGTAATGATATTTCTGATATGTTTGATTCAGCTATGTTGAATTCAAGTTCAGCAATGTCTACAAGTTCAACACAGTATACAGTAGAGAACGGTGATTTGGTTGCGAATTCAGCTGATGATCTTATTGTAAAGATGTACGATACATCAATCAATGAAATTGAAAAACTTGGTGGAAACTATGCAAAGGTTCTTAGAATGAAGTTGGTTGATGATATGAAGATCAGAGAAATTGCAGATCAGCTTAATATGAATGAATCAACAGTTAAGAATTATTTGTATAAGGGTAAAGAAACTCTTGAGGCTATTATGAAAACAAAACATAAGTGCCTTTATGAGATGTATCTTGAAGCTTCCGGTGATGAGGCTGCAAAAATGATGTAAGATAGACATTATGAAACTATTTGAAAATATAAAAGATTGGTGGAATTCATTTTTAGATGATTACCATCAATCTTCTACTGATAAATTGATTAAAAAAGCATTTCATAAAATAATTCAAAGTGAATCAAATGATAGAAATAGTTTTTTTAATCAGAGTAATTTACGAGCAACAAATAATTTTTATGAGGTTGTACAAGTAATTGATATACCAGAAGAATATCAATTAAAAGGACAGCAATGGCAAATTATGGATAAATTAAATGAAATGTCATATTTTGTCTCTAAATATCTTCGTGAGGATTTAAAACTTGGTGACAATGTTACAATACCAGAATTTTACCATGTTGAAGATCCATCAAGTGGAAAACCTTTTAGTTGTAGATATTTGGCTATATGGAATTATCAACCTGTATTGAAATCAAAAAAGAAAATTTATATTGTTAATAGTATTGTAACTACATTAGTTGGAAGTGGTGCAACATTATTGGCAATTTTGTTACTCTAAAAATATGAAGAAATACAGAAATATTTATTTTTTAAAAGGGATGTGGACATAGGGATATGGTTCATAGAATATAGAATATTATGGAACTATGTATAGTTTTGCAAAATAGATAAAAAATTTCGATAAGCAGTTTGATAAGAATCAGGATATGATTATAAATTGTTCAGACTGTAGTAAAAATAAAATAGGTAAGTTTATAAAGGTAAAGAGATAATTTTTATTTCTTTACCTTTTATTTTTAGACTATTTTAATATTATGTTATATAATATTTAATAATAAAAATCATATAAATTAAGTCAAAAATGGCAAAGAAAAAGATTACAGTTGAATAGGGAGCAAAGCTTGATGAAGTTAAAGATACAAAGAAACTTCCAGTAAAGCAGGAAGATGAACTTACAAAGGCTGGTATTACTGAGATGTCAGAAGAACAAAAAGAATATGCACGTGCAACTGTTCGTGCAGAATTTAATAAGAAATTTTCTAAATGGGCAGAGATTGATCCAGTAAATGCAACTGATGATGATATTGCAGCAGCAAAGAAAGATTTTGAAACATGCCTTGAAGAGAATAAAAATAAGAAGTATTTGATTGCAACACATGATGATGGGCTTGCATTGACAACCGCAAGATTCCTTAAGAATTGGAATGCAGAGTTTAATACATGGGAAAAAGGGTCATGGCGCGGTTTGATTCAGTTTGATAAGGTAATTAATAAGATTATTACAGAACTTGAAGCTGATAAGGATAAGGATTTTGAAATCGATTATTCTACATTGATTTTCTTGTATCAGAGTATGGGCGATCCTAAGGGTACAGGAATTGAAACAGCAAGAAAGATGGCAAAGTTTGAGAATTATAATGAGGAAACAGGAAAGGCATTTGAGGAAGATATTCCTGTAACTTATAGCGGTATTCTTGAGAAGATTAATCTTGAAGTAAAGCAACTTTCTAATATTGATAAGAAGTTGACTATTTTGAAGGAACGTGTAAATCTTGCATATGCTGGTTTGAAGATGAATTTAAAGATTTCTGATATTGAAGAATTTATTGAATTCCATGAAGCTATTACCGCTTCAGCAGCAGATGAAGATCCAGATGTAAAGAAAGCTCTTGGTGAGAAGTAATTTTTACAAATTTCCATAATTTCATAAATATATATTTTAATTTAAGTGAGAATTATATAGTAGTAATATTATATAATTCTCTATTTTTATATAGTAATACATAAATTGATTAAGACATTTTTATAATTTTATAGTATAAGATTTAAATAATAATGGTATATTTTAATTACTATATATGGAAAATAATAATATAACACAGACTCATGTAACACAGAAGTTGTTTACTGAAATGTTACGACCACAAACATTGGATCAAGCAATTATTGTACCACGAATTAGAGAAGTTCTTCAACATGGATTAACAACTAATATTTTATTTAGCGGTGTCCAAGGTAGTGGAAAAAGTTCATTAACTCGTATATTATCAAAGGGTTATGAGGTTTTGGAAATTAATGCTTCACTTGAAAATGGTATTGATACGATTAGAGATAAGGTTATTGCATTTGCTTCACAATCATCTCTTTTTGATGGTGAAGAAAAGCTTAAGGTTGTTGTTCTTGAAGAGTGCGATGGTCTTTCTCTTGAAGCGTGGAAGGCACTTCGAGCGACAATTGAGAAATATCATAAGACAGTAAGATTTATTGCAAATTGTAATTATATTGATAAGGTTCCAGAACCTATACAATCTCGATTTAATGTTATTATAATTGATCCATTGACAAAAGAAGAAGAGTCATATTTGTTTAATGGTTATCTTGAGCGTATTAAATATATATTAACAAAATTTAATATTCAATATACAGATGAAACAGTAACATCATTTGTTAGAAGTTCATTTCCTGATATGCGTTCACTTTTAAATAAGATTCAGAATCTTTATACAAGAGGTGCGAAAGAATTATCAGCTGATATGTTATCAAATACATATGATTGTTCAGAACTTTTTAAACTTATTATAGATAAACCAGATCCTGTAAATAATTATAAGAAACTTGTCGCTGATTGGTCTACATGTGCAGATGATGCAATTCTTGCAATCGGTAAAGATTTCCCTGATTTTATTTTAACAACATGTCCACAATTTGGAAATAAACTTCCGCTTATTCTTATTGCAACAGCAGAATATAATTCTATGCTTGCAACATCTATTGATAAGTTTGTGACATTATTGGGACTTGTATTCAAATTGCAAATTATTTTACATCAATAATTTTTATAAAATATGGCAACAAACAGTAGTGTGCTTTTAGAGTTTCCTTTTAAAGTAAAGAAGAAATCGGGGAAACCATTTAAATCTTGTAAGAAGGTAAATAAAGCAATAGGTATAATTAAAAATGAAAATGATCCTACACATAAAGATGCATTTATTTTTGAAGACGATGATTCAATTGTAAATGTTGATATGTGTGAAGTTATATTTAATTAATTATGAATAATACTTATATAAAATATCCGCGTACATTTCATCTTCCATGTTCACCTAATGCAACAGATGATGATAAGAAACTTAAATCTGATGAGCATTTCAATAAATTTAAAGAAGTTGTAGTTACTGTTAAAATGGATGGTGAAAATTGCACTGTATATAATGACGGATATATTCATGCAAGATCTATAGATGGAAGTTCATATCCATGGCAATCAAAAGTTAAATATATAATTCAAAATTGGTGTTATTTAATTCCTGATGGTTATCGAGTATGTGGTGAAAACATGCAGGCAAAACATTCTATATTATATACATTTAAAAATGTGAATGAATTGTTTCAATGTTTTTCTATATATGATGATAAAAATAATTGTTTATCATGGGATGAAACAGTTTCATTTTGTGAAAAAAATAATATCAAAATAGTAGACGAAATATACAGAGGTGTGTATAATATTAAGAATATTATTAAAGCATTCTCTGATTATTGTTATTTACATAAATCACAAGAAGTTGAAGGTTTTGTAGTACGAAATGCAGATAGTTTTAATTATAATGATTTTGATAAGAATGTAGGTAAATATGTTCGTTTTCAACATTTAAAAACAGATGCAAATTGGAGCAAAACATGGGAGAATAATAAAATCATAAATAAAAATTAATTTTAAGAAAACAATTATGAATGAGATTTTGACAAGTATTAATGAGGCATTTGCAGCTTTCCAGGCAGATGCAACTGCACAGGCAGAGAAGGGTAATAAGGCAGCTGGTCAGCGTGCACGTAAGGCTTCTCTTGCAATTGAGAAGTTGCTTAAGACATTCCGTAAGGAGTCTATTGGGGCTTCAAAGACAAAGTAATAATAAACAGTGTTTAATTTTTAAAAATAAAATAATCATTACATTATTTTATTAGAAGTAATGATTATTTTATAATTGCTCTATTAGCTAAGCGGTACAGCAGGAAACTTTAAACTTCCAGATCACGGGTTCGATCCCTGTATAGAGCACTATGGTTTGCAAACAGAAGTAGAGATAGTAGTTTAATAATCGATAAAATCTGTGTAGAGATCTCAAAGACAGGAAAATTTGTGCGAATCAAATTCTATCATTCTACTAATTTTTAAAAATTATAAAAAGAAAATTATGAAACTTCAACATTGGTAAGTTACATTAAGTAGAGGTTCACCTTTAATTTGTTTATTTTTTAATATAAAATAATTATTACACTATTATAAAAAATAAAACAAATTAAAGAAGAAAATGAAAACACTTAATAAAAATTTAATAGAATTTAAGAAATATCTTAAATCTGAAATAGCAAAAAGAAAAGAATTGAAATTAATTGCTAATAGATCATCAAAAGATGAAAATTATAATCTTGAAGAAACAAGTAATGCTAAATCTAAATTAGAAGAAACATTAGAAGATATACATGCAATAAATGTTGCATATTATATTGTTAAACATAATCTTAATTTAGATGAACAAAAAAAGTATTTAGTATACTGTAATGAAACATATAAAAAACATTATATGTTTTCATATCAAACATTTACTAATGAATATTATTATCTTTATAAAAGAATACAGCAATTAATAAAAAAATATAAAGCTTCTAATTATGAGGAAAGTAAAATTAATAATTAAAAAAATCATTAATAAAAGAAAATTATTTGTTCCACATGAATTAGAAACAAATAAAAAACTTTATGTTTTAGTAAGTAATAAATTAGTTCCTATTTATGGAGCAGTTCAAGGTGGACATGCAATAGCACAGTTTCTGATTGAACATCCAAATAGTGAATGGCAAAATGATACAGTAGTTTACTTATCATGTGATCTTGATAAATTTATTAATCAAATGAAAAGAAGATTATACATTAGTAAAGATGAAGAAATGAGTGTATTCAAAGAACCTGATTTGAATAATCAAATAACAGCAATTGCATGTTATAAGATTCCTCAAAATTATGTAAGACATCTAAAATTATTGAAGTAATATGATATAAAAGAGATAACAGTTTATATATTATTCTGTTATCTCTTTTCTTTTTAATAGAAATAAATACATTATAAATAAAGTTAATTATTATGAAATCAATTACAGAAAAAATAGGATATATCGATCAGAAACAATTTAATTTAGATACTGTTGTAAATTCAATAGTTGAATTTATGACATCTCCTGATATTCATTGGGATACTAATTATGAGGTAAAAGGTAAACCTAATGTGAAAGATCTTGAAGGCTTTCTTTATCATACATTTACATTTGATTTAGATAATCCTAAATTAGGTTTTATTAAAGTTATATTAGTTAATATAGATACAGATAAAGTTAATACATCTTATAAATTTCAAGGATTTATTGATGGTGATGATGCTGCATTTTATTCACCTGTTGATTCTACGGTAGATAAAAAGAAAAATAATTGTGGTTATATTTATATTAACTATAATACTTTTAAAGGTTATACAAGTAATAAAGAAGAATTAACGGATGAGCTTAAAGAATATGTATATCATGAACTTAGACATTATTATGATAATATAATGGGTGTATTTGGAGGTCCATTAAAAGAATTACTTCATATTACATTAATAGCAGATGAATTTAATATTAATAGTAAGGTATTTAAAGAAAAAACAAAAGAAGCATTATTAAAGAAGGATACAACATATAAATCATTAAAGAATTTCCTTTATGTTTCACAACCAACTGAATTAAATGCATGGTATCATTCATTTGTTCAAAATATGATGGTATATACAAAAAAGAATCCAAATGCAACTAAAGATGATATATTAAAATATATAGAAACTCCTGCATTGAATAATAATGATTATGCATGTTTTATTTACAGTTATGCTATTGTATATAAAACATTTGGTAATTATTCTAAAGCAATAAATGGATTATGTGGTCAAGATCCTATAAAATTATTTTATTATATAACAAATACATTAAATGAATGTAATCCATCTGATAAAACAATTAAACAGATGAATGATTTATTTGATAAGAATTATATAAACTATTTTACAGATACTGTTGATTATAAAACATTTGGAACAAAATTAAGTGCATTTATTAATGATTACTACATGCATTATGTATATAAAAAAATTGCTCCAAAATATTTACATACATATAAGAATATGCAAAAGTTTATATCTACATTAGTTTAAAAATAATTTAATTAAAGAAAAATGAAAGCAAAAGATATAGCGAGTTAGTTAGGTAGTTTAGCTGCAGCTGCTTCATCACAACCAGGAAATTATGATGCTAATGATATAGATACAGATATACCTGATGAGCTTCAAGAACCGGATCCGATATTTGTTGTTGAACATGAAGAAGTAATGTCTGCAGATACCGCGAAAGCTTTAAAATCAGTTAAATAGATTGTTAATACAATTGTACCTGCTGCATATTAGGAAAATCCTATTATTAAAGATAAAATATTATAGGATGCTGATTAGCTTGGTCAACTTTACTATTAGTAGAGCATGAATAATGTTATGATTAAAGTAATTATGGATACAATTTCAAAAGGAGATACATCTGCAAAATTATTTGATTCATATACAAAATTAATGTCTATTGCTAAAGATTTTAATAAACAGATTAATGAAATGCAAAATCAATTTAGAAAATACTATATTGATACATATCTTGATCTACAACATAAAGAGGATGAAGATCTTATTGCAGAAGATAATGGAGTTAATCGTAAATTAAAACCAACTATAACAAATCAAGAACCATAGCAAGTTACATATGAAGAAGTAGAACAATCTCATAGTGAAAGTAATATGGATTTACGTGAAACTTCAACAAAAGATACTACATTAAAAGTACAAGACTGGAAAAAAGAAATATATAGAAAGAAATTTGAAGAAAGTAAAAAGACTGAAGGATAATCTTAAAATCCTTCAGTCTTTTTTATTATAATTGATATATAGAACACATTCCTGTTGTTTCTATATCATTCTAAATACCATGTACATTAAACTATACTGTTAATTGTAAAATACCTATATCTTTTCTACCTGATTTATTTTCTGGTATATTATTGGTTATTCCTCGTTGATTATGGATTATTTTAAAGTCTTTTATTTTTAACATTGAATTTTCAAATGTTGGTGATTTTATCTATTCTATTTCACCTTCACTTCTTATTAATGTATATTTTATATCTTTAATATAATCTCTAATAATATATTCTTCTATATTATTTAATCCTTCTGAAGGAATATCTTTTATATTAAATGATAAATCATATATATTTGTTGTTATTGATGTACCATATTGTTTAATATCTAATGTATGAATTTGCTCATGTTGAATAATATCTCTATCTGATTTTTTATCAATAGTTAATTTACATTGTAATTCTCCAACTTTAGATTTATGTGATTTTGTTGCTTCTTTAGCCGTAAATTTAACTTTATTTGTTTTAGAAACATTTCCTTTCTATGTAAGTAAATTACAGTTACATCCTTCATTTTCAACAACAGTACCATCACTATAATATATCTTATATTTAAATGATATATTATTTGTATTTTCATTTGAAGAACCGGTTTCACTTATTGTATATGTTGCAGTTTCTCCATATGTAGATAATGTATTTAATGGACTAAACTATACATCAAAACCCACAATAAATACTTCTTTATACATAATATCTCTTGTTCCTTCTTCAAATTTACCAACAGTATTATTACTTCCATTTGTGTCTACATATACAAATCCATCAGCTTCATTTATAACACGGTTTCCATATACATCACAACATATCATATTAGGTGATTGAGAACCTAATAATTCTGGTTTAATCGATAATATTTTATTTGCAGATTTAAATACAACTTGTTTATCTATTAAACCTTGTTCTGATTCAAATGTTTCATGATCATCTATAATATAAGATTTCCAATTCCAATGAATTCTTAATGGTACAGATGTATCATTAAATGACTCTGATAATATATTCTATGAAATGTCTGGTCTTAATATAATATTTCTACCTTTTGATATTGTAACAGGTTTATCTCTATAGATATAAAGAGCTTCATCTTCATATTGATTTTTTGCATTTATCCATATATTCTATAATAATTTAGGATCATAATCAAATATCTATGCAGAATAAGTTGTATCAAGATAACTATCAAATAATAATGATTTTGGATCATATGTTACGGTTGTTCTCTAAACTACACCTTTATTATATCTTGATGTAAATTCTTCACCATAACCATTTACACGTAATACATACTGTGCTGCTCTTAAATGTGCAGGACACATCTTTAATTTATAAGGGTTCTTAGTAATTAATTTACCGCAATCACTCATAGTTCTGCATGCATTATTATGATATAATTTATTATTAAATTTATCAAGGTCTATTAAACCATTTATTGTATATGTAAATGTTTTATCTTCATTCTGATTAACATTAATAATACGATATGCAGTTTCATTATCTATAGCTTTATCAGTATAATCATTATGTATTACTGTTTCATCTGCATAACAAATTTTGATAACCTAATTCTTCATGAAATACTGTTTTTTATTAGATGTATGAATATAAGATAATATATTTGACGTATCTAATATTATGTCATCACTTGAATCAAATACATATTCATTTGCAGTATATACATATGCATTTATAGAATTTGTAAAAAATGCAGATGAATTAATTGATGAATTAACAGAAGATTCAATTGATTTTTCATAAATATCTTTAAATGCGCTAGCGTTTAACATATTAGATGTGTCTTTAACTTCTATATAAGAATTATTTACATCAAACCTATAATAAGATGAATCTACTATAGAAGAATCAAATGTATAGAATTTTTGTACTTCAAATGGATATATATCAACTAATATATCTTTTTGTATACAATCATATATACATAATCCTACATGAGATGAATTTTGTAAAATTTCTCTATTAGGACTTTCATCAACTAATGTAAATTTATATATATCATTAGTTTTTGTTATATTTAAAACTTGTTCTGTAAAGTTATTAAATATAATAAAGTCTCCTGGTTTAGGTGTATCTATTGCATAAGATATATTATCATATTCTATAGTATTTGGACTATCTACAATAGGATCAATATCATATATTCTATAAGTCTATGGATAAATTGGATAATCACCATTCTTGTTAATATAACCAAATAAATTAGAAGTGTCTGATGTGTTCATATAAATACCCTTTGCATTATAATGATAAAAATCTTTATTATTAACTAATTCAGATTCATTAAGAATAATATCGAGACTTATAGGTTTTGTTGTAACTATTGTTATATCATCACTTTGATTAACAAATATATTATTGTAATAATCATATGCATTTACTGATACTGTATAATTACCTAATCTATTTACAGAAACATCCACATATTTGTTTGTATGTACACATTTTTCTATATCGTCCTATGTTGAAACATCATTTAAAGAATCTATAGTATAGATAGGAACTCTATCAGACATATATGTATAATTTACATTAATAGGTTGTTCACTACTTTCTAATTCTTCACCGAATTCTAATTCGCATCCATATGCTTTACCATTATTGATATTTAAATCAGACTGTTTATTTCTGAATAATATACGTCCTTCTATAATTTCAAGAATATAATCACCTGGAAGTACTTCATCATTATTACCACATTTATAATTACGAATAATAATCTGAGGTACATTCCATTTATTCTAAGATGTATATATAAATTCAGAATTTAATCCATTATATTGTTTTGAACTCATTTTCTTATCAGTTCTCTATGCCCAATATAATTTATACTTATCATAATGTCTTTCAGTTTCCATTGGGTATAAAATAACTTTCTGAAAATCTTTATAAACTGGTTCATCTGTTTCTGTTTCATATAATGCATAATATTCTTTTCCTGACTTCTAATCAGAAACAACATTTATAGAATAAGCGATATTAGATTTCCAATCACCATGACAATATCTTAAATTACCCTGTGTTATTTCTATAATAGGTAATTCTTTATTATCAATTTTTGTGAAATTCTTTGTATCATCATAAAATAAAATTTCATTATCCTATATAAGAATAGGATTGTTTATATAACTTGTATCTGTAAATTCTGCAAGTGTTCCAGAAGATACATTCTTATTAGTTAATTGAAATTGATATTCATTTACAGTTACTAATGTTTCTAATGGTGCTGAAATGTAAACAGTTCCAACTTTATCATTTGGTGTTGATGTATCTATAATAAAATCTTCTATTTCGAAATCATCATAATCACCAATTGTTAAAGAATCAAATTCATTTAATGAACATCTTAATATTGCTGTTGAATTTCTAAATAAAATATCATTGATACATTCATCATCTATTGACGAATCTAAATGAGATGTATTTAATATAGTATCTGTATGAATTTCATTATTTGATGAATCAATTGAGACATATATATTTGGATTATATTTTATAATCTTTGGAGTCACTTTAGATATTGTAGTAATATCCTAAAGATGATGCTATGTAACATAAGCTTGATTTTTCAGACGTTCTACTATTATACCTTCTCCACATATATCTGATATAAAACAGTTAACTCCCAAAATATATTTTTCCAACCACTATTTAACTGAAAAAAGTTTTGCCAATATTTCATCTGTTCTATATTCATAAATAGTTTTTGTTATAGGAAGTTGAAAATAAGTATGTTTCTATGTAAAATTAGATGAATCTAAAATCTAATGATGTGTATCTTTATATGATGCTTTATATAAACCAGATTCTGGTGCAGTTGTAGGATGATCTTTTGCCGGATTATCGAGACGACGTGTATACATATCAAGATATTCACCTGTTTCATCATCTATTTCATTAAGATGATATATCATTGATAATCTGTTTATTTTTTTATAACGTTCGAATTCACCGTATGTAACACCTATTTTCTTTAACTTTGTATTTAAAGACTCACCTTTCTATAAATCATATGTCTATAAAGTTACATATCTGTCTTTATTATTCTAATCTTTTATTTTATACCATTCTTTAAATATTAAATCACCGTATCCTAAGAATTTAATAGCTCCCATTAATGCTTTATATGTTCCAACATATGGGAATATATTATCATAATTAATCATAAGTTCTTTTGACTTATCATTAATTAATGTCCAATCAATTCCTTGCTCATCAGGATCCTATGATTTAAATATATTTGGGTATTTTACAGGATCTGGTATACCTAGATTTCCTAATAATGCTCTATATCTTTCGTCTTCACCAACTACTTCAGTTAAGAATGTAAATAAACCTAATATATATTTCTTGCCTGTATTATTACTTACAATATACATTGCCATTATATTTTGATAACATCCTTCCACTACTGCCTAGAAACCAACAGAAAAATATATTGGTGTATTAGTATCGTTATTAAACGGATTATGCGCATCTGATATTATATTTGACTTAACTTCATGCGAGTCTTCCCAAATAATATTAGCAACACTATCAGATGAAATAAATTTCATTTCAGAATCTTTCTGAAATTCAAATTTTAAATAATATTCATCTGTTGCAATATTAAAATTAGGTCTATCACCATTTTCATCTAATATTATAAATGTGCTGGCAGCAACAAATTCTGTAGAAACTTTATCCTATGTAATTGAACCTATATACCTTACACATGGAAATAAATCTTCATAATTATTAAAATTATTTACAATAAGATAATTAACAAATGTTTTCTAACCTAAATTTTGTTTTTTATCTTCTTCACTTTCTTGAGTTAACTATGTAAGTACTAAATTAGTTAACTTCTTATAATTATTATTATTTTCTACTGTACAAGTTTCAAATATATAATTTACAGGATAATCCTATGTAATTGAACCAACTAATGTATTAAATGTTAATCTTACTGTATTATAAATATTTCCATTAAGAATATCAAAATCTTCCTACCAACGTTTTTCATTTCTATTAAATATTGTTCCTTTTGATTTTTTATATGTATATTCTTTATTAAACAATATTAATTCAGTAATATTATTAATAGTAAATTCTACAGAATTCCCTGTTTCATTATTTATAATACCAGTATTAACTTTTATATTATCCACATAATTAAATAAACCTTTATTATCAAATTCAACAGTTAATATATGATCTGTATCATCAATATCATACATGAAATGACCTTTTGGATTATGAAGAAAATATGATTTTAATTTTACATGTGGTATTATTTCCCATTGAATACTATATGTTTTTTCAACGGGAATTTCATATCCTTTTTCTGTATAAAAAACTAATTTATCTCTTTGATCTATATTACTCATCTTTCAATTATCAATTTAAATTTGTTGCATTTTTAGGATATGTATATGCGTATGCCAATTTTATTTGCTTAACAGAATCTATAAGGAATTCAAATAATTTTTCTATTTGCCTGAAAATAACGTCATTCATAGGATTAGCAAATAATTCTGGTGATATAACATTCTTTAATATATGATGCTTATAATTATAACCTAAGTTTTTATAATCATCATACATATGATCTTCTTTCTCTGTAAATGAATTAATATATTTAAATCTTGGCATAGTTCTTCTAAATATTCCTTTTATTTTAGATATTTATTACAGAAAAAGAGGATAACTCATTTCTGAACTATCCTCTTTTATTATTTATAATACATTATTGTTGATTTACAATAATACCTAAACATTTCTTTTCATTTATACTAATATCTATTAATGCATATTCATATGGATCATTCGCATTTTTTCCGAATAAAACATCTATAGATAAATTCCATTTATTAGAATCATAATATACATAATCTAATATTTCCTATCTTATCGCTGTAAGAATTTCATCTTTATCTAAATTCATTCTAAATAAGTATTTTTCAAGATTACAACCGAACATTGGTGTTCCTAGAACTTCGCCTGGTTTTGTACCAAGAACAACTCTTATCTATTGTAATAAATTAAATATTTCATCAGTAGACTCAACCATTGGTTCATAATCAAGATCCGTCGGTAATTTACAATATAATTCTCTAATCATAATTATTATGTTATTGTCTTAAAGTTTTCTAATGTTAATTTATTATTTTGTGTATAACCTATTAACTGCATATTAAACGCTGATAATGAATCTAATGATTGTGTATCCGAATATTCAACACCATCAGGTGAAGTAAATCCACCTCGTATCAATGGTAATATATCTCTAACATCCTTTGAATTTCCATTATAATCCTGATATGTTCTTGTTAAAATAATATCACCATAAGAATCAATACCATAAAAACCTCTTTCACAATATATATTTTCATTTTCAGCGTCTGCATCAAACCATACTTTTACTGAATCGATACCATCTATTGCTTCAAATAATGCAGTAATATCAGATAACGGAATAATATCTTTGCGCGTAAACTTTATAAGGTAATTAGATAACGCATTTAAACATGCAGAATATATACTCTATAAATTATAGCCTTCCCATATTTTTACCTATGTATTAACTGCAAATCTTGGCGTTTTAGGTTCAAGTATTTTATTTTCTACTGTAATTATTTTCTAACCTGAATTATCAATTAAATTAATAATATTATTCTGTTCATCAGTAGATAATGTAAATACAGATTCATCAACAGTAAAATAATTTGATGATGATGAAATACGTTTAGTTAAATCAGGAATTAATAAAAGATATACGGTATTATCAGCAAGATCTGTATCTTCTATTTGCTATTGTGCAAAATTACGTTTACTTAATATATCCTGTAAATTATTATATAACTCTTTTGCTTCATCTGATTGTTCTCCATATACAGAAACAGCATCCTACCAATCACTGAATGTATTCTTATACATTGTATTATATACATCATAATTAAGCTATGCCATATAATTAGCCTGCTTCTATGTATATCCTTTTATAATTTCTATAGTAGAAAACATATTCATTCTCTTAAAGAAATATCTGTAATTAATTTCATTAGCGAGAACAAATGATCTAGATGTATGCGGTGCAATTAACTATGTAAGTCGAATATCTTCTGCTTCAGAACCGAATATTACATCTGTATCACATTGAACTTTAAAATTATCTGCAAGTGAAATTTCAGAACCATCTGTTGCATAACCTGTTCCTTGTATTTCAAAATACTGATCCTAATCTAATATCTGTTTTGGAAGATTACCGGTTACACCATCAGTAACAATATATTCAACATAAATAGTTGCGCCTTCAACTGGAATCATACCCATTTTACCGTCACCAAATGTAACGTCAATACCTCCGTTTATACCTGTTTTAACAACACAAGCTTTCTGATCAAAACCAGCATCTATAAATGATTCTATTCTATCCCATAATTCACCATTTACATATACATTTATAAAATACTCATCTATATCTGCATAATTTCTTTCAGTAAAATTATATGATTGCCATTTATTACCTGTTGATGTTGCGGCCTGATATTTTACGGTTCCTTGTATAATTGTTGCTGTTATATAATTACCAGCTGTCATTGTTATCTATGCAGTATCAGCACCAAATAGTACAGTATATGTTGCACCATTAATCGCGCATAATAGTTTTGTTCTATTCGGTATGAAACATACATTACCATTTAAATCTTGATTACCGGTATCATAATAAACAATTTTAACTGCACCACGAGCAGCAATTGCTCTACCTGCATTATGCCCTGCTAATCTTGCTAAACCTCTGATTTGATCAGGTCTATATGCTGTTTTTATATTTAAACCTGTTATTGAATCTTCTATGTAATAGAAAATCATTCGTCCTAGATGTAAAATTACAGAAAGTAACTATGCAAAAGGTGAAGCCATTGTAAACTGTTGTTCAGATACATTGTATGTTTTTTTAACCCATGCAATAGCATCATTCCATAATTCTTCATACTTAAGACGGTTTAGCTTGAATATTTTTAAATCGTAAATTGATGCCATTTTTACTTACTTTTTTCTAATTTTTCTAGTCTTTTTTCAAGTTTTTCTAATGTTTTCTTTAAATTATTATTTTCTGTCTCTAAATCTGAAATTCTCTGTTCATGATCTTTCTTTGATTTCTAAAGATCACCGACAACTAATGAAATAGCAGCAGAATAGTTAACACGCCAATGATCAAGATCATCTTTATCCATTAAATAAGAAAGTCCGTGTTCTTCTAGATCTTGCGCAATAAATCCATAAGAAAGTTCAGAAGTATCAAGCCATCGGAATTGAATAACATCAGGAATATATGTAGATGCATCAATATGCTTAACGTCTGTTTTTAATTCAATATCAGAAGATGCATAAAACGCATTTGCATATATATTCTTTCTTGATACATAAACGTTTGTTTCAATATTACCATCATCTGCAATATATTTTGTTTCACCAATATCTCGTCCATTATATGAATCTTCTGTAATACCGAGAATATAATATTTCTTATAATCTGCAGTTGTATATGAAAGTGAACCTGCATTATATGTTTTCCACATTAATTGATTATTTGCATAATTAAATACAGGAACTTTACCATTTTCTGTAATAGTTGGTTTTATCCATGTAATACCTGGCGTATTTGCACCATATTCATTTGAAAGTGAACCCCAAAATGAAATATATCCAGAATCAGGGCATGATAATACGAGATTCTATCCATTATAACCGATACCAGGAAGTTCTTGAATCTTTTCTTCACCACCTTTCATTCCAAATACAATACCACCTGACATTCTTCCACCTGTTAACGGAAGATATGTAGATGCATTATATCTTTGAAAACTGTCAATTTTTGCATTTACGTTATTAATTGAAGTATTAAGAGTATTTAAATTATTATTTATTGTTGTTTTAATTTCATCTATTACTTCTGTTGCACGAACTGCAGTATCTATTGCATAAAGAGAAACATCGAGTCTGTATAAACCTGATGCTGTATCAGATTCAATCTTTGTTATATAATAGAACGGTAACTATGCCTTATTTAATGATTCCGAGATATTTGTTTTTGAAACTGAATTTAACTTATTTCCTACTACTAATAATCTGTTATTAAGAGATGTACGATAAACCTGCCCATTATATGTCTATTCAAAATATAGAGTTTCTATACAAGTCGCCAAAGAAACTGGTTTACCATCTCTTGTATATTGTTGTCTAACCTAAGCTGTCTACATTCAAATTATTTTCATTTAACTTATTTATTCGTGAAAATATGATATTACATAAAATAATATAATGTATATTATTCTACTTTGTATTTACTGCTTTCTGAAAAATCTATTCCTGCTTGTAAAGTATAAGTATGATTTCCGGGTTCATTTACGTCATGAGTATATAAACCTATATACTATATTTGATTTTTATAATTACTAAAAGAAATTTGAGTGACTTTGTTTGTAGTTGCATCATATTTTGCTAACAAATTCGGAATTTGTTGATATTTATTATTTTGAGGATTTCCTAAAATATCACCGCCACCTGATATATAAGTAAATTTTCCATACTTATTAAAAGTTGATTGAGTAGTTAATGAGTAAAAAAAATATATAGTTTCTGTAAGAGTAAAATTCAATGCAGGCATACTAATACTATTAGTAGTGATAATAGTACTATTAGGTAAACCTGTATCTAAATTTGCTATTGCATAAACTGCTTTATTAACAAGTAATTGCGATATTTCTACTCTATTAAAATAAAAATATTTATATCCTGACTATAATATTTTAAATAATGGTGTATTGTTATATTTATATGTAATGGTTCTCTAATTTTCACTATCGTTTTTTGATATACTTGCTACTATTAGTAAAGCTGTTCCAGAAGTACTTCCTTGCTGATTTATTGTATATGCAGAACAACCTGTTTGATCAGTACTTAAATCATATCTTGTTTGTGTTAAATTACCTTCATAATTTCCATCCTAATCTTCTAAACCAAAATAGAGTGGACTGCCATTATAAGATAATGTTACATTTGTTGCAGAACTATTAAACTTTATTGTTATAACATCATTTAATTTTTTATATGTTGTCATGATTTATTTTTATTTTCTATATCTATATGTCTCAATGGAATACTGTATGTTATCATACATACCTATTTTATTAAAACATAATTAACATATTTTTGTATAATATATGGTATGTTATATACAAATAATAAATAACAAAAATAGTATATTTAATTTAAATGGATAAAGTTTTAATAGGATTTGATTTTTCAATGAATAAACCAGCAGCTACAATATATTTCAGAGGTTAGTATTATCATTATTTTTGGCCTTTGAAAATAACTAATAAACAATAGAAAATGTATGAAGATGCTGATGTTTCAATAGTTAATAGAAATATGTCTTCAGTTGATACAAAAACGGTTGAGAATTCACAGTTAGTTCTTATTCATACTATCAGATCTACTGATTTAGCAAATTTAATTATAAATGATATTGATGATTTAATAACAAATAAATTCGAATTAACAGATTATGAATTATATGTATGTTCAGAAGGATTATCATATGCATCAAAAGGTGATGCTACACTTAATCTCGCAACATATAAAGGAGTATTATTATCAAAAATATATGAACATTATGGTGATCATCTGGCAAGACTTTATACATATTCTCCTATCACACTCAAAGCAACGGCAGGTTGTTCATCAAAAGAAGACCGCGCAGATAAAACAAAGATGATAAAAAAATACATCGCGTAGAATAATGATATAAAACTTCGTCTTTGTCTTGCAAACGGTTATATGAAGGCAAAAACAAATTATATAGCAGGTATTGATGATCTTGTAGATTCATATTGGGCATTAAAAACAATGATGCAAAAAGAAAAGGTATTTTAATTATGGCAACAATATTAGATATAGATTTAACAAATTCACCTGGTAATTCTTATGATTTTTTTTCAAATAAAAAAATGTCAGCAGGTACAGTTGAGACTGAAGATATGAAAAAAGGTCAACATAAGACAACAGTTGAAATGGTTGATATTAATGCATATGATTATGGTATCATTGATGTAGGTATTGTTCAGTTTGATGACACACTTCCATATTCAAAGAAAGTAGAAACTTCAAAATTAAGAATAGAATATTATAAAACTGAATTAAAAGATGCAGAATCATGGGTTAATGCATTACAAACAGAAATTAATAAAGTAAACAGTGAATTAACAGAATATCAAGATCAATATGAAGAAGCAAAAAAACAAGATCCACATTCAGCTCTAACGACTAATCTTAAACAAATTGTAAAGAATTATAAAGAATAGTTAAATGACTTAAATATTGAATTTTCAAAATATAAAAAAATTACATAGACTCATCCAAAATTAATTAAAGCATATACAAATTTTTACAATGATTTAACTAAATATGGCGAAAAGAAAGCAATAACACGAGTTGATGAATTTGGCAATGTAGAAGAAGCAGAAAAGGTTGATCTTGATAATCTTGACATAAACCAGGCACCAGGTATGGAAATATCTGGTGCAATTACTGATGCAGTAACACAATATCTTGAAGTTACTATATAGTCTTTAATTGCTGGAGGCGCTAGTAATTTAATGAATAACTTAGGTATTAATCAGGAAACATTAGGTATGGCATAGTCTATTCTCAATCTTATGGATTCCACATTATTTAATATCACAGGTATTATCAAAATGTTTCCAAAGAATATTCAGATGTTACCAAGTGCAAAAATAGCAATAGGTAGTATTTGTACATCATTGAAAGATATGTATATAGCAATTTATAATGACTTAGAAAATGAATATTATGAAACAATAAATGATGCAATTACAAATTTACCTTCAATTCAAGAAGTGTTAAAAGATGCATAGGAACTTTTGATGAATACTATATGGGTAATGATAAATGAACAATGTATTAAATATACAGGTTATACATTACCTGAATTATATTATATGTGTTCAGATTATATTCATAAGTATAAGGCATGGAAAGAAGCTCGTAAAGAACAAAAACGTAGAAAGAAAGAACAAGAAGAACAAGAAAAAGAAACAGGTATTCAACATTCTTCTGGCGGTACTGTATCATCAAAAATAAATGTGGATGTTGATCCTGATATTATAAAACAATCACTAATGGATGAATTATCGCACGCATCTGATTTAATATATAATTCTTTTATTATAATACAAATAAAAGATTCAATAGATGAAATTAAAATGTTAATAAGTCAATTTAATAATGTTGATTTAGATGTTTTAACTGATGGTATAGATTCATTTGAAGATTTTATGGATATGCTTGTTGAAATGGGTCTTGATTCTGATGGAGCAGTCATTTCATTAGAAAAAGCAATTCAAGATGGAATTAATCAATTCTCTGGAAATTTAACAAGTTTATAGAATCAGATAAAAGCACAAGCAATCTCATCAGGACTTCATATAGCTGCTGACATCGTGTCAAATACTACAGTTAGTACAGAAAGGAAGGCAGAACATTTATATGACTTTACGAATGATTTAAATACGTTTACAATGACTCTTAATATATATGCAGATCCAACAACAAAGAAAGCAAAGAAATAGTTAACAAAAGTGTTATCTAATGCACATCAAAAAGATGGTACGAAAATATTTGACTCTTCATCTGTGTTGTCTATTATAAATGCAATAGATGAAGGTTATGTAATGAGAAAAGATTAGACTATTGAATTATTAGAATTCACATTCAAAATCCATTTTGAATTAGATGGTTTTAATAAAACATTAAATGAACAAATAAATGCAATAGATGAAGCAAATAGGATTGCATAGGAAACTGCAAAGAAAAAAGAAGCAGAAGAAGCAATATCAAAATTTGAATTAGGTATTGTAGAAGAAGAATATACAGGTGATCCAACAAAAGCAACTAAAAGACCTACATTTCAATTGGTTCATGAATTATTTTCTATATTAAAAGAAATATTTCCACAATTAAAAGTTATACTAAAATTAATTAGGAATTATAAAATCAATAAGGCAAAAGTAGAAGCAAATGCATCTGGAAATCTTTTAGGAATGATAAAAGTAATTGCAGCAATTAATAAATTGTTTAAAAAAGCACATAAATCAAAAACAAATTTTTATACAGTACGCTCTTTAAAATTATATGATTATATAACAAATAGTATAACAAGTATAGGTACAAATGTTGAAATTAATATTGGTATTCCTGATACAAGAAAACTTTACTTATATTTGAAGAATGCTAAATCTAATTATGAAATAATAAAATAGGGTTTGCCCACTATTCTTTATATTGATCAAGATGCAATAACAGAATAGAGAAATGCCATGAAAAAAGATTTAGATAAAGCAGGAAATTATTTTGATGATGCATCTTTATTTGTTCAATATCCTGATCCAAAATATCAAGACGGTACTTTATTAGGATTAGATAAAGTTGAAGATGCAGATACAGAAATTTATTATTCTGATTCATCATTACCATTGTATGGTAGTCAGATATTAAGATGTTACGGAAAAGATTATGATTTATACACATGACAAAAGAAGAGAAAATATATTTAGATGACTTAATAACAAAGGCATTAACAATAGATACAGATGAAATTGAAGGATAGCAAACAATAAATCTTAATGATATAAATTTATGTGCAGTCGATTATGCAAAATCTGATATTACAACAGATTTTAAAGATATTGTCGGTTCTACTGATTTATCAGTATTATAGAATTTATATAATGACAAAGATTTATGGAAACTTATTGTAACTCCACCAGAAGAGGTTCCTGATATTTTATCTGATATAGATACAAGTACAAGAGTTATAATTGAATTTTCAGATGCAACTGTTAAAGATCCGACACCAGTTGAATATACACTAAATGTAAAACCTGGCGATACTATAGATAACAATACTATAATAGGTTCTGTAAAACAAGACGGAAAAATGAAACCATTAAAATCAATATTTGAAAAAGGACGTGTAATGTCATCAAATAATGGTGAAGATTATTTCAGATTATATCCGTCAAAATGTAACAGACATATTGTATTGGAAAATACATTACTTGGAATGAATGAAGATTTTAATGTAGTTGAAGATATATCAGCAGTTAATGAAGAATTTCAGAAAGAAGGATATTTATATGCATTAATAACAAATAATTTATGTTAGTCTTTATTACCTTGTGTATTAGCACGAAGATATAGGGGTACATATACACGTAAAAATACAGTAAGCGGACGGTATCAGCAAAATTCTGGATGGTATCTTGATTCATCTGATATAAGTTATGATAATTTAGATATTTCTATAATTAGTGCGAATAAGAAGGAAGGCTTTAAGAATAATAAAAAATATGATACATCTTTATTTACATTTGATATTGTAAATGATAGATTAAATACAGGTGTAACTATCTTTGATACATCTATTATGATGAATTTAAACGAGTCTCAAGATGAATTCGGTTCATCAATTATAGCAGAGGATGTAACAAAGTCAGATATGAAATCATGGAGAAAACGTGCAAAGAAAAAAAGAAAAAGAAAGAAGGTAAAAAGAGAAATTAAAGATAAGGCATATAGACAAACAAATAGAATTAAAACTGCAAGTAATCCTTATGAAGCAATACAGAAAGAAAGTAAGCGATTATTAGATGCACGTGAAAAATATGTAAATGATATTATTAAAATATATAAATCATTGGATACATTACCATTATGCAAATATGATAAAAATTATACAGACTGTAAATTTCTTATTAATGAACATATTGACTCAGACGTATATAAAAATGTAAAGCAATATGATGATGATTTTTCATATATACCTATTGGTGATGCTGATAGTTATCAGAATTATTATTATAGTTTATTGACTAATATTAATTTATTACCAGGAACATCCGATAAGTATTCATAGGAATTTTATAATCTTATAACAGATATTATAAATAAACGCGTAATTGTTGAATAGAGAAAAGATTCTGATTTGATGTTAGATTTTATGAATTTATTCAATGATAATGTTAAACCTATATTTAATAATATCAATGGAAAAAATGTATCAGAAACTAAAATTAAATAGGAATTTAACAAATTTAAATAGTTAATATCATCATATGTATAGAATGAGAATAAGGCATATAAAGAAAAGATAACTAAATAGTTTACAGTCGATAATAAAGAGAAGTACGGTTAGGAATTAGATGATACCGCTATTTAGAATGCTGGTGAAAAATATTCAGGTGATAATGAATATAAACAAATATATGATTATATTTCTTCATTATATAAATATGATTCTGATGAAGATTCTGACGCTCCAAATGAAATATGTTCGTAGTTAGCTACTATGTATACATATATAAAATCTTATGATAGTTAGAAAAATCCTTATAAAGAAACTGATAAAGATAAACCATATATATATTTAGAATTAGTATAGGAAGAGTCAAAGAAGATAAGAGCATTTTGGGATAAAATCATTAAAGAATATAAAGATTGTACATATGATAAATGCTATAATTCATTAATAAATCTTGCTGATAAAATGGATGAATATGCATAGTGGCCAACTCCTTAGGATATTACAATAGATAATATATATTATCAACATTACTTATTTGAAAATATATATCCTGCAGATTTAGATAGTTCAATAAATGACATAAGTATAGGTGATTACAGTTTTCCTGAAGAAGTTGAATTTCCAGAAATACCTGATGAATATCCAGTAGATGAAAACTGGGCATTGGATGAAATGAATAAACATGAACAATTACCGCCAGATGATATAAATGCGATTACAATTAAGGATTATCCATATTGGAAAAAATATTTTGCATTAGCAACACTTATATGTATTGTACCAACATTTTGGAATTGTGGGTTGGACATATTTCCGTTCATTTAGAATATTCCATTACCATGTATATTCATAGCTATTAAATCAGTATATATACCAATATTTGGTATAATTATGGTATTTGGTATAGGTATACGTGGAATGTATCCATGGCCTATTATTTTATATGTAAATGTATCAGATCAACCTATATCTATATTAACACCGTTAATTGCAATATTAGATAGATTAAAGAATACATTTTATGGTAAATTAGACTCTATTGAACAAGTACCTATTCAATCACTTGTAAATGCATATATAGCAAAATTAAATAAGGAAATTAATGAATTAAAGAAAGAAAATATGAAATTAGATAATTTCAAAACTGTTATAAAAGCATTAAAGGTTCCTAAAGCTGAAAGTATTCAGAGAGAATTTGCATCTATTGTAGATCCATCTATTGATATGCGATAGAGACTTACTAGAATAGAATCATTATCAAGAAAATCAAAAGCACAATATTTACGTAAATAATTATGGAATATACAAAAGATAAATTTTTAACAGATATTAAAAAAATGAATAAAACAAATGACAAATATGAAGATAAAGCATATGAGTCTATTGTAAAAAATTTATTTTTATAGGGTAAAAGAGGTAAAGAAAAAGCAATGGGATTAGATGAATATGATTCAGAATCTAATTCTAAATTAACTTTAATACCTGGACATATCTATATGTTTAAATATGTTACAGACACAACAACAAAATATAATGATGGCAGAGTAAAGTTTGAATATTACGATACATTACCATTGGTATTATGTACAGGTAATAATAAAAATATCATATAGGGTATAAATTTGAATTTATGTAATTATGATTTACGTACTTTAATATTAAATGATATTTATAATTTAGATCCTAATTTTTTTAATAGTAATGCATCTGTATAGGCACATCAAGGTCAATTACCAATATCATAGAATATCAGTAAATTCTTTTTACATGAGGGTGGTTAGACTAAATTGCTTAATTATATTAAAAAGAAATATAATTTAAAAAACGAAGGTTTTATATTCAGAACATATAATATAACTAAAATAAAGGATATAAGATTTATTGAACCATGGCAATGGCAATATATTCCGTTTTTAAAATATAAACAATCTGTTAAAGAATCTATATTAACTATGATATAGAATATAACAGGAATTAATAAAATTAATATTTAAATATAAAATGATTTATTTCATATCAGGACATAGAGATTTAACAATAGAAGAATTTAAAAAACATTATATTCCAAAAATTGATGAAGTATGTGCATTTGATAAAAATGCAAAATTTGTTGTAGGTGATTATTGGGGTGCTGATACATTTGCACAGGATTATTTAGTTAATATAGGTTATGGTGATAATGTAACTGTTTACCATATGAATGATAAACCTATGTATATAAATAAATTCATCACACATACAAAACCTAATTATAAAGATGATATTGATAGAGATTCTGCGATGACACATGACAGTAATTTTGATATTGCTTTTATAAGAGAAGGAAAAGTAAATTCGGGAACAGAACAGAATATAATGAGAAGAATAATGTTTAAATAATAAAAAAGGAGATTAACTAAAACTGTTAATCTCCTTTTATAATTTAATTTAATGGATACAAATATTTGTTTATTGATTGAATTTGACTTATGTTAAATTTCTATTGAATAATGCTTGAATCTAATTCATATTTTCCTTCTTTTATAACAGACGGTCTTCTTAACATTAAGACAACATTATATTGTTCTTCATCATTAAACATCATTCGAGGGTATATATTGTAACATAAGTTATATGGCATTTTATTTACATCTAAAACGCCATTTTCTAATGTAACTGCATTATCAAAATCTAATTGTTTAATATATTGTTTAGATTTTGAATTTTGTACTTCCTCATTATTTGTTGTATAATATGGATAACACCATGAAGCCTGATATAATAACTGATTAAATAATATAGGTGGCGTATATGCATCTCGCTTATCAGGTTTGTTTATATCATATGTTTTAACTTTATTACGTCCTAAATCAAAGAATTGTAATTCATTCTATTGTCTTACATCTTTTAATGACATATATTGATTATACTGACTATTATCTGCAGAATTTGGCAAATATTGATAACCGTTTCCATATGTTTCTATATGTCCTCTAAAAGGATTATCTGTTTCATAATGATATGATTTTTCATATTCATTATTCCATTTCATCATAGATTTCAATAATGAATCAGTTCTTAAATTTATATCATTATACTGATGAATATATACAGCGGAATTATTACTTAATTGACTATACTAAGACGCTAATAAGCGCTAATTATTATATATAAAACTATATTGATCATTCAATAAACGTGGTGTAAATATATTAGAATTAAATATAAGTCTAAGATAATTTTCTGTTATATCATCTGTATCTTCACATAGCCATGTATTTTTATACAACTTATTTGGTAATAAAGTATGAATATCATTTATATTCTATGTAAATATTGATAACGTTTTAATATTATCTTGTAAATATCTATTTTTAAATGATATGGAATTCCAGTTTGGTATTTTATATGCTTTATTATTTACTTTCTTCTATGATATTTCATCATATCTATATGGCATAATAGCAATATTTGTAACTTCATCAGATCCGAACCATTTTCGTACACCTATAGCATTTGGATGTTGTAAATATCTTGTTTGAATAGCAGATATATTCTATGCATATGAAGCAATATACGAAATAGGAGCAATACTTAATTTAAGCATATTTGATTCATATAAATTATCTTTATTTATATCTTCCGCTTTTAATGTAAATGTATGTTTATTATCAGATGTAATAATTTTAATTTTATTAATAGTATACTGTAAATTAAACGTATATGGTTCAGGATTCTATGATTCTATATATATTCTTAAATACCATATACCTGACATTGCTTCATCAATATTAAATTCATAATATTCACCATCATTATCTCTCTATAATTCTTTAGTAATATCTTGGTTATCAAGTTCATTTGCACTAATATTATAAATATCAATACCAGGTTTATATAATGTATACTTAAATATCCACTCTTTTATTGTATTATCATCTGCACTTAATGACGGTTTATCAGATATATTTTTATTGATATATATTCTTAATTTAGGATCTGGTAAATATTCTTTATATAATCCCCAATCATCATTACTGAATTTATCTATTTCTAATGTCATGAAAGTTTGGAATTGATTACATAAAATACCATTTGAAGAATTATTTATATTTTCTAATGATTCTAAATCATTATAAATATTCATTTTAACATCAGGAATAGTTCGTTTTTCAATATATCCTTTTATAATTCTATTATAAGTAACAGTATTACTATAAACTATTTTATCTGTACTATTTGTTTCATCAACTGCAGTATCATCTTCTATAGTATTGTATTTAATTGTATATAATATTTCTGTATTAGGTATATTTATAACACTAGCATCATATACATATTTTAAGAATTTATCATCTGGTATTTTTGTAATAACATCTTTTTCAATATCTTGAGTTGACTGTTTTATATCCTTTACTTGACATATACCTGTATCAGTATTTAAAGAAATAGTTTTTTTACTACCATTTTCATATACACAAAGATTATATAATTTAGTTAATTTATCTTTAAATTCTAATGTCATACTAATACTAGTATCTATAGTAATATCAAATACGTCATCATAATTTAAAGTTCTATTTAAATCTCTATGATGTACCTATACAAATGAAGCATCTATATCAAATTCAGATGTCTGATAATTAAAATCAGCACGAGTTAATTTACTGAAATATTTAATACCATGTTTATTCCCTATATATTGCTATATAATATGATGTCTATATTTCTATGAATCATTATCAGATTTATCTAATGATATTTTCAATATAGAAGAATCTGAATAATCGAACTATTTTGTATCAATATCAGAATAATAACTTGTATCAAAATAATTATTAAATTTTGCATTAGTCTATAAATTATTACTTCCATCATATATTAAAATAGATGAATCTATATGATATTTCTTATAATAATATCCGCTACTCACATCTATAACTTTATCATATACTTTATACTATTCTACTTCTTCTGTTTGAATAATACCTTTTACATCTTTATATATATTAAATATTGCTTCATTTACAGTTTTTGGTAATAAAGATCTTACATTTTCTAATGTAGATGTATCCCATGTGTTAATAAGCACTTGTTTAATTTCAGAAGATGTCACATTTTTATAACTTTCATTGTTATAATCTCTAATATAATTTCCGTTATCATCTGTTTTTGGTACTCTTACTTTAGATAATGATGTATCTGTAAATGTTCCTTTTATATAATTAGAATAATAACATGATCTAACACCTGAATTTTTAGTACTCGTATCATTATAATTATAATACATATGAACATATCCATATACATAATCGTCTTTAGAAACATCAATACTATTATTAAAGAAGTTATCTACATTCATAATAAAAGACTATGTACTGGAATCATAATTATCTTCAGTTAATGTATAACAATTTCCAAATGAATTTAAAACTAATTCATTATTGTATAATGTATTTAATGCTTCTATATTGCCTTTATTATTATTTCTAACATATAAATTATCAATATATAAATTTCTAGATGCATCAAGTTGTTCAGATATATTAGTATTATCTATATATATTGACATATTAGAATTTAAATATGACTATATTTCTAATAAGTGTGAACTATAATTTAATTTTAATAATACTTCTTTATTTGTATTCAATTTCTATGTATACTTATTAAGTTCCCTACCATTATTAAGATATAAATGTGTTTCTTCTGTATTTAAATATCTTTCGGGAATAATATATTGTTCATCTGCAACATCAATACTTGGATCATTTAAATGTTCAACTTTTACTGGTTTACTATTAATACTATCTACTACATATGTAACATTTATAGGATAATTATTATATAATTCATTAGCTATAAACATACCTTTTATAGATTGATTATTATTATCACTACTATCAACAATATTTAATCTATTAAATTTACTCTTATTCACAGTAAATGGTTTTTCATATGTTATACTGTTTGCTAACTATGTAGATGTACATGTTGTTAAATCTTCTGTAATTTCTATTACACAATCAATAGAAGAATTTTCTAAACTGCTATTTAATATATAAAGTAAATCACCTTCATTATATTTTGGATCTAATCGATATTCATCTTTTGCATATGTTATGTCATAGTCTTTATCATCATAATCAATAGAACTATTTTTTAATGTACTTGTATCAATATATTTAAAAAAAGAATCAAATGTACCAAAATATATAGAATTTCCAGATTTACCTTTTTTACCTTGCTAACCTGTTACACCAATTCCAGGTAATCCATGTTTATATATATTATTCATTTTTAATTAGTTGTTCTTTTTCTTATACCAGACATATTTTTATTTTTAATATTAACATATGCTTCTATACCATTAATTACAGATATTGCAACATTTGGTAAATCAGTATATTGTACTTTATTAATTAAATCATTTAATTTTACATAATCATAATCCTATCTAAAATTATAATCTCTAATTGATGGCATTACTTTTATAAAATCAGAATGATCTTTATTTTGAAAATGAATTACTGTATTTCCATTATCATATGTACTGACGAAATCATTCCATTGATTTGTATCACTTTCATTATCATCAGCTACAAATGATATTTTATAAACAACACCATAATATATAATAGATGTATCCTTTTTTGTATAACTATATATTGATGCATCTAATTTACATGATAAATCTTTTACTGAAGCTATATAATCTGTAATTGGTTTTGATTTATTATCTGCTGTTGTATAAACGGGTGAATATTCATTATTTGAATTATTTGTATTATTAAATTTAGTATATACATTAGCATTTAAATAAATCGGATATTTTGAACTTATCATGAATCCATTATATTTTTTACTAAATTTAATATCTAAATTCATATCATGTTGACCACTATATAATGATTCTAAATTAATAAAATTAATATCATTATCTGTATCTTTATTTGTATCTTTATTTGTATCTTTATTTGTATGAGAAACAGTTAATAGACTGTTTCTCTACACTGTTTCACTATCATCAGTTTCATTGTCATCTGATATAATAAATTTATGCGCTCTAAGTGTTCCAGAATTATTAGTATCACTAAATATATCAGAATTATTTGTAGAATTAAATTTTCCTATATACTTTAATTTTTCATTAGACCATATTTGATTAGTTCCGTTATTTATATCTCTTATCAATTGATTTATATCCATTAAAAGATATACTTTTCCAGCTGGATCTACAAACTGATCACCATTTACGAATTTTCTTTTTAACTATATCTACTCATTTTTTACTGGTAACATTCTAGATGTAATTTTTCTGACAAAATCCAGGTATTCATCAGGTAACGAGTATTCACTGAAGAATAAACTCGTTCCTGGTGTACCTTGTTCACCGTCTTTACCTTGTATACCATATGTGGCAATACCAGGTGCATATGTATCATTATGAAATCTCTAAGAAATCTGCATACTTTTTATCGTTTATAAATTTTAACAGTTGGATATATATTCTTACCAGTTGTTTCATTCAGTACAATAGTTAATGTATTTAAATTCTCTTTCGTTTCAAATTTAGTTGAATAATTTTCATACTTATTATATGTACTTAAATTATCTGGTTTTTCTGTTACTATATTTATAACTGAATTTGGTTCAGTATCTTTTGAGAATAGTTCAACTTCTATTTTTGATTTATCATTGTAATAAACAGATAAGGTATTATTAATATAATTCTTCTAACCTGTATATTGTGAATCTTTAAAATATATCCAGTTCTCATTAAACTGATTATTATTTATGAAATGATTAAATATCGCAGAAGATATATTAATAGTTATCGTTGTAGTTCTCTAATTATTAGCTGACATATTAAATGAAGCATCTGAGAATTTAACTGTTAAAATATCATTTGCTGTTGGATATGACCAATTATTAAGCAATATATATTCATTATGAATTACCATACAATGAGAACCGAAGAAAGACTTATCATCAATACCTGTTTTGTGTCCATCAATACTGATATACTCATTTTCTGAAGTATATTTTCTATAATAATTATTATCCCATGTAGCACTTAATAATGATCTTTCATTTATTAAATAATAATTTTTATTTAACTTCTGTAATTTTGTATCCTCAAAAACTTTATTACCCGTATAATTCTTAATTCTATTAATTGATTTTAATTTTGTATTTGACTACAATAAATCGACATTAAGAATATCTTTTAATTCATCATCCACATAAAAATCAAACATATTATTTGTATTAGGTGTAAACCAACCATAATTAAACTTAATCTGATTAGGTATAGATAATGTAAATATTAAAGGATTATATTCTTCTGTATTCTATATATGCTTTACTTCAGAATTATCTGGTATAATATATACATCTATATCATTTGTAAATGAATTTACATATCGTAATAATTTATCTTTTGCTGATTCTGTAGTTATCAATTTACTGATATATTTTTTGAATTGTACAAGATTATTACCTGTCATCAATTTAGTTCTTTTTAAAAGACCGGTAGAAGTGTCTTTATATGTCATAATAAATTGATTACTATTAAGAATATTAGATAATTTTAACTATGTTGGATTATAATAAGTTTTATTTATAGTTGTTGCTAATTTTGTTTCATTTAATGAAATTTTCTTTGGATACAATACATTAGAAATAGATAAAGTCTGATTGCTTTCTGATTCATCTGATTTAGTTAAATTAATAACACGTTCTAATATCTGTTTTGCTGTATTATTATAATCACCATCAGCTTTTGTTATAATATAAGAATGACTATCAGATGAAATAATATCTAAAGAACTTATATTTGTTGGCATATCAACAATAAAACCAGATTCACTATTATATAATAATCCCCTATCATATACATTATTAACTGAAACATATTCATTACAATCAATAGTATCTTCTAAAGAATATGTTACAAACTATGGTTTATTTAAATCAACATTATTTTCAATCATAGTAACATTAGGAATATCATACTATACAAATAATGAACTCCACATATTATGTCTATCAATAATACTTAATAATTTTTTATGGAAATTATTTCTCTTATGTGATAATATACTATTACTTGTTGAAACAACTGTTTTGAAATCAATATCATATGGTGAATTTAATACTGAATAATCTGCATAACTCTAATATTCACCATCTGTTAAATTCTTTATATTATTTGCACCTTCATGCTGATAATCTATATAGAACTAATGATTTATTAATAATATAAATTTCTCTTTTAATGATATATAAAGTTCATTAGATTTTGTTAAATCATAATCAGTTAATACGAATGCTTCAAAACCTGAATAATCTTCAAGATGAATATAACTATTAACGATTTTTGTATTTAACTTAATATTAAATTTAATTCCAGAAAATATAAATTCAAGACTCTTTATATTTGAATTATAATATACTGAAGCAGTGTCTATATTTGTATTATCAATTAATAATTTTTTAATAGAATGCTATACCGAACCATTTAATATACTTTCTTTATATGTTGTCGATTCATTATTAATATATAATATATTATCTATCTTATTAGTTACATATTGATTTGTATAATAATCTGATGCTGTATAAATATTTTCACAGAAATTACCTTTTATTTCATATTTTTCATTTAATGTATTAACATCCAATATGTTATTATTATCATAATATTGGCCATTTGATTTCCATAAGCATTGTGTTAATGGAACAATAGGCCATAATAATTCACTGTTATTTGTATTAGATGGATTTGCAAAATAATTAGTTGATTTTAATTCTGGAATTTCTGTATCATAATTATATGTCTGATATTTCTACTTATCAACTATCTTCAATACTGTATTATCTACAAATGAAATATAAGGCGTTGTTTTAGTCATCTGATTAGCAGTAGTGCTAATATAGATATTTTTAGGCGTTACTAAGAATTTTGATCCTTTTTGAGCGTTACCTTTATTAAATTTCAATTTACCATTTATAACTTCATACATAATACCGTATTGTATTCTATAATCACTTTCATCTGTTGCAATAGAAGTTCCTGCAGGTATATTGATAATAAGATTATCTTCATTATGTAATGTTCTGCTTAAATCTATTGTTGTATCAATATCCTTGATATTCGTAATACCCATAATAGAAATAGAAACTGCTGTAGGTTTATATAAATGTATTTTATTTGTAACCAATAAAGATTCATTTATAGTAGAAATCATGCAAGTATCTACATCATATGGGTTTGTAATAACACATACATTCTATACAGTATCAATTATTTGCTGTTGATCATTTATAGTATAGTTTTTATAAAGAACTGTTTCGAATATATTATTTCTCAAATAACCATTTATAATATTAAATGTATTTACTGTATCATAAATACCGTTTACATTATATACTAAAGGATATTTAACTTTATTAATTAAATCTGCTATATCTGTATTAATCTGATATGTATAATTTAATTTTTTTGTAGGTTCGAATTTAACTATATTGTTATATCTCCATCCTAATGTTTCAAATGAATAATTTGAAAATGCACAATAATAATTATCAAAGAAATCTGATTGATTTGTCAATGCATGCATTTTATAAGTCATGTTATTATTAAAATATGAAATCGTATCAGATTTTATATTATTAATATCTTCACTCTCTACATAGCAATGCCAACAATTAATATTAATATCTTTATTATCAACATATGTTATCCAATCATTTTCATCATCATGTGCTAATGAATTATTTTCGATATATTTAATTTCTTTATGTGGTAAGAAATCAAGACTATCAGTATATTCTTTATTTGTAGTATAAATAATTCCATTAATTCCTGTATATGCTGTATAATCATATGAAAAATCATCAAACTTTGGTGGTAATATATGCTATACATACATACTGTCATATGATGATATTATAGAAATACTATTGTCATTATATGATTGAACTCTAATAATATCTGTATTGAATTTTTCAATACATTTGATGATACGATTTATCTGTATATCTAATGACGCTGTTATATCATTATATTCTGTATCCTGAGAATAGAATGATATTCTGTAGAAATATGTATTTTCAGAATATCTGCATTTTTGTTTACCAACATATGGATTAATGTTATAATCTGTTTCTAATAAACGTTCATCATTAGATGCAATAAGTTCATAAACAATATGTTCTGTTGTTAACTAATTTTCCTCATATGTATTAGCAATATTAGTGAATGATTTATTGACAATAGGATAATCTAATGCTATGAATTTAATATGTTCACCGCATTCAATAGGTTTATGGAAATGTAATATCATAAAGCTTTTATCATTATCTTTATCAATATTAATTTCTGTTGAATCTAAACTTATTAAATTAGAATCAGGTGTATTAGTAACATAATTCTTAAAGAATTTCTATAAATCTATTTTCGTCTATATTCTACCAACATTATTATTAGTTATTGCAAAGAATAATCTATCATAATAATTTTTATTGAAAATTACATTGAATATATTCTCATCACCTTTATATATGTTTCCTTGTTCATCATATTTTGTCAATACCGTATTTCCTGTATTATTTTTAGATGAAACAATATAACCATAATTAATAAAATCATTAGCAGTTAAATATAATCCAAAATAACGATGCATTGAATATTCTTTCATATCATCGTCATTAAACATAAATTCAAGATTTATAATATTAGAATATATAAGATTATGTCGTTCAAAACCTGCAATAATATAATTATTAAACATTTCCTGTTTATTAGGAATATCAGAATTTAATATTTTAGAACCGAAATATGTTGTTTCTGACTGATTTACAAGAATACCGCGTTCTACTGAAATTCCTTTCCATATATTGTTACCTTGTCTGTAATAAGGTGAATTCTAATTATAATCCTATTCTATAAACTGTAAATAACATTGACCATAATTAGATAACATATTCTTATAGTTATTGAGATATTGACCGATTGATGTTGTTGTTCTTAAATCATATGTCTTAATAACTTTAGAATCTTTAATTAATGTTTTGAATTTCTCTATATCATTAATATCTTTTCCTGAATATGTTTCTTCATTAAAGACATCATCATATCTAAATATTGCAAAGAACTCTGGTATATCATTTCCTATATGAAGAGGTGCAAGTATTTTCATATTTTCAGAATAAAGACTATCTGTATTTGTTTCTGCTCCATATTCATACATGGTTTCATATTGATCTTTATAATCATTATAAACCTTATGAGCTTTAAGTGAATTTTCTGGAAGTCCAAATAAATTCTTTATAGGAATATTTTTAAATACTTTCTTTATATCTCTTGGATAATTACCTTCTGATGAAATAGGATATTTTCTAAAATTCTTATTATTTAATGCAGGATTTGCTTTAAATGTATCAAGATATAATTTATAATCAGTATCAACTACTAATTTAACATTACCTGACAATTTTGGATTTGCGCGTAACAACATAGATGAATGATGTCCTGTATTAAGTTCATATCCTTTATTATCATAATTTGTAAGATGTTTTTCATTTTCATCATTTGTAATTAATAATTCACCTGTTATCTAATCACCGTCTTTATGTTTAATTGTTAAATTTATGCTATCTGATTTTTCTTTTGGATAATCATCATCTAAACTTAATGTAAATATACCTGGTTCAACATTAGATAATAATGTACCATTAGTTAAATCACTCTATTTAACACCATTAATACGTAAATAATTACTAACATCATTATTATTGATTTTAATTTCATACTTATATGTATTACTTGTATTTGACGCTGTATATAAAAGAGTATTAGAATTCGTATCAGGTGAAAATACTAAATTATTGAATTTAGCATTATTTATTATTTTACTATTTACTGTTGTAACAATATCATTAAATGGATTATCTTGACTAATTACAGCTTCATTGAATTTATCTTTATTGATATTAATATCAATTTTATTTTTTAAAAACGAAGAGTTCGTATTAATAGTTAATAAACCATTCTTTCTATACATTAAATCTTTAATAATATTAGTATCAGTTAAACTATCATCAAATTCAAGTGTATCTTTATCCTAATAATCATATACAGATGTATTAACCCCTATATATCCTGAAAATACAGGATATACACCATATCTAGGAATTTGCACATTTATATTATTATTTAACAATGAATTAATACAGTATTTTGTTTCTATACTATGTCCTTCTTCATCTTGAATAACCTTATAGTTGTAAATTAAACTGGAACTATCTAAAGGTTTTTTAGGTACATTTCCATATACTATATCATTAATATCATAATCAAGTGAACTATCAATATAATATCTATTATCCAATACAGGAATTTTTTTTCCATTAACTATTATAAATGAAGCCTTTATAGGATAATAATTTTTATTGTTAATATAATATTTTTGATATACTGCTCTATATGATGAATCATATATAATTTTATTTTTGTCTTTATTTTTTGATATATGAAGTTTTTCTGTACCATATGCTAAAGTATCCATTAAATTTATCTATGAAAATGAATATGGTGTACTATATGTTGTACTTAAATTATAAAAATCACCTAACTATTTAGCTATAGAAGAACATAAATTGTATCTTTTAGTAAATGTACTTTCATCAGTATCACTTAATATATTTTCATTTATAACGGATGAGTCTTCTAATGCATTCATACAATAATTATCTATTATAAATGTATCTAACTTAAAATAATTCTAACCAAATATTTGTTTTTTATTTGTATCTTTATCTATATCTACTGCACCATTAAAATATATTTTTCCATCTGGAAAATATTTATTTTTATTTTCTTGTTTATTATATAAATTAGTATCAACAGATCCGTTAACATAAAATGCATAATAATCCTATTTTGTATCTTTATCTATTTTATATGTAATATTTCTATCTTTATTATAACTAGCATATACAGTAGGAGACCAAATATCAACAGGTTTATAATCAATAAATCTAACTTTTATATATTTTGTTTTATATCCTATATATGCATCTTGTTTTACAATTACTTCTTTATATGCACTAACTGACATTAATGATTTAGGATCTGTAAAAGTTGCATCAATTTTAAATTTTACAATATTTCTTTCTTCCATTGTAAAATTATCAGGTACATTAAATACATTTTTATGTATTTTATCTTTATCTTTTTCATCAAGACTAGGTTCTAAATTTGGCAGTAACAACTCTTTAGAGTTATTTTTATCAACTATATTTTCAGAATTTTCAATATTATATAGTTTTGGAACTAATCTAAGAACAAATGGATAAGTATTATTAATTTTTGTTCTCCATCCATTTGTTGATGAATTTTCTAGTCCTTTAGGTATATAATTTTCGTTTATATGTGATTTATTATCACTCCAATAAATTCTAACAGTTATTTTATAATTAGCTAATGTATAATTATAATTTTTATCTCTACTATCTCTTGCATTTATAAATACACCTTCATCATATGATGTATTCTACTAAAAATAATTATTATAGTAATCTGGATCACTCGAATACTCATCTGCACCACTTGATTTTGACGGTTTTATTTCATTATATCTTATTTTATTTGTACTATATGCATTATTAAGACCATAAAAAGGTAAATTTTCAAAATATACATCCATTTCCATACGTACTGGATATGGATAATCTACCTTTACATGTTCTTTATCTTTAAACTAAAATGTTGTTGGATCATATACATATCCTAATTTTTCTGTATCCATAATAGGAATAGGATATTCAACATCTTCATAACCATTCAATAAAACAGATGTATTAATAACAACATCTTTTTTATTAGGTGTTAACTTAAATAAATATTTCTTCTATTTTGCCATTTGTATCCTTAAATCAAATTCGTTTCATTATTTATTAAGCTAAAAAAGAGATATTACTTTTTGAATTATGTAATATCTCTTTAATTTTATATTATTTTTATATTATTCATCTTCTGATACACTAATGTCATAATTAATGTAATTAATACTTGCAATATCACCCAAATATCCTACATTATCAAATTCTTTATCAATAGAATCTACTTTATCCTATAATGATATTGACGTAATAACTTTTGTTCCTGTTGATTCATCTGTATTTTCATATGCAATATTCTTTGCAATATGTTTAAAATACAAACCATTTACAGAATTACTGTTTGGTATTGTATCATCTAAATGTGATGTCACACCAGAGGAACTTAATGTATTATTAATTGCAATAGTTAATGCATCATCATTAACATCTTTAATTAAATCAGCAATTTCATTTGTAGATGAAAGATTATCAGGGAATGATATAATAATAGAATTAGACCAATCAGATCTTAAAGGATTTGATGGATAACCAGCTTCTGATATAGATCTTACTTTTATTTCTACACGTTCACCTTTCTATATAGGTATATCAATCTGATTAATATTTACTTCTGTAGAATCTGCAACATTTTCTACTACCCACTTATATCCATTACCGTCATTAACTTTTGTTTTCATCTAAGACTATGAAATATTCCAATCAGAAAAAGTACCAGTAACACTTGATCCTGTATTCTAATCATTATAAGTGAATGTATTTAATAATACTGGTGTATTATCTTCTTTCACATAACGGTATGCAATATCAAAACCTATAATTTCTTCCTATAAACCTGGATTTCCAATACGTGTTTTCTATACAGGTACAGAGAAGAAACCTCTGATTCTATATTTCGGATTTGTTAATAAAGCGCCATTAGATCTTACTTCAGACTAAAAAGCCGATACATTACTTGAATAACTTGACTGAGCATTCTATAACTCTAATGTTTGCGTGTTTATTTGCTCTTGTTTCGCATTATAATCACTGATGTTAGTAATATTCTATAATTCAGATTTTAGGTCCGCTATGGCAGATTTAAGGCTATCTATCTTGGTCTTATCATCTGCTATAAGTGCAGCAGTATTCTTAATCGTTGTTGTATCAATGGCTGCATTAATCTATGTATTAACCTGAACGACTCTCATATCTGATTCAGATAATGTAGGTGCATTTGGTTTTTGTCCACTCCATGCAGTAACAGTTCTTTCTTTTGCTTCATCTATCATCTTTGCACCCCAGTCAACTACATAATTACTGTAATATTCTGTTAATGATGTTGATGTAACATTACCGTTACCATCTTCATATAAAAGATTATTTGTATCTACTCTTACTGGTGTTGACCATGTATTACCCTATAAATTATATGCTTCAGAAATTCCTTTTACATATATAATATCATATTCATTCGCTCCAACTCTTACTGAAATTATTTTACTTCTAAACGGATCTTCATAATAGTTAAGAGTTGCATAAACACCTGGTAAAGCAGCGCCTACAATTCGTTTTAATCTGACTTTACTTGAGTTCTAATTAATTGCAATAATTTCAAAAATAGAATCACTGTATGATAACTAATCACCAATAGATAATATATTATTCTTCCCCTAATCAATACCTTCACTTGAAATAGTAGAATATGTTATACTGTCTAATGTATACCATACATTTCCGTTAATAATATCAGGATCTTGTATAATCTGAAATATTCCAGATTTTGTATTTCTCACTAATGGTAACTATACAATTTCTTCATCTTCTGAATAAGAAATATTACTATTTGCTAATAATGATTTTAATGAAAGATAATCATATGTTGTTGTAGATATTTGATTATTCCATAATGTTGTTGCTGCATCATCATTAGAATTAAGTATAACTCTAACAACTTTAACTCTATCAGCGTCATCATCAATCTAACCTGTTAAGTCAATATCTACTGTTAAACCAGGAAACATTAAATTTTCAAAAAACCAATTTGTATCTAATTTAAATGTAGACGGATCCTATAAGCCATTTATCTAATCTGGTGTTTTTGGTATTGAACTTAATTTAATTGTTCTTCTTGAGCCGTCATTAAGGTTAATTGTACCTTTACCGGTTGAAATTGTATTAAGAGATTCTTCAACAGATTTTAATCTATTAACAATAGATGCATAACTTGGTAACTAATATCTTGAATTTGTTCCCTATGTATCTTGATATTCATAAGTAACGAAAGTATCATTTGTTGTTAAGGATCTTTGCATAGCGGATAATAATGAAAGTTCATTAGTTTGCTATGCAATCGTTTTTCGCATATTTTCTGCAAAACTGTTTATATTATTATTTGTACTCATTTCTAATATTATCCGTTATTTTTACTTTCTAATTCATCTATTCTCTTATTTAAATCTTGAATATATTTTATCATTAATGGTATTAATGATTCATAATTCAAAAATGTAGTATCCTTTTCATTATCATTATTTGGATCACCGGTTCTGTATACTAACTTATCAAAGCCGAATCCTTGCAATATATATTGTGGTAATTCTATACTTGGATATACATTATTATTATATGTATAATAATTAACGTTTATACCATTTATAATGTCATTTATATCTCCTGTATCTGAAGACCATTCTCCTAATGCAGTATCAGCTTGCGTACTTACATTAAAAATAGGTTTATATACTGTAGGTACATTATAAGTATATTCATCATTTAATATTTTAATAGGTGGTGTATAAGTTGAACCTTGATATTCCTCAGTGTTAATAAAATCAGTTAATTGCTTATTAAGTTGAATTTTAATCATATTATTACCATCACTAACACTTGAATCTATTGATGTATCGGTAATAGGTTGAATAATCTTTGTTCGTATATTCTATGAAACTATACCAGATGTTTTTGAACCATTTAGATAACCATCTAATTTATCTTCTAATTCCTATAATTTCTGTTTATTCTCATCTGTTAATTTAAGTGTTGTCATATATGCATCTTGTATAGTCATTGTTGATTGTACATTCGTATTCATTACATCAATAGCTCTATTAAGATTACTAACAACATCAGAAAAATCAACACTGTTAATAGAAGACATTGTTGTATTATCCTGAATCATTGAATCTGTATTGTCATATACAGATAATGTTTTTATATTAACACGGAATGAATAACTATTACCAAAGAAATTTGCTTTATTTGCACCGCCGAATGATTTCTTCTTAATTAAAGACGGTATTTTCGCCTAACCATTCTATACGCTTGATGGTGAATCCAAAAATACAATACCAAAAAGATTTATAGCATATGCTGTTTTAGTAGTATCATTCTAATCATAAACACTATAATATAAAAGTATTGCATTAAAACCGAATTCACATGGTTCTGATGTAATATCACAATATTTGCCCCTAAACTATGTTTTCTAATCAATATTTACATCATCATATGAATTAATCTGAATATTTTTATCATTAGTAAATGCTCTACATGCAGACTGTATTTCATTAATATCTTTTACTATTTCATATGCATCATCTAATTTATATGAAGTACCACTATCATATTTTGGTTTTACATCTGATAATATTTTTAATGTATCTACATTATTCTTTCTTCCCTGTAAATTTTCTGAATCACCTGTATTATATGTTTTACCATATATATAATTTGTTTCTGATGAATCCTAAACCTGTTTAAAAAATACAGGTCCATTTCCATAACTTGTTGGTATATTCACATATGTTTCGTTAAACATACCGAATTCTGTACTTAATGAATTACCTGCATCTATTGCACCAAAACACTATACTACTCTATTTGTATTATCTGTCTCTTTATAATAAACATCATTACCATTTTGTGTTCGTTCTAAACTCAATTTGGAATTATTATATCTTTTTTCAAAACTTTTTAGCCAATGGAAAAATGCTCGTTCTGAAACAGTATGATATTCCTAATAATTATATGAATCTTGATTTAATAATGTACATTCAAGATTCATCATATAATTCTATAAATCAGTTGCAATAGCAATAGATTCTGTTTTTGGATCTGTATTACCAAACATTACAGGTAAATTAAGTAATGCATAATGTGACATTGCAACACCTGTTGCTCTGCTGTTTAAATTTAAACCAATATCTTCATTAGCAGATGGAAAAACATATAAAGTTGCACCATTATCTCTTAATGGTCTTAATAAAGGAGTTCTAATCATTTTCTTAAACTAATAATTTTTATTTTCTTTCAATCATAATATCATCAGCAGAACGAACAGAATAATCCAATACATCCCATGATGCTCCAAATTGTTCATCATTACTAATACACTTTAATGTAATTCTATTTAATTCATCTTTTGATATTCGTAAAAATTTCTTTTCTTCTCTTGATAATATAACTCTATAAAATCCTTTTGATTTAGTATCATTAAATCTTAATTTAACAATAGAACCAGGAATTCCTTTTATAGATGAAGTATTTTCATCATTTATAGTAACAGTATTTGCATAATCATAATATGTATAAATAAAACCCTAAGTAATATCATTATATTGATACTATGGTAAATTCATTCTTTTTAACTATAATTTAGTAGCAAATAATAAGCTCTAATCAAAAGTGAATGAATTTGAATTATTTACTGACTGATTATTTGTATTATTACTTGCACCATATAATCCAATATATCCTTCATCTTCTGAATAACTCTAACTAAATTGTTTCTTTAAACTATCAACACTATTAATAATCTATTCTAATGTATCTGCTAATGACTAAACAGTACCATTTCCTAATGTAACACCTATAGCACCAGAATTATGTGCATACTTATTCATATCAGGAGATATTTTATCATATGGAACTGTTTTCAATAATCCACCATCATTATAAAGATAACGACCGTTTAATGCATCATGATTTATACCTTCATTATTAGAACCACCTGATCTAATAACTTGTTCTAAACTTTTTATATTTTTTGTTTCAAAATCTTCTACAATAAGTTTCTTAAACTAACCTAAATTAGATTTAACATATGATTTATTATCTGATACATTATCAATATTTTTAGTTATACATTCACTTGATGGATCATATATATTATCAATATAATCACAAATCTTTGTATTGTTATCATTAATAATTTTTGGAAGCTATCCGATCATTGTTCGAATAGATATATCATTTAACTTTAAACTATTACTCATATCTTTCTATCAAATAAAGATTTTCATTTACTTATTTATTTAGTAAAAATATAACATATCAAATTAAAGTAATTATAATAAGTAAATATAAAACTTTATCATATATTTTACTAATAATTATTAATAATGTTTTATATACTATAAAATAAAAATATGATATAAAAATAAAAATTATTCCTATACCATATTCAAAAAATATTTACATTTCCGAAAGACTTACCTTACTAAATTCATTAAATTATTAAAAATTATATATAAATTTTTTACATATATTATATATAATATCTATCTCAACCTTAAATACTAACATATTTATTATACTAAGCTTTCTCAAAAAAGTCTACATTTTTTCTAAATATTTTTAAATTTTATTAAAAATAATTCATAACTAATTAATAATCAGTAATATTTATATGTTAATTTATACAAATTCTAAATAATATTAATTAATCAAAATTTCACTAATCAAAAATCTATATATTCTATCATTCTCAAATTACCAGTAATTATTTTACTTACTTTTGTGAAAAAAGTCTATATTATTTTAATTTATTTTTTAACATAATTTTTATTTAATTTTATTAAAAATAATAGACTTTTAAATAAGACTATTATATAATTATGCTATATAAATATAAGTATAGTAAAAATATAACAGATAAGTAAATGAAAGTTGATATAACATTTGATAACAATTATTTTGTTATTAGTTCAGATTATATATTTGAATTGAATGTTATACGTAGAGCTTTTACAAGGGAAATACCTAATGCATGGATGTTAAAGAAGATTACTGACATACAAATTACAGATAGAGAATTTATGAATAATTATAATATGATCTCTACTAATTTGTGGTTGGAAATTATTAAGGTTGCTAAAAAGTTCAATATAGCAATGGAAATGACTCCAGCTGCACAGAATTTTTTAAATTAGTTTACATTAAAGTTTGAAGATTTTAAGAGTTATATAGATGATATTTTTGAAGGTGCAGAAAATGAAGAAGGAAAAGAATTTAAACCATATGATTATCAAGTAAAGGCAGCGTATACATTATTGAAATATAAAAAGTGTTGTGGAGAGATTTCTACATCAGGTGGAAAGACTTTAATATCATTCATGATATTCAAATATCTTATTGATACACAGGGTATAGATAATATTCTATATATTGTACCATCTGTTGATTTGGCAAACCAATCAGCAATTCAGTATGAACGTTATGAATCTTATTTAAAGAAACATAATCATAATTGGGAAATTGGTATTCTTCGCTCTGGTTTAAGAAAGAAACAGAAGGCTAAAGTAGAATCATGCAATATATTATTTGGAACATTTCAAAGTTTATGTAAGCGTAAAAAAGAATTCTTTGATAGATTTGGTGGGTGTATATGCGATGAGTGCCACCATCTTGGAAATGCAGCTTCAATAAAGAATATTTTATATAATATGTCTAATTTAAAATATTCAATTGGAGTAACAGGTACATTTCCAAAAGAAACAATGTATGAAAATCTTTATATACAATCTGTAGTAGGTCCAGTTGTTTATAAATTAACAGCAGATCAATTGATTAATACAGAGAAAAGAGGAACACCTATATATGCAGTAATTCAATATCTTAAATGGGCAGATCAGCAGACTAAAGAAACAATGTATATATATCGAGCAAATAAAAATCCGATGGATATAACAGCTGGAAGCAAAGTTCTTAAGATAGAAAGAAAAACTGTTAATGAATCATATACAAGATTGAAATATATTTGTGATCAGGTAATTAATACAAAGAAAAATGCATTAGTTTTATTCGGTGATATTAAATATGGATATGGTAAAAAAGTATATGATTATATAAAAGATAATTCATCTAAAGACGTTTATTATACAGACGGAAATACACCAAATAAAACAAGAGATTATTATAAGCAATGTATGGAAGAAGATACTTCTGGTAATACCGTAATAGTTGCATCTATTAATACATTTGGTGAAGGTATTGATATTAAAAATCTATGGTCTATATTTTTAGTTGATACAGCAAAATCAGAACGTCTTGTACGACAAATATGTGGTAGAGGAATTCGTTTGTATCCAGGAAAAGATAAAGTTGTTATATTTGATTTTGTCGATGATATAAGATATTCAGCAGATCCTAATAAACGATATAAAGATAATTATCTCTGGAGACATGGACAAGAACGAAAGAAAATATATTTGGAACAACACTTCCCTGTATATGAGCAAAAAGTTAATTTTTCATAAAATTAATATATATGTTTGAATTATCATTTAGTTAAATAAATAATTAAATGATAATTCAATTTTTATAAATTATGTTATTAAGCGAAGTTTTATATATAGCAAAAAATTTAAAACATATAAATGAATCATTAAATTCGGTAACACTTTCATCCTTACTACATAAATTTGACAGATCTAATTTAACATTAAGTCCATGTAGAGATGAAGGATATATGAAACGAAATGAAGGAGCAGATTTTTTTTATGTTGTTATGAAATATGATAGACTAGCATCTAAAGGTAAATTAACATAGGAAATGTGTGATACAGTTGAAGGAAGATAGTCTGTTATTAAATGTACATATACGAAAAAATAGAAAGCCAAACAATGGGATGGTTCATATATAGATAATACTATTATTGGTATTATTAATCGTATGCTTAAAGCAAAAGCTGATCATAATTTAGGTATATCAGATATTACAGATACATAGTTATTAACAATAACACCAGAAGAAGCAAAGAAAAAAATATACAAAACAGGTATATAGTTTTGGGTAGATTATGAGGAACAATTAAGAGCTGTAACAATAGATAATAAAATTATATTATATATTACATCTGCAAATCCTTATAATTCTTGGTTGGAACCAAATAAAAATTATAATGAGAAAACAGATATAACGTATTTCGCAACAGATTCAAAGAAAGTTGAAGATTTTGTAAATAAAGCATTTACAAAGATTCCTGTATATGATGTTTTGACATCTTCATCTGATATAAAAAAAGAATTAGGTGCTGATAATATAAAGTCATTGCAGAAAATAACAGCTATAACAAAAGTTTATGTTGTTGATCCAAAATATATGGATAATATTGACATAACAAATAAATTAAATAATCGACGTGAATATAGAGATTTCGTACTTTCATAGACAAATTTAAACAAGAAAAATATAGAACGTTATAGACAAATATTAAAAGTCAGGAAACAGGAAAGTTTAGATTCGAAAGTTATAAAAAACGTTAATAACTTTATGGATATATGTTTTGATGTTAATATGGAATTACAGGATTTAGATAATGATATATTAACAAATAAAAAATTTGATGAATTTAAACTAGTAAGTTATTGGAATCAAGTAAATTGTGATGGTATTTATGCAAGTATGATAAGGCAAACATATGGTAGTGATACATCTTTATTATTTACTACTCGAGAACGTAGACCATACGGTAGAGGACATTATGATCAACTTGTATTTTCATTTAAATCAATTGCAGATTGTTTAATAATATTAAATTTAAAAGTACAACGATGCATAGATTTATCAATTTCAGTAATAGAACAATATTAGAAATATATTGATAGAAAAAATAAATCTGATGTTTCTCATGAAGTAATAGCATAGGAGATTGATAGCTTAAAATTCAGATTCACAAGTTTACGTACTTTTGTAGAACAAGATTACAGTAAAGTATATCAATCAGCAAAAGAACTTTTAGAAAAAAATGGTTTTAATATAACAAATATAACAGATAAAATAGATAATTTTAAATTTAATATATAATAAAAGAAAGAGATAAGAATATTAAATTCTTATCTCTTTTTATTTTTACTACTCATAACAATTAACGGCATTTGCTTAATTCCGTTAAATCCATGCTATACTGGAGGTTTAGAATATATTTTCTTATTTTTATTTTTTGATTTACTACCAGGAGTCGTATCAAATCTATCACCTGAACCATATGAATTTATACCAAATGGAACCGGATCTCCTACACCTATTGTATTCATAGGTGTATTATAAGCTACACAATCACACATATTATTATTAAATTATTTTTTTAAATTAACACTTATCTAACCAGGAACTCTTTTCGATAAAGACTGTAATTTATTAATCTTTATCTTAGATGAAATACCTGGATGTGTTTTTGATGAATATTTAGAATCATCCAAATCAAGAAATTCACTATTTCCATCTTTATAAGGATCATATTCTTTAGATATTAATTCTCTTTCACCATTACCGTTTCTAATATATACATCATAATAGTTATATACAAAAGACCATGTGAATGTATTAAACGAACCCATGCGAGCTGCATATGACATAGATAAATCACCTATACTTGTCGGTGTTAATTGCTGATAACAGTATGTAACTGTTTCAAAACCACCATCATCTAATAAAGAAACAGATATATTAGGAAGGTATAAAGGAGTTAACTATCCTAATCTTAAATATAAATCATATTGATGTCTTGCTACAAAATAACTTATATAACTTTCTGCTGTTTTAACAGTTAATGTTAATGTCTTTTCCAATAACATATCTTCCTGCTTTCCAGGCCTTTTCTGAATTTTATATTCTCTTCCTTGCTATATTACTGTACCTGAATTTAATCCTGGAAAATTTATAGATGCAATCTATGCATTGAAGAAATCTTCTAATGTCATGTATGGTAAATACATTCTATTTAATATTGGCATCCATTTTTCAGTAACATCAGGATAAAACCAATTGAAATCTAATGCAATAACAAAATTTTGGTCAAGATTATTTAATAACATTTCTAATTAAACTAAATAATTGTTTGTATATTTATTGAAAATATTTTTTCATTCAAATATTTTATGTATCTTTGTGATGTTAATAAAATATTGAAGTAAATTAAAATAATAACATTATGGATATTACATTATATAAAGTAAAAACAGATAGAGGACTTTTCTTAGTGAATGCTATTGATGATGTAGAAGCACGTTCACTTATGGAAAAACATGGTGAGTATGTTCATACATGTGATGCTATTGAAATTAAAGAGAATGATATTGTACCATATGAGTTATTTTAGTTAAAATGATATAAAAATGAAAAAGAAAACTTATTCAGAAAAAGCGAAAGATTTATGTGATAATTTCTGGAATGATTATCAAGAAACAACAGACATTGAATACGTTGATAAAGTCATAAAATATTATATCGGTAAATTTAAATCTCTTGCGAGATCTGCTGATAAACAAATTGAAAAATTAACAGTATAAAGACTTTTTATCAAATATAAGTTATAAACATTATAAATCATATTAAATACTAAATTATGGGAAAGCAAAAGAGAAGTGAGAATACTTATCAGAAGATTAACACAATCTTTAAGAGAGATGCAAATAATGTAATCATGCCTTATGATGAATTTGCAGTACCTGAGTTGGAATGGTTGCGGGATTGTAAGTTCGATGCAGAGGAAAAGGTAGACGGAATGAATACTCGTATTGAAGTAACCCGTGAATTTATTACATCAGATATTGGTAATAATATTGGTATTAAGTGGAATGTTGCATATAAGGGAAAGACTGATAATGCACAGATCCCAAAGATGCTGTATGCATATCTTACAACTGAATTGACAGAAGATAAAGTATTGAGCGCATTGGGACTTACTAAGGAAATGTATGTAACAGATGAACTAATGCAAGAAAAAAAATGGTCCGTACTTAATACACAATTTAATGTATATGAACTTGATGAAACAAAAATTCCAAAGAGATATACATTGTATGGTGAAGGTTACGGCGCAGGGATTCAATCTGCAGGATACTATAGAAAAGATAATTCTTTCATTGGTTTTGATGTAAAGGTAGATAATATGTATCTGCTTCGTGAGAATCGAGATGAAATTTTTAAGAAGCTCGGTGTAGATATTGTTCCATTTGTAGGTAAGTTTACTATTGATGAAGCAATTGAATATGTAAAGAAAGGATTTAATTCTAATATTGCAGAAGAAACGCATCTTGCAGAGGGACTTGTTCTTCGTACACCTATTGGCTTACAATCACGTAGAGGTGAGAGAATCATTTTCAAAGTAAAGACATGTGATTTCCAGAAATATTTTAATACATATGGAACATATGATAAGGTAGATCAACCTAAAAATGAAAATTATTAATATATGATTACAGATTAGGAAATATTATCATATTTTTTAAAATCTAATGGACATGTAAATGTATAGCGATTAAATAAAATTTCAGATGAATATAGAAATTATTTAGAAAATCGCTATACAGATTCATAGTCACTACGAGAAACAATAAAACGTATTTAGTATAATATAGATATACGTCCAACATGTGTAATATGTGGAGCACCTGTAAAATTTTTAAATGGTAAAAAAAAATTTTTATTCAATAAAACATGTTGTAAAGAACATGCAAATATGTTAGATGGCATTAATGTTGAGAAAACATTAAATGAATTATATAAAGATGAAAATAAGAAAAAGGAAATATTTTAGAAAGTAAAAAATACATGTTTAGAAAGATATGGTGATGAAAATTATTCTAATAGAGAAAAAGCAAAATTAACTTATTTAAAAAAATATGGTGTTACATCTCCATTAAAATCTGATATATTTAAACGTAAATCTAAAGAAACATGTTTAAAAAAATATGGGGTTGAATATACAGGGCAAATACCACAAAAAATAGAAAAAACAAAAAATACATTTTTAGAAAAATATGGGGTTGATAGTATATTTAAATCAAATAAAATAAGAGAATAGATTTTAAATACATGCATAAAAAAGTATGCAACATCAGAAGATGATATATCAAATATTGTAAATATAGGTTAGCTAATTTATATTAAGAATAAAATTAAAAATACATGCTTAAAAAAATATGGTGTTGATAATCCTATGCATAGTGATTATTATAAACATTTATTATCATATATTTTAAGTTCTGAAGAAGTATAGAAAAAGATTTATAATACTAAATTAAAAAATCATTCATTTAATATATCATATCAAGAAGATGTATGTTTTGAATTATTAAAATAGAAATATTCAGATTGTATTAGACAGTATAAGTCAGATTTATATCCATATAATTGTGATTTTTATATACCATCATTAGATTTATATATTGAATATAACGGATCTCATTATCATCATTATCATCCATTTGATATAAATGATGATAATGATATAAATGAATTAAATAGATTAAAAGAAAAAGCAGAAAATTCTAATGCACATAAAAATGGTAAGAAGTCACAATATGATAATATTATTTATACCTGGACTATATTAGATTTGAAAAAAAGGAATATAGCATAGCAGAATAATTTGAATTATATAGAATTTTGGAATATGAATGAAGTAAAAGAATGGATTAATAAACAATAATTATTTAATTATTTTTTTATTAGAAATAAAATGTGTATCTTTGTATTGTTAATAAAATAATCAATAAAATGTAGACAATTTTATTTTTAACTTATATACAAATAAGAATAATAAATTAAGTTTAATTTAAATTAATAATAAATTATGATTACACGTAAAGAGATTGTTGCTAAGTATAAGATTGCAGCAAAGAAGGTAAAGCAGCTTGAGAGTAAGAAGTATGAGTATAAGACTAATCGAGCATGTGAACCTTTTGGTTTGGTACAGAATATGAATATTGACGATGTTGTTCGTGCAGGTGCATCCGTACATGATGGTGATGCAAATATTACAGCAAGAATTGAGCAGTATGGTGTTCGTCCAGATGATTTGAAGAATTGTTCAGCTCGTAAGTTTTTGGGATTTACCATTGATACATGGGATAATGATTTTAAGCTTCGAGTTGAGGAGATTCATGATAAGAAGGATCTTGCGAAGTATAAGCTTGTAATGGATAAGTTCTTGAAGAACTTTAATGATGATGACCGTTTCGCTCTTGAGATGTCTGAGATTGATGATCTTGACATTGATTTGAATGATACTGTTGATGAGCCTGTTGATATGACAGAAGGAAATTAATAAGTTAATTTATTAATAAAGGTTACTTACCTACGTTAAGGTAGGTAACCTTTTTATTTTTAGTTATTATGACATATGATGATTTTTTGAAATCTTTTATTGAAGAAAATAAAGATAAAGTAATAAGGAATGCATTCTTTAGTGGGTATGATATTCCTAAATATGATAGTGATAAATTGACTGATAAATGTTATGAATTTATTTGTAATAAAATGAATTCTGAATTTCCTAGACCGGATATTAATTCAGAAGAATATCATGATTATTATAAAAATATGATGGTTATGAAAGCTTTCTGTGAGGCATTTAAAAGATATAATAATTATCTTACATATGATTTACCAAAACCACCTAGTACTGAAGTATATCATGGTCAACGTGATTAATTTTATGATAAGCAGATGAATAGTTTTATTAAATTAGATAATGGTATTGTACTTAATATATCACAGATTGAAATGTTTGGTCCCGTTTGGCCTTATGAACTATTAGAATATGATACTACAGAACAATGTGGTGAAAATATAGGTGATGCAGTAAAAAGACTTTATCTTGATAAACGTTTAAAAGACAGTTGTCAAAATATTATATCATCTTCATTAGCAGTACCGCTTGAAATGAATAATGATATGAGGAAATATGGAGAATCAGAAGAATTAAATTATACTGTTATTTTGAAATCAGGAAATAAATTCTTTATAACTGAAGCAGAATATAATAATATTTTGGAGGTTATGAATTTATCTGCGAAATCTGTTTATTCAAATGTAGATAAAACATATACAAAATATGAAATTTAATATATGATATTTAATGAGAATTTGATTAATAATATATCAACTATATATAAAGTTTTTTATTATTGGAATAATGATGATGATACAATAAAAATATTTATATTTCGTTATACAAATGAAGATGAATATGCAGAGCAAATAGCTGAATATATGGTACATGAATTTGTAGGAAATACTGGGTTTATTCGTAATATATTAACATATACTATTTGCGATGAAGATACTAATACATATAAAAAAATAAAAGAAGAAATATTTAATTATTTGAGAGATAATACATTATTAAGTGATATTATTGCTGTTAGAACTTTTTCTACATATAGTACTAAATTTAATTCTAGATATAGTAATAAATTTAATTCTATTTGGAAACCTTTTGATAACATATATAATATATTTGAACCATTAGAATTTTCATATTGTAATAAATTCGGTAAAGCAATAATAGATACTAAAGCAAATAATACTAAAAAGACAAATAAATTTATGAATTATGATATTTAATTATGGGATTAATAAAAACAGCGGATATTAAAACCAAATATAGTAGTCATTTTGATATTATATTACCATGGTTTCCTATATATTTAAAGAAAATATGTATGGACAGAAATTTTGATGATATTTATATTCTTAAATATGTAAATCCAAATAATCATGAAGCTTTTTATTATAAAGTATCTGGCGAATGGGGATTCACAATAAGATATAATGGAATTGGATATTTTAGTGAATTAAATATTGGTAAAGGTGATTTTGTTTTAACTAATTTTGTACAGTCTTCACCAGAAGAATTTTTAAAATGTAATCCAAGTTGTAAGTTAGAAAGTACATGTGATATGTGTGCAGAAGTTTGGAATGATATTGTTTCTGATAATAATTTAGCAAAAGAACAAATTTGGGAATTTAGTAATGGAATGTATTATCATGAAGAATATTATTACAATAATAAGTATATGATGTATGATATATAATGAACTATAAAATAATAATTTAATGAATAATATAGATAAATTTGATATTAATGATAAAGAAAAATCATTAGTAGAGTTACATAAGACAGATTATAATAATTATTCAGACTTAAGTCATTTTGTTGAAGAATATTATAAAGCGCAAGCACTTATAAATGAATGTCAAAATTTTTATAAATCGTTTTTCTTAAGTAAACTTTTGACATACTCAAAACTTACAAATACTTCATATAAAGAAAATGAATATAATTTCTTTAATATTAAGATAACAGGTTTACCACTACATGCAGATACATTTAATTTATACAATGAATTTGAAGGGTTAGATGATTCTTGTAATGGTATTTATAATTATAAATCACTTTTAGGATATGAAAGACTTGCATATTCTAGAGCAATGTTTAAGTTTAAAGAGCAATGTGATAAATCAAGAAAAAAATTGTTTACTATACATATAACATTAGAACAACGTTATTGGATGCCTTATTGTAATTGTAAAGAAAATGCTTATTATTTTTCATTTAATGGCTTTATTTTAAAGAAATATAAAAAAGAACATTTTATTACAACTTATGGAAATTTAGAGATATATCCTAAAAGTGAGAGTAAACGAATTGATAAAGATGGTACATTAAAATTATTATTATCTGATATTATTGGTGATAAATCAATATATGATTATATGAGAGAACTTACATCTTCATATAAAGAAGAGTTTTATAAAATATATAAAGAAGAATTAAAAACTGTTTTAAAGCAGATAAATGTTCCTATAATTCATATTGATATTAATAATGATTTAAAAGATGTTGCATATTCATGTTATAAATCATATATTAAATCTGTTAAGAAAGCGGATCTTAATGAAGAAATTGTGAAATTCAGTAAAACTTATGAATCTGACGGTGAATATGTTGATTTATTAATTTCTGAAATTTTTACAAATGATGAAATTGATAAGATGATTGATAATATAGCGATAACTCCTTTTACAGGTTATCTAGATCATGATATTCTTGAATATATCAATAAAAATTATTATAATAAAATTATAGAATTAACAAAAACTAAGATGGCAGATGCAACTTATGCATATAGAACTATCATTAGAGAATGTTCAGAATATAATAAAAATCAAAAATTATATATTATTGGTAAACATAATCAATCACATTATTTTTGTGATCAGAAAGATGTTGATAAAATTAATATTAATTTAAATAATAGGCAACTTATATGTACATATACAAAGACATCAAAACATCTTAAATATCGTTGGCCTTCAGATGCTCCATATGTTGTTACTGAATTAACACGTCAGGTTATATTCGATGTAGATAATAACTCTGTATGTGATTTTAATGAAAGTAAAAATACATATGAAATTTCAAGAGATAAGTATTATTAAATATTAAATCAGTTATCTATTTTTTAGGTAACTGATTTTTTTATTTGAAATAAAATATGTATCTTTGTAATATAAATAAATTATAAACAATTAAAAAATATAAAATTATGACAACATTATTTAAGTATATATTTGCATTTGTATTGTTTTTGACAGTATTAGGTATCATTTGTTTACCATTTTATGCAATTTATCAAGGTTTTGTTATGGTTGCAAGTGGTTCACTATGGGGAATTCTTCCTGTTGCAGTAGGTTTAATTGTATTGAGATTGTTTAAACCTATTTCAAATTTATATGAAAATAAAGATTTTAAAATATTTTAAGAATTATGGTTTATATAGATATTAACACAGTTTCATATAATGAACTTAAAAATTTAAAAGAGTCTGACGTTTTACAATTTGAAAATGTCATTGACGAAACTATAGATAAACAAAAACTTATTAATAAAATGTTTTTGAAACTTAAGTGCAGCGATACAATTCAAATTAATGGATATAGAGATAATATAGGTAATATTCATTTGTTAAATGGTCAGGATGAATTTTATGTTATCACAAATTTAATTAATGATAATATTTGTATAACAGGTTTTATTGATTCATTTAAACAGTTTAATAATTTACCATATAGTCAATGGCAAAAATATAGTCAGAAGTTTATTAAAATAATACCGGTTTTTGAACTTCATATTTTAGAATGTCCAAATGAAGATGAAAAACAGTTTTATTTAGATTTGTTAAAGTAAACTTTTTGATTTTTCTATATATAAATAGTTGTAGAAAATAAAATTATTAATATATGGACAACCAGAAGCAATACATCCAGGATTGTAATGAGGTTGTATATAAGGTTATGCCATCTCATTATCTTAAACTTTCTCCATGGGATGATGGTGAAGATCGTCGTGTTATGGAGAAAGATATAAATGGGTATAAATACATATCTTATAAAAATGCATGTATGATTGTAAATACTCAATTTGCAAATAAAACAGAAAAGTGGAAACATAATGGTAAAGAATATGTTGCAACTAAAATCAATGAAGATAAATCGATTAATGAATATACAGCATTAATAAGTATGTTACCAAATCATAAAGCTATTATTCATGATAGTAAAAATATTATGAGAAATATTCAAGATGAAATGTCTCTTACTATTTCATCAGAGGATAATAGTTCAGAATTAAAAATGATTAAACATAAAGGAAAGATATATTATATACTTTTATTGAATAAACCATGTTCAAGGGTAAAGGCATATAATCTTTTCGGTGAATTTGTTCAGTGGGTTGGCATTAAAGATTGTAAACCTATTTTTTGTGAGACAGATAAAAAGTATATTTAATTATGAAATATAGAAATGGTGTTGTTCATGCAAGAAATGCATGGTCTGATAAATATAAGTTTTGGGAAAATAAATGTATACCTTATATTAATTGGTATAAAAAGAATAGATTAAAATCTATTCAAAAAAGTAAACATAGAATTCCTGATGAATATGATAAGAGGGATGTTCAATCACATCTTATGCAATGTTATACAGACTTGTATATGCAATTACGTATTGGACGTGTGAAAAAATCTGTTATTAGAAAAATGTTTAATTATTGGTATAAAGTACCTGGTGCATATCTTAATACAAATGATTTTGTTGATTATGATATTTTAACAACATATTCTATGTATAATGGAAATAGAAATGATACTCATTTCCCAAATGGAGATCCAGGATGTTATATTCTTTATATTACTTTCTTCAAACGAAATATGAAAGCACTTACAAGAAAGCAGCAAAAATTATTGAGTACACTTCATTCACTTAGAGAAGATATAAATAATTAAAAATATATTTTTATTTTGAATAAATTTGATGACGCAATAAAAAAGAAAATATTAGAAGAAGTTGATAATTTCAATAATATAGCAATATATAATAATGAGTTAAATGAAAAATCACTTAACCGTATGATGTTATGGTTAAATAAATGTGATTGTGCATTTATTACTGCATTTAGATATAAGTTAATTGACATTGCAAATCCAGATAAAACTTATTATGGTCCAAATGATAATTGGACGGACAAAAAAATATTTACTCATGAAGAAAATCGAGAAAAAAATAAATTATTAAAAGCAGAATTATTAAACTTAAAGTATGGTGTAACTACCGTAAAAAGAGTATATCCAGAAGGAATGAATAATGAGTCATCTGTGGAAAGTTTTTTTGTTGTAAATAGATTTAATGATCCTAATTTCTTAAATAATCTTTTATCTTTAGCTGAATATTTTAATCAAGATTCAATTTATTATAAACCAAAAGATAAAACATATGGTTATCTTATAGGAACAAATGGTGCTACATATCCTGGTTATCATAAAAAAGGTGATGAAAGTAAATTGAAACCAGGCTCTGCTTCTAATTTTATGTCACGTATTGGTAATAAAGCTTTTTCATTTATTCCTAATAATGCATTAAAAGTGAATAATAGAAAAGAAGGTATCGAAAATACTGATGCACCACAAAGATATTGGACAGATTATGAAGGAACGTCATTTAAAGATAGAAAGAGAAGTAGAGTACAAGAAGCAACAGATTTTTGGAAATCGATATGTGTAAGACGTATGGAAGTTTTAGAAGAAATGGAACCAAGAGGACGTTGGGCAATGGGAGACTATATAAACATGAATTTAAGAAATGCAAGAAATAAACCTAAATTATTGAAATGAATAAAGATAATTAGATAATATCAAAATATATAGATAATAATTCTATTAAAAAGAATTGTCAATATTGGAATCATATAGATACAGAAGATCAGCTTTATTTAAAAGATAAATTTAAACATATCGAAAATATAAAATTGTCAGAATGTCTCTATATGATTCTTCATCATTTAAGCAATAGACCTTTATGTCCAATATGTAATAAAGAAATAAAGTTAGAAAGATTTTCATTAGGATATAAAACATTTTGTTCAAATAATTGTAAATATTCCGATAAAGGAAAACAATTTATCTTGGAAAGACAAAAGAATACTTGTTTAAAAAAGTATGGAGTTGATAATCCTATGAAAAATGAATTAATCAAAGAAAAATCAATATCTAATTGTAAATTATCTAATCAAAAAAATTATAATGTTAATTATAATTTACAACGAAAAGAAATAAGAGATAAAATTCGTAATACAATTAAAACTAAAACAGGTTATGAATATGCATTTTTAAATAAAGATAAAGTCTTAAAAACATTACATAATAAATATGGTTCTAATATAAACAATGTATTTCAATTAGATGATATTAAAAATAAATCAAATAAAACAAAAGAACGTAATAATACATTTAATACATCTAAATATGAAGATATTGCATATAATATATTAACTGAACATTATAATAATGTAATAAGACAATATAAATCTGAAGAATATCCATTTAATTGTGATTTTTATATTGAAGATAAAAATACATATATAGAAATTAATGCAAGTTGGACACATGGAAAACATCCATTTAATGAAAACGATTTAGTTGATATAAATTTATTTAATAAATGGATGAATAAATCAGACTATTATAAAAATGCAGCTTATAATTGGAGATATAGAGACGTTAATAAAAGAAATATTGCTATTAATAATAAATTAAATTATTATGAAATATTTCCTATTAATATAAATGATATGAAAATAAAATTAGAAAAAATTATTAGAAAAATAGACAATTTATAATTTTTTATCTATAAATAGATAGAATATAAAAATAATTAAATAATAAATTTATACAATAACTCTGTATGTTTAACATATGAAGTTATTGAGCAACAAAAATTAAATACATAATAAAATTATGAGCAACAAGAAAGTTATTGGCTTGGACCTCGGTACAGGAAACAGTGCGGTAGCCATCATCGAGGCGAACAAAGCTAAAGTAATTGAAAACGCAGATGGTTATAAGACAACACCATCAGTAGTGTACATTAAGGGTGATGAAACAAAAATTGGTGCAGCTGCAAAGCGTGGTATGGTAATGAATCCAAAAAATACCATTTCATTTGTAAAACGTTTTATGGGTGCAAAATGGGATGATCCGGATGTACAGAAAATGTTGAAGATGGTAACATATGATGTTGTCGATGAAAATGGAAATCCTCGTCTAAAGATTGACGATAAAACATATTCACCTGAGCAAATTTCATCTATGATTCTTAAGAATATGTATGAAGTCGCAAAGGGATATTATGGAACAGATGATTGTAAAGATGCTGTAATTACTGTTCCTGCTTGGTTTAATGATATTCAGCGTAATGCTACTAAGGTGGCTGGGCAGTTGGCAGGTTTGAATGTACTTCGTATTATTAATGAGCCTACTGCAGCAGTTCTTTCTTCTAATATTGATACAAAGAACGGTGACAAGATTGTTCTTGTAAATGACCTCGGTTGTAAACATTCTGTGACTGCATCCGCGCTTGCTGCTTAATCACTAAGGCAAGTGAAAAATTAAAACTCCGTTAATTGCTGAGAGTCCCACGTTAGTTTGTAACTAATGAAAAAAATGGTCTTAAATACCGCTATTAGATGGTGACATACTAATTTGCACCAACTTTAATGTGTTGGGTATGGTAAAAAGTTTAAGAATTGGGTGACCGACGTAAATCTTAAGAATATTAAGATAGAGCAGCCAAGTGTCTTGGTAACAAGATAAAGGTTCAACGACTAGAAAGAGTAATCCTAATTATTTAGGAAGAAATTTCCACGAATGCGGGGTAGTTTAGAAACAGTATTAAGTGATAATTTAGAAAGTTTCTAAATGAAAGAGATAGTCTTGAGGAATGAAAGTTCCTCGGTAAGATAAAGAGCTTACAAAGTTAAATAGATACAAACAGGGTACAGAAGATGTATCTATTGTGGAGATTTCTGATGGTATGATTGAGGTTCTTGCATCAGATGGTGATGTATTCCTAGGAGGACAGAATTATGATAATGCTATTGTTCAGTGGCTTATTGATGAGTTTAAGAACGATACTGGTATTGATTTGGGTAAGGATAAGATGGCATATGCTCGTCTTGTAGAAGCAGCAGAGAAGGCAAAGTGTGAGTTGTCTACTGCTACACAGACAGAGATTAATCTTCCTTATATTACTGTTGCTGATGGTGTTCCACAGATGTTGATGAAGACACTTAATCGTGCAACATTTGAGAGACTTACTGAAGATTTGACAAATAAGGTTGTTGATATTGCGCATCGTGCAGTAGAGAAGGCTGGTATTACAGAAGATCAGATTAGTGAGATTCTTTTGGTTGGTGGTTCTTCTCGTATTCCTTCAGTTCAGTCTGCATTGGAGAAGTCATTTAACAAGCCATTGAATAAGACTTGTAATTTTGATGAGGCTGTTGCCCTTGGTGCTGCAATTCAGGCAAATACACTTGCTGGTAATTCAACAGAAGATTCAGTTCTTCTTCTTGATGTAACACCAATTTCATTGGGTATTGAGGTAAATGGTTGTGAGATGGCAAAGTTGATTGATGCAAATACAACTATTCCTACACGTAAGTCACAGGTATTTACTACAGCAGTAGATAATCAGCCTGCAGTAACCATTAAGGTTCTTCAGGGTGAGCGTCCAATGTCTGCAGATAATAAGGTAATTGGTAATTTTAATTTGGAAGGTATTGCACCTGCGCCAAAGGGTGTTCCTCAGATTGAAGTAACATTTGATATTAATGCAGATGGTATTCTTGAAGTAACAGCAACAGATAAGGGTACAAATAAAGAGCAGAAGGTAACAATTCAGTCTCCTAATGCACTTTCAGATGAAGAGATTGCACGTATTAAGGCAGATGCAGAGAAGTTTGCAGAAGCAGATAAGAAGAAGAAGGATGAAGTTGATAAGTTGAATGGTGCAGAGCAGTATGCAACTCAGGTTCAGAAGTATATGGATGATGAGAAGACTGGTGCTTCAATTCCTTCTGATAAGAAAGATACATTAAAGACAAAGATTAGTGCAGTACTTGATGCTGTTTCTAAGAAGGATGCTGTTACAGCAGAATCTGCACGTGTAGAGCTTGAGAATGTATTTAAGCCAATTGTTGAGGAAATGTATAAGAATGCAGGTGGTTCTCAATCTCAGGGGAATTCTGCACAAAATCCTAACGATATGTTTGCAAATGCAGGTTTTGGTGATGCAACTGCAAATAATTCAACATCTGAGAATTCAAAGACAGATGATAACGTTCAGGAAGCAGAATACGAAGAGGTCTAAAAAGATATAAAAGTTAGTCTATGAATTTATAGACTAACTTATAAAAATTCTATAAAATAATAGAATACAATATTTTAATTTAGAATAAATGAAAACTATAAAAAGTGAGTAAAAGTATTTGAAGAAGGGAACGTATACATGAGAATTGTATTCTGTTCCCTTTTATTTTAAATGTTATTATATAGTTATTAAAAATGGCAAAAAATTTATACGAAATTTTAGGTGTTTCTAAAGATTGTAATGAGAAAGACTTAAAGACAGCATATAGAAAACTTTCAAAGAAATATCATCCTGATATGCAGAAAGGTAAATCACCATCTGAAGTAAAAGAAGCTGAAGAGAAATTTAAGGATGTGAACCATGCATATGAAGTATTGAGTGATCCACAGAAAAAGCAAAATTATGATACATATGGTGATGAGAATGGTCATCAGAATCCATTTAGTGGTTCAGGTTTTGATCCATTTGGAGGATCTGGTTTTGATCCATTTGGAGGTTTTAATCCGTTTAGTGGATTTAGCGGTTTTGGAAGTTCTCGTCAACAGAGAAATCAGGTTCAACCAGGTAGGGATATTCAAATGAAAATTCCTGTTACTATTGAAGATATATTTAATGGTGTTAAGAAGGTTGTTAAATATAAGAGAGATGTACGTTGTCCGTCATGTCATGGTGCAGGTGGAACTGGGCAGAAAACATGTCCAAAGTGCCATGGTGCAGGAAAAATTATTCATCAGTCTCTTATAGGAAGAGGAACATTTTCAATTCAAGAAGAAATTTGTCCATTATGTCATGGAACAGGTTTTTATGTAGAAAATAAATGTAATCATTGTGGTGGTTCTGGATTTGAAAAGCAAGAAGTAAAGATTGAAATTGAATTTAATACAGGCATTCAGAATGGTGAATATAAAGTATATAGTGGTAAAGGATCAGAATCAAAGAAATCAGTTGGGCAGAATGGTAATTTTATTGCTATAGCTGATTATAAATTTGATACAAACAAATATCAAGTTGATGGTTTGAATGTAATAGAGCATATTCATGTACCTTATTATAAACTATTACTTGGTTGTTCATATACAGTTAATATACCTTCTGGTGTATCAAAAACAATAAAGTTACAAAGTTGTATTAAAGAAGGTACAGTTATGCGATTATCTGGCGAAGGTCTTAAACGATCTGATATGAATCAAAGAGGAGATTATTTCGTATGCGTACATTATTTGATTCCTGATAATTTAACACCAAATGAAAAAGAACATTTGGAAGCAATTAATAAATGAATTTATTAAAACTTTTTAGCTATTTCTTAGTAAAATAAGAAATAGCTATTTTTATTTAAAAACCATGGAAGATTTTAGTAAAGTAGAAGGTATTAAAACTAAAGGTGGAAAACCATATGTGTAGAATAAAGAGTTAATGAAAGAAATAGTTCTTTCAAAATAGAGAGATGAACTTACATATAATGCTGTTGTCATGCTTTAGTTAATTGCTGAAAATTTAGCAAAAAAGAAACATTATAAATGTCAAGAGGATAAGGAAGATTGTATACAGACAGCAATGTTGGATGTTGCAATGTATTGGCGAAGCTTTGATCCAGAACGATTTAGTAATCCATTTGCATATTATACCAGTATGTTATGTAACGGTTTATCAAAAGGATGGAATAAGATTTATGGTAAATTTAAAGCATCTGAAATGACAAGTCTTGATAATAATATACATTCATTTTAAATTAAAAAATACAATTAATAAATTATGCCCGCATATAGTAACACATTAAATAATTATATTACTGAGAATGGTTCAGTTATTGATAATGAAACATTAAATAAAATGTTGTTATCTAAAGATAAAGTACAAGATAGAATTGAAAGATCATATGCATATGATGATGGTAATACAGTAATTCCAGGTACACCTATTGATAATAATTTAGATAAGCAGTTAGATACTTTAAATGAAGAATCTGGTATGAATGCTCTTATTACACAAGCAGCTATTGCAAAAGCAAAATCAGAATCAGATATAAGAGAAAAAACAAAGCAAAAGCATGAACAGAGAACGCAGTTTATTGAATCTATGATGTATCAGCAAGGTGAACTTTATTATCAGCAGCATCATTATATGATGGATGGTAAAACAAAGCGTAGAGTTCGTAAAGCTATTGAACGAGCATATGATAAAGGTAAATATAATAAGAGTGGTATTTATTTTGAACAACCACAAGTGAAACAAATAGTAAGAAAACCTAAAAATACCAATACAGAACCAGTTAATATGCAAGATATATTAAAGATGTAAAATGTATGCTCTAATAGATATTTTTAACATTTATCTATTAGAGTTTTTTATTATTATGGAAAAATTACAAGATGTATTAAAAGAAAAGTTTGATATATGTTATGTATTAAACTTAAGTGATAGAAAAGATCGCAGAAATAATATGGAAACACAATTTAAGGAAATGAATTTTGATAATATTAATGAAAGTACATGGTTACGTTATCATTATACGACAAAATTTCCTTATAATGGTTTAATAGCATCTGCATTTAATGAATCAGGAAAAGGTAGATTTACAAAAGCAAATGAATATGATTGTGCAAGAAATCATTATGCAATTGTAAAAGAATGTTATGATAGAGGTTTTTCTAATATATTAGTAATGGAAGATGATATAAAATTTTTAAAAAATAATGAGACTTTTTTAACTTTTATTCATAATATACCTGTAGATTATGATATACTTCAATTTGGAGGATTTACTACAGATCCACGTGCAAGAAATATATTAGAAAAATATGATGATAATATATATTGGGCAACTCATAAAGATGTTGCATTATGGAATGCTTCAATGTATGCATTATCTAGGAAAGGTATGCAATATTATATTGCATTTATGGATAAGTTTTTCTGGGTTGCAGATGGACCATTATATAAAGCACCGATAAATGATAAAATAATTAATTCTTACATTTCTACAATTCCTTTGGTTATTCAAGCAGATAAGAAAGAAATTTTATCAGATATAAGAAATGATAAAAATGATAGAATTGATTATAAAAATGATAATGTATATGAATCTCAAATTAAGTTATCTGACTACTATTAAAAATTAATTTTAGATTGTTGTATAAATAAACAAATTAAATTTATAAAATAATCTAAAAACTATGATTAACATGTATGATGAAGCTAATATAGATTTAGAAGAAATGATGTATCTTCATGATGTAGAAAATGAAGATGATACTGAAGATACATCAAATGAAAATGAAGATGACATATCAAATGAAGTTGATGATGATTATGTATTAACTCAATCATTTTTAGATAGACAATCTAGATTATTAGATAATGAAAAAATAAAAATGAAAGTTTTTCATAAACCATCTGAAAAAATATTTAAAGGTATTGTATTGGGGAAATGCCAAGGTTTTACTGATAAATATGTATTTTCTATGTATGAAGTAATAGATGGTAAAGAAGTTGAACCATTAAAGACTAAGATCTTCAACTTGAAGGATCTTACAAAAGAAAAATAAATATTTTAATAATTAAATTTTTAGAGGAAACTAATGGTAAAGAAAATGGCACCGCGACGGGTAAAGATTTGTCCTGGATGTCCTTCAAAAGGTTTGGATTTTGATGTGACTCCACAATTTAATTTCGTTCCTGAGAAAAAGAAGGATACGAAGAAAATTACAATTATTAGTGATGTTAAAAATCACATTAAAGGAAAGATTGCGTCTTTGTTTTAAAAGAAACAAATAAAGGATTATAATTCATTTTTATTGAGTTATAATCCTTTATTATTTTAAATATCTAAATCATAATTATCTAAATCGATTACTTGTACATGTAATGTATCATGTTCTTTATCAAATTTCTATTCTATTTTTTTAATTCTACCTTCAATCTATGACCAGTTTTTATTTGCATGATTAATAGTATCAACCATATTATTAATTACCTTTTTATGCATAACAACATCTTTATGCAAATGCTCTAGATCTCTATCGAGATCCTGACCACTTTTAAAAATAATATTTCCTGCTTTTTTTAAATTTCCAAATGCAGTTATTGCATTTATACCTATAATAGAATTTTCATCAAAATAATATGCAACAGCCTATTCTCCTGGTTTTAGACTTTTCTACATAATATTCTAAACTGCTTCTTCATAACATGTAAATGGATAACGGTTATATGCATTAATATTAGATTTTGCAGTTGGCAGTATTTCGTATTGATTATTGTTCATCTTCTTTAATTAAAATAAACTTTATATATTTATTAAAATCAATAAATAGAATAAAGAAATAGTTACTTTAATAATGAGTGATATTATATTCGCAAAAGGAAATGTAAAGAATGTACTTAAACGTATTGGTGCATATAAAAGTAATTTATTCTGCTTTGGAGAAGATCCTATAACAAAATCAGGTGTTATTGTTTCAAATGGTGAAATAATATCATCTCGTATATTGGATATTAATTTAATAGCAGGCGGTGCATCTGGTAGTATGTTATCATATAGTAAAAATTATATTAATCATATAGATGTAAAATATGTAGATTATAATGACAAAGAAATAAAAACAATGTCATTTAATATATTAGATAATGATGCATTAATAGAGATTGTTAAATTTATTGCAGAAAAACAATAGGATAAAGAAAACATTGAAAAAATCGAGAAAAATTAGATAATTTTTGATGAAAAACTTAAAAAAATTCAACAATTTTTGATAGAAAACAAAGAGCAGATATAGTGTATTGGAGATTTGAAAAATCAAATTTTAGATATGAATAATAAGCTTGATGTTTTACTTTCTGAAAGAACATTAAGACATTAATATACTTTTTAAGTATAATATATAAAATTTATTTTATTGAATGAATAAAGATATACGTATTCACATAATTTCCATTATATAGGTAATAATTATGTTTGTAATTTTAGGATTAATATATATGTTACTGACATGTATATGATTTAAAATTTTTATATCAAAAGACTATGAATAGAGCAGAACGACGTTATCGTCAGAAGAAAAAGTGGATTTCACGATTAAAGAAACTTTGGAATTCACGTGTATTATGGAATTACATTTCTCCTATTAAGCAGAAGAAACCAAGAACAATAAAATCTATATATGAAAATCCTGCTGAATCATGGCAGAATTTTACAAAAGACAGATTTGGTGTATTGGTAAAAAATACAGGAACTGTAATGGCAGATAATAAACGTTTTGATATTAAAGAAGAACATAAAAAACGATTAAATGACAGGAAACTTTCAAAAGAAGATCAAGAAGAACTTGATGAATATATGGAAAATAAAGATAATCCATATAGATTTGAAGATCTTTGTTGTAATTGTGATAATTTTCCTGGTGATTTAAATACTGAAGGGCATGAATATAATGGTAAAGGAATTTGTCCATTTTATGAAAAGTTTAAAACAGGAGAATTATCAGGTGATACTGAATGGAGGACAATAAATTGTAAATGTTTTAATGATTAATTAAATAACTATGTGAATACGTTTAAATTCAGATACAAACATAATTTAATATAATAAAAATAGGAGAATAACATTTGTTTGTTATTCTCCTTTAATTTTTATATAACTTTTTATATAATTTTGTGTATAAAAAGTAAGTTGAATTTATAATAAAAAAATTTATGATGAAATCAGATATTCAGATTGCTCAAGAAGCATCTATGCAAAGTATTGATTGTGTTTTTAATAAATTATTTCCTACAAGTAATATACCATCAAATGGAAATATTGAAATGTATGGAAAGTATATGGGAAAGATACCTTTGGAATTAATTAAACCATATACAAGTTATACAGATAAACATCTTATTCTTGTTACTTCTATTAGTCCTACTAAATCTGGTATTGGTAAAACAACTGTAAGTATTGGATTGAATGATGCACTTCGAAAACTCAAGAAAAATTCAATCGCGGTATTACGCGAACCATCATTAGGACCTTGTTTCGGAATGAAAGGTGGTGCATGTGGCGGTGGTTATTCACAGATTGTTCCCATGGATAAAATTAATTTACATTTTACTGGTGATTTTCATGCTATAACAACTGCAAATAATATGATTGCAGCTGCTATTGATAATTATTTTTATCAGAATCCAGAAGAGGAATCAAAAATTAAAAATATTACATTTAGACGTTGTTTAGATATTAATGATCGTTCTCTTCGAACTATATATACAACACAGAAATATGGTAAATTAATTCAAACAGGATTTGATATTACACCAGCTTCTGAATTAATGGCAGTTTTTTGTATGGCTCGTGATATTGATGATCTTCGCAGACGTATCAATAAGATTATTATTGCAGAACGTATAGACGGTAGTTTTATGTTCTGTAGTGAATTAGGTATAACAGGTTCTATTGTTGCTTTATTATCAGATGCAATTAAACCAAATCTTGTGCAAAGTTTGGATAATAATCCTGTTATTGTTCATGGTGGACCTTTTGCTAATATTGCTCATGGTTGTAATTCTGTTATTGCGACACGTATGGGTTTATCATTATGTGATTATGTGGTTACTGAAGCAGGATTTGGTTCAGACCTTGGTGCAGAGAAATTTATAGATATTAAATGTAGAAAGAATGGTTTATGTCCAGATGTTGTAGTATTAGTTGCAACAATTCCTGGATTGAAAAATCAAGGTGGATGTGCTGATCTATCCAAGGAAGATATTAAATCACTTGAAATTGGATTAAAGAACCTTGAACAACATATTACAAATATTAAGAATTTTGGTGTAAGAGTTGTTGTAACAAATAATGTATTTGATACTGATACAAAGAATGAACAACGTATTCTTGAGAATTTCTGTACATGTAGAAATGTAAAATGTATTAAGAATACAAGTTATTTAAATGGCAGTGATGGTGCTATTGATCTTGCAAAAGAGGTTGTTGATATTGTAGACAATAATAAGAACCCAATGTTACCTATTTTTGCATATCATACATTAGATAGTATTAAAGAAAAAATTGTGGATCTATGCAAAAATGTATATGGTATTGATCCAGCTAATATAAGATATTCAAAAGATGCATTAAAATTTATTTCAAGATTTGATAGAACATATGAAAATCATGAAGATGAATTTATTAATGAAATTTATGAATATCCTATTTGCATGGCAAAAACACAATATTCATTCTCTGATAATCCTAAGGTTATTCCATCTGTAAATAATAATACAATATTTACTATAGATGAAATAAAGATTAATAACGGTGCAGAATTTTTTGTTGTTATTGCAGGAAATATGATGCGTATGCCAGGATTACCTAAAGAACCGGCTGCTAAGCATATTGATTTTGTAGATGGAAAAGTAACAGGTTTGAATTGATTATATGGATAATAAAATTATAGATATAAATGAATGGTTGAGATGGGTGATAAAAAAACATCCATCTCAAAAACAAATTACCACAATTAAAAAATATTGGAGTTGTCATACAATTAAAGATTATTGTACAAAATTTAAAAATGATATTCGTAAAGATATATATGATAAATTAAAACAAAATAATTTTGAAGCAGAGTGGAAAGATAATAGTTATTCATGGGATTTAGACCGTTTATTCGATATACAAAAATTTGTTAAAGATTGTCCACAATTAAGCAAAGTTAATATAGGATATTTTGCAATACAAGATACAATTAATTCATCAAAATATAAGGATTATATACAAGTAATAAAGCAATATAATAAAGAAATAGCAAATATACCTAATAATGGTCCATATACATTCAGAATTATTAAATTAGATTTTGGAGTATTTCAAGTATATTGTAGACAATCCAGAATATTATGGAAGGAACATTCATATGTTATGAATTCTAATGAGGCTAATGAAGAATTAGAAAAACAAAACGGATATAATGTTGCATGGGAAGATGACCAAGTTATTTTTATGTCAATTCCTATATTAAAGATTAATAAAGATTTATTAAAAGGAAATACAATAGTAGAACTTCAAAAAACTAGACGTTTATATTGTTTAAATGACAATAAAGATAATAGATATAAAAGATATAAATTACCTGAATTATATTATCCTACTAATATTAAAACATTTATTGATTATTGTATTGATAATAAACTATTACCGTTTAATAAATCAAATATCAGAATATGGTCAAAAGCAGATAACTTTGAAATATATAATGGTGACGATTATTTAGAAGAAGAAAAAAAATTATGTCGTTATCCTTTTCCTATGAAAAATATTAAAACAGAAAAGGAATTAGACTTATATATTAAAGAACAAAAAAAGAAGAAAGCATTAGAGAAAAGTTTAAAAATACCGGAAGCAATGCAATTAATATATCGTAAAAATGATATATTTATACCAATTAATAATATTACACAAAAAGATTGTGACAATTTTATTAATAACTATAACAATAGAAATTTATATGAAATAATTAAGTATGAATAAACAATTACAAAATATTTTACATAAACCAGATATAACAGGAAATATAGAATATCTTCAGAAATTAGAGAATGAAACATATGAAAAAGCATATGAATATAAAACATTAAAAAATGAATTACTTATTTCTCAACGAGATTTGAGAGGTAAATATGTTCGTATATCAAAAGAGCGTTCATATAATAATGCCGTTTATATTCATGTATATGAACAATTTGTAACGTGTGATAAACATGATACAAGAATATATTTAAATGGATTGTCTTTTAAATATAATGATTCTTCATATCTTGATGATATATGGTTTGAATTTGATGCGCATAAACAATTATCATATAATTTAAATGAGTTTCTTAATCTTACTATAATTGAATTATCTTCAGATGAATTTAAATCTAAATATATGAAAATGATTAGTGAAACAGAACCCATATATGATAAATCAGAAAAGTTAATTAAAAATTTAAAATAATAAAAAGATTTTAGACATTATTAATATTTCATGTTATAATATATGTTAAATGCAAAAAATATTTTATATTACTTAGTTAATTAAATTTAAAAATAATTAAGAATATTTAAAACTTTTAACGCATTTTTTCATAAAATATATATGAATATTAAATGATTGAATTTTTATATAAAGGACAAAAATGTTATACAAATAATCTTCCGAAGAAATTAAAGCGAATGAAGATTACAGAAAATGACATTGAAATTTTACGTGAATTTGATGAAACTGAAAAGAAAGTAAAAGTCGAAGAAGAAATTGATGATACTTGGACTTATTATGTATTTCAAAATTCAAAAGGTTATTATTTATGGGGTATAAATAAACCAGATATTACATATATACAAAAATTTGGATTTGATATTTCTGATTATAAATTAATTGATACATGTAAAGGTACTTTACCAAAAGAATATTATAAATGGAATCCTGAAACAGGAACAGGACGAAAAGATTATATTTAATTTTTATATTTTTATTGCCCTATGATGTAATGGTTTAAGCATTCGAAACTCTAACTTTCGTTGACTCAGTTCGAATCTGAGTGGGGCTACAAAAATTATAATTATTAAATAATAAAAATTATTATGAGTAAAGATGACATTATAAATAATATACCTTAGTGTCCAGGTATTTATATGATATAGAATGATATAAATAAAAAGTGTTATATTGGTTAGAGTATAAATCTACATAAAAGATTATTACATCATATTAACAATTCTATTAATAATAGATATAATGCACCAATATATAAAGCATTTAAGAAATATGGTATAGATTCCTTTTCATTATATATCTTAAAAACGTTTGATAATTATATCACGTCTGATATAAAGAAACAATTAGATATATTAGAAAAATAGTATATTCGTAAATATAATAGTTATGGTGCAACTGGTTACAATCAAACGAAAGGCGGTGATGGAGGTATTGACGGATATAAATTTACAGATGAACAGAAATTAATAGTTTAGAAAAATTCATATGAAAAATAGAATGATGGAAGGCATACAATATATTGTTATGATATAAATACAAAGAATATTGTTTCATCTACATCATTACAACAATTAAAACGTGATATGAATGTTAATTTTACAAGAGGTAGTGTCAGTAATCTTTTAGTTAAAAAACGATATATATTATCACGTGATAAACAGGAGTTAATGTAGAAAATATCTAAATATAATTAGAAGATATAGTTATTTAATTCTAATGGTTGCAGTAAATTAACAGTAGATATGAAGAATGATATTGTAAATAATATATCAGAATCAGAGTTTTTAACTAAATATAATGTATGTAAATCAACATATTATCATTACAAATAGAAATTAAGTGATTATATAGAATAATTAATAGTTATGTAAATTAAAATATAGTATTGGGGATTAGTATAGTGGTCAGTACAGGAGTCTCTAAAACTCTTAGGCCGAGTTCGAGTCTCGGATCCCCAACGACATGACATTAGTAATATTTTTTAATTTTTTACAATTATGAAACAGAAGACAATTATAAAGACAGAATATTATGCAGATGATGGAAAAGTTTTTACTAATAAAACAGAATGTGAATTATATGAAAGTAAAGTAAAAGCGCCAGAGATAAATCTATATTCAGTTATTGATAAATTAGATGCTAAAGCTGTTGTTAATTATATTGATCTTATAATGGGACAATATAATGTAATTAAAAATTCAGAAATTAGAGATGTTAAGATTAAACATATGTTAACAAAATTACAAGATGAGTTTAAACATTATATCTTTGATAATTAAACAACATAATATTTTGTCTTTTTTGATCAAAAAAATTGAGAGAGAATTTAAATGATTAAAGAAGATATATTAAAGCAAGAATACACAGAAATTGCAGATTTAGCAATTAGAATGGAGAATAATGTAAAAGAAGCAATTACATTATATAATGAAGTTAAGAGACTTAATAATATGAAATTAGTAGAAGATAATTTATTTAATTTACAGTTTGTTATTAATTGGCAGGATGAATTAAATAAGGTATCTATTACAAATGTAGAAGATTGTTAAAAAATGATATTATACATTAAATGGAGATTATTCATATAGTCTCCATTTTTTATTTTAAAAACTTTTATGTATCTTTGAGATATAAATTAATGAAAGAAAAATAGAAATTATGAAAGCAAAGTCATATACATTTATAAATTCATTTGACCATAATAAATCATTATCAAATATTCCAGAAGAATATTATATTGATAATACAGATTTATATCTTGGTAATTATGAAAATGGTGGAAGATCATCATACTATTTTAGTTTTAGTAGAAATATTTATGGATTTCTTATTAAGAAAGAAGTATTAGATAATGAATGTAAATCATTATATACAGTAGATCCTATATCAAAAGATAGTAGACGTATTGTATTTGTAAAACTTAATAAAGAAATTTCACCAACTATTAGATATTCTTTTGATATTAAAAGATATTCGTCTGCTGATAAATGGACTGTATGTTTTGTAAGAGAAGCAGATGATAATTATAAAATTAGAGAGGGATATTATCTTCTTTCTGTATGTGATGTGCCACATACTAATACAAGGAATCGTTGTTTTGAAACAGAAGAAGATGCTATTGCTGAATATAATAAGAGACAAGAAAAGAATGCAGCAAGAAGAAAGGCAAAATTGGATGCAATTGATAATGCGCCAAACAATGGAGATATTTATTTAGCAACACCGAAATATATTGTTAAACGAATTCATATTAAGACAAATTATTTAAGTGATGTTAAAGAAGGTGATATTGTGTATGGTAGAATTACAGTTCTAAAAGACGGTAAAAATAAATTGAATAAGTCATCATGTTATGCAAATTATATTGATTTGTATGTTAATGATACATTTTCAAAAACACTTCCTATGAATGTATTTGGAAATTTAATGTCAAAAAATATGGAATTAACTATATTTGTTTAACACAATAAGAATATTAATTATGAAATTATCTGATTATTTTACAAATATATTAAGTGCTATTTTTACACCAAATAACACTAATATTGATAAAAAACGAGAAGAACTATATACTATATATACTTCAATAATAAAAAATAATGATGATATAATTAAAACACAGGATGAACGGGCTTTATTACAAGATGATGTAATTAAAGCACAAGAGAAAATACTTAAAGATTTTAATATATCATATAATACATTATATAATAAATATAATAAGTTAATTAGTGAAAATCATAGACTTAATGAGATAAATACTGTATTAAATAATAAGTTACAGCGTTATTATAAAACAGGTAAAAAGTTAAAGAAAAAGTAAACTTTTTAATTAATTACATATAAAATATGTAATTAATATTTAGGGGACATTTTTTGGTTTTGCTTATTAATTATGTGGTAATAAATCGTGTAGGAAAGTTAAAAGCCTTTTGTAGTAATACAAAGAAGTTTAGCAAATAAATTTAAATGACGACGAAATTGATTTTCGTATGGCAGCTTAATCCGGTAGGATTGGTAATATAAACCCATTGAAGCATTCGCTCCTTACAAGGTAAGTTGAGCATCGCCACGGAGTTCGGTGAGTGTTTTCTCTGTTAAATAAAACTCACTATACTTTTTGTCCAATAAGAGTGATTACGACATTAAACTGTTTAACTCCTAAGAATGTATGATGAAAACTAATTAAGAAATACGCACGTAGATAGTTTATTATTGACAAGTTAGTAATACTCCGGTTCGACTCCGGATGTCTCCAGTCTTTCGATATGTAAATACCGCCACGAGGTGAAAGATGGGTAATGCTAAAATTTACATTTTTACTATGGTATACATAGTATAGATAATATGATATTTCATAATATATATTTAATTGTTTAATTTTGTTTGATAGGTAATATGCATTTTTCATAAACATATTGCCTATTTTTTTATATAATAATAAATAATAAAACTAAATAAAAGCATAATAATGCCTACAAAATATATAGCAAGAAAGTTTAATCCAGGAAAAGCAGATCATAATAAAATCAATACACTTATTAATCTGTCTTCCCTTAGTTTAAATTCGTCATAGAGTATTCTTAAAACATCATTAGCTTTAGGTTCTGCTCAAACAAATAATTATACAGGTGATTCATTATATCCATTTAACGATGGTTTAAATTAGGATCAAAATTCTTTTTCATAGTATGTTGATATTACTAAAAATACAAAACAATCTTATGCATATTATGATTTATCATATCAATAGAGACGTGAATAGTTAAGATAGTTTGCTTCACAACAAACAATTTCTTTTGTTCTTGATACTATTTCAGATGAAACTATAATATTAGATGAAAACAATTATTTTGCATAGTTAGATTTAAATCTTCTGAAATTAAAACTTAACACTAATTATAAAGGTGCAAATGGTGAAACAGCAGATGATTTAATTAAAAATTGTCAAAAAGCATTTAAGATTATATATTCTACATATGGTTGGGATAAATCAAATGATGCATGGAATTATTTTAAAAAATTCTTAGTTGAAGGATATTTGGCATTTGAAATTGTTGTTGATAATCTTATGAAACCTACACGTATTATAGGTATGAGAGAATTAGATGCAGCAACTCTTGAACCTGATATTGAAATAGATCCAGAAACAGGAAAAGAAGTAAAAGTATGGTATCAATATAGAGGTGATGCATAGTTAGAAAGAAAAATACCAGATTCGAATATTGTATATATATCATGGTCAACCGGTATGTATGGTGAAAATTCACGAGTTTCTTATCTAGAAGGATTAATAAGATCATATACAATGTTAACACAACTTGAAACGTCAAGAATGGTTTGGAATATTATGAATTCACAGAAGCGTGTTAAAGTTGGTATTCCAGTAGGTAATATTTCATAGGACAAAGCTCGTGCAAAGGTTAATGAAGTAAAAGCAGATTGGAATGAAGAAACAACAGTCGATGAAATATCTGGTGAAATGGTTGTAAATGGTCAACCACGTTTTTCATTTTCTAAAACTCATTTCTTTCCAATTCGTGATGGTAATTCAATGACAATAGAAGAAATACCTACAGAAGGTTATGATTTAAGTGACATTACACCATTGAAATATTTCTGGAGACGTTTTATATTAGAAACAAAAGTTCCAGCAAATAGATTTATGATTGATCCTGCTGCTGATGGTGCACATCCATTAGGTGGTGATGATGCAAGTATAACACGAGAAGAATATGCATTTAGTAGATTTATTAGTCGTATTCGCGTTATGTATCGTGAAATTTTGTTAAAACCATTATGGGTGCAAATATGTTTAATGATGCCAGAATTAGCTAATTCTGAATTGCTTAAACAATGTATAGGTATTGTATTCAATGAAGAAAACTTATTTGTTAAAGCAAAAGAAAGAACAGCATTAAAATAGGGTGCAGAAATTATAGGTACTTTAGCACAAATTCAATTAGGTGAAAATAAACCATTCTTTAGTATGAAATTCCTTATTGAGAAATTTCTAGGTATGTCTGATGAAGATTTTGCACTTAATGAAAAATATAAACAAGGTGAAATTATTGAACGATTAGAACAAGCCAAAACAATTAAACAGCATCAAGAAATGGGTAAGCAAGTTGGTGAACAACAAGGTAACGGTGCACCAGGCGAAATGGATTTCGGTAGTGATTCCGGAGATTCAGGATTTGATGATTCATTCGGTGCTGGAGGTGATTCAGGAGGAGGTGACTTCAGTGGAGGAGGTGACTTCTCTGGTGGTGATGAAGCATTCTCTGGTGGTGATACAGGTATGGGATCTGGCGGTTCTGAAATTGCAGATACTGGTGGAGATGATGCCGGCGGTGATTTTGCTTAATAAAAATATAAATGAGTTAGATATTCAAATATCTAACTCTTTCTTTTATTATATAGAAAATAAATATATAAAAATATATTTAATGATATATGGATAATAAGTAGAAACATTTTTATAAAAATATTTTATAATTTTATATATTTTTGAAAATAATTTAGATAAATAATATGTGAAATAAGTTTAAGAATTTGGGAGAGTTTAATTAAACTATTTTTATAATTTTGAATATAATTAATAAAAATATTATATATCACACTTATATTAATAATTTGTATCAACTCTCCAATTCTATACAAATTAAAATATAAGTGTTTTTTTATTATATGTTAAAGTCAATTAAAATACAAATTTATCCTAATACTGTTTAGAAAGAATTTATTGCTAAACAGTTAGGTTGCTGTAGACTTATATATAATAAGTTATTAGATTATAAGAAGACACAATATGAATAGAATAAACAATCTGTTTCATTATCATAGTTAGGTAAATATTTAACAAATTTAAAAAAACAAGATGAATATCTATTTTTAAATGATGTTTATTCAGTATGTTTATAGCAATCTATGTAGGATTTAATTAAAGCATATGATAATTTTTTTAAATTACATAAAGGATACCCTAAATTTAAATCTAAAAAAGATACAAAATAGAGTTGTAGATTTTCAAATGTTATATTTAAATATAAATGTGATAAAATAAATGGCAATAGAATTACATTAATTAAATAGTTGAGCAATATATTATTTAAATGTTCTAGAAAAGATGAGATATATTTAAATCATCTGTAGAAATATATTTAGTCCATTACGTTAATTAAATCATCTTCAGAAAAATATTACTTATCTATTTGTATTGATTATAATATAATTTAGAAAGAAAAGTTAGATACAATAATAGGTTTAGATTTAGGAATTAAAGATTTTATTGTAGATTCAAATGGAAATAGATATGAAAATAAACATTTTTATAAAAATTAGGAAAATAAATTAAAAAAATTAAATAAACAATTATCTAAAAAATAGAAAGGTAGTAACAATAGAAATAAAGTAAGAATTAAACTTGCAAAAGTGTATGAAAAGATAAAGAATTAGAGACAAAATTATTTACATCAAATTACTTCAAAACTAGTTAACGAAAACCAAATTATCTGTATTGAAGATTTGAATGTGAAAGGTATGTTATAGAATCATAAATTAGCTAAATCCATATAGGAATTAAGTTTCTATGAATTTAGACGTTAGTTAGAATATAAATGTAGATGGTATGGAAGATAGTTAATTATAATAGATAGATTCTATCCATCTTCTAAAACATGTCATAATTGTGGACATATTTATAAAGGCTTAAAATTAAATGAAAGAGAATGGATATGTCCACATTGTGGAAAATTAATTGATAGAGATTATAATGCTTCATTAAATATTTTAGATGAAGGATTAAAACAAATTAATTTATAATTTGTTTAATATATTAAATAGGGACGAACTATCCCAAATTTACGCTTGCGGAGATACCAACTATGGATGAAAGAAGTTATGAATAACTATATTAAAAAGTAGTGTATCGTTGAAACAAGAAACAGAGGTTTTAATAAATATTAAAAAATATCATAGTATGAATAATATATTAAAACATAGTTATGGTTGCATTCCGTCTAAATTAGATGGTACAGAACAAGTAGTAAATGTTGATTCAAAAATACCATTACCTGATGAATTTTCTTTAAGAGATGTTATGCCTCCTGTTCGTGATTAGGGTAATACATAGACTTGTGTATGTCAATCATTAACTGGTGTACTTGACTATCTTCATAACAGTAAAGTAGGAACTGATGGTAAATGTAATAATTTTTCTATTGATACATTATATAATTCTCGTTCAAATAAACCTTAGGAAGGCATGTCTATAAAAGAAGCATTAAAATATCTTAAAACTAATGGTTTAAATGGCGAAAAAATTAATTCATATGCATTGGTTCCATCAGGAGAAGTTTTAAAACGTGCATTAATTATGTTTGGACCAGTAGCTGCGGGGTTTCCAGTTTACACAGATAATGATCCATATTTTTGGAGAAAAGGTTCTAATTACGCAGGAGGGCATTGTACATTAGTGATTGGTTATAATAAAACAGGTTTTATTATTAGAAATTCATGGGGAACTTCATGGGCAGATCATGGATATATTACTATTCCTTATGAAGAATATGATGATGCAGTATTTGAAGCATGGACAACAATTTTATAATTAAAACAAAATAAAGAATAAAGAGTATAATTTAAAAGTTATACTCTTTAATTTTATGATAAATGATAATATTATAATAAACAATTATAACAAAATAAATATATAAAATAATTATTGATTTATTTTAAATGAGAACATTTATAAATGATATATTAAATGAAGCCCGCGTATAGAGAACTATTGATCCAAAAATTTGGGCTTCAATGAGTTCAATGTCAAGTCGTTTGCGTTCAACATTAGGTGAAGATGCAAAGGTAATGAAAAAAGATACAAAAGAAGTTCTTTTATAGAAATATGTTGCAGGTTTGCTTACTATGAAAGTTGGATGTCCACATAATAATGCAGATATTAATAAATTAAAGGCATATAAGAATATTGGTAATGCATATATAGATGCAGGTGGTAATATAGCAGATATTCAGAAATTATATGTTGAAAATGGTGGTGAATTCGATGGTAATATTTCTTAGGATGAACCTGTATAGACTCCTGATTATCCTGATTATGATGATGTACAAACAGATGATAATACAATAGAAGATGAACCAGATATTTAGGATAAACCTGTAGTTTCACATGGGTTTGATGATAGTGTAAGTAAAAAGATTGATGAACCTGAAGAAGTCAAATAGACAGATTATCCTGATTATGATGATGTAGATACATCAGATTCAGATGATGAAGATATAGATGATGAAATTGTTGAAGACGAACCATTTGGTGAAAAATATGCAGATTTAAAACCATATTTTAAAACAGTTGGCAATTCTTTGAGAAAAGCAAATGAAGGTATGTTTCTTAAATGGGATGAAGTAAATGGTTTAGCTTTAAGTAATGATGCATAGGGTTCATTTGCTAAATGTGTTATTTCTAGTTATTAGTCATTAGATAAGAAACCTGTATTTATGATATTAGATTCATAGGAATCAACATTGGGTAATCCAGGGAATAATAATGTATATGATTCATATTATTTTAAGAAAAAGTTAGTTGGTGCTAAATAGAAATTAGAGATTACACCAGGATCTAATTATTATTATCAAGAGGAAATTAAAGGAAATTTTTATACAAGTATTCTTGAAGATAATGGTAATAATGCAGCAAAACTTGCAAAGCAAATGGCTATAAAGAAATTACAGTTATCTGGATTGAATAGTGAACAGATAAATGAAGTAAAATCACAAATTTTTGATCGTGCATACCTTCCAACATTACCAGAACTTAATAAAGTAAGAGATATTATTGGTACTGGACGATATTGGACATCTTCTGTTGCAGATAAAGGTGAAGCAAATATTATGTTATAGGTTAATCCTGATAAAATATTTAAGATTGCAGATCCTAATGTTTCTGCAAAAGTAGTTTCATTTATTAGATTTTAATTTTTTAATATAAAAGAAAAGAGATTGAATATTTGGTTATTCAATCTCTTTATTATTTTAGATTAATTGTAATTTTCTTTTTATTGTTTTAGAAACATTTCTCATAATTGATTCATATAATGCACGTTTCTTTTTTGTTTGTGTAAATTTATATACTAACATATGTAATGCTTCTGTAATTCCTAAGCGTTGTCTAATGGTTGCAGGATCAGCAGTTGCTTTACCAGACATATCTATATTAAGAAGATCACTTATTGATTTACCTTTAACATTGATATTTTCTATTGTACCATTAACATCAGTATCATCAAGTGAATATACAAGATTTTTAATAATGTTATTTAACTCAGTTGGATTAATAAAATCATATTTATTGACAACCGCTTTTGTATTTATCCATACAAATGGAATATTTTCTGAAATTCTTGCATTCTTTGATGTGCGTGCAGTTGACTTCATAAATAAAATCTAATTACAGCTAAGAGTCATTTCTGCTGTACTTGGAGCTTCATCAGTAATTTGTTTAAGTTTAGCAACAAATTCTCTTTCTTCCTATGTAGGATAAATTTCATCTTCTTTATTTTTCTTATATGCATATGTTAAGAATGTAACGAATGCTTTATTTAATGGGAATAATGTTCCATCACCATTTACATAGTAATAATCAGAATCTTTATGACTAGATCTCTAATTATAAGCGAATCTAAATGCTACTTTATCAGGATCTGAAAGACTTGCATAAATACCAGGAAGGATAGTAGCATCTTTATATACATTACCGTTATAATTCTTTTTTGTACGAGGCATTATATTTCTACCATCATGTGAATCTCTCCAGTTTATATCATCTTCATCTCTATCATAATTATCATCAAATCCATCTTCAAAACCATAATCTTGACGGAGTTTCCAAATAGCATCTCGCTACTTATCATAGAATTTTGCCAATGCTTTTGAATCTTTCCAGTTACATGTAAGATGACTTACTTTAATAATATGTTCTGTTGTTAAATTTAATTTACATGTCTTTAATTTACTTGTACCATTCAAAAAATCCTAATATTTCTTAGATTCTCTAAATTCTGTTAATAATTGTTTAATTCTATTATTAGGAAGATTATCAATATATTCTATTAACTATGCATCTGTTTCATCATTAATATTATAACATTGTTTTTGTGAACCACTTCTTGCAATAGGATGACTTGATTCACCTTGTAAAATGTCTGATATATATGCAATAGAAACATAATCTCCAGGTTTCATATTATATTTCATAAATATATCTGCTGGATTATAAACAACTAATGGCTTTTGTTTTGCTTCAAATAATTTCTTCATTATATTAAAATTTATTATTTTTATTTTTATGACATTGATTTATTTGCATTCATAAAGAATAATTTATATTCTTCATTTCTTCTATTAGGATTATCTTTAATATTTTTAAAATAACTGAATGATACATTATAATCACCTGGATTAATTTTCTGGTTTTTATAATCATATCTACATTTTGCAAGTCCTTTTGTTATAAATGAATACTTATCATGTTTAAGATTACCAGCATTATAACATAATGAAGTTAATCCATCTCTAATTTTTTGATTATATAACATATAGCACTTAACATTATCATCATCAGTTGGCATATCTTGCAATGCTTTATATGCTCTATCTTCTGCTATCTTAATATCTTTTAAAAATAACTTATTTGCTTGTGCTTTTGTAATAATTGGTTTACAATGTTTAGGATTTAATATAAGTTTTCCTGTTTTCTTATCACGAGTAAATGACTGCTTTATAAGACCTTTCTTTTTTAATTGCTGTATTTGTTGATATAATGCACCATCTGTTTCTAATATAACATGTCCATAACCTATAGTTACTTTACCTTGCTTTTCTTCGGCTTCATTTGCATAATAAGGATAAAGTAAAAGCATTTCATGTTTTTTAATAAATTCACGTGCACTGTTACTTGACTTAAAATTGAAATTTTTATCATGCTCAAATTTATTTGCAGGTGAATTATTAATATCTTCCTATGAAACATGTTTAACGCTTAATGCCTATTTTGCTTCATCCCTTACATCAACTACAAAATCTTCTGGTTCATCAACAGTAATATTTTCCTATTGTACATCTGAAATATCTTCTGTTGTTTGTTCATATGTTTCTACATTATTTTGTAATGATTTTATTAATGATTTACAATCCTATACCATTGATACACCACCATATATTGATAATACAGTAACTGTAATTTTTAACATACGGCGTGGCGTAATCTTTTTATGTTCATTTATATATTTCTATATTTTCTGAACATATGCATTCATCATCTTTTCTGCTTGCTTATATTGATTTGTTTCCTGAAGTTTCTTAATAGCATAAATAATAAATTTTTTAAGATGCGTATAAAAGATTTTTCCTTCTTTTGTGGCTTCTTTCATTACATCATTAAATATATCTTTTGCCCCATATTCTTCAAGAAGTTGATTATCATATGCTTCATTTATTCTATGCTTAACGATAACAGCAATATCCTGCATCATTTCTTCATATAGATAATTATTCTTTTTCATTAAGTTGCAATAACTATTTCATTTATGATATTTATTTAAGTGAAATTATTTTCAGAATAAAATAAACTTTATAGATTATTCAACATATAAATAATGTAAATTGACTAAAGCATTAGCTTGATTACATTTAGCATAAACAAAATCCTAGATTTTAGCATTAGCATTGGGTCAAGAGCTTTAGTATTACAGTTATACTCATTCCCATATTATATTTGATTCGTTATATATCGAATTAAAATAAATATACATAGGTTCGAATCCTATATCACGCTCTCTAAAATAATATTATATAATATGCGTGATTGGTGAAGTGGTTAACACATTTATTTTAACAAAGCATTAATTTAAATAATATGAACGGATATGAGAAAAATCTAAGGTTTTATTGCGTGGAAATTTAAAATAAAACCTTGGCCCTATAGCTCAATTGGTAGAGCGCACAATATTTAATTGTGAAGTTATAAGTTCGAATCTTATTAGGGCTGCTATCCTTGCGATATTTTTAATATTGTTAAGCTAAAGACTTTTTAATCATGAATTGACATGTATCCCTATTAAATTAGGTTTAAGTGATTCAAGGATTAACTTATTATAGTAATATAGTAAGCAGATGTCACAATATCTGGGAAACGTACGAAATGTGATACTCAAGGTTTGGTAGTTAGACTGCATTCGGATAAGAAACTACCTTTTTATAGATGTATGGCGAAATTGGTAAACGCAACTCAATAATATTTTGAGTTTATTTCATGGTATTCTAGGTATGAAATTTGGGAGTTCAAGTCTCTCTACATCTACTATTTCATTGGCTTAAAACGTTAAATCTTAATATATACATTCTTATTATAGAAATAATATATTAAGATTTTTCTTTTTTATTTTTTTAATTCAAATAATATGTGTATCTTTGTATTGTAAATAATAAACAATATTAATAAGATATTAAAATTATGGCAGAATTTAAAATTGGAGATCTTGTATTTCTTCGCAGTAATACATCATATAATATAAATGTAGAAACAGGTAAGTCTGCATTGTTGATTCCTGGTATTCATTCATGTGAGAAAGATGAAATGAATACGAAACTTATTTGTATTATTCCTATATTTAAAAAAGAAATTCTTGTAGAACGATATAATTCTGATTATGGTTTCAGAAAGCAAAAAGAAATTCATAATATGATTCGTGTTATGTCAACAGATACAAGAAAAGTATATGATATTGATGCTGATTGGGCCGATGTGATTAAATCAGAAGACGAATATAACGAACGCAGAGAATTTCAAATTTTGGATAATGCAATACAGGATAAATTTTTAGATTTATGTGATGAAATAGATGAATATATGGGTTATTAATTACAAAAATTATGTCAATAAAATTAAAGGAAAAATATGATTATATTAGTACATCAGATGGTAAAATCATACCAATAAGTAGTATTATTTCCATAGAAATATATAAACCTACTCGTTATTCAAATCCTATATATAATACATATAAGATTTATTACAATAAACAGATTTTGTATAAACAACCAGATTCTTATTATGGTTTATCAAATAATAATACTGATTTTAAATTAAAATATGATTTTATTGAATTAAATTATGATCAATATCAAGATTTTTTAAAACATTTTAAAAATAAAATATATAATATAAAGGATGTCTAGAAGTTATCATCAGTCACACAAGATTAGTAAGAAAGGTTCATCTAGTTTTGTTATAGACGGCGACAAAAAATATAAAATAAAAAATAAATATAAAGAACTTCAAGATATTGAAGTACAACATGATAAAGTTGTTAAATGGAAAAAGAAGAAACATATTGCATACGGTGAACAACGAAATTTTAATTTTAAAGGTGAACCAACATATACAAATGAAAAATATATAAAAGGTATTGGTGAATACTGTTTCCCATGTATTGAAAAACATAAAGAGAGAAAAAAGAATAAAATTTCTATATATGATAATTTTGATGATGATTAAATGAAATAAGATATATTATAAATTATGAAACTTTTATTTTTAGATATAGATGGAGTTTTAAATTCAGAAAAATATGCAATATGGTGTACAGAGAATGACGAAGGAAAAGAATATATAAAAAATGGAGGCGATATTTTTATCGATAAAAAAGCAGTTTTTAGAATAAAAGAACTTTGTGAAAAGTATAATGTAAGATTAGTTATATCATCATCTTGGAGAATATTTACATTAGAAACAACAAAACATGAATTTGAACGATATAAAGATTTAAAACTCTTAAACAAATATATAGTCGGAATAACACCAAATTATATAAATTTAGATAATATACCACGTGGAAAAGAAATTGATGATTTTTTAACGATTGTATTAGATAAAAGTGCACAAACATATAATATTGTATTATATGATATAAATTTTTTTAATAGTGATGATTTAAATATAGAGTATTGTATTGTAGATGATGATAAAGATATGTTAGACAAACAAATGAAAAATTTTGTGCACATTGATAATTATATAGGGATAACAGATAATGATATAGAAAATATTAAACAAATATTAAATATTGTACAGGATAACTAAATTATAATAGAGAATAGTTGGGATAACTATTCTCTATTTTTATATATGATAAATATAATAAATTATTGAAATTAATTTATTAAATAAAATATGAGAGTAATTAATAAAAAGAAAGCATTGTATAATAGCCTTATGGAAGGTATTTCTCGTTCATTACGAAATATTCTTAATGAGGATAATAATGGAATGCATATGGATTTACATGATGATTTTACTATTACATAGGATGAAAATACAGCAAAATCATTTGTAGCATATTTAAAGGCAATTAATAAAAAACAAAGATTATCATAGGATGATGAATGTAAACTTGCAGATATTATTCAGCATTCGCCTAATAAGAGACAAGTAGAAGCTGCAAAAAATAAATTAGTTTCTGCAAATCTTCCATTTGTAGTTTCTGTTGTTAATAAGTATAAAAATCTTAATATTCCTAAAGAAGATTTAATTCAATATGGTAATATCGGTCTTATGAAAGCAGCAGAAACATATGATCCTAGTACACCTGAAAAAAATGTTAAATTTGTATCATATGCTATTTGGTATATTCGTCGTGAAATTATGATGGCAGTAGATGAAGTAGGTGGACATATGGCAGTACCACGTAATATGGGTAGTATTGCACGTGAAGCTGCTCGTGTAAAAGAACGTTTATATAATAAGAATGGTTATGAACCTGATATTGATGATATTTATAATGTATTAGTTAAGAAACATCCTAATTTAACTTATGATTCATTTGTATAGACAATGCAAGCAAATGCTCGTGCAAATAGTTTAGATCAATCTGTTGGAGATGATGGAGATTCTAAAGTAACATTAGGCGATATGACATCAAACAATACATTTAAGGATCCAGATAGTTCTCTTAATAATGCAGATCTTGAACGTGAATTAGAAGATAATATAAAGAGAATATTAGGCAAAAGAGATGGCGAAATTGTTTGCGCTTGTTACGGTATTAATGGAAGACCAGAAAAAAATAAATGGCAAGTTGCAGAAGAAAATGATATGACAGAAACACGTGTAAATCAGATTTTATAGTCAGCTATTAAGAAACTTAAGAATGATAAAGAAACAAGAATGCTTTTACAATATATCATGTAATAATTAATAATAATTTTAAGAGAGATACTAAAATACAAAGTATCTCTCTTTTTTATTTAGAATAAAATATGTATCTTTGTATTGTAATATAAAAAATGAAATAATTATGAACAGAATAGCTTTAACGAAGAAACAGATGGATACTCTTATTAATGCAGGTCTTGATGTTTCAGATGCTTCCCTTGTTTATATGGGTAAAGGTCAATATAATTTAAATAAAAATGAAAAATATATTGATACTATTATTAAATGCAAATTAGGATTTTATACATATACATTAGAAGATATTTATAAACGTATTGATGATATTATAGCATTAGATTATTTCCTTGTTATTACTCCTGTATGTATTCAATTACAATATATTAAAAATGATGATATTTATCATGCAGAAACTACGGCAGATGATAATATGTTAGAAACTGCATATAATATGTTATTATGGGTATTAAAGAATATTTTAAGAAGAGAAATTAAATAATAAGTAATATGAATAATAATATAAAACAAAATAATTATATAGAAGAACGAATTTGGCGTCATATAATAAATTGGATAATATATTTAATTCTTCCATTTACATCTATAGATATAATTATGTTTTTTATATTAATTGGAAAACATGATAATAATACTATATTATGGATTATGTTTATTTTTATCCTTTGCGGATTATTTATAGTATTACGTTTTCTATTAAAAGAAACAGAACGATTGGTTGATGACTTAAAAAATCAAAAATGATGAATAAAGAAAAAATTTCTAAATGGTTTTTAGATAACTTTAAAGTTCATACAGATTGGACTGGTAATTATGTTGAAACACAATTTAAATGTAATTCTGTAAAAGATGTGATAGATAAGTTCATCAGAGATAATTTTAAATAAAATATAGTTTTTATCTCTATATATTTTTTTATTTAAAATAAAATGTGTATCTTTGTATTGTTAATGAAATAATAAACAATTAAAAATAAAAATTATGAATACAAATATTATCACATCTGTAGACGAGTTTATCAACATTATGGCAAATGCCAAGTGTAATGGTAAATATGTAACCGTTTATGGTGAATCAGATATTAAGCTGAATAAGTTCAACACCGATGGTCTTCCAAAGGAAAGAATCAAGGATGACTTTCAGCCTCGTACAAGTTTCTCTGTAACTTTCCATTTTGGACAGGATTATGAGAAAACAATGAGTAAAATTCTTGGAGAAGATTATAAGGCAACTGATACAAATAGACGCCATATTGTTAAGAATGTCATCATGCAGTATATCAGTACAGGTAATGTATGTTTGATTTACATTCCAAATAACTACTGTAAGAATAATATTATTCTTAATGATGAACCTATTTCTGTAGTTGACAAGGCATATATGGAAAGATTTATGCCAAAGAAAAAAGCAAGTACTGCAGTTATTGAATATCGTACATTGTCGCTTAAGAACATCAAATCTATTTCAATCAACAAAGAAAAGTATGATGTAGAAATCAGTGATTGGGAAGTACGTGAAGTTGCTTAATTAAAAAGATATTTTTTATTTTTTATGGGTTAAACATACAAAAAATTAAATCAAATAATAACATCTTGTTTGTGAAAATAGGATGTTATTTTTTTTTAATTAAAAATATAGACTTTAAAGTTAACATAATGTATAAATAACAATTACAGTTTAATCAAACAAACAGATTATTATTGTAATCAAATAATAAAAAACAAATAAATTAATTTTATGACAAACGTAAAAGATTCTCAGCATGTAATGGTAGAAGACATACTTCTCAATGCAATGCTTATGACTGATGGCTACAAGCTTGGCCATCACTGTATGTACCCTAAGGGAATGACACAACTTTTTAGTAATTTTACACCTCGTAGTAATAAGTATTTTCCTGAGGCAACAGAAGGTGCAGTTGTATTTGGTATTCAGTATTTTATCAAGAAGTATCTTATTAATACATTTAATAATTTCTTCTTTAATCTTGATGAAGATACTATTCGTAAAACTTATACAGATTTGACAACTACATTTCTTGGTGAATCAGTTGCACAAAAAGTAGGTGTAGAACATATTATAGCTTTGCATCGTTTGGGCTATCTACCCATTCGTATTAAGGCACTACCTGAAGGTTCATATTGTCCAATCGGATGTCCTATTTTGACAATCACAAATACACATCCTGATTTTGCTTGGCTCACAAATTATTTGGAGTCTCTTACATCTAATGTTCTTTGGCTTCCTATTACCTCAGCTACAACAGCAGATGTATTTAAACGTGAACTTGTTAGACATGCAATGAAGACAGGCTTTTACAATCCTGATGATATGTCTAATCTTTCATTTTTGTGTCACGATTTCTCAATGAGAGGCATGAGTTCATTTGAGGCAAGCGTTGTATCAGGTATGGCTCATCTTACATCATTCTGTGGTTCTGAAACAGTACCAGCAATTAAGATGATTGAATATTATTATAATGCAGATCCTAAGAAGGAACTTATTGCAGGAACAGTACCAGCAACAGAGCACTCAATTGAATGTTCAAATGCAACAGATGAAAATGGTAATCCAAATGATGAGGTATACTTCAAAAATATGCTTGATGAATTTCCAGATGGTATTATTTCTATTGTAGCAGATGGATATGATTATTGGAAATTCTTGACAAAGATTGTTCCTAAGTATAAGGATCAAATTATGTCTCGTAATGGACGAGTAGTTATTCGTCCAGACAGTGGTGATCCTGTAAAGATTATTTGTGGTGATCCTGAAGCAGAAGATCCATTTGTAAAGATGGGTTCATATGAATTTCTTTGGAATACATTTGGTGGAATATTCAATAAGAAAGGATATAAAGTGCTTGATACACATATTGGTCTTCTTTATGGTGATTCTATTAATATGAAACGTCAAAAAGATACATATGCACAACTTGAAGAAAAAGGATTTGCTGCAACCAACCTTATAGAAGGTATCGGAAGCTTCACTTATAATGTTCGTAGTAGAGATTCTTTGGGTATAGCTTGTAAGTCGACATGGTGTAAAGTTGATGGTAAACCAATTGAAATCTTTAAGGATCCTAAAACTGTATGTGGTATGCCGAAGAAATCACATCGTGGACTTCTTATGGTTATAAAAGATGAAAATGGAAAGTATAAACCAGTTGATCGTGTTTCTATTGAAGATGAAGCATCAGATAAGAATGAATTGAAGACGGTGTTTGAAGACGGTAAGCTTGTAAAAGAGTTTACACTTGCAGAAATTCGTAAAACACGTCAAGATGCAGTTCATAAACTTCTTGATGGTACTATTGATTAAAAATAGACTTATAAATTATAATAGGTTATGATCAGTAAGTTTATGTATTTCGTAGGTTTACCGTGTTGCGGTAAATCTACGTTTATATCAAATAATTATTCAGATGCAGGTCATTTATGTGATATGTTGTCAACCCTATTATCAACAACACATCCATTTGATGATTATTCATTTGAAGAAATTAATGAGGTATTAGAGAATAATTTAATTGATAATTCTACATGGATTATTTCTGCTGATGAAATTAAACCTATGTTAGAAGGATATACTGATGAACATCCTGAAGTTGTTCATGAGGATTCTGTTCAATTAGCAAGACGAATGATTTTTGAAATTGCAAAATCAAAAAATCTAAATGTTAATATTATTCTTGATGGTGGCGGAATTAATAATCATTATAATCTTAGTATTATAGATTATTTGAGAGAACATAATGTAGATAAGATTACTTGTGTATTCTTCGATACTCCTGTAGAAGTTTGTATAAAGAGGCTTCAAGGGCGAACTCGTAAAGTTCCAGTTGAAGATATTTATAAGAAAAACTTACGTATTGAAGCATGTAAGAATAAATACATTCCATTAGTAGATGAATTCATACGCGTTGATTATTTTACTAATAAGTATTTACTTCTTGATATGGATGGTACATTAGCCTGCTATGGCAAAGCAAAACTTGACATTCATGGTAATTCTGATTTTGTAAGTAGCGAACTATTTAAAAATCTGAAACCTGTGAAACATGTTATTGATTTTGTAAAGGAACATTATGACATGAATAATGTATATATTGTTACTGCATGTGCCAATTCAATTGCGTGGAAGGAGAAGAATGAATGGCTTGATAAATATTTTCCTGAAATTCCTGTTGAGAACCGAATGTTCGTTGGAAATAAAAATTTCAAGCATGTCTTTATTGAGCAGTTCGCTCATAAGATGAAGTGGGATCTTAAGGATGTATGTCTTATAGATGATTTTCATGATACATTAAGAAAATGTGATGAAATCGGCATTAATGCTGTGCATCCCTCTAATATTGATTCAATGTTTGACAAGTATTCTTATCAGGCATAAATAAGAAAATGGTTAGATTCTTAAACGAAATAAAGAATCTAACCATTTCTTTTTATAATTTAACTTCTTTATAAAATTCTATACATTGTGGATCTATATTTTCATATGTAAATACACCATACTATGATTTTGGATCTTCAAAAAAACGATACATTGTAGATTTATCATTTTCTTTATAACTTCTCTTATCCTTAAGATTAATTTTAAGAATTAACAATTCTTTTATACATGTATCACATGATAAATTTTTACATAATAAATCTAATTTATTTTTTTGATTACTTCTATAAAAATATATTCTATCTGGATAATTATCTAATCTATAATTTTTATATTTTGGAATTAATCCTTTCTATAAAATTTTCTTTTTATTCTATAACGGTGTTATATGATATAATATACCATCTTCTTTATATATTTCATCTGTAACTTCATATAAAAATTTCGGCATTATAACAATATTAATAATAGTTGATAATTCTTTCTTACCTGATACGAAATAACCTAAATTATTAATTAATGTTAATAATTCATTATAAGCTAATTTTCCGTATTCTAAATCATAATAGTCTTCTTTATATATAAAAAAATCTATTACAGGTGTTTTCATATCTATCTATAATGGATTATAAACAATTCTTATATCATGTATAAAACCCATTGCATTCCTATTTAATATATCTTTTGTTTTATTTGGATCTGCTGAACATATTAATCCTTCATATAAATATTCCTGTTCATATTCTTTATATAATAAATTATTTGTATTAGAATTTAATGGATGATATTTTATTGTATTAAATGATTCTTCATCTCTCCACCAATTATCTTTATTATTTGATTCAAATAATTTTGTTTTATTATTAAATTTTCCTAAATCTAAATCATATATTAATTTTCCTATCTATTTAGAATCCATAATAATAAAATATATATACTTTTTTTATTTATTAGATATGTAAACTAACTTATAATTTTTATAATTAAAATATTTTATGTATCTTTGTAATATAAAAATATATGATATTTCATATTAACATATATGAATTTACCCATAGTATTTTTACATATACTAATATATAAATATTAAAAATTTTAAAGATATGAATAAGATTAAATATTTTTTGATTCTACTAATTACTGTAATTACATTTGCATCTTGTTCTACTACATATGCATCTGCACAATCACCATATGAATATGATGATACATATACAACACCATCTGTTACATTTTCAACAGTTGTTAGATATGGAACACCATATTATATTGATAACGTTTTAAGTTACTATTTATATAGAGGTATATATTATTATCCATATAGATATAATAACTATTGGTATTTCTATCCATCTCATTATTGCAGACCTCATGGATATGTATATCATTACCACCCAGGGTATAGACATTATATGAGACCAGGCCCATGTGATTATGAATTTAAACGTCCACCTATGAGACCACATAGAAATCCAAATTATGGAAGACCACATGATAGTCGACCGCCATTTAATTATGGCAAACCAAATCACAGACCATCATTTGGAAATCAACAACGTCAACCAATGGATCGAAGACCAAATTTTAATAGTCAACCATCTAATAGGAGACCTAATGGATTTGGTTCCAGAAGAAGTTCAACTAGAGTAACACAAGGACATTTTGGTGGTAGAAGATAAAAAATTAATATATTAAAGGATATTACACATAAATGTAATATCCTTTTTTATTTCAAACAAAAGTTAATTTCCTTTATATAACATATAAAGTTAAATTATAATAATAAAGTAGATGACAAACGAATTACAAACATTCAATTTATCTGACAGAGTATTTTATATTAATGATGATATAAATCATGATACATCATTTGATACTATTAAATTTTGTAATAACTTAATAATAAAAGATAATAAAATAATAAAAGAAAATACAAAAATGTTAGAAGATACATTTCATCAAAAGTTAAAAGAAAAAATTACTCCACCTGATGTAAATGTATATCTTAATACTTTTGGTGGTGCATGTTATGATGGTTGGGCTATACATGATATGTTAAGAAACCTTAATAACCATTGTAAAGTTAATATATATGCAGTTGGTGCATGCTTATCATCAGGCACATTTATTCTTCTCTCAGTTCCATATGAACAACGATTTGCATATAAAAATACAACATTTATGATTCATACAGTTTCATCTCTTGCTGTTGGTCAAGTCGCTGAACTTGAAGATTCTGTTAAAGAAGCAAAACGCTTAAATGATATGATATTTGATTTATTCATGAAAGAAACAGCAATTACAAAAGCAGATCTTGATGATATTTACGATAAGAAAAAAGACTGGGTAATAACAGCAGATGAAGCATTAAAACTTAAGTTAATCAGTAAAGTAATCTAAACTTATACTGATTAACTTACTATAATTATTAACAAAATATATCATTAATATAAGTATGATTATTAATAAAGAATAGATAGATTTTATATTACCAGATGGAACACCTACTAAAAAATTACTTGTTTCATATGTAGATAAAAAAGGAGATGTTAAATTTTTACAATATCCTGTTCCTAAAGAATCAATGTTCGAATGGAAATATACAAATAAAGCAAATGCAGATAAACCATTTCAAGAATATGATTTTGCAACAAAACAATATAAGTTCAATCCAGATGGAACACCTGTTATGCATCAATGGAAATCATATGATAATAAATGGGTTAGAAGAAATCCGGTAGATAAACTTCCAGAACTTCGTATAAATGAAATTCTAAATTCATTCGGAAAAGCAGTTGACCCATTATTTGAAATGAATATTCCACCAACATGGTGGTGTGATATTGAAACAGAAGTTTCTGAAGATGGTTTCCCTGATCCAGAAGAAGCATCTACAAGAATCAATACAATATCAATGACCAAATTCCCACAAACAATTATTTGGTCCAGAAAAAATCTAACAGAAGAAGAAAAAATTTGGATTCAAGAACAAATAGAACAATATTCAGAAAAAAATAATGGTACCCATATAACTAAAGGATATAAATTTGAATTCAGATATTTTCCAACTGAAAGAGAAATGCTTGAAGACTTCATAGACTTCATCACACCAATTACTGCAATGTCTGGTTGGAATTTCCTAGGATTCGACTGGTTATATATCTATAATAGATGCAAAATCAATAATATTGATATTGAAAGAATATCTCCTACCAGAACATTTACAAACTTTAAAATTACACCACGTGCTGGAGGAAAAACAATTAATGTTAAAGTCCCAATGCACAAAATTATATATGACTACTTACTCGTATATAAAACATGGGATATGACTATTCAACCTAAAGAAAATAATACACTTGATTTCGTTGCAGAAAAAGCATTAGGTATCAAAAAAGTTAATCACCCTTGGGGATTCAAAGAATTCTATGAAGAACATTTCAAAGAATATGTATTTTATAATTGCATCGATACAATATTAGTAGAACATATCGATAAATTCTTAAAAACTGCAGAAATCTGGTATATGCTCGCATGCGAACTTAGACTTGAATTAAATGTTGCATTCTCAACAATTCAACCTACACATGTCGTAATGTGTAACTTTGTGTATCCAAATTATAAAGTAATACCAGAGAAATCTTATAAAAAAACAGACAATTCAGATTCTGAGTCATATAATGGAGCTTTTGTGTGGCCTACTAGACCCGGTATCTTCAAATACATAGGTGGGCTGGATTTCGCTTCCCTATATCCGAGTATCATGAGACAGTTCCAGATTTCACCAGAATCATTTTTGTTTAAAGATGAGAATTATATACCAAAATCTGATGAAATTAAAACATGTTCTGGTGCTGTTTATAAGAAAGACCCGAATGCAGTGGTTCCTGCAATTCTTACACATTATTTTGCATTGCGTAAAGCGGCAAAAATGGATAAGAAAATAGCGAATACAGAGTATGAAGAATTGAAGCATATTCTTGAGCATCGAAAACAAAATATTTAATAATGTTATGGAATAGAATATAAATAATACTAATATACCTAAATGTCCTATATGTGGTAATATATGTAAATAGTCACATGGACATTATAATAAAACTTGCGGAAATCAAAAATGTATATCTACATTATCTAAACAAACATTTTTTAATCGTTTTGGTGTTTCAAATCCATTTCAATTAGAAAGTGTTAAAGAGAAGATAAAGAAAACATGTATAGAAAGATATGGTGTAGATAATCCTGCAAAATCATAGAAAGTTTGGGATAAAATTAAAGCAACAAATTTAGAACGTTATGGTACTGAAATGGCATTAGCTAGTGACTATGTAAAAGAAAAACGTAAAGAAACCGTATTAAAAAAATATGGAGTTGATAACGTTCAAAAATCAGAGTTAATTAAGCAAAGTACTATTGAACATAATTTAGAAAAATATGGTGTTGAATATCCTACACAATTACAATCAACAATAGACAAAATACATGAATCTAAGACGAAACATAAAACACATACATGTTCAAAAGAAGAAGATAAAGTATATGAACTTCTGAAAACAATGTATAATGATATTAGAAGGCAATATAAGTCTGAAGATTATCCATTTGCGTGTGATTTTTATATTGCAGATAACGATTTATATATTGAATGTAATTTTCATTGGACACATGGTAAACATAGTTTTGATAAGAATAATCCTGACGATATTAAGAAATTAAATTTATGGAAAAAGAGATCTAAAGAAAAAAATTATTATATTTCTGCTATTGATGTATGGACAAATAGAGATATTATGAAAAGAGAAATAGCAGAAAAACATGGTTTAAATTATTTAGAATTCTTTTCATTTTCTGAATTAAAGAATTATTTTTATGCATTAAATAAGAAACAAGCATAATAAATTTAAGTCTATAACTTTGTATGGTTATAGACTTTTTTATTTCCGTAAAAATATGTATCTTTGTAATGTAAATATTAAACAATTAAAAATAAAAAATTATGAAGAAATTTATATTTATTGTATTAATGATGATTTCATTTGTATCATTTACATCATGTACAAATGATGAATCTGAATATATTGATGTTAATAAAGATTTGTGTATATCTGAATGGAGAAAAGATATTTCATTGAATATTCTTCCATATAATAAAATTGAAGATAAATGTAATGACGATATTGATATTACATATATTAACAAAAATACAAATAATCATGTATTGGTAACTTATACATATGAATATACAGATAACTATATGTATATGAGTGCATGTATAAATGATTCAATAGATGTAGATAATATATGTAAATATATATTTAATGATAATAATACATATTCATTAGATGTTAATACATATAAGTTTGATTATCTTCTTAATATAATGTATAAAGTTTCATTAGAAAACGATTTTGTTATTGAAGTAGATAATGTAGGTGTATTACCAGGTAATAATAAAGGAATTGAATGTAGATTTAATTATAAAGAAGAAAATGATACATGTGGTATAAATTTATATTTTGATGATGAATTTAATCATATAGGTAAATTATATGTAAAAAAACATGATACATTATATATTTTCTACATTATAAATAAAGTAGATATTAATTATTTAAATAATGTTATAAATATATCATCTGAAAATTGTCATTTAACAGATATTATAAAACATGATTTTAAAAGTAGTAAAAGTAAATTAATATATCATTATGATTATAATAATCCTCAAGAATTAGATACATATTTTTTGAATCATCCATATAAGCTTACTATAGATATTAATTATTCAATGACAAATTCAATAGGTAATATTTCATTAGCAAATGATGATAATTCATATATTAGTATTCAAACTAATAATACTAATATATTTAATATGTATTTAAATATTGATGGTATAGATAAAATTAAATAAGTTTTGTAAAATGAGATTAGTTTGTGTCTAATCTCATTTTTTATTATATAGACTTTTTTATTTTTAATTATTATAATAATTAATTTAAATATTACTATAATAGTATAATGAATAAAAAGATAAGAGATACAATGAATATATTATTTGAAACAACAAATAAAAGAGAGGAACAAGCAAAGAGTTGTTTTAATCCAGTTAACTGGAAAGTGTTTGTTACGTCAATGAATGATAATAGTATTGTTAATAAATATCCTCGATATAAGGCATCAGATTTCATTTCTAAGACACTTTTTAGTAAAATACTAGATGTTATTAAGGAAATGAAATTAAAAGTCATAGATGAGAAATATGACGATTATAATTGGTATTGTATATTTGGTAATTATAATAAGAATGTTAAAAAAATCTTTGACATTGATAAATTTATAGATGAGTCAAAATGGATTAAATCATATGGTACAAGAGGTATAGGAGAGAAATATTATTATATCTATGTATCTGATAATTGTATTGTTGGAAAATGTGGTTTAGCTGACGGAAAATATAGATGGATTCTTCTTGCAGATCAGAATGTATTTGATGATTTGAATATTTCTATTACTCGATAATTATAATTTAATAATGATTAAATTTAAAAAGAAAGATAAACCTATTAGGGATGAATTATCTGATATTTATGAGTTTTTAGATAATATAATGACTGATCAAAAACAAATAAAAGATAAAATTAAAAAGATATATTTAGATCTTACAAGGTTTAAAACAGCATATAACAGACATTCACATATTGTTGAGTGTGGTATGATTGAAACATGTTCACATAGAACAGATGAAAAGGTTGAATATAAAATGTAATATGATTAGATTTTTATGATTAGATTTAAGGAAAAGAAAAAAGAATTAACAATAGATGAATATAAAAAATTCATTAGTTTAATTAATTCATATGATTCTAACATTAAAGCATTAGATCATAATACAGATTCATTAAGACAATTTTGTTTGAATCATAATCATTATACAAAAAGTCATATATCAGAAAAAGCAATGCAACAACACATTAGTTTTCATAAATTAATACCATATGATTAAATTTAAAGAAAAGAAAAAAGATCGTATATCTGTTACAGAAAATTCTATTGATAATATATTAGATACATTAAAAAATCTAACTGATACACAAGAAGATATAATTAAAAATTATGAATATTTACGTAATAAATTTAATATGCATAAACATAGAATTTATACCAGATATTCAACGGGTAGTCCAATACTTTAATTATGATTAAATTTAATAAAAAAACAAAGTTAAAACATGTTCAAGACAGATTAGATATATTAGAACAAAATATAGAAACACTTAATAATAATATTTTAAATTTGTATATATGTTTTAATATTCATAAACATGGTTTAAATATATATGGACAAGAACGGTTAACTGATATTCAAAAAAATACTAATTGTCAAATTAATAAATTACGTAAAATTCCCTCATAAAATTATTTATAATTATTTATGGATTTACAAAACAAATTTATTGTAGAAAAAAGGATTTCAGAAAAAGGTCCTTATATAGAAGGTATAGAATTAACATTTAAAGATATTATAAAATTGCTTATTAGATGTATTAAAGGAAATAAGATAAATATATCTGTATTTGATGAGAATGATGAGTATAAAACTCATGATGTTTATTTCTCATATGAATAATAAAATTAATAATTTAACATGGCAAAAGAAAAAGCGTTAGAAATGAATGGCATTATTACAGAATGCCTTCCAAGTACAAGGTTCAAAGTAGAGTTAGAAAATGGATTTGAAATTAGTTGTGTACTTGCAGGTAAACTTAGAATGAATTATATTAAACTTATTACTGGAGATAAGGTAAAGGTAGAGATGTCTCCATATGATTTGACGAAGGGACGCATTTCATATAGATATAAGTAATTATTTAATAAATATATTAAATAACATTAGTTAATACAATGTTTAATAAATGTATTGTAAATAAAATACGAGAAATAATTCCTACATATAGATATAATTCATTAAAAGAATTTTATTCAAAATGCTCTTTAATTCATACAAAAATTGCAGATGAAGCTATTGATATTGCAATAGAAGAAAATTTTGAACATGAATTTGAGTTATCAATTAAATATGAATTGAATTCGGAAAGTATGTATGCCATATATGGTTGTATGACACAAAATGGTGATACAGTTCCTATATATGTTCATTATTATGATGAAAATGATTATCAATATGTAGATATTAAATTAAATGATGATGGAATGTATATTTTTATAAATGTACATTATGTATTTACAGATATTAACAAATATAAACATTATCTAAGAACTCAATTATTTTATTTAGAATTCTGTTTAACACATAGAGTATATATAAAAGATAATATAACACTTGTACATTATTTGAAAAATGATATTGATATTTCATCTGTAGATTTTTTATTTGCTACAAGAATGTTATCATTATTATCACCATCAGAAAAATTGAATAGAATTGAATGTATACAAAATAAAATAAATGCATTAACACAGCAGCAGATTGATTTAATATGTTACGGTAATCATGGGTTTAAACGTGTATGTACATTAATTAATCATTTTATTGATTCTAATTATTATAATTTATTTTATTTCTTTTTATTCCATTTTATGGATGAAGATCCTAATGAGATAAGACCTGTATTTTATTTAGGTTATTTCTTAACAAAATTGAATGTAAGAGATTTTGGAATTGATAAAGATTATATTGAAAAGATAAAAAGGTTCGATTATAAATTAACAAGAAATGATAAGATAACTGCAAAGAAAATATATAATTTCTTTAATGATTATTTTAATCAATATATATATGATTTTTATAAAGTAATCGATTCTGAATTAGATAAGAAACATGAATATGATATGTAATAGTAAAATCTGGGAATGGTGTGTTTCCAGATTTTACCGTTTTAAGAAATAGTTTAATATATTATTATATAAATTTATATTGTTTATTATGGATGACCGTTATATAAAATTTGAATCACAAAAAAAGAATGCAGATGATTGTGCAATACGTGCAATGATGAAATTGACTGATAGAGATTGGATAACATGTTATGATGAACTTTGTGATTTAGGTAGAAAAAAGAAACGTATGCCGAATGAATGGAAAATTATAGAACTTTGGTTAAAAAATCATGGTTATATTAAACGTTCATTTGGGAAACTGCATAAAGGACAGCATCGTTTAACAGTAAGTGAATTTGTTAAACAACATAATAATGGTCATTTTTTATTAAATTTAAGGGGACATGTAGTAGCATGTATAAATGGATTTTATTATGATTCATGGGATTGTGGATATTGTAAAGTATTGACATATTATGAATTAGTTTAAATAAAAAAGGATACATATCAGAATATGTATCCTTTTATATTATATATTATTTAAATGTTATATTAAATCCTAATGTTTCTGCATTTTCAATTTGTGCATCTGCATTAATATCACACGGACAAATAACTTGTTGTTTTGTACCAAAATTATTTGCTGTTACTTTTTCACCATTGTATGTACAATTATCAAAGATGAAATTCCAACTTTTATAGAAATCTAATGTTTGATCTTCACCTTTTCTTCTAAAATCCGCTTTATCTGTACTAAATGGCTGTATTAAAACAAGTCCAGCCCATTTTTTACCATCTTCTGTGATAGCCATATTGTCATATGTCCAATTTACATTTTTAAATGTTATTGTTACATTTGATGCGTTACTTAAATTAGATAAACGTACAGGATTTGTGTTAGCAACATTCAAATCCAAATCACAATCTGAAATTTCAATTGTTGCATTATCTGCAATATTATATAAATTTAAAATATTGTGTGCTAATGATGGAAATGCTTTTACATTTTTCATTTTTACATCTTTAATTGCTGTTTTTGTTTGAACCTATTCAAAAACGTTATAAACTGTACATTCCTTAGTAAGATTTATATTTTTAAATACTGCTGATTCACAATCAAAAACAATTTTACCATTTGTTGTTGGTCTTTTATGTGTACCATCAACAGTTAAATCTGATATATAAATTTTCTTGACAGCATTTAAATACCATACATCTGTTCCATTTATAATCTTTCCCATAATTTATTAAAGTGTTATATTTTTAAATGTTTTTGCTGCTACATTATTGAAATATTCCATAGCATCATTAGATGTTACTGCAATATCTTCATTTTCTGTGTTTTCTAAAGAATCAAGTGATTCTTTAGTATCAATTATTTTTGTTGTTTCTGTAACAGGTGGCATATCTGAGTCAGCAACAAATTCTTGCCAAATTGATATTTTATTTAAATCCTCTAAATCTTTTTGAAGTTTACTAATATCATTTGTTAATGTAGCAATATTACCTTTATTTTGTTCTACACTTGTTGATAAAGTTGAAAAATCAGTACCATGTTGTTTAATCCAATCATTAATCTCTTTAATTGTGTTAGTATTAAGGGAGTTTAAGGTATTAGTAAGCTCATCATTTTTTTCTTGAACTTTCTAAACCTTTCCAGATAATTCATCAATAGCAGATTTATAATTAGTTCCAAAACATTTACCATTTGTATAAATCTCCCCTGTTTCTTCAACAAATGCAATTTTTTTCTTGTATGCTTCATCTGTAGCATAACGCTTAATAAAGGTTTGTCCCATACCAGCCGGTACAAAAACAAATAACTCATTAATAGTAGTTAACATATAATATATTTTAATTTATTTTAAATAGTGGTTCCACAAAATGTAGTACCATGTGTTATAATTTCTTTGGTTTCAAGGATAAATACTATTTTATCATAATACTTCTCCGGAGATTTATTATAATCTATTTTAAATGCTTTAGTATTTCCTTCTTTTACAAACATAAATAAATTATTTAAATTATTCATAAAGCAGTATAATAATTATTTTTTTCCATTAAAATTTTTCCATATATTGATATTATTAATATCATTTACTGTATGTTTAATGTTTTTAATGTTTGTATCCTATGTTTTATCATGATCTGATATAAGATGTTTTTCTATTTTTTTATATATCATTTCACTAATTCCATTTATATCCATCTTCTTTAATGTTCCATCAGGATTTTTATATATAAAACATTCATCACCTGTAATAACATCATCTTTTTTTGTTGTATTAATAATATCTAAAATATTATTTTGTTTATTTTCAAAAGGATTATATTGATTATAATTATACATAGAGTTATAATCTTTTGGTGAGTATAAAATAGAATCTATATATACAGTAGTCATAAATATAAGTTTATTTATTATATTTATTATATTTATCATCATAATAAATAAAAATATTTAAAACATATTATATTATTTTTTATATAATATATAAATTCAATTTCATATTCAATATAAAAAATTAAGATGGAAAATTTAAGTACAAAGCGAGATAAAATTATTAAATCGTTATTTCAAAATGAGTTAAGTAATATACAGGAAGAACTCGATGCAATTAAAGAAGCCGGTACAAATCCTGAAAATGTATGTGCTCAAATTAATTGGGATGCAAAAGACCTTGAAGGTAAAACAAAAGAAGAAGTAGATATAATTAATAGTATCAGAAAATTTATTCAAGATTTATTTAATGAATATCAAATAAGATCCACTGCAATTCTTGCAAAGAAAACGCAAGAATATGAAGGTCTTGATTTCGATAATGACATTGATAGAAAAAATGCAATGTTAGTAGATTTACAAAAAGAGTCATCTGTTCTTCTTATTGAAATGTTTGTTAAATGTATAAATCATTGTAATAAAGAAGAGCATCAAAATGCATTCAATTATTATAAGCAAGATCTTGAACAAATTGAAAATCTTTATATAGACATTAAGAAGAAGAATAAAGAACTTGAAAATGAAAATACAGATCTTAAACAAGAAATTGAAAAGATGAAACAAAAAAAATTTATGGGTTTATTTAAAGTTTTTAAATAATTATGATTAAATTCAGAGAAAAGAATAATAACCTTAATAAGTTAATAGACCTTATTTATAAAATACTTAATGACTCATATAACAATTATATATCAAAAAAAGAGAAAGAAGAACTTAAACAAAAATTACAAAATAATTTTAAAAATAAAAGTAATTATATAAATATAGAACCATATTTAGATTTAAATAAAATGTTATCTGAATATATAAAAATTGATCCTTATTAAAATATGAGAAAAATTTTTAATCGAAAAGTAATTTCTAATAAAAAGAAAATTATTGATGAATCTATTGTACGAAGTAAAAAACATTATAATGGTTTAATTCATGCGTGGATTCTAAGAGAAAATAGACTTCATAAAAAACAGATAAAAGAAGATGCTGAAAAGAAATTACCATTATTTATTAGAGACTTAAAATTTGGTAAATCACCAGCGTCTGTTAAAAAATTAAATAGAGAATTTGAGCGTTGGAATAAAGAAAGACAAATGAGAGAATCTGCATAAATAAATAATTAAAAAATAATTAGTTTATATATGATTTCTATTGATTTCAGTAATATTAAAAGTATTGATACAGAAGATAAATCTATTGATTTAAATAACTCTGATGTTAATACAGAATATGTTTATGTTAAATCTGATAAAATTGAATTGACACAACGACAATTAATTGAGTTATTGATTAAATATAAAATTCCAGTTGCACAGCAAACAGTAGACACAATACAACAATATTCTGTATTTACATTATAAAAAATAAAGAGATAAATCTATTTGATAGATTTATCTCTTTTTCATTATATATTAATTAAAATCATTTTAAAAGTTTTCCGCGATGTGCTTGTTTTCTTTCATAAAGTACACGTGCTCTAGAACCTTTTGCATGTAAATATGCTTCATTAATAACAATATTACCAGTTCTTGTATTAGGTACAACAGACTCATTATAACATTTACGAACAAGTGCTACAACCTGTTCTTCTGTATAATTCTTTGAAAGACCCTTAACACCTTTCTGAATACCCCATACAAGCGCCTTATCTTTCTTATCAATAACAATATCCTTTGCTTTATCAGCAGCATCAGAAATTTTTGTACTGATTTCCTGAACTAATTCCTTAATATCATTCATCCAGTCTTCAAGTTTCTTTGCAACTTTATCATATGCATTACGAACTTTCTTATCCATTGCATTCCATGCTTCAATAACAGTCTTACGAATCTCACCTCCTGTTTCAGTAATCCATGATTTAACTGCTTCTGATTTTGCCTGCAACCATGTCTTTACAAGAAGAACAGCTCCATCTTTCTTTGCCTTTGCATCTGCAAGAACTTGTTTAAAGAAATTACCTAATGTTTCAACTGCACCTTTAACATTATTTGCACATGCCATAAGTGCACCTGAAATAACACCAAGCCATACAGTTAATTTATCTGATGAATCCTAAGCCATCTTCTATGCACCGCCAGTAAAATTTTTATAAAATGTGGTAATACCTTGACTAATTGTTTTATATAATTGTGCAAGCGCTTCCTTTGCTTTCTCTACACCAGAAACTGTTAAACGTACCAACATAGAGATACTACCAAGAACAACAGATGCAACTGTACTTATACCAAATACAGAACCTTTAATTGCGCCAGACATTAACTTAAGAATACCTTTTACAATCATCATAGGTGCTTTCTTAATAACATCGCCAGAAGCTTTACAAAATGCATCCATACCTTTCTTCACATCATTACTACATTTAGACATATAGTAAGCACACCAAGCGATAAATAAATCTGCATTTTCATCATCAGAATTTTCAAGAGATAATGTTTTCTCTGGTTTCTTTACAGATGAACCAAAACCAAAAAGTTCATTAAGGGCTGCTTCATCAACATCGTTTGATTCATTTTTCTCTGCATCTTTTACATCATCTGCTTCCTCCGCTTCTTTTACTAACCTAGCAATCTGAGGAGTTACTGATTCCATAATAGCATTATAAAGCGCTTTCTGACTTCTCATGCTATTTACTGTTTTTGTTGTTTTTTTCATATTATAATTTTCGAAAATTATTTTTTACTTTTATAAAAACAATTCATATAGTTGAATTATCTTTTTATTATTTATTTAACTTATTTATTATTAAAAATAAATATCTTAAAATAAGCTAACTAAAATAATAAACATTATGAGTGAAAAATATAATAATTTATTTGAAGGTATTGATTTAAGTAATTATACACCTAAACAAATAATGGATAGTAAAAAAGTATATGATTATATTGTTGAAGCAAATGAAATTGCGAAAAAAGAAGGTGTTCCTTTAGATGATATAGTAGATGAAGGTTTATTTACTGCATTATTGGGAAGTGCAGTTTCATCAACAATTGGACAGAGTATTATGAAAGCTATATGTAAATGTTTAGGTATAGATGAAAAAGGTACATTAGGAAATTTATTAACATCGAGACTTGTATTAGCTGCAATGGGTGCAGAATTAGGTTATCATTGGTAATTATTAAAAAATACACATACTATTTTTATGATTAAAGAAATAAAGAAATTATTAGAATCGTTATTTGATGATGACGATGATGAATTATTTAATGATGATAACATAGGTATTACTAATGATTTATTAGAAGATGATGTTAGGAAAATACATGAACAATTATTAAAAGGTATGGTTGTATCTGATGATGATTTAGAATTAGTATGTTAGGATACATTTAAATATAAAGTAAAAGATTTTAGTGAATTGGTTCATATAATAGCAGATATAAAACAACAATTATATAAAGATAAGGTTGATGCTTTCAATTTAAATTGGCTTGATATTTCTAATGTTACTATGTTAGACCAATTATTTAATGTTGGTACATTTAACAGACAATATATATTTTGGGATGTTTCAGATTGGGATACATCACATGTAACATCCATGATTGGTACATTTAACGGATGTAAAGATATTTGTGATTTAAGTAAATGGGATACATCTAAAGTAACATCAATGGTAAATATGTTTTATGGATGTTCAACGTTTAACGATAATATTAGTAATTGGGATGTAAGTAAAGTTAAAAGATTTGATTCTATGTTTTATGGTTGTTCATCATTTAATCAGGATATAAGTAATTGGGATATATCTAGTGCTGAAAATTTATCATATATGTTTTATAATTGTATAAAATTCAATTAGCCTATATAGAAATGGAATATAACAAAAAATATGGATATAAGTTATTTACTATATGGTTGTACATCATTTGATTAGGATTTATCTCTAATTGATTTACGGTCATTTTAGACTGGATATTTTGATTTATATGATACAGGTACAAAAACATAGAAAGAACATAAATCTGCAAGAGTATTGGATGAATGGGATTTCTTAAAACTTGGATTTGATAGAAGTACAGAACAATTTGACGTAGGCGAATTTGAATATGGTGATGGTGGTGATAACCATTATTATCCTAAAATATATACAGTAAACATTGATATTGATGCAATTAATCATTTAACAGATGATGATTATTTTATGGATTTAGAAGATATTATCACATTAGAAGGATAGGATCCAGATACATATCAAAATGAAGATTTATTAACAATAGATGTATTAACATACAGTGAATTTGAATTATTATATGATATATGTTCAGAAGTTTCAGATGATAATGTTAACAAAGGAGATGGATTTCCACCTATGAAAATTCTTATAAAAAATAAAGTTGTTAATGACTTATATGATATAAAAGAAATTGTAGATAATACCAATATAGAATATTATATTAAAAGAGAATTATTATCGTTAGATATTAAATATGAAGAGTTTAATTCATATACAGGATGGAATATCAATGAATTTAAGAAATTCTTGTTAAACATTAATAATGAGATTAATAAAATTAAGCAAAATTAATTATGAGTAAATATTATTCATTATATAACAATATAAAATTAAGAAAAGGTGGTAGAAAAATTGCAAAATTAAGTGAAACTTAGTTTGTTGAAAAAGCTAAAGCATTTATATTAAATGTTTGTAAAGATGACGAATATACAGTTGATAAAATAAACAATACAAATGCAACAAATAAAATTATTGCAACTTTACCACGTGCAGTCAGACAATCATATTATGATGATAAATCTACTATTCACAAAGACTTTAAAGATATTAAACCTGATTGGGAAAATTTTGAAATCAGTGGTAGTCTTAGAACTGTAAAAGGTTGTCCGTATATTATTATGTATGCAGGTGGTGATTGGGAATGTCCTATATGTATTATGGTATATCATGATGGTAAACAATTCAGATGTTATATACCAGAAAAAGGAAATGCATACAGAAAAGATGTAAAACGTTTATTTGGTAATTGTGATCCTAAATATGATCATAAATCTGAAACATATACAGATGAATGGAAAAAAGGTGGTAAAACTTTTATATCAGATGATAAGTATGCATTTGATCAATTAGTTAAAGATGGTATATTAGATAAGGAAAAAGACATTAATAAATTAAGGGGACTTGGTAGAAATATAGAATTTGATACAAAACAATGTATAGAAGATTTTTCTAGTAGAGTTGAACCTATATCGATTAAAGAATATTATCATAAATTAACAAGTAATGATATTAAACTTATATATGAAAATATATTTTGTAAATAACAAAAATAATAATTATAATAATGAGTTGTTATAATACAATGCCAAGAGATTTAAGATTAAGATTATAGGAATCATTAATAGATGCAATATCAAATACATTATTAGAAGAATTTAATAATTTAAAAATAGTTGATAATATTTTCAATATATCAGATGAATTATTTGATAAAGTTAAAGATATATTATATTTAATGTCTCCTACAGAAATTCAAGCAAGAATAAATCAACAATATAGATTGATATGTGATTTAACAAATGAAGAAATTAATGAAATAATAAAAAATAATGATGTTATTGGTTCACTTATACAATATTTTAAAAATATTAATTTATACGACAAATATCTTCTTGATTTTAATATATTATTAAAGAATGATATTGTTTCTAATAATTATGAATATGTATTATTATTAAATATTATAGGTTATTTTGGACATATTTAGAAATTATTAAAAAATGATATTAAGGAATCATCAATAAGAAAAATGTTATAATTTAATTAATCTTTTTATATTAAATTATATATTATATAATAAATAAAGTTTAAAAATAATACAGATAAATAACTAATAACAAATTTATTTTAAAAAGAATGTAGACTATAAAAATTAAATATACTATTGATGATACTGATAAGTTATTGCTTAATGATTATATTAAGCAATATAATCATGTATATCGTGTAGCATTTAATAATTTATAGTCACATAAGAAAAATAAATTAGCTGAATTAACAAATTTAAATAATATAGATTTATTAGATAGTTGGTTTATATAGTCAGCTAATTATGAAGTGAAAACTTTATATAAATTAGTTGGTGATAAGAAAGTTATATTTGGCGGTAGAAAAAATTTCATAAAAAGATGTTAGAATAAAATTTCATATGATGAATTTAATTCATATAGGTTTTAGCCATTATGTAGTTATGGTGAAAAGAAATCAGGTACGAAATCTGTTCATGGAAATAGAAAATTTAAATTATCAGATGACCTAACATTTATAACATTAAAATTAAAAGAAAAGAAAACAAAAATCAAAATTAATCTACCAAAATATTTACATTCAAATATCAAATATATTCTCAAAAAAATATATAAACACCAAATATTAGATGATACTCCTATTACATATAAAATAGATTATAATTATGTATATATTCAGTTTGATGAATCTATAATTTTAAATAAAAATAATAATTTAAATAAAATATAGAATCGCATTTTATCATTAGATTTGAATCCAAATTATATAGGTTGGAGTATAGTTGATTGAAAATCAGAAAATGAATTTAATGTTATTAAATCTGGAGTTTATTCTATAAAGAAATTGAATGATAAAGATTTTAATTTAAAGAATAAAGGATATTCATCTGATTCTAACGAAAGAAAATATATTTCAGACAAACGTAATTTTGAAACGTTACAAATTGTAAAGAATATAGTTAATAAATCAATATATTATAAATGTCAGGTTATTTCTATTGAAGATTTAAACATTAAATCATCAGATTTTGATAAAGGTAAGCGACTCAATAAGTTAGTTAATAATTCATGGTGTAGAACAATATTTGTGAATAATTTAACTAAAAGGTGTAATATATTTAATATTAAGTTATTGAAAGTAAAACCAGAATATTCATCATTTATAGGCAATTTTTTATACCGTTCATTAAATTTACCTGATATGGTTCTTGCATCAATAGAGATAGGACGTAGAGGATATGAGTTTTATAATCAATATATTAGTAAAACGAAAGAAATTAAAAAGAATATAATAAAACCAGACCTAAATATGTTTAACAGATTGTATCTTAAGTCGTTGGAAGAATTTAAGCTACAATCTACATATAAAGATCTGATTGAATTATATTACTTCTTCAAAAAGTCTAAAATGATGTATAGACTTTCTATAGATAAATTTTATTTATAGTTTTCTAGCTTATTTTCGAATACTTCATATATAGAGTATTTTTGTTTTTAAAATTATACATAATGATATAATTTAGTATAAAATAATATAAAATAAGTACATTATAGAATAATAAATATACATCATTAGATAAACAAAATGCTGATAAAGTTAAATATGATATTAATAAATTTATTTCAAATTATTTTTTAAAGTTACAAAAAGCTATTAATTATGCATTAAAAGAAAATAAGTTTGATGAATATTATCGAGAATCTTTGTTTAGCAATATTTAATATACATAAATTTTTATGTGTCAATAAAAATATGTATCTTTGTATTGTAATAATTAAAAATAATAATTATATGAAAAAGGTTTTTAAAATTGTTATCACTTGTATGATAGCATTACTATTAGTAAATTGTTGTGTTGCTGACGATTATACAGGAAATTCTAACTTTTCACTACTCAGTTATTCACAGACAATAGTTGATTAGGTAAATGATACATCTAACATCAATAGAGAGAATAACGAGAAATTAATATGTAAGATTCTTACTGGTGGTCAATTACAGTTAACACACAAGAATGTAATTTTCGATGATGGTACAAATATTAAGTTTGATTCTTAGTTGATTGGTAACAAAATTATCATCACAGAGACAGGCGATTATGGTAAGTCTGGTAAATATACTTATTACATACTTGTTGCAAAAGTAGGTGTAATTAAGGATGGAGATTATATAATCGTAGTTAAAAGAAACGACCACATTCGTTAGGAATTCAATTTTCATTACGACTCGTCAAAGGTAAAATAAAGATATTTCAATATATTATAATAATTAAAATTAATATTTATATGAAAAAGTTTTTCATAAAATTTAAAGAATGTTTTTGTAATTTCATCGGAGGTATGTTAGAAGATGAATATATTGATATGTGTATAAAACAAGAATATTTAAATAAGGTGAATAAAAAATAATAATTAAAAATTTAACAATAAATATAATAAAATATAATAAATTAGCAATGAATAGAAATTCTAAGAGAGCCCTTTATGAGTCAATTATGAAATCTGTTTCTAAAACAGTTAAAAAACGTCTTAATGAAAATTATAATAAACTCAATATACTGGATAAGTTGATTGAACCTCATCTAGATCCATTACTAGAGTACGCTAGAGTACTGGGTTATTTATATGCACAATGTCATCTAGATGAAGATAATAAATACTTTGATAAATGTTTGCGTTGGCTTAGTGAAAGTGAAAATAAGGACACTATGTTGAGTGAACTTGACAATGGTAAGTATAATACAGTAGTTGAAGAACTTAAAGAAGACACAAAAATGTTTAATACACTACCTATATATTTGACTGATGATGTAAAATTAACGGATATTTTCCCTGCTGATGGTGATTATCCAGGTTTTGAACAAGATGATTATTTAGATGAGTTTTTTTATACTTTAATAGAATATAGTGATTCACTTCGCGATAGAATACGTATTGCTCTAACTGAAGAAGTTTAAAAATAATAAAATAGTTTAATGTGAAATTTATAATAAACATTAAACTATTTTTTTATTTAAAAATAATTATGTATCTTTGTATTATAATAATTAAAAATAATAATTATATGAAAAAGATTTTCATAAAATTTAAAGAATGTTTTTGTGATTTCATCGGAGGTATGTTAGAAGATGAATATATTGATATGTGTATAAAACAAGAATTGACAAATAAAGAGAAATAATTATGAGTAAGAATTATTGTAAGATTGGGAAAATTTGGTGTAAGAATTGTTCTCATCATGGTTGTAAATACAACTTAATTCAACCGTCTCTAAATAATATCCGACCATTAAATACATTAAATACATGTCCAAAAAGAAATAATGATCGTACTATTTCTTTTAAGGAATTAATAATGAATTCATCATTTAATGATATTATGAATGCAATGTACATACATCATCATGATGAAAAGAAAAATATTGATGGTTATAAACAAGCATTTCATATTCTCAAAAATATGAAACCTATTAAACCATCATTTAATATGTACATCTGTTTAAATACAGTAATTGATGAATATTTAGGAAATCATGATGAATATATCAATGTATCTGGTTTTATTAAAGAAAGAGATGTTAGTTATGCAATAGATCTTATGGATTGGTGTAATGTTTTGTATTTGAATATTCACCCTGATACATTAAAGAATTTCAATAAAAATACAATTATTGCTGAAGTTTTATGGGAAATTACCTTTAATGGATATTCACCAGATGATATTGATTCATTTTGTACAAAACTTAAAAACTCATTTGATAATTGTAAACAAAAAATAGGAAACTTATCTGCGTGATAAGTTTCCTATTTACTTTTTATTTAGTTTAAGACTTTAACTATTTTTTTAATTCTGCAATTTCTTCATATAATGAATTAATTTTATTATTAACATCTGCAAATGTACTAGCAATAAGTTCTTCATCTTTTAAATACTGATTAATAGTTAAATAATTTAATAATCTTGCAGAGGTATCATTTAACCTTGATGAAACATCAACAATACTTTTATTTGTATTAATACTAACATTGTTTATAGATGTATTTAAATTAGAAATAAATGTATCTATCTAAGTATTTGTATATAAATTATTTAATCTAGTAGAAACATTGTTTAATCGAATAGATGTATTACTCAAATTATTTGATATATCATTTGTTGATGTATTAATATTACTAATTTTTTCATTAATCTAGTCAATATTATAATAATTTGAAAAATCAATATTACCTACATTATTGATCTTATTATTTAAATCAGCAAATGTGCTAGCAATAAGTTCTTCATCTTTTAAATACTGATTAATTGTTAAATAATTTAATAATCTTACAGATGTATTATCTAATCTAGTTGATACTTCATCTACTTTACCAGAAACAATATTCAAATTATCACTGGTGTCTTTAATGGATGTATTTAAATTACCTATAAATGAATCTATCTAACCATTTGAATATAATTTTTCAAGTTCTTTTATTCTTGATGATGTATTATTAATAGATGTATTAATATCTCCTATTTTTCCATCCATTTCTTCAATATTATAGTAATATTCTGATATACCATCAATAATATCATCTTTTGTATTTAATAATAATTCTGTTAATGTAGAAGAATCAGATATATTATTTAAGAATTTTTCAACTTCTTTAAATGTATCTATGGTATTATTAATATTTTCTGTTTCTGTTAAAGTATATAAAACATCAGATACATTTTGTACACTGCTATTTAAATTTGATATATTACTATAGATAGGATCTAACTATTTTGTTATATCAAAATTATTAATCTTATTATTTAAATCAGCAAATGTACTTGCAATAAGCTCTTCATCTTTCAAATACTATGTTTTATTTACATAATCATCTTTTAATCTTGTTGATACATCATTCAATCTTATAGATGTATCATTTAAATTATTTGATGTATTATCTAACCTAGTAGAAACATTATTCAGTCTGGTTGATGTATCATTTAATCTTGTTGATATTTCATCAATATTTGTAGAATTATTACCTATTGCTGTTGATAAAAATTCTATATCATCCTCTATCTCATTATTCTATTTTATTTTAGAATTATACAATGTTTTAATCCATGTACCATTCATAAACAGATGAGAATATTTATCAGTATATTGTTTGCATACAATATCACCTTGTTTTATAGTCCCATCGTTATATAATTGTTCAACATCCTATAATGGATTTTGTAAATTCAAAAAACGAATATAAAGCATTATAATAAAAACTTATTTATATATTTATCAAACTTTATAACTACATTAATATTAAAAAATATTCTTAATTTAGATATTTAACTTAATAACATATATAATATATGTGAAGTTAACCTAAGAAAACTATATTAATATAGAAAAATAATTATCTAAATCTTATCTTTTTAAGAAATATAAATCAAACTAAATTTTATATACATAAATAACTTAAATTCTTCAAATAACTTAAAGATATAACCTGTAAAAATGTATTTAAATTTAATCACATTATATTTTATTATTTAACTAAATAATTTATAAAAATTACGAATTTTTATAAAAAATATTTAAATTGTAAAATATTATAATTTATTATATAGAGTTTTACAATAATTAACAATATAATAAAAATAAAATTTAATTTAATATAATATAATGAATAATATAAACGAACCTAAACGAATAAGAACATATGTTGATACACATATATGGCAAAGTTTTTGTAAATTATTAAGTCTATATACATTAATAAGCAATAACTTATATTCTATTATTAAAAATTCTATATGTATTGATACTATTAATAAAATTAAATCATGTAAAGATCATATGTATAAATCATATGAAATAAAAGAAAATCCAGAAAAAATAAAATATGCAAACTATAGTATAGAAAAATTAAAATTAATTGATAATGATATTGATTTTCTATATTATTCACAAATATTAAAATATAAGCAACATCAACAATTAAAAGAAATTATATTAGAAATATATAATCAACTAATAAAATGGATTAATAAATTAGAAAAAGATAAAAATACAAAATGATTACATAGAATAATACAATGTATTTTTAAATTAAATAAAATAAACTGTTATTAAATTATCCTAATATATGGTTAAATGAACTTATATATAGAATAAATTATATTTTAATAAGGACTCTATACCGAAAAATTTATTTTTGGTTACATCTTAATAGAGATATGTAAACATAATTCACATATGTTTTATCTTGTTTATATTGTTTAATGTTAACATTTTTACATTGACAGTATACTATTTTGTTATAGTAGTGGTTTCAATGACAACAATTATTGGAGTAGTAGAGAGAACTCAAGTAACAATGAGTACAATGTCAATCTCAATAATGGTAACATCAACAACAACAATAAGAACAACAACAACTATGTCTTAGGTTTCTTAGCTTACTAAATATAATTATTATTGATAATTTAAATATTAAATTAATTATTCTTAAAATGAATAAAATAATTTAGTAGATTGAACTTTACAACGCATATATTCATTGTAGAAGAAGAAAAAGGAAAACTATAAATTCAATAAAATTTGAAATTAATGAATTATATAATTTATATGTGTTATATAACGATTTAGTTAAATATGAATATGTTATAGGCAAATCAATAGCATTTATATGTTATTATCCAAAACCTAGAGAAATATTCGCTGCAGATTTTAGAGATAGAATAGTTCATCATTTAATATATGATAGAGACATATCATATTTTGAAAACTTTGCATGGATAACAGATACTTATAGTTGTAGAGTTAATAAAGGTACACTTTACGGTGTTAATCATATTAAGCAGCAAATTATTAATTATTCTAATAATTATGAATATTTAGTATTTGCTGCTAAATGTGATTTAAAATCATTTTTTGTTTATATTGATAAAGATATACTATATAAAATATTAGAAAAATTTATTAGGTCTGTTGATAATAACAGAAAAGAAGAAGATATAGAATTTGATTTATATCTATGGAAATTAATTATTTATAATAGACCACAAGATAATTGTATTTTTAAACAATCATTATCATGTTGGAATTCGTTGGAACCTGGTAAATCATTAAAAGAAATATCACCAAATGATAATAGAGGTTTTGCTATTGGTAATTTAACGTCATAGATGTTAGCAAATTTTTATATGTCTGTATTTGATTATTATGTATATTATGATTTAAATTTACCATATGGAAGATATGTAGATGATTTCGTAATATTAAATAATGATCAAGAAAATGCAAATGAAATTGTTAACAATTGTGCTAATTATTTAAAAGATAAATTAAAATTAACATTACACCCAAATAAAACACAAATTCAAGAAATATCTCATGGTGTATAGATGACTGGTGCTATTATTAAAAAAAATAGAATATACATTAATAATAGGACTGTACATAAATTTGAATCTGTATTAATTAAATGGTATTATTTTATAATTAAATGTAATGAAAATAATCAAGAGATAACATATGAAAATATAAAGCATTATGTTGATTCTGTTAATAGTTATTTAGGAATGATGATTCATTATTCTACATTTAATATAAGAAAACGTTTATTAACATCAAAATATATACAACCATATTTAGATTATATAGATATTGATAATTCATATAAGCAAAAGAATGATTTAAAATTAGAGTTAGGTAATGTCAATAGGAATAATGATTATTATATTGACGAGTGGAAAACAATTAAAAAGGTTGATAGAAATTTTAAGTATAAATGTAATTATAAAAATGAAAAATTATTTAAAAATCCTAATTTATTTAGAAAAGTAAAAATAAAAGAAGATTTTAAAAAATTACATAAACAACGTATTTCATCAACTTCAATAGATTCTCTGATGAAACAACATCAGAAAGAAAAACGAAAAAATTATATTTTTAGAAAAAATATGGCTAAAGTAAAAAACATTTTAGAATTAGAGAATAATAGAAATTTTGATAATTTATATACCATTAGATTCGTTAAAAGTAATAATGGTTGGTTTAATGTTTATGAATGGTCTGCATATCTTGTTCATCTGTATAGAACAATGATAAATGTAGATGAACATATAAACTTTTATAAAAAATTATTAAAAGGAAATGAATATGTTGTATTCGGTTATGTTGTTACATCATTACATGATAAATTCAATATGATTCCTGAAAATGAAATTCCAACATTAAAGGAAGTTGATGATGTAAAATATTTTGAAATTGATCTGCGAGAATACCTGAATATTCTATATCCATTTAATGATGATAATTATAAATCCAAATATGAAATTTGGAGAAATTCTATTAGTTTCAAAGATAAAATCAATAAAAATAAGAATGATGATGATTCAAAGAAAATATCTGATGATAATTATAATAATATAAAATATCTATTAGATAAAATAAATGAATATGATATTGATTCTGGAGAAATGAAAAATTATGCTTTTATTTCTAGTATCAAAGAAATCATAAGAAACATAAACATATAAAAATTTTGGGGATAATTGAAAAACATCAAAGTTTTTCAATTATCCCCATTTACTTAAATCGCAAAATTATAGAAAATTAAATCTTTTTACGAAGTGTGACATCAAAGTCACACTTCTAAAGCTAAGAAACCTAAGACATAGCAGTCGTGGCAGTACTTACTGTAGTCGAAGATGTAACCATCATCGAGAAAGACACCGTACTCATAGTTACTTGAGTACTCTCTACTACTCCAATAACCGTAGACATAGAAACCAGTACCTTTTATAGCAGTTCTCTTTTCATTTATAGCTGCTTTATTTGCATAAATCTGATATAATTCACCTGGCATTGGTAAGTACCAGTCACCTGATTTAGTACCTGGGGTTGAATATGCAACGCAGCAACATGCAGGTGCGCAGTAACCAGTACCTGAATTATTTGTTACTCCATTTGATAAATCTTTATTCTCTTTAGTACATGCATGTAAACATTTCTGTGTATTCCATTTACCTCCTATATATGCTGTTGAATTCGTACCACCTTTTACATTACCTATTGTTGTACCATAATTACCAAAGTACATCCATTGTGTACTATCAGAACCTGTTGTTGGTGTATTATAATTCATGTAATTTAAAGAAACAAATCTAGCTGTTTTAACAGCTCCAGTTGAATCATCACCATTTTTAAAGTTTTCAGTAACTTCAGGAATTACGCAAATTGCAATAGGTGTGTTATTAACACTGTTTGTTTGAGCATCAAGTGTTAACTTACCATCTGCAGTTGAATAAAGAACATCTGCAACGGCAGGAGTCTTTTTTGTTGATGAAGCATCCAACTTAACAGGCGTCATATTTACAGGATATGCGTTATATACTCCAGGACAATTTGCACCTGGATGTCTCTAATCATATATAGTTACATCCTCAATTCCCTGATCAGTTTCCACGCCAAATACAAACGCACCATCTCCATGCTTAAATGATGTCACTGATGAATCCAATGCAGATTTATCATCAAATACATTCAAATATTTCATAATATTTTTTAAAACTATATTTTAATATTTATTATTGTTTTAAACTGTAAATATTTCAAAAATTTATATATCAATAAGCATATCTATTTTTCATTATTCTATCATAAAATTATTTTATTAATTGCATATTTAATAAATATATAGAATGAATAAATAATAAAAATAAGAATTATTTTGTTTATATGACAAAGAATAGTAAATTAATGATAAAAAGTAAGTCATTGCAACCTCTTACTCTTAATGAAGCCTTTGACAGTACACCAAATAATAAGAAATATATATTCTCTGGTGTTTTTACTGCATGCTCTGTACCTGGACATGTTGTAATTAACAGAAACAATAGAAGTTATCCAGAAAAAGAAGTTTTACGTCATCTTGGATATTTACGTGAAATGATTAAACAAAGTGGTTCAATTCTTGGTGAATTAGATCATCCTGAAGGACGTTTTGATATTCAATTAAAAGAAGCATCTCATAAAATTACAGATCTTTGGTATGATCAGGAAAACCATAATGTAATGGGAAAACTTGAAATCCTTGATACACCAAACGGTAAGATCGCTCAGGAATTAGTTGAAGCAGGTTATCCTTTATTTGTATCTTCTCGTGCTGCAGGTGATGTAGATGAAAAAACACATGAAGTTGAAATTGCTCAAATATTCACATATGATATTGTATGTACACCAGGTTTTGCAGAAGCACGTCTTGATAGAATCAATGAATCTCTCGGTGTAAATACTATGTCATATCTTAATGAATCTGTTTCTGCTCAAAAATCACAGAAAGAAACAACTAATAAGAAATATAAAGTTCTTATGGAAGGCGTTACTGTTAATGAATTAGAGCAAGAAGCACCAATTAATGAAAAATGTATGGAAATGAAAAACAAGCCTATTAACCTAAAAGATTTATCTAAACCATTACTTGAGGAAGATGAAGAAGAATTCAAATTACCAGAAGCTGATGTAACACCTGATGGTGCAGATAATTCATCATCTGATAGTGATAATAAAGATGATAAATCAGATGATAATAAAGATAATGATTCAAAATCAAATGATAATAAATCAGAACCAACTGATGAAGAGAAGCAGAAGAAACGTGCCTTAATTCTTGATATTACATCAGAAGATGCCAATGGTGAATCATCTGATGAAGACAGTGATGATAAAGATGAAAAGCGTGCAGATATTATCGACATTGAAGGTCAATCTGATGAAGATAAAGCTGATGATGGTGATGCAGATAAGTCAGATGATTCAGAAGATGTTTCTGATACAGATACTGCAAATGATGATGCAGATGATGCAGCACCAGCAGATGAAGACTCAAAAACATCTACAGAAAAAGCTGAAAGAATTGCAGCAGAAACAGAAAAAGATATGGAAGAATTTCAGGATCTCCTTGATAATCTTGAAAAGAAAGAAAGTATTAAAGAACAAATTGTTTCACGTTATCCATTCTCTATTTCATTATCTCCTGAAAACTTTGCTAAATTTGCAGCTCTTAAACCTACACAGAAAAAGAAATGTATGAAATATGTAGTTGAACATAATATCTATAAGATAGAAGATATTAACAATCAATGGAATGTTCCTCTACTTGCAGAAAAACGTGTTCTCAAAAACTGGTTAAGATTAGCAGATCCTAAAGATATTGAACTTTATACAAAAGCGTCACTTCAAGAGCAGGATGCTATTGAAAACATGGCTCGTTACTGGGTTCTCGAAAATAAACAAGATGTAGATGAATTCTGGGAGAAAACCGGTCTTCGTACAAGAGAAGCACAGCGAGTAATGAATGAAGAATTCGTTCGCCGTTATAAAGTTGCACAAAAACCTATTATGAAACCTGTACAGGAATCAGAACATCCACTTGGTTACCATATGGATTATGCAAAGATTCTTGAACAAACCTATGATAATATTTAATCGATATTAAATAAAATTATGTTAAATATATATAAAAGTCCTGATTAATTCAAATGTTAATCAGGACTTTTTATATTCATACATATATAAGAAAATATAAGTTAAAAAATAAATTAAAAAATGATTAATATAGATTATAATAAAGTATTTAATTTTATTAATGGAAATGATAATTTAAAGAAGATATTTTCTTTTTATATTAATAATTGTATAACATTGTCTAATCCATATCATAATGCTAATCATACATTATCAATGATGTATCATATATGTTGTATATATGAAGAAAGTCAAAAAGATGATTATGAATTTAAATTAGATTCGGAAGGTTTATATATTTTACTTGTATCCGCAATATTCCATGATTTTAATCATAGTGCAGGAAGATTTACTGATGATATAAATGTAAGTAATGCATGTAAAATTATGGAAGATTATTTTACAAGAGAATTTCCTAATGATATAGATACAGTTGAACGAATTAAAGAAATTGTTCATGATAATATCATAGCAACATGTTATCCATATGTTATAGAAGATAATAAACTTAATTTATATCAACGTATATTAAGAGAATGTGATATACTCGTTTCATTTTCATCAGATTATTTTACACAATGCGCAATAGGTCTAAAAGATGAATTACGTATTAATGATTGGAAATTATTTTTAGGAAATCATATTAAATTTCTTATGGATTCATGGAAAGATATGAAATTATCATATTCATTAAAATTAATTAATGAACATCAAGAAAGTTTATTTAATCAAATAGAAAATATTTTATCTATTATAAATTAATATGAAAACATTCAATGAATTAAAAATTGGAGATTATATATTTCATAAATGTAAAGAATTTCCTTTACTAGTTGAACCAAAAAGAATATTAAACATATATGAATTCTATAATGAAACAATATTTGAAATATGTTGGTTTGGAAGTTATGCAAAATGTACAATAACAAAATTGCATGTTGGAAAACAATATATTAATAAAGATAAAGTTCCAGATGAACATTATGATTTTAATAATTTTTGGTATACTACTGAACATATATGTGAATCAAAAACTGGTATAGGACATTATATATACAATAATGCAAAAGATTTTGATCATCGAGAATATGAAGTTATTCAAGAAAATATTTTATTTAAAGATCTTGATATTGAACCTGATTGTATTGATGGTGAATATATAGAAAGAAATAATTATTATTGGCGAAAAAATAATAATCTTATTCTTTATAAAGCATTATATAATGATTGTCCAGATGGACCATATTTTGTAAGACATGCAGAAGATTTTTATGATAATTTTACAAAAATTTATTAATTATGGATAATACTAATTTTTCATTTGAGAAATTTAATGAAATAGAAAAAGAATACAATAATTCATTACAGAAATACAAAGAATATAAACAGAAGTTTATAAAAGAATTTACAAGTAAAAAATCATATAAACAATTTCTTCATTCGTTCTGTAATGATGATGTAGATGTAGAATCTTGTAATATAACATCTATTGAAATATCTAAATTTAATGGATTATATTATATTGAGTGGGATGATTATTATGGAAGAGGTGAGCATGATGATTATTCAACGCGAGGTTTAACAGTAAAACAACTTGAAGATTTTCTGAAAAATGGAGATGACTATTATAAAGAACGTGATAAACGTTATAATAGATTCAAAACATATATCGAGGAAAAGAATAAAAAAGAAAATGAAGATAATGAACGTAAATTATATGAACGTTTGAAAAAGAAATATGAGAAATCTTGAAGACAATGTAAAATCTTCAAGATTTTTTTATTTAGTAATAAAAATGTATCTTTGTATTATAAATATGAATATCAGTAAATAGTATTAATTAAATATGGAAATATTAATTTTTTTAATTCCTATTGTTACAGCAGGAATACTTGCATTTAAATTCAGAGAAAAAACAGCACTTTGGGAATATGCAGTTGTGCTTGTTCCTTCATTATTGTTATTTTTTGCTCTTAAATATTCATTTGTTTATATATCATCATTAGATAAAGAATATTTAAGTGATTTAGTAAGTAAAATAACATATTATGAAGATTGGGATGAAACTGTTATGGTAACACACACAAGAACGGTTTCATATGGTAAAGGTAAAACTCGGACAGAAACATATGTAGTTCCTGAACGGCGTTATCATCCTAAACGATATGTATATGAGACAGTAACAGGTGAAACAAATGATGTATCTGAAGATGAATATAAATTAATTTGTTATAAATTAAATATGCCTGCTGTTTTTAAAGATATGCATAGATCATATAGATCAAAAGATGGCGATGCATATGTTACATCATGGAACAGAACAAGAGAAAACTCTTATCCTGTAACGTGGACACATTTATATCAAAATAAAGTTAAAGCATCATCATATTCTATATTCAAATACGGAAATATGAGTGAAGAAGAAATTAAAGAAAATAAGTTATTTGATTATCCTGAAATTAAAAATAATGATCAAAATCCTATTCTTGGTTTCAATGCAACTGATACTGATATTGATGCAGTACGATATTTAAATGGTTATAGAGGTCCAAAAAATCAAATACATGTTTTTATTCTCTGCTTTAATAATCCATCATTAGAAGTTGCTGAAATGCAAAAAGCATATTGGCAAGGTGGAAATAAAAATGAATTTGTAGTATGTCTCGGTGTAAAAAATAATACAGTTATTTGGTGTAATCCATTTTCGTGGAGTGATGAACCTATGCTTGAAGTTAAAACAAGAGATTATTTTATAAAACATCCTGATATTAATTTCAAAGATTATGCTGAATGGTTAGATACACAAATTGATAAAAATTGGCATAGAAAAGAATTTAATGATTTTAATTATTTAAGTATAGAATTAAGTATCGGTTGGTATATCGCAATTCTTATTATTATACTATGTTATAATGTCGGCATTTCATATTGGGTTATAACAAATGAGTTTACATTAGATAAGCCAAGTGGCAAATATGGACGTTATTATTAAATAAATATTTTAAATATTAATATAGTATTAATGAATAAAAATATAAAAATACTTATGGAATCTTTATTTGATGAAGAAACTGATAATATTTTATCATCAGATAAAGATTCAATAGATACTGTATTTGCGGAAAAAATAACAGGTTTAACTATAGGAAAAGATAAAATTGAATATGAAGCGGTTGATTTAGATTTACCATCAGGAAACTTATGGTGTGATAGAAATATCGGAGCAACTAGACCAACAAAAACTGGAGGTTATTTTAGACGAAAAGGATTTACATTAGATAAAATTTCACTAGATAGTGCAGCAGGTATTAACTGGGATTCTTATGTAGAGTTATTATATAGTCGATTGAAAAATAAAACAATAAAATATAAGTCAGTCCCTGAATTTATATTAGGAACTGGTTGGGATATACCTTCTAAAAAAGATATTGAAGAATTAATTAATAATACAGATGTATCACAAATACGAGTAGCTAAAAAAAGTATTGCATTTAAAGTTTCATCATTAAAAAATCCTAATAAATTCATAATTATTCCTTCAACAGGTTATATTAAAGGAAAGAAAGTATATGATAAAGAAGATGCAATATTTTGGAGTTCAACGGCAATAACTAGTTATGATGCTAATTATTCTTTTTATATACATGACAAGTTTAATATTAGTTTGGCTGCAGCTGATATGTTATCATCATTACCAATTAGAGCAATCTGTAGAAAATAAATACATTAAACATTAAATATTTTTTAATAATGAAATTTAATAGATTATTCGAAGCACTTTCAACAACTGAGCAAAAAGTTGTTAAGTTTAATTTTGAAAATATTGCAAGTTTTGATGATATACCTTACAGAGGTAATATTATAAAACTTATTGCTAATGGTACTACTGGTTATCCAGTATATTATTTGTATTTGGTTGATGAAACACAAAAACAATCATATGTTATACGTATTATTAAACAAGGTAGAAAATGTAAACTTGCTTCGTTTGGTAATCCTAAATTAATCTGGACTTTTATTGGTGAAGCTGAAGCAAAAATGCCTAAGCGTGATAATGCAACTATTGAAGCATTTACTAATTTATTTAGACGTAATACAGCAGATGCAAATAACGTTATTAATTGGGTTAATACTAAAATTGGAGGTACTATTACATTAAAAGATTTTGGTATTACTGATAAAAGTATGAATACATATAGTTCATCAAATACAATTAGTAATACAAGAACTACATCAAAACCTCGTATATCATCAAATGATAAAGTTGGTATATTAAAAAAACTTATAAAGAAAGAAATTACTGAACAGAAATCAAAAAAATCACCAGTGATTGAAATTAATATTGTTGATTTTTATTTCAAGAATGAAAAAGTATTATCTAAATTTTATCCTAATGGTGATGTAGATCAATTAGAAGAAGATATTTATAGATATGATCTTTATAAGGCGGATGTTCCTGGTTATATACAAAAAACTGAGATCCATAAACCTAGCGGATGGTTAAGAAGTGAACGTAGTACATATGTCGATATTATTCATTATATTTTAAAACCATGTAAAGAATTTGAATCATTGAATAAGTATATTGTTAATGTATTGAAATGCAAACCATTAGAAATAACATCTGTATCAACTGAAAGAGTTGCAGGAAAACGTGGTCAAATTTTTGAAAGATATGGATTACAATTACTTGCACATGATGCAAAAAAATGTAAAGATTATAAAACAACATTACAATCTATAAAGAAACCAAATTGGAAAGCAACTATTGAATTTAAATATAAGTTGGAAGATGGTGACCGTTATAATGGATATGGTGAAGACCGTGAATTGGAATGGGATGGTTATGAATATAATTATGCTATTATTACATTCAAAACACCAGGTGGAAAAGTAATGAACACAGTAAGATTAGTAATATATTAATATATTATATGTCTATGAGAATTGAAATATATTCTTGTAGACATTTTTTTATTTGGAATAAAATATGTATCTTTGTATTATAAAATAATAATAAGCAATTAAAAATATAAAGAATATGAAATCAAATAAAAATCACTTATCAGAGTCACATAATACATTAATTAATGCATCTGCATCTGCTATTAATTCTTTTGAAGAATTAAATAAGTATCTTACTGATAAAGATATTGCAGAAAAAATTATTAATAATAGTATTGATGTATCTACTCTTAAATTAGGAGAAGATTATAATATTTGCTGGTATACGATTATTTTAAAGAGAAATAACCGTATTGTTAATAATTATATTGTACCTATACTTATTGTTAAGTATTATAATTGTATTAATACTCCATACTATCATATGCTTGCAATTCCAAAACGTATTTTGGAATGTATATATCCTTCTATTTTTGATAAAAATAAGAAGACAATTCATACATTCTTTACACCTCGTGTATATTCATGTGATTTTTCTGATGTATTTTTTACAAAAAATTATCCTGCTAAAATTTTTAGCTCATTTGATATTGCAGAAACATACCGCAAGTCATTTGAAGAATATACACGTAATGCTATTAAAAAAGCAAAAGAAGGTTATTTTACGATTAGAGAGATCGCAGATGCATTAGGACTTGAAACGTCTAATTTCAAGATAATTGATTCAATTGAAAATATGAATGTATTATTTGATTCTGCTGACCATATTTAAATAACAAGACACATTAGTAATTATTATACTAATAAGAGTTAAAAAAGTTTTAATATAAAAGAAGAATTATATGTTTAATAATATTAAAGATATTAAAGACTTAGATAAGTATCTTATTAATGATGATTTTACATATCGTCATTATGCAATTGGTTCGCCAAATAATAATGATATTTTTCCTTATTCAAAAATTATATGGGGATGTGGTATATGTGAACATGATAAGAAAGTTCAAATGAATTATATATTTCCATTAATGATTTATAATAATTCAAATGAAGGTTGTTATGTATTGTTTAGTATTAATACATCTTTTAATGATACTTATCATTATGTTGAAACTGCAAAAGAAATGTTTGATATTGCGTGGTCTCATATAAGAGATTCATCTGGTTTATCAATATATAGTGAACTTCAATTTTTGAATATAAATGAAGTTACTGATTTAACTAATTTTGATATTAAGTTATTTGATAGTCCTGGTGATGCAGAATATTATCGTAAAGAAACTGAAAAGATCCTTAGAAAGAAGATTAAAGCAGATAAAGAATCGGATTCAGCTAACATGATTTCACTTGAAGATATTGCAAATAAGTTTAATATTGATATTAATAAACTTATTATTAAAGGGATTTGGAATGATCCTTATAATAAGAAAAGAAAAAAGATTTAACAAATATTTTTAAAAATTAGATAAAATGGTTGCATATAAGAAATTAACAAAAGATGAGCGTCAGACTATTTCACGTAGAATGGAAACATTAAGACGTCGTAAAGAAATTGATGATCGAGTTGAAAAGATTTCAAAGGAGATTGAAGATGCACTTTGGAATGAAGTTCCAACAGAAGTAAAAGATCTTTATGATAAGTATCCTCAATATGTTAATGCAAGAGAATATAACATGTATGGTTATAACTTTTTTAGAAGTAACGAATTGGATAGTAATTTCAGATATTATTCTGCACCTGCATTTAAACTTTCAAAACTTCTGAATAACTTTTATAATAATTTCAATGTTCATAATGGTTATTCAACCGATAATCATCCACTTGCAACATATTTAGAGATTCATTATCCTAAGTTGTATGCTGAATGTCGTGAAATTGTAATGGATGCATATAAAATCAATAAATGGTCCAAAGAAGTTCTTTGCGTATTGAATAACATTACAACATTGAATAAGTTGAAGGATGAATTCCCAGAGGCTTATGATGCATATGTATCTATTTATGGCAGTAATAATGACGATTGTACAAAGGTAGATCGTTCTACTGGTAAGAAGATGAATATGTGTGATGCAATTGAGAAAGTTAGAGCAGAATTTAACAGTTCTACAAAGTAACGTTTTAGATACTTAAAACGAATATTTTAAAGTATCACAGTATACTTCTACTGGTTTGAAAAATACTATCAAAAACATAAGAAAAATTGAGAAATTTTGAGTATTTTTATATCATTTTTCTCAATTTTTCTATAATTATTTTAATTACTAATAAAAATATGAATAATATTATTAAAACAGATTCAATAGATAATATAAATACAGAATTAAAGCTTCATATTCTTGAATTGAATATTGCATTTGCTAAGAAAACTGCATCATATCCAAAATATCCAGAAACATATGGTAATATTGTAGAAGAAATCAAACCTGGTAATTATGTAATATATGGTTCATTACCATGTAATACAAATAATATAACATATTTACAATTACTTAAATTTGCAAATTGTTTTGTAGATAAAAATGGGTATGTTATTAAAAACAGATGGGGAGATGATGATGCTATTGGAAGATAATCATTTAACATTTTTATAAAATGAATAAAAACTATAAAGAATATAAAATTTGGAGATTTGCATATGATTCATATGTAGATAAAATTCTTGTTCCTGATAATATAAAATTATATTGTATCAATAAAGATAGATCGAATGAACGAAGTATTCATATCGATAAATTAGATAATCCTATATGGAATGAAACTTATATTGCTGTAATGCCATATAGTGAAGAACTTTGGGAACTAAGTAATGATAAACGTCAATCTTATAATCTCTATCAATTTAATGTAAATAACAAATACATTATTTGGTTATTCGATCAAATTTATCCATTATGTGATAATTTTCCAGAAACAAATGAAATACCTATTGTTCCTATATCATATATATGTTATCGAACAGAACGATTAAAATTTCATAAAGATGAATATTTAGAAAAACTAAATCAAATTAATCAAATGAATATTTCTTCTGAAGATAAAGAAACTTTGTTAAAAGATATATTCATGCCTATATATGAATATATCAAAATTCATGGTTTAGATGAAACATATAAAGGACATTTAGATATTACTCGTGTTACTGTTAAATCATTGATAGATGGTTCTCCATATTTTAATATTAAAAGACAATCACTTAACATTAAAGATGTATTAAGTTCTCGTAAAAATGAAAAAATAGAAGAAATATCAGAAACTGAATATAATATCGTATTTAATGAAGTAATTAAGCAATTTAACTAATTATACTTCAATTAGTTATGAATTATTTTTAAGATTATTTAAAAATATTTTTTAAAAATGTAGACTTTTTCTAGAAAGCTTAGTATAATAAATATGTTAGTATTTAAGGTTGTGATAGATATTAATATTATATATGTAAAAAATTTATTTATAATTCAGATTTAAATTTACGTAATTTAGATCTGAATTTTTTTTTATTTTATATAAAAAATAGTTTATTTAATTTATTGATTATTAATTAGTTATAAATTATTTTTAATAAAATTTAAAAATATTTCTTAAAAATGTAGACTTTTTTAAAGAACTTGAGTATAATAAATATGTTAGTATTTAAGGTTGTGATAGATCTATATATAAATATATGAAAAAATTTATTTATAATTTTGATTTTTCTTTGATTCTTTTTTTTTGAAGGTAGATCCTTTCAGAGAATAAATATAAATATTCTTTTTAATTAAATAATTATTTTTATGACAATAGTACGGTTGGGATTAGGACAGACAAGTTCTGGAAAAATATTAGATAAACAAACACATTGGTATGTTTTAGAGAATGATAAGAATGATATATTAAAAGATGTTAATATATCATTAAATAAACCTATTTTTATTAGTAGAAATAAAACAAAATATGAAGAGATAACATATAATGAATTAGTTGATTTAATAAATAAAGTTTAATTTTTAATTTATAATATAAAATGAAACATATTTTTTGGACATTTATTATAGGAATTATTGTAGGTGTTGCTATTCAGTATTTTTGGATTAATCCAAGATATGTAACAGATAATAAACCTATTCATGATACTATTAATATTACTAATGATTCTATTCAGGTAAAAGATAGTTTAGTTACAGTTGAAAAGATACCTAATATGTTTATTAAGAGTCTTGATTCTATTTCTATTGATACTATAAATACTGTTGTTAATGGTAAAGTAACTGAATCAAAAATTAAAGTTACAATTAAATAATGAAATAGTTTGAAGAAAAAATATTATGGAAGAGTTATCTAAAGATGATTTAATAAATAAGTGGAAAACTGAAAGAAATAAATTATTATCTGAATTATCATTTTGTTCAGAACATAAATTTAATCTTGAAGCAGAACTTATTAGACATAAGATTGAATTATTAGGGAGTTTTATTTTTGATTTAGAATATTGTTTAAAATAATTTTTTAAATTTTTTCTATAAAATATAGACAATTATTTTATTATCATATATAATATTTAAAACATATTGATAATCTAAATTATTAAGTTTTTAATTAAATTATATTTTATTAATTAAAAGAAGATAAAGGCACATATAGTTAACATATAGTTAATAAAGTAATTAAAAAATAAAATATTTTTTGATTAAAATATAGACTTTTTAAATTATAGATTATATAAATAATAACAATTTTAATTTGAATATTATTTCATTTTAAATGAGTTCTTTGAAATATGAATCCATGGTTTCGGTGGAGTTAAGGATAAAGCAGTGATGTGATAAAAATCAACGGTAGACATGTTGGTTGATGTTTATGAATAATGAGCATTCTACAGAAAACCAAACATAAATAACCTATTTGGATGGGAAATCAAGGGAAAACTTTCTGAGATGAAGTTCAAATACATTGGAAGTGAAATATACAACTGATGTGAGTAGTAATACAATAGATTTATGTTTATGGATATTCGGTGATCGGAATACCAATTCCCAGTGCTGATATTAATTGTTATAATGAATCTTATATGGATTATAAACCAAATAATTCATACAAGCTGGTAACTTGTTCAGAAATGGTAAGATTACTACTGAAATATGTAGTTAAGTTATAAGAGTAGAATTATGATTGTATGGTGCAATGTAAATTCAGAAAGGCGATTTAGTGGGTTCTTCTCAAAAGGAAGAAATGCTATTGGTCGCACCTCGTCTTTCAAGTCTAAACAAATATAATATATAAAGAATAATATTAGGATTACATTATTTAAGTATATAAATTATACAAAAGCAAAAGTGTGCGACACTTGGTGGTTAAAATACCCTTATTCTACTGAAATATGTAGACATGATTCGAGTACCGCAAGGAAAGACATGAGAATAGTAAAAGTAGTATCGTGCTAAATGTGGGGACACATTGAATCCTTCCAAGGAAGTTGGTATGAAATGAATTTCTATGAAACCTATCAAGTAAGAGTTTACGATTTTTCACAAAAGTCGTGGGTATGCTCTCAACCTCTTAGAAATAAGAGTTGTGTGAACATGTAACTCCAACGTTACAGTATAGAGAGTCGGTGTTGGTCAAGTTCTCAGCCATTTGTCCTTATGGACATAACAAAGTTCAGTATGAACATTCATTATAACGAGCAAACGTTAAAGTGAATCATAAGGGGCAGAACCTTATGTTTGTACAAAAATCTAAAATATATTCCCTAAAAAGAATAGAATATTTTTAAGCAGTTTTTCATAAGTTCTTGATGTTATTAAATTTCACAATTTAATAACATCTTTTTTAATTTAAATTATAATAAAATTAAGAATAAAATGAGTAATACATTAACAAATAACCAGATAAATTCATTAAAAGATGCAATTAATGATTTATCAGATAATATTTCAACAATAACATTACAAAATCCTGATTTATCTAATATGGAAATTGCATCTACATATGATGTAGCAGATTATGCAGTAAGAATGACAATTGCATATATGCTGAAATATGGATTATTAGATATAGATAATTTCATTAATTTACATGAGTTATCTGAAGATGAAATAATTGAATTAAATAAAGAATTAAATAAGTAAAAAATAAAGGTGATATAAGAATTCAATAACTTATATCACCTTTATTCATTTTAAATCTTTATTAAAGAATGGATTATCTTTCATAATATTAATAATATTATTTTTTTCATTACATATATCTTTAAAATTAATTACATCATTCTAGTCTAAATTAAACCATTCACCTTCAGAACGTTTTGAATCAAATGTTTTATGTAACATAGATTCTAACCTAAATGGATATTCACTATATACAGAATGAACTATATGTAATTTTGATGAATTTCCTGTCTATAACTATTTTAATCGTTTCTATGCTAAATCTCTTGTTACTCCGATTTTATAACAATTCTAATCAGGGTTACAAATAAGATATACAAAACCTGCCATTTATATTAAACAAAATCAATTTAATATTATATAAAAAATATACAATAATGTTTTATACTATGATAAAGTTAAAGAATAATAAGACAAAATTTATATATACAAAAAGTGCAGGTTATATTAATATTTCATGTATAGTACGTTTTTATCTTGATAGATATGATAATTCTTATCATATAGATACTTGTAATACTTTGAATACTGCACATTCATGCTCAGTTGTTAAATATGATATATCAAAAGATGAATATAAAAAATTAGAAGATATGTTTAAAAAATAATATATGAAGATATATACGAGTTATTTTGGAAATCTAAAGAAATTAAAAGAAAATAATATAGTTCCAATAGGAATATGCTGTTATCCACCAAAAGATTTTCATGGGCCTAATTTAATAGCAATTGCTCCTACACCTGATATATTAAATAACTGTAGATCTAATCATCAGGAATTCAGAAAACGATATAAAAATGAAGTTTTATCTTTATTTAAAGATCCATCTATATTTGTAGATAGAATTAAATTTATATCAAGTGGAAATGACTGTGCATTATGTTGTTTTGAAAAGCCAGATGAATTTTGTCATAGACATTTAATTGCAGAATGGTTAAATGAAACATTGAGATTAAATGTAACTGAATATTCTAAAACAGATGAAGTAAAAATTAATCCGTTATTTTAAATGGAAGATAAAGAAACATTTGAGAGATATAAGTATAATATGGAAATATTAGATATACTTAAAAAATATCTCACTACATATAAAGATATAAGGTTTTCACAGGCATTATATAATCTTAATATCATTAGTGATAATACAAAAGATTATTTTTATTATACAGAACCTAAACATATCTTAAGACGAATGAAAGAAAAATAATTTTTTTAATTATATGACATATGATGAAAATAGAAAATATTTTATTGATAATGCAGCAACATTAATTAATAAATCAATTCTAAATTATTATGAAGATAAATTGAAAAATGTTCATATTAATTATGATATTAAAGAAACATTAAATAGATTATATATGTGCTTATCATCTTTATATAAAGAAGAATTAGGTGATATGAATATACAAGATTTAATGTATGATATTTTAGATAAGACACATTTTAAATTAGAATTAAATGCTGATACATTTATTTCATATCAGATGATGTTTATTAATAAATTATTTAATGATTATCTTGATAAGAAGTTTAATATATGTAAGACATTTGGTTTGAAATCATTGGGAACTATTGTACATGAAGGGAAATACTGTTATGGTCCTGTATTTTTTGAATTGAAAAATAAAGGTATATGTGGTTATCATGGTTCAGCATTAAATGAAAATACATATGAGTTATCTGTAATGTTAATTATAAATTCTATCAGAAATGATACAATATCTAATATTAATTTTAAAACTAAAGATACTTATAGTTATTTGAAAGAAACAGATATTAATACTATAAAGAAAGAAAAAGAGATGTTAGAAGAATTTGAAATAAATGCTGAAATATTAAGAGAACAACTCGCTAAATTTATTTGTGATATTAATAACGAATATTGTTTAGGTTTAGTCTTGACTAATTTATAATGATTTAAAATATGAATATAGAAAAATTAAAAAATATTGCTGATTATAAATCAAGAGTTTCACTTATATCTTTATTTGGTGATGATAAAATTTCAGAAGATATAGAAACAGATATACCGGATAAATTAAAGAAGTTACATGAACATATGAAATCATTATATACAAAAGGTTATTTAGATTGTATGAGAAATGCAACTATAGGAATGTCTATGGATAATGAATAATTAAATTTATATTTTTTATTTAGGAAAAATATATGTATCTTTGTATTGTAAATAAAATTAGAAAAGAATAATGGAAAAAAGAGAAATTATATTAACAAGAGGAATTCAAGCTTCTGGAAAGTCAACTTATGCAGAACATTGGGCAAAAGAAAAACCAACAGAACGAATTAGAATTAATTGGGATTCTCTTAGAAATATGTTTGGACAGTATTGGGTAGAGAAAAGAGAAAAATTAAACATTATTAAAGAAATGACAGATGCATTTTTTAAATCATCAATGGAAAATGGTTTAAATATTATTATGGATAATATGAATCTTAATCCAAAGGGATGGCAAGAAATGCAGAATAGAATTGATAATTATAATAATACACATACTAAATATCAATATGAACTTGTATTTAAAGATTTCTTTGATGTTTCAGTTGAAGAGTGTATTAGACGTGATTCATTGAGAGCAAATCCAATTGGAGAATCTGTTATTAAGAGAACATATAGACAGTATAGAAATTTTATAGCAACAGAGCTTAATAAGAAGCAATATAACAGTTTTGTTCCATATGATAAGGATAAGAAAGATTGTATTCTTGTAGATATGGATGCAACACTTTGTTTTAATTTGCAAGGTAGACCATTTTATGGTAATGGTGCTTCTGATACAATGACAAATGATGTACCATGTGAACAAATTTGTAAGTTAGTTAATAAGTATATTAAAGATGATAATGTAAAGGTTATTATTTTAACAGGTAGAGAAGATACACCAGATATACGAAAAGCAACTGAAACATGGTTAAAAAATAATTTGGATGGTGATGTAGATATGGTTATGATGAGACCATACAAGAATTTTACAAAGGGTCCAGATTGTAAGTATAACCTATATAAAACATTTATTGAACCATATTATAATGTATTATTTGTTTTGGAAGATTCTTCTAAAGTAGTAAAAATGTGGAGAGAACATGGTATTATGTGTTTGCAGCCAAATGATGGTTCAATGTAATATTTAAATAAAAATTATTATGGAAAAAGTAGATATAAAGAAAGAATTAGAAAATCTTAATGAAACTTTAGCAGAAGGTGTAAATAAGATGAATATTGATGTATATGGAAAGAAATTTGTTGATTTAGCAAATCAATATATCAAAGATAACAAGAAGTATCTAGAATCTATTATTGATACATCTATTGTATTTGATGATATATCAGAAGATAAAAAAGAAACATTTATACCTTCTTTAATGTCAGATATTAATAATCTTATATCAACAGCTTATTTGGATGGTTTATATCAAGGACATAAATTTAAAGGTGATCCATATGAACTTAGTGATAATAATATTATTGATAAGAGTTTCATGATTACCTTTGAATTTGGTGATAATGATTTTGGCGGATATATTGAAGATGCAATTAAAACATGGGTAGATACATGGAATTCTGTAACTCTTAATATTAAACGTTATAGAGATAGTGAGTCAGAACATATGTTAAAATATGAATTTGAAAAACTCGAAAAACTTGAGGATATTACTAATATCTCTAAATTGTTAGTTAATGGTGTTGTTGCATCTATTATTAATAGAAATAATGAATATATAGATACCACATGTTTTAAGGATATTGATTCTTGTATGAAGAATGCAAGAGAGTATGTTGATTATTTGAAATTATTGAATACATCTGAATATCATAAGGGAAGTATTGAAGAGATTACAAACTTTATTCTTACTAAGTATAAAAATATGCAAAGTGAAGATGAAGGTTATGATCTTGAACATACATGGTTGAATGGCGAAGTCCTTATTATAAAGGTAGAAAATGGATATGCATCTGCATGGGTTCAATAAAAATATTGATTTTTTCTTCAATATATTTTTTTAATTCAAAAATAATGTGTATCTTTGTATTGTTATTAAAAACAAAGTGTTCTTTGAAATTTTTTCTTAATTAACATAAACTATTTGTATTTAAATCTATAGAATATATAGATAATTTAATACAAATAATGTGTTAATAATAGGGTGCAGTACATCCGAATTTACGCTTGTGGACTATCTAACTATGGATAAATTAATTAAAAGTAATGATAGAATGAAGCAAGAATTTGAAACTAAATAATTTTGTTTAGATTTCATTATACTGTTATAAATATTAATACATAATAAATTCTGATGAGTGCTATAAACAACGCTTATTTAAAGTTTTAAATGAGTATGGATAAACCGCATGTTTCGGGAGAACCTATTTTAAATGAGTCCTCATTTAATTAGAAATAAGTTCCATAAAAGAATTTAGTGAATCGTTTATGATAAAGTCTGAGAAAATATTATCATTCTTTTAGTGATTATATTTTCAAGTCGTATAACTTTATCCACTTAATTTAAGTGTCCAATTTAATATTAAGAGATGTATCTTAATTTTGGAGTTAAATTCGTAGGAGTTGTAAGAAACGTTATTTGTCTTACTAGTTTTGTTTGTTTTATGATAAAAGGAGGCATGAGAGATGCACCATAAAAACAAAAAGACTTTATCTGGTAGTGCTTGAGGATAATAGTTATAGCCAATGACAGTGAGGCTTAAAGACCCTGATTTCTATATGAAAAGAAATGAATCGGTGATATACAGAGGGTTGTAAATATGGTTATAAAAGCATGATGAAATAAAGTAACTTTAATGTAAACGCTATGTAGATAAATTACATATGTAGAAGTTGCATATAAAAGTCTTTAGAGTAAAATAGGGTATAAGTGGATTATCACTATAGTTGTAAAGTTCAATTACAATGAAACTTATACTATAATAATTTTTCTGCAGTATAGATTAATACAAATGATTAAACTTCATATTTGTAGATTTGGTAAGTAGCAGCAAATTTTTGAAACGCAAATTTATGAAGTTTAATTTTTTCTTTTTCTGACATTACTAAAATTATATATAGATACAATGAGTAATAATTTTAAAGAACAAGCTGCGTATGATTATATGCATGACAATAAAGGTAAAATTAAACCTAAGTATAAACGTTCTGTTTTAAATAAATGGAAACGATATAATTGTGAAATTGCAGAAGATCGAGTAATTAGAAATAGAAAGAGAGATACTCAGTTTCGTAAAGAAATGAAAGCAGATTTAATAAATTATTACAATAATGTTAAAAATGAAACAAGAGACCTTAGTTAAATCAAAAGGTAGATATGCTAAAAAACATTATAAAAGAGAAATTATAGCTTCTATTTTATATTGTTTAATAAGTAACAAAGCAAATAGTAATAAAAAATAATAAGTAATATGAAGAAACATTTTTTTGAACTTATAGGAATTTTAATTATTTCAAGTATTTGTATTATAATTGGTGCAATCTTTTTTATGATTTGCTGGAATTATGTAATGCCATTTGTTTTTGGTCTTCCAAAGATTACATACATTCATGCAATGTGTTTGCTGGCAGTTTCACGACTATTGCTATCAGTTCATCAAATAACAAGTAAAGATTAAGCATCCGCAAATGCTTAATCTTTACTTTTGTTTAATTATTAAATTAAGTTTATTATATGAAATACGAATATTATGAAATGCCTATAGATAATCTTGGAAATGAAATGGTAACTAATTATATAAAGTTGCTACTTAATAAATTACATACATATCAAGATTTCTGTGCAAAAGAAGAAGTAACAATTCAGATAGGTAAAAATACATATACATTTAAACTAGTAAAAAGACGTTATTTGAATGTAAATAATGAAGATATTAGATATATACCATTATATCGTTTAGAGTATATTGCAAATGAATGTCCTATTACTGATTTTTCATCAAAGTACAATATAGAATTAAGAGATTATATTCTTCATAATTATATTGATACTGGTAAAGTAATAAGAGATGTTAATTGTATCTTTTATAATAATATAACACAAGGTGATAATTCATATGATGATAACTATTTTGATTTTGATGAAACATATATCATGTTAAAGTCAGTAGATATTAAAATGAATAGAGTGTGGATAAATTATGATGAATTCAGATTATGTGGTGATAATTGGGATCATATTGAATATAAATTTATAAACAATCATGATGCAGTTATCACAAAGTCATGGATGAATTCAGAAGAATCTATGGATTTTATTACAAAAACAGATTTGTATAATTATATTAATAAATGTGCAAAAGATGCAATTTTTAATTTTACAATGAATGTAAATAATACATTAATTAATCTTAAAGATAAATTGAAGTAAATTATGGTAAATTATGATGATTTGAAAAATTTATATAAACAGTTTTCTGATTTATGTAAAACAGAAGGAACTGAAAGGTATCCAAAAATTTTATTAGATATATTTGGTAGTTATAATTGTAATATTTTAACAAATATTCCTGATTATTATTTGGATTATAATATAACATTAGGAGATTATATATATGATCAAGCAGGACACTCATGTTTAGATATTTTTTATCCATTAAATGGTTTCTTTGATGATATTATAGATGATTCAAGTAAAAATAATAAAACTTATGATTTATCTACTTTACAGTTAACATTATCATGTTGTATATCTGAATTTATGTCAACATGTGATGAATTAAATGATAAGCTACCATATATTTTTTGTTGTGATATTACAGACACAAAAATATCTGAAATTTCACAGTGTGCAATTCAATTTAGAAATGCAGTTTTAAATATTTTTGCTGATTATGTAGATATTAAAAAACTTATTATTAGGCATTTGAATCAGAAATTAGATAAAAAGAAAAAGCAGATTAATAATATATTAGAAACTGTAAAGGAATATCAGGATGAATGTACGTTAATTGAAAAACAAATAAAAGAGTATGAAGATATGGTGTGAATCCTTCAATGGATTTAAAAAATTAATGGAAAATAATAATTGGAATAATCGCACTTTACCAAATAATGTAGCTATAATTTCTATATGTGAACCAAATGTTTCAGATGAATATCATATATTTAATTCAGCCGAAAATGTTATTAATTTAGATTTTTACGATATTACGGATTATAATTTAATATATGCATATGGAAATGATATTTCAGAAGAGGAAGCTGAATATGCTAAATCAATTAAAGGGTTAACGGATGAACAAGCATATGAATTATTTAATTTCATTGAACGAAATTTAGGTAAAGATATTTATGTTCATTGTTCCGCAGGAATTTCAAGGTCACAAGGTGTTGTTAAATTTATATTAGATTGTTATCCTGATATGTATACAGAAACGAATCCTAATAATCCTTGTGATTATCCTAATATTCACGTAACATCATTATTGAAAAATTGTTTTAGAAAGAAATATAAAAATATATGGTAAAAACAGATTTTGAAAAGTTTATGATTTCAAATGGTGTAAGTAGCTTATATTTACATGATTATATCAATAAATCTGGTGTTTATAATGGTTATCAGAATCCTACAATTCTTGAAGAGCGTCAACTGAATGTTTCACAGATGGATGTTTTTTCAAGATTAATGATGGATAGAATTATTTTTCTTGGTAATCCAGTAACATCAGATAGTGCAAATATTATTACATCTCAATTGTTGTATCTTGATACAACAGATAAAAAAGCAGATATATATCTGTATATAAATTCTCCAGGTGGTGATGTTTATTCAGGTCTTGAGATTTATGATACGATGCAACTTATACGACCAGATGTTTCAACTATTTGTGCTGGAATGGCAGCAAGTATGGCGAGTATCTTGTTATGTGCAGGTGCAGAAGGAAAGCGATGTGCATTGAAACATTCACGTGTGATGATCCATCAGCCAATGTCGTCTACAGGACCACATACACAAGCTAGTGATATTGAGATTACATGTAAAGAAGTTAATAGACTTAAGAATGAATTATATGATATTATATCTATACATTCAGGACAAACACTTTCACGAATTAAGAAAGATGCTGATAGAGATTTTTGGATGAGTTCAGAAGAGGCTAAATCATACGGAACAAAAGGTATGATTGATAAGATATTAATTAGTAAATAATAAAACTAAAGTCTGTTTATATTGTATAAAATATAAACAGACTTTTTAATTTTATATGAAAAAATAGAAAGACGAATATTTAAATGCATATCATGAAGATTTAGTATGGATGTCATATAGATATGCAATAGGTAGACATACTATTGCTGCACACCAACATGCATTAAATATAGCAAAATATGAATTTGATAATTTTAATAAAGAACAAAGAAAACGTTTAGTAATTGATATAAGACAATGCATAGCAGATAATTTAAAGTTTAGTGAATATAATTTATCAATAGATTATTCTATAATTCCTGAAGAAAGAAAACCATTAGAATTTCTATTACAATACTTTATTGATAATCCTAATTGGCAAATTACAGGCGATTATAAAGGATTAACAGTATTGAAAGATAATAATGGAAATATTATATATGAAAAGAAAAATTCTACTACATATAATACTTCACCATTGTCTATAATGATATTAGAAGATTTATTGGTATGGATGGATCTTGCAAGTTATTTTGATGAAGATAATTATAAGGTATGTAAAGTTGAACATAATGGAAATATTGAAGAAATAACATATTTTGATAGTTATATATATTATCAAAGTAAAGATGATAAATTACCATATTGGAAAAAAGTAAAGAAACCAGTTAAAGAATATATCAAATATCTAGGTAGTGATTGTTATATACCAGATGATTTAAAAATTATAGAATAATTATATGAAAATATTAGATAAACTATTAAATAATAAACCAAAATTAGATACAGAAATTGTAACAAAATCAGTTTCGAATATAGATATATTACCTGAATTTGAAGATGTATATCCATTACAATGGTTATTTACATATAATAGTTTGATTGGTAAAACATATGTATATAAATTAAATTCACCATCTACACCATATCTATATGCGAAGATTATTTTATCACCTGTATTTAAATCTTATATTATACGATTATTTAGTTATATAAGTGATGTTCCGTTAACAGAAGATAATATTGATAAAGTAAAAAAATGTGATGCAAAATTACAATATGCAATATCACCAACAGATTTAAAAGTATTTGGACCAAGTAATCCTTATGGATTTACATATGAACTTTTAATTAATAAGTTGGTTAAACAATATTTTGAATTAATGGATGCTCGTTAAATTTTTATATTTAAAAATAAATGTGTATCTTTGTATTAATAAAATAGATAAATGGAAAGAATTGATTTAACATTTTATAATAATAGATTTTCTATATATCGCTATATATTTAGTCATATGTGGAATTTCTGTTCAAAGAAACCAGAATATCATAATAGCGATAAAAAAAATGATATATTAAGGTTATTTGAAAAATGCGATGAAATTATAGGATTGGTAGAAAATATTTGTAATAATAAACCAATTCCACATGAACGTTATTATAATAATTTTGAACGTTTTGGTGATATGTTACAATTAAAAAATATTTATGGAGAGTTATTAGAATATTTTCCATCATATAATTTTTTGATATTTGAAAATGTATCTAAAAAAGATGTTAAAAAATTAAAGAATGAATTATTGTATATTAATGCACGGTTTATTCTTGATGATAATAAAAGAAATGTATTATTAAATTCAGATGATATTAAAAAGATTTAAAGATAATGAAACATGTTGATTTTAATTTATCAGTAATTCTTAATAAATTAGGGTTTGATGAATATACTGAAGATTTATATTTAAAGACACCTGTAGGTATTAAAGCAGTTAAAGGAGATCCTAAAAATCCAACAGCTGAACGTGTATGGCATACAGGAGATTTGGAACCACATAATTCTGATTGGGGTATTACATATCCATCTGCAAATTGGATTCCAGCACCTACTGTTTTTGAAGTTATTGATTGGTTTGAAAGATATATTGGTTTTATCATTCAACCAACATATAGTAAAGAAAATAAGGAATGGTCATATGTTATTATTCCTGTAAGCACTGTTGCAAACCAGCTATGGAGAAAACATGTTAATGAAGGAGAATCTTATTTGTCTTTTAATACATTAGAAAATTGTTTTTCTGGTGCAATACGATATATCTGTAATATTGCATATAATGAAAAATGGACTGATATTTTAAATAATTATATTAAAAACATAGGCTAAAATGGGTGATTTTTGTGTATCCGGATTTTTTTCACGAGTTCCTATAAAACGAGGTGAAACAGCTGTAGCTATTATTTGTAAGAAAAATAAGAATATTTCAAATATTCCTTGCTATTTGGAAAGCACATTAATTCCTATGCATATTCCTGTTATAGGTTCTATGGGTGATTATGGTGTATTTGATGATTATGATGAAGATGAAACTACAAGAATACTTAAAGGTAAACTTAATATGGATTTCATCAAAATTACAGAAATTATTTTATATAATTGGAATAAGTATAAAAAATATGATGAACAACCAGATGCAGTTAAAGATTTATTTACAAAATTAGATACAATAAGTAAAGCTCGATATGCATCTACTGAACAGAATGAATATACTGTTATTTATGAGAAGTATTCAATATATAAAGCAATGACATATGACATTGATTTAATGAAAGAAATTCTTCATAAAATAGGTACATATAATAATATATTTGATTATAATGTAAATGATCGTGTTAAGATTGAAGCAGATTTACAAGATGACAAATATCATGATTATATGCCAAATATGTATACATGGAATTTTTTATCTACATTACCAAGAGCAATGGGATTTTATAATAATTCTGTAGTAAATTGGGATGTATTTGCAGATGCTACAATAGAGTGGTGTTCTTTTATTAATACATTAGCTTTATTGAATGGAACTTTTTGTAATTCAAGAAATGGTGGTCAATCCTGGCATTATGATGAACAATATATTACAGAAGGGAAAAAAGTATTACAAGCTATTATGGATTCATATGATAAATTAACAAGTCATGATGATGAGGATGATGATACATATGAAGAAGATATTTAATTAAAAAATATATTTTAAAATGGATATAACAAAAGATTTATTAATTTTCCATAATTTTGAATATGATTATGATAGTGGATTTGGTATGGATGTTTTCACAAAAACAGTAGGTCCTATTAATCATACATTTACAATAACAATTAATAATGGTTATACCAATATGATTGGTAGAAATTGGAATTGTATTATTCAAAATGATGATATGGAAACTGTTGCTTTAGTAGAAGTTCAAACAACAGATCAATTAAATAAATTATTTGATTTAATGAATATAAATTTGTCACTATAAAAATAAAGAGGAATAACAAATGATGTTATTCCTCTTTTCTTATTATTTAAATTTAGGTGTTGCTTCATAATCTAATGGTTTAGGATGAAGTAAATCATCTACTGTTACAGTAAATCCAGGTGTAAATTTATAATCAGATAATTGATATGCAACTGATTCTAAATCTATCTATGTATTAATAGGATCTATATGCATCCAACCAGGAATTTTCTCAACTTTAACTGGTTTTTCATTACATATCTATATATTGTCACCAGGAATTTCTGGATTTACATGTGTACTTGTAATATTATAAATAATTCTAGTCATAACCTAATTTAGCATTTAACTTTATATATTTATTAAATACTTAAATTGTTAAAGTTCTTACCTTAATATTTTTCATTATAATATTCCAATCATCAACTTGCTTCTTATTCATGTATATACATTTACTATTGTCTTTACCTCTTCTAAGATTTGACAATAATACTTTAAATATACTTTTATATAATTCATTGGATTTACATAAATTCATTGTTATAATATCAGGTATATATTCATATCCCATATCAAATGATGTTCCTAATGTTGGCGATTGAATACTATTTATATCTATATTATTTTCAATATTATGATTCTGTTCTTCCCAATTTATTATATAATCATTAAATAATGCACATACTGTTTTTACATAACTATGATGAATCTTATCTTGATATTTTATACTTTTACAGTAAGAAACAAAATCACATAACAAATATTCATATTGTGTTTTCTCTGGATTTATACGTTCTCTGTTATTAAATATAAGTTGATAAAGATTTTTCTTCCATTTAAATATATATCCTTCAGGTTCTTTTGCTAATATGTCAGATTTATCTACTAACTCATAAAATAAATTCTTATAATCATAATTAAGTTTTGTATCACCATTAATATTTTGAATAAGGTTTAATACATTATCATTATTTAACAATTTTTTTAAATTATGTTTAATCGATATATTAAATTTATCTTTTAATCTGATTTTATTAATAAATGAATCAGGATTAATATTTTCATCATTATATGTAATTCTATCTATAAGATATTTAATATTATTAGGATATTCTGTTAATAAAGGTTTATTACTAGGAAAGTAAAACATTGATATGTTATAACCTACATGTTCTTTAAATAAATCTTGATTTGCAAGTTTAATAAAATTCCAATCAGTTACAAGTTGACTCCACATACTATTAAGTATCATGTCAACTCTATCAACAACTTTTCCAGTTGCTTTTTTAATTGTTATAGTTTGTTTAGATGTTATCTCAACAATGACATAATGAGTATCTATTTTTTCTTCTATTGTACAATTATTAATAAATTCCTTTATAAAACTAACAGGTTTATTTCCTATTTGTGTTATATTCTTAATCATTATTAAAATAATGGTTCAGATTCATTTGAATCTTCATCACATTCATTATTGTCATTGTTATCGTTTGCTTCATCAATATAAGCTGAATTTGTTTCATATAGGTTAATAATGTAATTATTATCACGTGATTTATAACGATCCCAACAATTCCATCCATTTCTACCATCATCAGGCATTATCTTAATAATAGAAAAGATCTTACCACTAATAGATAAATCACCATATTCATTAATAAGTTCTTTTCTATCAGATTCTGTACAATCTTCTGCAGTAATCTCGGTAAGAAGTCTTACTAACATTTGCATCTTAACACCATCTAATGTAAATTTAACTACATGATATAAAGTATTACCAATAAAATCTTTTTTATCTTTACGATAATCTTTACACATAAATTTACCTGGAGCAGATGTTCTCCAACTATTGATAAATTGAGATGTAATATCACTATTATTAACCATAATAATAGGTTCACGATCGCCTTTTGAATTCTTTGTAAACTTTATATGAATTTCACATGAATTAATTTCTGGAATAAATTCATCATATGAATTGAATGTAGAAATTTCTACTTTACCTGAGTCAATTATTGTTTGTATTGACTTCACTAAATTTTGTGGATAAATTTTCATCATTTTTGTTTATTATGATTTATTTTGAAATATTTTTTTCTTGTTCTTTAATTGAAATTAATTTTTCATATCGTTTAACATCTGTTATAAGTTCATCATAATATAAAGATTTTAATGTCTCAAAATCTTTGAGATTAATTTTATAACGCTTACAATATTCCTTAATTAATTCTTTATCTATTTTATCAGTCTTTGATGATGTGTTAGCAGATTTTTTTGCGCCTTTTGTATAAACAAAATAAGGCACACGTCCATATCCTTCTTTCCTAGATATAAACATTGCCCATGATTTAATTACATCTGCTGTATTAATTGTATTCTTATTAAATAATGCACCTTGTAAAGGATATTTAATACTAAATACTCTATTAATTAAAAAGAAATTTTTATCTAATATCGTATCAGATAATTTATTGAATCCTTCAAAATTAGTACACATCATAGAAATAATATCATATGGACCAATAGCTTTAGGTGTTTTTATTTTTTCAACATCTTCAATATTGTCTTTCTTTTTTCTAGCCATAAATGAATATATAATTTTGCTTAATTTATTATAGTTATAAACATTGATATTGTCTATTTATAACTAATAAATATATTAAATATTTTAACTAATAATATTTAAATAATTATGAAAAGTTTGAAGTATATTTTATTAGGCTCTTTATTAAGCCTTACTTTTTCATTTAATTCTTGTGATTTAAAATAGAATACAGGAAACAATAAATCAAATGATTCTACATATTCTGTTTCTATTAAATCAGTAAAAACAATGAAAAATGATACATTAGATATTTTACAATTAGATTCATTAACAAAAGCAGATAAATTACCTGGATATAATAAATGGATAAAAACACCTATTAAAGATGGTGATGATAATAATGTATATGAATATTCAACATTATATGATAAAACAACGGGTATTATATATACAATTAAATAGATAAAGCATAACCAATATGTTGTATAGAAAAAGAAAACAACATCTAAATAAAAATTAAACGATTTAAAACGATATGGCACAAATGTCTTCTGAAGAAGCACTTAACGGTATTTTTAACATTCTTGATACTATGGTAAATCAGCATGAAGAAAAAAAGAAAGAAACTCTTGAATAGAAAGCTGATAGTACTATAGTAAGTTTGTTATAGGGTATTGTTGAGACAGCTAAAGATGAATCAGCAGCAACAGTCGGTGAATAGTTAGAGAAACTGTCAAAAGGACTAGTTGCAATGGAATCAATAAATAATGACGTATTAAATAAAGTTGCCACATCTATAGGAAATGTAAATACTGTTTTATCAAGTCTTAAAGTTGATAATGATACATTTGATAATATTGATAGTTTTTTGAAAGCTATTAATAAGATGACTGAAATAAATGCAGAAGGTGCAAAGAATATTGTTGATTTTATTTAGGGACTAACATTATAGAATTCTAAATAGGTAGGTCGAAGTGTTGGTATTATAAAAGCTGTTGTTGAAACTCTGGGAACTTTAGTTGCTATAGATATGATTAAACTATAGTCAAATATTAATAAACTAGATGTAAATACAGCGGAACGAGTTGGTAAATTTATTACAGCATTAATTAATTCTATCAGTAACGCAAATCCAAAATAGAAAGATATAGAAAGACTTATTAAACCGATTGGTGATTTAATGGGTGGTATATCTAAATTAGTTGACTCTAATGTATTTAAAATGAAAATTAGTTTAAATCCAATTAGAGGTTGGCTTTTAGGTAGACAATTAGGATAGTTTATAACATCAATTTCTAAATATTTAAAAGGTGATTTAAAAGTAGATGAAAGTATAAAATATTTAGGTGGTATATTAGACCCTCTTGTAAAACTTGCAGATCCAAAACAAAAATTTTCAGTTTTTAAATTAGCTAGAACATTAAATAAAGTTACTGCTACAATACTTGGTGATTTCTTTGCAACATTTGTTAATAAAATACCAAAAGAAGAACAAGCATATAAAACTGTTAATAGTATGGTTGCGATATTAACTGTTTTATTCAACATTAAAAAAATGTAGGTATTAAATTTTAAATTCGCTGTAAGTTCATTAACAGAGAAACGTGCAAAGAAATTAGTTAATTTCTTTAATACTATATTATCACAAAATTGGGATGTCGAATAGGTAAATGCAATATCTGGATTTTTTGATGCCTGGAATAACGCAATGCGATCATTATTATTAGGAGTTATATTCATTGCATTAACTATAAAGGTAACATCATTTAAAACAATAGTTGAGTCTGTACTAGTTGTTCGTTATTTAATTAAATTCATGAAAACTACAGTAACAGATTTAGTTACGGATTTAAGTAAAAAAGATGTAAAAGAATCAAGTACAATTATAGAAATGTTATCAATATCAATAGGAACTATTGGTGGTATATTAATTGGATTATCTTTGGTAACTAAATTAGTTGGTATTGGTACAGTAGTAGTCAGTTTATTAATATTAAGATCAGCTGTAAATGGTTTTAAGAATATAATAAAAGATTTATCAGATCAGAAACTTGATAAAAGTTTAAAATATGCTCAAGGCGTATTAACTGGTATTGGTTTAATGGTAATGTCATTGTCTGTGTCTTTATTATTATTAGCATTAACAGTAAAGAATAATAGTGTTAAAACCATTATTGCGTCAATAGGAATATTAACATTATTTGTTTCAGGTTCAGTTTATCTTGTAAATAAATTATCTAGTATAGATCCTAAAAATCTTAATGCATCAACAAATGCAATGTTGAAAATTGCAGGTGTATTTGCTATAATTGCATTGGTATCTGCAACTTTATTAGCGCCAATCGGTAATCATTTAGGTGATGTCATAGCAGGTGGACTTGTTGTTTCATTAGTTATTGCATTAGGTATTTTTGCAGTTAAATATATAGCTAAAGCAAATAAAGATATAGAACAAGGAACGACTAATTTATTAAAAATATCATTAATTTTTGCATTAGTTTCAATTATATCATTAACATTATTAATTCCTATAGGTAAAAAGGCAGATGATGTAATAGGTGGCACAATTATTACACTTACAATAATTGCTGGATTAGTATTTGGTGTTAAATTATTAAATAAAGTAAATGGTAAGCGCGCATTATGGGGCGTAGCCGCAACAGCAGTATTAGCTGTCATTTATATGGGTATTGCTTTGATTACTAAAGATTTATTAATACCAATTGGTTAGAATGGTAAAGAAGCAGGTATAGGTATGGGTATAACATTATTCATTATCGTAACTCTTATATTTGGCACATATATATTATCTAATGTAGATGGTAAAAAAGCAGGATACGCTATATTAGCAACAGCAGCTATGGCGTTTATTTTATTAGGCATTTCTTTAATCACTAAAGATATATTGATTCCTATAGGTAAAATGTGGGATGATGCATTGATTGGTGCAGGTGTTGTGTTAGGTATTATTGCAATATTTGGCGCAATTTTATTTGCAATTGGTAAAATGAATTTAAAACATAAGATTGCTATTAAATAGGGTGCTAAAATAATGATGGAAATCGGACTTGTTATGTTAATAACAGGTACAGCTTGCTTATTATTTGCTATAGAGTCCAGAAAACTTTATCAATTAAATGATGGTGGTGCAGTTGTATTAGGTGCATTAACAATGATTATTATGATGGGATTAATGGGATTAATACTTTATAATGTCGGTAAACTTAAAAAATATTCTGAAAAGATTGCAGAAGGCGGAGCATTAATGATAGCTATAGGTGCATTACTTGATATTATTGGAGGAACAATGGTTTTATTCTCATATGAATGTAAAAAGATAGATGACTTTAATAAAGACGGTGCAGTATTCTTAGGTGCAGGAACAATGGTTGCATTATTAGCAGTTATGGGTGTTATAATGACAGCATTAGGTACAATGACTCCACTTCTTCCTTTTATTGCTGCTGGTGCAGTAGTTATGACTGCGATCGCAGGTATAATGACATTAGTATCAGGTACAATGATATTATTCATGAAAGCATTAGAATTAATGTTACCATATAATGAAGGACAACTTAAAAAACTAGGTAAAACAACGGTTACATTATATGATGTAATGTATGATGTTATAAAAGCTGCTGCACCTAATCCAATACAAATGGCATAGGCAATTGCAGCTGGTGCATTTGCTCCTATTATTATGGCAGTATTTGGTGTATTGACATTAACTGTTATGTAGATGAAATATATAACAGAGATTTGTGATTCAAAGATGATTCAAACATTTTCAGAAATAATGTTAGGTAAATCAAAAGATGATGTTAATAGTGTTCTTGGTTCAATGCAAGCAATTGTTAAAGCATTTAGTAATTTTGACGGAACTGCAATGGCATTAATAATTTCGATGGCATTACGTCCTATATTAACAACAATATCTGATTATATTGATATTATTATGAAAGTTGCAACAATGAATTATATTGCAGGCTATGATGATAATGGTAAACCTATGTATGAACATTTACCTGCAACTGTATTTGCTGATGCAGCTTCTGCTGTTACAAAAGGATTCACAGAATTCTTAAAAGGCTTAAGTGATGGATTTGAAAAACTTGATGCATTATCAATATTAGGAATATCATTATTAATGTAGGTAATGGATCCTATTATGAAATAGGTTAATACTTTTGTCGATATTGTGATGAAAGTTGCAACAGGTACATATATAATTGGTTATGATAATAATAAGAAACCTATATTTAGAAAAGTAACCGATACTGATTTTAGTAAGGCAGCAACTGCAATTTCAACTTAGTTTAATATATTCTTATAGTCATTAAGTGATGCATTTGATAAGATGTCATTTAAAGCAATGTTTGCTATATCAACTGTTGGTTAGGTAATGGAACCTGTTATGGATGCAGTATCAAAATTTGTTGATACTGTTATTAAAGTTTCTACTATGTAGATTGTAACAGGTTATGATAAAAATGGTAAACCTGAATATGAATAGGTAGATCCTTCTATATTTTCTACATCTGCAACATTTGTATCTGAACGCTTTGGTGATTTCATTATTTAGTTAGGAAAATCTTTTAATAAATTACAACCTAATATGATATGGGCAATGGATGCAATGAAAGATTCTATTATGCCTATTATGGAAGGAGTAGGTAAATTCGTGGATGCTATTATGAAATTAGCAACTGGTACATATACAGATTATTATATGAAAGATAAAGATGGTAATTATACTGTACCACATCTTGCTAAAGTGACACCAATAGATTTTATAATGGCTGCAATTTCTGTTGCTACAACATTTTCTTATTTTGTAGATAAATTAGTAACAGTATTTGAACGACATGGTTCATTCTGGGGAAATAAAACAGAAGATGCATTAAATGCAATAGGAGGTTCTATTGGACCTGTTATGGAAGGAGTTGGTCAGTATGTTGATGCAATTCTTAAATTAGCAACAGGTGTATATGTAGATCATTATGTTAAAGATAAAGATGGCAAATTAATACCGATAACGAAGAAATTAAAACGTGGTGCATTTACTAATGCAGCACGAGAAGTAGGTAGGATGTTTGTAGAATTTATAAATTATCTTGTAAAGAGTTTTGCAAATGAAGGTTTTATAGAGAAAGCAGAAAGTATTGCAGATATTATAAAGAATACTATTAATCCTATTATGAAAGCAGTAAAAGAGTTTTCAAATACATTAAAACCTTTCTTAGCATTAACATCTAATAAGAAAGGTACAACTGCATAGTCAAAAGATTATTTGTGTTTACAACCTAAATTCATAAGAACAATATCTCAAAACATTGCAAATGCATTTGTCGATTTTATTACTATTATTTCTAATAATCTTTCTAAAAAAGAAAATATGGAAAAATATAATAAAATTCAATCAACCGCTAAAGTAGTCAATGCGGTAATGAAAACTATTAAAACATCAGTAGATAATCTTAAGAGAATAATTACTGCAATGACAGATGATTAGGGTAAAGTTTTATCACAAGGAAATGAAGTTGCATCTAAGTTCACATCTGTATTAACATAGTTAGCTACATATTTTAGTACATCTGGCAAAGATTTTAAAACGTCAAAATCATCTGCTGATATGGCATAGAACTTTGTAGTTTCTGTATATAAAGTTGTTGGTGTATATAGGAAAATAATAAATCAATTAACATTTGATACTAAAGTAAAACCTATTACAACAGTTACTAATTTTGGAAATGTATTAACAAAAATGCAACGACAAATGATAGGTGTTTCAAAAACATCAGATAGTATTGATTTCAGGAGAACTGCACAATTTATGGATCTTTATTTAGAGATTGCAAAGAAAATGATTTATCTGTCAAGAGAAATGCAACGTCAGAAACAATTAGGAATTCATATAAATATGTTTATTAATAATATAAAGAGATTAACATCTCCAGAAATTATTAGAAATATGAATGTTACTTCCGGTTCTATGCGTACATATACTGCAAGGTTAAAAACATTTACTGCATAGATACAAGTAACTACAAGTAAAGTTGAAATATATACAACTAAACTTGAAGCTGCACGTAAAGCATTAAAATCATTAGATGATGAAATTATTAATAAAGAAAAAGCACGTAATAATGCATTATAGCAATTTGCTAATAAGATTAATAATATTGCAGTAGCAATTGATAGAATGAAGAATTCATTTGATAAACTTGATGAGAATGCAATTCTTAATAGATTTGATGGTATTAGAGAATTATTAGATCTTATTACAACTAATACTGGTACGTCTGCTAATGCTCAACAACATAATAATGTATAGCAAAAAGGTGTTCAACATCCATTACGTCCAGGTTAGACAAATCATAATTATTATGGAAATAATGTGTCTACACAAGGTAGAGTTACTTTCTATTTCAAGAATACTACAATCGATGGTTTCTTCAAAAATGCTTAATTATAAAAATTACATAGTTAATAAAATGGAATCTATTATTGCTATAGATTCCATTTTTTAATAAATATAAAAAGTGAATTATATCCCAGAAATGGCAACAACAAAGAATAAAAATTTATTTTATCAATTATATTCAAAAAATAATAATGTAGCAAATTCTGGTTATGCATGTACATCAACAATAAATGAAGAAGATACATCATTTGATATATCTGGATCAGAAGGACAAATAACAGATTCAAATGGAAATATTCTTGCATCTATTGATTTATCGACTATACATGCTGCCGGTATAACTTAGTATACAGTAGAAACTAAAATACTTCAACCGCATTCTGCATATCTTTTACAGGGTAATGAATATGGAGAAACATATAAATCACAGTTTTTCTTAATAAGCGATATTATTTCATCTATAGAAGATTATGAAAGTTATTGTAATATAGGATTTGATATTTTATATAAACAAAATAATAAAAACTGTAATGTTCATGTAGAGTGTGAGACAGTGAGAGAAACATATGGAACATTTGTAAATTTGGTTCAGAATCAATTAAATAAATTGAAGGTACCTGTTTCTATATCTATTAAAAGTTATGACGATACAGAGAGTTCTAACAAGCAAATAGACTATATAAACTTTCAAAGTACAGAAGAAGGATATGATTTTATAGTAAGGAATGTTAAGATTATTCCTATATTAAGAAATGATGAAAATAATAAAGGAGATATTGGAGAATTTGAAGATTCACCTTTTGTTGAACCTATTATTACAAAAGATTTCATTATAAGTTTATTAGAAAAATATAAACCTAGATTGGTAGGTGATAAAACAGATAATTCTAAACTTAATAATTATAAAATTAATTGTGATATATACAGAGAGTTTTTAAAATTGAGTGATACTATAACAGATGATTTTAATACATTTGTTTATGAAATAGATGTTATTAAAAGATTCTTTCTACCATGTTTTGAATAGAATGGTGTTTTAATATTTTCTAAGAAATTTAATGATATTATAATATAGAAATATCCTTAGATTTATTAGAAATATTTTACAAAACATTTATCATTATATAATATATATGATATAGTTAAAATATTAGATGCTATCAAAGAATTTATATTTAAAATGATGAATTCTGTTGGACCATCTAATTGTTATGAAGATTTAAACAGACGTATAGGAAATGTAAAATATCCTAATGGAGCAATGCGTGGTATTGTATTAATTCCTAATTGGCCAAATGATGAAGAATATGATTCAAATGTATTATGGGTAAATCATGTAGCAGATTAGCTTGAAGTTTGTGTTCCTGTATCAATTGAAAGATTAAGTAATTACTATGAAGGTAATATTATATCAAAAAAGAAAGCAACACTATTTGAAAAAGCATTAGCTACTGTATAGATAAATGCACTTATACCAGAAGAGAAACGTGCTTATATAGAAGATTATGATAATTTACCATTAAATGATATTTCATCAAATGACGGTTTCACAAATAGTTTCGATAATTTATATATACCTGCATATGACACAGATTGGAATATAAATAATGAATTTTATAGATTACCTGCAACACAAGAAAAAAGAGTTTTTGATGATGAACCTATAAAATATCATGATCCTGATATGTATATAGATGCAAATAGAAATTCAGAAGATAATGATTTATGGGAAAATAATCCTAATAAAACAAATGTAAAATTTGTAGATTCACATGATGATACATCAGTTGAATGTGTAATAGGTTTATATAAATATATGGAATATTTGTCATCTAATGATTTATGGTTAAGAATCGGTGACGGATATATGATAATTGGTAAAGATGATGATAAACAATTAAAAACTAAAAATTTGTTATAGAGTTTATTGGTATATAATCCTAATGAAATTCCAATAAAAATTAAATATATGATATTTTCATAAAAAGAAAGAGAGATAGAATATTGTTAAGTTCTATCTCTCTTTTATATTTAATCTACATATTTATATTAATAATGAATAATTATGATTATTATTAGTACTAATTGTTCCAACATCACCTTTAATAGTTTCATCAGACTGCTTTGGATCTTCTTGTTCTCCAGTGCTTGTATCACCTCCGCCGGAACTGGATCTTCCACCAGGTTATGTAGATATTTGAGAAGAACCAACAGTAATATTTTCAATATAATTATCTTCTAGTTTTGGTGTAATAGTAAACATATAAGTATTTCCTCTATTTTTTTCTCCATTTTCTATAGTATATTGTGATACATCTAATGTATATTGAAAATTTTCAATATAATATAGTTTTATGATATGTGTCAGCATCTTATTAGCTAAATATCCATCTATATTATATGTTCCATAATTTATACTTATTGTAGGATCTGTATCATCTCTAATTGCTGAAACATCAATGATACTATGTTTAATAAGGTCATATAGATCAGAATCCTGCTTTATATTTTTCATATACACTGATGCATCATTATAAATAATACTATTAGTAAAGTCATAATGAGTATCTTCACTAACATCTAAAGGAATAAATGCATAATCTGTATCAGTACCTGTATAATATATTGTAAGTTTATTACTATCTTTTGTTGTTGCCATTTAATAAAATTGTATTAAAATTGATTTAAATATTTATTTGTTTAAATAGTTGATATACATTTAATAAATATTATAAATATTTGTAGGTACATATAAATATGGCAGATATTGTTAATAATGAATATGAGAAAATATTAAAGACATATACTAATATATTTGATTTTTCACGTTATGATAGATTATCATATGATATTGAAAATAAAAAAGTTGCTGATATTGCATCAGATAAACACCAAGTAAATAATGACTTTTATAGAAATTATGGTACATATAGACATGATATAAATGCCGAAGAATATCTTGTTAAGGAAAATGAGACATATTTTGATAATAATGAGTTAAATGACTATTATTATGATTATGATCATTTTCAAAAATATAAAGATCCTAATAATACAAATAAAACATATAATGCAATGTAGTTTGCTGGGTGTGTACTTAATCCTGTATTCGCGACTAATGAAAATGAAGCATCATTGGAGGATATTTTTGTAGAATATGGATATGAATATTTAAAGGCATTAAATGATTCATATATAGCATAGGACGATTATAAAGGATTATATTTTTTTGATAATAGTAGTGAAAACAGTTATTCTATAATGCCAATAGGATATGAATATATTAATTATGATAAAGAACAGAAAAATAAAGAAATAGAAGATAGAACAGAAACGGTAGAATATGATGGAACATATGTACCTACTGTTTAGGAATTGCTGTCTGGTAATTTATATATTGTTATTTCTAGTGGAAATTTGGATTATTGTAGGAAAGTTTATTTCAATAATAAGTATATGCCTACATTGTTTATAAATGATGATAAATTAAAATCGAAAACTGATCAATATGTCATAAATGATTAGCAACCGTTAAAGTTATGTGATATAATGTTATATTAGAGATTATGTTGTCTAATTAGATGGGAATCTATTTTTGATATAAAATTAACAACAGACTTTAAAACACAACTTAAATCTCTTATAAAAAAATTATATGGAAAAACTGTTAATACAGATGAAGAATTAGCAGAAAAGGCAGATTCTATATTTATAGTACCATTCTATAATGTTTAGATAATAGTTAAAGATGAAGAAGATAAAGATAAAGAGCGAATAATAGATGTTGTCACTGGCTCAAATTATGATAATTTTTCATCTAAGAATATACCTATATTATATAATACAGAAGATGAAATAAATTTAAACAATAGTGAAACACATATAATTACTCAAGATACTAATATTACAAATATAGTATCAGAAAATATAGCTAATTTGGAATCTTATAAAAAACCAATATTTAATTTGACTATTAAAGCTTCTTATGCATTAGCAGTGAAAGGTTTTACAAATAAACCTAAACAACATGGATCAAAATATAATTTATACTGGTATAAGATTGTTGAACAATAATATAGTATATATAAATTTACTTTATCTAAACAATACTAATAAATAATTATATAAAATAAAACGAGTTTCGTATTTTAGAGAAATGGAAAGTAAAAAAGTATTATTGGTATTGGATTGGTCTAACCTTTTATTCAGATCATTATTTATGAATAGTCTGTATGGTTAGGTTAATGGTTATAATAGAATTGAAGATGTACGTTCATTTATGTATAAATTTACAACGGATGTATGTTCAATTCTTAATATATTTAAACCAACAAACGTAATTATCGCAACAGATTCACAGCATGCATGGCGTAAAGATGTATTACCAGGAGATGATTTAAATCCCGGATATAAATCAAATAGAAAGAAATCGGAGTCAATTAATTGGGATAATATATTTCAATGTTCTGATGATCTTCTTAAGATCTTATCAAAAAATTCTATGCATGTTGCTAAAGTTGAACATTGTGAAGCAGATGATATTGCAGCAATGTGTAAAGAAATTGTTTTTGAGAAATATCCAAATTACAATGTTATTATAGTAAGCGCAGATGCTGATATTAGATAGCTTATTGATTTTAATCCTATAACACATCAATATTGTATCGTCTATAATACAACAGGTAAAGGTAAGGGAAGTAAAAGGCATATTTATGTTCCTGAATCATTTGAAACATGGTATAATACAGCAGATTCAAATTTTGATATTTTCTTTGAAAATGAAGATATGTCAAAAACATACATTAAACAATTACTTCAAGCAAATACAATAATGGAATTATCTGTACAGAATCCTAATGATGTTGTTCTTGATAAGATTTTCTGTGGCGATGATGGAGATTGTGTTCCTTCATTTTATAACTGGTATAAAGATGGACGTAAAGTAAGAATTACTCCTGGTAAGGAAAAGAAAGTCCGTGAAATAATCGGAATCAACACTGTACAGGATTTGGTAGATTCTGAATATAAATTGAAACCAGTATTTGAGAAGGTATGTAAGCGTGATATAAATGATATTGATTTCAGTGAGCGATTAATGCGTCAACGTGTATTAGTAGAACTTAATAGTAAATTATTTCCTGAATATATACAAGATTATAAAGAATCATTGGATTATATGATTGGTGATATTCCATCTGAAAGTTTTTGGAATCTTAAATCACAAGTATTACTTAAGGGTACACAATATGAAGGATATGATAAGAAGAAAGCAATTGAAGCAGAAATCTTTAAAGGAATGGACAAGTACATAAATTCAGATGGAACAGTAAAAACAGCAAATGCATTATTTGAATAATTATGGATAATTTAGAATTAAATGAAGAGTTTTTTAAAAATAGAAAATTAAAATCATTTATAAGAGTCGGACAAACATTTATTGATATAAAGCAAACAATTGGTTTTAGTTTTATTAATGATCCTGATGGATATATTATAATTCAATTTGTGTATGACTCAGGAAGAGGATTAAATGCATTTCTACGTGATAGAAATGATTTTTCACAATTTCTTTTGGAATTAGATCCTTTTATTGATGATCCTAATGCTTTAGTATCAATAGATTCATTTATAGATGAAATAGAAAAAGACTTTGGTATTGATAAACCAAAGAAAACAAGGAGAACAAGAAATAAAAAAACAGAATAAAAATAAAGAGGTATAGAATTTTGGTTTCTATACCTCTTTAATTATTTATAATGAATTATTATTCATAAATGTAATAAGTCTTAGTACCTTTATTTGCTAAGTTATCATAATCCGTTTTTGTAACCCATGCTTCATCAGACTATATTATAGTAGTAACATTTCCACCAATGTTATTAGTAGTTATTGTACCTATACCTTCTAAATCAGCTAATGTTATACTTACATATGCATTTCCATCTTTATCAACTTTAACAGGTACATTTAATGTTGTACCATTCTTTGATAAAGCATAACCAGTTTTAATACCACCTAATGCACTTCCAGTTGCAGTTGGTAATACATAAGCTACTGAATTTCCCTGTGCATCTGTTACAGGTTGTGATGGAGTATAACCTAATGCTGATGTAATAGCAGCTTTTGTAATCTCGACATAAGCATTATTACTACTCATATCAACTTTTACTTTTGAACCATTATTACTAAATCCTGTACAAATACCACCAAGTGTAGAAGTACCTGCAGTAGGTAATGCATAACTATATCCACCTTTAATAGCTGTTTCGGTAAGAGTTACATATGCATTTCCTGTGCCATCAACCTTTACATGTATATTATTACCATTATCTTTATAACCGGTTTTAATACCACCAAGTTCAGATTGATTTGCAGTTGGTAATGTATATGAATATGCTCCAGTTACTGCAGAATTTGTAAGTGTTACATATGCGGCACCGTTTGTATCAACAGAAACAGGTAATTGCTTACTTGCATTCGCACCTGTTGGTGTATATCCAGTTTTAATACCACCTAATTTAATATCACTTGCAACTGCTAATGTATATGCTTCTCCATTTGCATTTTGTGCAGCTGGTGTGAAACCAAGCGCTTTCTTAATAGCAGTATCTGTAAGAGTAACATATGCTTTTTGTTCCGAAAGTCTTACTGCAACATTCTTTTCAGAATCAACATAACCTAGTTTAATACCGCCTAATGCTGTTGTTGTTGCAGCAGTAATAGCAGTTAAATAAGTATTTGATTGCTATGTTAATTTTGTAACTTTAGATTCAATATTATTTACACTTCCGTCAATAGCATCAAATTTACTATTATATGAATTAAACTATGGTGTAATATAATTATTCTTAAAGTTATTAATACTTGTATTTGTATATTGATTAGCAGCTTCAATAGCTTCTTGCTTATTAGTTGCTAATAACTAAACTAATGTTGTAGTATCATTAATATTCTTTAAGAATTTTTCTACTTCCTTATATGTATTAATAGTACCATCTACATTTTCTGATGTTAATGCTATAAATTGATCTTTAAGATTTTTAATATTTGCATTAGTAGTTGATAATCTTGTTGATAAATCATTTACAGAACCATCATACAACTTATCCTGATCGTCTACATAACGTTTAATCTTTGTTTCAAATGTATTAAGATCTTCATTACTTACAAAATTATCGTTTAACTTATTATTAACTGTTGTTTCTAATGTTTTAATCTGTTGTGATAACTCAGATGTTTTTGTATCAACATGGTTTGTAATCTTTTGCCAGTATGTAGTATCTACATATGTTTTGAGATCATTAACAGATTGATTTGTTTTAGAAATTTCTGATGTTATTTTCTAAGTTAATGTAGAATTTACATTATTAATTGCAGTTGATAATTTAGTAGATTCAGAATCAGTATAATTTGCTAATGATGAATTATATGAATCAATACGTTTAATAAGATTAGTATTAACAGAATCAATATTACCTTGTAATGTAGTATTTGTTGTTTCAATACTCTTTGTTAATGTACTGTTAACAGAAGTAATTCTATCATTTAATGTATTATAATTTGTATTAATCTTTTCTGCCAATGTATTATTAACAGAAGTAATTCTATCATTTAATGTATTATATTTAGTACTAATATCTTTTGCTAATATTGTATTAACAGAATCGATTTTACCAGTAACTTCAATATAACTTGCATTAACATGAGTCATTATTTCTGCCTTAGTATTGTCAACTTTAGTATTAAGATCTGATACTGCTTTATTATTATCTCTAATATAATCTGTTAAAGTTTTATTAACGTCATTTATATCAGTTGTAATACTATTTTTAAAGTCTCCATTAAGATAATTATAAATCTATGTGCTAGAATCATAATCAGCCTGAATAAAATCTTGTCTTAACTTACTGATAGAAGAATTAACATCTTTAAGATCTTTATTATATAAAGTATCAAATTTTCCATTATATTTTCTATCTACTTCAGTTACATTATCCTATACAACTTTAATTTCTTGTCTTAATGTGTCAGTTGTATCAGAAATCTATTGATTAACATATCGTTGAATATTCTAAATATCTTCATTATGTTTATTAATCGTGTCTCCAATAGAAGATGATAAATTATTATACTTAAGTGTTATTAACTTATATAAACCGTCTGAAACATCATTAAATTGATGAACAATATAATCTGAAACATTATCAATTTTAGTGTTAAGTGTATTTGATCTTGTTGTGATATATTCAACAATAGCATCTGATGTATCATTTAAATAATGAACAATATAGTCAGAGGTATTATCAATACGAGTATCTAATCTTCCAACTTCTGTTTCAAATTTAGTTACAATCTTATTAGAAACATCTTCATTGATATACTTAACAATCTTATCAGATGTATTATCAATATATTTAACAATATTATTTGAAACATTATTAACATATGCAACGATCTTATTAGAAACATCATTATTAACATAATCTTTCAATAAATCAACTTTCTGATTAATATCTTTCTTGTTTTGATCTACTGTATTTGTTAATGTTGTAATCTTTCTGTTTATTGATGCATCCTGCTCATCAACATAATCTTTTAAATCAGTAATATTACTATTTGTAGTATCAAGATCTGTTCTTAATGCTGTAATTTTTCCATCTAATTTATCGTCTTGAATATCAATATAAGACTTAAATTTATTTGAAACATCCTAAATAAAATGAACAATATCATTTGATGTATTATATATCTTATTGATAATATCAGTAGAACCATCTAATATATAATCCTCAATATATTCTTTAAAACGTTGTAAGATAGAATCTGCATATGCTTTATCAGCAGCTGAATTGGTTTGTAATAATGCTGATAATGAATCTTTATTACTATATGCTTTTAAGAATTCTTCAATTTCTCTAAATGTATCTATAGCTGTAGTAACATCATCAGTACCTATAAGTCTATTTAATGCATTACTTACATCTATCAATTTAGAAGAAACATTTTCAATTCTTAGTTTTAATTTATTATCTTCTATATCTGAATAATTTTTAAGTGATGTATCAGATATTTTAACATAATTAACAATAGCATTAGATGTATTATCAATATAACCCCAAATTAATGCAGATGTATCGGAAATAACATCATGAATATTAGAAGAAATATTATTAATATGTTTTGTAATCATGTTAGATGAATCAACAACAAATTGTTTAAGATCTTTACTAACATCTGTTATTTGCTATTGTAAATTATCATCGCGAGAATTCATATCTTGACGAATATCATGATCTACATTTGTTATTTCTTCATGTAATGCATTATCTGCAGTTTCAAAATCAGTTCTGATACTTCTTTCTGTAGCATCAATCTTATTATCTAATCTATCTACCTCATAATTCATATCAGTTCTAAGATTATTAATACCGGTAGTTGCACGTAAATCTACATCTGTAATTGTTTCAGTTAAATCATGATTAACTTTATCAATCTTCCTATCTAATGTGGCATCTTGTGTATTAACATAATTTGTTAAATCAGCTAATCTATTTGCAAATTCCTGCTTAATCTCAGTATCATTCTTATCAATATAACTTACTAATGATGAATTAACAGTATTAATTTTATTATTGATTTCAATTTTTGAATTTTCAATATCAGCTGCACATAATTTCTCATGTGTAGTAATACGAGTATTTACTTGATTATCTAATGTTGAAATATCATTCTTTAAAGTACTATAGCGTGTTTCGTTTTTAATATCCTGACTGATATTTTCTGAATCAACATATGATTTGAAATCATTTAATTTATTATCAACTTCAGTATTTAAATTAGTAATCTCATTATTAATCTCATTCTTAAATATTTCATTAGTTGCAATTAATTCAGTCTTTGCTTTGTCAAGAGTAATATCAACTTCAGTGAATTTATCTTTTATTGTATTATCAAGTTCTGATTTAACGGTTTCTAACTTATTATTAAGAATCGTATCTGTTGCAGTTTTATAATTTTCAAATGCAACTGATAAAGATGAATTCTAATTATTGACTTTATTATCAATTTTAGAAATTTCATTTTCAAGATAATTAATAGTAGATGAATTTGTAACATTAATACTTGTATTAACATTAGATATTAACTCATTCATTTCATTATGAAGCTTTGTATTGAATGAAGAGAATTTTGTTGAAACATCTGTTTTAAATTCGCTTATAGCATTATTAACATTAGTTTCAAAATCTGTTCTCTTATTTTCATAATCAGTGATAGCTGAATTAATAGTATTATTTAATTCTGTCTTATTATTATCTAATTCATTATGAAGTTTAGTATCTAACTGTAATAAATTATTGTTTAAATCAGTATCAGATGCTTTAACATAATTAAGAATAGAAGTATCATTATCATGTACAGTATTACTTAAATCTGTTATCTTATTTGATAATGTATAATAAACATCATTTGCCTTATCAATAACTTCTTGACGTATTTCTGCATTCTGTGTATCTAATTTATTATTAAGGTTACTGTTTACAATATCAATTTTATTATCAAGTTCTGAATCTTGTTTCTTAATAAAATTAACAATAGATGTATCTTGTGTATTAATATAGTTATAAACTTCCTTATTTGTTGTAATCATGTTTTCAATATCAGCATCATGTGCTTTAACATAATTAACAATAGAAGTGTTATTTGTTTCTATAGTATTTTCAAGATCAGTCTTTACAGAATCAATCTTATTATTAATATTTGAAACTGATTGATTAATACTTGTATTAAATCCAGAAAGTTGAGAGTCTACATAACTTACAATAGATGTATCTGCTAAATCTGATTTAGCTTGAATATTTGCATCTTGTAATGTAAAATGACTAAATGTAGAAGCATTGAACTTATCAACCTTTGAATTAATAGAAGAATCATTTGAATTAATTTTATTTGTTAATTCTGTATTGTATTTTTCTATTAAATTAATAATTGAAGCATCTGCCAATGTTAATGAATTAAGAATAGAACCATCTTTACTTTCAATAAGTGCTTTAAGTAATGTATCATTATTTGTTATGTAATTAAATAATGAAGAATTCGCAGCAACATAATTAATGATTGATGTATTTGTGTCATTAATCATATTAAGTAAATCCTACTTAACTGTACCATTAACATAATTAACAATGGATGAATCTTCTTTCTTAATAAAGTTAACAACAGAAGAATCATTTGCTTTACAATTATTTGTAGCTTTAGTAATTTCTGTATCAATATAAGAACCTAATTTATGATCATTAGTATTGATATAATTAACAATAGATGATTCAGTTACATCAACTTTTGTATTAAGTTTCTTAATATCAATTCTAAGTTCATTATTAATAGTATCATTAATAATAGCTATATTATTCTTAATTGATGAATCAGCATTTAATACATAATTCAGAATTGATGAATCTTGTGTTTCTAATTGTGTTTTTACTTTAGAAATTTCATTATTCAATTTTGTTTCAAGATCATGATCTTTACTGTTAACTGCACTTATAATAGAAACATCATTAGACTGTATATAAGACATCATTGAAGTATTATAAGAATTCATCTTATTATCAAGATTAATATTCGCAGAATCAATCTTTGAATTAATATTTGTCTTGAATACATCCATGTCATTTTGTAACTTTGTACCTGTATTTACAATAGTATTCTGTAAATCTGTATCTTTCTTTGTTACATAATTAAATAATGATGTATTAATAGATTTGAAATAATTATAAATTGAAGTATCACCAATAGCAATCCATCTCTTTATTTGCTCATCTCTATTCTTAATATAATTAAATAATGAAGTATCTGTATTTTTAACATAATTTAATAAAGATGCATCAATATCTTTTTGCTTACGAACAAATGCATTATAGTCTGCAATCATATTATTTCTGATTTCATCATCATGAATATATGCTTTCTTTAATGTATCTTCATCCTGTTTTTTAACAAACTCTTCAATATTATCTTTTGTTAATTTAATATAATTAACTACCGAAGAATTACCTTCGTTAGAATATTTCTTAAGTTGTTCTTCTAATTCATCAATATAATTTTTTACTTCTTTATCTTTTAATTCAGCATATAACTTAACTTTTGAATCTTGATTATCAACATAAGTTATAATAGATGAATTTTCATTATCAACATATGTTTTTAAATTAGAAATTTCATCGTCTGTATATTGAATTGAATTATTAATGCTTGTATTAAGTAAATTAACAGTATTCTTTAATTGCGTGCGAAGAGATGCATTGAGTAAACGAGTTTCATTAACACCTTCCTAAGATTTATCGTCAATATAATTTACAAGACTTACATTTTGAACCTTAAGTTGATTTTCAAGATCACTTACATGTTTACGTGTAAAGTTTTTAATTTCCTTATTATACTCATTAACAAGGATATTAAGATCTGTTGAAATATCATCAATAAGATTATCGAGTCTTGATTCTACAGAACGATACATTGCTTGATGACGTGAATCCATTGCATCAATATCATCCTTTAACTTACTATCAGTTGAACGTACAATATTAAATAAAGAAGTATTAGCAGTTGCAATCCAAGATTTAATTTCAGAATCATGCTTATTGATATATGTCTTCTATGCAACTTCAAGTGCATTAACATAATTTAATAAAGATGCATCATTTGATGTAACATATGTTTTTAATTCTGAATACTTTGAATTTACATCTGTCTAAACTGTGGCAAGACTTGATTTAACAAAAGTTCTCATAGATGTATTGAATACTGCAATATCGTTTTTAATATTATGCTGATATTCTTCTACTGTATTTGTTAAATCAATATTTTCAGATTTTACATTAAATTCAAGTTCATCAATCTTTTTATCAATTCTCTTATTAAATAACTCAGACTATTGATTAATATAATTAATAAGTGAAACATTAGCAACCTGTAAATCTTCTGTTAATTGAGTTGCTGTTTCAACAATAGTTCTATTTAATTCTATTTCCTTTTTGTTATGTTTAATATCTACATCATTAACCGATGCATTTATAGATGCTACTGCCTTTTTCAAAACAGCATATTTTGCATTCATGTCAATAACTGCTTGTGTTGTTTCTGAATGAACAAACTGCTGCATTCCTAACATTTCATTATCAACATAATTACGAAGAGAAACGTCAAGAGTATTATATACATTTTCACTTCTGTTAAGAATTTCTTCTGCTTTTACTTCAAATTCTTTCTGCATATTATCTAATTTAGAAGATGCATCTAATATCATATCAGACATTGTGCCTTCATAATTATTAATCTTTTCCATTACAGAAGAATTAATATATTCAGTTAATTCATTAACTTTTGTATCAGTATATTCTTTTCCTGCAGATTCTAATGATTCTAACTTTGTATATATTTCATCAAACTTTGGTTGCATATCTGGTAAGATGTTATCAACCTTATTTGATAATTTAGTCTATTCATCTTCTAAAACAGAAAGTTTATTCATAACTTCCTTACGAATATATATTAAGCTAGTATCATAATCATCCAAAGAATCATCTATAGAGTCAATTAACTAATTTATAGTTTCATAACTAACAAAAATATGATTGTCTTTCTCACCTTTTAATGTACCTACTGCTGCCATGACATTAACACCATTAGCTGAATCATTATCATAATAGTATGCAAATGTAAGCTAACCTGGTAACAATGCCTTATTTAATAACATATTTTCTGCTTCTTTCTAATCAGTGAAACATATCTTATTAAATCCATTAAGTCCAACAGGTGGAACATTATGATGACCATATTTGTTATTATCCATAAATCCTGCCATGTTTATATTTGTTTAAAATTTCTTTTTATATTTATTATTAAAAAGAAAGAGACTATTCGCGAAAAATAGTCTCTTTATAATTGTTTATTTAATAAAATATTAAATCTGATTTAATTGATAACGTTTTCCACCAATTGTTAAAATACCGTTATCATCAATAGTAAGATTTGCTACTCCATTTTCAATAACAATACCTTTACCACCACTTATTGTCGATGGTATTTCATCCTTACGAGCATATATTGCATCATAATGAATTCTATCCTATGTAATTGCACTATCAAGATAATTTCTCATATTTGTATTTAACTATGTAATCTTATCATTTATAGAACCTTCAAATTCTACTTTATATGTTGTAAAGTTAGTTTCAATAGTAGAAATTTTTGCATCAATTGCTGAATGCTTTGTAGTTGCTGTATTAATAAACTCTTCAAGTTTTGCCTATACTTTCCCACATTCTCTCTATATAGAATCATTTGTTGACGCATTATATTCACTCTTAAATCCTTCTATTGAATCTTTCAAAAATTGCTTTTGAGAATTAAGTTCTGCAGTAACTTCACCTTTAAATGTTGTATTTTCACCGGTAATATCTGCTTTAATTCCATCAATATAATTTTTTAATTCTTGATGTGCATTTGTTGCATTTGTTGTTGATTCTGTAATAAGATCTGATAAATCATGAATATCATTCTTCATTTTTGCTAATGAAGTATTAATATCCTGCATTGTATCTTCAATTTTTTGATCTGTATATTGTTTAGATTCTGTAACAGCTTCAACTTTTGTATCATCAATTTTCTTATCTAATACACCGTCTTTTACCTATAAATCATAAATATCATTTTTTATAGGAGTTGTTGCAGCTTCAATTTCTGCAGTGATTGCAACTTTAAGATCGTCAAGACTACTTGAGTAATTAGTAGATAAATCATTGATTTGCTTTTCAAAGTCTGATTTAAGTTTAGCATGATCTGCAGTAGCCTATGTAAGGATGTCTTGTTTTGTTTGGTCAATCTTCTAATCTAACTCATTAAGTTTTCCATCAAGTCCGAGATTATCTACATCATCACGAAGTTTCTTCACTGAAGCATCTAATGCCTATGCGAATTCTTCATGTGCTTCCAAATATTCACCAACCTGATTTACTTGAGAATCAATAGTATCAAGTCTTTCTAATATAGAAGTATCTGTATCCTTAAGATTTTCTATATCTTTTTTAATATTATTAATTGAACTTGTAATAGTAGATGAATTAGATGAATCATTTTTGATAATATTATCTAATTTTGTAGATATATCATCTAACATATCTAATTTTGTTTTAATAGAATCAAATTTCTCATTATTTGCAGAAACAGTATCCTACAATTTATCCATAAGTTGCTGAACTTTATCTGCATTATCATAGATAATATTAGTTCCACCTAATTTAATTGAGCCAACAGCAGCAATAGCATTAATTCCATAATCTGCGGTTTTATCAAAATAATAAGCAAATGCCATTTCACCAGGAAGTAAATTCTTTACTTTTAATTTACTAACTGCTTCATCATAATTTTTAAAACATACTTTATTATAATGATTAATTATCTAATATGGTGGATGACAATGATGTGGAGGTTCACAACAAGGATCATGGAATGGATCATGACATGGACCATGATGAGGACCACAATGTGGAGGCATTGGTGGTGGTGGTGGTGGTGGACATGGGTGACATGTGTTTACTCCTGGTCTATGAGGAGGTAAATCATAAACATTCATATATATTAAAATCTATATTTTTTATATTTATCTGAAAACAATAAATGGTGATATAGCTTTCCATTTCTATATCACCATTATATTTATTTAATCATAGTTTAATTATTCATTATAAGCTTTCAAGCCAATATAAATTTTCATGTTCAACATTGATATTATCAATTCTATTTTTAATATTAGTAATTTCATTAGAATTTATTGTTATCTACGGATATTTCTCTTCAAGAACCTTAATACGTTCAATAAGAATAGTATTTGTTGTACCATATGCTTCAAGTGATGTTATACGAGTATCTAACTAAGCAATAGATTGTTTAATATTAGTAATAGATTGATTTACATCTTTAAACATCTCGATAATATTTTTGTTATTATCTTTATCTACTGTTCCGATAAGATTATTTATAGTATTAACCTTTCCTGTTAATAAATCAATATCTGTTTTTAATGATGAATCTGTTATCTTTCGTTCATTTGATTCATCCGTTATTTTCTTATTATAATCTGTTTCAATAGTTGTTTTTAAACTTGGTAACTTATTATTAATAATATCAGACTGATTATCAGAAATTGTTTGTTTGATTGTACTTATTTCTGGATCATATTTACCTTCTAATGTCGTCTTAAGGTCATTAACCTTTTTATCAATAGTAGTATTATTAATCTTATCTATTTCACCTTGTAAACGAGAATCTTCTGCTTTATAATTTGTATTTACAGTACTTATTTCATTTGTAATTCTACCATCTAATACTTTATATACTTTATTATTAATAGAAGTATTCAATTCGCTTAATTTAGTGTCATAATCAGTTTGTAATGTTGTTTTAAGTTTATCTATATTACCTTGTAATGTAGTAGATTCACTTGTTATCTTACCGTTAATTGCCGTAATTTGTGGATCATATTTATTACCAACTTCTGTTGTAATAGTTGTATGTAAATTAGGTATTGTAGTATTATTAATTGTATCAATACTAGTTTGTAACTTATGATCTTCAGTCTCACGTGTCTGCGTTTCAGTTCTTAAATCCTATTTAACTTCAGTAATAGTTTGATTAATAGTTTGAATCTCATTTGCATAATTATCATATTTCTATTTAGAATCAATAGATAAAAGACCATTATTTGTTGTAGTAGTTTCAGGAATTTCAGTATAACGAAGTTTTGTTGTTCCATTATTCCAAGCTCCTAAAACAAATTGAACCTTATTATCTTTTAAAACAACATTAGTCTAACCTGCACCTACAACACATTTATCAGAAGCATTATTACCGTCACTCCATACATATTTCAACGCTTCATATGTTGTAACAGCACCATCCTATGCTTTTGGAATTAAATTACTTGCATCATTAATCTTTTTTAATAAATCACTATCTGCTTGTTTTAATTCAGTGTATACTTTACCAATTGATGTATTAAAATCTGTAATAATATCATCTGTAATTCCTTTATATTTAATATCTAAATTACTATCTGCTTGCTTTAATTCATCATATACATTACCAATAGAAGTATTAAATGCGTTGACAATCTTTGTAGAAATATCATCAATTTTTCTTATTAACTCATCTTTATTATCGTTACATAACTTATCATATTTTGTATGAATTGCTTCATCTGCAGCTTCAAAATCTTTTCTAACATTATTAATTGCTGTATTATTATCAGATGTTAATTTATCATACTTTGTAATAATAGCATTTTTATCTCTTGTATGTTGATCAGATAATTCTTTTTTTGTGTTAGTAATTAATGTTGTAAGATCTCCTACTTTTTGATTTAATTCATTAACATGTTTTGTTTCAAGATTAGTTATACGTGTATTTAAAATACCATCAGATGCATTCATCTCTCCGATAATTTTGGTGTATGTAGTATCAATCTTGTTATCTAATTCTACATCTTTCTGTTTAAGCAACTTATTAATATCATTAATTGAAACATTTAACGCATCAACAATCTTTGTAGAAATATCATCAATCTTTGTTATTAATTCAGATTTATCCTAACCTAATTTAATATTAATATTAGATATTGATGTATTTAATGCATCAACGATTTCAGTAGATGTATTTTCTATTTTCTGGAATAATGTATCATGTACACTGTTAATTGATGTATTTAATTTATTTTTTGTTGTATCAATTAAATTACTTAATTCTTCACATTTAGTATTAAACTTATTAACAATCTTTGTAGAAATATCATCAATGTTATTTTGAAGTTTTGTATCTTGATCATTTATATATCCAAGAAGACCATCATCTGCATTTTCAAATAATGATTTTAATGTACTGTCTGCTGTTTCAATATATGTAGATAAATCTTTCTATATCTAATTAATTCTTCCTAAAACACCTGTACTTACATTTCCTAAATTTGTATTAATTGTATCTGTTATATTTTTCCAATAATCATTAATACTTGTATTAAGAGCATTAATAGCAGTAGCAGTACTTGAATTATAAGAATTAACATAATTCATAATGGAAGTATTTGTTATCTTTACTTCATCATTATGTTTTGTTTCTAATGCAGTAATAACACCTTCCAAATAATCTGAAGTATCCTCAATTTTTTGATAAAGACCATCAGAAACATCATTGAGTAATTTTGTTACTGTTTGATTATTAGTATCAATTTTACCAGAAAGATCTGTATTATATTTCTCAATATGATTATATAACCATGTATCATTACGTGAAACATCATCAATTACATTTTTAATTTCTGTTTTATAATCATTGATAATTCCGTTTGAAACATTTGTAATCAATTCATGTGTATTTCTATTATAATCTTCTACTTTTTCATCAAGTGTTGTTATTGTATTATTAACTTTTTGAATTTCTCCATTAGTATAAATCTTTGCATCACTTAATGTTGCATTATCTCTGGTATCAATATAAGTTTTAAAATTATTAGAAAGGTCTTCAACAAAATTAATTATTTCTGTTTTCTTTGCATCTGTATAATCTTTCTATGCATTATCTTGTTTATCTATATATGCAACAATAGCATCAGATGTATTATCAATATATGAAACAATATCATTAGATGTATTATCAATATATGAAACAATATCATTAGATGTATTATCAACATAATCCCATATTAACTTTGATGTATCTTTTATATGGTTAACAATAGCATTTGAAGTATTATCAACATAATCGCCTAATAATTTAGAAGTATCATCTATTTTTTTATCTAATACTGCATCAGCTTTTGCAAAATCTTCCCGTACTTTAATGTCATTAATTAATATATGTTTTAATATATCGTTTTTAGTGTTATTAGTATATTTTAATGCATTTTCATATACTTTATTAATAGACGTATTCAACTGAGCTTTTGTAGAATCTACTAATATTTTAACTCTATTTACTCTATCAGTAACACGCTCATCACACATTCTGATTTCATCATTTACATATGTAATTAATGAAGCATTTTGTAATTTAAGATGTTTTTTTACGTCATCATAACATTCTTTTGCATATAAACTTGTATTATGAATAGATTCTGATAATTCATTATCTAAATTTGATATTTCATCATCTGTATATTTCTTTGAATCAAGTTCTGCTTGTTTGATAGAAGCTTTAGTATATTCTTCTACTTCATCTGTATATGATTTTGCTTCAGTTAACATTTGATCCGCATAGCGCTTTGCTTCTGTTTTATTATCAGCAATAACTCTATTCATATCAATATGTTCCTATGTTATTCTATCATTAAGTGTATGAACTTCTTCATCAATACGATAATGAATATGTTTTGATGTATCATTAATATTCCAGTTTATTTGTTCATCTTTAGAATCAACATACTTTTTTATGAGAGATTCACGTGTATCAACATAATTTTTATTATCATCTATACGAGAATTAAGTGTAGAAACATTAAATGCTAAAGATGTATTTAAACTTGTATTATAAGAATTTACCTTATCATCTAACTTTGAAATATCATTATAAATTAATGATGAATTATTATTTATTGTATTTTCAAGTATACTTGTATTGACATCGATTTTACTGTATATTTCATTAACTTTTGTATCAAAATTTGATGAAATATTATCAATTTTTTGATTAATTTTTATGTTTTCTTCATCAACATAGTTTTTTAATGATGTATCTGCTGCTAAATAATCTTTGGAAACAGAAGCTGCAGTATCAACAATAGATTTTGAAGCATCAGCGACCATCTTATTAATATTATCAATAATATTTGAAACATCCTTCTTCATATTATCGATAAGTTCATTTATTTCTTTTAACTTATCATCTATTGACGAATTATTGTTATTTATGTCTGATGTTATTTTTTTTAACTATGTTTTTAAAACAGCAATATCTGCAATATTATTATTTACATTTTCTTCTATTATACTTATATCAACTGAATTAGATTCGATTAATTCTTTAACATTTTTTATAAGTTTATCTGTATATGCTGTATTTTTGAATATTTGATTTCCTCCAGGTAGAATATTACCAGTTGCTACAATAGCTCCAATTCCTCTTGTTTCAGTAGGGTCATTATAATATGCTATTGCAATTTCACCTGCTCTTAATTCCTTATTATTAAGAGTATAAATAGCAGTATCCATATTTTTAAACGGTTTAGGGTTAAAACTATGAATTATTGATTGACCTATAATGAGTTGAGAACATTTCTTATCCATTTATATTCATTAAAATTCTTTTTATATTTATTAAAAAAGAAGAGAGATACAAATCTCAATTGTATCTCTCTTGATTGTATTATTCAAATGTTGAATATTGATATTTTGTGTTATCTGTAAATACAAAGAATGAATCATACATATTTTTATAGAACATTCTATTAGAATCAGTACCAAACATATTAGTTAATGTATTAAATTTCGCATTTGCTGGTATATCTGTAAAATTCAATAATCGTCTTGTAGTTTCACTAGTATTACTACATATAGGGAATACTATATTACAAGATAACTAATGTGATTGCCACTATGAATTAGCAGTTAATGAAATGCAATATTTATTTTCAGATAATATCATATTTGATACATTGTATGATTGATTAAATATATTTCCAAAATAACCATATAGTATATTAATATGTCTTATTAAATTACTTACATTTAAATTTGTAAATATTTCCATATTTAATCCTGTACTGAATGCTCTTAAATATTTTAAATTATTATAATTTAAATTACCGAATATTTCTGATTTCTTGTTTTCTTGGTAATCTTCTTCTAAATATGTACATTGTAAATTAAAATGAATAGATCTATTTGATGTATTATAATCAATAAACGTTTCACCATATGTCTACATATTACTAATTAAACTTACAGGGAATGCATTCTCTAATGATGTAATATTAGAATCAAATGATTTACTTGTTGATAATACATAGAAATCATATGTTTGACAACCATTTTCCATTTGACCCTGTTTTGGCCAATGTATTTCGAATCTAAACATATCCTATAAATTAGTCATACTAGATGTTGTAAATTCTTCAGGAATAAATGAATATACGTTATAACGTAATTTACGTGTTCCATCTTGATTATAGTCTAAATAAGTACCTATATAGTTTGGTATTACAAGACAATTTGTAAATACTGCATATGTACCACCATTTAATGTTTTCATTCTCTTATAAAAATGTTTAGGCAAAATACCACATAACATATTTCTATAAACACCATCCTATGATAATAAATCCTATATTGTACATGAACTTTCACAACCATACAATAAATCAGGTGCAACAATAAGACTATTTATATAATTAGATATTGATTTGTCCATTGGCGCCTTTTGTATTGATGATGTAACATCTTTAAAACCTGTTGATGTTCCTGCCTTTTTGAATTCACCTTCATAAAATACACCATTTAGATCTAATGTATCTATATATTCATATGATGGATGAATAGTTTCACTAGTTGAACCTGTTTTTCTTGTTTTAACAGTAATCGGTTCAGTTAAATAGAATTTTTCATTTTCATTTATAACAGTATTATCTTCATTTACAAATTGATAATAATTTATACCTGCATTCTTAATAATATCAACATTTTCATTATATCTATTATATCGGTTTATAATAGAATTTGGTGATATTGAATCTTTTGGTGCTGGTTTAAAATGTAAAGATGCGAAGCAACCACTAATCTGATTCATAACCTATTTATAATCATATGCTACATATTTTATACGTTTACGTATTTTTTGTGTATCACTTTCTTGTGCTATTTGACCATTCTGATTTACTTCTAAATAAAAAAATTGGTCATCACATTTATATCGTTTATTAAACATATTAAATGGAATAGCTGTATTCCAATAATTATTATAGAAAGCATATGCAACTGTAGTTATATTAGGAAGATATGTAAATAAATCTGTACCAAATTCCATATATTGTATATTTTCATCCCGTACTGCTGCACCTTTCACATATGCATGCATATTATAGAACAAACAATATATATTATGAATTTTCGTATTTATTATGGTTCTTTCTTCTCCACAATCTTCAAATATTTTTGAAACTCTAAAATCACAATTATTTCTTGCTTCTGCTTCACTAACAAATATATTACAATTTTTAAATAAATTAATAACTCCATGAGAATTACTAGCTTTAAATATTTCTACCATCCATTCTTTAAATAAATCTGAAGAAATATATTTTGTAAAATTTAATCCAGTTGGACAATTTAAATCATCTCCATAACGTTCATGTCTATTAAACAACGCATATGTTGGTGCAGATTCATTATAATTCGTAATTAATGTTTTGAAATCTAAAAATCTATTATAATCAACATCTATATTTCTAGAAAATGAAGTACGTAAGCTTGAACCAATATTTTTTAATTTTTTTGGCATAAATGCTGTATTAAATAAGTCTTCATACTCAACAGGGTTATATAATGAGTTAATCTAGAAGCAATCAATAGTTTTTAGATTCCATTTTTTGCTAAATAAACCATATAAATCCCATATTACATTACTATTACATAATGACACACCACTAAAATTAGTTATTGCAACAGGATAAATGGCATTTGTATTATCTTCTGTGTCTACTGTATGTCTTGCTGTATTTTCCTATACAAATAATGCACGTGCTGGAACAGGTGTATTTGTTATTATTTCTCCTATTGTACCATTAAACATATATTGTTTTGTATAAATATCACTATTTAACCATGCAGATTCCTTCTTTTTCTGTTCAGTAAGAATTGTATATATATTAAATGTCTATGACTTACCTGAATATATAGGATATATATAACTTTCCCATTCTGCAGTAGCAAATAAATATTTAATTTTATTTATAATAGGATATAAACAATCAATTGTCATGTAAACATTAAATGAACCTTGACCGAATAATCTATTAATACTTGTTGCGCCAAATACTTGCGTTTTTGAACTATTATACCAAATCCATTTATTAATATAGATATTAGTGCACCAGAACGCATCAATTAAATCAGTACATCTTGCAAACTTTCCTAAATGTAATGTTGATTTATCTGGACCATCTGCTATAAACTATTCTTTTGTTAATTTAATACCAGTCTATAACATACAGAAATTGCTAATATTTGTTATATTATTATCATCTGGAATATTATCTATAAAATTAGCGATTTTAGCTAAATTTATATTTTCATGTGCAGCATCAAGTCCAAATAACCAATTTAATGCAGTTACAGAAGAGTCAACTCTTATAGGCGTTATCGAACTATCATTAATAGAACATTCCATTTTAAATTCATAGCAATTATAGAAGCATCCTACATTTGGTACAACATATGTATTAAAGCCGACATCGCTTGAACTCCTCTAATCACAATATAATCTATATGGACTATATCCTTTTATTGTAATTTTATTTGCCTTTGAACCTGCATTTGTATAAATATTTACATATTTTAATGTTTTACAATTACCAAATTCACTTCCGTATAATCCTAATGTTTCTGGTAAAATAACCTATTCAAAATTCTATGTACCATAAAAACATACGCGAGCTAATTTACTGAATGAATGTAAATCTATTGTTTTCTATGTATTTGATTTTACTGTAAATGATGTAACATTTTTATCAGTACTACAATTAATTACTGCTAATTCGGTTAAATATATATCTTTTGTATCATCACCAGAAACAAATTCAGAAATATTAATTCTCTCTAACTTTGGACAATTAAAAATTTTAACTTTCGCAAAACCAGATATTGTTAATTCTTTAAGTGTCTGAAATTTATTTTTTGAACCATCAATAACTAATGTATTATTCTGATTTACAACAGAACTTGTTACTGTAAAATATTTTGTTTCAATTTCATTAAATAAAACATTACTTGCATAATTAACGGTTAATGTAAGTTGGTTAGATAATGTTAAACCATTTAATTTTAATGTTTTTAATTTACTACATTTTGATATATCACAATTAGTTGCATATACATTTGTTACATTAATTGACTATACATTAATTTCATTAGCAGTTAAGTTTATCTATGAATTTGATATATTAATAGTTGATAAGTTTACATATTTACTTGATTCTGTTAATGATAATGAACCTGAATATTTAGAACCAATTAAATCAATACTTTGCAATGCTGGTGATTCTATTTTTGAAACAGCAACATTATAGTTTGGATTATTACCATATATAGTTGTAAGGTTATCTGATTTAATTATTACACTTTGAGGTGTATACCATGTAATATTACTCATATATGTTATCTAATTAGAACCATATAATGCAAATGCGATATTACCAGAACCACTAAATGTTATCTAATATGTATTAGCAGCTGATCGTAACAAATATTTAGCTTTAATTGTACCACCGACATCGAACATAATAGGTGAGTAATTCTATGCCTTAACTTGAAGTGTAATAGGTGTTGTAGGGAAATTTATCTTTGGATCACTATCACCACCAGATTTAAAGATCTAATCTTTAATGTTTATATCTTTAGCAGAATTTAATAATTTTGCTAAAACACTGACTCTTGGATCTGTTAATCTTAATTGCACAAGCTACATATTATTCTCATTTTTATGTATCTAATGTTTTCTTTCTTCATCAGTTACAGATAAAAGTTCATATCCATCATATAAATTAAAATATGCATCCAATATATGTAATCGTGAATTTAACCAATCATATACACGATGTATTGATCTACCTCTGAATTTTTCTATATCACTATGGAATCCACTTGTATATTCAGATTTATTACTAATAGTATATGTACCAATAAACTTATCTTTATTATTTGGATCAAATAACCAATCCTCCTATATATTATATACAAGATATTTTGCTTTATAATTTAAATTAAATACTAATTCATTAACACCTTCCAAATGTTTTTTATAATAGGTATTAATGAAATAATCAGCACTTTGTAATGAACCTGTACCAGGTTTATCATATGCTGTTGTGTTACTAGCTCTATATCGTATCCATAATAATGTAGGTGTTGGATATTCCAAATAATCCAAACTTAATTGTTCATCTGTATTGAATACTTCAGTTCCATATTTAGCAACGCCAAATAAAAATGATGAAGGTATATCATAACCAATTTCACCGTTTTTCTCACCAGTAATAGGATCAATATTTGTAAAATAATCTCTATACTAATTAATAGATGTAAGTACATGTATATCATTCTATTCTGTTTCAGATGATTGCCAATAATCAGAAAAACAGAATGTTGTTGTATCATTTGAGTTATTATCAATACCCAAACATGTATCCATATCATAGAATGAAATATAGAATTTAGAACGTGTTAAGTCTTTTTCTTCTGGATCTGTCTCTTTAAGATTCTGCTTATTTAATGTCCATGTTTTTACATTTAAGTTTTTCTATACGGAGTCAACTAAACCAAACGCCATACAAATAGTATAATATTCAACAGCTGATGTATAATCCAATCTAGAATATGAAGTATTACCCTCATACTCATAGCCATCATACATTGTACGCTAAAAAATTTTTAGCCATTTAGTTTTTTTATCTGGTACTTTAATAGCAGGATTATAAAAAGAATGTGTAAGGTCCTATGAATTTCTACTATATTGTCTGGTAACATCTGGAACACCTCCAATATAACCCCATTTTGCTTGATCCCATTTCTCATGGTCTATTGCTTCTTTACCTAAATAATCAAATATATAACCACCTGTAATTGCAATATCTCTTACGAAATATTTCAATGCAAGTTTAAATGCACCTTCCTGACTTGTAACAATATCATCCCACATATATGAGTTACCAGACTCATTTTCAAATGGATATAATATAGTATCATCCCATTGAGAAAAATCAAATTTAGGGTCATTACCTGTAATTTCGGCACAACCAAAATCAGTTCTTAATTCATATTCATCTGTAGTTGTTTTAACGAATAAGAAAGGATTATTATTTGTGACTGATTGTAATTTTCTATTAAATATAGAATTATTTACATAACCTAAGTTAGAATATGATCCACGACCTAAGTTGAAATTATATATACCTAAGAAATAATATTCTGATGTTGAACCAGCAATTTCATAGTCTACATTTAATATAACCACGCAAGGGAAACCCTCAAGACAGTTTTTAATATAATTCTTATATTGACCATTTGACTCTGTATTAAACTTTTGTGTATTTTCATTAATGAATTTACCCATTACAGCATTATTAGTATGTCCAGAGTCAACAATATCTGCTTTTAATGTAAATTTAGATTCTGGTAAATATGTGTTACTATCATTTTCTTTAAAATTAGGAGAAAATAATAACTTTGTATTTGTAACAGTATCTTTATTTACTAAACTTAAATCTAAGTTTTTACCATGATTTTCACGTGTTGATGAACCCTGAATATCTAATTGAAATAATGCCTGTGTATATGCGTCATCATCAGGGAATTCTATTTCAACTCCGTCATTCATATCAGGTGCAACATATGTAATACCGGTTTTATGTTTTCCATTAATATTAATTGTTTGTATTGGCCATGATTCAATATTATCAGTTTCTTTATATGTGGCATTTAACCATTGGAAAATAGAAACTGTATTATCATTTTCACGAGTATGTGCAACATTAATTATATATATAGGAATCTCTAAATATGCTTTTAAATAACTTACATAGTCTTTAGATAAACATAATTGATTATGTTTTCTTAATATAAGCTATTTTGATAAATCACTTTTATTTTCTGTTGCATTATAATCTAATGTTGATAATTGAGATATTAAGTTAATATTTTTTTCACTTATACCGGTACCTTTAGTTATTATATATTTGTATGTATAATAATATATACATGCATCAATATCATTAAACCTAAATTTATCATTTTCAAATTTACCAAGTTCAAATAAAGCATATGATACATTTACATTTTTTAAATATATATACTATATATTCGGGAATGTTACAAAATACGTTTTAGTTACACCTTCTGTAATACCATCAATATATACTTCAACAACATATTGTTTTCCTTTCGTTGAATTTGTAATAGGAATATCATCTGCCAAATCATTTAGATAATATTGCATATCAACAGAACTTGTATTATTTACAGTTTTTGTTAATGTATATGGTTCAAGTTTTTTAATATGTATGTCTACAAGATGATATTTAGTTAAATCTGATGGTACATAATTATCTTCCTTAGGAATATAAACTTTAATATTATTATCTTTCGTAAATTTATTACATATAATAGCACTCTATGTTATCTAAAATAATGTATCATGCGAATGGTCCTTTAATTCAAACAATACATCATTTGTATCATTAGATGCTGATAATTGTATACTAAATGCAAAATGAGTATCATTTAAATTGTTAATATTAATAATTTTATTCTTATATAAATCTATAATTTTATCTGTAGCATTTATATCTCGTGTTAATTCCAAATAATTATTTACATATAACTATTTAAAATAAGGATCACCCTTCATGTTTTCTGATATACCATCATAAAAACGAACATATGATAAATCGACATCATTATATTTCGAGTTATCATTACCCTCTTTATTATACCATTTTACATCTGCTGATACTTTTTTACCATAATAATATTTTACAATATCATTATTAAGTATTAATTTATTCCAACCAGTATATATATTAAATGTTTGAGATGTATAACGTCCAGCTTTTAAGTTAATAGTACTTGATATATTAATATCATTATCTTCATTAATTAAGGTATAGTTAATTGTAATAGAATCAGAAGCGAAGTTAAATGGTCTTAATTTAAATGAAATATAATCACCTGCATAAAAAGCATTAGCTTCTGCCTCATCTGTAGATATTCCAGCTTTATCATTATAAACTTTACCATTAATAGATTCAGTCAAACAAATAACATATTGATTAGTATCTGGTACAATTGAATATTCCTATAATACTTCATTATGTATAACCTAACCGTTATTTAAGTTATTAATATTTGCAATAAATGTTTGCGTACCAAAATTAAGTTCATTTCTTAATGTTTCATTAGTGATTAAATAATCTAATGTTATTGTAGTATCATTATTTGCTAAATAACCACTATTATCTGTTGCATCATAATATGAACCTGCATTTTTATCAGTATTATATTTTGTATAATCCTGTTCATTAATAGATATAATTTTATAATCTATTGTATTTGTTACATTATAATTGATTTGAAATCCACCAAAGTTATTAATCTTTAATCTATAAATAACACCTCGTGGGAATAAACTAGGTTTATAGTCAGTATCTTTAAGTTCATATAAATTACCACTATTATTATATGTCATTGGTGTTAATGAATAATCAAGACCAAATATAAAGTATTTAAAACTAGACTATTTATAATTATTATCAATATCAGTAACCTTTATAACTAATTGTGAATTCTTAGTAATTTTAAGGTTAAATGCTGCAGAAAATGAATTCTCTGCAGTTAAGAATGTTGGATATGTCTAAAATAATCCATCATCATAACCATATTGCAATTTAAATTGATAACCACCTACAGATGGATTCTTAATTGTTACTGATACAGTAACTGGTGCTATATCACCAACAAGCTTTTTTGATAAGTCAAATGTTGAATTAACAATCAATGGTACGTCATTAATATTTACATCGAATGACCATTTACTTCCACCAGAACCACTTCCTGAACCTCTACCAGAGCCACTTCCAACACCACCATATTTATAAATCCACTTAACATTAGATTTCAATGTGTCAATATCATATTGTTGTTTTTCAATAACTGTATAAAGATTCTTATTACTTCCATTGCCAGAAGTAATAAGAATATCATTATCAGTTATAATATTATCAGTTCCATTATATTTCATATTATTATATTAGAGTAATAATTTTTTATTAAAGTGTTTTTAAAGTTGTTGTATTTGATTGCCAACTTCCATATAAAGTTCCTGCATTGATCTTCATATATTTTAATTCACTATTTGCTGTTCCATATGTAAGCTATGTAAATAAATATGCACTATCAAATACATTAGCAACACTTATTAATTTATAAGAAATAGTTGTATTATTTAATACAATATCTATAAACATTGGGAATTTCTATGTTGCTGCAGGCTTTTCATTTTCTGTAGTCTATGGTATAAGTTCAGAGAATGCCTGTGTATATGCAGGTAATTCTTTATTTGATGAATACTTATAACCAGTTGCCTGACACATCAAATATGTAATTGCATTTGTTGTATTTAATGTATTTAAATATTGATATGGTAAGAAACCATTTGCTGCTTTTGCCGCTTGTGCAATACTAGTAGAACCAGAATATGTCATAGATTTTACATCTGTTGGTATATATGGTAATTTACTTGTGTTTACAATATTTGTGCCTGATGCACTTTCTGTAAATGTACATGTTTCTGAATTATATGTATATTTCTTTGTCCATTTTACAGATTTTTCTATTGCATTATTAAGTGTAGCGGACATAGGCATTGGTGCTGTTTTTGAATCTACAGTTGCACCATTATTTATATATGTATAATTTTCTCTAATAGGGAATGTCATAGCATATGTATGTTTATGTCCTCCAATACATAATTTTGTTTTACCTCTACCTGCAAAATATTCAAGTAAGCGAGAGAACCAGTTAAATCCATATCCAGTATCTTCAGCTGTTATTGAATTCAAATGAGAACCAACTAATGATGTACCAGATGCACTACGTTGAGCTGCAATTATTTGGGTATCATATTTAATATTGGCTTTAGTAATAACGGTAAATGGCATTTCATGAACTGCTGTAATAAATTGTTTACCTGTAAAGTTATTCATGATGGCAAATAATCTATCATAAATTGGTGTCCATGTACTATCAGTTTTATATGTATTATTAGCGGAGCCAATAGTATAACCTGTATATATATTATAATTACCAATACCAAACCAATCACTACAACATTTAGTAGTAATTTCAGAATTAATCATAATAAATCGGTAATCATTTGTTCCGAAATAATATAAAGATGGTATATACTTTTTATTAATTATAGGATATGCAGTATTACCGAAATTATCTACTTCATAACAGTAGAATACATGAAAATAGAATGAATTAGATTTACCAGAGTCATCACCATTTCCTAATAATGTAGGATCTATATTAGCTAAGTCATTGTTACCAACAACATTCATCTATTCAAGATGATTGAATAGACATTTACCCGCTTCATAATAATCAAACCATTCTGAAATACGAGAACCAGATTGTGTCATATCACCAGTATTTAACAATACAGGCATATATTGTGTTCCCTTTGTAGAATCAATATATTCATTTAACTTTTTAGCAGCACCTGCCCATACCTAATATTCAATCCAATGGAATCCCTATTGGTCAGATGTTTGATAAATACGTGGAATATATGCAGATGAATACATTGTAAATGTATAAAGTTCATTTACATTACTGTGTGCTGGATCTGGACTTCCATCAAGTAATGCACGACCAACACAATATTCATATTCTGATGTGCCCTGTGATGGTGTTGGTAAATTAATAATAACTTTATGTGCTGTATATTCTGTTGTTGTACCAGGGAATATTCCAGTTATTCTGTCATATATATAAGTTTTTGCTTCTTTCTCTGCAGCATTATCTTCATTAAATGTTTTCTTTGTAATTTCACTTGTAGAACGCTCAGTTACAACGCTACATTTTGAACTTGTATATGATTCATATCTAGCACAATCTTTCCATGCTGTATTACTTCCTTTCTTTCTAACCCAAATAAATTCATCAAATATACCTCCAGAAATCCAGTTAAAACAACGTGTTGTTAACATATTAATACCAAATGCACATGTTATCATATTTGGCTTATTTAAATCTATATTACTCTTTTCTGTAATAACAGTTTTATGCTCAAATGATGCTTTTGGTGAATAATCAGAAACTGCTTTTACTGAATCAGATTTAGGGAATTCAATAAACTCATTAGCAAGCGATAACAAAGTAAAGTCTGTATTCTTATCATGACGAGCTCTTGATGAATCTTTTTTATTAGAACAAAGAGCCTAAAATCCTTGTTTAGCTGGATCAAGTAAGAATGTTTCTCTAAATAAACTATTTGATAATACATTATATCCTGAATTAAATATTGCCCATGTTCTATAATTAGTTGGTACATTTGCAACTTTATATGCATATATAATACCATCAATATAATTATCTCTATATTTGTAAGACTTATCTACATCTATTTTAGCTAAAGTTGTAATAGGAGAAATTTCGGTTTCTACACCATTCTCAACAACAGTATTACCATATGTTAAAGCAAGAGCATATGCATTATAAGTTGTATTTACTGTTAAATCAATAAGTTCATTTTTCTCAATGAACCATTCCATATCAAATGTATTTACTTTTATGAATACATTTGAATTTTTATAATCAGCATATTTTTTACCTCTAATTAAAAATGTATTACCTGCTGGAATTACACCTTTTAATGGTAAATTATAATATGTTGTAACATCTGTATCACTAAGACTAAAGAAATGTAAATAACATCCATCTAACTAAAAATCAAAAGTAGATGTATTAGACAATTCTATAAATGCATGAGAACATCCTATTTTTCCTTCTTCAATATCAGTTGATAATGGTGCATAGAACTATGATATATGAATACGATCAGATTCATTTAATATAGAACCTGTTGTACTTGCACTTAAATTATTATCAATTCCTAATTGTTCATTTTTTTCACCACATACTAAATTTGCAACAAATCCGCGTGGTGTAAAAGTAGAACCAGGTTTATTTGTTTCATATAAATTTTTATTAGCAACTCTTGATTCAAGTGAAATTTTAGGAACAATTGTTGAATGTAAATTACCTTCTGAATCTATTGAGTAAACATATTTGTCTGATAAATTAGAATTAATAAAAGTAATATCCTCAACTTTTGCCTATTCTAATTCTAATCCATTATTTGAATCATAAACAATGCCCATTTCTTTAAGGGCTCTTATTAATTCCTCTTGTGTCATACTATCCTCATTATTATTTTGGTTTCCATTATTAGTACCACCAATCTGTACTACTTTATCCTTTGATTTTATCCATAAAACACTATTTTTTTCTTCCCATATTAATTCATTATTAGGGAGGTATTGTTTTATTTCTCTTAATTCTGCTTCATCAGAAACAGAACGAATTGTTATATGTGCAACTTTATATCTATAATCGCTATCATTAGGTATATTAGGTTTAACAACTTTATTGGTTTCACCAATAAATTTAGTAAAATCCTAATATCTTGAATATATGTTAAATTTATTTAATTTTAACATACCAAAATATACTCTACTGAAATAATATTGATCTCCTAAATCCTATATATTTTTATAAAGCCTTCCATCATTCTTATTATAATATCCTTCTATAATTACATCATTTGTATAATAATCACTAATAGATACATATAAATAATTATTTCCATACCATGTATATGTTTTATTATCACCTTCTGTTGTTTCCTTAACCATCTTTCTATTAAGTAATAACATTACATTAACGGTTTCTACATAATTAGGCATTAAATTTGTAAAATTAATATTATCTATTGGGTTACGCTAAGCATTTGATGTTATGGACACGTCTCTTTTCGGCTCTATAAGTACGGAAAAATCCAATAAATAAAACTTTGCTCCATCTTTTTTATTGGTTACTGTCATATAAATAAACTATTTTGGATCTCTCATACCTTCCATTATACTTACACTGTCTGGAAGATTTCCGTCATCATCCTTATATATATTAATATCTTCTATATCCTCTTCATCTATAGGTTCTGTATTCTTGTGTGTAAAATATACGTTCTGTTTATTAGTACTAAAAATATCATAGTAAGTACCATTAACATTCTAAATTAAACCATTAATTTCTGATATAAGAGCGAATGTATTTTTTGAAGAATCATCTTTATTATATCCTTCTTTAAAATCTATTGCATACACATAAGATAATCCATCTTCTTCTATTGCCCATAACGGTTCATCTGCAGGTGTTGCTACCATTTCATTAACAACATTTGAAACTGCCATTTCTTTATTTGTACAAGAATACATTCCATATTTAAATGTATTTCTCATTTTAGCAACTTCTGTTTGTAACTATCTTATTGCCTGAAATAATATATCAACATAACTACCATTCTTTGATGTTGTATATGTTTTATTTACGACACCTTCCTATTCTGAATCAATATCATCTTTAGAACGTATCCAAATGTAATTATCAGGCAAAACTCCTTGATTTCTTAATGCTGTTATCTATGCAGTTGTAAGTAATGGAGTTCCAGAAGCAGCAGCAGATAATATAGACCATGTTCCATTTGTATATTTGTAATAACTCTTTGATTTTTCTACCCATACTAACATACCATTAGAAATCAAAGCATTATTTATTCTACTCAAATCCTCTACTGTCTAAACTCCACGAATACCACCTTTTATTTCTTCTGAGACTGCAATAGCATATGTATCATTCGCAGTTCTCAGCGTATCTGGAAGTTTTATAGCCATATAAAATTATACTAATTTTATTGTTAAAATTTAATATCCCAATTACCATTAAGGACATTATTAGTTCTATATAAGTAATATGTCTATGCAACATCATACTTCTATATTGTTATTGTTCCTAAATTTGTAATACCACCACCTAATGATGGCGCACCACCATGTTCATATACAAAAAATTTTGATTCAACCAAATTCTTATCTGAAACAAAGAATATATATTTTGCTTCCGTACCATTATTTACATTTATACTATAATTACCAGAATTATATGTATATGTAGTATATCCAGCTGGCATATTAGCCGATGTATATGCGTTATTAAATGATGTTGATGTTGATGTCCAAACATATAATTCTAAATTAGCATATGCTGTTAATGTTTTATTAAATGATGTTGGTCTAGCATCCTTACTGTCAACATAGTTAGAAACAACAGATAATGCTCTTGATACAGAATTACTTACTGTAATTGTTTCTGTAAATGTTCTTTCTGTTTTTGAGGTATCATTATATGTAATACTCTATATATTATTAGGATAATTATTAACTGCATATTCAAATGTAACACTTGTATTCTTACCTCTAATAAATGATGTAGGTGTTACTGTATATGTTACATTTACAGCTGCAGGTGCAGTATAATACAGATCATTAATAATAAAATCTAAACAACCACCTATTGTACTAAATCCGTTTGTTGTATACTTATTCTTCTTGTTTATATATGAAGAATTTAATATATTATCAATACTTGAATTAATATTACTTAATTTTGTATTAATAGAAGCAATATTATTATTAACAGTTAATAAACTAGATGCAACTGCTTTTTCAGATTTATTAATTTCTTTTATAATATTACTATTTACTAATTTCTATTCATATGTTTTTTCAACATTATTCTCTTTAGTTGTTAATACCTATTTGTTAATAACATATGAATCTTCATTTATACTGTCAGTTGTATCATTCCATAATTTTGTATCTGTACCGGTTGTTACCTTTGCAGCAGTTACATTATTTAATTCTAATTGTGCAACTCTACTTGTTGTTGAAGTTAATGAATCTGAAACTACTTTTAATGAAGAATCTAATTTAGATTGAATTGCCTTTAAAGATGTATCAACATTCTATTTAATTGTTGTATTTAAATCTTGTATTGATGAATTTATTCTACCAATTTCTGTGGATACATATGTCTATTGATCGGTTATTGACTATTTTAAACGTGTACTAATATCATTAATAGATGAATTAATTTCTGTAAGTTTTGTATTTACAGTTGTATTAATTGTTGTTTCTAACGCATTAATTCTATTATTAATATTTGTTCCTATTTCTTCTTTAACGTTATCAATTGCATTTGATATATCTTTAATACTTGCATCAATATGTGAATTTATACCAACCTATAATTCATTTAACATACCAGTTAATGTTTTTTCATCTGATATATTAGATAAAAAATCTTCAACTTCTTTGAATGTATCTATAACACCATTAATATCTTCTGTATCAACTAATTTATCAAATGATTCTCGTAAACTAGCTAATGATGTATTTAATTTTTTCTAATTTGTTTCTAATGTTGTTACAGATGTATTTAATGTATTTAATGAGTTAGTAGTATCAATTTCTAAATTTATAATAGATGTATTTAACGTTCTAATCTCTGCATCATATTTTTCTGTTATATCTGTTTTTACATCTTCTACTGAACTTTTTAGTCTTGTAGATATATCAGCTGTAATATTATATAAATCATTAGTTGAACTTTTTAGGTTTGTAGATATATCATCTGTAATATTATATAAATCATTAGCTGAACTTTTTAGTCTTGTAGATATATCATCTGTAATATTATATAAATCATTAGCAGATGTATTTAATGCTTTTACTATTGCTTTTGCTGTTTTATTTAAACGTATTGATATATCATCTATTGAAACGTTCTAATGTTCTAGTTTTCCAGCAACTCTGTCAAACTATAAATTTATAGAAGTATTTGTATTATCAATTTTATGATTTAAATTACTCTATATAGTAGATATATTAGAATTTAATTCCTATTTAGTACTATTTATGTCTCTTGTAATTTTATTATCAATTAAAGTTCTCTAACTAGAAATTAAATTAGTAACCTATATAAATGAACTGTCATGTTTCTATGATAAATTAGAAATACTTGTATCATATTTTGTATCAATTGTATTAACTTTCTGTGTTAACTTAGTTGATACATCTTTTATATTCTAACTTAATGTACTTGATAACTAACTATCAGCAATTTTATACTTCTAGTCAACATCATTTATCTTTCTTTCTAATTCAGATTTTAAACCAATAAGATATATAGATGTATCAGTTTTATAACTATTAATAGATGTATTAATATTATAGTAAATCTATTCAATGGCGGTTTTAAGGTTTGTTGAAACACTCAAAATATCATGTGATATAGTATCAACAGTATTATTAATACTTGTATTTAAATCTCCTATTACTTTATCTGTTGCTGTTTTTATAGAAGTATTAAGCTATTCAACCTGTTTATTTATATGACGAGTAATAGATGTATCATAACTCTTAACATAATCTTCCGTCTTCTTAATTCTTTTTTCACCAGCTTCAGAACGTTTGTCTAATATAGAAATTATCTGATTTAATAACGGACTTTTATATTCCATAATATAATATATTTTTTAATTTTTATTAATAATCTAATGAATTTTTATATGAAGATAATTCATTTAACAATTCATTATGATATGTTTCATTTCCAGTAAATTTTGTTTCAAGTGCATTAATAGATGAATCTATCTTTGATAAGCGTTCACTTATATTAAAAAGTTGACTATTTATATTATCAAACTTATCCTATACAGTTCCTTCACTGGTACCAGTTTGTATCTTAATATTGTCAATAGTTTCAATAATTTTTGATATAGATGTATTTATATCTGCTATATTTCCATTTAACTGAACCATATCCATCTTAAAATGCTTTTCATAGCGTCCTTCACATGTAGATAATCTACTATCTAAATTATCAATAGACTTAAGTTTTTCATGATCTACATTTGATTGAGTTGTTACAGTATCAATTTTGTCATTAAATAAAGCAAATTTTTTAGGTATTTCCAATGCTTCAAAATCCTATCTGAGATTAGTAATACGTTCATCTAATGTATTATTTACATTATTAATACTTGTATTTAACTTTATTAAAGAACTATTATTCTATTGTATATACTGTGATAATGTAGTTTTATTTTCTGTTACTTTCCCTTTTGCTTCATCAATTATTCTCTATAAACCTGTAATATCTCTATCATGTTTACCAGATAAATCAGAAATAGACTATTCTAAATTTAATTTTAATGTAGAAATTACATTACCCAATGTCATTGATGTATCATCAATTTTCTATGTATAATCAGTAGTTACATTTCCTACTGCAAGAGAAACCGATCTATTAATATAATTAATAATAGCATTAGATGTATTATCAATATATTTAACTATATCATTTGATGTATCATTAATTTTATTAATAAGAATTGTTTTATCTTGAGACATCTATGCAGTTAATTGATTATTTACTTGATTAATCTTACTTGTTAATGTATCATTAGTATTAACTATATCAGATTTAATTGTAGATATATCTCTTTTTATACTAACTATATCATTTCTGTTTTTTTCTATTTCTGTTAATAAAGGGGTTCTACATTCTTCAATGATTCCATCAACTTTAGTTTCCATATTAGATACACTTGCATTTATATCTGCAATAGTTTCATCTAAAACATCTTTTACATTGTCAATATCATCAGCATTTTTAAATATAGTATTACATCCAGTATCAGATAATGGTCCAACTGCAAAAATAACATTCTAACCATAAGGTACTTTTAAATCATAATAATACGCAAATGTTACTTCACCAGGTTTCATAACTTTCTATAATAACACTGTCTTTGCCTGATTATAATCAGAAAAAAAGGATTTATTATAACTATGTATTAGTGTATCTTGAGAAGATTGATTACCTGAGCCATATTGTGCATTGTTTAAATATAAAGCCATATGTTTAATAAAAATTCTTTATTATATTTATCAAAAAGGGGATCCATGTTAAAACATGGATCCCCTTAATATAACTAATATTTAATATGTATATAAATTGATTTGCGAGAAGATTTGAGATTACTCAAAATTATAATCTCTTGTACTGGCGTTGCAATTGCTTTATTTTTGTTGTAGATGCAATTGTATTATAATGTTTCTTAAGTTGATATTCATACTTAGGATTACCAGCATAACGATGACCGCTTTTATTAACATAATTATTCAACAAATGTTGTTCTGTACGGCCTTTTACTAAATAATTTGAAGTCAATACGTCTACATACGCATTAATTGCTTCTTTATATGTTTTATAGTATCTTTTCTCGATACCAAATAATGAACGTCTTGAACACGTTCTTCCTACACCTGCCTTGCCAAAGGTAGTTTCTAACTGTGTTTGAGCAAGCATAAAACAAATATCTATATTATTTATTAAACCTGCTTTTACAATATAACTAGGAATTATATCTGGACAACCAGGATATAACGACTTGATATATGTTCTAGCTTCTTCAACTAACGAATTTTCAATACTAGACTTTGTATGTTTAACTACTGTTGTCTTTGCATTTACTTCTCCATACGCATTATTATTACTATCAATAGTTGCAGCATTTATTGATATGAAAGGTAATAAAAACAATAGCGTAAATAATAAAATTTTCTTTAATATCACTTTTTTCTTCATAAATTAATTGTTTCTATGTTATTTTTTATTATTCGATGAAAAAGAAATAACATATACATATATCACATATATAATATGTTAAATTCTTTATAACTTCATCTTAGCCTTCAAAAACCATATTCCAACTTTTATGGAATCAAAATTTGATTTTCAATACGACTTTATTATTCCGCGCTTATAGGCTTACTCCTTTAACCTATCAAAATTAAAATTAATTAAAATTGAACATTGCACGAAAAATACATGTGCTTTCCGTCAGACACATGTTTCACAAATTATCAATTCACATATTAAATAAAATCACTTCTATATTTATTCGAATTAATTTATATATTATATAAGAATAATGGTGAATTGTCTACCTACAAGAAACTCACCATTATTCTTTAACATATATAAGATATTTTACTTCTTCTTTGAAATAATCTCTACCAACTTATCCTTCTGATAAGAACGGTATACACCATGTCGAACATCATAGAATACCTGAGTATTCTCATCCTTTGCTGTCTTACGTCCCTGAACCTCACGGTTTGTAGGAACCTTTGACATATCAAGAGTACCTGTAGTTGTAATCTTCTTACCCTTGTTATTGAAGAATACAAACTTAACGTTTCCGTTCTTCATCTTCTCTACCAACTCTGTATGCAAATTCATATTAGTTGGTGTTTCAACTACATTAGTAGGTGTTTCAACTACTGTCTCTGCAGTCTTCACGGCATTCTCTGCTTCTGCAATAAGCTGTGCCTTTGCTTCTGCGTATGCTTCCTTCATAGAGATGTGCTTTGCTGCACGAATCTTGTTAGCTACTGGGAAAACCTGTGCTGGAGAAATCTTAACTGTTGTATTCATAATCTTTATTTTTTTAATTGTTTATTATTTGTTTATTATTTACATTACAAAGATACATGTTTTATTCCAAATAAAAAAATATTCTAGGAAAAAACTTCCAAAAAATTAAAGAACAAACGGTGTTAATATAAAAGCGATAAATGAAACAATAAAATATTTCTTACCTAATGACTTTTCTTTTTCATACCATTCATCTTTAGAATCCTGTAATGAATATTCCCATGATTCTACATTTTTACGCTTATTTGTTCTATAACCTGTTTTTGTTCTATTATCTATAACCGTATATTCTTCAATATATGGATGTTCAATAATATAACGCACATTATCTATTTCTTTTTTTAAATTATAATGCTTATAACCTTTATATAATGCAATTATCATACCAAATGGACCCATTAAACAAAGAAAAATCCAAATAATATAATATACTTTTGATATTTCATTATTTCCCTTAATTGAATATACACAATTATATTTCTGACACCAATCATCTAGGTAAGTTGAATTAAGTTCATTTAATTCATCTTGTGTTAATTTCTCATTATGAGAATTTAAGTCTACTTCAATTTCACTTGAAGTATTTCTATATGGTGTTGCATGCGCATTTCCATACATAGAATTTGTAAGAACCTTAGCAGAATCTCTACCAATCTGACTACCAAATCCTCTAATAACTGAATTTAAAAAACTATTGCGTGCCATAATTATATTACTTTTTAATTGTTTATATTTGTTTATTATTACTCTTCAATTCTCTTCTGATATTCTTTCTGAATCTCATTACGAATATCACGAAGTAAATCTTCATTAAAATCTTCTTTATTTCTTATATCATAATAAGAGATAAATGGAAATCTTACAGTAATTCTATGCATAGCATAATTCAATGAATCTACCTTCATAAATCCACATGATTCCGCTAAATATAATCCATCTGCAGTTTCAACTACAATATCACTATTAACAAATCCATCAAAATCAGATGTAGGTGTTAATGTAATATCATCTCGTGTAACAACCTGTCCAGCAGACCATGTATGATCCCAACAATGAACATTACACATATGCCATATATCTTCTGATATAATAACAGGATCATTTCTATCAGATGAAATCTCATATTCTGCAATAACTTTCATTCTTGCATCATATAATTCATGATAATCATCAATTCTATTTTCGTTTTCTCTACGAAGTTGATATACTTTATATTTCTTCATTTTATTACTATTTTATTAATAACAATTCAAAGATACACATTATTTCCTAAATAAAAAAGAGATATACCAAAAAATGATATACCTCTTATAAAAATAAACAATCAAAAAATAATAGTAGCGAAAGTGTGATTTGAACACACGACCTCAGGGATATGAATCCTGCGCTCTGACCAACTAAGCTATCTCGCCATAAAAATTAATAAATAAAACGTTTTACAATGCCTTAGAACTACAATGGTTTCATTAAACCATCGCACGCATAGTAGACTTCAATAACAATGTTTCTATTTTAGCGTTAATGGAACTTATACTAAAATTTACTTTACTATTATTGAAAACGCAATTATATGGTGGTGTCCATAGTCCATCTTTCTTCATACACTCTTATGTCCCTCACTCATTTATCTGCAGTTATGGTGAGTTGTTTCACTCATATAATGTTTTATCTAATTACCGAGATCTTTTTATTTATTAGGAAGTGTCGTTGGAATCGAACCAACATCATTAACAATAATGCGATTAATATGACTAACATTATTTTCTATCTGCGCACAGTCCTATTCAAAGGATGTTTTACCAATTAAACTACACACTTCATTAATTTGAGTTGATAAATGGAATCGAACCATTTAAAATCTTCTAATACCTATTTCAAAGTATTATCTCTTATCCCTGGGATTTGGGTGTTTTCCCATTAAACTATATCAACAAAAATACTCTCTTACTACAAGTTGTCCCCATTGTCTCAGAAAGATTTACATTTAACTGTTTTATCATTACTTCCACTATTATAAAAACTCCGTACGCCGTTTCCAAGCAACTAAAAATAATAGTCATTTCACAGTACCGTCGTTATATTCACTATATATTATGCATCTAATATCAGTGCAATTCAAAATTAACCTCAGTTAATGAACTCTTAATAGAACATGGTGTTTCACATGTACATCATATATATTGTTATACAGTAGGTCTATAGAATATACAAGTCAACCTCTTTTTACGTGCTGTATACCACGGAAATATTTTATATTAGAGGGTAAAGTGTGATTCGAACACACGACGTATAATAATGGTTTTGCAGACCATTCCCTTCGACCACTCAGGCATTTACCCAAATAAACAGGAGACAAGAATTTCATATTAAAAGTATGATCCTAAATAATAATTTGCTGTAATATCTCCCCTAATATAATTGATTCAAGAGTCTTATGTTATTCCAATAAACAATAGAACTAAATTTGCTGTTATGACTCTCATATATTATTATATCAAAAAAATGAGTGAAACGACGTAGAAAACACTCGTGGTACCATAAGTTTTTTAAACATATGTTTCAACTTAATTAAATACTTAATTAAATGTCAACAATACTGGCAGCGCGGTACATTCAACTTAAACGCCGAATACGTTTTTATTAATATTCCGTTTGCTATAAATTGATTATAACTTACTACTAACATCACGGAATAACCATGTCAACGAACGATTTGAATATTACAACTAATTGTAATATAAAGCTTCGATACAAAATTATGTATACCTAATTTTATCTTTGAGCGGGTAATCGGAATCGAACCGACATTTTCGGTTTGCTATATGCAAGAGATTCGAACTCTTATTTTATAATACCACATTTATTATTAGCATATAGTTTAATTTTACAAGTTTATTCTTGTATGGAAGACCGACACACTACCATTGTGCTATACCCGCAAATTATAAATACTATTAATGTCCTTTTCTCGGCAAATTCTCTAAGGGTTATTATTTGCTTTGTTTCTATATGCATACGTACACCATACATATAATGCTACTTTCATTCTCTTACTCGCACATAGAATAATCACGTTATTCCGACAACTTAATTCCATTTTCCTCTTGTAATTGTGGAACTTACAAATAATTATCTCCGACTCTTAATATCATATTGAGCAACCAGTAGGAAAATTCGTCATTTCAGACTAAAAACTGTACTCTCCAAGATTAATGCTTGTGATTCCCTGAAGTTATACGGATGGATCCATGTACATCGTTACCATCACGCTTGACTACATTTCATCAGCTAAATGAAACTTAATGCTTTTACATACAATGTCTTCTTCTCGAAACTCTTTAAATGATGGGCACTCAAAACCCCACATTTTAATAGTATTTTTATTATTAATTATTAACTGTTCATTCAATTAACATAATGTATATGTTGAAATTAAACAAAAGTCTATATATTTCTCTTATTTTTTATCAAAATAATTAATGTATCTCTAACTGGAATCAAACCAGTAACTGGAATTTAGGAAAATCCTATTTTATTCACTTAAACTATAGAGATATATATTTGTACTCTGTAAGAGAATCGAACTCCTAACCTATTCGTTCGTAGCGAATTACTCTAATCCAATTGAGCTAACAGAGTAAAATTATAATGTATAAATCTTCCCTTAGGCGTGAACTTCCATTATATAGATACCTTACTATCTAAAGTTTTAAATCTGATTAATTACGTAAGGATAATATCAGATTTATCGATTCTGTATGGTAGATAGGGCACGATCCTACAACCACTAGTTCCCAAAACTAGCATTCTACCAATTGAACTACTACCATATATTAATAAAATATTCTTATAATTATGTTTATTATATAAGAAAATATATTAATTGTTTACTTAAAAATATAAATTGGGTCACGTTAGGGACTCGAACCCTGTACTGCAGAACCACAATCTGCCATGTTACCAATTACACCAGACGGACCATAAAAAGAAAAACCTCAAGTAGAATTTTGATCAATTTTCTACTTGAGGTTAAATTTGTATATATGTTGAGTTAACCGGTTATGATTGCAACATACAAGAAAACTTTAAACACTCAAGTATAGACATAGGTCGACCACCTCCACATGGGAACATGTGAACCATACCACAAACGGGATGCATACCATATGTCATATTTAAAGTTTTCATAATCTCTTTACTTATTTTATTTTTTCTTATATTATATATATCTAATTTTTTTTGAAAAGTCTATAATTTTGAGAACTTTTTTTCAAAAAAATTAAATTATCTTTCAAAAGTAACTGTATATTCACACCAAGCATGATCCTTAATATAATCCTGATGACAAATATAAATGTTCTGAGACTTTCTCATCTTATTCTTTCTCAAACGACTTCTATCACAAAGAAACCAATGACCAAGATTAGTATCTGGATCATAGTAATATACAGCAATCATATCTGCTGATAAATCATCTTCAGTAAATGTAAAATTACCTCCGAAATTATATGCATTTGAACGACATTTCACACAAATAGTTTTACCATTGAACATACCACCATCACAATGATACTTTACTTTATCATTTGGATTATATACAAGTATACTTTCAAATGGTTCAATATTCTTTGCAGTAACCTTTTTGCAAATGGCATGGTTTACATTAATAGAGCCATCCAACGTATTAACATTATTCTTATGATGCATTACCACATTATATGACTTAATACGCTTTGAAACTTTATCTTCCTTGATGATTTTTACATCATCCTTAATATCAAACCAATTAACTGTCTTTACTACGTTTTCTTTCATAATTATATGTTTTTATATCTTAAATATAGTACAAAGATACATATATATTTTCAATAATAAAAATAATCATATATATTTTAATATTCATTAACATTAAAATAAATATATTATAATTTAATTAATCTTTTTATATTAAATTATATATTATGTAATAAGTAAAGTTTAAAAATAATACAGATAAATAACTAAGAACAAATTTATTTTAAAAAAGAATGTAGACTATAAAAATTAAATATACTATTGATGATACTGATAAGTTATTGCTTAATGATTATATTAAGCAATATAATCATGTATATCGTGTAGCATTTAATAATTTATAGTCACATAAGAAAAATAAATTAGCTGAATTAACAAATTTAAATAATATAGATTTATTAGATAGTTGGTTTATATAGTCAGCTAATTATGAAGTGAAAACTTTATATAAATTAGTTGGTGATAAGAAAGTTATATTTGGCGGTAGAAAAAATTTCATAAAAAGATGTTAGAATAAAATTTCATATGATGAATTTAATTCATATAGGTTTTAGCCATTATGTAGTTATGGTGAAAAGAAATCAGGTACGAAATCTGTTCATGGAAATAGAAAATTTAAATTATCAGATGACCTAACATTTATAACATTAAAATTAAAAGAAAGAAAAATTAAAATTAATCTACCAAAATATTTACATTCAAATATCAAATATATTCTCAAACATATATATAAACATCAAATATTAGATGATGTAGCGATTACATATAAAATAGATTATAATTATGTATATATTCAGTTTGATGAATCTGTAATTTTAAACAAAAATAATTTAGATAAAATATAGAATCGTGTTTTATCACTAGATTTGAACCCCAATTATATTGGTTGGTCTATAGTTGATTGGAAATCTGAATCAGAATTTAATGTTGTTAAATCAGGTATTTATTCTATAAAAAAACTTAATGATAAAGATTTTGATTTAAAACATAAAGGCTATAGTTCAGAATCTAATGAAAGAAAATATATTTCAGATAAGAGAAATTTTGAAACGTTACAAATTGTAAAGAATATAGTTAATAAATCTATATATTATAAATGTCAACTTATTTCTATAGAGGATTTAAATATTAAATCCTCAGATAAGGAATTAGGAAAGAGATTTAATAAGTTAGTTAATAATTCATGGTGTAGAAATACATTTGTGAATAATTTAACTAAAAGGTGTAATATTCATAATATTAAGTTATTGAATGTAAAACCAGAATATTCTAGTTTTATTGGTAATTTTTTATATCGCTCATTAAATTTACCTGATATGGTATTAGCTTCAATAGAGATTGGAAGGCGCGGATATGAATTTTATAATCAATATATAAGTAAAGTAAAAGAAATTAAAAAGAATATAATAAAACCAGATCTAAATATGTTTAACAGATTATATCTTAAGTCGTTGGAAGAATTTAAGTTATAGTCTACATACAAAGATCTAGTTGAACTATATTACTTCTTCAAAAAGTCTAAAATGATGTATAGACTTTCTATAGATTAGTTTAATCTGTAGTTTTCTAGATTATTTTCAAATACTTCATATATAGAGTATTTCAATTTTTAAATTATATAACAATATAATTTAGTATAAAATAATATAAAATAAGTACATTATAATTAATACATAATTAATATGAATAAAAAATATCCAACTAATAGAGAATTTGTTAAAACGTTACGTCATAATGGTAAAAACTATACACTCAGATCAATATTTGATACTGATAATCAATTTGATTTTGACAAAACAATAGCAAAATATAATAAATCTGAAAATAGATTTGATTTTGATATAAGTATATAGTAGAAGCAATTTCAACAATTAAATATTGATGATATATTTAATACTTCATATAACTATAATGATGATATTCTATTTTAATTAAATACAATTACTTTAGAATATCTGATAACTTTATCAAGTAACATATATCCCTTAGTTACACAATCTGCAATTGTGCCTTTTTGTTCATCTTTCATTGCAGGAACAACAGAAATTGCTTCATGAATATTTTCATTAAACTTATCACCTGGTTCTGCTGAAATAATAGTAACATCATGTTTTTCTAATACAGAAATAAAGTTCTTATAGATAAGCATAACACCTTCTTTTACTTCTGCATCCATATGCATAAATGCTCTATCAAAATCATCGATAATAGGTAGAATATCCTTAATTACTTTTTCATTACCATATTTCAATGTATTCTGCTTATCCTTCTGCGAATTTCTCTTATATGTTTCAAAATCAGATAATGCATACATATACTTATTCTTCCATGTATCAGCATCTTCTTTTACTGTTTTCAATTCTGAAATAAGTTTATCAGTATACTCTTTTGATACATATTCATTATCATCCTCATCTGTGACAATATCGTCATCATTAATATCTGAACTAGTATTATCAATTATTTCATCTGGATTCAAAACATCATCCATCTCATCAATTTCGTTATTAAAATTCTTTTCCATGTATAATAATTTTTTAGTTATATATTGTTATATAATAAAAAATAAAAAAGTCTGAACAACTTTATAATAAAATTATTCAGACTATAAAATTTAAATTATGTTAAATGAATAATATGTACCTTCTTTTGCGCATTTAAAATAATTACTTTAGGTTCCCAATCCTTATAAGAATCAGTAATATAAACATTATCAAATGAATTGATAAGTTTCTCAAGACCTACAGGATTTACCAGATGCTTAATAAAGATATTAAGCTTTACATCCTTTCCAAATCGTTCACGAAGAATGTTAGCAGCCCAACAGAAAGTGCCACCGCCATCACACAAATCATCAATAATGGTAATCTGCTTTACTTCATCTTCATTCATAAGTGGAAGATGAATTTCAGAAATTTCCATAGACTTGATAACACCCTTATTATCAAGGTCTCGAACCTTATTCATACAAAGATATGCAGATGTAGGATAGAAACCCTTACTGTAACGCTCATATGCTCCATGATCTGGATAACAAATAACAGAATTCTCAGATTCATACAAATCTTCACGCATCTTATTATAATCACTATTCATATTAAGTGCATAATAAGGTTCTGAATTCTTAATCAATTTAAATGTACGATCAGAATGTGCTTCAAAAATATACACATGTTCGGCGTTGAAACTGTTAATCATATTTGCAACAATTTCCAATGTAAATGCTTCATTGAAATTAATAACTCTATCCATTCGCATAGACATGAGATACAAAATAGTGAGATTAAACAATACGCCTTGTCGCTTCAAAATATGTCCAACCTGCATAACTACAAACAATTCTGTAGGATTTGTAATTCTACATACTACATTATAAGAATCCTTTCGATCAATATCATCCAGGAACTTAATATGTGGTTCACCATCAGGAAATGTAGTAAGTTCATACTTCACTTCTGAATTATAACTATCAAGAAGATTAATATTTTTCATACTTTTTCTAAATTATTTAATTAAACCTTTATCTTTTTCTATATAAGAAACAACATTAATTAATATAGAATATGCTTCATTTAAGCCTGCACGATCATCCAAAAGAATATTATAATATATTTTACCATTCTTATAAGATTGTTTCAATACAGGTGATTTATTTACATAATGTGGTGTAAATCCCATATATTCTTTACACCAATTTATTTTCCATTTTATCTTATCTATATTTTCTTCACATGTATACAATACAAGTGTCATACCTAAATCATAACAGTATTTAAGTAAGTCAATAACATCATCATATTCATATTGATTTCCTTCTTTATGATAATCAAATACAGTATTATCAAAATCAAATGCGATGATCAAATTCTTATGTTTATTATATTCTGTTATGAGACGTTGCACACATCTTTCAGTTGTAAATGGATGCCCAGATTCACAATAATTTATTTCCATATGTTCTTTATATATAGATAACAATTAAATTGTCTATTCAAAGATACATAAATATTTTTAAATCTTCTATATATCTTCAAATATTTTAGTATATATTTGATTTATTTCACTATCAGATAAAATATAATTAAAAATTGGTTAGTAACATCGAAATATTACTAACCAATTTAATGTATTTAAATTACTTATTATTAATCATATAATCTATTCGTGCTCTACCCTATTCAGTAGGTTTAAACATTATATAATAATCATCACTTGGTAAAACTTGTGGATATTTACCTTTATTTTCACCATATATAAATCTTACTAATTCAACATGATAATGTTCTTTATTCTAAACTAATTCATGAATAGAATTAGGTTCTGTATGTTCTGGTGTCCGTACATATAATGAAAAACGTTCTCCATGATTATAAAAACGTTTCTATAATATTCTATATACACCTTCTGCATTACCTAGTCTACATGTTTCAACCATATACGGATAATTGTCATCATCAAATAATACAGTATAACTAAAACTTGGACCTAAACCACAATACTTATGTAACATCTTTAAAAATGTCTATTTTCTCTTTGCTTGTACTTTTGCCTTTTCTTTTAATTTCTTATTATAATCCTTATCTCTTAAATCATTGTTATAATTTACATTACCTGTAAATGTTAAAATATAATTATAAACATCCTAATCATCATATGGCAATCCTTCTATCTCTCGTTTAACAAGTAACATTACACCTGTATCAGGTGATAAATAAACTCTATATACAGATTCATCTTCTTCAAATAATTTCTTTACATAATCATTATTTATAGCATTAACTTGCTTTTTCCTATCTTTAACAAACTGTCTATAAACCTGCATTCGTTCATCAATCATTTTGGTAATTTCTTCTGGTGATTTCTATTTGCTTGGTTCTTTCTTATTATTATAAAAATCAAAATATTTTTGCATCTAATCTCTAACTAAAGTATCTGTAATATTTTCTATTTTAAATGATGATATTTGCCAATTAGTTGGTGGAGTAACTTCATAACATGTCCAATTCTTTAGTTTGATTACTTTCATTACGTCTTTTACATATTTCTTATATCTCCATTCAAAATCAGGTGCACAATCTGCAGTCATATATTTCTCATACTCATCATTTGTATGTTTATAAAATTTCCAACCTCTTGGTTTATTTCCTAATTGTTGAATAAGAACAGTTGTTAAATCGGCATTTATATCTAAACCAACAATCTTCTATGTTAATTCTGAATTTGATATATCATCTGTATCATCACCAAATATATCATCATCGTCAAATAATCCCATTCCACCATATGAATCTTTCTATGTTGGTTCATCTTTAACAATATTATTTGTTGATACTAGTTTATCAGTATATTCTTCTTTCTTCTATATAGGTTTCTTTTCTGTTCCTTGTGGTATAATTCTTGTTTTACCTGTGTTTTTATTGTATAAATCCTATATTTCCTATAATGTTCCGCCTAATTGTAAATAACGTTTAGCGACCAATTTAAATGTCTTTAATGTATCAATATCATCCTCTGTTTCAGGACAAGGCTTTCGCATAATTATAAGAGCAGCAACATATCTATTCAATAAATTTTCTTTATCAGAACCTATAGGTCTAATATTTTCAGCTTCTGTTGATTTATTTCTTGAACATGTTGATGCAACACTTAACCATAATTTCTTATCGATTGTTCTCTATACTGCTAATCTTGCCATCTCATTTATAGATTTCTATACAGCATATGATATTCCACTTATTAATGTTTCATATAATGTCTAACTCATAATTAAATTAAAATAATTTATTACAATATTTATTTTATGAAATAAATAAAATAAAAAGTCTGGATTATAAGTTCAATATAATCCAGACTTTCTTATATATTAATACCACATACCAGGTATATTTTCATTTAACTGTTCGTTAATTAAATTATTTTCATTTTTACTTGGATTTACATTAAATCCTTTATAGATAGTCCAAGGTAACTTCACAGAATTATCCAACTTATTAACATATTTCATTTTTGTTTTCATTTGATAGTTATTATGTATATATTTTTAGTTTATCTACATATTATAATCAAATTCCTAAATAAAGTCTTATGATTTATAAGCACATGTTTTAAAATATTTTATTAATTCACATAATAAAGAATATTCTTGATATTTTTCACATTTCTGTGGAACAGCTAGACATCCCGTTAATCTTTCTGTTGTACTAAACTCACAATTCTTACAAGGAGGATTATCCAATATCTTAGCAATTTTATCCATTTTATCAGGTGCAATTATAAGATATTCACATTTACTCCACTTATCACGCTCTGCATGCCTACCATCATGCCATCCAGCATTATATATTTTTTCTAAAACCGAATTTATACTCTTATTAATATCTGGACTATATCTATCTATAATTTTCTTACAATCTTCTTCTCTATCCATATTTCTATCTAATATTATTAATTATTATAGATAATTAAATCACAAAAGTTTTACTTTATATTCAATTATTCCAGAATTATAACATCTTACTACAAATTTATCATTCTTTTTTGCTAAAGCTGTATCATCTTTTCGTATAACAAAATCTTCATATGAATCTATATTTTTATAATAACAACAATATTTTTTTATATTATAAATATCACCTATATCATTATTAACATCAATAATAATGTCTTTATCTGTATCTAAATAGTCAATAATGCATTTTACTACATCTTTAATGTAATAATTAAATCTTGAAACAATTTTTAATATATGAATATTTGTTTTATTTTCATTTAAACCAAATGTATAAATTAACTTATTTTCTATATATAATCCCAATTTTAAATTTACTCTTTTATTATTCCTATGTAAACTATATAAATTAATAAAATCTCTATATTCTTTATTGTCTATACATTTAATTTCGTAATTAAAATTATCTGTATAATTATGTTCAATATTATTTGAATATATTTTTAAAATATTAGTAATAAAACTTTCATTATGTTTAATATCATATTCCCAAAATGATATTAATTGTATTCCTTTATCTCTACATATATTAAATTTATTAATGTGATAATCTTTATCTTTCTTCTATAAACTATGCCAATATGTTCCATTACACTCTATTGCTATTTTATAATTATTTAAATAAAAATCTAATTCTTTAGGACAAATTAATTTCCTATCATGTTGTATATATTCAATATTTAACTTATCTAATATATCCTTCATAATAGTTTCTATGGAAGTTTGAGGATTTCGTTCAGGATTACATATAGGACATAATACACCATACATATATCTGGTTGATGAACATCTGTTATGAAACTAATCATGTGTTAAAATAAATTCTTTATGAATATCACAAACATTAATAAATTTATATTGATTACTATTTGTTAATTCAATATTAAATCCTGTTAATTTTTTAATCTTATTAATAGTTTTTGTTCGCCTTCCTATTGATTGACATTCAATAGAACAGTATTTCATAAATTTATGTTCATATCTATTCTTTTCAAATTTAACATAATTACCACATACAGGACATCTTGGAATTTTATGCATATTCATTAATACCATATAAATTGCTTCATCATACGATCTATATTCATCTTTAAATTTATTCTTCAAATATTGCTCAATTTTATCATGACCATACCATATATTTTTAAATAATCCTCCTTTCTTATCTAAAGACTTTATATAATCATCTGTTATTTCTGGTAATAATGAAATACTTTTACAACGATCTGAACATACATCATCATAACCATCAGATAAATTTAAAAACCTAACGTGTTTACCACATTCTTTACATTTAGGTATATTATCAATATTATTACATATTCTGTAAATAACTTCACCAAAATTCTCTGAATCATTATATCTATTTAATAAATACGATTCATATCCATGTTCTTTAATATATTTTATTTGTAATTTATTTGTGTTTATTTTATTATCTATTAAATAATCATTTTTAATTAAATCATCTGTAATAGCATTATCATAACTTTCTTTTATGTAATTTTTACTACAACTTACCGAGCAATAACCTCTATAGCCTGTACCTGATATAAACTTAACATATTTCCCACAATTTGGACATATTGGATGCGTATCTAAATGATATTGTATTCTATATAATGTTTCACAATAATTATTATTTCCATCCTTATAACGTTTATCTAAATATTCTTTTATTTCTTGATTCTTATTTATAATTTGTTTATAATGTGAATTAATCTTATTTTTATCTGTTATGAATTTTTGTATTATTAAATCATCATTCATTAATGAAATTTTATATTTATATATTATATAACAAATTATGGAAAAAGTTATACAAAATACTAAAAATAAAAATAGGTTAGAATCTAGAATTCTAACCTATTTAATTATTATATTATTATAAATTATCTATCTTGTAATGTATCTCTACGATTTAAAGTAATACGTTGCACTATCTTCTCTAATCCATGAGATACTATCACGCCGATGTCGACTATTCCATAATCTTCTGCTATGATGTCCGGTGTGTTGTTTGACTCATCACAAATAATCTCATAACTTTCAATTGCGTTAGACAATTTCATTGTTTCTAGAATTGGTGTGAGCGCAGTAACAACTGAAGCACGAACAGCTGGTGTATTATATAAGAAGTTATATCTCTTAAGTACATCTTCACATGCAATTTCAAGAGTATTAAGGTTCTCACGAACATGTAACTTATTAAAGTCACTCTTAATATTCTAATAACATGTTTGGTTACCATAAATGAGAATATTATTACCTTCCTGAATAATAGTATTAACACCGAATGGTTCAAGATAATCTCTATCTGTTGTATCTGCATTGAATTCAATACCAATAACATCAGAGTTTCTAATAATACCGTTTCTATTAGCTGCAATTACATAAGGGTCACCACCATTGAATTTACGAATAAGAACATCACAAACATCAGCTGCAGGTGGTACATTTATCTTACGTCCATTTACATTATATACTAAGTGAGGCCAGAATGCCGCTGCAAACTTAGAACCATCATCTTCAGTAGGTAAGCTAAACATTTTAGTAGAGCACATGTCTGTATTACCGCCTTGTGGTATATATTTAGTATCAAATGAAGGTTTTGTATAAACACCCTGATCATATGTATCACAGAAACATGGATCAGCTGAAAGTTCAAACTGTCTCTTAGATGGAAGATTAAGTAACGCAGTTGTTTTCATACGATCCTTTGCAAGAATAGAAAGATATTTCTTACCTCCCATTTCATTTGTTAAACCATATGACATTGAGTCAACGATATAACGGTAATCAACCATATTAGGGTTACAAAGTCCTCTATGAATTCCATCATCCTGAAGCATTGAGTAAATCTTTTCAATACCACCTTCTATATCAAGTTTTCCATATTCATCAAATCCTGGACGGTGTTTTGCTGAAATATGCAAACCTTTAAGAGGAATAAATTTCAAATTATGTGAAATGCTATCATCTGTAATTGGTTTCTGACGAACAACATAATTAGTATTGCTGATATAAACAGGATCTAATGTAGTAAACAAATAGAATCCTCTCTTACCTGCAGTTGTTTCAATTAAATTACCGTCACCAAGTGCTCCAATATTAATATGATATTTAGAACCCTTATAATAGAATTCATTACGAGCGTCAACATTAACGAATACCTTTGTAATAACTCGTGTAATACCTGGAATTAATCCAAAATCTTCAGCTTCACCAACATTATTATAGAATGAAATATTATTTACATAATCACCTACAGATATATTATTTGCTTCTGTTTCATTAGTAATAATGAATGAATTTCTGTTTGTATCTGTTACTGGGCATGTATCTTTATCATATAAGTCAGTTTTTTGTAAATTAACTGGTGCTGCAACGCTTGAAGTATTCTTATATCCATTAAAGTAATATGCGTTATATGCATTTGTAATAACTTCACTTACATGTTCTGTAATATAGTTATAAGACATGAAGTTTACACCGAAATAAGTTGGTGTATCAGAATTAACAAGTTTATACATAGCTGTATAAATACCTTCTGCTTGTGGTATTGCACTGATACCTCTGACAAAGTAATCATTTCCACCATAGCTGAATGTAAATCCTTGAGCTTTTGCACTAGTACCTGTATCTGCTTTTGAATCCTTATAATTTGTAATTTCAACAGGAATTAACTTATTAGTTGTAGTTGTAGTAGTAATTGTTCCCAAATCATGAATAATTGCATATGAATTTGCTTTAGTTCCTGCTATTACAGAGAATAACTTAACTTCTACCTTATCACTTGTATTATCAGTATCAGCTATTGTTTTAGGAGCTGGTACAGTAGGAATTGCGTATGTACCATAGTACATTGTCTTATCCTCATATACATAGTTATCACCTGTATCCGATGTTACAGGTACTTCTTTAATATAAAGAGATTCTACATCTTTTGCAATTACATCAGCAACTGTTGCTTGCTACTTATTATTTTTATCAAGTTTATACACAGCATCCTTTATATTATATGATACTTTTAAATTAGACTGAGCATATACAGGTAATGCTTTAAGTTTTGTAGTTATCTTTGTTAATGTAGACTTTAAATCACTAAGAGATGTTGTTAAACATTTCTAAATTTCTGTATCTAATGATGATGTTTTTGTATCAACATTATAATCTTCAATGATATAAAAGTTTGCACCATATTTAGAATTATTTGCTTTAACAGGTTGATTTGTTTTTCCGTCAAACAATGAATATGCTTTTACAAATTTCTTTGTATCAATAGAACGATTTCTGCAATAAAGTACTCTAATTTTTGCTGCAGGAACTACATTATCTTCTGAAGATAATGTATCTCTACCATTAAATGACATACACCATGCATTTAAATCTTGTGTACAACTAGCCTGTGTTTTCAGGAAATAATATGTATAACATAAAACAGGCTCATCTGGAAGTTTTTGTTCATTTGACAATGGATGAGCAAGATTTAAATAATAGTTATCTGCATAAATACCATTTTGTAAATTATGTCCAACCATATCAACAAGATAACCAGATTCATTAATTGAACTTTCACCTAATTCTGATTCTGCTTGTTTATTTCCATCAAAATCAAATACCCATGTACCTGTACCGTTTTTATTACCTGTTTCAATATCAACACCATTCTTGTCATATGAAATAACCTGAAGGGCATCTTCATTTACAGACATTAAAAGACCTGTACGTTCTGTATTTGCATTTACCTTTGATTCAATATACATATAATTACCTTGTTTATCAACAAAGTCAGGAATAATTGAACCTGTCCAAGAACCAATAAATGTTACACCTTCTGCTGAACATAATGATGAAACTTTATTCTTAATTACACCATTTTTGTCGAAATACTTGCTCCAAATAGGATCACTTGCTAGAACAGGATAATTTGTCCAATTACCTTTGATTGCTACAACACGAATAAAGTAATCTGAAATATAATCAGATGGACGAATCCATCCATAAGGAATGTTTTCATCACCACCCCACCATTCTTTTGCAGTTATATTATAACCTGTAACATTTTCTGGCTTATAAACAAGAATTGAAATTTCATCAGTACCAGTATTAGCAAAATTAAGTAAATTAGTATGTTCATATGAACCCTGATCATTACTTAATAAACCATTAGCTGCAACAGCCTGAAGATTATTCTTAGAAGGAATCCAGAAACGTGCACGGTCAAACAAACTTGCATATGGTGTTTTACCTACATAAGGAATTACATCGCCCTGTTTTGAACCATATAACTTATTATTAATTGTTGCTGCCTGATAATCATATTCACCATAAGTTTTTCCTGCGCTTGTAACTTTAGGATTTGGCTTACATGAATCTAATGACATTGTAGCATAGTTTACCTGGTCTGGACCATCAATTGAATCATCAACTTTTAACAAATTAAGAGCCAATATAGGACCATTCTTAAGCATTGTCTATGCCATTCTATTAAAGAAACAACCTTTCTACTCAAGCTTACTATCAATATCTCCAAAGATCTTCTGACGTTCAGATTCATACTGCATAAATACTGGACGGTTGAAAGGACCTTTATTATTAAAACCAGGTAACAAACGAAGTGAAGTAGGATTTGTTACCTCACGTTGTGAGTTATCGATTTCTATAGTATAAATACCTGCTGATTTTATAGTAGATAAGTCAATAGAAATTTTTCCCATATTATGTTTTATTAAATAAATTTTCTTTTTATTATTTATCTTATCAATAATTACATATAATTTTGATTTAGATAAAATTTATTTTTTATATTTATAATCAAAAACATAAATAAAAAATGCTAATCTATTAGTGAAAATAGATTAGCATTTAAACACAAAATTAAAAATATAACTATGAAAAATAATTAATCTTCCAATATGCATGTAACTGACAATGAAACTGTATTAACATTATGTATATCAGTATCTCTAAGAATATGTACATATACATCAGGAAAGCCGTACTTATTCTTAAGTGTATCTGAAATATCTGTAAGAATATCAAGATGTTCACGAACACAACTACATACATCATCAAGAATTACATTTACTGAAGCAGGTATATTACACTCTCTTGGATACACTGTATATGCATGTGTATCATCATCTTCAAGAATAGCACAAATCTTATCAATAAGAACCTGTTTAATATCATCCAAATTAATCTTTGGTTCAATTACTTCATTTTCTTTTGCTTCTGCCTTAAGTCTATCAAGAATATTTGTAGTCTTTACAGAGCATTGAGTATCATCTGCAATCTGTTCTGCATCAACAACAGGATGATTATCTCTAAACTTAATCTTATTACTAAGACGAACTTTCTTATTCTTTACTTTATTCTTTCTAGTAAACTTTTGTACATTATGTGGTTCCTCTGTCTGCTGATCATATGATATACCATCAGTATTAATATCCAAATCAATATTATCAATATCTCTATTTACCGGCATTTGAACATCAATATAAATCTTATCATTATCAACTTTACATGACTTAATAAACTCATCAGAAATACCCAATTTAGTCAATGTATCGCGAGCAATTTCTGCAAGATTATCCTTTGATTCTTTAATAGAATCTTTAATACTTTCTGCAGTTTCCTTACACTTTTCTTTTGCATCATCAAACATTTCCTCTGTCAAATGATACTTATTTTCAATACCACAAATATCACAGAATGTCTCCATAAGTTTATTTGTACTATCAAGTACCTTCTTCTTTTCTATACTTGACAATTTGTTAAACTTATCCTTTGTAGAATTCAATAATTCTTTATTAACTCCTGAAAAAATATCAGAAAGATTTTCCTTCATTTTTGCCATAACTTTTAAATTAATATTATTATATATGTTAGATATTTAACTTAATAACATATAATTTATAATATATGTAAAGTTAACCTAAGAAAACTATATATTAGATATATAGGAAGATAATTATCTAAATCTTATCTTTTTTAATAAATATAATTCAATCAAATTTTTATATGTATGTTATAATTTAAATTCTTCCAATGACTTAAATGTATAACTTATCAAACATACTTAAATTTAACTTCACTATATCTTTTTAATTTATATATTATATAGGATATTCTATTAAATGTCTAATCCATCTAACATATCATTAGAAAAATATTTAGACCAATATATAGTTTGTTTATAATTATTATCTCTACACCATTTAATTACATCATTAATATCCCATTTTAATTTATTTGATGAATATGGATTTTTATCTGGTAATCCTAAATCTTTCTTTAGTTTTTCCCACATAAAAACATTATATCCTTCTTGTAACATTTTCATCGCATGTTCATTTCCTGTCTTATCTGAATCATATACGAACCAAAATGGTAAATCAATACCAATAGATTTAGATGCACCTGATGTTGCGATACAATTAGGCAGAAGGAATGCATCAAACGGTCCTTCTGTTACTAATACTGGTCTGTAAATATCAATATTAAATATATTAAATACAGTTGATAATGCTTCTACATTTACTGGTATTTCTATATTATCTTTTAATATTTTATGATGAATTTTTGATAATGACATTGTAAGATATTTAGCTTTTTTCTTACCTGTTATATCTCTAATCTGAATACCGAATACCTTATCATTATCAACTAAATTTAAAATAACAATATATTGTCCTTTTGGATCATACAAAAAATTATTAAAATTAAATTGACATCTATTTACTAAATAAAGATACCCTGGTTTTGCATTAACATCATTAATTTCTAAAAGATTTAGATATTTTTTTATATAATCTTTTTTAACAGAATATTGAATAACAGATGTTTTATCTAATACTTCTGATGTAATTTCAGTTGAATTTGCATTATATGATGGTATATTAGTTACATGTTCATTTACATAAGTAATGGCAGATAATGACATAGGCACATCGAATGACTTAAAGAAATTATGAATTTTCATAAATTTTCCACAGTTAAAACATTTAAAGTTCCCTGCCCAATTTCCTTTAAGTATAAAATGTGCTCGTTTCTTTCGTATATCTGTTGCAGAATCACCACAAAACGGACATGCAAAATTAAGTCCATCAATAGTTTTCTTTATTTGTTGTTTATAAGGAATTCCTCTAAATTCATGTTGAAGAATTTCCTGTAACTTTGATGTAGTTTCCATGTAAAAATCATCATCCGACATTTTTTTAATCGTTAATGATGATGTGTCAAATATATTATTACTGTTATCCATATAGTTTATATAATATAAAATATATAAAGTTTTATTAATAAGAAAAAAGGATACTAAATAAATTAGTATCCTTTAAATTATTGTGATGTTAACATCACAGTAAATCTTGAAAATCCGTTATGTTTTTCAACTTCTATTATTTCATCAAAATTTTCCAAATATAAGTCTGTATGTGAAACTACAAAACAATTCAATTTATTATCTTTTGCAAAATTCTTTAAAAATTCCAATACTGCCCCTGAATTTGAATTGTCCAATGTAGAAATAACTTCATCCAATGTAAATGTATTAATTGATGGGTATCGTCTCTTAAGTAATTTAAATAAACTACATAAAACAACTATATCTACTCTTGTCATTTCACCATCACTTAATGTAACTGGATCTAATTCATTACCTAAATCTTTAAGATGTGGATCAAATTTACTGTCAAATTCCAATCCATATGGAATATTCAACTATATTAAATTATCCTCAATTTCTTTATTCAATAAAGGTAAATAATTATTAATAACTTTTTGTTTTACACCATCTATTGAATATACTAAAGATAAATTCTATAAATCTAACATCTATTGATTTTTATCTTCAATATTCTTTTTAATTACATTTAACTAATCAGTAGTTTTTTCAATAATATTTTGTACAGCTTTATATTCAGAATTAGACTTTAATTTCTCCTGTATCACAAGATTTTCTGAATTTAATGCATTTATACTCTAATTGATTTTCGTGACAGCAGACGCTATTTTATTAAGGTAATCTGATACAATTTTACTGTTATCTGTAAGTGTTTTCATCTAACCTTGTAACTATGTATCAATATTCATTTTATCTTGCATTAACTTATTAAGATTTTCTCTTAATTCATTAAATTGTTCAGATGAAAAAGAACATCCGCATGTAGGGCATTTCTCCTATTTAAAAAGATTAATCTTTTCTTGAATCTATCGTATATTAATAGAATTTTCAATCTACTAATTTTTAATAGAATTAAATTGATTTGTTATTTCTTGCTGTTTCTATACATATTGATTATAACCATCATTTAATGTTTTAAGTTTCTTATTATCTTCCTAAATTTTATTATTATTTTCTTCAATCTTATCTTTACTTTCTTTCGACTATATTTTCTGCTGAATTTGAATTAATTCATTATTTGCATTCTATATAGTTTGGTTTAAAGAAAATATGGTAGAATTATCTGCATTTATAGAAGAACCTAATTCTCTCATATCTTTTTTAAGATTTTCAAAAACAACATTGATAATTTCCAAATCAAAAACTCTGTCTATAATCTATTTTCTATCTGCTGGTGACATTTTAAGAAATGATTTAAATGATTTCATTGAAATTGAAATCATGTTTGAATATGTTGCCTATGGAATATCTATAATTTCTGAATCAATAAATGACTATGCATCTTTTGTTCCATAATTTTCAATATTTTCATTATCTTTAAATACTGTTACACCATTTGGAGAAAACTTTCTTTCTATTACATATGTATGCTACCCCTGTTTAATTGTTCCTCTCATCCAACCATTTTTATTAATTCTATTTGCAATAGAAGTTTTTGGAACTTTTTCTATTTTTCCATATAATAATAAACATGGTAATGAAAGAATTGCAGATTTACCTGCACCGCTCTAACCTTTTAAAAGTATAAGTTTTCCCGTATCATCATAATTTATTTCCTATACCTATTCACCATATGAAAATAAATTACGAAATTCAATCTTCTCTATCTTCATTTAAATTACGTGTTCTATTTAAAATTAAAACAAACAATTCTAATAGAATAACTAATGGACTTGCCAAAATTGAAATTAAGAATATCTTTATTTTATATCCTAAAGTTAATTCAGCTTTATTAACTAAAGTAATAAAGTATATATATGTTATTAATCCTATTAAAAAATATATTGTTATAAATGTTATAGTATCCATTTAAAAATTAGTTTAATTAATTTTAACACAATCTCAATAATTTGTGTTAATTTATTTATAATTAAACTTCATTCAATTCATTTTCTGCTTGTTTTAATCTGTCTCTACTGATATTCTTTAATCTGTCTTTTGTTTCATCATCAACATCTAATTGTGAAATTGATTCATTGATAAGTTCTTCAATAGATAATTCTTTATACTCTTCATTATCTATATTATCCAAATCATGATGAGATTTATTAACAATAATTTGTACTCTCTTTGCATTAGAAAGATTTGCCATATCATATATTGTTCCTGATTTATATTTTCTCAAATCAGATTCTTCTATAAGAATATCATTATAATTATTATTAAGAAATTCATCTCTTTCTTTAACACTTAGTTTCAGAAAATCTTCTACCTTTATTTTATGAAATATTGGACTATAATTATTTTCTTTAAATAATAATTCATTATTAGTAAAATTTACTGTATAAACACCTTTTGTATTTCCTATATCTGATCTTCTTAATTGATATGGAGAACCTACATAAATAACATTACCTAATTCCTGACGTTTATGAATATGCCCTGATAATATTTTCCCTTTAAATATTTTTGAATCAACTGCACCGATAATAGTCATACCATTATCAAATTTCATTTGTGAAATATCTGTATGCATCCATGCATAATTTGCTTTACCAGAATATTCAAGTAATACTTTATTTTCTTCTTCATGTGAACCCAAATATGGTATTGCTATAATATTTGATAATATCTTTGTTGAAGGTTTAATCTTAATTAATGTCGGTTCTTTTATAACTGTAACATTTGGAATATTATCTAAATTTCTTAATGATGTATTTCCTTTATTTGTTCTTTTAGATAAATCATGATTTCCATTTATAATATAAACCGGTAATATAGATCCTAAAATTTCAAATATATCTATTGCTAAATCATTTACATTAATATCAATAGATTTTCTATCATCATATACATCACCTAAAATTGCTAAAAAATAAGTAGGATCTTTTTCAACTAATGATTTTATATATGGTATAAACCAATTATAAAAATATGATGAAATATTTTCTTGCCATTCTTCTGATGCAGATCTTACACCTAAATGAATATCTGCAAGAAAAATACATTTACTTGCTTTAATCTAAATTATATTTTTTGTTGTTGTCATTATTTAAGTAATCTATTACTTTTACATTACATATTATATTAAAAAAAGAGGAAATAGTTTTTTAACATTAAACTATTTCCTCTTTTATATTACTATTTATATGATTGTAATATTCCTAAATCATATCATCATTCATATTATATGAATATCCATTAAGGATTAAATAACTTTCTAAAAATAAAGATGAATACATCACAAAACACTAAATAATTTTTATTATTTATATGGAATCCAACCATAACCGAATCAAATGAGCCGTATTGCTCATTTGAATGTGTGTCAATAAAAATACTTCATCTTTGCTTAAAAATTAAGATACATATACAATGCTCATATTGCCAAAAGTGCCACCTATGTATGCAACTTTACCATTACCTAATTTAATAGTATTAGCGTCTGTATATGCTTTGCAGTATGCTTTACCAGCACGCTTCAATAAACTAAAAATTCTTTTCATAATCAAATAACGTAAATTTAATTTTAAAATTTTTCTAACTATCTTTTTTAACTATCAATTTTTTAAATTAGATAAGAATAAGTCCTGCTTCATAAACTGCCTTATTCATTTCGTAATTACCATTACAGTATGCTGTCCAAGCATTCTTAACTGCGTTCATAATTGTTCTCATAACGTAAATTCAATTTATTTTTAATTTTAGAAAACTGTTTGTGAAAACCGTTTTTAATTTCTTTATATATTTGTAATTTATTTTAATAACTATCTATAATCAAATTCTTTAACTATCTTACATTTTATTTATCTAATTGTTTTCAAAAAACATGCTTTTCACTATAAAAATGGATCATTTTCTGATCTAGATCTGTTAATTTACTCAAAACTATATGTAATTTGTAACATTTACCTTTCATTTTTACACATTGTCATTATTCTCCAAATAATCAGTTTCCCATGGTTTTGAAGATTGAAATGCTTTCTTTGTAATATCAACAAATATTGGATTATCTATACCACCATCTACTTTCATATACATAACTTGATTTGTAGTCTTTGATGTTAAAGGTCCACATTCTTCTTTCCATGGACCTAACTTAATATAATCAAAAGTACCATGATGTAATGGAAATACTTCTCTACCAGAATACCAACCTGTATGTAAATTTGGATATTTTTCTTTAACATACATAGATAATCTTACAACTTCTTTAGGATTATTATCTCCACCCATAAAACCTATACAGGTAATACCTTTATTATCATTAATTAATTTATCCAATACATCTTCTGTTAATTCAGTACCTATATCATTTGCTAAATATGATGAATGACAACCAGGACAATGATTTGGACAACCTGATATATTTAATGCCAATGTAACTTCATCTGGAAATTCTCTGAATACAACTTCATCAATTACATATTTAATATACTTTCTATCTGCCATATTAATAAAAAAGAAATGTTTAGATATTTATATTCTAAACATTTCTTTTTGTTTTATATATTACTCATTTACGTTCTTCAAATCATCCTCTTCACATGGACGAGATGCATTTTTATATTCATCTGGAAGATTAATCCATGTAGTATAAAGAATCGGTCGAGCCTCATAATAATTACAACCTGATTCATATGCATACATAGCTTTTACACTATCTGCAATATCTGTTGTCAATGCGCCTTTAATGGTATACATCAACGGGTCATGTGTACCATACTTTGTTCGTACAACAACACAACGTTCCAAATCTGAAAGTTTAGATTCATTATCATCAGTTGGCGGTACAATTCCATTTCCATACTTCTTAATGTATGCCTTTGCCTTCTTTTCAAACTTTGATTCAATAACCAAACCTGAAAGATTCAACTTACATTCATTAATAAGAAATTCTTTATTTTCGATGAATGCTGTTGCAAGTGATTCTTCGGAACCAATACCGAATTCTTTCAGATTCTTATTCACAATATCCAACATGAAATACTTACTCATTGCATGATAAACTTCATTGTAGAAGCACTTCTTACCTGTCTTTGTAGTAAGATTATACTTTGTCTTACCACATGCAATCTTCACAAGCAGATTCTTAATAGCATCTGCTGTATAGATAGAATTACGAGTTTTCTTACCAATGAAAATATCTTTAATTGAAGCCATAACTTTAGTTTTAAATTAATTATTTATAAAAACCTGTGTTTCTTGTTTCATAGACACACTACTTTTTAGTATAGTTATTGTTTATAACTTCTTTCATCCATAGTTGGTATCTCCGCAAGCGTAAATTCGGTAACGTTCAACCCTATTTAATTTCTTTATTCAAAGATACATAATTTATTTCAAATTAAAAAATTATATATCTATTTTATTTAATCCTTCATCTAAAATATTCTAAGCAGCATTATAATCTCTATCAATTTTTGATTTACAATGTGGACATATCCATTCACGTTCACTTAATTTTAAGTCTTTATAAATATAACCACAATTATGACATGTTTTAGATGAAGGATAAAACCTATCTATAATTACTAATTGTCTTCCATACCATCTACATTTGTATTCTAACTACCTTCTAAATTCAAATAAATTTAATTCTTGTATAGATTTAGATAGTTTATGATTAGACATCATACCACTTACATTCAAATCCTCAATGCAGATAATTTGGTTTTCATTAACTATTTTTGAAGTGATTTGATGTAAATAAGCATTATGTTGATTACTTATCTTTTCATGAACTTTAGCTAATTTAATTTTTAATTTATTTCGATTATTACTTCCTTTCTGCTTTTTACTTAATTGTCGTTGTAGTTTCTTTAATTTAGTCTCTTGACTTTTATAGAAATGTTTATTTTCATATCTATTTCCATTTGAATCTACAATAAAATCCTTTATTCCTAAATCCAAACCTATTACTGTATCTAATTTTTCTTTCTAAATTATATTATAATCAATAAGAATCGATAAGTAATATTTTTCTGTAGATGTTTTAGTAAGAGTAACAGAATGAATTTTATTTTGATTATGATTTAAATATATCTCATCTTTTTTTGAACATTTGAATAATATATTCTTTAACTATTTTATTAATGTAATTCTATTACCATTTATTTTTCGTTTCTTTTTAAATATATTATTTGTAAACCTACAACTCTATTTTGTATCTTTTTTAGATTTAAATTTAGGATAACCATTATGTAATTTAAAAAAATTATCATATGCTTTAATTAAATCCTACATAGATTGCTATAAACACATTGCATATACATCATTAAGAAATAGATATTCATCTTGTTTCTTTAAATTGGTTAAATATTTACCTAACTAAGATAAGGAAATAGATTGCTTATTTTGTTCATACTATGTTTTCTTATAATCTAATAATTTATTATATATAAGTCTACAACAACCTAACTGTTTAGAAATAAAATCCTTCTAAACAGAATCAGGATATATTCTTATTTTAATTGCTTTTAACATAATATAATAAAAAAATCGTTTATATTTTTAATTTGTATAAAATTGGAAGGTTGATACAAATTATCAATATAAACGATCTATAAATATCTTTAATTATATATTATATTCAAAATTATAAAAATAGTTTAAACCAACCTTCCAAAGTTATTAAACTTATTTCTTATATTATTTATCTAAATTATTTTTTAATTGTTATATCTTTTATTTTTTAATCACAATACAAAGATACACATATTTTTCCATAATAAAAAATAATATCTCAAAAAACTTATATTTTTTCTTCAAAAACATAAGAAAAACATTAAAAAATTGAGAGTTTTTTAACGTTTTTCTTGATCCAGTATAAGTATACTGTAACAATGAAAATATCTCATTTTAATACTATATAATGTACGTGTACATTATTAAATATAAAGGATATGTTGATTCATTATTTTCTCTTTAGAACCGGAAACAGTAGCAGCACAAATACCAGATTTTGACTATCCTAATTTTGTATCTATATTTGTTGCCATCGTCTATAACAATGTCATAAGTTGTGTAGCATTAACAGCACATGTATTCGGTGTTGTTCCTTTTATACGAACTGCAGATGTTCCATTTAAAGTTATAATCTTCCCTTCAATATTAACTTCATTTCCAGATGTTATATTAATCTGCTATGGTGCCTATATATAAACTTTTCCATCTGTTAACTAAATCTAAACACCTGTTGTTTCATCAGGTCCATAATGAATAGTTATAGTATTATCAGGTGTCATCTGCATATATGAACCTTTATAATAAAATGCCAATCCAGAGCCAGGTTGAAACTTGATAGACAAATCATATTCAGAATCATAAAGAAGAACCTATGAACCTTCATAATCGGAAGCAATTTCTTCTGATAATTTTCTATCTATTGAATTTGTACCATACCATTCCATTGCATTGACATCATCCTATGCAAATCTTACTCTTACTTTTGTTCCTACACGTGGTATTGAAATCTAGCCGCCACCTGATCCTGAAAACATACCAGAACCAGCATAATTACACCATGGTAAATTCTCTGTTGCTATATTATCATGTAATCCAGCAACTCTCACTTTAACACGTCCAGAACATGTAGGATCATCTATTGATTCAACTACACCTGTTTTTACTTGTTTTGTATTATTTTTACTAATGCTCATATATCTAAATTATTTGATTTTCAATTACTTATAAATTATTTTTAAAATTTATTAAAAATATTTCTCAAAAATGTAGACTTTTTCTCAAAAGTCCAGTATAATAAATATGTTAGTATTTAAGGTTGTGATAGATCCATATATAATATATGAAAAAATTTAATTTATAAATTTATAATTTTAATTTAATTTTTATTCTATTTATTTAATGAATTTAGTAAGGTAAGTCTTTCGAAAATGTAAATATTTTTTATTATATTATTTAGAATTTGTATAAATTAACATAAAAATAATATTGATTATCAGATAATTATAAATTATTTTTAATTTTTATTAAACTTTTTTCACAAAAATGTAGACTTTTTCTCAAAATGCAAGTATAATTAATATTAAGATATTAAGGTAATGATAGATATTTAAAAATTTAAATAAAAATTTTATTTAAATTTGAAAAATTAATTTTCTTTTGGTTCTTTTCTTTTTGATTACTTTTTCTTTGGCTCTTTCTTTTCAGAAGGTAGATTCTTTCAGAGATTGAAATTATTTTTAAAATATGATTTTAATTAAATTATTCATTTAAGACTTTATTTTTTATTATATATATAATGTATAAAGAATAATTCTTTAATTATATGAATGAAGAAAATACACAACAAGATAATAATACGATAAATAATATAGATACTAATTCAATTCAAAATAATTCTGTTATTAATAATACATCAATGCAAACAAATACACAACAGCAGAATTCTTTGGAAAATTCATTAACAAATTTACAGGATAAATGGGCTGATATTATAAAGTCTCTTAATGAACGTATGAAAGATCTTAAATCTATAGATGGATTAATGAATGAAGTTTATTTGAAAAGACAAGAAGCAATAGATTTATTTTATGGAACAGCAAAAATTTTAAGTAAACAAACAAGAGATTATAAAACAAAAGCATCAAGTATATATTTAGCTTTGAAATCAGGATCATCTGGTATTCGTTATACGAATGAAAGTGCTATTAATTTACAAATAGAATCTCAGTTATCAGCAGAAAAAGAATCTGTTGATTTATTAGATAATTTTTGTAAATATATGAAAGATACTATTTCAACTATTGATAATATTATTTATGGAATTAATAATAAGATTAAGGTTTTTGAAATGATGAATGGATTGAAATTTTAATTATGAATTAATATATAAAATAGAAAGAAGATATAAGTTAATTCTTGAAAACTTATATCTTCTTTTTATTATTACAATAATTTCTTATTAGATATTTAACTTAATAACATAATATATGTGAAGTTAACCTGAGAAAACTATATATCAAATATATAGAAAGATAATTATCTAAATCTTATCTTTTTAAGAAATATAAATCAACTAAATCTTTATATGTAAATTGTAACTTAAATTCTTCCAACGACTTAAGATACAATACGATAAACATACTTAAATTTAGTCATACTATATTCTTTTATTATTTATCTAAATAATTTATAAAAATTACGAATTTTTATAAAAAATATTTAAATTGTAAAATATTATAATTTCTTATTATATGCATTTCCATAATTTCCATATGGATTGACTGAGCATGCTTTTTGCATTGCAGTAAAGAATTTAATATTTTCTTTAGGAATTAAAACAGGACAGTTATCAATATAATAACCACCTTCTGAACCTATTTTCCCTTTTATATTTTTATTTTTAACAGGAGACTTTTTATTATTTTTCATATATTTAATTATTAGATTATTTTTATTATTTATAGAATAAACAATTAACATATTTTTAACTATAATAAATGTTGTTATTATAGTTATTTAAGTTTTAGTTTTTAATTATGGCAGTTAAGAAGGATAAAGATACAAATAAAGAAAACAAATGTTCATTTTGTGGTAAGACAAAAAAAGATGTTGCATTATTATTTAATGGTGAATTTGGTAGTATATGCAATGAGTGTTGTGATCAGATATATAACATGAATCTTAGTATAATTAATCATAATACAAATTTTATACCAGAAGATGAATTTCATAAAGATGATGTAAAGAAACCTACAGAGATTAAAGAATTTCTAGATCAATATGTTATTGGACAAGATAAAGCAAAACAAAGATTAGCGGTTGCAGTTTATAACCATTATAAACGAATAAAGCAAAAAGGATTTGATGATGTTGAAATTGAGAAGTCAAATTGTATCTGTATAGGGGATACAGGTGTTGGAAAATGCATTTCTCCAGATACATTAGTAACTATACGAAATAAAAAAACAGGTGATATACAGTTTATCAGTGTTGATGATTTTAAGAAGTTATATTTGACCAAACAGAATGAAGTTTAATTTTTTAATATGCATTAAAATCAAATATTTTAGAAAAAAATGTAAATAGTTTTTAAATTTAAATTAATGAATAATGTTATCAGATAATATAGAAAGAAAATTTATTAATACATGGGATATTGAAGACTTTCAAATATTAACAGATGATGGATTTGTTGATATTAAGTCATTACATGAAACAATTCCATATATTAAATATCATATAGAAACATTTAATGGTTTAACACTTGATTGTGCTGATAATCATATAGTATTTGATGAGAATATGAATGAAATTTTTGTAAAGAATTTACGAAATGAAGATAAAATTATGACAGCAAACGGTATTGATACCATTATATGTGTAGAATGTACAAATATTGAAGAAAATATGTATGATTTTGAATTAGATGAAAATTCTAATCATAGATATTATACAAATGGTATTTTATCACATAATACATTATTGGTAAAATCAATTGCAAAGATGTTAGATGTACCAATTAGTATAGTAGATTGTAATTCAATTACAGAAGCAGGTTACGTAGGTGATGATGTCGAAACTTCTATCACACGGCTTTTACAAGCATGCGATTATGATGTTAAGAAAGCAGAACATGGCATAGTCTTCTTAGATGAGTTGGATAAGATTGCAAGAAAGTCAGGAGGTAATCCTTCCATAACAAGAGATGTTTCAGGTGAAGGTGTTCAACAAGCATTACTTAAGATTATTGAAGGTACTGTTGTTAATGTTCCTCCAAAGGGAGGTAGAAAACATCCTGATGCAAAAATGGTTCAAGTTGATACAAAAAATATTTTGTTTATTTGTGGAGGTGCTTTTGTAGGTTTAGATAAAATTATCGAAAGACGTATGAATAAATCTTCATTAGGTTTTATATCTAAAGAAGAGAATAAACAATATATAGAAGATAAAGAAAATAATAATATTCTTAAATATGCAAATGCTGAAGATTTTAAGAATTTTGGTTTAATACCTGAATTAATCGGACGCCTTCCTATTATTACATATCTTAATCCATTATCAGAAGAAGATTTGAAAAGAATATTAATTGAACCTAAAAATGCAATTATAAAACAATTCAAAAAACTATTTGAATTAGATGGTATTGAACTTATTATTGATGATGATGTATATGATTATATTGTTAAATTATCAATAAAGAATAAATTAGGTGCAAGAGGTTTAAGAGGTATTGTAGAAGCATTATTATCTGATGATATGTATAAAATGCCAGCAACTGATGAAAAACAACTTCATATAACAATAGAATATGCTAAGGAAAAACTATTGGAGTATGAAAATACATATAATTAATTATTATTTTAAATTATCATTTTAAATCTTGGGTATTTTTTTATCCAAGATTTTTTTATTTGAAATAAAATGTGTATCTTTGTATTGTTAATGAAATAATAAACAATTAAAAAATAAAGATTATGAATACAAATAATAATATAAAGTGGTATAAGGCATCAGAATATGTAGATAAGATGGCTAAGGTAAAGTCATATTTAGGTTTACCTAAAGGTTGGGGTGCACCAGAATTTGTATCTGGAAATTGTAGTAAAGAATGGATATTAGAACATTTTGAAGCAATTTGTCCTATTCCAATTGATGGTATGGATGAATTCCGTAGAGAAACCCATTATTATGGTGAATCTAAAATGGTTAAAGCTTCTGAACTTACAGTAGGTGATAAGATTTATTATGATTATAGTGTATTAACTGTAAAAAATATTAATAATAAAATAGAATTCGATGTTAAAGGTATTACTATAGATAATCTTGATACATTTGTAGAGAAACTTTAATAATGTTTAATTAAATATAAAATATTAATATGGTAATGATTGGTGATATTGTAAGAACTATTACAGAAGTAAAGAATACAAATGGTGTATATGAAATTCATCCATGTGGAGATAATACTATTTCTGGACATATTAAATCTACAGATGGAAAATTAACAGACTTTTCTAATGGAAATGAATATACAGATTATGAGGTTTCTCAGATTGAAATGTTTGAGGAAGAAGGAAATGTATATTATCGAAAAGTAATGTAATTTCATTTTTATGAATACAAATGAGAAATTTGAAAAATTAAAAAAATTAGCAGATAATATGTATGTTGCTGCTCAGTATTTGTCTACTGATGCATCACAATTAAAGAAAGCAATGAATGAATATCATCATTTTGTTGTGTATGAATTAAATAAAAATAATACTAAATAATAATTTATTAAATAATTTATGAAAAAGATTGTAATTGTTATTATTGCCGTAATTATCGGTATTTTTTTAATCTCTGGTATATCTATGTATTTTACATATAATAACCAGGAAATTTCATTGAGAAATGAAGCTGAATCACAGCGTGGAAAGATTGAAAGTTGTCATGATAAGATGTGGAAAGTTATTGCACAGCAGGCGCAAATCAGTGATAAGTATGCATCTGATTTTGACAAGATTTACACACATATCATGAGTGAACGTTATGATGCAAATGATGGTTCATTGATGAAGTGGATTACTGAAGCAAATCCTCAGTTTGATGCCAGCCTTTATAAGAATATTATGCAAAGTGTAGAGGTATTGCGAACGGAGTTTCAGAAGAATCAAGAACGAATGTTGGATATTGTAAGAGAGCATAGAGATTTGTGTGCACGTTATCCAGGAAAGTGGTTTATTAGTAATACAGCAGATATTGAGTATACAATAGTTTCTTCTGGTCGTTCAAAGACAGTAATGAGTACAGGTTTGGATGATGATATTGATGTATTTAAAAAGTAAATGATAGACAAATATATAAACGTAGATAAGGTTATTTCTATTAAAATATTTGATAAGAAAGATGTTCTTAATGAAAGTTTTGTATGTATATTAATTCATCGTAAAGGTACTGTTAAGAGACGACGATTAAAATTTAATGGATTTAAAGTAGAAATTGAATGTGTATATTATAAAGATGATATATTTGAACAGTTATTTTCTGGCAAAATAACAAGGACAAAATTAAATGAATTGTATATGAAAGAATATATCGAAGATAATATAGAAAATAATTATATTATTGAAGATAATATTTTATATGAAAAACCACGTGTAGAAATAACACTTATTAATGATGAATTAGTTGTAGTTCATAGAGATTCTGTTAAAGAATTATATAATTATTTAAATAATATAGGACTTTCAAAACATAAAAATATTAAGAAAGTTTAATTAAAAAGGTAAATTATGTTTATTCATAGTTTACCTTTTTATTTTTATTAATAAATAATTTAACTGAATAATACTATATATTTTCACAAGATAAATATAAAAAATAATTTTTTGATTTTTAAATATGGTAAAAACTAGATTGAATATACCAGCAACTCTTGTACATAGTGTTAAAGGTACATAGTATAAGATTAATGGTATTCTTTTATCAATTAATGAATCAAATGATACATGTTCAATGCGTTTCGATGATAATTATGTCGAAAATAATATACCATTGAATAAGATTTTGATTAATGAAGGATTTATTGATAAGATTAAAGAATACGGAAAGAAAGTTGCTTCATATATTACTGATAAAGTAAGAGGTTTTATTGCACTTGTTGATGATGCAGCTAATTAGGTTGTTTCATGGTCATTAAATAATGTCGGTAATTTAGCAATTAAAGCATCAAAAGGTATGTTGCCAAAGGGCGTTTATTTTGCGCCATCTGCATCATTAAAGAAAATTGCAGGTACTGGTGGTATGACTATTGATTAGGCATTTGCAGAAGGTATAGCAAAAGACCGTAGAGATATTGTTAATTTCTGGAGTCGTGTTATTAAACGTGCTGGAACAACAGATGAAACTATTTCTGAATCTATTAAATATGTTAACGAAACATATTATAAACCAACAAAATTATATAAAGCATTAAATGAAGCTGTATATTCATATGATGCAGTTAAAGATGGTAATGGATTCAGTCATTTTGGTGTTGCTATTAATTCTAAATAGTTAATTTCTAAACTTAAGACTAATATTCGTGAACAAATTTCTGGACCTCTTGGTGGACACTCTGATGTAGTACCATTCCTTATTTGGGGTGCTCCGGGTATTGGTAAAACTGCAATCATTAAGCAAACTATTAAAGATATGGCTAATGCTAAATATAAAGCAATTAACTTGAATCTTGAAGTTATTATGCTTGCTGGTTATACAATAGAAAACTGGACATTACCTCGTGATGCTACACGTGAAATTGGTTGGGGACTTGATTCTGGTTCAGCAAAAAGAAAATCACAAATGTATACACGTGAAGGATTTACTGATACACCAAAGACTTGGTTACCTGTATATCTTAATACATCAGATCCAGAAGAGAATAAGAAACGTGATTATTTCTGTAATACATGTAGATTCCTTTCAACTGATAATACTGGAGAAATTACATCTGCTAATGGACATCCTTTTGAAGGTGGTGTTGTATTTATGGATGAGTATTCACGTGTTGAACCTAATGTTCAAAATATTATCATGGGTATTGTTAATGATCATAAATTTGGTGATAATTATGTTGTTGCATCTAAATGGGGATTTGTTCTTGCATCTAACCGTTCTATTGATGAGAATGAAGCAGAATCAGAAGATAGAAGATATTTCCCTACTGCTGCACAAACAAACCGTTTTACACATTATACATATGTTCCTTCAAAGACTGAATGGATTGAATGGGCACGTGAAGTTGATCCTTTAACACATGAAGCTAATGTACCACCATTTATTACAGATTTTATTGAAGCTTCAGATGATTATGTATGGTATTCTACTATTGTAAATGGTGGATATGATGATATGCTTGATAATCCAGAGGCAGATAAGAGAGCACATGAAGATCAGAATGATTCTTTATCTAAGATTAGTGATGTTCTTAATCAGGAAATTATTTTACGTACAAAACGTATGGTTACTCCTCGTACTTGGGCAAATACAATTGGTCCATTCTATAAAGACGCTTTAATTGATTTGTTTGATGAGAATCCTGATGGTATTTCTGGAAAGGAATATTATTAGAAATTAATTGACTCTTCAGTAGAAGAAAAAACAGATGATGAAGGAAATACATATAAAGAATATTATGGTGGAATTCTTCCAAATGTTTTAATTGATGCATTAAATGAACTTGATGATGATTATTGGGACTGGTGGGTTGATGAACACGGAGGTCTTGATGAATTGGATCCAACTGGTAATAGTTCAATTGGTATACGCGGACGTTATAATATTTTTATGACATATTTTACAGATAATATGCGTGATAAGATTGGTGATGATACCGGTACAAATGGAGCAACTGCTACAGGTCCTGTTATGAAGGCATGGCGTTCGTATAATGAATATTCAAAGATCTTTACTCCATAGGTAATGACAACTATTTGGGAAACTGGTAGTATGCCTCCTGAATATTAGGATGATGATGATAAGAAACCATTATCTGTTGATATGTATGCAACATCAGAATTCTCTAAGTGGAAGTGTATTTCTAGTATTGCAAAAGAATTACCATTATAGGTATTAGCCGCATATCCAGGAGATCTTGAGGAAGATATAAAGAATGATATAGAAACATTAGAAAATGCTAAACCATTATCTGACAGTCAGGTTTCATCTGCTGCATAGAAACTTATTAAAGAATATTCATTTAATATTAATGGTAAGACACATAACTTATTATTTGATGATGCAGAATTACAAGATATTGATACATTACGTAATAAAGTTAATTCTTTACTTAATTCACGTGTTGCTCAATTATATGCACACTTTGCATCATGGATTGCTAAGATTTCAATTCAAACTGAAATTGGTTCTATTGCACATAATATGAGAACATCATTATTTGAAAAGTGTAATAATATTGATTCTGATTTACGTAAGGAATTCTATAATACTGTTGCAGTTAGAAAGACTCTTACAGCTTATGAAACTGCACGTGCAAAGAAGGATCCAAATCTTCAATAGATTGCACATGTTCATCAGATTGAAGAATCTAAAGTTCCTATTTTACCTGCATTAAATATTCTTGCACGTTCAGAAAAGTTTGATTTCAATCAAACACGTAATGCAGTTAAGAGTAGAGCGAAAAAATAATAAACATTAAATAAACAATATATATTAAGAGTGAATATAATTATTTGAATTATGTTCACTCTTTTTATTTTAATAAATATTAAAAAGATTTTTTTACTTCTAACATAATGGTAAAGGTAAAGTTAAAAACTAATAAAACTCGAGTATACGAAGCTTATTCTAAAAACACCGTACAAAATACAATGGGTGTTAAGATGAAGTCTGCTGAAGAGAATCAACGTGAATTAGCTGGTTTATGGGGAAGACTTATGAAGCAGAAAAGTATAGATTTACGAAAGTTATATAAAGGTGCTACAATGAAAGATATGGGATATTCTATTCCTGTATCTAAAATGCGTGTACCTGTTAAGGTGAAGATTACTGATGCGATAACCGGAGAACAAACAGAAGAAGAAATTATTCCTGCAGAAATTGCATCTTTCTGTGAAATGGCAAAAACTCAAGCTGCATCAACCAGAGAATTAGGACCAATTTTAGGTCGATTTAATAAACCTATTTTGTGGTCATTTAATATTGATACAGCTGCATCAGATGGTGTACGTATAGCATTTAATCCTGTATTTGCTGAACAACTTTTATATAAAGGAAAAGGACAAGTAAAGGAATTAATGTCACAAGGTAAGCGTATGTCTCAATCTGATAGGGTTATTACAATGGCTAGATTAGTTCTTTATGTTATTTGTCATGAAGCATATCATCAGATATATAGACACAGAGAACAAGCAGAAAGAAAAACAGAAACACAAGGTGGAAAGAATCATCAATTAGCAAATATTGCGATGGATGCTGAGATAAATCGAGATCTTGAAAAACAAATTCCAAAATATTTTGCTGGAGCAACAGAAGAATGTGATGGAATTTTTGATGATAGATTTAGAATGGAACCATGGCAAATTATTTTTGATGCTTATTTTTATAATAAAGTTTCTACACCGCAACAACCAATTAATCAAAATCCTGTAAATAATTCTCAACAACAATCTGGACAACAAGGACAATCTGGAGATAGTCAGCCTTCACAAAGTCAGCAACAAGGTCAAAGTGGACAGCAAGGAGATAATAATCAATCACAAAGTCAAGGTGGTTCACAAGGTCAACAGAGTGATTCATCTCAGCAACAATCTGGAAATCAAGGATCACAGAATCAATCAGGTAATCAAAATAATCAATCTGATGAACAACAAGGTCAAGGTGGTGGTTCATATGATGATACAGATTTAAGTGCAGCAGATCCAGATACTATGAGCGATTATGGTATGGATGATATGCCAGATAATAGAGATAAATCTTCTGAATATCAAGATGCATATAATGATGAGATAAAGAAAGAATTAGATAAAGCAATGGGTAAAGTTTCAGGAACAGATTCTGATGAACAAGGTGATGATGATTCTCAATCTGGAAATGATTCACAATCTGGTAATAATGATTCTGAAAATTCAGATGAATATGGAAATTCAGGAAATGATGATGGTGAAAATCAAGGTGAAAATAAAGGACAATCTGGAAATGATTCAGGAGATTCACAAGATGGACAATCAGGTCAAAGCGGTGAAATGAGTCAATCATCTCAAGGTTCTATGGGAAATTCAAAAACTGGTAGAAATTCAGGTCAAATGTCTCCTACTGAAAAGGCAGCGCGTGAACAAGCACGTAAAGATGTTAAGAAAGCAATTGATAAGATGAAATCACAAATCGATAAAGATATGAATTCTGTACCAGATGAAGATAAACTTCAAGAACAACTTGAAGGTAAAGAATTTAATACAACAACATCTTCTACATTTGGTGGTGCTGATATGTTATCACAGGAACAGATGGCTGAAATTGCAAAAGAATCAGGTGATCCTTATACTGCAGAAGAATTAACATGTGATCCTGTAGAAATATCTAGAAGATATAATGAAGAAAATAAAGAAAGATTAAATCAGGTTTCACCAGATCTTGCAAATAAGCTTAATGATATTGCAGATAAGTTAAAGAATATGGAATCTCTCGCTAATTGGAAGCAGAAGATGAAGAAACATTTTACTGCTGCAATGGAAGCAGGAACACAAATGAAACGTTCAAAACGTATAATGTCACAATCATGGCGTGATGATAGATATAATCCATATAAAAAAGTACCATTTGTAGAGAATAATGCAGCTAATATATTTTATCTTATTGATAATTCTGGTTCTATGTATGGAAATGGTAATGGTATATTCTATCAGATATTTAAAGAAATTGTAACGTTAGAAAAACAATGTAAAGTATTAAATTCTGCTAGAGCTTATTTTACAACAGGTGCTATACATCCTGAAGATGTTGAAATGTGGAATATTAAAACACCTATTTAGAAACGTCTTGAACTTCTTGGTGATCGAGGTGGTTCTGGTGGTACAGATATTCCAGGAAATACTATAAGTGTTACTAAACTTAAGAAACCATATTATTATGATAATGGAGAAAAACATACAACTATTATGGTATTTACAGATGGTGAAGATACTGGTTGGGAACAATTAAAACAGATACCTTCAAAAATAAGAAAAGACATTGTATTTGTTGTATTTAACCCAGATGTTAAATTTATATTAAAAACATTCCATGAAATGCAAACACTTGGAGGTATTTCACTAAAAAATTTAATAGGTATTGATACATCTAAATTTGGAATTAAGTCAGTTTAAAAATAAGAAATAAATGAGTAAAAATATATTATTATTCCCTGGTGGTTTTAAACCATTTCATGATGGACATTTATCGATATTGAAATCACACATATTCAATATCGATAATGTTCATATTGATGAAGTACGTATTTATATATCGTCTAAAAATAGAGATAATATTACTGCAAATAGTTCATTATGGTTTTTAAATAATATTAAAGACAAATTAAGTGAACTATATAATGTGAATATTAATGTTTGTATATCAGAATATCCTGCACCTATACGTAAATGTTATAATGATGTTGGAAGTTCAATTAATGATGAGAAATTCTGTTTAGTTACATCAAATAAAGGTAATGACATTAAACGAAAAGATGAATTTGTTCAATTATATTCAGAAAACGGAAAATATTATGATTCAACTAAAGGTGTAAAAACCATATATATAAATGCTAATATTGAACCGGTACATTATATTAATAGAGAGGATGAATATAATAATGAATGTGTTTCATCTACTATTATAAGGCATGATATATATAATCATAATTATGATATGTTTAAGACTGCATATATAAATATGTTAAGTAATAATATACTGAATGAAAAAATATTGAAAAAATATTATGAAAATTTAATAGATTTAAGTTAATTTATAGTGTTTTTTCAAAAAGATAAATAATAAAAAAGAAAATAATTCTATTTATAATAATATGAAAAGAAAACTTAATGAAAGTCTTACATTTCCTGTAAAGATTGATGTTGTACGACTTGTAAACGAAAATCCTGAACTTAATGGTTAGATGGATAAAATCGCTTCATAGATAGAAGATACAACAGATGCAACAATTACTAAGGAGGAGTCTGATGGTACTGTTTATATGGTAATTGATGGTCTTACACAAGATGATATTATCGACATATTTGAAAATGATTATTATATTGATGACGTTGATAACTACTTTGTATATGACGATGCAGATGATGAACTTGATGACATTGAATCAGATGATGATGCGCGTGCAGCAGCTGAAGATGATATGAGAGATGAATATGGTGATGATTATATTGATGAATCATGTGATGATGATGCAAGAGATTGTGCCATCGAAGATATGAAGGATGAATATGGTGATGATTATATTGATATGGATGAAGATTATGGTCTTGATGATGAAGGTGAATGGATTGATACAGAGGATGATGATTATGATGATATGATTCCTGATTATGATGAAGTTGATCCTGACGATCTTGATGCATTAGATGCACGAGATGCTGCATATGCAGATATGGAAGATGATGGTATTTATGATGAAACATATGAAGATGCTGATGAGGAATTTGCTGGTGATGATGCATTAAATGATTCAGATGATGATTCAGATGATGAATTTGATGAATGTATGGAAGACAGCGAATTTGAATGTTATGAATCATTGAATAATCGTAAACTCAGAAATAGAAGAAGACTTCTTGAAAAGAAAAAGGGATGTTGTCCACCAAAGAAAGGTAAAAAACTTATTAACCTTTCTGAAGCATTAAAAATGCGTAAAGCTGGTTTGACAACAAGAGATATTGTTCGTTCTGCTAAGAAACCATATCTTAATGAATCTATTATTAGTAATGCAATTAATAAAGCGAAGGCAGAACCACGTAATGATAAGAAGATGAAACTTATCATGAAGAAAAAAGAGATTATGCAGTTAAAGGAATCACTTGGTGCTGAGAAGTTCAATATGATTTGTGAAGCTATGAAATCTGGTAAGAAAACATTATATTCTAAGAAAACAATCAATGGTAAGAATATTACAGAATATTCAGCTAAAGAACTTCTTGAATTGTTAAATACTGTTAAGAAACAGCATACAAATCTTATGAAATCATATAAGTCATTAAATGAGTCTGCTACAAAATCAACAAAGAGAGAACTTCGTACTGCAATTGAAAATAAAGAGCGTTTAATGTTAATTCTTGATGAAGAACTTACATATCGTTTGACTTTCAAAAAGTTGAATAAGTCTAAAGCAATTAATGAAGATGAAGAGAATCCATTAGAACCATTGTCAGTAGACCCTACTGATGGAGATGATAAAGATGATTCTTCAGATAACGCTGATAATAATGCAGATACAACAGATGATAATACAGATAATGAATCAGGTGAAGATACAGATGAAACACCAGATAATGATGAAGAGGTTGAATTATCACGAGTTGTAATTACAGTTGCAAATCAAGACGCTGCAGATGAACTTAAACAATCACTTGTAGATGCAGGTGTTCCAGATGATGCTATTGAATTTGAAACTGATGATGAAACAGATGATAGTGAAGATTCTGATGATACAGATTCAGAAGCAGATGAAAACTCAGATGAAAATACAGATACTGATGATACTGCAGATGAAACACCTAATGAGTCTTTACATTATAATAAGTTTAAGAAATTGTTAGAAGATGATGATCCAGAAAGTGATAAAGCAGATGATTCTACAGATGATAATGCAAAAGATGGTGAAGATTCAGATGCAAGTTCAGATGATAATTCAGATGATTCTTCTGACAGTGAAGATAAACCTATTAAAGTTGTTTTAACAAATACTGATTATGTAAATGATCTTGCAGATGTTTTAAATAATGAATATGGTATTTCTAAAGAAGAATTTGAAGAAATGATTGGTGGTCAGATTGTTGATGATTCAGATGATTCAGGTGACTCTGATGACTCAAGTGATTCAGATGATGATAAGTCAGATGATGAAAATAAAGATGATAAACCATCAACAAATGGTGATGATGCAGTAGATGCAATGTCACAGGAAGAACTTGATAAATTATTCGGCGGAAACTAATTTTAAAAAATTATTTTTCAAACATAGATAAATAAAAAGATATAGAAAAACTAAGAAAAAACGTTTGCTCGTTTTTCAATTAGTTTTCATTTTTCTAAATTATTTAGATTACAGAGGAACGGTACGTGATGTATAGTTCCTCTTATTTTTTAAGACTATTTTATATAAATATTGTATAATAGTTAAAATAAGTTTTTCGAATATTACTATGTTTACGTTTATACAGATTTTAAGCACAAATTCAGATGGAATTCATATATACTCCTTTAAAGAAATAAAAAAACTTTATAGGTTTTACCTGTATTTATTTCGTCCTCATGTTTGGACTATATACAAAATCTTACATAAAACACGGAAAAATATAGTCAAACGAATTACTAACTTATTTTAATAAATTAAGGGAAATAACTCACAACAGTTATTTCCCTTTTTATTATATATTATTTTTATAACCAATACATATGTGGGTTTGGACCTATATCATAATACTTATATTTAAAATCTTTACCATTACCATTCTTATAAAAATATTTAACAATATCACCACGGAATTTTATTGCGCGCTATTTTATTTTATCATTAAGTAATTGCACATTATATATTTTTGTATTATGATTTGGTAATATTAATGTATCTGTATTAATATTAGGGCATTTATCAATTTTTAATTTTAATAAAGAAACATATTTAGAATTATCCTATATATTAACATTTTTCAATGCCTTACAATTTTTTATAACTAATGAATTATCATCAACTATATTACATTTATATATAAGATTTAAATCTGTTAACTAATTACAATTCATTATTTCAAAACAAAAATCCTAAGTTATTGTTATATTTAATGATTTTAATGTTACCTTATTTAAATTAACATATTTTATTCGTTTATAACTAAAATCAGTAGAACTTAATAAATGTTCTAATTCATTTTCTATTAGATTACAGTTATTAAAAATCAATCCAGGTGTATATGCTCTGACTACATATGAATCTTTATATAATGAAAAATTATTTAAAAAGTTTTCAGGAATATTAATATTATCAAAAATATAAGTTATATATGTTTCCTAATATTTACCATGTAATGAAATTGGGCACTATATAATTATATTATATTTCATAATAAAATCAATTAATTCTTGTGAATTAATTATATATGAAAACGCACCACTACGTTTTATAGATTTAGGATAACCTAATGTATAATGTCCACAAGATTCTACACTATCTACAAATCTATAATCTATTCCATTTATATTCTATATATTAAAATTATTGAATTTAGGATATTCTATTATACTATATTTTGATAAATCCTATTCATTATATAATTCTTTAAATCTTTCAAAAATATATTCATCATCTATATATAAATCAGAATGATCTATTTCATTATTATTTAATATACCATCTGTATCATCAAATAATGATTCATATAGTTTTTTATATGCTGAATCAAAACCAAAACGTTTCATTTAAATTAATAATTAATTAAATTTTGATATAATATTTATAAAAATAAATAATTAAATGAAAAATAATTAAAAACAAATGAATACATAGAAAACAAATGATGATGGTGTAATTTGTGGTGTACCTATTTTTAATCCCCATAAGTTTTCACCTGTTGAAATATTTTCAAATAATAATGGGAAAACAAGTTCAACAAAGGTTGTAGGTTTTATTGCATCATGTGTATGCTTATTTTTATTCCTTATTCTTGTATTATATTATTTTATAAATCCAGGAGAATGCGGGAATATTTTAGAATTTATAGATAGAACAATTACTTACTTTAGTGTATCAGCAGGTTTAATGGGTATTAAATCGATTACAAGTTCATTCGGTAAAAATAGGATAGAAATTACTGAAGTACCTTGTAGAAAAAAACCTGTTAATAAACCAGAAGTTGAAGATGAAAATCAATCAAATGACAGTGCAGATACATGTGAATAATAAAGTAAACTAAACTTATTATATTTAATATAAAATATTAGAGTAAAACTAATATTGTGTAATAACTTCATGATTCAATTTATTAAACGATGTTGGTATTGGTTCATGGGTTTATTTACCAATAAGTTTAAAAATATACCCAAAGAAAATACCAATATAAATAAATTAGAAAATAATTTAGAAAACAATAATATTAATATTGTATCAGTAAAAGTACGATATGTAAAAGAAAAAGAAAACTAATTATAAAATATGGCAAAGTTTTATTAGCATATGCAACCAGGAGAAACTCTTGGTAAAATTACAAAATTGAAATATATCGATGATATATCTGATGATGAATTAACCCTTTATGTATTTGAGGATAATACGAAATGTGATGAATCATATATTGCTGAAGTGAATAATATGAATGCATTTAATGGCAGATATATGATGACTGAACTTTCAGGTCCTACAAATAAATGGTCATTCAAAACAGTAGAGTTCAATCTTAATGAAACAAAAACAGTAACAGGAGACAATGGAGAAGTTTATGAAGTTCCTCAACCAGGTATAAGTATTAATGGAGAACATATGAGTTTATCATTAACTGAAGATGGTAAATCTTCATCTAGACCTATAAGTAATGCAGGTAAGAGAACCGATGCGACACCACCTGTTACAGTTAAAACTACAAATATCGAACCAAAAGAAAATTATTTACTTTCTTTACATCCTGAATTATTAGATCCATCATTAAAGCAGAATACTAATATTTCAGAATCAACTGATAATTTAATTTTAGGTAAAGCAGTAAAGAAACCAGAAATTAAAGTAGATTCTCCAGAAGTTGTAGCAGATGTAATTGCAAAAGTTCCAAACCCACAAATTGCACAGTATAATAGTAAGCAAGTTAATACAACAAAATCCCCGATTTCTACTGCGGTAATTGAAACTGTACGTCATGCAAGCATTACTATTAATCTTGATGATATTTTGTCTAATTCAGAATATGATTCTATTAATATAGTTTCTAATGGAGAAACTGTAACATTATCTACCGAACAATTTGCAAAACGATTATGTAATGAAGTAATTGAACAAGTTTCAGAAGATAAAAAAATATCACCATATGAAGATCCAGATTATAAAGAGGATATTCTTATTACTAATATGATTGATAAGAGTAAGAAGAAAGTATATAATATTGGTGTTGATATTGAACTTGAATTACCTCCAAAGGAAGTTTATAAAACTATAAAGGATGTATATCCAGAAGGAATGACAGAACATTTTGTTACAAGTATTTCAAGACGTATGAATAATAATACGTTGAAAGAAGCGTTAGCAAAAGGTTTAACTGATTATTATGAATCTACATTATCAGATAATACAAAACAAGAAGGTTGATAATTTCAATAATAAATAATTGGTAACTATAATTAAAAACTAACGAGTAATTAATATAAATGAATGTATACGTAACAACTGAATCTGAAAATAAACTAAGAATGTTATTTACTAACATTAAAAGTTTTTTTATTCTTGATGTATAGTCGTTCGTAAGTAGTTTTAAACTAGATCTCAGCAAATAGTCGAATGTATATTTCATTAATACTGAAATATTGAATCAAATTCAATAGGCGTCTAAATTAAAGAAATATCAAGGAATTATTTACATAAATAAAAATTTGGATGAAACTTTATTGTTTAACCTTTAGAATAAATTTAAGAAGATTAAGGAAATAAACAAAATTGTACTTTTAGATAATGGCATATTACCTAAACATACAGACCTGTATAATTTGTGTGAGGAAGTATTTTTCTATGAACGTTTTTATAAGAATAAAATAATAGAATGTTAGGGAATTAAAAAAGATGATAGAGGTAAACCATCTTTAATTATGGATGATAATAATTAAAAAATAAATAATATAAATTATTATTTAATAACTAATTATGATTATTTCTGTTCCAGAATATAAAAAAATAAACAAATACAATAAAAGAAATATATCTACGTTAAACGAATCAATGTTTGATGATTTTGATGATGATTTTGATGATATATTAGGTGATGATGATTATTTATCAACAAATATATCTTCAGATTATGAAGAAAATGAATTAAAACCAAGAGTCGAAAGAATGCTAAATGAATTAGACGTAGATAATTACGAAATTAAATGTACAGGTCATGGTATATTAGTAGATGTCCATGATAATTTATATCTTTCCAATAAAGGATTGAATCGTATGGGAATGCAGTTATTTAAATTCAATGAGGTAGATGGCTCTTGTAATATGACAGGAAATAATTTATCTGATTGGACTGCATTCCCATATATTATTCATGGTAATTGTTATGCAAATTTCAATAATATAAAAACATTTGATGGTGCACCTAAAGTATTAGGTAAAATGATAGCAAATAAACAAAATAAGAAACCAAAATATCCACTTACAAATGATAATTATTTGAAATTTAAATCAAATCAATTACATGAAAATGATGTATATGTTATTAAGAATAATAAATTCGGTATATTATATTCTATATAGGAAAATGTTAATACATGTATTGTAAAATTTAATGACAATACAAAACAAAAATTTAATCTAAATGAAGTTGAATATTTAGGAAATATTGAAAACTTAATTATTTGATAATGGAAACAATTACATCTAAAACTGGTGTTATATATTATAACTATGATGACGATGATTTTTAGTATGATGAGAATAAAAAATATTATACTAGTTCATTAAGATATAAAACATATTATGTAGGAGATCCAAGAAATAAAATACTAGTAACATGGTATGTTTATTATGAAGTAGATAAAGATGAAAATGTAACTAATAATCTGATTGATGTTGATCTAATATATAATATTAAAAATTTAACAACTGGTGAAACATTAAAAAATAAATCTGCTGATGAAACGGTAGAATATATTAATTCTTTTACATAGAAACAGTTAGACGAACAAGAAGATAATAATGACGAATTTGTAAATACAACTGGACATACTGAACAATCAGAAGAAGATCTAGAGGAATATACAGGAGCATCATTATTTGATGAGTCTAATATTATAGAAGAAGATATGTATGGTGTTTCTGTATAGGATAATGAATATCATCAAGGAAAAGAAACAGATGTTAATCAGCAGATAAAAGATACAGTTGCATTACAGGATGTAACAACATTAGCAGCTGCTTCTGTACAAAATGCAGAAGACGAAGATATAGTTAAGAATGTTATAAATACTGTAACAGAAGATGAAGATGGAACAAGAACAAGTAAAAATACGTTAGATGCGGCAATAGGATTAACAGCAGCAGTTGATTAGTTTGGTCATTATCTTTTAAAAGGAGGAACATGTCCTGTTTGCGGTAAACATATTGATTTTATGCCTGGAAATGGTTATTGTTCACTTATATGTGCTGCAGAAGATTTACTTAAAAAAGTTACAGAAACGTTAAAAGGTGAATATAGGACAGAAACACCAGAAATAATAGATCGTATTAAAAATATTTTAGATTATTTTAATCTTGTATTAAATGTAGTATAGAAAGTTCCAGATATTTTAGCAGGTACTGCAACTATGCCAAAAGAATATAGAGATTATGTAACAGCAAAAGTAAACATTGTATTTATAGAGTTAAAAAAGATAATTAATTTACTTCTAATAAAGAAAAATGAGTTGATTATAAAATTACTAAGGCGTATTAAATTTGGTACGGTAGATAAGAAATTAGCACCATTATTTGCTGTTATTAATCATATTATCAGAGCAGTACAATTAGCAAAGGAAGCATTGGAAAATGCATTAGCCGTTGCATATAATACAATTACAAATATAAGTGGACCATTCTATATAGGTCCATAGGAATATGGTTTCTTCTTTACTGCAAAGTCAAATATGGCAATTTGCCCTTTTTATAAAACTGATCCAACTGTATATAAAGCTGGATAGTTAGGTAAACCATTTTGGGGAATGGGTGTTATGAATATTGCATTTGATATGAGTAAGTGTCAATTTAAACTTGATATTGGTGCAAAGTCTGCTTTACAGAATGTAGATTTTAAGAAAATAAATGAAATAGTTAGAAAGTCATTTCCTCCTATTACAACACCAGAATATTTAATGGATCCAGATTTATTTGATGTACGGTTAGCATTGAGTGATCAAAATTCACCAGCTATAGAAAAGTTAGTAAGATTATTAGAAGCTTCTATTGTTATTGGAGGTGATTTTTTACCTAGTTATGAACGATTAAAATTAACAAATATTTGGTTTGTTGTCGCTATATTGACAACGTGGGGGCCAACAACTAGATCAATTTATGGAGATTTTATATTCCATGGATTTATTTAATTTATAAAACTAATTTGCATATAAGTGATGAGCAATAATAAATTTCAAAAAATTTTATCCGATACTATTACATTACCGTTATTACCTGCATCTAATTTTAAGGAAACTAATACCGGTTATTATGCTGTATTAGAAAAAAATTATATACCTATTACATCTGAGATTGAATGTATATATAAACCTGATTGGATTACAGGGTATGAATTTATAAAAGAAGGTGAAAACGAAAATGAGACAAAAGATGAATTAAAATATTATAATAAATTAGTCATTACATCTATTAGTGATAATTCAACAGGAAAATTACGTAAAGATGTAATAGAATTTGTCGTACGTAATAATGTAAATAGTTTAACACCTATAAATCATATATATGCAAAAGTTTCATAGATTCCTAAAGAAGATATTAACGTTAATTTGGAATTTATTCCTACAAAATAGCAAGAAGGATATTTAAATAAAGATGGTGGTATAATATCTGGTGATGAATAGGAAATCCATATAAAATATTGGGCAACATTAAATGGTAGAAAGTAGTCTAATGTAACATTAACATTAAATACCAAATTATTAGATAAAGATAAAATAAAGTCATTAAAAGTTAATTCATCTGATAATACAGTGGAATTAGTATATTTAATAGATGAAAATATAGGTACAGATAAGCAATTAATATTTGATGCAATATTTAAAACTCAATATAATAGTGTTAATCAATCAAAAACAATAATATAGAAGGTTAATACATATACTATTACTTTAGACATTGATAAACCAAATCCTGTATGTTTTAATGGTGATAATAGAATATTAATATATAAATGTACATATACAGATGGTATTAATACTACATCAAAAGAAATTAAAGATAATTTATAGTTAGAATTTTCATATATTAATACATATAATCAGATTAATTATAGTGTAATTAAAACTATATATATTAGAAAGGAATTTAAAACAACTATAAATGTAGATGAAAATTATACAAGTGAACAAAGATATTTAAATGTTAATGTAGTATATGATAATGGTTCTAATAAATTAAAAAGTGCGGTAAAACAAATAATTCAAGATAAATCAGATATAAAATTATAGTATTACGTAGAATATTTAGATAGAGATAAAAATAAAATAGAAGATCCTTCCACTAATGGTTCATATAATGTTTCTGCATTTGGTGAAACAATAAGGTTACATTATTATGGTATAATAGCAATTGATGGAAAGAATTCAGTAAAAATCACAAATGTTACAAATACAAAAAATAATATTTCTACAACATATGCAATAGATGCATTAGTTGATAATGTATTATATAATAATGTTACATTAAATGATGATGAATATATATTAGATATTAAATTTAATAGAAATGAAAGTATTGATATTACAAAAATTATAAAGTTTAATATGAATAATATTCTATCAGATTTATGTACATGTACCTTAACATAGAGTGCACTTTTAATTAATTTAGAATTTAAATCTGATAAATGTACAGAAATAATAGGAGGCATACCAGAATATAACAATATAATTTTAACATTTAGAGCATTTGATACAGAAAAAGATATTACAATAGAAGATATAAATCTATATACAATTACATGTGATAATAATGATTTTAATTTAGCAGATATACAATATGAAATTATAACATATGATAATAAAAATTATGTAGTTGCAAGTAATATAAGATGTAAAGACATATATGATAAAAAAGAAGATAGACGTTTAACATTTACTGTAAAATATAATACAAAAGTTGTTTCTCATGATGTAATATAGAAATCAGTAGTATATGCATGTGAAATTAGACCGGAAGCAAACTATGTTTCCGGTTTAGGTACTTATAATTTTAAAGTAATAAGTAAAGGTATTACATATGATGGATTAGTATTTAAAAATGATGTTTTAGATAAAGATAACGATAAAAAGTTAGAGAATCCAATAGAAAAAATATCTATTATAAATGATGTAAATAATCCAGCAAAAAATCCTCGTATAAAAAATAATATAACATATGCTAATAAAACTAAATCTATTATTGCAGTTGATGCACTAAGCGGTGGTAATACTATAAATACAATGAAAGACGCAAATTTTACTATTAATATAGAATATAAAGGCGTAACACATTCATGTAATATAAAACAACTATATTTAGAGTTATACATAGATTTATATAAAAATAATAGTTATTCTGAATCAGCAAAATTAAATAATGATAATTTATATATTTCACCATTTATTAATAATATACTTTATTATAAGTGTTATTTATGTGAAATTAATATGGATGGTTTACTTAAAAAAGTAGATTTATTACAATATTAGATAAAAGGTTTTTCTATTAGCGCAAATGGTGCTCAATTTGCTGTATAGGGATAGGTAGACGAAAATCCAACATATAATAAAGATTATACATATACAGGTAAAATTACAATACCTAAATATATAATTTCTTAGGAAGTAACATATAGTTTTACATATATGTAGGGATATAGTAGCGATAAAAACGCTATTAGCAATAACTTATATCTTACAAGAACCGTATATATTAACAAACCATTGATTAAAACATGTACAGCAGATAATAGTACGCCATTAGATGGTACATATATTCAATATAGATCAAACAAAGATACTTCTTATAATGATAATAAAAGTATACTAAGAATAGGTACGCCAACACAAGGAATATCATCAAAAGGATATGGAGTAACATTATATTATAGAGTTGTATTTAAGATTGATTTACAACCTGATGCCAATTACATTTATGGTAATGAATATAAAACATATATAGATTTAGATAAAACACATTTTGTAAGTTTTATAGATTAGGAAAATATAACTATTGATAATAATGCGTTTGAAAATGCAGAAGAAGTAAAGTTTAATGATTCATCATATTTAAAAATTAAATTTAATGTAAATAAAAATGATGGATTAGCTTCAAGAACTATAAATAAATCTATAAAATATTAGTTTATACAGGATACTGAAAATCATTATGGCGCATTTACTAATTATTCTAATAGTGAAACGAATAGAACTGAGATATACTAGAATGCTGCAAGTCTTAATTTAAAAGCATTTTTTGATGATAATAATTCGGGGAAAATAACAGATAGCAGTAGTAAAATAACATATAGTGCATATCCACACTCAAATTAGAATTTACATGTTAGAGTTTTATTAAATGATGAATTACAACCAACATATTCAAATTATTTTAAGTTTACTTCTGTCAGTAGTACATTTTATATTAATGATGGTATATTAGATTCAGGTTTAAATACATATAAATCAGAATATAATTTAGATGATCTTTATATTGAACCAGATAATAAAACATATACGTTATATTATTGTTATAATGGTGTTGAAAAGTATAAGACAAATGATTTAAAAGTAATAAGAACATCATTCGGTAGAGATGACAACTGCGAATTAAACGCAGATATAAACAAAACAGAAATAAAAAATAATAGTGATACGGTAAAAATTACATTTTATCTACAATACAATAATGGTGAAATAATAGATTTAGGAGAAGGTGCAATAGGAAATTTTGTATATAGTTTAAATTAGACTTCACTTACACCAGGTACTAATAATTTTATTGTTACATATGATAGTGAATTAAAAAAATATTCATTTGATTATACTATTGATGAAAATCTTACTACTGAAGAGAAGACATATACATTTAGTATTCAATTTGGTGGTGATGATGAAATACATAAAAAAGAATTAATATGTATATAGGAAGAATCAAGTTATGAATTAAAGGCGACAATTAGTCCTAGTAGATTGTCACCATTGGATGCAGCAAATATAAAAATTATATGTAGTGTAGAAAAAGATAATAATGGTGAAATTTATAAAGGTGTAGATCTCAATAATTTTAGTATAACATAGACAAATGAAGATGAAACAAAAGATGAAACTGGAAATAACAGATTAACTCTATTGGATCAGTCGCCAGAAGGATTATTACAATATCAATATGGAAAAGAATATAAAGTTGCAAATAATAAAACTAAAGAACCTATAACATATAAATTTGAATGTAGTTATAATTTAAATGGACAAAATCTTACAAAAGATTTATCAACAACATAGAGTGGTGCAAAATTTGATGTATCTATATTTGATAGTGAAACTGATTAGTCAAAACAAAATAGTGTTAATATTGTAGGTGAAACAAAAACCATAAAATATTGTGGATTATTAAGTGGCAAACATATATTAGAGTCGGATGAAGTAACATTTTCATATGATAATAAAGTTGATATAAGTGTAAGTGTAAGTGGACCAGAAATAAAAGATGATTATATAAGTAGAAATGTTACTTTTGGTTTAAATAATAGTCCTACGCAAATATCATATACCTTTACTGCAACATATGAAGGTAAAGAAAAGAGTATAATATTAAAACAAGATTCTGCATTATTTGAATTACATGCTTCTGCATATTATATGAGAGGTTCAGAAAAAGTAGAGGATCCAGAAGAGTTAGATTTAAAATATGATGACAGTGGTTATTTATATATATAGTATTATGCACAAGTAAAAGGCGGGACTAAAGTAGATCTGGATACATCACATTATACAGTAGAATATTCTGTATATGATGATGGTGATATGACATATGAATTACCTATTAATTTTGCATTTATCGATACAACGGTAGATAATGTTAATAATACAATATTAAATAAATATCGTTTTTCAAAAAATGATAATGATTCATATGATTATGAGAGATATGTTAATTTTAAAATAACATTTAATTATATATCAAGTGTAGATGCCGTAGAAGTATTAGTAATGCAAGATAGTTCATATAATATTCCAATGTCACCATTCGATTTTCTTATATTTAAATATGAATTTTTATCACATGAAGGTTCTTCTACAGATAAGGATAAAATGAATAATTAGTTCGGACATGATCTGGATACTATTACACATATAACTACAAAAACTGATGCATTAATGCCATATAAAAATATAATTATAGACGCAAGTAATAATGTTAATGAAAGTTATGTATTTATAAATAATTTGACTGCTGGATTTAATAGGACAGTAGGAACAGGAAATACTGACTATAAAGATATAATACTTTTTGGAGGCGATAATATTAGTGGTGAACATGAATCTGTATATATTAATTTAAAAAATATTATAAATACAATAAATAGTTATACAGATAAAAAACTATAGAAAAAATGTAGATATATTTATATTGACTTATATGGCCATTGGTTTGGTAGTATGGGTAATGGTCGTTTACAAATTACATATAATACATATAAGATGAAAGGAACTACACCAAATTTATCACTAAATGATTTTATATATTCAACAACTGATACTCCAGTAAATTCTGAAGTTATTATAAAATCAGTAGTAATGGATAAAGGCAGTAACTCTAATTCTTCTCCAAGTAAAAGTCATTATACATTACTTGGACGTTTAACATATGATATGAAACGTCAAAGTGGTAATTTAATTTCAAAAACATTATATGGATATACATTTGATGAACCTAATGCATATATTAATGCGTCTATTTTTGATATAAGTGCTGAAGGTAAAACCAATGCAAAGTATTATAAACTTGATCGAACATTTAAAGATTTAAATGTTACAGCATTAATTATAAATGGTACGACATATTAGTTTTTTTCAAATCCTCTTATACTTTCAACTAAAACTATAAATAAGGCATAGATAACTTCAAGCATTAAAGACGAAGAAGTTAAACTTAAACCGTTTTTATATTCATATTTTCATAGTTTAGAGAAAGGTATGCAGTATAATGAAATTACATCAATATCAATAAGCACATCAACTACTGATCATCTTATATGTGAATTAGTAGATGGAGTTTTTAAATTAAAAATGAAAGAAACATATGTTAACCATACATATAATTGGCCAACTGGTAGTGATAAAACAATTGATATTGTAATAAATTATTCGCCAATATTAAAGATAAATAGTACTGATAATATAAAACTTATTATTAGAGTCATAGAAGAGAAATATACACAAACAACATAATATGAATAAATTAATAAAACGTTTAATAGAGAGTTTATTTGATGATATTGATGATATTGTTGATAATGATGCAACATAGTCTGTATTTACATAGAAGGTTATCGATGATGAATTAAATAAATTAAAAAATAAATCTTGGAATAAAACTGAATATCCATCCGGTTATTCAGATTTAGATAAAGCAGAAAATTTATATAAAATAGGAGAATTATATATATCATCTATTACGCAATTAGTTTCATATAAGAGATTAGATTATTATGAAATTAGATGTAAATTTGCGGGTTATAATATAAATGATTCATATGATTGTGTAGAAATATATATTAGAAATCATAAAATATGTTCAATATATGTAACAGATAATATTATTCATAAAATTATAATATATGCTAGTGATGCTAATGACAGCGAATATGTTACATATAGTACAAAAAAACATTTTGTATATATTAATACATATTTTTTAATGAATGTATATATAAAAAATAATTATACTGTTGAAAAAGTATTTATTGATTTTGAAGATGGAATACCATCAAAAATAAAAGATATTATTATGAATTCAACAGATGATTATCCAATTACATCTGATAATATAAATTCATATGCAAATACATTTGTTATATCAGAATCTGATAATTATTTTGATAATATAAATTCGGATGTCATACAAGAAACATCAACACAAAAACCTATATCTATATCAAAAGCATGGAAAACTTCATATATAACATTTGAATATCCAAATGTATTTGATACTTTAAAATCATTTGATGATTTCTTGAATTTCCTTAAAAAATTAGGATTTAAAAAATATAGAATGAATTCACAACCATCTATATTACAACCATCTAAATATAAAGGATTTGAATATGGTGAAGATTTATTTAAACAATTCGTAATAGATAATAATTTTGAACAATATGTATTTAAAGATTTGATTAAAATTGAAACTATTATAAATAAAGAAACAATTCTTTATCTACAAAATAAAGGTTATAATGTTCCAACCTATGGTTATATGACATCTATATACTATGGATCTAAAGATAAAGGTGAACAAGGAAAAGATGAACATGGTAATTTTATGAAAGTAAGATATATGTTTGAATTTGATGATAAGGAAACAAACGAACATATATATTCCATAAATATATGGAAATTTTATAAATCTGGATTATGTCTATTAGATAAAGAAATAAGATAATATTAAAATGTGACTTATATCCCGTAATATAAGTCACATTTTTTATTTAATAAATATTGAAACTATATTTTAGTTTATTATGTCAAAAACACAATTAACACCTAAATAGCTTTTTGAAACTAGAAATACAACAGATGTTTTTGATAGAGCTATTCTCGTAGGTTTATTAAAAGTATTTAATAGAAGATTATTTTACGAATAGAGATGGGATGATACAGAAGAAGGAATAGAAAATGTTTGTGTTCCATTCTTTTATGATTTTGGTGGTTCAAATCAGAATTCAGAAAAATTTATTCAAGATAATTATACAAATTTTACAAGTGATGAATGTACAGATATTGGTTTACAAAAAATAGACGGTAATTTCGATTTTTATCCTTAGGGACGTTTATCAATGTCAAGCGTATAGATAGAATCAGGAAACATTACAAACAGATTTGTAATGGGTAAATATACGCGCAGAGAAAACGGTAAGCTTAAATCATATGTTTCATATCTATATTCTATGCCGTTAACATATAGTTTTAATGTAGAAATTCGTTGTTCAACAATGAATGAAGCAATGAAAATAAATCAGGCATATCGAGAATTTTTTTATAAAAATTTAACATTTCATATAAACTATAAAGGAACTGTTGTACCTGTACGTGTAGGATTTCCAGAATCTGCATATCAACCAACTGCAGGAGGCACTTATACATTCGGACAGTTACCATCTGATACGATGATAAAGGTTCCATTTACAATATAGTGTGAAACATATCAACCTATATTTGACAGATATAATGAAAGACCTGCAGATAATGCTATTAATAATATGGGTTATGCTATATGGGTAAATAGACAACATCCAGAAAAAATAACAGGTCCATTACATTGGGTAACAGATTTTGAAGATATGATTCTAGTTTCTGGTCAGGATCTTCTTGTTGAATGGAAATATTCATATCAAGATAGAGATCTTCTTCAAGTTGATATTTTATATGAAGATGATAAAGGTGAACAGTTTCTTTTAGATTCAGTCGATAATCATAATTTCTATCATTGGAGAATACCGTTAGATTTTATTGAGAATCCATCTCGTATTGATATTTTAGTACCTAATACAGATGAATGTACAGTTTATACAAATCCTGAAATTTATATGTATCCGGATCCGGAAACACGTATTGTTGATGAATCTACTGTTTATGTATTAAATAAAGGATATTTTATAACAGCAAAACAACAAGTTGACTGTATAATATCATATGAAGATAATAAAGGATAGTTAAAGGAAGTTCCAGCTAAATTAAATCTTAAAAATTTCATGATAGATGAAAATAATCCTATAGAATTTGAATGTTTCGTTTATCCAAGAAATGTTAATACAAGAACTGTAAAATTAATTTTAAGAGATCACTATAATACTGAAAATAAATGTGTAAGTGATTCAATACTAATAGTTTAAGCATATTTTTTGAAATATGCTTAATTTTTTCGATAATAAATAATAAAAATAAAAATACATATTTAAACTTTAATGGGAAAATTAAATAAAAGTGAGCTTTTAGAAGGCGTTCGTAATATTATTCAAGAAAGTTTTAATCGAGATACAGAAAACTTCGATGGCACCACTAAGTTCAATATTCATAGATATGTAAATGGACTTATTGAAGAGGGACATAAGAACCCCGAATTAATGAGCTATTTGATTAACTATAATAATGCACTTGCAAATGGTGCTCAGGATTTTATGCTTTTTGAGCAGTTTGGACAAGGACTTGCTAAATATGCAAAAGGTAATAAATCTATTAAGTCTGTTATTGAACAGATGAATAATACATTGGCAACTGATGGAGCAAATCTTGTTGGTTATCAACTTATTGAACAGATTGAGAATCCTTTAACAAAAGATAATATTAAATATTTGTATAATCAATATGTTGCAAATAAATGTCAAGAAACAAAGGATAATCTCGTTGAAGCATTGTCTCCACTTGTAGAAGATGGTGATCCAGTTGCAACTAAATTAAATATTCTTCTTACAGAAGAATCTTCTATGTCTGCTAATTTTATCCATGCAGATTATGTTAATGAGTCTGAAGTAAAGAATTTTGAAAAGAAACTTCAGGAACAACGTGATAAGAAAACAATGGACCAGATTTTCTCAAAGGTTCAGCGTTATATTGATGAGAAACTTGATGAAGATGAAAAAGCACGTTTAACAGAAAAAGATGATTTCTGCTTAAATGCTATTGCAAATAATCAAGGAATTAATCTTTCTGAACATATTAATAACATTCGTCATTCAGACGCTTCATCTAATCAGCGTCTTATGGAAGTTATTAATCTTTATTCTAATGCTATTAATCAAGGTGCATATGAAGAGAGACTTTATGAAACATTCCTTCAGAACATATCTAAATTTAATTATTTGCTTCCTGTTAGTAAGGCAATGAAGTCTATTACCGAAAAGGTAGATTCAAAACGTGAAGAAATTACGCTTACTAAGATTTTAGAGGAAATGAAGGATGACCATTCTTCATTCATTTATGTAGACCTTATTCAAGAAGATGTTGCTCGTTATGTAAAAGAACCTAATGCTATTAACAGAGTTCAATTACGTAATGCGTTAATGCCATATGCTTCTGATCCTTATATCAATGAAATGTTTAATGTTATCTATTCAGATAATTCTCGCAGAGCAAATGAACTTACAGAAAAAGCATTAAATATTAAAGATCAGATTAATATTATTAGAGAAAATGCATCAGTTTCTAATATCTATACGCCTGTTCAGTATGTTAAGGAAAATGAAGCAATTTTCAATGTTAACGGGCAGTTCTATGTAAAGAAAGGAAATAACATTGCTGTATTAGAAGATAAACTTGTTGATCAGCTTGATGAGAGATTTGTTGAACTTTGTCGTCTTGTAAATGATCCACATGTTGAAATAAATGAAGATCATATTATACTTCACGGTAATGATAAGTATGCAACAATTTTTGAAGGTTATGTTGATATTTATGGACATAAAGAATCAAAAGAAACACTTCGTAATCTTCGTGAAATGTGTATGAAGTATGATGATTATGATACAAATTTCTATATTATGTGTTCTTGTTTATTGGAGAATTTCAATAATATTGCAAAGATTGATTGGGCTAAACATGTAACTCTTAATGAGAATAATAATATTAATGCAGATTTGTTTAAACTTGATCAGAATATATTCATTGCAACACATAATGATGCGATTGGTCAACATACATTCTACAGAAATGTAAATCCTATTTTCTGTAAGAATAAGTTAAATGAACATATGGGTATTAATGTATCATCATTATTCAGTGATTTACTTCCATCTCAGGATAAGATTATTCTTAAACTTAATGAGACAAAGAATCAGTATGAAGATTCTATCGAGAAGTATGAGGATATGATTGAAAAACTTAATAAAGCTCTTGAATCAGCATCTGATGAAAATAAGGAGAAACTTGAAAAAGCTATTGCAGATGCAGAAGAGAAACTTGATGATATTAAAGCAGAATATAAGGAATGGCAGAAGCAAGCAGATGATGTAACAGGTGAAGATAATTCTGATGATACAGATGATGACGAAACAACAGATGATGGTACAGTAACAAAGGAAAATCCAAATGAACCTATGTCTGATGAAGAAGTTGATGCGTCAAAAGATGAACTTTCACAACCATTAAGTGGTGAAGACGGTGATTCCGAAGCAACTGATAATTTTGATGATGAAGAGTCAGATGAAGGTATTACTGATGATGAATTTGCAAAATTCCTTGGTAGTGATTTAGATGATGATGAAGATTCAGAAGGTACTGGATTTGATGATGCAGCAGCTAATGCAATTGATGCAGATAACGATTCAGATGATGATGAAACGGATTTTGAAGATTCAGATGATGATTATGATTCAGATGATGTATTTGGTTCTGATGAAGATTCAGATGATGATTCTGATGAAGAAGCATTTAAAGAAGTTAATTTTGATGATGATACAGATGATACAGAATCTGCTGATGATGACGAAGATATATTTGAACCAGAAGATTCTGATGAAACTGAAACAGATGATGAAGATGAATTTGGAAATTCTGAAGATGATGAAGAAACTGCATCAGAAGATAATGATGAAGATACATATAATTCTATGACAACAGTTGATATGGGTGATAATTCAGATGATGAAGAAACTGCTGAACCTGGTGATGAAGCAACAGATGTATTTGGTGGTGATACAGAAGATCCACTTGGAACAAATTCTGAGATTGAAGATATTCCAGCTAATACACCTAAAACAGTTGAAGATGAGAAAGAAGAAATATATCAACCTAAATTCTCATATAAAATTGCAGACGTAATGTTTGATGAGAATGTTAAGGATGGTAAGAAAGAAAAATCAGGTTCTGTTATTGTAATTGTTCCTATGATTGATGGCACAGGTAAGAAGTATGTAGAGAACAAGACAATTGAGTTCTACTTGGATGATGATAATAATCCTATTCTTGATAACGAACCTATGACAAATGAACTTTATGCTGCTGTTATTGATGCAATTAAGAATCATCCTGATTATAGTGATGTTTGTGAAACTGCTGAACCTGCAAATGAAGAAGTAGGTCCAACTGTTGCTGCACAACTTGCAGATGATGATGACGACGATGATGATTGGGAAGCAGCATATTTAAGAGATGGAAATGATGAAGATCGTGAAGAATATTCTCAGAAATTAGATTCTGATGATGACGACGATGATGATGACAATTGGGATTATCCATTAACAAAGTTATCAGATGAGGAGGATGATGATAATTCAGATAATGATTCTGACGATGATATGTTTGGCTTTAAAATGTCTGATATAACTGATGATGAAGATGAGGACGATGAAGATTCTGATGAAGATACTGATGATAAAGAAACTGTAATTATCCCTACATATAAGTCAGGAAATACAGAAATTGAATTACCAGCACCTTCTGCAGATGGAACAGAAATTCCAGAATCAAAAAAGGTTAAGGTAAAGAAACCACTTAAAGAACATAAGTCTATTAAGATCACACCTGTATTTAAAAATAAGGCAGGTAAAAGTTTTTTCTTAAATGAAGCTACCATCAAGGCTTCTAAATCAAAGGATTAGAAAGGTACTCCTCTTACAGAAGAGATAATTGATGGAAGTACCACAAACGAGATTTCTACATCCGATTCTACTGGTAATAATCCAATAGAAGATTATAATGAAGAAACAGATTATGATACATTAAGTAAAATGCATGTAAAGGCAATAAAATCTGCTGAAAAGGCAAATGAAGACGGAAATAATGTTATAGTTACTGATTTAACCACTGAAGGACATGATTCTGATACAGTAAAGTATTTTATTATTTCTGATAATTATGAATCTGGTGATTCTGAATCATATGCAATTTACCAAATTGGTGCAGATATTTATTACCGTGACGCAAAAGAATTTTATCAAATAATTGAAGATTTCAAAGATGAAGTTCCTGGACAAACAATAGAATCATTAAAAGTCGATTATGCAGATAAAGGTGAACAACTTACATCTTATAACATAACAGATAGCGATGATTGTATGTTTATCATATCTTCTATATTCAGTGCATTAACTGGAAAATCATATGACAGTAATAATAAGTATATGAATGAAAATTGTAAGATTAAACGTTCTACAAAAGTCGATTCAGATAATGATATTGATAATTCTAAAGTAGCGAATGACGCTAAATATGGAACAAAAGAAGAAAATGATTTTAAGCAGGAAATTGAAGATAAACAAAAGAAAGATGGTTTAGTCGGTGCATTAGATCCACAGCAGGACGAAAATGAAGCAGCAAAACCAAAACTTCCTAATGTAAATCTTGTTACTGAACATAACAAAAATCCTTTCTTAGAAGAAGGTGCTGTTATTGAATATGAAGTAAACGATAAAGTTCTTTATAAAAATGAACCTTGGACTGTATTTGCAGTAGATGAAGAAACTGGTGATAAACAAAATTTGAAAATTACAAAGAATGGAAAAACGATTGATGTAACTTCAAAGGATATTAAACCAGATCCTTCACAATTTAAGGATATTGACAATACGCCAGACCAATTTGAATTCGATAAGAATAATTTAAATAAAACACCGGAAAATCCTAAAGCTGAAAAAATGGCAGATTTAAATGGAAAAACAGTTGAATGTAATATTGTAGTAGATTCAATGGTTTTGAAAAATACATTGAATGGTGAAAGATTTAAAGCAAATCTTAAAGATATTCTAGAAGGTGTAGATGACGTAAGAGTTTATGTAGGTGATAAAGAAGAAACATGGCATAAAGACAATATCGACATTGATGTTGAAGATTGGATTCCTGCTGTAATTGCTTCTGAAAATGATGAACCATTACGTAAGATTAAAGTAAATCCTAAGTCATATGTAGATACTACAGATGATACAGACCTTGTAGATTGTACAGTTGCAGGTAAAGTAACACAATTACCAAAACATGCAATTCGTATTTTAGTTTAATTCTAATTAGACTTTTTAATATTTAATATATATGATAAAGAGTAGGTACATAAAAACAATATGTATCTACTCTTTTTTTAATTATAATAATATGAGAACGTGGTTAACAGAAAGTGAGCAAAAGAAAATAAATGATGTATATGGCGGATATTCTCCATCATATAAACATGTTCATATGTGTTTTTCGCATACTAATTCGATTGATAATATAAGTTATGAATTTGATTTAGTATTGACACAGCGTACAACATCATACAATGATTTACATTTTGGTACTTCTAATTATTATAGAGTTAATACAAAATTATCATATAGAAGTTGGACACTTGAACAAATGATAGATTTACTTCCATCAACTATATATTGTGATAATGAATATAATGCAGTTAATATAGATGAAACAAAAAATTATCATACATTAAAATTACATATAATTAAACAAAAAGACGAAAATAAAGATATTGATTATATGTATAAAGTGTTATATAAACCTATTAATACAAAAGGTATATATAAACACATTAAAATAAAAAAACATGAATTTAAAGATCCTGAACTTGAGGGCGATGAACTTATTTCACTTGTATATGATTTAATGTTATGGTGTATTTCACATGGACATTTACCAAGTGCAAATAAAAATTAAAAATATTTGTTAGATAGACAAAATACATATTTGTTCATATAAAAAATACATGAGAGTCAAAACAGCAAATTAATTAGAAAATATATTATTTGTAAGATAATCCTTGATATGGTAAATAGACTCTTGTTTGTTATTAAAAATGAAAGTTAAGTCCGCAATTTTTAATTTAATATTTTGGTAATTAATATTTAAACAACTTTTGTAATAACAAAATTTAAAAAGAAAAGATTATGAATTTGGAAGAAATTTTTGCAATGAAGACTACAGAGAATGGTGATAATGCATATAATACCACAATGAATCCTATGTTGGATATTCTCTTTATGTCAGAATATTATGGTAAGCATCTTGATGAAATTCCATATATTGGTACCTCAATGACTGCAAAGTTGTTTGCTATGATGATGAGAGATCCTCGTTTTGGATTGGGTAGACGTGAACTTGGTCGTCGTCTTATGCTATTGACAGAGGTAACGCCATCTGATGTAGTAAAAGCTGGTCGTTTCGATGATTTGTTTATTGGATGGGAACAGATGGGAGAAATTTCATTTGCAAAAATGTGTGAGTTTTTGTATAATGAAATTAAGTCAGGAAATGAACTTTGTAAGAAGTGGATGCCAAGATATTCATCCAAGAATCTTATGCTTGCTCGTAAGATTGCAAAGCAGTTTCATATGAATAAGCAGACTTATGGACATTTCATTAAGTCTGATACAACAGAAAATAAGTTATCACGACATAGAACAGATGAGATTATTTTCTCACAGGTTCCATCACTTGCAATGATTAAGTACTTTAATCGATTTTCAACAGGTGAAGATACAAAGGTAAGATTTCAGAAGTATCTGGAAGATGTTCGTTCAGGTAAGCAGGAATTGAAAATTTCTACTACAAATGTTTATGACATTTATAAGAATCGTGATAAGATTGATCCTGATTTGTTCTTTTCAAAGATTGAAAAGATTTCAGGAAGTTGGATTCCTGTTGTAGATTCATCTGGTTCAATGCAAGATAGCAATGATAGTTATGGAAAGGCTTTAGCTGTAGGTCATTATCTTGCAAAGTGCTCAACATATGCTCCAGATACAGTTTTGAGTTTTTCTTCAGAACCTGCATTGTTAAAATTGGGTGTTGAAAATACATATACACGTCATGGATATTGGAGAACATCTGAATTTACAAGACAGCGTCTCATGGAGAAGAAATCTCAGTATAAGAGAGAACTTGAATCAATGTATACAGGCGATTGCTCTAATACAGACTTTGGTGCTGTATGTGCAAAGTTGAAGGAACTTGATTCAAAGAACGCACCAGATTGGATTGTCGTATTATCAGATATGGAATTTGATAGTGGTTCAAATCAAACAAAGGATGAGATGATGAATATCTTCAAGCAGAATGGAATGCATACAAAGCTTGTTTGGTGGAATTTTAACGCTCATAATACAACTTCGCCTGAGACAGATAAGTATGGAAATATTTTCATGTCTGGTTATTCCCCAATGTTATTGAAGTTCCTTAATGTTGGATTTGATGGACAGAAGTTCTTGAATACACTTATTGAAGAGTATTCAAAGAATATTTCAAAGTAAATTTATATTAGTACCATAATATAGATATTAATGTTATTTAAAGGTTAAGATCTCTTTTGAGATCTTAACCTTTTTTTCTTATGTATATATTTTTTGATAAATATTAAAATAACATAATTAAATAAATTAGAAATGTATATATTTTAGATTCTTTCCTATTTTTTCAAAAAAGTTGGAGACCAGGAAGCAATTAAAGAGTTTATTGATTAGTTGTTTAAGATCCCAAAAGCTTTAAGAAATTTACTGGGTATCGTCATTTTACTTGGTGTAATATATTTTAGTTATTCTAAGATATATACAAATGAAATATAGGAATTAAGAACAGAAGTAAAAACTGTAAAAGATGTAGTAGAAGATGCGGTAGATAAAGATGATTATGCAGATGATATTTACTATCTTTTAGAGGTGATAAATATAGAAGAAGAAATTAATCGACATGCATATCAAACTATGCAATTAGAACTTGATTTAGTTTATCGATTTGTTTCCTAGAATCATCCAGCAGATCCAATGTTATTAGATATTAAAGCTATAAAAGAACGTAATGAATATACATATCATTTCTTTGGCGAAAAATATAAGAGAGCAATGGAACGTTGTAATAATAGTGCAAAATTCAAAAAAATTGAAATTGCAGATTCATTAGAATTTAAAGATAAATAATTAAAGAGTTAATACAGTGGAAATAACAAATTAAAATTAAATCTTTTTAATGAAAAATGATTGATACTAATTAGACACAAAAATGTTATAATTCATTTAGTTGCATAGGTTCTATATTGATAATTTTATTCGTAATTGGCTCTATTATATGGGATATTTGTGTAACTAAACCTGCTATGCGAGAATCAATAGATGATATTCGTATAGAAGTAAAAGATATACATAAAAAATTAAATACTAAATTTGCAAGTGATACTATTAGTTTTTATAATGCTTATGTAAAAGTTCAACAAGATAGAGCATTTGCAAAAAACGATTCAATTTCTAAGTAAATTTTTTTTCTAATTATTTTAATATAGATAAATAATTAGATAAATAACATATACAACAGAATACTTAATAAATTAATTATTATAATTAATTCTACTGAATTAACCATAATAAATTAAAATGGTTATATTTAAAGACTAGATTTTAATAAGATATACTTATAAATAAAAAAGTGTAATTATATGGAAATCAAACGTTTAATATAGTGATTTCGTTATGTAAATAATTTGATTTAGTAATCTGAGTTAACAATTACACAGGTAAATTCAAATATTTACCGTTATTATATTGAATAAATATTTAAACATAAGTTTTAAATCAAATTTTTTATAAAAATAACTTAGATAAATATTTTAAGAAATTCAATATAAAATTTAACAAAAAATTAATAAACAAAAATTTAATATGAAAATCAAAAGTAATAAGTCTGTTGCATAGGCTTACGAATCATATGTAAATCGTGCAACTACTAAGAATAGCGACAAAGCTATCTACGAATCATGGGCACCTACTATTAAGAAGATTACAGGTGTTGAAGATGCTGATAAGCTTGCTTGGATGTCTAAGCTTGCACATAATACAGCTAAGTTGAATGAGGATGCATTTGTAATGCCATCTAATGCATATTCACAGTTCGGTGGAACATATCAACCATATAATAACCTTTATAACACACTTGGTGTTGGTGATCCAGTTCCTGCTGGTAAGCCTGCTTTAACTGGTGCTGACTACGCAGATAATAAGAACCTTGGTTCTGGTGATAAGTATCCTACTTTGTTACCTCTTGCTCTTAAGGTTGCTGCTAAGACTATCGGTTTCGAGCTTGTAAATACAACTCCACTTGACGGTCCTACTGGTGTTCTTCCTTATATGGATTATGTATATTCTGGTTCAAAGCAGCCATTTGGTGCTACACCTGCATATTCTGCTGGAACACAGAATCCTAAGGCAAATTCTCAGTCAAATGCTCCTTTTGAGATGTATGGTCTTCCTCATGCATTCAAGGCTTCTATCGCTCCTGGTGAGGCTACAATTGTTGATGGTTCTACAACTGATTCATCTGCAGCTGTTAAGCTTTCTCCTGCACAGATTAAGCGTATGTTGAAGGGTGCTTCTGCAATGCCTGCTGGTACAACTCTTGTATCAAAGATGGATGCAATTGGTGGTGATGCTCATAAAGCAGACGAGCTTGTTGTTGAGTTCGTTGGTTGGTCTCGTATCGATGGCGATCCTATGTTCAAGGTTGTTTCTGGTACACAGTCACTTGGCGCATATTTCAACGGTGGTGCACTTGATTTTGAAGCAGTTTATACTCCTGTAGGTACTGCTGAAGAAGTAAATGTAGTTCTTACACTTCACGCTCCTCGTCTTATCTCAATGCTTGAAGATCAGATTCAGGGATTCACTGGTGCTGGTGAACGCGATCGTGATGCATGGTATGGTACATATCAGGATGGTACTACACTTTATGAACCAATGAGTCGTGGTACTGGTGAGCAGACAATGGCTCGTCAACTTTCACTTCAGTTATTTACAAAGCATGTACAGGTTGGTACAATCATGGTTGGTTGTGCTGTAACTCAGGAACAGGTAACAGACCTTCAGAAACAGTGGGGTATTGATGTTATTAAGATGGTAGAAAATGCTGGTATCAATGAGCTTTCTGCAACTATTAACCGTCATATCACATCTCGTTTGTTCGCTCTTGGTTGGAAGAACCACTACAAGCTCGTTGAGGTTGAAGGTCCTGCAGCTAACTTGAACTTGAGTTTTGACCCATCTTATACTGCAACTTCTGGTGTTCGTATGACTCCTGCTCTTGCAATTCCTCAGTCAGAACAGAATGATCCTACTGGTGTTGCTTATAAGAGCTATGTAAACGTTGCACTTCCTTACAAGCCAATGTATATTCCTTCTGGCGCTGCTTTCGAAAACCGTGATACTCTTCTTAAGAGATTAGCAGTTAACTTCCTTGCAGCTTCTAACTGGATTCTCCAGAGAGGTCGTTATGGTGCAGCTACATTCGCAGTAACTAACATTACAATAGCAACTCTTCTTCAGAGCAATGCTAACTATACATTCTCTCCTGTTGCTAACACAATTTCACAGAATGGTGGTTCACTTTATCCAATCGGTGGAATGTTCGGTTTGACAATCTATGTAGATCCTCTCATGGGTGGTTCTGATAACCGTGTACTTGTTGGTCGTAAGGGTGGTAAAGATGAACCAGGTGTTCACTTCTGTCCATACGTAATGGCTGAATCAGTTCAAATTATCGCTGAGGGTACAATGTCCCCAAAATTAATGATAAAATCAAGATACGCTCTTGTTGATGCAGGTTTCTATCCTGAAACTCAGTATCTTACATTCTGTGTTGACGTTGCTGGACTCTGATAATTTTATCAAAACAATATTATATAATAAAAAGGATGGGATTTAGAAATTCCATCCTTTTATATTTTTAAGTATATTATTCCAGCACAATATATCTTTGGTAAATTCTTTTTATATTCTAATATTTTTTCATGTTTAAATAAATAATAATGTAATTTTTTATATTTTATTATTGTTAAATTCTTCTCAAAATCATATAATGGATAATCTAAATTATGTTTAATAATATATGTATTATAATTATGCTATAAATATTCTAATAAATCAATAATTAAATAATTACTTATATAATTAATATCTATAATATTTCTGTATATATTTAATGTTAATATACATTGATTATTAATATAAAAATTGTTTTTAATTATATTACAGTTATTTATATTAATAATGTTAGGATTTATAATCTATAATATTTTATTTTTAATTATTTCATTATTGTTATACCAATCATCTTGCCATATCTATAACATATTATATCCTGCATCATTTGCATTTTTTAATTTTTTATAATGATATTCATTATCATTTATACACTAATCACTATGAAAATATATTCCATTACATTCTATCACAAGATTTCTATTATATAAAACAATATCATAAATATAAAAATGCTCACCAACTTTTCTATTACATATAATTTTTTCTGTTTCATTTGTAATTTTTAATATGTATTGATATACATCATCTTCAAATTTAGAACGTACAGTATAACTTTTATTATTATAACAATTATTACAAAATTGTATATTTTTCCTAAGATTATAAGGTATTAATTCTCCTAAAATATTTTTATATATAGTTTTACATTTATTACATTGTATATTATAAAAATTATTATCAATTGATATTATTGAATAATTATTATTTTTTAAATATCGTTTTATTGTATTTTCTTTTTTATTTTCCATAAATTTTTTTAATGCTACAGGATCTTGCATATTGTGCGTATAACCATTATGGTTTTTTGCATATGTTTCTCTCATTTTCTTTTGCATCTCTGTAAAATTATGGTTAAATTTATTTCCATATGCAACTGATTTTGCACGACATTCTTTTGAACCACATGTTGGAAAATATCCATATGTAAATTTATGAAATTTTCTTGGTTTACCACAATGAGGACATTTCTAAATTTCTGTTATATTATGATACCAGCAATACATTCGCTCAGAATTTGTCGGATTATTTAATAGGAAAGCAGTTTGAGTAATTAATTCATTTAATAAATCTGTATTATACCTTAATTTTGTTATAAAACTTTTTGCATTAAAATTTTCTTTATATTCATCTAAATTCATTTTATGTATAGATATAATTATAGTTTATTAATTATATATATGTTTAATATGAAAGTCTTTGAAAACAAATCAATTAACATTATAAAACAAATGAGTTTTTTTAACATATAAATAATATTAGAAATAATAAGGTATTATTATGCAATTAAATGATTATATAAAACAATATAATGATAAAGAAATAAGTTTAAGACAGTTAATTTATATAGTTAAAAATAATGAAGATGTAAATAAAGAAGTTTATAATTTCACAGATTTTTTAACACATCATGAAGATATATTAGAGAGATTATATTATGTTATTCATGATTTGCATTCTGTTGTAACATGTAAGTTTTGCGGTAAGAAAGCAAGATGGAGTGGAAGAATAGGAAACGGTTATAAAGAAACATGTGATTCATCTATATGTAAGTCAAAGTATAATTCATTATGTAGAGAACAATATAAAGACAGTTTTAAAATTGCAGAACATCGAGATGATAGATTTAAGGAATGGCAGAAGTCTATAGATAATTCTGAATATATGAATGATTATGTTGTTATTAATCATATTATATATGACAAATATGTTAAACTTATAGATAATCCTATTATATTAGATTATTTGAATAACAGATTTGATGATTCATCTTCAATTCTTGAGACTGTTCAGCGAATAAGGAAAGGTGTTTATGAGAAACCTAAATGTCCTGTTTGTGGAAAACCTGTTATTTGGATAGGAAAGAATACAAAATTGTATACGAAATATTGTTCTACAAGTTGTGCCAGTAAAGCACCGCGTTTTAAATATAAACCTGTTTTGTTAGTTAAATATACTGTTGATGATAATATAAATGAAATCATTGAAAAACAGGATTTAGTAGAAACCAGTATTCAAGAAGCATTTCCAGTTAAAGGAAAAAAGAAAGTTAAAGAGATTAAACATAAAGAGGTTAAAAAAGAAGATAAACCTGAAGAAAAGAAGAAAGAGAAACCAGTTAACAAATATACTAATATTTCTGAATTATTAAGTAAACCTAAATATAAACCGGTTATTGTAAACGGTGAAGAAGAGACAGAAGATAATTTATGTAAGAGTGCGAATTGCACGACTGCACATTGTAATGAAGTTGTTGATAAGTATTTAGACAGGGAATTTGAAAAGATTCAGGATATATATTTTCCTCCTTCTACTGTACATCCTGTTACTGATGAAGAATGTATTAAAGAATTTGAATATATTAAATCAAAGGATAGGGATTTACGAACACCTTCTAAGATTATAAAGAAATTTCATAAGTCTATTATATATGCGCATATTGATAACAGTATATCACCATATGAAGGATGGAATAAAATTAAGTCAGATAAGGAATTATTTAGGAAACTTCTTGTTAACAGATTGAAATTTGCAGATTGGTATAAATCAGAAGGAAGAAAGCATTTTATTGATGAATGTTATGTTCCTGATTTTATTTATGGAATAGGATTGAATGCATCAAGGATGTTTCAGACTGTTACTTATTTTAAACCTGATCTTGCAAAGTATCTTATAAAGAAATATCTTAATGAGTTTGATACAATATTTGATCCGTTTTCAGGATATAGCGGCAGAATGATAGGCACATTGGCATGTTGTAAATCATATATAGGTAGGGATTTATGTGAATCGAGTGTGAAAGAAAGTAAAGAAATATATGAATTTTTGAAACCTGTTATTGATTCTGATTTATTATGTAACGTTACATGTGATTTAGATATTGCAGATTGTTGTACGAATACAGGTAAGTATCAGTGTTTATTGACATGTTCACCATATGGGAATATTGAGAATTGGCCTGGCGTTGAGTCTGTTAACCGTGGATGTGATGGTTGGATAGATATTTGTTTGAAGAATTATGATTGTGAGAAATATTTATTTGTGACAGATGATTTGATTACTAAATATGTTCCATATATTAAAGAAACATTGACAAACAGATCTCATTTTGGTTCTAATAAGGAATTTGTTATTATAATAACGAAAGAAGAGAGAGATAAAATTATAGAGAAACTATAATATGAAAAGAGTGAATAGTATTTGGTTTACTATTCACTCTTTATTGTTTTTTCTAAATATAAATTTTCATATGTATTATTTAATATTTCATTAATATACTATTCATCTATAACAGCATTATATAATTTATGAAAATTATCAATACATGCGCCATGTAAAATTGGATATTTCTTCTTTTTTATTTTAATTGATATTACGTTTTCTTTATTTATATATTGACTTTTTAATTATTATACTATATAAAATAATGATATATTAGACATATAAAATTCGGTTAATAAATAATATGAATTTTCATATGCTAATTTTTGTTTAACTAATAAAGATTTTATAATTATGGTTTATACAGAAGTTGAGAATAAGGATTTTAAGAGAGTTCAGAAACTTATCGATACCAATGATGATGGTTCAAAGATGTGCAAGCTTATTAAAGATTCCAGAAAGGCTATTAGAAGATATGTTGCAGGTCGGATATTAACAGGTGAAGGAGCTTTATCTATTGAAGATTACAGGAAAAGGAATTTCGGGAGATTTAGTTCATTTGCGAATAGGGCTATTGAGTTGAATGGAACTTATTTTGATATTATTGTTACTTTCCTTAAGAAAGATGATATAGATAATGTTGTAGATTGGCTTATTGATGATTATCTGAATGAAAATCAGGTTTATGATTTGATGATGTATAAGAGTAAGAAAAAGAAAGAATATTCTAAAAGTGTAATGTTTAATTATATCATTTATAATTATATTCCTGTTGAAGATAGAGAAGGATTAGCATGTGATATTGTAAAAATATTCCTTTAAATATGAAGAGTTATATAGTTAAACTTATATAGACATATATGGATATTATATCATTAAATGAAGATATGTCAAATAATTTTGATAAAAGTATCAGATAGAAATAGGATGAATTAAATTAGGATTAGACTAATAATTAGGATAATGATTAGACTAATGATGAATCTGATACAGACAATGATTCTGATGATATATTAAATAATGATTATCAAAATCATTTAGGTATGTAGTCTGAATTAGATAAAATTCACAAAGGACAGACATTTTCTAAAGAAGAATTGTTACAGACTAATACACCTATTATTTATGCATTTATTACAAAATATGCACCTAATGCCATTAAGATCGGTTATACTGTTTAGGGTGCTGAATAGCGTGTTAAACAATGGCAGAAATATTATAGTGATGCTAAATTAATAGGATGGTGGACTGCTACATAGTTAGATAATGCAATGCATAAAGTTTTCTTTATGGATTTTAATGTTCATGCGCGTACACGTAGTTATGGTTATTCTAATTTAAAAGATCCTGCAAATAAATTTGATTTTGATGAATTTAAGAGATTAGCAAAAGAAGATGGTATTGAAAATATTCATGTATCATCTGAATTCTTTATGAAATATAAAGATATGAAAATAAAGGATACATCATCAGAATTAAATGAAAAGATTATTACTGATATTATAACTGAAATTAAAGATGATATTAGTCATGGTAGGAATGTAGGTAAACTATATGATTTAGAAACTCATTAGGAAACTACACATCATGAATATGGCGCAGCTGATACATATGAAAATACACCATTATAGCAGGATGCAATTAATAAAGCCATTGATGCAATGAAGAGAGGATGTACAGATTTATTGTTAAGTGCTGTTATGAGATTCGGAAAGACTCATTGTTGTTATGAAATTATTAAAGAAGCGCCTGATATTAAATATGTATTAGTTACCTCTGCGAAAGCTGATGTAAGAGCTGCATGGAAAGATGATATTAACCATGAAGATTTCTTGGATAATTTTGTATTTATTGAATTACCATCAGACGGAAGTTTAACTATATCAAAGAAAAACCAAAAGGGTGTATATGAAGAAATAAAGAAAGAAAATCCTAATAAGATAAAACAGTATATAGATGAAGGTAAAACTGTAATTGTATTTGCGACTTTACAGGATCTTGCCGGTAAGAAAGGATTTGATGCAAATGTAATTAAAGATAAACATAAATTCTTATATAATGATGAATATCCATTAGATATGATTATTATAGACGAAACTCATTATGGTTCACATTCAAATGTATATGGAACTGCTGTAGGTTTAGCAAAAAACAAATACGAAGCTAATAGTACAGAATTAAAAGAAGCAAAGAAAGAAGCAGAAGATGTTGATCGTATATCTAAAGCTGTTGATGAAATAAAGCATAAGTATACATTACAGTGTTCTGGTACACCATATTATATATTAGCAAGCGGTGAATTTTCTGAAATTTATAAGAATAAGGAAATCATTTCTAATGTTGGATTCTCTGATATGATTGATGCGCGTGATAAATGGGTAGATGAGCATATTAATGATGATAATTTTGATGAAAGTAAATCTCCTTATTTCGGTATTCCTAATATGATTAAATTCGGTATGAATTTAACAAAGGAATGTAGAAAAGTATTAAGTAAAAATAAGGATATTAATACATCATTATCATTTTTATTTAAAAATTCAAATGATAAGTTTGAAAATGAATCTGCTGTTACAGAATTAATGGAATCAATATTCGGTGCGAATAATCACAAAATGCCTGGTTTCTTAGATTAGAAAAGAATTAAGGAAGGTGAAATATTTAAGCATATTATAATGGTTCTTCCACATATTGATGATTGCCATGTTTTGAAAAAGTTATTAATTGATAAGAATATTATCGATGATGATCCGGAATCAGATGAATATAGAAAGATTATTGTAGCAACAGAAAGAAGAACTGCAAAAGATAAAGATGCAAGAAAATTAGATCCTGAAGCGACTGATTCTACATCATTAAATCAGGCATTATGGAATTTAGAGAATAAAGGAAAGAGATCTTTAACTATTACAGTAAACAGATTTTTAACAGGTGTTAGTGTTCCTTTATGGGATGCAATGTTTTATATGAAAGATACCGCTTCACCGTAGGAATATGATTAGGCGATATTCAGATTATGTACAAGAAATGTAGGTAATGCTACTTATACAGATGAAAATGGTGTTGAATAGAAGCAGAAAATTTGTAGGAAAGCTAATGTATATTTGATTGATTTTAAGGTTGATCGAATGTATAATATGATGGTAAATTCTGCTGTTTCACAGTGTGGTGCAGATAAAGATAAGAAACATAATATTGAAGAAGTTAAGGAACTTATCAATAAGAGTATTGAACAGGTTCCTACATATGTAGACAGTGTATATGATACTAATGGAAAGCATATATTGAATGGAATTCATTAGATTACTGCAGATGATTTATTGAAACAATATGTTAAGTATAATCGAGAGAGAAGTATTGAAGATTCTATTGATTTGAAATAGTTTAATTCATTTTTGGATAATTTAGATAATATGAAATATATTTAGAGATGGTCTGAAGGATTATTGAATTAGACAAAGTTATAGTAGAAAGAAGGAAGTGATGAATTACCTGTTGATGATAAGGGATTTGATTCTGCTGTAGATAAAGCATAGGAAAAGTCTGGAAATATTAGTAAAGCGGATAAGAAGGATAAAGCAGAATTAGAAACGATGAAAAAGAAGTTTACGACTATGTTAAAGTCTGTTTTATATAGTTGTATCTGTATGAATAACATTCCAGAGGATATAATGAATTATATAGAATTAGTATGTAGTGATTCAGAGTGTGAACAGATTGCAAAGGATTTTAAGATCGATGTTGATGAGTTATCTGATATTATTAGCCGTATGAATGATGCGGAAATAATGCAGATTAATATGCTGATATATCAGTTGAAGTGTTTATTAGATGATAATGAGTTGAAGCCTATACAGAGAGTTAGTAATGCTATTTCTAAGCTTGGTTAGCTGGATAAGAATGAAGTTGTGACTGGTTCTGATTTGGTTAATAAGATGTTGGATAAGCTTGGTGATAGGGATATGTCTGGTAAGTCTATATTGGAAGTTAATTCTAAATACGGCGAGTTTTTGATATAGATTTATGAGAGGTATGGAAAGGAAGTTGCTAATAATGTTAAGGTTGTTGCATCTAGTGATATGACTAAGAATTTTATTCGTAAAGTATTAAACATTTTGGAATTGGATGAGTAGAATTTAATAGAGTTGGAGGATTATAACGGAAACGGTATATATGATATTAAGGATTTCGTTGAGGCTCCGAATGAAAAAATATTGAAGTATAATAATATGAAAAAATGGGACGTTTGTTTAATGAATCCCCCTTATGGAGCGAAAGGTGAAAAAGATTTGCATTATAGATTTACTGAAAAATGTATTAATATTTGTGATGATGTAATATGTGTCATGCCATTTACGTTGATTAATAGTAAAGGAGATGTTAATGAAAAATATAGAAAAATTTTACAAGGTTCGCTTATTGAAGCAGAAGAATTAAATGCAAGTGAATATTTTGGAGATACCGAACAACTTAATATCGGCGTTTATCAATTTAATAAGAATAAAGTATCTAAGAATATTAATATAATATATTTAAATAAAAAAGATGTATATACAACGGAAACCTTAGATATACCATTATTTTCGGAGTATGAATCACAATTTACTACATTATTACAACCTGCATTAATTCCAGATGTTCAAATACGTTGGAATGGATATATAGATCATCCAGAACGCCATGTGGAAAGAATATCAAAAAAATATAATATACAAAACACTAGTTTACAAGATGTTATTAAAAAACTTAGAGAAGAACGTGTACAGAGTTTACCTGATAATAAAATTTATTTAAATACAAATGCTGTTACAGGTAATAAACCAAATGGATTATATATTTTTAATACAACAGGACGAATATTTAAAAATAAAGATGAAGTTCTTTCATATTTGAATGAAATGAATACTTCTGTTGGTTATATGTTCATTTCATTTGATACAGTTAATGAAGCTAAAAATTGTAAAATATCTTTACAGAATCCTTTATTACGATTTGTGTTATTAAAACAGCAAGAACAAGCAGGACGTATGATGAAAACATGTTATCAGTATGTACCAAATATCGATTGGTCAGATCCTCGTGTTGTGACAGATGAAGGATTGCTTGAAGTTTGTGGTTGTCCAAAAGATAAGTGTAAAGAATATGCTGAGTATTGTCGCAAGTATATGGAAGAATTTGATAAGCAACATCAATTAAAAAAGAAAATTAAAATTAAAAAGCAATGAAAACTAAATTAAATATAAATGTTTCTGATTTTTATATAGAAGAAGATATTAACGATATTATAAAATATGAATATTTGAATATACCTAAAAACAGCAAGTACTATAAAAAATTTTGTTATTGGTTAAAAACTGATGTTTATCAGTATAATAGAACAGATAATAAAATGATTATGAATATATTAACAGCTGTTTATGAGTATAATGGTAATAGTGAGTATCCACATAAACGTTCAATGAGTAATTTTTTAGATGAATATTTACCAATAGTATTATTCAAAATAACATATAAAAATGATTATATACATCTTACTCCATTAAACAATATTAACAGTAATAACAAATTACTATCAGAAAATAAAGTATATATATGTATATGATGAGTAATTTTAACATAGAATAGTTTTTGGATTTATCTACGTATGCAACAGATACAAGGGTTGCTCGTAGAAAGTCCAATGATGAACTTGAAATATCGAATACTAACGAATTTTTTACGCCATATTCAATCGTAAAAATCATGGGGGATAAAGTTTCAGAAGAAAAATGGAATGATCCAAATGCAGAATTCTTAGAAAGTTCTTTTGGTAACGGTCAATTTGTCGTATATATAATTTATAACAAAATCAAACACGGATCCACATGGGAACAAGCACTTTCTCATACATGGGGTGTTGAACTTCTTGAAAGTAACGTCAAAGAAACACATGAACGTGTTATCAAACTTTTACATAACATGAATATAAAGTTTGATGAAGTTAAAGCACAAGAAATAATGAATCATAATCTCGTTTGCACAGATTTTTTCAAATGGGATTATGAAAATTGGTGTCCGATAAAAGAGAATAAATGTGATGCATTATTCTGAATAATAATTAAAAAATGAGAATTAATAAAATATATCTAAAATTTTATTAATTCTCATTTTTATTTAATTTTTTATAGTTTTATCTTACTTTTTCTTCATTTTTTCTGAAGAAAAGTTCATTTTTTTAACCCTTTTATTTTTCCAGGTATCTAATACTGCATCAACCGTTTGTCTACCGGAAACCAAATCAGAATACAACTGCTAATCTAACTGATTGAGACTCATACCGGCATATGACAAATGTCCACCCAACATCTTATACCGCATACCAGCGGTCGGATCAACATAAACTTCACGTCCAATAGGAAATGCCAATGTATCTTCCAATAACCTGCTGTCTTTAATCTCATCTTTCAATCCCCTCAACTTATCTTCCATTGAAGCACCAAAAGATTTTCGCATAGTCTCTTCTGATAACGGTCTTATATTAATAATTCGTTTCATTTATTTAAACATCATAATCTTCTTCATCCTCATAATCATCAAATGCATCATCCATATCATCAGAATCATCTGAAGGTCCTAATGGATCTACATTCTCATAATCACCAGACTGTGTTTCCCACTGATAATTATCTTCAATAGCAGAAACCAATGCATCTTCATCCTCAGGATCAACATCATCATGAACTTCACATACATAATCATCATTATCATCATGAACCTCATAATATGAATTTCCATCCTCATCATTACAAAGAATACATTTACACTCACAACCAACCAATGGAACATATACGGTAATATCATCATCCATTGGTTCGTCATCAACGATTTCATCTTCTGCATCAATACCATCACCATATTCATTTATGGCTTTCTTAACCATCTTTGATACATTCATCATGATGGATTCATATAATGCTTTCTTATCTTTAACTTTCATCTTTACAATTAAAAATATATTTTTATTTGTTATATTTATTTATAATATTTATTAATAAAATATATTAGTTATTACCTTATCATATTTCAAATTCTTTATGTATCGCGTTATTTTTTCTTTGATATACATTTTATCATGTTTACGAATATAACTCAATACAGAGAGATTCTGTATTGTTTCTGGAGATTCTATAATTTCATATCCTCCAACACATGACGACATTTTAATATTTCTGTCTTTATCCATATACATATAGTAATAATCTTCTATTGTAGAAGTCGCACATATCAAAAATCCTATATCATCATTATCAAATTTTATATACTTTCCACCATCTCTGTTTACTTCATTAACAATAATATTATAATTTGAATTAGGTTCCTTCTTTACATCTTCTATATGCTTATTAACTATATAATCATAATTAGATCTCCAATATTTACATGATATACATTTATCTTTCTTATTAATAGCATAATCATTAAACAATATATTTGGATCACATAATTCTTTATTGTATGGACATTTCGGATATGATTCCTTATTAATATCTATAGATTTATTTACTGTTATCATTATTTAAATTATTTAGTTTATATATCTTAACTTTATTATATACACTATTTAATGTTGAGTCGTCTATATTATAATTATATAAAACGCATGTTTTTAAGACATCTATATTCGGTATATAGAAATTAATTAAATCATTTGTTAATTCAATATTAAATTCATTTTTAATATCTATATTATCATTTAAATATAATTTATGAATTACTACATCTTTTACATAATCAAAATATAAATATAACATTTCACTATGAATAAGATAAAATAAATTATTGTAATTATATTTCTATATATTTTTTATTACTTCATCCTTGTCTATATATGCATCATCTATAAAATTAATAATTTCGTCATTCACCATAATCATTTAAATATTCATTTTTACAATAAACATATAATCTATTAACATGCTTATATATTTTCTTTAACTTATTAAATAATTTAGAATATATCTAATTTAATGATAATCTATTTCTACCATATACAGATTTTAATTTATTTACTAATGCTCTCTAAAGCATTTTATTCATGGTACTATCTAAATTATCTTTATAAAAATGTAATATTTTATCTACATTATAATATACTTCTAATGTTTCTGATAATTCTTTTATATCTGATATATCTTTACAATTTAAATTATTCTATATATTATCATGTATTTCACTGTATATATCTTCTATATGTGCTTTAATCTCAGATTCATTCAATAAATATAAACAATCAGTAAATACACCCATTACATAACTAAAATTTATAAGATTATCAGACATAGCATCATAATCTAAAAAGTTTATCATATTACTTCCACCTGTTTCTGCAAAATTTAAATCTAAATCACCATATACATTATAACTACCAGTTTTTTGATATTTACGAAATTCTGAATAATAATGATTTAATTCATGAGTAATTTTATTTTTTGTAAATCTTTCTCGATGTGGATTAATAATAACGATTGTTGCATATAATATTTTATCTTTATTTTTAGAAAATGATGTATATCCTTCTGTATCAAGCATTGCAGCTGCATTTGTAGAATTATATGAATCGTTTTCTATAATAATTATTTCAAGATGCTCTAACCATGGTAATATATTATCATACTATAAATTATATAAATTATCCGACGAATTTGCAATCTATTGATAATCCTTATACGATAATTTATTATTTTTATATTTTTCTGTATCAATATCATTAAATATTTTATCTACTATACTTTTCTCTTTATCATTTAAATATAAACTTCCTAATGTTTCATCTAATATTTGTTTTAATGAATAAGATACATCTTTCATTATACTATTATATAAATAACTCTTTCGTAAATACATAAATTAATTATCTTATTTTTTATTCTATTTATAATTAGACTTTTTTCTATAACACATGTATATATAATAAATTTAGTTTTAACATTAACGTTTAATTTTAGTAAATTATGGCAAAAGTAGAAAAGATGAATGTCGTCCTTGCAAAGGTCGATCATTCTGCATCAGTGTATGCAAAAGAGGTAAATGAGTATGCACAGTATTTTAAGAATGCACAGGGTGCATTCCGTGGAGAGAAGAAGACATATATTCCACGCGAGGGTTATCCAGATGATCCTACAAAGAAGGGTGTAACAGCAGTTCAGACAACTGTATCAGAACAGCTTGATTGGTTTAAGAATATTGCAACAAATTATCTTAATGAAGTATTCTCTGTTGAGGCTACAAACTCTATGGGTGCTCGTAAGGTTGAGCTTGTTGTAGATGGTCATTCATTCGGTGAGTTGACTGCTCTTGATCTTATGCGTCTTAAGAGTATTCTTACATCAAAAGAACTCGTAACAATGTATGAGAGAATCCCTGTTTATTCAGATTCTGAGATTTGGAAACCTACAAATAATGCAGAATATGGTAATCGTGAGATTCTTGAGAATGAACTTGTGAAGGGTGTTTCTCGTACAACAGAAACAACTGAGGAAATTCTTCGAGATCCTAATATCGACCCTGCTAATATTCCTGCAAACTATCGTGCAGCAGTTGTTCAGCGTAAGAAGACAGTTGAGATTGGTGATTATACACATCAGCGTTTTACTGGTGAGTGGTCACAGAAGCAGCGTGCAGACCTTCTTGCTCGTCGCAGCAAGTTGCTTAAGGCTGTTATTGCAGCTCTTAAGGAAGTTAATGATCAGGAGGCAATTGAGCCTAATCTTGATACAAATGCACTTATTGATTACATCCACTATGGAAAGTAATTAATATAATAACAAAATAATAATGAGGAATTAAACACTTCAAAAATGTTTAATTCCTCATTTCTTTTTATAAATCTGTCTTTATTTTTATATCTTTGTATTTCATCTTAGGTAATTCCTTTAATCTTTTTAAACTATCATTATTATAACAATGAAATGCAGTCTCATGTCCTGTCATAACTGTATCTTGTGCATTTAAACGTTTCAAATTTGGATTATTATTGCAATAATAATTACCTTCTATCTCTTTTGGACCATTACTTAAATCAACTAAGCCTGATTGTGAAACACCTAATCCACCTTTCCCTATTAAAGTAGAAATATATTTTAATGATTTTAATTTTTCACAACCACATATACTCAATTCATCTAATTGTTTTGGACATCCTTCTAAACTTGAAAAATTTTCTAAATTTAACAAATCTATTTTTTCAATAGTTTCTGGACATCCTATAAAGTTTTCAAGTTTATTACATTCTTGTATGTTTAAAACATTTAATTGTTTTGGACATCCTTTTAAATTTGGAAAATTGCAATAAGTCAACTATAAATAGTGGACAGAATCTGGTAAACCTGTTAAATCTTGTAAATTCAAACTATTATCTATATATAATTTACCAATAGAAATACAACTATCATTAAGTCCTTTTAATGACTTTAATTTTGGACAATTTATACATAAGACTTTAATTTTTTGTGGAAAAGGACCAGTAATTTTTGTCTCATTACTTTTTATACACATAGTTCCTTCTATTTCTTTTGGTAAATTATATGAACTCTTAAATGTAATGTTACCTTTAATTTTATTAATCTTTACATAATCTGGTATTGGACTTTTAAATTTTGTTATAGAATCAATAAACTCTAAATTGCAATAAAGTATACCGTCAATATATTCAAATGTAACGTATTTATCTATATTATTAAGAAATACTTTATATTTGTTAGTTGAGATATTATTACAAAGCCATTCTTTTACTTTCTACAACTCTTCCTCTTTTAACTTTTTAGCTATAAGATCATCTCCAATATCATCATTATCATTCTATATTATATCATCATAATCATCAAATAGATTTTCTAATAATTGTTTTATAAGTTTATTCATATATAAGTATTAATCCTATTTTTATATTTATATTTATAATAAAAGAAGGATGTTATTTAACCACATAAATAACATCCTTCTAATTTTATTTCTTAATATTAATAATCCAACCGTAATTAAAATATCTATTTAATACCTTAACTTGTGAACCAGCTGGTAAATTCCATTTTTTAATCATTCTGATGATAGCATGAATATTAAGATTCTTTCTCTTTATATCCATCATATTACTGTTAAATGGAAGTCCTTCTTCTGAATTTGTCCAATAATTATAATCAGTATTCGCCAACCATGAAATTGGATGATCTGTTTTAGTATCTTCAATAGTGATAAGCCACCATGGTTTTTGATTTTCCTTATAATACTTATCATTATTAAAGCGATCAATATAAGGAAAATTATAACGTGGTTTCCAATTTGGTTTACGAATTACTTTATAATGAAAATTCTTACCAAGACCTGTTCTCTTATATGTATCATATACAGATGTTTCATTTTTAATCTGCTCATATTCATCATCATATTGGTATTTAAGTCTATCCTGTATAAATTGTATAGGACAATTCTTTATGAGCCATCTATCAAAGTAAAATGGTGTATTCCATAATGGAATTTCTGCATTTTTATATGCTTTTTCATATGTCTCACCATAATTCCTCATACGATTTTCAATAACCTCTTTCTTCCAATTATTGAAATAATCTTCTGTCATATTTTTATCAATTAAGAAATCTTCAGCATGATATTTAAGACCATTATCTGTTTCAACAATTTTACCTTTACACCAGTCTCGAACTTCTGTAAACTGCTGATAATCAACTATATAGGTTTTATCTATGTAACTCATATTAGCTTATAAATTAATGTATTAATGTATTAATTACTTTGTTTTATTATTAAACGCATCTTTTGATATATCACCTCTTAAAAAATATGCATTAGGATCAATATTACGCGCATGCTTTATTTCATATACAAATACACAAATAGAAATGGTTGAAATAATACAATAAGCAATTAAAAAATATGTAAGGAAACTCATATTAAATAAAATTAAATTTTATAAAGTGAATTAATAATAAACTCTAATGATTGAATATGATCATTAATCATCATTCTTTCATTATCTGTAAGTGTTTCAAGTTTCAAGAATTCTTTAAGATAGTTCAATTTAGGATTAATATACTTTTCTATAATTGAATTCTCATTTTTCTTATACTTATTATTTAAATATAAATCATCTTGTAATGGTTCAAGTTTAATAAGTTTATTATCAATTACTGTAAAATATCCTCTTTCACGTCCTCTGATACCATCTTCTACAAAATAATATTTGTCAGAATTATCAGGTGTTACACTATATCCACAAAAATCTCCTTTGAATACTTTTCCTTCGAGATGACTCAAAAAATATGAATATTTATATGCGTCAATAAAAGTATCACTATAATCTTTTTCTTTTTGATGTTCTTTCATCCAATCAAAAACTTCAAAATTTGTTCTTTCTATTTTCATATATTAATTGCTATTAAATGTTTTTCTATCAATTCTTGATTTTAAACTTTGACCATCTAACTTATTAATTCGTTCTTCAAGCAAATCTACTCTATCAATCAAAAGTTTCATTCTTGATTTTAATCTCTTAACATCAGATGAATCTGAATGATCACCCCAAAATGCTTTACTTTCTTCAGCATTATGTTTAGATGTCATAATACCATATACAGTTAAGCAAATAACTATTACTATAATAACAAATGTCATATTATTTTATTTTTATTATTTCCATTTTCTATAACCATATATGCAATTCATTGTCCAAAATATAAATTGAATAATCATTATCCAATTATCAGCAAACAACCACATGAATATAGAAACAACATCAATTATAATCCAGAATATCCATTGTTCTCTATATCGTAACATTAACAATGTCTGTGCTATAAATGCAGGTACTGTTGAAAATGAATCCATAAATGGTTGTGTATTATCTGTAAAATATTTCATATAATAACCCAATAATATACAGATAAACACCATTATACTACATATTATATAGAATAACCTATCAGAAAGTTTTTTAGATTCTACTATTTGCTCTTCTGTATTGTAATTTTTTAACCATACTACAATACCTATCAACATAGTAATAATGTAAAATATATTCTCTATTAATTCACCATAAAATCTTTGCTGCCATGCAAGATACATATATGTTCCTAATTGTATAAAACCAAAGAAATAAAATGAAATCTTTCTTTGTGAACATAATATAACAGATATAATACCAGTTACACCAGATATTAAAGAAACCAATGAATTTTTAGTTATATACCATGCAATTAATTGAAGGAAAATACCAATGAACATAAATAAATGTTCATTAATATTTCTCCCTTCTATAAACTCTGAATATAATATATTATTAATTTTCTTTATCATATAATTTTGTGATATAATCCTTAACATAATTAAAATGATCCATATAAGAGCCATTCAATTCAATTACCTTATCAAGTAAGCCAAACTCTTCAAGTAATGACAAAAGAATTTTATAATTCTTCATTCTCTCATCTATTGAAGATTGATTCATATAACGTGTTCCGTCATCAACAAATTTATTATGTGGTTTGATAAGATAAATTACATCCCATGAAACACCTGTTTGTAATGATTTTGCAAGTGGTTTCAATATATTGTTATATTCATCTTCGGTAATTTGCATATTATTATCTGATACATATGCTTTTGCATACATAAGTGTAACGAGATTATCTGTATCTGAAATGATAACACCTTTATTTCCTTTATCATTCAAAGCATCAAAATAGTATTGTCTCTGCCCAATAAGGAATTCAACAAAATCATTTACGGTAATATCTGGATCTAACATACAATGTTTCTCCATATAATCTCTACCGAATTCTGTTGTATATGGTATATTAAAATAATTACCAATATCTTTAACAAGTGTTGATTTTCCTTCTGATGCTGTACCTAATACAAGAATTTTCTTTGTTAATGCAGGTTTAAATGTTGATACAATCTTATCCCAATAATATTGAGGATTTTGTCTAATATATGTTGCTGATATATCATTACTTCTATTAGATGGTGAATTCTCATCGTAACCAACTAAAACTGCATTAATATTTAATTTATTCAATGATTCAACATAAAACTTTTCACCAACATAGAATGTAAGTTTTAATTCATGTGCTTCAATTCTTTCATCTGGACTAAATGGAAATGTCGGACCTCCACCTAGAAGATCATCTGTAATTTGATATTTTACATAATCTGTCCATACTTTCCAATTATGTTCAGACATACTTTCATCAATACCTAATTCTGTATCATTTACAGTAAGAACTCGAATAAGTTCATCATTTTTAAAAAACTCTTTAATAAGTCTTTTTCTATTATTAATATTAAGACCTAATTCATTACTTCGTGGTTCATCTGTATAACCACAAACAACTACATAACAAATATCATTTTCTTTCTTTGCTTTCATTATAAGGTCAAGATGCCCCTGATGCATAGGACAATAACCACCAAAACAAATTCCTATATTCTTAATCATTTAATTTAATTATTTAATTATTCAATATATTACGAAGATACATATTTTTTATGAATTAAAAAAATCCGATACTTATCACAAGCATCGGATTTAACTTCAAATTTAAATATAATATATGATACAAAAAATGTATCAAAGTCTGTATGGAAAAAAATAAAATTTTTTAAAAATACATAATGTTAACATTACCATACGTTTGTTCTTTTTCAGCTCCTACGTCATCGTATTTCTGTTAGAAATCAATTTAATATGATCACTCTTAAACATCTTTCTAAATTGCTCACCTTCCGATGCTCGCTCTTCGTGAGAACATTATGTAATTTAATTGTTTATAAGCGGGAGTCGAACCCTTAATATGCTTTCAAACATAAACCCTTCCCGATTTACCATCGGGCGTGCGAACCGCTACACTATTATAATTTTATCATTTAATGTCACTCATATGCACATCGGCAAATATACATATTCATTTCATTAAACGCCAAGTACTAACATAATTGCCGTTATGCGTTCCCCTCGATTTGTAAATTTCTATAATTTACAATAATCTCTTATTTAACAAAATTAAAACATATAATCAACAGTACATTAAAATGTTTTTTATATTTTGTTAAGTGCAGACTTTTCATCATTAATAAGTCGTGTCTGTATGTGGATTCGAACCACAACCGCAATACATATAAACATATACTTTCAGCGCTGTACTTACTATTATTCTATAGCTTAGTTGAACGTTATCTTAATCATATATATCTATAATGATTCTTCCAAATCACTTTTCATGTACCTCATTGACCATTGTGAAATACAGACAAATTTAGATACGAATTTTAACAGTTTCTATTTTTATTTGCAACTTATTATATAGACTTGTACTGACGCCGTATCTTGCACTTCACTACTTCTTTAAGTAGAATAGTCAGATTTAAAAACTGCGCCTCTAAAAATGTAAACACGTCGACACTGTTACAATACTCCTGACGCTCATATAAGACATGTAGTATATTCCTATATAAATGTTAAAATAATGACATGTTCCTATTATGCGGACTATTCGATATTACTACTTACGAACCATAGGGTTTCCATACCTATGTTACTTAACACTTATAGGTGTTCATTATTTACAATACAAAGATACATATTTTATTTCAATTAAAAAAATAATTATGAATCTTTTTTCTCTTTATTTTCTAATTCTCGAAATCTTTCTAATGTTTCTGCTAAAGTATTAGCTATATCATAATGAGGAAATAGATAATTAAATCCCTCAATAAAACCTTCAACTAAAATATCATATCGTTCTTTACCTTCATATGATTTATTGAAGTAACGTTCAGCAATTTCTTTCGGCGTTCTACCTAAGAATTTAATTTCTTCTTCTTTCATAATGTTATATGTTTATTAGTCAGTACGTGTGGAATCGAACCACAGAAGTTATATTGTTTATATCATCTTATTATAGTTACTGTAAATGCTATTCTTCACTATAATCTCATAAATGACATATATAGTTTCATATACAATTGTCTTCGCATTATAACAATTAAATTACTTCTATATAACTAAATATTATATATTCTCTTAGTAAAGATTAACTTACGAACAAATCTTCGTCATCATTAATTATAAATGATGCTCTCTCCTCTAGAGACGTACCGATATATTTTTAATCTTTTGAAACTTCCTTTACAGAAAATTCTTGATTTCTTAATTGAAATTTGTCAAGGGACTTCCTAAATTTCTTATTTACTAATGTTTTGTAATATTCATTCATATTTACATTAATAGGACAAAACTTAGAATTAACTCTATATACTTTCCAATGACAATTATTATAATGTTTTTTATTAAGATTGTCTGCAATATCTCGCAAATAAAAATAAATCCATTGATTTGGTGAATTAGGATTCATCTTTGCATCTATAATATAATCACGAGCATAATTACATCTATAACCATGTTTCTTCAAATATGCTTTCGCTATTCGTTTTCTCTCTGGAAATGACCTATTTTCCCATGGAAAATCTCCTTTACATGTAGAAAATGTTCTAATTCTATTTTTATCTGCACCCATAGAAAAAGAATTTTCTACATATCCATACCAGGTTTCTGTTTCTGTGTTATAACCTAATATAACATAAAATTTAGTTCCTTTCTTCATGTTTTTCTTTTTCTATTCGTTTAATAAAATTATTCATATAATTATAACCTATAAAATAACCACCAAACATAGGTACTAAATATAGTAGTGCAAGACTATATATTTTGTCTTCAAATATATTAAGAAATTCCATCATAGGTAAAGGACTAATAAACATAATTCCTATAATATGTTGAAATACAAAACAACATACAAATAATAAAAGAATTCCTAACCACCCGAATGGCGTACAACATACAAGTATAATTTTATCACACCGAGATGCTATATTAAATAACAAACATCTCTTGATTATTTTATCTTCTTTAATAGGTATTTCAGAATCACCAAATGATCCTAAAGTACCTATTAAAATTCCAAGAAATAATCCTACAATAATTAATACTATTGATAGAATAATTAACATAAATTAATCTCCTTCATGAATAATATATGTTTCACCTTCATACTTAATAACATCATTCTCTGAATAATCATCGAAATCAATCATCTCTGGATCTACCACATGCTCAAGGTAAATACCGCTCCAACCATCTGGACCAATCCATCCATATGAACAATTTACCAAATTATATGTTTCCATGATATTCTTAAGATCTTCCTTCTCAGATTCACTCAACATATTTTTTGAATTATACTTAGAACAAATGTCAATTACAAATGTCTTAGTTTCCTCTGGAAGATTTGTTCCACCAATAGCGCTCTTAATCTTTTCAAGAGTTTCTGGTTTAAATCCATTATACTCAACACCTGTTGCACTCTTAGCATATTCCTGCTTACATACTTTAAGAATATTTTCATCTGCAGAAGTACGTGCAACCAATGAACTAAAACCAATATCATGATTAACCCAAAACAGATTATCAATTTCATCATTATCCCACTTACCAGTAGAACGAAGAACATTTCTTACAAGCTCAAGCTCATATGAATCAACAATCTCAATTCCTTCATCTTCATAAACATCACGAGGATCATTCTTATTGAATTCATCAAACTGTGACTTAAGTTCCTTGAGGAAATCCTCCTCAGTATCATACATCTCTTCTACATCAGGAAGTTCACACAAAATGTATGTACCATTATCATTAACATAGTTAATGTTGACTGAAACAACATCATTCCACATAAGGTCCATACATGGATAATGTGTATCTTCAGTAAAAGCACCTAGATATGTCTGCAGTGGTCCCTTCTTAAAATTCTCACCGAATGTAGAATTCTTCCATTTATGCTGCCAATTTCTGTTACCAACATATGCAAGAAACAACAACACAAAATTATTCATGCGATCTGCCTCTACATTAATAATATTTGTTTCCCATGGTAGATGATCATTATACTTACCTGTTACCTTAATAACATAAGTATTCAACTGTGGTGTTACTTTCTTACTCTTAAACATTAATTCACTCATATTCTTTATTATTTAAATTGTTATTTAATTACAACACAAAGATACATATAATTCTTTATATAAAAAAATATCCACTAAGTTTTTTTCTTAATGGATATTATTTTTATTTCATTTATTTAATTTTTTAGGTCTTGATGAGAAATCTAACATAATTTGTCCTTTCTCATTTTTCTTAAATTCTAATTTCTTTGTTGCAACCGGTGTTGTTATAATAGATGTATTAGACTTTATATATGGAACTTCTTCAGGTTCTTGTTCTGATTCTAATGTTAACGGCTATATAGCTGAATATACAATTGGTTTTACTGATACATCTGTTACATTAATAATAGGTTCATCATGTTTAATAACTGCTTTTAATTTTTCTTTATTATTATAATCATCTATTTTTAATTCTGTATCAATACCATTTTTCTCTTTAGTAACATATGCAGTTATTTTATAATTTTCTATCTATAAATGTTCTTCATATGGTCCTGATGTCATAATAAGTTTAAAAAATGTAGGTGTAACTTCTATAATAATGAATAACATTGTTATCATGAATGATACCATTGCTAATGAATTATTTGCTTCTTTAAGATTCGAAAAAGCTTCATACCTTGCACTGAAACCATCCTCTCTTAAACCATCTATTTTACCTTCAAATTTTTCAATATGCTTATTAACTTCATCAATACGTTTCTATACAGTTGTTAACCGTTCTTTATGGAGAAGGTCCCATTCCTATAATGATTGTTTACATTGATTAACATATGTTTCTTTATCTCTATATATAGTTCCATGTCCAGCAATACCTGATAATGCATTTCCTTCCGCTTCTTCTTTCAGTTCTTTCTATGCTTTCTGTAAATCATCAACCAGTTGTTTTCGATCTTTCGTTAATTGGTTCTATTCTGCTTGTAATAATGATATTGTCTTATAGTCGGATGATTCATTCTTTGCTGAATTTATTCGTTCTATATTATCTTTTAATAACTATGATTCTATTCTATCATTAAATATTTTCATTTCAAGTGGTGTTGAAATAACAATACCTAAAAATATAGCCATAATTATACGTGGCATTGCCGTTTGAATTTTTTTCCAACTTAATGTGTCTTTACCATCAGTATGCATGGAATTAACAATAAATCTGTCCAGATTAAATATAAGTAATGCCCAAAATATACCAAAGATCAGTGATAATATAGCATTACTAAATACAAAAAACATTGCATAACTACCTGATATAAATGCCATCATAGCAGTAAATAAAATAGTTCCTCCACTACCTGCATATTTTGCATATTCACTCGGATATAATCTTAATATATTCTTATTAACACCTGCACATGTCCATAAAAATTCGTTTATACTATTTTCATTTAATTTCCATTTACTCATTTTTCTAAATAAACCGTTTCTTTATATTTTCATTATCTTATTTATAATTAATTTATAATTATTGATAAATATAAAATAATATAATTAATGGGTGATTAAATATTCCTGATATTTAATCACCCATTTTTATTTAAAAGTGAAACTTAGCTGTAGCAAACATATTAAATGGAGAATCAACCAAATAATATGCAGTATCAGATGGAATATCAACTGATCCGTTAGAGAAATTCAAACGGTTTGTAATATTATTAAGATTCAAACTAAGTTCTACAATCTTTGATACTCGTGCATTAACATATGCATTAAGTGTAAGGTTTTCCTTAAGCTGATGGTTATTATAAATATCCATATACATAGATGAACGGAAATTCGTATTTACACCAAACTTAATCTTATTAACAGAATAATTTGCTTCAGCAAACAATGTAGATGAAGGCGAGAATGTATGATTCATTTCCTTTCCATTAATGTTCTTCAACTTATTCTCTGACCATGAAGCATTTGCAATAAGATGCAATGTATTAACTGGATTATAATCCATAGCAAGTTCCAAACCAAGTCGATATGAATCATGCTGCTTATGAAGAGGAAGTCCATTCATTGATGATAGCTCACCTGTTGCAACAAGTTCATTACTAAAATTCATATAAAAACCATTAATATTAAAATTAATCTTATTATTACGAATTTCATAACCAAGTTCAACATCATGTACACGCTCTGACTGTGTATTCATTTCAGATTCATCTGTACGATATTCACCACCGAACATATCAGTTCTGGAAGGCTCACGGTTTGTTACTGCATAACGTGCATATACCTTTGAATACTTATCAATATCATATGTAAGTCCAAAACTGTAATTAATAAAATTCCAGTCATGATTGAAATCAGAATCACCATTAATACCAATAGCTGGTGTATTTACACGATAATGAAATGATGTATAACGATATTGAAGTGCAGCATCAATAGTAAACTTATTAATTGGTTGATACTTTACATTTGCAAATACATTTACATCTGGTTTTGTTCCTGCATTATCATAATAAGGAGTAAGCCCTGGATTCTTCCATGCTGTAATAATACTATCAGAGTTTGCAATATCATATCCCTTATGACGTCTATGATAAATATATGCATTTACACCAGTTGTAAGTGAAAGATTATTAGCAGGATAATACTTAATTACTGTGTTAAATCCTGTAAGATTATAATTAAGATGATAATTATTCAATACACTTCCAGTAGGTCGTGAAGGATCATCCCATCCAATACGATAATTACCGGTCTGATGTTGCCAATACAATGATGATGACAAGAATACCTTATCTGATAGAATTCCCTTGTATTGAAATCTATTATAAGTTGTCAAGAAATCATCTGTTTCCTGCTGACGATTACCAGACTTCATTTGTTTAAATGGTGTAGGATGCTTAGGAATCATATCTTCTGTAAGACCCATAAAACCTTGACCATTACGATGATAACCAGTCATTGTCAAGAAATCGAGTGAATGCTTATCATTAAAGAAATAACCAGTCTTAAGTGTAATTGACTTTGAATTATTATATGTATTTTCCTTATAACCATCAGTTTGCTGTGATGTTGCACGAACATGCAATCCCCAATGGTTCTTCAACCCCATATTATACACTCCACTCACACGTGATGAATTAAAAGAACCATAACCAATGTCAAACCAAGAATCTGTATCTTTTCTCAAATCTACAGATTCCAGAGAAACATTACCAGCATATGCAGCTGTACCGTTATTAGTTACTGATGCACCCTTTTCTACCTTAATAGAATGCAAACTAGACATAAGATCAGGAGAATTACTGAAATAACATCCGAAATCTTCAGCTTCATTCCATGGCATTCCATCCAATGTAACATTCATGCGTTCCTGACCCATACCACGCATACGGAAATAACAATAACCCATTTGCGTACCATTGTCATTATATGCATAAATATTAGGCAATGTAGAAAGTACATAATCTGCACCCTGACCATGATTCATCATCTTAATAGTAGATGTATTAATCATACTACCGGTCTGTACGTTATTTCGATACAAGGAAGTTACCGTAACTTCCTTCAATTTCAATGCAGTCAATGTATCTGTTACAGTGTCTGCATAAGAATTAAAAACGCTCACCAATGAAATGAGCAAACACAAAATAAAATTCTTCATTTTTATTTTTTATTAAAATTAATAATTATTAAATATATTTTCTTTTTACTTTATTATTTTACTTCTTTCCAAATAATTTTATGAGATTTCATATTTGAATCATATACATCTAATGAATTCCATGAATTTTGACTAACATTTTCAAGAAATACATCATCAATATATTTGTCTCTCAATATCATTTTAAATTTTGTTTCTGTATCTTTATTTGTAATTACAGATTCTCTTGAACATGCAGCAGGATAAACTGTTATTGCATATACAACTGCTGTAATTACAATAATTATAAAAAATATAATTATATTGTTATAACCTGATGTATCATCATGTATTTTATTCTCTGATACATTATTAATATTACATTTTTCTGCTTTATGTATAACCATACGTATTTAATTTTAATAATTATTCAAATAATCTGAAAACCATATGATACCTGCATATGTTAAAATAATAAGAAATACCATAGCAAGAAATACCAATGAATTCTTACAAGTTTCTATATTATCTAAATTTGATAAAATTTTTTTACTCTTCATTCTTATATGATTCCTTATTAAATAAAAAGTTATATGAAGGTCCAAATCTCTGTTTGAAATCAAGACCTATCGATATTTCAAAATCATATTTACCTATATAGATAATATGACCTGTTTTAATATGCGATAAACAAAATACGCATTTATTATCTTCAAAATGACAATACTTAAAACTTTTATTTGTACATTTTTCCTTTGCTTTTTCAATTACCTTATTATAAAAAGATTCTAATCTCGCATAACGTATCTGCTCTCTTGGATTATCATCCATTGATGACACTTCATTAATACGAGCATTTATAGGTATTAGACTTGTATACCCATAAAATTTCAATACTTCAAAATCATCTATATTCAATACCATATTGTTATTCATTAATTATTATGTGATTCAAAGATACATATAATATTTTAATTAAAAAAATATTTCATGAATTATTATCTAAAAATAAATAATAAAATACATTTTAATTATTATATGAATAAGAATATAAAGAAATTACTCGAAAGTTTATTTGATGATGATTTCAATGATATATATGTTGATGATACAGATTCTGATACATAGGAAGTTTCTCAAATGATTCAAGACAATTCTAAAATTACATCATTAGCACAATGTGATAATATAGATGAAGTAAATGAATATTTTATCAATAAATATGATCTTGTTAATAATGTATTAAACACAATTACAGATATAATGTCTGCTATTAAGAAAACACATTTTCCTTATGCTATAGATTGTGATTAGTTTAATAATGAACAAATTAAAATAACAGTAGAAACAAATTATAGTTCAGATATATTTAGAAAATATTTCAAATGTGTTATTGGTGATAATTTCATATTCAATATTAAGCAAATTCCATATGAAATAACATATAGAAATAAACCAAAAAAATTTAGTGCATGGTGTGTTTCATTTCCTTATACTACAGATGAAATTATATTAAGTGTATGTAATATACAGGATAATATGAATACTCCTGTCAATAAATTTATTACTAAGTATAATAGTACATAGTTTGACATTAAATCATAGCAATCTGAAATATATGACGCATTACTAAAATAGGTAGAAAAAGTATTTAATACATAGAGAATTACAGATGAATTAACATGTACAGGAAAAGTATATAAGGTTGTTCAGAAAGATATTGACCGTATGAATAAATGTATAGATACAAGAAATTTTAGTGGGTTCGATAAGATTACAAAGGCAGATAAAATGGTTGCACGATTAGCTGCTTTATTTATATGTGCAAAGAACAGAAATATAAAAGATTTACAATTATAGTTTAATGATGACATATTATTAACTATTATATTAGGACATAAAATATATAATAAGTCTTATACACGTCAACGTGGAAGATATGGTGGTTATCGTATTAATATGAGCAGTAAAGAAGATTTTATTAATATATTAAGAAAACTACAAAAATTTCCAACTATTCATTTGAAAGATGTTATTGCAACATATAATGCTTATAAAGATTAGTTCTAAAAATTAATTATTTATTAGTAAACATGATTATAAAAAATAATAATAAAGCTGTTGACGTATAGAAAAACCAACATGTGTGTTGGGAAGGACAGAAAACTTCCAGGCGTTTCTATGTAAAAAAAACTGTTTCCTATGGTAAATGGTCTGCTCATAGAGAACCGGAAACAATACCAGCTGTATCATGGGAAGGCGGTACAACAGCTGTTTGTAAAGTTTGGTTTGAACGTACGAATACAATTAGAGAAGGATTTGATATAAGAACAGAAGTAGAAAAACAATATGTTGAACCAAATAAGAGTTTACAAAATGGAGTAACAGCATCAGGTAATTCAATTGATGGATATAGTGTTACATTTCCTAAACGAGATGAGACATCAAATGATTTAAAAATTTTATTTCATTATATGTTTGATGTATCTAATGATGGATATACATATGATAACTTATATGCTGGTACTAAATTATATATTGCAGTTGAATATAAGCAAACAAAACGTGATAAGTATGTAACTAAATTAGATAATGCAAGTATTACTACAAATTTAATTCCTGCAAGTGGTGGTAATATAAATTCAGGTACATTAACTTTTAGGAAAACATATAATACCGGTGAAACTGAAAATGTTTCTGAACATGTGACGTTTTCTACTGTAAGTGCAACAACAAAAGGAACAACAGAATCTCCTGTTACAGATGTTAAAACAATACCAGCAGGTGGTACAACACAGAAGCAAACAACAATTGATGGAGTTACTTTAACACATCCTAGTTTCACTGTTAAGCAAGCAGCAAACACTAAGACGATTAAAACGCCTGAGTCTAAAACAACTACTAGTGTAATACTATCTGTAAATCCTACAGTAGTATATAGTTCTGGTGGAACAGTAACATTTACATTATAGAGAAAGTATACATTAAATAAAGTTGTTTATTAGTATACATCTGGTTCAACGTCTGGTGGTGGAAGTAATACGAATCAAGGTCCTGAAGCAGTTAATGCTAATTAGACATATACAATAACTGGAATAACAAATGTTTCATCAACTACTGGTACTTCATATAAAATACCTTCATCTACTACTGCAAGAACTATAAAATTCAAAACAACATATGATGGTATAACATCAAATGAAGTATCAGTTTCATAGAAATTAGATGGTCCAAATGAATCAAAAGCATTTATATATTCTAACTTGAAAATAACGGAATATAGTTATATTAAAGATAAATCTGGTTATCATTTTCCTGCATCTGGTAAAACTATAACTGCAACAGACTGTACATTGAAAGGTACTTATGACTGGACTTATACGTCTATGGAAAATAAGACAGTAACAGAAACAGTTACATGGACATTTAATGATTTAACTGCGGCCATGTATACATTTACACCAACATCTTTTACTGCAGATTCATTAGGAACTACGTCAAAAGCTGCAGATATTTAGTATAAAAATTTTACAGTTGATATTAAAAATTTAAAGCATACATATAATGGAAAATAGCATGATGTTAAAGATTCAAATGGTAGGTTTTTAACAGCATCAAAAACTGTTACATTAACAAGATAGGGAAATAGTGGTACACAAGCATCAAATCCAACAAGTACAAACTTATCTGTTTCAGTAAGTCCAACCTCATTTGACTATAAAGGTGGTTCTGCCACTTTAACTGCAGCATTAATAAAAATATTTAATGTAACATGGACATCTGGCGCTACAAGTACAAATCCTACAAATACTGATGTAACAAGTTCAACAACATTTACTGGAGTATATTATATTTCAGGAGAATCTTCCAGTCATGCATTCTCTTTTAGTAGCAATAAACCAGTTATACCGAATATATAGTCAAGTAAAACCAGTAGAACATATACATTTACTGGAACATATGGTAGTTATTCAGATACTGCAACAGTATCACAAACAGGTAACACAGTATTACATACAGTAACATTTCATAAAAACAATACATATGCAAAATGGAGTAAAACTACTGGTAATGAATCAATTACAGAGAAATTTAGTCATGATACACCATATACAGAATTAATACCAGATGAAACACCTACATGGTTAGAAGGTAGTAATTTAAAATATGTATTCCTTGGTAACTATTCAACAACAACAACAGGTGCTGCAGTAACAAGTGGTTCTTTATTAACTAGTGATATAAATTTATATGCTCGTTGGAGTACAGCTTCTACTGGTTATGTAAAAGTTTCTTGGGATCCAAATGGTGGACAACTTTCACCAGTATCAGGCGGAACATCAACAAGTAATGCAATATATGATTATCATAATCCAGGTACGATTAGATGTTAGCCATCTGATATAGGTTATAAAAATACTCCTAGTAAAACAGGTAATACATTTATTGGTTGGTATTATAATAGTACATATTATACACAATTTCCTATAAGTATTACATTAGGTACAACTGCTATACAATTTAATGCAATGTATACAGTTACAGAAAAAACTGTATATTGGAATTCAAACGGTGGTACTTTCAGTGATGGTTCTACATAGAAATCCGAAAAGAAAAATTATGGAGCATCTATTTATGCATATCCATCAAGTCCAACAAAAACAGCAACTAGCACAACAACTTATAAATTTAAAGGTTGGTCTTTAACAACAAATGGTAATGTAGTTACATTTCCATATACATTAACTACAACAAGCTCAACTTTTAATTTTTATGCTATATATACAAGTTCAGTTAATACATATACTGTAACATGGGCAAATACTAATGCTTCAATTGCAATTTGGAAAGATAATACAACACAAAATAAAACATCTAATGTTACACATGGTACACAATATAAATAGTTAACAGCACCTGCTGAATTTGCAAATCCAATTAAAAATAGTGGAGATACTATAAGATATACAGCAGCATGGTATACACTTCCTGCTAATGGTGTATTGTTATCTACATCAACAACACAGGTAACAAAAGATATAACTGTATATGCAGTATTAACTATTACTGGTTATAAAGTTACACTTAATCCAAATAATGGTACATTAACTGTTAGTGGTCACGCATATACATCATCAAATCCATATATTACATATACAAAAGGTTCATTTAATTTAGGAAATTATATACCTACACGTAGTAGTGAGTATAATTTTAAAGGATGGTCTACAAGTAGTAATGCAACAAGTGGTTCAACTAGTTCTGTTACTATAAATGCAGCAATTACTTATTATGCAATATGGAAACAAATATTTATTGTAACATGGGATGCTAATGGTGGTAGGATAAATGGTAATATAAGTGTTATAGATAGAGCTGAATCTGGTAGTACTGTAAGTTTTTCAAAATATACTCCTGTAAGAACCGGATATACATTTAATGGTTGGGCTACATCATCAACTGCAACATCTGGTTCTACAACTGGTAACTCTGCTGCTATTACTGCAGATACTACATTCTATGCAACATGGAAATCTGCTAAACCTGTGATTGGATCTATTCTTTATTCAACTAATGATAATAAATTAACACTTAATGCGTAGACAAATGGCGCAAATAACACTCCTATTGCAATTTGTGTAATTCCTGATGTTTATGAAAATTTTGAAAAAGGAGATGAATCAGAAGGGGGTGTTCATACAGCAAGATTTGTTTCTTTAAATTACATGAATTATAATAGTCCTTCTACTGGAACTAAAGAACCTAAATATATAGTTTTTGGTAATTATGGTACTGAAGTAGGTAATACTAAGGGTGGAACAGATGAAACTTCATATGTTGGTGGTAAATGGAATACAAAGCGATGCGTATTTAAAGCAACAAATCAAGATAAAACTAGTGACAAAGTGGATAATAATCCAGGTAAAGGTTATTGTGCACCAGCATGTTGTTGTGACAGATATTCAACACCTGGTACAAAACCAGGTGACTGGTACTTACCTTCTACTGGTGAATTAAGTAAACTTTATGAAAACAAAACAACTATAGATAAGGCAAGAACTGAATTTGTTGGTAGTGGTTTTAGTGAGAGCAACGGTTATTGGAGTAGTTTCGAGTACTCGAGTAGCTATGAGTACCGTGTCTATCTCGATGATGGTACCATCAACTACGGCCATAAGGACGACTACAACTTCTATGTCTTAGGTTTCTTAGCAGTAGAAGTATCGCAGCTCGTAAACTAATTTAATTATTTAATTCTCTAGATATTTGGGAATTATTGAAGAAACTTCAATAATTCCCAAAATTTTTATAATATTAAATATTAATATTTCTAAAATAATTTCTTTTAATTGTCGGTGTTGCTTATATTTTAGTATTTGTGCATCATGTAAGAAATCAATATCATTATCTATTAACTTTAATTTTTGTATACTATAATTTGCATATTTTATTTTATCATTTATATCTTTTATTTCATATGATTTATACATATGATCTTTACATGTCTTAATTTTATTAAGTGTAGTTATACATATTAAATTTTTTAATAATATGATAAAAGTTATCACTTATTAATGTATAAGTACTTAATAATTTACAGAAGCTTTACAATATATGTGTATCAACATATGTTTTATACACGTTAGTTCTTTTATATTATTTGTATTCATTGCATTTTATCATTTAACTTTATTTTTATTAAAATTAATAATTATAATATTGTTTTGATTTGATTTAGTAATTTTTTAACAATATATTGATACGATATATGGTTTGATAAATATGTTTTTTCTTTGTAATGTTTATATTCGATTTTAAATGTTTTAATATTTAAAGATAGTAATATTATATACTAATAGTATTGTTAATACTTGCAGAATAAATATATCATAATAGAATAATTAAAATATGAAAAAGAATATATATAATTTATTAAAAATATTTGAATCATTTTCTGATTTATTTGATGATGATATATTATCCGATGAAACTACAGGTTCACTCGATACTGATTTATCTGCTCGATTTGCAGAAAATGATTTAAAGCCAATTGTGGTAGATCTTCTAGGTATCGATAAACCGCGTAGTTGGAAATATGAAAAGATTAATAACAAAGAAGTTCTTGTACATAGAGGCAGAAAAGGTTCTTTATATCCAGATAAAGCATTAGAAGATATGATGGATGCATTAAAAAAGAAAAAATTTAATGTATATAGAGTATCAAACTGTCCTTATGCATTTGTTAATAATTTATCATTTTATGATGGTAAATGTAAAGAAAAGGAATCTCTTGGACTTACACGAGGATTACCACCTAAAGATAGTGAGTTATATGCAAGTTGTGGTTATTTAAAATTAGAACATGAATATGACAATTGGGTTAATAAAATATTTCCATCAATGCCTGAAATTGTTCAAGAATGTTTTAGAAATGATCCAACATATAAAACGATTTTATTATCTGAAGATGAAGGTATAATGTTATCATATCAGTCACCATCTGGATGTGGTATTCCATATAATTATAATGAATCAACATTTACTGCAATCCTTAAATTAACTGGTAAAGTTTTATATGACGAAAAAGATGATAATAACTAGAAAGATATTATTACTAAAACAAAAGATATAAATAAACGTATATCATTTTTAAAATCACGTTATAAAAAATTAGGTACTTTAAATGTTATTAGAGATAATAGTTTTTATCTCGATGATAAAAATGAACCATATGGTATTGTTTATTTTAACTGGAAACGTCAAGTAAATTTATGTCAAAAATCTAAGGAATATAATATACCGACATTATTAATATGGTTATTATAGAAAAATATATATCCATTAAATGATATAGAAAAAGAAGATGATAAGGCAGTATATGAATTAACAAAAAATGGTTTAAGTTTTTATTTCTATAAAAATATTGGTCCAGAACTTCTTAAACAATGCAGTTCAGAAAATACTGAAAGATATAGTATGGGAAATAAAATTGATTCATGTGTAATTGTAAGATTAACTGATGAAACATTAGAATATTTCCATGATATTTTTGATTAAAATAATAAAAGGAAGATCAATCTTTTTGATCTTCCTTTTTTACTTCTATAATATAAACTGCTTTCTTTTCCACTTTAACACATATAATATTTGTTATAACTTCATTATGAGTTCCTATAATACTTCCAACTGAAATATATGGGCCTCCGTCTGGATCTATAAATTGTATATTAGTATAATCAGTACGACACTTACCTAAATCCTTAAATCCAACTCTCATAAATGTATAAATATTTTCTGGCCCAATTAATTGATATGAATCTTCTGAAATTGGTTCTAAATATATTTTCCCATAATAACGATTAAATAATTCTATTTTCTCTTTTCCTGTATATGTATTAAATAATTGTCTAGTTTTAACTTTTTTCATTACTTTTTATAATCTTTTCGTTAATTTAACTATATAAATTATAAAATAATTTAAATAAAATGTTTTATAAAATATACTATATTCATATTAATAATGTATCTGACTTAAATAAACTATTATCTAAACTCCATAACATTGGTTATCAAGAATCATACCTATCAGAATTTAGTTTTTGTCCATATATTATTATTCATAAAGATTTTGAGAAAAATAAAATTCCTATTTATGAAAATATTAATAAAGGATATTTAGATATGTTAAAAACAAAAGTTATCCTTAAAGAAGATACTGATATTGATTCATTTATTTCTCATGCATATGAAATTGTTGATGATAATATTAATTCAAATTCATTATTTTAATATATCAAGCCTTTAAGTATTGAAAATATACTAAATGTAATATTATCACAATCATCAAAATCCGGATATGTATTAGCAAATAATGAAATTTGCATATCTTGTTGAACTTGTTTATATTTAGCAATAATATTATCTGGTAGATGTATTTTACAATCTCCTACTATTTGAATTTTTATATTAGATGGTAATAGTTTATTAAGTTTTTTAATTGAGTTAAATTCAAATACAACATTTTCAAATACTAATTCATAATATATGTCATTATCTTTAAAATTTAATATAAACTCCTTTATATTCTCAACAAATTCATCATCTATTAAATTACTTTTATTTTTATCACGATATTTTGATAATGTCATGAATATTAAAAATTTCGTACATTTTTCATTTACTTCATAAAAGTCATATAACGGTTCTATATTAATATTTGTAATATATGGTATAGCTTTAATTATATTAGTATCTATAACGCCTAATAAACAATTTCTATAATGTCTCCAGTGATATTTTTCACCTAATAGACCCTTTATATTCAATGAAATACTATAAGGACTATTAACATCAAATGTCACAACGTCAAAATAATTTTTATATTGTCCATAACCTTTAAATGAATCCATATAAGCATAATATGCATTATGTCGGTCATAAATATCATTATTTATATAACTATTGAATTTAAGATAATTCAAATTATCATTAACTAAATTAGATAATGATGTTACCGCAGTATTACCAAACACTGAAGTAACATCATTATCATCATTTAATAAAATATCGTCATCGAATAAATTTTCCATTAACAAAATTCAGTTTCAAGAGTCTTTCTTAAATTCCTTAAATCATCAAGATACATATCCTTTATTGTTGTTTTCTTAATATACTTAAGTTCTTTTTCTATCTCTTTGTTTTTCTTAATTAATTCCTTTTTCTCTTCGTCAGTTAACTTAGAAATTTGAATTTGTAAAACAGAATCAGGTAAATCATATTTTTTCAAATCTGCTACAACATCCTTTCTCTTTCTGTTAGAAATAACCAAATCTCCATTATTAACCAATTCAATGAATCTACAAAGATTGTTGTTATCTTCATATCGTTTCTCCATAACAGCAACTAACCGATCTTTTCGATCATTATACTTATTGAGACGAATATTAACAAAATACTTTATAAGTTCTTCTTTATTAATGAAATGCTTTACCTTCTTATTTTCATCAAGAACATACAACAAATCATCTGGTATATATGTATATAGTCCTATTTTCTTAAAAAGTTTATCTTTCCGATCTGGTTTCATCTCACGCTCAAGTTGTTTCTTAGGAAAAATTAACCAATAATTCAACTTATCATCCTGCGAATAATTCTTCCAATCTTTAAGAAATCCTTTCTCAACCATATCATTAAGACGTTTCTCAAACTTATCAAAACCAGTATCATATGGCAAATCAGTTACCTGAAATATATCATTCTTAATATCTACTTTATATACACCAGAATTTAACCATTTATTTACGTCTGTATCAAATGTAAACCTATCTTCACTAATACCTCTAACATATGGTCTAATCACAGTTTCTTTAATATCACCAGTATTCAACATTTCAATACATGCATCAATAACATCAACAGGATTATATGAAAATGAACTGAATTTATAACCAGGTGCCATACCTTCTGATCTTGATGTAATTACAGTAGGAATAATTGGCCAATAATTTACAGGCTCAAGATATGTACCTTCATCAAACACATATTCCAAAAGATCCTCATCTGCTTTATATAAATTTGCATATGGTGATAACTTACAGAAAAGATAACGAGGTGCAGAAACGGCTTTTTCATCTCGTAATGAACCATGCTGACCTGTTATAGTAATAGGATTAAGATTATCACGAAATTCTGCTGCCAATGTGAATATGGTGTTTGTTAAACTAGCGTCGCCATGCATGTACAGAGTTAGATTATAAACATCACCTACAAGATTTAAATTCTTAATTTCCTTTCCGTTTTTCATTCCTCCATGGAAAGCAGCATGCATAATTTTTCTAGCGCCAACTTTAAAACCGTCCAGTAAACTAGGTAATGCTCGTGTTGCAATTACATATTTTGTATAATCTTTATAATCTGTATTTAAAAAATCTGTTATAGTTCTTACTATTTTTTTATTACTATCATCAATAATATGTGCATCTAAACCTTTAGCTTTCTTTGTTGTTACTTTCATTTAATAATTAAAATTTTATTTCTTATTTTCTTATATTTATAATTAAATTTCTAAATATTGTTTTAATTCATCTAATGAATAAAATGCTTTATAATTTAAATTATTATCTTTTGCTGTTTTTATTTTTAATTGATCTCGTTTAGTCCATACATCTATAGCATTATTATAAAATTTTGTATTCTTTTGTTTCCATTTATTTAATTTTTCAATATCATTTATATTATCTTTATTAAATATATGTCCGCCATGTGTCCAATGATAGTTACATTCAATATATAAATCTAAATTTTTAATATAGAAATCACAATAAAATGGATATAAATCAGATTTATATTGTTCAATTACATTATCTATACCAAATTTTTTAATTAATAATGTTTTAGAAACTTTCTCTGTATTTGATGAATTAAATGTTCCATTTATACGTTTAGTATTATTTACTTTTTGTGAAATAATATCTTTTTTATCTCTAATTTTATTTTGTATATCAGATGACATGAATGGTTTTTCTACACCATATTTCTCTATATTCGTTTTCTTTACTTTTTCAGGATTGAAAACACCACCATATTTTTTAATTTGTGTATTAATTGTTTTTTGATTTATTTCTTTATTTTGTGCAGACCATTCGACACCATATCGTTTAATATTAGTTTCTTTAATTTTATCTTTTACAGAATCTAATAACATTGGACTATCAACACCATATTTTTCTAAACATGTTTGCCTACATTTATTTCTATTATTATAGTGTGAATCTCCATATCGTTCAAGAAGAGTTCTTTTTGTTTTTTCTTTTATTTCATCAATTTTCTGTTTCCTTTTTTCTTGTATTCTTTTAATGTTTTCAGGATTACTCATGTATGATGTATAATCCATTTTACTTTGAAACTCTTCTGTTTTCATATATTCATATTGACATTTTCGAGAACATGTTTTACCATATAACATAGAAGAAAGACCATAATACTTTAATGGTTTACCACATATAGGACATTTTGGTATTTCTTCTATGTTATATTTTATTCTGTGTAAAACTTCTTTAAAATCATTTCTGAAATCAGGAAACCTATTTATAAGATAATTTTTTATATCGTCATTATTATCTATAATGTATGATGTTGTTTGCCTTATTCTATTTGGATTTGTTTTACTTGTAAAAAATAAAGAAACTATATAATCATCATTTATCTATTGATTATCATTCATATATACCATTTACAACAACTGACATATCTTCATAATTAATCATTGCAGATTCTTTCCAAGGACAAATTTTTCTTGCAATCTCATCTGATATTCCTGCGTTTCTGAATATATTAAGAAATTCTCCATATGGACCATAATCAGAATATATACGATTATAAAAAAGATTCTGTTTAATCTTATTAAATCTATTTCGTCCTGATATATTGTTTACCATAGGATTATGTAAAAATTTTTTTGTCTTTCTTGGAAGTTTTTTCTTTGATAATGAATATCTGTAATTTTCTTTCATATAACCAAAATATTTAGGATACATGAAATATTTCATTAATTCTTTATAAAACTTTTCTTTATTTTCATTTGTTACTTTCGACATTGAATTCTGTTTCAACAGAATTCCCAATCCCTGCAGCATTAATGTTTGTTTAGTATGATACTTTGTTCTAAGACTTTGGTAATTTTCATCAAACACATCTTTATATACAATATCAGAAATAAGTTTACATGCATCAAATAATGTTCTATGAGATTTATGTGTTAACTTAAAATAAATTTCAACATCTTTAATCCAATCTTGCATTGAATATGTAGGAATATCTATTGTTCTTCCATTTAAATATTCACCATACTTTAACAATGTATTATAATTATCTTTAGACAAATATCCATAATACCATGCATTAAAACTTTCATAATTGAAATTGTTTTCAAATTCATCTTTTGATAGTTCTCCATTAACTGTATCACTTTCAAATATCAAATATGTTGAATGTGGAAAATTATATTTGATATAATTATAAATCATCTCATTTATCTGATGATATGATTTTGCTGTATCAAGACATAAATCTATTAATTCAGTTATTTTACTATCAGGAAACTTACTAAATTGTGGTTTAGGAAATTTCTTTATTAAATCATCTTTTGTCATAATGTACTTTTATTTAAAATAATATACTCATTTAATTTAAACTTAAATTTGAATTATTATTGTTATTAAATAACTTTATAATAATATACATAAAAAATATAAAAAATAAAAATTTCATAATCTATTAGTTTATTAATTTATTAATTTATTAATTTATTAATTAGCATCCTCCAGAACGAGAAAAACCACCATATGTATTTCCACATCCACCTGAATATGTTTCATAATAATCTCTGGTAGTTATTGGTTTTTCTTTTGGTTTTTCTTTTGGTTTTTCTTTAATTACTTCTTTAAAATTTAGTGTATTTTTTTCCTTACTATTTAATGTATAATAATTACTTCCATCTGTTGAATAATCATTAATATCAATAACAGAAGGTTTAGGTAATACTTTATACAGTAATTCATCCATTATCTTTTCTTTTTCTTCTTCTTTCTTATGTTTATATTCTTTTAATCTATCTGATAAGTCTTTATCATCTATTGTTTTCAATGTACTATCGATATTTTTAATTGCACTATCAATTTTTTCTATAGTGTTATAACTAGTCAATAGTTCATTTCTATCTGCATGTGATGCAATATAATCACCTATATATTTGGTAATATTATCTAATATTTTTCTAACATCCATAATTATTAACTAATTTTATTTTTAGAACCATCTTCTGACAATTTTTCCATCTTCATAGATAATACAGAAAAAATATTTTTTTGCAAAAAATGGTCTGATTAATATTTTCAATAAATCATTAATAGACGCATGTTGCTTATGAGTCTTATAAAAACAGCATCGTTTAATAGTAAAATCAGAATTTGAATTATATCCTAAATATGGAGATAGATCAAAATGTTTTGTTGAACATCCATATGAAAAAGGAGAAGGTAATTTAAAACCTAATAAATCCTCAATAGAAACATAAAGATCATCATGTTCAAATATTTCTGCTAATTTGAAATTAGAATAACCTAATTTTTCAAAAAACTTTATATTATCTATAATATCTTGTTTATCATTGAAATAACCTTTTATAATATTAATAGTTAATGAAACTTTATTTTTATATGGTATTTCACTGAATAATTTTTCTCTATTATAAAATGAATTACAACCTCTGATTTTATCTCCAATTTCTTGATCATAATATTGAGGAGAAATAATAAGATGATCTATTATCTTTATTATTTCAAAAAATGTTTCTTTATGTGTCCAGCATGTAATAGGCATTGATGTAATAACAGTAACATTTAATTTTGCAAATCTTTTTATATTTCTGACTAATTGTAACAGTTCATCAATATAAAGCATTGGTTCACCACCTGATATTGCAATATCATCTATTTTATCTTTTATGTTTAATACTGATAAAAAGATTTTATCTATATCTGGTTTTTTATTTCCAACACCATTATTAAATGCATCAATACAGAAAGGACATCTGTTTGAACAATTTTTAGTAAAATGTATTTGTGCTTCATTAAGTATCTGATCACAAATATTATTATTTAATCTAAATAACTTCTTCATATTCAATATAATTAATCACATATTATAATAAAATAAATAATAAAAGTTTTATTAATATTATATTATATTATATAATAAATTAATAGAGTCTATTAAAAACGCAATATATGAAAGTTTATTTGATGATGATCTTGTTACGGACAATGATAACAAATAATTAATTTAGACTTCTTATAATACATCAAATCCTGAATTGAATTATGTTAAACCATTTAAAAATAATCTTAAAGCTTTTGCACAATGTTTATATTTTCGTTGTTCAGAATATATTAGTGAAGCACCACATATAGAAAATTTTTCTCGTTTTATTGCAGCAAATATAAGACCTGTTATTAATAATAATTAATTTTAATAAATATATTATAAAAATAGAATAATATTATTATGTCATTATTTGATAAAGCAATAAATAAAAAACTATCTACATATTCTGTCAGAAATATTTTAAATGAAATGGCTAAGAAAATAGACCACAGAACGTTAGATAGAAAATTATGGTTAAGTGTAGCATCTGTTTGTTCAAGAAATAAAGCGACTGAATGTGAATTCGTTAAACCTATGAAGAAATTAACAAAATAGGATTTAATTGAAAGATATGTTGCAGCTCTTATTATTATGAAGAAACCATGTCCTAAAACAGAAAGAGATATGGATAAAATTAAGGTATTCAATTTATTTGGACATAGAATATTAGAATTAGGTGGAACTATATCAGAAATACAAGACTTATATAATATAAATATGGGTATTACTTCTAATACTAAACCTATATAGTCAACACCTGTAGTATAGTCTGAACAGGATATTGTTAAACATGTTAGAAAAACTCGTACAACACCAACAAGAAGTAAAGTAAGTAAAAAATATATTACAAAACTTGAAACATTAATACAACATATACCTACTTCATTATATGATGATTTTGATGTAAAATCAGTTTCATATGTAAGCGAATATAATAAAGTATATAAAAAATGTCAAAGTGATATTGAGTCATATGTTAATAGTTTATTAAAGAAATGTCATAATGATGCTATTAAATTCGTTGATTTATTAAGAGATGATATAATTAATTTTAATAAGTTAACTGGTTTTTCTGATAAACATTTATTTGCTATTAGAAAAAATGTAGGATATGTAAGAAGAGGTTATGATGGTTATGATCAATATTTTAATCTTGAAATTGATCCAGATTCATATAATTGTTTTGTTGAATATGAAGCTGCTTCATTTGCACCTGATGCAAGAAGACGAGATTTTAAAAGAGATTTTGAATTGACAAACTTATTTAAGTATCCATTAACATCATATTCATATTTTAATGAAAAACCAAATTTATTTAAAGTATTATGTGAAGGTGTTTATCTTTATATTGTTAAACCATATATTTTATATAAATTAAATGGTAATGAATCTGAAAATGCAGCTAATAGTGAAAAAACATTATTAAAATATAAGATGGAAACGAATCCATCTAATTATTTCCAATGGTTTAAATCATAGATAAAAACAATTTTGGAAAATAATCCAGATAAGAAGATATATTGTAATTATAATGACTGGAGTGGCGCTATTAAAGATTTATATTATAATAGTTCAAACGGTAAATGTTTTATACATGTATATATGCAGTCAGGAAGTTCAGATAGAGACAGTACAGATACATTAAACCATCTTACTTCATTATCCACTTCAGATGAATATAAATTTACATATACAGACAGAACATATTCTGGTTATCATGAAGATGCATATTATAGCTGTGTTGTATCAGATTTGGATACGTTTGCAGAAAAAGTATTTAATATTATAAAAGAAGATATACAAAAAGGAAAATTAGTATAATTAAAAAGGATAAGAATTATAGAAAATTCTTATCCTTTATTTTTTATTCTTGATAAAATAGACCTTGCCTATTAAAAACATCTATTTCATTTTCAATATCCATTTTTGCTCCTAAAATCATTACCCATTGATCTAACGATATTTTATCAATCAGTAATTGATTTATATTTGCATAAAAACGCATACCATTTAAATCAATATCATTCTGTGAATAATCATATATTGCATTATCATATGCTTCATGCTCATTTGAAATATACATAGATGTAGCAAATGTATTATGTAAATGATCAATATGTCTATTTACAAAAGAAGACGCATGGCACCAACAACAAATTATATTTTTAGCATGAATTAAATTTACATTTTCATCATGCAAAATATATAGTCCTTTATAGAAATCAGGAAATAATAAACCGTATTCAGTTCCATGACCTAAAAATATAATAGTATCATCCTCTGCTATAATTGCATTATTAACAGAAGTTTCTGCTTCATCTATATTCATATCTGGTGTAATTTCTACTATATTAACATCAGATATATTTTGCCATGTATATCTAAGAACCTGACAATCAGAATCTAACATATTTGAAAATATAATTGTCATAATGTATTATTTTTAATTAATAAATTTCATGCTTTGCAGCCAATAATGTATTTTTCATAAGCATACAAATTGTCATTGGACCTACTCCACCCGGTACAGGTGTTATATAACTGCATTTTAGTGATACTTCATCAAATTTAACATCTCCACATAATCTGAAACCTGACTTCTTAGTATTATCAGGTACTCTTGTTGTGCCGACATCAATAACAACTGCATTATCTTTTACCATATCGGCTGTAACAAATTCTGGTTTACCAACAGCAGCGATTAATATATCTGCCTGTTTACATATATCTTTAAGATTTTCAGAATGACTGTGACAAACAGTAACTGTTGCATCACCAAAATTCTTTTGAACCATTAATGTAGACATTGGTTTTCCAACTATATTACTACGTCCGATAATAACACAATGTTTACCTTTTGTTTCAATATTATAATATTTTAACAATTCCATAATACCATATGGTGTTGCAGAAATAAAACAAGGTAATCCTATATTTAATCGTCCTACATTAACTGGATGAAACCCATCTACATCTTTTTTATAATCAATTGCTTCTGTTACCTTATCTTCTGATATATGTTTAGGTAATGGAAGTTGTACAATAAAACCATCTACTGTAGAATCATTATTTAATTTATGAATTTCATTAAGTAATTCATCTTCTGTAATAGTTGAATCAAATCTTAATACTGTACTTTTAAATCCACATGTTTCACATGCTTTAACTTTATTTTTAACATATGTTTCAGAACCACCATCATGTCCTACAAGAACCGCAACAAGATGCGGTTGTCTACCACCATTTTTAATAATATTATCTACCTCTACTTTTATATTTTGCTTAATTTCTGTAGATACTTGTTTTCCATCTATTAACTTCATTTTATTCCTAAATTATTTTTACAAAGATACATTTTTATTTTTATAATTAAAAATTCCATATGTTTTTTCATATTTAACATATGGAATTTCAATATTGTTATTAAACTTCATTTTTAAGCATATCTTTACGAGTTTTTGCAATACCTTTACCAAACCATGATTTAATAGTCATATCCGCTAAATCATCTTTAGTATAATAATGTAAAATAGGATTACGCATCATATAGTTTCAATAAATGATAATGTTTCATCTAATGTATAAAAAACTTGATAATTCAAATTATTATTAATAGCAGTATTAAATTTTAATATATCTCTATTAGTCCAAACGTTTATAGCACTATTATAATATTTTGTATTTCTCTATTTCCATAATTCTAATTTTGCTAAATCATCAATATTATTTTCATCGAATAAATGGAAGCCAAGTGTCCAATGATAATTGCACTCTATGTATAAATCCAATGAAGGAATATAAAAATCACAATTAAAAGGATATAATTTACTCCTAAACTATCTTCTAACATCATTAAATTTACTACATAATTTATCATAAACGATATTTTCAGGTTTTGATGTATTAAATGAGTTATGTTCTTTAAGAGTTTTTCGTATTTTCTATTTAACTTCAGGTATTTGTCCAGGATTTATTACACCATATTTCTCTAACATATGTTTCTTAATTTTATCTTGTGCTTGTTTACTGGCACCACCATTAGTTACACCATATTTTTTTAAATTTATCAACGCATATTTTTCACGAATTGTTTTATTTGATAAAATATGTTCACATCCGTAACGTTCTAAATTTGTTTTCTTTATTTTTTCTTTACATTCAGTTGACTAGAAACAATTTTCCACACCATATTTTTCTTTAATTACATCAACTTGTTTCTAATGCCATAAAATATCTCTACACTGTTTTGAACACGTAGTAGAATATCCCCTCTATGCTGTACCAAAAAATCTAACATGATGTTCACCACATACTGGACATATCGGAACATTTTCATAACCTAATTTTATTCTCCATAAAATTTCATTGTAATCAATACAATCTGAATAACGAGAATCTAAATAAGACTTAATTTCTAAATTGTTATCTATAATTTTTTGATAACGGTTAGTTCTGTTTCCTTTCTTTGAAAAGAATAAGTTAATAATTGTCTAATCTGTAATCATAATAGTACCACTTATTATTTGAAAAATGTACTTATTAATACTCAATCCTAAAGTGGTACACGGATCTTTCTTAATAAGCACATTATATGTATATTATATATTGTTTATATCAAATAGTCTAAGTACCACGTTAGAATATTAATAATTAACAATATATTTATTTAAACTTCATTTTTTAACATTTCTTTTCTTTCTTTTGCAATACCTTTACCAAACCATGATTTAATAGTCATATCTGCTAAATCATCTTTAGTATAATAATGTAAAATAGGATTACGCATCATCTCTTTATATTCTGTTGCTGTTAATCCACCAAGACCTTTATTATATGTAATCTTATAACCCTTTAATTTATCTTCTTTCTTTTTGAAGTCTTCCATTGTAAAGAACCCTTGTACATCATTACCTTTAGTTGCAGTAATAATATGTGTAATACTTCTGCATACAATTCCCGCTTCAAATAATTCTGGCCATAAATTAAAGAATGTTAAAAGTAATCCAGCAATTTTACTACCATCAAAATCAGCATCTGTTGCAATAACCAATTTACTGAAATTAAGTTTCTTTACATCGATTGGTTCACCCCATTGTAAACCGATAATATTAAATAAATCAGATAACTCTTTATTTGCCATAATTTTTGTTGGTGGTAATCCGATAACATTCAAAATAACTCCTCTCAACATATATGCAGCTTGTGTTTGTGGGTCACGTGCTCCTCTAAATCCTGCACGTGCAGAATCACCCTCAAATATCCAAAGTTCTCTATCTGCTGTTCGTTTTGAATTTGCATCAATGAATTTATCGTTATTTCTAATCTTAGTCTTTGCTTGCCTATTAAGTTTTCGAAGTGTTTTCTGATCTTCAACTTCACATTTTTGTTTATACCAATCAATTACAATATCAACAATTTCAGATTTTAATACATTCTTAATAAATGCATCTGGAACTTTAAATGTATATTTGGAATCATTACTGAATTTCTCAACAACAGTTGTCAAACATTCCTTTGTCTGTGAATCATATGATGGATTATTAACATGGAATGTACAGAACATTGAATACTTTCCATCTACATTCTTTGGTGTAATGTCAATCTTTTCTTTTGATAAAAGATAAGCAGAAATAGCATTGTTAATCTCATTTCTAACTGCTCTGATATGTGTTCCTCTTGAACATTCAGCACCATTTACAAATCCGACATTAATTCCATTATCAGGAAATACCCATACTTGCATAATAGAATCTGAAAATTTCAACATTTGTTCTATATCTACATAATCAGTAAATAATTCAATATATTCATCAAATGTTTTGAAATGCCATTCTGATTCTCTGATAACCTTGTCATTATCTGTATATGAAAAATGTACATTTAATCCAACGTTTGCAGCTGCTGCATCAATACATCTTTTCTCTATGATATTAATAAAATCTTCAGAGAAACATGTATCTACTGTTTCATGAAGTCTCTTAAAATCCAACTTAAACTTTGTTTCTGTATAATGATCTTTCTTCGAACATTTCTTTATTTCTAGATCATCATTAATATTCATATTATTAGACCATGTTTGATGATATGAATTCTTTCCGTCAGCTGTACTTACTTCATATTGTGTTGACCATACGTTTGTAATAGCAGATCCTACACCATTTGTTCCTACACCATCTCGTGAATCATCATCATTATAATTTGATGAAGTTCTCAGAGAGCCAAACAAAAATGTAGGTACATAAATACCAGCTTCTTTATGTTTTACAACAGGAATACCTCCATTATCTCTAATAGTAATAAAACCGTTTGTATCAATTTTCACATCAAGGTTTGTAAGTCCTAAATTATCAATTCTTCTGTATTCGTCTACTGAATTTGAAATAATCTCATCTACTAACTTTAAAACCGCAGGAATATATGAAACTGTTTTCATAATCATCTTACAGTTATCATTGTCATAAACATATAAATTCTTATCTTCTTTATTAATTGAACCGATCCACATACCAGATTTCTGGAGGATATGTTCAACTTCTGTCATACTTTTATACTTCTGTTCAATCGTTAATTTCTTTGTTGTCATAAATCTTATTTAATTAAAAATTACTTTTATGTATATATCTGAATTATTAAATTGCTTAATTTTCTTGTGTGTTTTTAAGTTCTTCTATTTTATTAAATATATCATCAATAACATCATCTGTTATATTTTCCATTTTATTTAATACATATTTCTTCAATGATTCTTTATCCGGAATCAAATAATGTAAAAGATAATAATCATATATAGATAAATTTAAATTATCAATATTTTCTCTTATATATAATTTTATTTCATCAAATATATTGTATATAACATTACTATGCAATGAATCATATAATATTTGAGAATCTATAGATAAATTCTAATATGTATTTTTCCAAAAATCTGAATATTCTATATAGTCATCACCTATAAAGTCAATGATAATTGAATTACTTTTCATACTTATTTTTACAATATATTTTCATTTGTTCTGCATGTTTAAAAAATTTATTACAGTTATAAATAATTTTCTTAAAAACAAAGTTAAAACTTTTAGGATGCCCTATTTTACCATAATATATTTCATAAAAATCATCTCCAAAATTTTTAACTAACCATTTAATATATGTTTCTGATAAATTATCTTTGTAATATGTAAAAACATCTTTTATTGATTTATAAAAATTATATGTTTCTGATATATTTTCTAAAGAATTATTTACTATATTATTATATTTAAAATACTCATCTATTTCACCAAACATATTTTCTGTATGTGCTCGAATTTCTGATTCATTTAGATAATATAATTGAGATAATATAGCTTGCTATAATAAAGGATATGGTATATTATTATTCATTAACATCTTTTTAAATTGCAAAAAATTAATATTATATGTTTTATTATCTTTCTGCTCTTTATTTAATAGATAATTAATACCTCTATCATAACCGCTATATGAATTTATATGTTTAAATGTATCATAATAATGTCTTATTTCATGATATAAATGATTCTTTAAGAACCGTAATTCATCTGGATTATATATAATTAATGTTGCTAATATAATTTCATCTGAACCTAGAATTGTATATTCTTTATTATCTATTAATGCTGCTGCCTCTGTATACATAATATTTGGATTTTCACATATAATAATCTATAAATTCTTTATATTACATATATCATTATATGTTAGCATATATAAATTATCATGTTCATTAAACTATATAATATTTTTATAATCATTATAGCTTATTTTATTATTTTTATATATATGGTTTTCTATATCATTATAAATTTTATCAATGTTATTATCTATTTGTAATGTTCCTATTGATTCTTCTATTGCCTACTTTACTGATATTGATATACATTTAATTAAATTATTATATAATCGTTCCATATATCAAAAAAATATTTTTCTTATTTATATTAAATTTATATAGAATATATTTTTTTATTTAAATTTTTAGGTGTATCTTTGCATTAGACCTAAATTAAGATAAAAAGATTATATAAAAGAGTATATTAAGAATATTAATTAAAATTATTAAAAATTATGAAAAAGTTTATTTTTGTATTAGTTACAATGTTTGCTGTTACACTTACTACATATGCTAGTAAGAAGGATACAACAGAGATTCACAATCTTCGTATGGAGAATCAGAGATTGCAGAAGTATATTGAGGAATATGGTCCTCAATCAGATGGTTATAGTGTAGAAGATATTTCTCCTATTATGCAATTGTCTCTTGAAACAGGAACAGGTGAAATCCGTGCATATGGTATTTCAGAATCTCGAAATGAGATGTTTGCATATAATAAAGCGGTAACACATGCAACTGCTAATCTTCGTAAAAAGATGGAGTTGTATATTCGTTATGGTATTGACATGTATAATGATGAACTTGAAACAGATGATGGTTCATCTATCAGCAATAAAACTCGTGAGCAGGTTGTCAATGCATGTAAGGGTATTGTAGAAGGTATCAATGTTATAAAGTGTCAGAAGTATTATAATCGATATAAGCAAATGTATCGGTATGAAGTTTGCGTAAAATATGATAAAGAGAATATTATCAGTAATATTAAATCACAGGATAAGCAACTTCTTAAGAAAGAAAAAGAATTTGAGCGAGATATGATGGATGCATGGGATGAACTTGATAAGTATCAGTCTGATAAGAAGAAATCAGAGAATGCAGGACTTCCTTTGGAACTTAATCAAGATGAGTAACATTAAATAAAATTAAGTAAAACATAGTATAACATTAATTATAATTAAGATTATGAAATATATTATATCATTTCTAATTTGTTTATTTTCTTTTACATTTAGTTTTTCTCAAGTTCTATCTGAAAAGAATAAAATTCTGCTACGAAATAAAGTAGTAGCAGAATATATTGAAAATAATGTAACAGGTTGTTCTGTATATAAAACATCTAATGGTCCTGTTTTGGTATCAGTCGTTAAAATTGCAAATAACAGAAATCCTGAATATTGTGACCGTATTGCACATATGAAAGCAACAAGATCTGTTATTGAATTTTTACGTGGTGCAAGAAACAGATCTTATTCTACATATAATATAGAAAATATTGAATCAAATTTCTATACAGAAGATTCTAACGATGATAATAATTCAGATGATTCTGATATTGATGCAGTAACATCAGTTAATATGAATGAAAATTCACATAATTCAGATAATTATACATTTACAGATGAAATTGTTCAAACATCAATGGGTGAAGTTAGTCATTTGCAGATGTTAAAGAAGGTATCAGCTAAAAATTCTGATATTTATATATATTTTATTAAATTAAAAAAGTAAAGTTATGAAACGATTCATTATATTTTTATTTCTTTATATAACATGTATTAATTGTTATTGTAATGATGTTTTGGTAAAATCTTGTGGTACAGGTAAGAATAAGCAAGAGGCTACTTTATCTGCATTGAGATTTGCTCTTGCAGATGCATATGGAACTTATATATCATCACGTTCATCAATTAATACAGAAGACTTATTTACAGATGAAACTGTAATGATTACAAATGGTTATATTAAGTCATATAAAGAAATAGAATATAATGAATCAACAAAAACAATTAAGCTGAATGTTATTGTATCAGTTGATAAGTTAAACAAATATGTTAATAATCATGGTTCATCTGTTTCCATAAATGGTTCTTCATTAATAGCAAATAATGAAGTAACAGGTTCTAATAATGAAAGTGTACATATTTCATTTAATCATATATTAGAAAAGCTTACAGATATTTCAACAAAATGTTATAATTATAAATTGGATGTTGATGAACCAATTATATATGGAAATAAAGTAATTCTTAATATTAGTATTAAATGTACAGATAATATTATACAGCAAAATACATTTCAAAATGTATATGATAAAGCGTTGTCTGATGCATACAAACATTATGATATGTCAAATGAATATGTTAAATTTCAAATTAATAAATTTAATGAAGCAGTAAACACAATTACAAGATTAGGTTATTTCTCATTTATATTAAGAGATAATTTAGGTAATAAGGTAAATTGTTTATATTCTGATAAAGCGTTACGTGAACATGCAAGATTAATTAGATGTGAACGATATAATGATGGAGCTGGTATATTTTGTCAAAGTTCAAGAAATATAGAAATATCAAGAGGTAACTGTGTATTATATGGAAATGTGATTAAGTTAACATTAAAATATAATGTATCAGATTTTAGGAATTTAAAAAATATAGAAGTTTTTCCAGAATAATTTTTTTATTTAAAAACAAATGTGTATCTTTGTAATATAAAAATTTAAAAATATAAAATTATGGCAAATATTGATCCAAGACATATTATTAAGAATCTTCCAGCAAGATTTTCTGAATATATTAATGACTATCATTATACAGTTGCAAGGGAATGTCCTGATGGTAACTGGTATTATGGAGTGTATAATAACATTGAATACGCATCTCGTGTTGCAAGAAGTATAGGTAATGGTTTTATTGTTGAATCTAAAAATGTAACAAATGGATAATATTGTTTTATCACAGCTTAAGGAATCTTTTGATCGTGAAGAAGAGAAATTAAAGATTCTACAGAAAAAAGAAGAAGAAATGTTTTGGAAAACAAAAGGTTTCAAAACATGGGAAGAAATTGTTTCTTATTTAAAGGAAACAAATAAAACATTATATAATTATGGTGATACATTAAAATGGAATTCAGATAAAAATATGATTGAACATCATTATCAGTGTAGTGATGGAAATGATTGTAATTTTTGGTATGAAACAGAATATATATCAGACAATGATTTTATAGCTTATCATAAGATTATAGATACAAAATATTCAGATGTATGTAGAAATACATATGGGTATATTTATGGTTGGACTAAATAATTTATTATGAGTAAAAATAAAATTTTATCTATTTATTTAGCACGTGATGAACGTGGTGAACATCCTAAATTTCATGATGAATTAGAACTATATGGAAAACTTCATGTATTTTATGATACTCCTATATTTAATAATTCAACAGGTAAATGGGAGCTTTCTAGACAATTAGGAGGTGAAATTCCTTCTTATATGTTTCCTGATATTAAAGAAAAAGAATGTCGAGAATTTATATCATTTGAACATGATCATGAAAATCAACTTGCATCATTATGTGAGATATTTGTAGCAATGAAAAAAATGAAAGAAGAAAATGAGATTAATAAAAACAAAGGACAGACAGAAGTACAAATGGAATGATGTATTGATTTACCGTTTGCAACAAATACTATTTTATCTCGGTTTAATTATTCCATTTCCATTTATTATGATATATGCGATGTGTGTAGATCTTAATTATGCTGAACCATTTGATCCAAGATATACATATAAAGTTGAACCAGATGAAGATGATTTTATTATTTAATTTTTTTATTTCATAAAATATGTGTATCTTTGTTATGTTAATTAATAAAGATAAAATAAATTATGAATAAAAATAAAACATATTATATCGGTTCTGGTAATTTCTTTGGTAAATGTGAGGCATCTGATAAGTTTCACAAAGAGATGTTACCATTGTTATCAACATTAAAAATTAAAGAAACAGATATTGATAAAATAGCAAATATTGTTTCTGAAATTTATAGTTTAGCATATAATGATGGTTATGATAATGCTGAACATGAAGCATCTGAATATTGTTAAAATAATAATTGATTATGAATACTATAACATTAGCTAAGTTACTTAGAGCACTAATTAATGGTAATGATTATCCTGCAGGTACAAATATTATCATTAATCGAAAGGAACTTGTATATTGTGATAATATATCATGGTATAATAATCTTCTTTATATGCATAAAGAAACTGGTTCATATTTGTATGTACAACATACAGATGATGAGAATTATGTAAGAATTAATATTATTCTTCCAAATGAAACATTAAAAGATTCATATTGTAAACATCATTTAGCAGATGATTTTGCAGATAATCCTTATTGTTGGGATAAACTAGATAATGATTATGAATCATCTGAGTTTATGGTAGAATATAAATATGAAATTTCTTAAATACCCTATTACCTTAAATTTAATATTATTTATATTTTTAGATTAGAAACATTTAATACAAACAAACATTAATTATATGGAAAAGCACAGTGTTTGTTTGTATTTTTTAAATTATTTTTATATGAAGGATATTTTAGATAGAGAAATTAAAATTGGAGATTTTGTGGCATATGGTGATCCAGGTTATGCAGAAGCTCGTGTAGGAGTTGTAGTTGGATTTATGCCATCAGGTAAAGTACGAATTGATCCATGTTTTATGCCTAATAGATTCACACGAGATAAAAATACAGAACCTGTTATTTGTGAATATGATTCAAATTATAAAGGTCGTAATTTTAGAGAACCTCACACTATTGCAATTATGAATACTGATAATGTCAAATTAGTTGATACATCTAAAGTAGATGATGATGTAGAATCTTAAATTTCATATCATATTTCTTCTGTATCGTAACCAAATATCTTATACAGTAAAGTATTAAGGTAAGTTAAAAATAATGCGATACAGGAGAAATATTTATTTTTTATATATATTATTTTTTTATTTCATGTAAAATATGTATCTTTGTATTAGTTAATAATAATAATAATTAAATAAGAAATAATATGGTATATGGATATGTTGCAATCGATACTTACATTCATAATGATTGGGATACCGATTATCAAAATACAGCTGTTGCAGATGTAAAAAAAGTCCGCTTATTTTTAAATGAAAATGAGAGAGATGCATCAGCAGAAGCAGAACGTATAAATAGTCATTTTAGACTTGAAACAGAGAAATTTACAACAAAGTCAAATCAAGGTAAACTTAAAATCATACCATATAAGGAATACTATAATATGGTAAATGAGATTAACAGATTAAAAGAAGAACTTTCTAAATATAAAAAATAATATGGTAAACAATTTCGAACTTATTAAAAATTATCTTGAGTTTCAAAATGAACGCTCATTTTATTTCATTCAGATTTTGAAGAGAAAGAAGGAAAATCCTGAGATGAATGCATATTCAATTCCTATTGAAAGCTTTTATGTTTTCAGTATTGAACAATACGAGAAACTCGAAAAACGTATTATCGAATTGTGTAATATGCATAATGCACGTGCATATATTAAGATGAATTGTCTTGATGCACAATCTGTTATGCTTGAGCAGATTTCTCTTATTACACAGGAAATCAGAAAGGGTAATTGGAAACATATGTCAAAAACTCTTAATTCAGCATGTGGCGTATGTGGAAAGCAGGATGGTAATGATAAACTATATCTTGTAGATCTAGATGGTATTGACATTGGCTCAGATGATTATAATGATGTAGTTTCTACAATTAATGGTCTTCAACCAACATATGTACTTAGAAAAGTACGTATGAGTGTTCCTACAAAAAATGGCTGTCATCTATTAACAACCGGTTTTGATATGAATGAATTTAGAAAAACATTCAAATCTATAGATATTCATAGTGATGGAATTACTCTGCTTTATGTTCCATAAAACAAAATAATCACAAATATGAAGATACAATAAATTTTCTCAATACTAACTGTTATTTCAATGTATTGAGAAAATTTATTAATAAAGATAATAATATGAATTATAAAGATACATCACAAGAAACATTAAATAAGCATATAAATCATATACTTGATATATGTGATAGTATTCCAGTAGATAAAATAACTATTTTAACTGGTGGTAATGCATTAGGAAAATCTCTTATCAGAAAACAGTTGGCTTTTTATATTTCAAATAAAAAAGATATTCCAGCAAATAAAGCTGTCATTAGTGTTTCTATGCAGACAAGAACGGAAAGTAGACCAGAATATAGTGCACTTTCTGAAATGAATCATGATCTTCCTTGGTGTTCAACATCTGATTCAACTATAAATCTTTTAAATGGTATGTTATCACATGCTAAAAATAAATTCATAGTTATAGATGAATTAGAAATCGGAATGTCTCGCGAAGTTCAAACAGGTGTATGTAACATGTTGAATGAAAAATTTCCTGATATATTGAAAAATAATTATGGTATTCTTGTTATTACACATTCAGAAGATGTTGTTAAAAATTTGAATCATGATAATTTTATTAATATTGAAGGAATGTCTGAAGAACAATGGTTAACAAGAGATATTATTCCAGTTGATCCATCAGATCTTGAAACATGGGCAACTGCATTATTTAAAGCAGTTAGAGATAGACAAAAATAAAAATTATAAAAAATGAAATCATATAAGAACTTTAAAACAGAAACTGTAGGAATTCCTGAATTTGATAAAATCAGAAAAGATGGAAGACTTCTTATTGAATATATCAGGGGTTCGGTTTCATATGGACTAGATACACCTGAAAGTGATAAAGATTCAGGTGCAGTTTACATGTGCTCAATTAAAGAACTTCTTGGTTATAATACATACAAAGAGGAAATCGCAGATTCAAAGAATGATAATAAATGGTATGAACTTAATAAATTTATATCATTGCTTGTAAAGGCAAATCCAAATATTCTTGAAGCTTTATTTGTAGATGATAATTTTATTATAGGTGAAGTTCATCCTATTATGAAATATCTTAGAGAGCATAGAGATATGTTTTTGACTAAACAATGTTTTATATCATTCTATAAGTATGCAGAATCTCAAATCTATAAAGCGCGAGGTCTTAATAAGAAAATTGTAAATCCTATTAAAGAAAGAAAAACACCGCTTGATTTTACATATACTTTCAGACGTCAGGGTTCAACTAATATTTTAACATTTCTAAATGATTATGGTTTGCATACAGAATATTGTGGTTTATGTAATATAAATCATATGCAATATATTTATGGTTGTTATTATGATTATGGAAGACATCTAAATGAACATCCAGAAGATCGAGAACGTTTAATTAATGCAAGAAAGAAACTCAATCCTGATAGAATTTATAGATTTCCAAATATTGAGGATGAACCAATTATTCATTATAGAGGATTAACAACTGAAATTGTTTCAAATACAACACAACTTCGTTTATCTTCCATAGATGATAAAAATGATATGCCTTTTTGTTATATATCATATAATGTAGATGGATTTCAGGATCATTGTAGAAGATATAAAGAATATAAAGAATGGGAACAGAACAGAAATCCAGTTCGTTATGAATCAAATTTGAATAAAAACTATGATGCAAAAAATATGATGCATAGTTTTCGCCTTATTCATATGGCAAAGGAAATTGCTTCAGGAAAAGGAATGAATCTTTATAGAACAGAAGATCATGATTTTCTTATGAATATTAAAAATCATAAATATGAATATGATGAATTAATTAAATTAGCAGATAAAGAAAAAGAAGAAATGTATGAAATTATGAAACATTCAACTATTCCTGATTCTGTTGATGAAAATAAACTTAATGATATTTTATTTAATCTCCGAATGATGCAGATTAAAGAAGAAATGAAATAAGTATGAAAAAAGAGATATGTTTTTTGATGACATATCTCTTTTTCTATTATAATATTTTCATTATTTCTATAATTCTGAAAGGAATATAAATATTCCAATAATATTTATCTCTGAAAAGATCTACTTTCAAAAAGAAAGAACCAAAGAAAAAATAAATAAAAATTAATTATTTAATCAAAAAGAAAAGAACCAAAAGAAAATCAATATTTAATTAGATTTATAAATTAAATTTTTTACATATATTATATATAATATCTATCTCAACCCTAAATACTAACATATTTATTATACTGAGCTTTCCAGAAAAAGTCTACATTTTCTTTAATTATTTTTTAAATCAATTAAAAATAATTTATAACTAATTGATAATCAATATTATTTATATATT